GGTTGAAATTATAAATAAATATATCAATATTCGAAAAAATGAATAATTTTTTATTTTAATTTATTATTTGAATATTTATATATACTGTAAAATAAAAATAAAAATATGTCACTACTAAGAAAATCTATTATTAAAAAAAATATGGTTGAAATTATAAATAAATATATCAATATTCGAAAAAATGAATAATTTTTTATTTTAATTTATTATTTGAATATTTATATATACTGTAAAATAAAAATAAAAATATGTCACTACTAAGAAAATCTACCCTTAAACAATTCAGAAATTTCAGAAAAGAAATTAAACGTCAAGGTGGTGACATCGGTGATAAAATAAGCAAAGATGAAAATAAATTTCCAAATATGGTATACAACAGAAATCCTTTTGACAAAAATGTTAAAGTTGATACCTATGAAGATGATTATTCTATCGGGAATAATACAAAATTAAATTCAAAAGAAATGAAACACGTTAGAACATTCGAATCTCATGATTTATATTCAACAATTATAAAAATGATTGACAATGGTCAGTTATCAGAAACAGAGGCACATCAGATAATTGATAATCAAAAAATGGCTGATGTATTTAAAGCTGATATTAAAAAAGAAATTACAAAATATTGTCGTAAATCTAAAATAGAATCTTTAGATGAAGATGCAAATTACGATTTTCCTTATGGAATAGACCAGATACCTCAATTTTATCTGAAACAATGGTTAGAAAAATATTCTTTATGGTGTGAAGCAAACCATCAAAAGCCAGAATATTCAAATTTTGAAGAAGTAGTCGGTGACGAAAACGCAATCTCAACTATATTTTATCATGCTGAGTTATATGCTAAAGATAATAATGAAATGTTAGACGGCTCTGAATTTGTAGATACATCCTATTTGAAAGAATCTACTGATACAGCAGCTAATTATTCTTTTGATATTTTACGCATGGGTAAAGATATCACCGTTGGTGATATTCATGGTAAAATATGGAAAATAGAAGGTGCAGATGTTTATATTGAAACCAAAAACGAGGATGGTAATATAATTGTTAAAGTACCAATTTCTAAGGTAGCCAAAGCTTATAAAACAAAAAAAGACTAAATGCTTAATTATAAATCTTTTGTTAATAATAGATTATTCGAATCCATTGGTAATAATAAAAATTGGATAAATAATGTATTATCCGATAAATCTATTATTAGAACCAAAAACACTAAAGAAAAACTGGAAGGTTATTTGGATAAGATATATTCATTTTCAGAAGATAATCAAATTATTGACAAAAAAGAATTAACTAAAATAAAGAACGATTTTGATAAAATAATGAGTACATATTATTCTCTTATTGGTACAACAGAAGAAAAAAGTGAAATATTAGAGGAAATTGCAAAATCTAAAGGATATTCTTTATATAAAGCTGCATATAGTACACCGGGTGAAGTTGTTCTTAAAGTTATAGCAAATCTTCACACATATGGTTTAATTGATAGTAAACGTGGTATTAATAAAATTAATGATATTAAAAACCAAATGTCAGTTGAAGAAATTAATTTCATAGAAAAGTATTATCCTAATCTTGATAAATGGTCATCTTTATATGATAAAATAGAAGAAATTAGTATTATATTAAACCCAACAAAAGAACAAAGAGAAACTAAAAAATTACAGGAAATTAAAGGTAAAGTTGACCCCAAAATAAAAAATGCTATTGATGAAATAGCAGAAAACTTCAGAATTGTTATAGAAGAACAACAGAACGCATATTATTTAAGAAGTGTTGAAAATCTTCAAAAATATTTTTTAAACGGACGTTTTGAAAAAACTTTAGTACATAAAGATGATTATAGGTATGTAAGAGAACTTTTAAGCGTATTATATTTTATATTAGATAAACCCAAATTACCAGAATATATACTTGTGAGTGATTATGAAGAAAAGATATTAAAACAAGCTTATGATGATAGTATTAGAATTATTTCCAAATTTCAATTTAAAATGTATGATAAATTAGGTGGCTTTATGCAAGAATTAGGTAAGGATTTCACAACAAATGTGCAAGGGAAAACACATAAAAATAATGATATTTATTTTAAAATAGAAGGTGGTGGAAATTTTGCAATAAGAAACCAAATTGTTTATAAAGTGAGTAATCGGGGAACAACTTTCTATACATACCCAACCAATTTTTTATTTGCTAATTTACCAAATGGTGAAAGAGTTAAAGACCCAAGTGAATACACAGTTAAAAAAGCGTTTAATGATTATTATAAAGGGATTAATGAAAGTGTGAAATATACAGATGAAATAAATGAATTTATGACCATGTTAGATTTATTTCTTAAATCTAAAGAAAATCGTAAATGGATTGTAACTGATGATGTTAAAATATATGTTCGTAAATCTAAAAGATATCAAAATAAACAAATGTATGATTGTTTAGATTTAGCTTCAATTGAAATTGGTGATACTGGTAAGGGATTGTTCACTGAACTTTTTGAAACAATATTAGACAAATATAAAAATAAAAATATTTTTGTTGAGTCTATATTAGAAAAAAGATTTTACAACTTCATAAAAAAATATGGTTTTGAACCTCACGGTAATAGTGAAGATAGTTTGATTAAGATTGTTGAATAAATAAGGATTCTAATCGTTCTAATACATTTTCATCATATTTTATTCTTATTAATTTAATATTGTTTTCTAAACAGAAAATGTTTTTTATATTATCTCTTATTTGTGTTTCTTTTAAGGTTTTTTCACCGCCCCACTTTTCTATTTTTTCAAAATGTTGAATACCATCAAATTCAATACATATATTATATTCTGGTAAATAGAAATCAAATTGTAACAATTTCTTATATTTACAGTTTTCAAATTTGTATTCTCTTTTAAAAATAATATTTTTTTCTGTTAATATTCTATTTATTGTAGATTCACCATGTGAATCATTACATATAGGACAACCTTTATTACAGTTTATAAAACCGTTATATTCTGGAAACCATTCGTGGTTATCTATATTGCATTTTAAGTGTAGTTTTGTTGTATTATTAATATAAATAAATGGTTCAATTAAAGTATAATTTTTCTCTTTGCATTTATTTGAAACAAGTTCTTCTGCTTCAATTTGAGTCTTTTTTAATCTACCAGAACATTTTTTACAGCCTCTGTCATTATTAATAAAATTATTATAAGATGTACACCACTCATAATTATCAATGTTACATTTAAAATTTAACACTGTTTTTGCACCATTATAAATAAAAGGCTCAATTAAAGTATAATTTTTTTCTTTACATTTTTTTAAAACAAGTTCTTCTGCTTCTTTATGTGTTGGTTTATATTTTTTTGTACATTTAGAACAATTACGATTTTTATTTATGAAATTGTTGAATGTTACATTCCATTCGTGATTATCTATATTACATTTTAAGTGTAATTTTGTTTTTTTATTATCAATATAAATAAATGGTTCAATTAAAGTGTAATTTTTTTCTTTACATTTGTTTAAAACAAGTTCTTCTGCTTCACTTTGAGTCTTTTTTAACGACCCACCACATTTTTTACATCCTTTATTTTGATTTATAAATTGATTATATGTGGTTTTCCATTTATAACCATCAATATTGCATAATAACTCTAACAAAGTTGTATTTGCATCTATATAAATAAATGAATTAATTAAAGTATAATTTTTTTCTTTACATTTTTTTAAAACAAGTTCTTCTGTTTCTATTTGTGTTGATTTTTTAGACATAAATAATTATTTTTCATGTAAATAGAATTGTTTTTAAATTCATTAAACTTTTTTAATTTTTTAGTATATATAAATTAAAAAGTTTTAATTATGCTCGTAGATTTTGAATTCAAATCAAATAATTTGGTAGTTTCTTATATCAATGATAAAGGAGCTATAAAAATGAAATATATTCCTTGGAAAGACCCAAAAAAATTTGTCACATGTTCCCATAAAGATTCTAATAAACATGAACAATATATCACATGGGATGGTCGTAGTGTTAAAGAAATTGATACTAACTATCCCAATAGATATTCTACTTATGAATATTTGGATAGTTTACCAGAGGATGAAAAGAAAATTATTTTTGATTACCAAGAACCAAATATTTTCTTTGTTGATATTGAGAATGAAATTTTAGAAAAAAGACCGTCACCTCAACTGGCAGAAGGTGTTATACAAACAATATCTATTGTATTTAACAATCAGGTAATGGTTATGGGGTTACAGGATTTATCTCAACCAGACCAAGATGGTATTAAAAATGATATTGAAAACTATTTTTCTAAATTTAATCTTAAAATAGAATTCAAATATAAAAGATATGCTTCTGAGAAACATATGATTTTTGATTTTTTCAAAATGACCCAACAAATGTCTGTTATCACGGGTTGGAATTTCGTAAACTACGATTGGGTTTATCTGGTTAAACGTGCGAGAAAATTAAATATTAAACCTGAAATATCATCTTTTACTGGTAATCTTAGGTCATCTTATGATGATGATAATTTTGCAGAACTACCAGCACATAGAATAGTAGTAGATTATATGGAACTCTACGAAAAATGGGATACAGCAGTCAAGGTTAAAGAATCGAGTGCTTTAGATTTTGTAGCTGAAAAGTTACTTAAAATGAAAAAAGTTAATTATGAAGGTAACTTGAAAATATTATATCGTGATGATTATAAAAAATTCGTATTTTATAATGCAGTTGACTCACTGTTAGTTCAAAAAATTCATGAAAAAATGAAATACATTGATGTTTTATACGGTATTTCAACTTTATCAAAAATCAAAGCATTGGATGCCTTTTCAACTTTAGCGGTTACAGAAGGTATATTACGTTTGAAATTAAGAGAAAAGAAAAACATTATTTTATGTAAATTAAATGACCCCGATGGTTATATCGACCCAAATATTATTGAAACAACATCTAAAATGGTTAAAGGTGGGTGGGTTAAGAATCCATTTAGGGGTATGAAAACGTGGACTTGTTGCTATGACTTTGCTTCACTTTACCCCACCACGATGCGTCAATTTAATATATCAGCTGATTCTTATAAAGGACAAATTGACAAGTCTGGTAAATATTCATTATTTAACGGTCTTAAAATACCCATAGAAGATAATGATATCATTACTTTAAATGGTGCGGTGTTCAAAAATGAAATTGGTGTTGTTAATGAGGTTATGGGTGATATTTACACTGAAAGAAAAAAGCATAAAAAAGTTATGTTAAAAGCTAACGAAGATTTAAATAAATTAAAACATGAACTTGAACAACTTGAACTGGAAATTGGTAATTTATAAAAATTAAATAAGAAAATTGATATTAACTGATAAGTTATTAATTAAGATAACAAATAGAAATTTTACATTTTATCGAAATTGTTTTGGAAACATAAAAATAGGAGAAGTTATAGAAGTACCAATAGAAAAAGTTAATATTAATTCTACATTAAAAGTTGAATGTAAATGTGATATATGCGATAAAATTAATGAAATTGGTTATAATAAATATCTGTTGAATATTAAAAAGAATAATTTTTATGTTGGATATGAATGTAGGATTCATTTATTAAGAAAAACATGTTTAGATAAATATGGAGTTGATAACGTATCAAAAATAGAAAGTATTAAAGAAAAAAGAGTGAAAACATGTTTAAATAAATATGGAACTAAAAACCCACATCAAAATAAGGAAGTAATTAAAAAAACCGAAGAAACTAATATTAAGAAATATGGTTTTAAAAACGTTTTTCAAAATGAAAAAATTAAATCTAAAATAAAAGATGGTTATAAAAATAAATTTAATGTGGATTATCCGTCACAAGTACCTGAGATACATGAAAAAATATTTAAAAGTTTATATAAATTAAAACAATATAATGAAACATCATTATATTATCAAGGTTCTTATGAAAAAGATTTTTTAGATAAATATTATAATTTATTACCAAACATCGAAAGAGGTCAATCTATAAAATATAGATATAATAATAAAAATAGAATATATCATAGTGATTTTTATATAAAAGAATATAATCTAATTATTGAAATAAAAAATTCTTATTTGTTTAATAGAGATAAAAATATAATTGAAGAAAAGGAAAAGGCTGTTATAAAAAATGGATTTAATTTTATTATAATCATTAATAAAAATTATATTTTTTTCGAAGAATTTATTAAATATAATAAATCTAACTTGTAAATTATGTTTTGGAAAAATAAAACAATAAAACAATCTAAACAGTTAGCAACACCGTTAGTGGTTAGTATACAACCAAATGTTATGAATCCTAATATGTTATCTGGTTGCACAAGCATGTCTTCTCAAATCTTATATGCATCTGCTTCGACTATTTCTATGGAAGGTTTGTGGGATTTAGAACGTGAAATGAAAAGGGCTGAAAGAAAAAGTAAAATAGAAGAATTATTTCCAGAATTAATATCAACATTAAATAATGAAACAGAAACAGCTAAAATTGATAACCAAAACGGTTTCGGTTAATACAAGAAAAATTTCAGTTAATGTAACATCCGAACAAATAGAAGATTTTCAAAATTGTGGAATATCAGTTTCATTGGTGGAAAACGAACTTAAACTTTTGTTGCAAGAAGAAGAGCGACGATTGAAAAGAAAAACACGTAAAGAAAAATTAAATAGAATATTTGGTGATGAATTACAATAAAGAAAAAATTAAGTTATTATCAGAACTGACACAATTGAATGTTTTTGATATAAAATGGTTGATGAAAACATTAAGTATTCAATCACCAGAAGAAGAACGTGTTGAACTTAGAAAAACACGTAAAGAAAAATTAAATAAAATATTTGATGATGTTATTAGATAGAAGTAAATATGTTCGCAAAGAAGAATATGATAAATTAGCAGAACGACTTGAACAAAGTATAAGTTATTCAAGCTACTTAGCAGAACAATTAAACAGTTTAATTAAATCATTTGAAAAATTAACACCCTCATTAATAAGAAAATCAAAAATCGAAGAAATTTTTAATAATGAATAGTGGAATGTCTATATGGAATAGTAATACAATCAGTAACATCGGGAATTATACTAATTTTGGTTGTGATTTGGAAAGTTATTTGACTGATATTTTAAGTGAAGAACTTTCAAAAGAAATAAATAAACAAATAATGGAAACCCTTTTTGGTGAGCAGTTAAAGCAAGAAGAAGCAAGAAGAAAGTTAAGAGAGTTAAGAGAGTTAAGAAATAAAAAAATACAAGATATATTTGGTGATGATTTAATGTATTAATTCCCATGTTCATATTAAAAAATATATTAATTTTGTAATATGACTTTATTAGAATTACAAGTATTGGGTCGAGCTACCAGAAGGCAGCAAAAAATGTTAATAAATAGTGTTTATGGTGCTACACCACCTATTATTGATGGTAAACAACGTTTAACAACAATGAAATGTACAATTAAAAGAATTACAAGAAGAATGAAATTGGAAAAATTGTTTCCAGAATTCAAAGAAAATAATTAATTTAAAAATCGTGGTTAATCATTAAAAAATTGATTTAACCATTTTTTCTTCACTGATATAGTATATAATGATATATTTTTCTTTTTTAAATCAAATTTGTTTTTACAACTTTTACAATATTCAAAACCTCTTTCAAAAGTCCAATAATTTTTTGGTTTAGAACATATAATCATATGTTTACATATATCTTCTAACCACAAACTTTTTAATGCTTTTTTATAATATTTATTAGAACCCAGTCTAAAATCATTTCGGATTCTATATTTTAACGCTTCGATTTTACATTCATTATAAGTATAATCATTGTAGGTTTTTATACCAATTTCATTATAGATGTCATCTAACCAACCATTTTTGCTTGCAAAATAATAAGCACCAATATATTTTTTTATAAATTCATTTTTTGTTTTACATTTTAATGCTAATTCATAACATATAGTTTTATTCCATTTTTGTTCTACACCACCAATAGAACCAGTTTTTTTCTTATTTAAGATAAACCAACCATTTTCTTTATATTCATTTAAATAAAACGATTCATAATAAACCGCCCTTTCAACATCGATATATTTTGTTAAAATTAACAACTTAGGTGACAACCCTGTTTTATTAATATGTTTATAAACACTATCATTTTTATCATTCAATCTTTCTTTATGTCTTTTTTCGATATTATAAGTCAAACCAATATAAACAAAATTATCAGAAAACTCATATGAATATATACAACGATTAAATTTAGAACCTTTTGTTTTCATGTGTGAACAAACATCATTTAACCAACCATTTTTAACAGCTATTTTATAAGCTGACTCATTACTTTTTAAAAAATCTATTTTATAAAAATATTTTAACGCTTCTTTATGAATTGTATCTTTTGTCCATATATTTTTCATGAATTTAGATATATTTTAATATTAGTTTAATCAACCAAAATGTTTTTATATCTGAAAATATAATTACCAGAATTAAACACACCATAATAAAATTCTTTATGCGCTTTATTGTTTTTATTTTTTCTTATACCGTTTATAACATAAGAATATGTAGGTGAAGTTTCTTCTATTCTTTCGAAACCTAATAATTCATATTCTTGTCCCGTTGACAAATCCCTATCTAAATAGGTTAAAACTTCTTTGGGTTTATATTTATTCATAAAAAATTTAAACATTTTTAAGGCCGACCCTACAACAATATTATTAATTTTATCACAAAATCTATTTATTTCGTAATTATCATTATTAGTTTTAGAAAAAATCATTATAGATACTAATTTATTTTTATAAAATAATCCTATTTTTATAGAAGATTGTGTATAACCTTGTATATGATTACTATCTAAAAATGTTTTAATCATTTCACTATCTTTTATAATTTTAATCTTACATTCAATAGCGAATATTTTATTTTCTATAATTCCCAGTTTATTTTTAATAATAGATTTAATTATATCATTTTTATATAACCAGTCGTCTTCCCATATATGTAAAAGTTGAATATTTTTAACTAATAATAAATCAGTTTTATTTTTGTGATAATCTTTTGTTTTATTAAATTCATTATGCCAGAAGACACCATTAAATTCAAAAGCTATATTTAGGTCTTTTAAATAGACATCAATTTCAAAGGGTTTTATTAATTTCCTCTCGTTTAAAACAATCTCTTTATTATAGATTTGTTTAATGAATTTTTGAAATTCTAATTCAATTCCTGATATGGAAAAACTATTCACTGGATTACATACTGTACAGACAATTGTATGTTGTTTTACTCTATTTCTAAATAATTCTGGTAAAATTTTAAACGTGTGTTCACAACAATTATCACATTTTATATAATAAAAATCATCTTTGTAATTGACGAAATTATATTTTGGATAATTAATATTTAAATTTTTTAATCTTGTTATTAACTTTCTTTCTTGTATTATTTTTGATTTTGAAAGGTTTGTAGTTCCAAATTTTATAATTTTGGTAATATTCGACTTATTTTTAACATTTTCATTATTAAGTGTAAATTCACAACCATACCGTTCAATATTTGTTTGTTTTTGCTTGTTTATTGTTTTTATGTTTTGTGTTGGAAATTTTACACCATGTTTTTTTAAATTAGTTTGTATGGATTTATTTTGTATCAAATCATTTTGTATCGCAAAATCTTTATTATACAACAAATTGTTCGTTTCTTTAATTTTGTTTTTAACATCCTCAAGTTGAAAAACATTTTCAACTTCATATCTTTCTATACAGGTTTTTTTAGTTTTTATATTTTTGCAGTTATAACAATAATATAGTTGGGTGTTATCTTTTGTTATATTATAATAATCATAATAATTAATTTCTTTTTCTTGATTGCATATATCACATTTAACTCGTATCCTAACATGAGAACCTTTAGGTAAATCTATAATTTTAATGGAATATTTACCATTTTGTGTAATATCATAACCTTTATTTTTAAAATATTTTTTATTTTTATTAGTAATGTTTATTATAATATACTCATCTAATAACATCTATGGTTTATTTTTAAAATTTAAAAACAAAGGTATAAATTAAAATAAGCTTTGATGAATAAATATACTTTTTTATGATTTAAAGATTTATTAATTTATCAAATACAGAATAATTTTTATCTACCACAAATAAAAAATTATAACCCATTTCTATACATATTTTCTGTTTTTTTAGATTTAGTTCAAGGTGCTCATTATACCACTTATTAGATTTGATTTCTACTATTAAATTTAAAGTCGGTATATAAAAATCTGAATAATAGAATTTCTTTTCATTTTTATAAATAAATTCAAATGTTATACCTCTTTCGATAATTATTTTCCCATAATATTTGTTTAAAAAATCATATTCATATGTTCCTTGATAATATATATTTGAATCTTTGTATTTTTTTACCTTATATCCATTTTCTATACATTTTTTATAAAAACTTTCTACTTGTGATGGATGATTAACACCATATTTTTCATTAAATCTTAATTTGTAATAATCTTTTATTTCTTCGTTTTGCATCGGATTTTCATTATTATATCTTAATACACAGGTTTCCTTAAATTGTTGTCTGTTATTATAATACTCGTCATCATATCGTCCTTTTTTAGTTGCTTTAATCTTATTTTTTATATCTTTATTTTGAAGTGGAGTTTCAAAACCATATTTTTTTAAATTAGTATTTTTAGTTTGTTCTCTGATATCTGGATTATTTTGTGGATGTTCAACATCATATTTTTTAAGTGATGTTATTTTACTTTTATCTCTGAATTCTTTTGTTTTCATATACGAATCCACCCCATATAAATTCAATAATGTTTCTTTTTGTTTCTCAATATTTGTATAGTATTCGTTATTATATCGTTCTTTTTTAGTCGCTTTAATTTTATCTTTTTGATTCTTGTTTTGGTTAGGATAGTTTGTACCATAAATTTTTAAACTGGTTTTAATGTTTTTACCTATTGCACATTTACCTGAACAAGCATAATATCCATAATTATTTATATTTCTGTAATAACTTGAAAATAATATATGTTTATGTTTTTTACAAATATCACATTCAACTTCTATCACATTTTTACAATTTGGTGGTAAATCTTCTATGAATATATCATAATGTTTAAAAGATTCAATTTTATATCCTTTATTTCTATAATAACCAACATTTTTGTTAGTCATATAAATATTAACTTTTTTATTTATTATCATAATAATATAATATTTTAAATAAAAAAAGGGGACTAATGTCCCCTTTTCTATCATTAAAAGATATATTAACGATTAAATTAATACACCATTAGTATCAGTAACATGTAAAGCCATGAATTGCTTTTCTGGGAAAAATCCGATGTCAGCGATAGCGTAACGACTACGAATCATCATCCTTGGTGCCCAAGTAGCTTCAGAAATTAAAGAAATTGACTGAGCCATCAAGTAAGGAAGGAAGATTAGACCTGGTTGGTCAACTGAGTTCTTACGTCCTAAGAAGATACGGTTATCATCCCATCTTTGATAAGGGTCAACATAGATAGCTATTTGTCCAAGGTTACCCATAGGATAAAGCTGTCCATTAGTGTTAAGTTTACTTGTTGCAGGAGGATTAAGAGTGTATGTAGATACATCCTGTAATACAGAAGCAATATTACCATTGGTAACAAGATATTGAGCTGGACCAACCCTACCATCAGTAGCGATGAAGTTAGAAGCGTTGTTAACTTTAGCAACCAGTTTTCTCTGAACTGAGTGAGTAGTTTCACCACCAGGTGCAGTACCAGAAAGATAAGTAGTAACATTGAAGTCGAATTTAGCTGTTGGTACAGTTACTCTTGTTCTTGCTAATTCAGCAAGTTCAGTAATTTTAGCTACGATTTGTTTAGAAATAGTCTGGGTTAATTCGTTGATTAAAACAGATTCTAATTTCTGAACGATATCCATGCCAGTAGAAGCTTTTATATCTTCAATCTGAGTACGTTTTAAAGCACTTGTGATTTCGATATCACCAACTTGTACGGATTTAGTACTTACATCTGGGCCAATTACGCCTGGGTATGTGTGTTCATCAGTGTCACGGTTCATACCTGTATTAAGATTCCATCCAGCTACGAAACCTGGAATGTGGTCTTCCATTAATGATACTAAGTCAACAGTAGCTTCGGTAAATCCTGTTAATGCAGATAAAGCATCAGCAACAACAACATCCCAAGCGAATGTATTTTTAGTAGCATCAAAAATAGGTTCAACACCACCTAATTGTGGAACTGCAACCTGACGGAATGTACGGAACATTGGAAGTCCATCAACTCTTGAGAAACCAAGGAATTCAAGAATTCCAGTTTTTGTAGTAGGTTCAACATCATATGTAGCTGTGTTAGCAACATAATTGTAGAACATACGAGCAGTTAAACCACCAATTCTTTCGATGATAGCACCTGCTGGACGAGCAGCCATGTGACCTCTAAGAGCAGCAACTAAAACAGCAGTTTCAGTAGAGTCATTACCACTTACTTTGAAAACCAAAGGTTTATCAAGTGATTCGTCATTATTATTATCGTATTTAAAATCTACGAATAACAAATCAATTTTAGGAGATGCAGTAGGTTTAACAGCAACTAAATCAAGACCGATAGTCTGAGCTGCAATTTTCATAGAAACTGGAAGTAAATTCTGTCCAATATCACCAGAACCATCTGTTCCACCACCCCATACTTGACCGGGTACGGTTGAAGGCTGTGGGCTAACAATAGCACCCATGCCATTAAGGTTACCTAATGTAGAATAACCAACGTTTTCATTCATTTGATGCATTTCTGCATATTCAGCAACCCAAGACCTTTTTTCTGGGTCTGTAATTCCAAGTTCTTCAAGAACTGGTAACCATTTTTTTTCAGCTTTCGCTTTATCAATGAAATAATTCATAAATTTGTATTTCTTTTTTTTTGTCTTTAATAGTCTTATATATTATCGCTAAAAAGCGATTTTTTTCCATTTTCAGACTATTTCAAGTTTTTAAACACTGAGATGTATCTGTTAACAACATCTTCAGTTAATTTGTCATTGTCCACGAACTTTGCGTTTTCGTTCATGATTTTCTTTTCATTTACACTAACTAACCTTTCTATACCTCTACTATTCCAAAAGCTTTCGAATTTAGCATCCGAGTTTAGATTGTAAAGTTTAGACTGTGCGATAATGCTATTTTGTATTTTAGCATCCAATTTTTCCCAAACGGGTTTTAAATCGCTTGGTATTTTTTCAACTAATACTTCTGCAAAAGATTTTTTGCTTTCAGTAAGAGCATCACGAATAATTCTTAAAACATCAGCTTCAGAAGTATATTTACTTTCGTTCATAGCAACTTTTACTTTTTCTTTATCTTCTGTTGAAAGAGCTATCCAATCAGCTTTTCGTGCTTCACTCAAAAACAATAAAAAATGAGGCTGTTCTTCTTCTGAAGCTTTTCGTTTTTTGCTTTCAGATATTAGACTTTTAATATTATTTAATAAATCTTCTTGGTCTTTAATTATTTTATCACCAATAAATTTTACTCTTGATTCTTGTACTTCTTGTACTTCTTCAACATCATCCAATTTTACAACTACAATACCGTTCTGAACGTTAGTAGCTATAACTTCACCAGTTTTATCATCGTCAACTTTAACAGTCATACCGGGTAAAATCATTCCTTCTACATTTTCACCATCCTGAACCTGAACTTGAGTTTGTGGTTGACCTTGTATCTGAGGTTCTTCTTGTGTTTGAATTTGAGTTTGTGGTTCATCCTGAGTCTGAACAGTTGTATCTGTTGTAATACTAAGTTGACCAGCATCATCAGATGTAGCAGCAGTCGCAGCACCATCACCAGCAACCAACGGTTGTTCTGTGATATCATCTTCTATTTGTACAGGTTCTTCAGTTTTTTCTTCTTCATCATAATATGAATCAACATTATCAACTTTTAAATTTCCCATTCTTTGTTCAGGCGTATCAACGTTTTCATTTATTTTACCACCTTTAATTTGTTCAGTAATATATTTTTGATATTCAATATTTTTATCTAAAGATTCTGCGATGTAATTTGTATATGCCTGAGAATCAGTTAAATTTTCTGCAATATATTCAGCATATGCAATTGAATTATCAAGATGTTCGGCTACATATTCACCATAACGAATTGAATTATCAACGTTTTCAGCAAGATATTCTGAGTATTCAATATTCTTATCAAGACTTTCAGCAAGATATTCCGAATAAGTAATTGAATTATCAACATTTTCAGCAAGATATTCTGAGTATTCAATATTCTTATCAAGACTTTCAGCAAGATATTCTGAGTATTCAATGTTCTTATCAAGATTTTCACCTAAATAATCAGCAAATTGAATAGTTTTATCAACATGTTCAGCAATATATTCTGAAAAATCAATACTGTTACTTAATGTTTCAGCTATATATTGACTATAATTAATACTATCATCTAATTTTTCAGCTAAATATTTAGAATAATCAATAGATTTGTTAAGTTGTTCAGCTAAATAATCGTTGTGTTTAACAAGATTTTCAGTTGTAGTTTTAAATGTTTTGTTTTCGTTTACAAGAATTTGAATATTTTCAGCTAAATAATCTAAATATCCAGTTACCTTTGTAAAAGATGTGTTTAGATTTTCATAATATTCAGAGAGTTCTCTTACTTTTTCAGGTGACTCTTTACCTTCTTTGATGGTTTTTTCAAGTTCTTCTTTTATTTTACCCATCTCACCAGTTAAATAGGATGAGTATTCTTCCATCTGTGTTTTTGTTACAGCATCATTATTATTCATAGTAAATAATTCATTTATTTTTGATTCATCGTCAACGGGAAAAATTCGAAAATTGGCATTTTCGTTTGTATACCCTAACGATTCATTAAGAGACATTTTTGCAGATGCGAAACCTGGGTCAGCAACAGCATCATAAGTAAAAAGTTTTTTGATAGTAACTTCACCATTAGATTCAGTTACACCAGCTGCACGAGAAGAAACAAAAATAGGGCAATCATCCTCAACTAAAGCTCTGGCTTCTTTACCCCATTGTGTGGTCAATAATCTAATTGAACCTTCTATAATATTTTTTTCTTGATTAAATACTGCACTCTCAACTGTATGTGAGACTCTGCGTAGAGATGTATCGAAAACATCTGGATGGTCAAATTCGCCATAGATAACCCCAAGTTGTTTTTTTCTTGCTAATAATTCATTAAGATGTGGTAAAAACTTGTCTGCGGTATAAATTCTTTCATTACGATTTTTTATATTAAATTCAGTAAATGTTCCAGATAATATAAATTTTTTAGTTGAAAGCGAAGCTTGTTCGTTAATCATTAAACCACTATTACAGTGTTCCACAATCAAAATAGGTTTCAATTTTTCCATAAAATGATATACTTATTTTTTCGTAGTTTTGTAAGTATATATTTTATTCAAAAAGCGTTATTTTTCTATTTTTAGAAAATTCAACTTTTTTAATATATAAAAATTAAAATGTTGTTAGATAATAATGTAGAAATCAGAATTAATGCTTCTAATATTAAACGGTTAAAAAAATTAGGTTATACAAACATAAAAGTGACTGATATTATAGAAATTAAAATATGTCATTTAAGCAAAGGGTCACATGTAAAAGTTAAAATGAAATGTCCAATATGTGGTAATATATTTATTATTGAATATCAAAGTTTATTGAAAGCTTATCCAGAGATTAATAATTATAAGTGTAGAAACTGTAAAAGAAAAGAAAACTTAAATTTAAAATATGGAATTGATAATGTATTCCAATTAGATAATACAAAAAATAAAATAAAAAAGACAGTAATCGATAAATATGGTGTTGATAATGTCTCAAAAAACGAAAACATTCAAAACAAAAAGAAAGAAACAAATTTAAAGCGTTATGGTGTTGAGTGGTGTCAATCCAATGAAACTATAAGAAATAAAACTATAACTACACTATTAAAAAAATATAATGTTGATAACATATCAAAATTAGAATCAATTAAAAATAAAAAATTAAAAACATGTCTTCTGAACTACGATGAGGCATATTTAAAATTAATTCCCAAATATAATTTTGAATCTATTATATTTTTTGATATGTTATCTAAAAAATTGAATATTAATATACAACACGCATTAAACGGTGGTGAAAAGAAATTTAAGAAATACTGGGTGGATGGTTTTATAGAGGAATATAACATAGTTTTAGAATGGGATGAACCTGAACACAAATCAAATAAAAAATATGATACTGACAGGCAAAAATGGATTGAAGAAACTTTTGGTTGTAAATTTATACGAATAGAACAAAAAGAGTATTTTAAAAATAAAAAAATAGTGATTAAAAATATAACAAAAAATATTTTTATATCATAATAATAAATTATTTGTTAATCATATGTGAACATATATCGTTTATAATTTTTCTTTTAATAACTGTATCATATGCAACACCACTATTTTTCTTAAAATCTACTTTTCTTGAATATTTTAATGCTACTTCTTTACAACTATTGTATGTCCATTTCATCTTAACTATTAAAATTGAGCTTCACCTCCACCTGTTTCACCACCACCTTGGGCTGCTCCACCAGTTTGCGCAGCTCCACCACCAGCTTCAGTTCCAGCTCCACCTTGGGCTGCTCCACCGCCTATTTCAGCTTGTGCTCCAGTAGCTTGTGAACCGAATTCACCACCACCCCCAGCTCCACCACCTAAATCACTACCACTTGTTATACCCATATCACTTCCACCACCAGCTCCACCAGCTCCACCAGCTCCACCACCTTGTCCAGCAGGTGCAGCCGAACCAGCTATAATAGGCATATATTTATATTTATTATTTTCTTGAATATCTTTTTCAGATAACATCATAATATTTCTGGCTAACCACTCTGGGTGAAAATAAGAATTACCTTCTATATCTGTGAAATTTGATGTTAAGGTTGAAACTATCTCAGCCCTTTTTGCTAAATTATTTAATCTCTTCCACTCTTCGAATAATTCATCTTTATTAAAATTCAATTTCAAAGAAGAATTAAACACGTTATCATTTTCAAGTTCTGGGAAATCCAAAATCATTTGAATTTTTAATGGTTTAACTAATATTTCTTTGAAAATAGTTCTTAAACGATTAATATAATTTTTAAATTTAATTTCTTCTCTGGTTATGTCTGATGCATCAGCCGAATAAACATTACCACCACCTGATTCTGAATCAAATCTGGATAATGGTAACCTCGATGACCTTTTAAGATTATTTGAAAACCATTGTAAAACAGTGTCTTCATTTAAATCAACACCTTGTGGTGACGTAACTTCAACAGTTGGTGAAGTTCCTTCAGATGATGGAAACCAAAAATCTTTTGAGTGAGGAATATTAGCACTACCGTTAATTTTAACAGTTCCCATTCTATCATCCCACTGAACGTCTTCATGATATTCACTCATTAATTGAAATATCTGTTGTTCTGCTTGCGCTCTTGTTAATCCATCAGTAGGTATTATAAATTTTTTATAGATAGCTGCTTGGTTAATATTATAAAGTAATTTTGTTTGTTCTAATAATTTTAATTGATTATATGGTCTAATTAAACTTTCAACATATGATGTTTCATTATAATCATTATTATTAGAATAAGAAATATAAACAACGTTAGTATCTAAAATAATTCTTCTTAATTGAGGATTATCTGGATTCTGTACCCAAACTATCGTACCAGTTGTTGGTTCAGTTGCAACTACAACTGTAATTGGGTCGATTTTATTTAAAGAAATAATGTTTTTTTGTTTATTATCATATACAATTTCAAAAACTATATATCCATCAATCATTAAATCTCTAAAATAATTCCAAGCTATCGCACCATCAGCAAAGCCAAATAAATGATAAAGTCTTTTATAATTTTCATGAAATTTATCACGTATCTGTGATGAAAAATCATCTGGTAGGTCATTCATATATGCGAAGAAATTATCTGAATTGTATATAATAGCCTCATCTGCCATTTGATTTAAGAAATCACGAATTTCTTCTTTTATGGAATATTGTCTTAATATTTTTCTTTTATCGAAGTATGAACGGTCGAGATATGCAATTGATTTCTTTTCAAGCATTTTCGAAATAATGCGTTTAGTAAAAATGTCATACATACCCGGCCCCTCAGTAACATTACCTACATTAGAGGGGTCACTTGGGTTTTCAGAAAATCCTATTAATTGTGTATTTCTAATAACTTGGTCTTGCCAATTTTGTCCAAAACTGGATAATCGTCTTAGTGTTCGATTAAAAAAACCACCTGAATATATACCATTATTTGCACCTGTATTATCGTAACCTGCCACGTTTCATTTGACTATTTTTTATTAGATTTAACTGGAATCCAGTAATCCTTTTCAAACGGTATTTTTATATCACCATTCATTATCATCTCACCAGAACTATCTTCAACATCAAAAACAATAGTTTCCTTATATGATTTCATTAATTCTTTTATTTGTTCTTCGGCTTCTTCTCTTGATAAATTATCTACGGGTATTGTAAATTTTCTGTGATTAAATTCAGTATGTTTTCTTTTAAACCTATTATCAATAAAACTAAAAAATCCCATATTATAATTATTTTGTTTTTTCTATATATTAAAAAAATAAGTCTTTGTTTTCATTTAAGAAAATATTTATCTAACAACAAATTTCTTTTTGCGAATTTATAAGCACCAGAATGTTTTTTTCTAAAAATTGTCCTATTATTATATATTTTAGAATATTCAATTATATCATTTTCATTATATTTACTAAGATTATTACCAACTAAACCTATCGTACCAGTATTTAAAATTTTCCATTTTTTATTTTTATAATTTTCTACCCAATATTTTTCTAAAATTTTAGATTCATTAACATCGATATAACCTGTCAACTGTTTACACTCACCTTGAAATAGTTTTAAATGTTTATATACAACACTTCTTTCTGAATTTTTATGTTGTTTTATTCTTTCTTTGATATTATAAGTTAAACCTATATAAGCTGAATTATCTTCAAATTCCCATACATATATACATCTTTTATATCTCGAACCAACTTCAATCATATGAGAACACAACTCATCTAACCAACCATTTTTCAATGCGTGTTCATAATATTTTTTATATTCTTTATAAAACTCTTTTTTATATGAACATAATAAAGCTTTTTCTGCACATTCTTTCTTCGACCAGTTATTATAACACCGCTTCATATGTGAACATATTTCATCTAACCACCCCATTCGCCAAGCTCGCATGTAAAATTTTTTAGAATATTTTGTAAAATCTGTTATATTATCATAATTCAGTGCAACTTCTTTACATTCTTCTTTTGTATGAGATTTCCTTTTAACACCATATGTGAACAACATTTTATCTTATTTTTAAATTATGAACTTATATTTTCAGATAATTTATAATTCTTCTCAAATGTTTTTAATTTTTTATAAAATGCTTTTGTATCTTCATCATATTCTAATTTTATAGAATCATACTCTGATATTATATCTTTCAATTTTGTTTTAAAACCTTCAGCATCTGTTTTCTCTACAAGCTCTTTCATTAGTGCTGAATTAACATAACGAGTATTTAAAAATAAAAATCTATCCATTATATTAGTAGATACTTTATTCACTTCTTCAATTTTTAAAACATCAAAAGCTGTTATAGCAAAATCAAAACCACCATTTGTCTTCAAAGCTTTATAAATATTTTCGAATGTTATACCTTTAAACGGTATTTCACTTATTACATCAGCAATATCAACGTTTTTATCAACAACGTTTTGATATAAATAAAACAACTTACCAAAAAATTCTATCTTATATTCATATGGTAAATAATCTAAATTAATACAATATAAAATATTTTTGTTTTTCCATATTCTATATTCTATTGGTAATATCGGACAAAATATTTTATTACCATTAAAATTATATAATATTAAATAAAAATGACCAACCGTTAAGTTTTTTAACGAAATAGTTTTAAACTCATTATTCTGATTTTTTCTTAAATAAAAAATACGTTCAGTGGATTCGAGTGTAATTAAACTTAAATTATATGAATATTGATTAAAAAGATTATATCCTTGCTCTTTTAAATTCATTTCAAGATTTTTGCTTTTTCAAGATGTTTTTCTGTTATAATTATAAATTGTAAACCTCTTTTAGCACACCATTCAGTGGCAGCCCCCCATTTTAATTTATTCTTCATGAAAGTTTTTAAGGAATATTCAAAATTCTGTAAAGATTTTATAGATTCCTTCATAGGTTTTTGTGGTGGTTGTGTTTCTTTATAAGGTTTTAACTCAACTACTACTTTATCTATTTTTTCGGGATTTGAATTATTGACACATTCATAATAAAAATCTGGAAAATACCGATGGAAATTACCAAGTGTGTCCTGATATGTGATTGTAATACCTTCTGAGTTCCATTTGGTGATTTTATCATTTAAGTCCAAATATGTGCAAAATCTGGCTTCCCATGAAGAACGAAAAGCGATTCTTGTTGGGTCACCCATATATTTTTCTGGATTAACTAATTTATAATATCCTTGGTGATATTTACTTGGATTATTTGGTTGTGCTATATTACCCACATATAATTATTATTTTTTATTATATATTTAAAAATAAAATTATTTTTTCATATGGACACATATATCATTTAACCATCCATGTTTTCTGGAAGATTCATATGCACCACGTGCATTTTTATAGAAATTTTGTTTAGAATTATATTTTAATGCTTCTTCTTTACAACTATTAATACTTTTCCAATAATTCATTGGTTTTGAAAATATAATCATATGACTACTTACTTCATCTAACCATTTATTTTTTATCGCAGCATAATAAGCACCACCCGATTTTTCCTTAAATTCAGTTCTCGTTTTATATTTTAATGCTTCGTTTTTTACGGTGTTAAAATCCCATTTTGTTTCTTTACTACTGCCTATACCACCAGTTTTATTTTTGTTTAATATGTTCCATCCATTATTTTTATAGAAATTTAAATAATAATTTTCCATTATAACGGCATCATTCACATCAATATATTCGGTTAACTGTTTTCTTACTGGTTTTAAACCAGTTTTCTCAATAAAACGTGTAACACCATCTGTATTATCGCTGTCCCTATTAGATTGTCTTTTATTGATATTAAAAGTCAACCCAACATAAACATAATTATTTGGAAATTCATATGAATAAATACATCTTTTATATTTACTACCTAAAATTTCCATATGTGAACAAATTTTATCTAACCATTTATTTTTTAATGCTTTAATATAAGCACCTTTTGAATTTATATTAAATTCATTTTTTGTTTTATATTTTAAAGTTTCTTCTTTACAATGTTCAAATGTCCAATATCCTTTAAGTTTTCTTAATTCATTCATATGCGAACAAACATCATTTAAATATTGATGTTTAACACAATGTGTATAAGCTCCACCAGAATTATTTTTAAATTCCATTCTGGTTTTATATTTTAAAGCTTCTTCTCTACATCTTTCAAATGTCCAATAACCATAAGGTTTTATCATGTTAATAACCTAAATTATTGTTGTATGTAATATTTTTTCATATTTATTATAAAAAAATTTTATAATATTCTTTTTTCCTCTAACTATATTTCTAACTATTGTGTCTTTAAATTCTATATACATTACTATTTTATCTTCTATTTCACAACTTCGAATCACAGAAATATTATTATCATTCTGGATATATTCTATCAAATGATTCTGATTGTTAACCTTCAATAAATCAATTATAGTTTTCATAATAAATAAAAAATATTTTTTAAGGTATGTTTAGATTTTAGATACCTATATATTTTTATATTAAAAACATTTTTTTGTTTTCATTGGGATACAAAAAATTATTTTTTCATGTGTGAACAGATTTCATCTAACCATTTCATATCTTGAGCTTTGTTATATGCACTTTTACATGATTTTAAGAAATTGATTTTTCTATCATATTTTAAAGCTTCTTCTTGACATTTTTCTTTTGTCCAATAATTTCTTGGTTTAACTTTTTTTAATTTCATATGAGAACATATTTCATCTAACCAACCATTTTTATAAGCAGAAGAATAAGCACCACAGGAATTTAATCTAAAATCTTTTTTATTTTCATATTTTAATGCTTCAATATAACATTTTTCTTTTGTCCAAAATATATTTGCACCACCAATAGAACCAGTTTTTGTCTTATTAAGGATTTTCCAATCTTTTTCTTTATAAGTGTTTAAATAATATCCTTCTAAAACACGAGCTTCTTCCACCTCTATATAATCTGTTAATTTATTTAAAGTTGGTATCAAACCAGTTAATAGAATATGTTCATGTACCGAACTATTACTTTTTTCTTTTAAATGAACATTATTTCTTTGATTTAAATTATAGGTCAAACCTACATAAACACTATTATCTGAAAATTCATAAGAATATATTAATCGCATTTTTCTACTTCCAATATATTCCATGTGTGAACATATCTCATCATACCACCCATTAATTTTAGAAGAATTATATGCCGAAGATGAATTCTTTTGAAATTCAGCTCTATTGTTATATTTTAAAGCTTCTTTGTGACATCTTTCTTTATCAGTCCAATATTTATGTGGTTTTTTTAACTGAATCATGTGTGAACATATTTCATCTAAAAAACCATGTTTATGTGCATATAAATAATATCTCTTAGAATTATTTTGAAATTCGGTTTTAGTATTATATTTTAATGCTTCTTCTTTACACTCTTGTAAACTATGTTGTTTGAACATAACATAAAATAATATTTTTTAACAAATTAAATATTATGTAAACCCTTACCATCATTAGACGAATCCAAACTAATAAATATTAAATTATCTTCACTATAACTTTTTTTATTAGTGATTGTATTCCACCCGTCCGCCAATCCACGCTTAAAAATTTCAGTCATATATGGTAATGCAAGTGAAAACTTTTTTTCATTAAACCCCCTCCAGTTCTCAAACATACGCAACAAACCCTGTTGATAGCAGTCGGCTCTGTCTTCACTATTTTTATAAGAAGCTTCTTTTTTTCGGATAGTATTTTTAGCTATTAGAATAAACATTTTCTCGGCGGTTACGCTTAATTTTCCACGCCCCTTTGAAATAACAATTTCGAAGTATAAGTCATTATCATTTAAATATTGTGCCATAAACAAAATAAAATTATTTTTTGAAAATAATAAATAAAAAATATTTTATGCTAAATATTGCTTATGGTTACTTTTATCTGCTTATAATGATTTTAAATTTAAATTAATTATCTATATACGTAAATACGTAAAAAAATAAAAAAAATTTATTTTTAAATAAAAAAATGTTTACCAATTGAATGATAAACATTTTAATATACGTTTTAAGAGTTTAATTTCCAATTTCTATTTCACAAGATTTTTTATCGTAATAAATGGTCAAATCTTTTGGAAAATATGATACTTCTTTATTAGAATTTATCTCCACACTATAATTGATTTTATCATAAGTAAGGATAAGTTCTTCTTCAACTGGGTCACCAACAATGTTACCAAGTTCATCAATAGTTGTTATTAGGATTATACATGTAATTTTTTTAACATAAACATCTATTTTCGACAAACCAATATTTGATTCATCATTAAAAACTAACCCCCAATAAACAATTATATCTTTACATTCATATTCTACTTCATCACTTTTTGGAGTATTAGATAAATAACAATCATTTGAATCTAATTTGGTAATATATTCCTTATCAAGATTTATATAGTTAACATCTATTCCCGATGCATTTTCAAAATATTTACTAAATGTTTTCATATTTAATAAGTTATCATAATTTTTGCACGGTAACTTAGCTAATGTTATTATAAAAAAGTTAAGTTACCGTGCTATGAACCATAATTATAACGATTGCTGCTTCCTTGCAGTTTTCTTATCATTCTTAATTTTCTGTGATTCTTTAATCAAATTGTGTTTAACAATTAATAGGTTATCAAATGCTATTTTCAAGTTTTTGTCATTTTTTAATAATTCACCTTCTGATTTAAGCATATCGATAGCTTCATTGGTTTCTTTGATTTTATTATCAATTTTTTGTTCTCTATCTTCAAGAGCTTTCAAATGTTTTAATTCTTTAGAAAGTTTATTTTCGAAGAATGTTGTTACATCATAATCAAGTTCTTTACGAATATCATTAATCATGGTGTTAACTGACTCATATTGATAAAATCTTGAACCAGTTCTTTTGTCTATTGAATATAAATACATACTATCTTTATAATTGATAGCAACAGCTTCCAAGAAAGGTTTAGCTAAATTAGAAATTTTAATAGCTACATCTAAATCAACAAATTTATCAAGATTTTCATTAACAGCTTTTAATATCTGGTAATAATCTTTCTTTAAATAAGGAATAATAGGTGAGTTAAATACATTTTCAAGATTAGATTCAACATCAGCTTTTTCTTCATTTAAGAATAAAGAACCATCTTTAGTAGCCAGAGAAATTTTAAGATTTTCATCAATCCTGAAAGTAATAAGTTTATCAGTAATTTCAGCTCTTTTAATAGCTTCTTCGAGTAAACGAATTCTTCTTATCTCTTTTTCTTCTTTGATATATTCATCTGGAATAACTTGTTTAACTTCTGATTCTTTAAATAAAAACCAACGGTCAACAACGTAAGCTAAAATACCATCATTTATTTTTTCTACAAGTGTAAACACTTTTTCACTTTTACCGGAATTTCTATAATTCTGGATTTCGATAGGATTTTTATTGATTTCCATCATAAACATTTTCACTTCAGGAATCCAGTCGTAGATAACTAATTCATTAACTATGGCTTCTAATTTCTCTTCGTCCGAGTTCTTTGAAATAATGTTCAGTATTGAGTTTAAACCGGAACGATACAGGTGTGACATATTCTTACGCTCGACCTTACGGTAAAGGTCTTTTAAATCAGCAGTCAGAGAATTTTGTTGAATTTCACTATTTAATCCTTCTAAAAGAGATTTAACATCATCATCATAAGTAAATTTACCAAGTTTTTCATTTAAAGAAGAATAAACTTCTTTTTCAGAATATTTATCACAAGCTGCTATGTGATGTTCAACTATTGCAGCTATTTCAGTCTGGTCAATAGTTAATGTTTTATTAAAATTAAAAAGTTCTAATTTAAAGTTTTTCATTTTATTTTCATTATTTTTTCATTTAAGTTGTACCTTTTTTATTTTTATATTGTACTTAAAGTATAGTTATATATTAAATAAAAAAGGTCATTTTTTCTATTTTAGAACCACATAAATGAAATATATAATAAAAAATAATATTTTATTTATGAGAAAACCAAACGGATATTGGACATTTGAAAGATGTAAAGAAGAAGCTTTAAAATATAAAACTAAAAAAGAATTTTATGAAAATAATACAACAGCATACACATATTCCAACAAGAATAAATGGATGAGTGAAATAACTCGACACATGACAATTTTATCTCAACCAAACGGTTATTGGACATTTGAAAGATGTAAAGAAGAAGCATTAAAATATGATAATAAAACAAATTTCATATTATATAGTAATGGTGCATATTATGCAGCAAGAAAACATGGTTGGTTAGATGAAATATGTTCGCATATGGTATTTATTATAAGACCCAAAAATTATTGGACATTTGAAAGATGTAAAGAAGAAGCACTTAAATATGATACAAGAAAAGAATTACTAACAAATAATAACTGTGCGTATAATGCAATTATAAGAAATAAGTGGTCAGTTATTTTATTTTCTCATATGAAAACTTTAGGAAATAAGAATAGTAGAATGATATATGGTGCTATATTTTCCGATAATAGTGTTTATATCGGTTTAACATATAATTTTCAAGAAAGAAAAAGAAATCATTTAACTGATATTAATTCTTCAGTATATAAATACATAAAAGAAAAAAATATAAAACCAAATTTTATAAAATTAACGGATTATATTAATGTAGAGAAAGCACAATCTTTAGAAATTTATTTTGTTAATAAATATAAATCTGAAGGTTGGAATATTTTAAATAAAGCTAAAGCAGGAATTTTGGGTGGACCAGAACGATATTGGACATTTGAAAGATGTAAAGAAGAATCGTTAAAATATAAAACAATAAAAGATTTTAGAATTAACTCATATCAAGCATATAGTTCATCTATAAGATATAAATGGTTAGATATTTTATGTAGTCGTATGATAAGAGGTAAGAGTGGTAAGGTTTCAAGTTGGACATTTGAACGTTGTAAAGAAGAAGCATTAAAATATAAATCGAGAAGTAAATTTAAAATTGGAAATTGTGGTTCATATAATTCAGCAAGAAAACATGGTTGGTTAGATGAGGTTTGTTCGCATATGAAATAAGTTGATTTTTTTTATTCCAAAAAATATTTTATTTTTGACTAAAATTAAAAAAAAATGAGCAAATTAACAGATGAACAAAAATCAGATATTCGTTATTTCTGGGAAGAAAAGGGCGATATTTCAAGGTATTGTGATTTTGAAGAATTGAAACCAATTATTCAAGAAGAATATCCTGAATTATTAAAAGCATGGTATGATTATAAAGCGAGTATTAAAATAATGGATGTTGTTATTAAATCACTTTAATATTATATTTAACTAAAAATATACATTATGGAAAAAATTACATTAAAATATGGGATGAAATTGTTATATCCTTGTCGTCCTTATCATGTTGTAGTACCCGAAATGAAATTTGGATTAACTTCATCTTCTGATGAACCAGAACAAGTATTAATGGAAGTTTGTAAATATTGGAGTTCGGACACCAACCCAAATGAATACAAGGTTAAATTAGTCCCTATGTTGGACATGGATAAAAAACGTTTTCCTTGTGAAAAACTTTATTCCAGTGATTTAGTCAATTTGATTAATGATGGAACAGTAACTGTCATTGAAGTTGTTGATGATAAAACCTTAGATGAATTGAAACAAGAAGCCATCAATTCTGAAATGGATGAGTGGGATACTGAGACGGAAAAGAACGAGCGGGTTCGGGAAGTCAATGAAAATTGGCTTATGAGGAAATTTGGATTTGGTAAAAAATAATTTTATGGCAACCATAACATTCAAACTAACCAATAAAGAAGATTTCAATGAAATCGTAGAAAAAACAACACTTGTTGATATGTGGAAACATATTCACATTCATATAAATGAACCGAGGAACTGGATTATTGAAGAGTGTGAAGATGGTGAAATGAATGATTGTATATGTGCTTATACATTTATAAGTATGTATAAAGATGAGAACGATGTTCCAAAATTAATATCAGATATTTTACCTTAAATCATAAAAACATGATACGTTTCAAATTATTAGATGAAAATGATAACTATAAAGAATATGTTATCGAACTTGATTTTGAAAATTCGGTTGATTTTGTCGATTTTATGGATATCGATGAAGATTTTGATGACTTCATGAATGATATGGAGTGTGGTCATCATCCTTGGTGTGGTGTACACGATGGCACAGGTGGTGTTGATAAAGATGGCGTTTCGTGGGAGGGATACCATTCTTATGAAATAAAAAATTTTGACATGGCTATTCAAAAATGGTCACAATTCTTCAAAAATAAAAAAAGATTACTAAATTAACCATAGATGAATTAAATTATAATATAAAAATATAATGTTATGAGTGATAAAGAATATCCAACGGTGAATATTAAAAAGAATAAGGTTCTAAAAGAAATTAAAGACCTCGAATTAGTTATTCACAAGGCGATTGAAAAACATTGTAGAAAAATCGATTACAATATAGGGTATCCTGAAATTCGTTCAGCTATAATTAAAGTTCTGACTGTATACAATGATGATGAACTTGAAAATTCATGGAATGAAAACGATGATAAAGAAAAAGATAATTAACCATTAAATTTCAATATATGAGCAATCATTATCAAAGAGTAAAACAAGTAATGGATATTCCATATAGCGATTTACAACATCACCTTAAAAGAGTTCGGGATATTGTTGAAGTAAAAGCTGTTGGGGATATTGATAAGCAGAAAAAATTAGCTGTGACAATGGCCAATCGTATTATGGATATCGACAAAGCTTTTGGTCGTCATCTTGTATCACAAGAATTAAACCAACTACATCTTTCTAAAATATTTTTGAACCGTTTCAAAGAATTGACTTATTCCACAAAAGATTATCGTAGGGAAAAATTATTAGAAATTTTTGGTGACTGGGATGATGAAACTGAATAAAAAAGGTCTTTTTTAGACCTATTTATTTTTTTAAGACACATAACTTACTATTTCATATCTACCCGATGTCATCTTATGCCAAGACAATGATAAACCAGCATTTTCAAATGGTGTATAGAAAGTGATACCGTCTCTTACTTCTGAACTCATTTTATCAGCAAGTTCAAAAATAGTATGACCGTCTTCTCCTGTTAATATACCTTCCCAATATGTACCATCTTCCATTATTGGAACTATACCATATTTATCTAATACTGCGAACAATTCTTCCAGTGGAATAGAATCAAAATATGTAGGTTTAGTTACTTCTCTAATATCATTATTAATTTTTTTCTTTATAGGAATATTGAGATGTTTAATCTCTCTTTTATACATATCTTTTATTTTATCCTGTCTTAAATTTTCATTCAAGAAATCATTAAATTTTGTTTTCATTTTATATTTTTATTTTTAAAAATTCTCTTTAGGTGTATTTTTTCTATTATTTAATTCATCATCATTTGGTGTTCTACCTTCACCCCATATATAAGAATTCCAGTATACTCTTTTTCCAGAGGGGACATCACCAATTTGACTTGGTGGTAACTGACCCATACTTTCCCAATCAATCGCATCATCATTGCTACACGTTTCATAGTCGTCTGAATCAATAAAAAAGTCTGCATAGTAGGTATCAACCCCAAGAGAAAATTTAACTGATTTAACTTTATCAGTATCCAAACCATGTTCTCTCGGAATTGTAATATCTTTATCATCAGGTAATGTTAGAACTGCTTCTATTTTTATACCGAAATAATCAATATTAAAAAACATGTAATTAAATAATACTTTTAACACTTTTTCTGACACTCTTAGTACATCAATAGTGGAAGCTACTCTAATTTCAACATCGAAATTCATTGTAATTGGAATAGCTTTAATTTTCGAAAATATTTTTCTATACTCATCATTTATTTTTACTTCTTTGGATAAAAATTGATTAGGGTTAGCAAATTCATTAGCTTTAGATGATATAGAGTTTAATGTTATAATACCCCTTGGTATTTGGTCTGTATTTAATTCTACTCTTTGGTCTGGAATATCATCTACAAAGGCATCAAACAAAAAACGTTCATCACCAGCCATAGAAAGATAAAAAGGTACAATAACCCTCATTTTTTTATTTTCGAAACGATTTATCCATCTAATACCTTTGGATAATGTTTTAGCCAAGGCTACACAAACCATTCTAAAAAACTGGTCATCAAAATTATATGTATTATCAATTGTCATTATTTAAATTAATTTAGTCTTATATATTAAAAGGTTGTCTGCCATTTTTTTTATTTAAATAAAATATATATTTTTGTTAATATTTTAATAAAATTTAGTAATGAGAATAGGTACAAAACCACATTATTGGTGTAAAAAAGAAAAAATTAATATTGGTCAATGTGTTGATTTAATAATAAACCAACGTGTGGTTGAAACTATAAAAGTAGCGTATATACATTTTAACAAAGATAGTGCAAATGAAATTTGGTTTGGAAAAATAAATCCATATACAGGTGAGTTTATTGGTAAATCTAAAATATTAAAAACGTATAGTGAAATACGTGAAACAACAAATAAAAAATTATTAAGAAAAATGATGATAGATAATCTTGATTTGATATAAACGAAAATAATGATAGAAAATAATATATTTAAAAACAGGGTTGCATCTAATAAAGACCAAGTATCACCGAGGAAAATACCGCTTAGTGCTTATATTAAAAAAACCGTCGATGAGTCTGGTTTTTTTCATAGTAAGGATGATGAACCAGCTTTGTTAATGGATTCTGGTACTAAGTTTTATTACAATCATGGTTGGCTTCATCGTTTAAATGGTGCAGCAATAATTCATGATGATGGTAGAGAAGAATATTTTATTGAAGGAAAATTCATCGAAACAAAGGAAGAATATATTCGTTATTCTCGTCTTTTTAAAATACAATCTCTTAACCTTTTTTAATAAATTATTATGAGAGAAAAAACTATTTTGGGTATTAAATATAAAGAAATTGATAATTTTCCATCTTATTTTGTAGGTGAAGATGGTAGTTTATTAAGATATCGTAATAATGAATTTCATTCATTAAAAGTGTCGTATGACTCAAAAAAAGAGAATACTTATATGCTGGTTCAAAATAAAAAAGGTAAATGGCGTTCTATCAGGCCATATATTTTTATTGCCAAAATTTTTGTAAAAAATCCTTGTCCAGAAATTTTCGATTCTATTGGATATTATGATGGAAATAAAAATAATATATCTGCTGCTAACTTATATTGGAAAGCTCGTGATAACAGAAAATTAACACCACAATCGGTAAAATATATAAAATATAGTATTGAAAATAATACTCATACTAATATTGAATTAGCTACCATGTTTGGTGTATCTGATATGCAAATCAGTAGAATAAAAACTGGTGAAAATTGGGGTGATAAAAAATATGTTAAAAAAGAATTACCATTTGAAGTTACAGATGGTAAAATTAGAAGATTTTTATCTACCTTTGACATTGAAGAAAGAAAAAATTATAAGATGCGATTTAAAGTTAGAAGATGTACTGAAAACTCGACTAAAAATAAAATTGTTGGTATAATAAACAATTATTATTTTTCTTTAAATCATTCTAATATAACAAGAGCTAATATGTTAGCTGATAAATTAAACAAATATTTTGGATTATGATAATAATTAATATATTTCGAAAATTATTTAATAATAAACAAAAGTGTCAACTAAAACAATATTCTTTTGTTAAATTTGATGAAAATTCTGTACCACCTGATATATATCATAGGTGTTATGAACAAACATTTGGTAATGATTTGTTTATATTTCTTGGTGAAGTACCGAATTGTAAAGGTCATTGTTTATTAGCTGATTTAAAAACAGGTAAAGTAATAGGTATATATCACACATCTAATTTTAGAGTTGCAACCGAAGCAGAAATATAATGAGTGAAACTGATATCATAAAACCAGATTCGTTTGCTGAAGGATTAAAGAAATTCTTCACACGAAGTTCTATTGTTGAACCAGTTCGCTTAAATAAGAGGATGAAGGAAATAATTTTTTTATTAATCGAAGAAGATTTGGAAAATTCCGTCATATTATTTTCAGAAGAAAGTGGTAGATATGATTCTTTCATGAACAGTATGAACTGGTTAAAACAGAAAATAACAGGTGATAAAACACATAATATTATTTTTAATAAAAAAATAGGTGCATTTTTATATTTTTGGGTATGTGATAAAAAATATCATTATTTATCTGATGATAAAAATTTTGATAAAGCCATGCAATGGATATTAAATAAAATCAACAAAAAATGGAGTATAATAAATCTTTTTCAAAAATATAGTTTGGAATGATATTTGTGTGGTATTATATACTATGAAATTGAAAATAAGTCAATATGCAAAAATGGAAGGTGTAAAATATCGAGCCATTTGGAATAGAATAAAAAATGGTCAGTTAAAAACAGAAAGAACCCAGAATGGTGGAATACGAATTATTATTGATGAAAATAAAGATGTTAGAGTGGCAGTTTATTGTAGAGTAAGTTCTTCAGAAAATAAAGAAAACCTCGAAAGACAAAAAGAAAGAGTTCTTAATTATTGTATGGCTAAAGGATACAAAATTGAAAAAATTGTAACTGAAATAGGTAGTGGTTTAAATGATAATAGGAAAAAACTTGAAAATTTACTAATAGATGCTTCAATAACAAAAATTGTTGTTGAACACTCAGATAGATTTAGTCGTTTTGGAATGAATTATATTCAAAAATTGTTAAAAATGCAAGAACGTGAAATCGAAATAATAAATAATCAAGAAAATAATAGAGATGATTTAATGCAAGATTTTGTTTCAATAATAACATCATTTACAGCAAGATTATATGGACAAAGAAGAACAAAAAGAAAAACAGAATTATTAATAAAAACTATTGAAGAAAATAAATGCAGTTAGTAGAACAACATATAATAAATAATAAACATTCTTTATTTAAAGAGATTGATAGTTTATCTTTTCTATCTAAGAATCTTTATAATAAAGCTAACTATGTTATTAGACAAGAATTTATTCGTACTTTTAAAGAAAAAGAAGAAGGGAAGTTAGAACATGCTAATTATCTTAATTATTATAATATACAAAAACAATTACAAAACACTAATAATTTTGAATATAAACAATTACCAGCTAAAGTGAGTCAACAGGTTTTAAAGGTGCTTGATAAAAATTGGTTATCATTTTTTAAATCAATACAAGAATATAAAAATAATGTTAATAAATATAAAGGTAAGCCGTCTTTACCAAAATATAAACATAAAATTAGGGGAAGAAATTTACTTATTTATACTGTACAAGCTATCTCTAAAAAGGAATTAAAAAATAATATTGTTCATTTATCTGGAACAAATATTAAAATAAAGACTATACAAAAAGATATACAACAAGTAAGGATTATACCAAAAAATAAAGAATATGTAATAGAAATAATTTATAAAAAGGAGGTGCAGGACTTAAAATTAAACAAGAAAAATGTTGCAGGTATTGATTTAGGGGTGAATAATTTATGTGCTATAACATCAAATCTAAGTGGTGTACGACCATTGTTGATTAACGGTAGACCATTAAAATCCATAAATCAATTTTATAACAAGAAAAAATCTAAATTACAGTCATATGTAGGTGATAAAAGTTCAAATCGTCTTATCAAATTAACCAATAAAAGAAATAGAAAAGTAAATAATTATTTACACAACGCAAGTAGATTTATTATTAAATATTTAATTCGAAATGATATTGGTATTTTAGTAATTGGTAAAAAACCTATTATGGAAGAATGAGTCTAACATGAGTAAACAAAATAATCAAAATTTCATTAATATTCCACATACCAGATTAATTAAAATGATTGAATATAAATGTGAACTTATTGGAGTATCAGTTATTATCACTGAAGAAAGTTATACAAGTAAGTGTAGTTTTATTGATAAGGAAGAATTATGTCATCATAATAAATATATTGGTAAACGTAGACATAGAGGTTTATTTATTTCAAAAGAAAAAATTAAATTAAATGCTGACTGTAATGGTAGTGGAAATATAATTAGAAAAGCATTCCCAAATGCGTTTGTTGATGGGATAGAGGGTGTTGTAGTTCATCCAATGAGAGTTATACCTTATAAATTAGTTTCATAATACCATGAATTACTATGAAATTTAGAACTATCAGCGAATTAACAAATGTATAAAATGAAAAAAGAAGAAAAAACAATCACTATAAGTGACGACACAACATTTTTAACCAATTATCCTGAATTTATAAAAAATTGGTTTTTTAAAAAATATACCATGCAAGGTATGGTTTATTTAACTAAATTTGGAGATGAATACACACCAACTTATGTTTCGGGTGTTGTTAAATGGTTAGATAATTTAGTCATTACAACCACATCTGAAAAAAAAGCTGATAAGATAGCATTTGAATATTTAAAAGGAAAATATCCTGAATATAAACAATTTATTCAATTATTTTAATTATGATATTAACAGATAAACAAAAAGACGCATTACTTCTATTAAAAGAAGAAAAATGTTTTTCTTTTGATGGATGTAAAATTCATAAAAATATAATGAACTCACTTTATTTTAAAAATTTAGTGAAAAGTTCAAAATATGCAAATGGTGAATTTTGGGAATTGACTGATAAAGGGATTGAAGAAATTGATATCATCAATAATATTGTGCCAAGTCATGAAGTTGTTCTTGATGTATTTGGTGGTAGTAAAATGATGAAGTTTCAGAATAATTTTATGCATTGTGGTGATGTTTTTGAACAAGGAAAACAACTCGCTGAACATTTTCAACTCACGGTAACTGGAAATCCTAATTTGGATATGTTATGTGAAAATGTTAAAAATGCTTATGAAAAGGCTGGTGAAGGATATATATTATTTGTTGCAATAAGAAGTATCGATGGTGAGAGAAGTAAAGAACCAAAGGCTTATATAAAAGAAGGAATACAAACACTTTCTATGGAACAAAATGGTACATTAGGATGGTCATTATTTAAAGATATATTAACACATCTTGGATATGAAGTTAAAACTAATGAGCATATGATGGTTGAAACAGTTTCTTAAACAATTTAATCATGAAAATAATTTATATTTTTATATTTTTATTTTTAATATCGTGTGTATCGTATACACATAAAGATGGTGTACACCAACACGTACCAATTGTTAATAAAAAATTTATATCATCACATTCAGAAATGAGTATGCATTATGATTATTCAGTGATGAAAGAAAAAACTTGTTGGCATTATGGAGAACACACAGTTTCTGATGAATATTTTATTTGTTATATGGATTATAGTGATACAATACGCTGGAAAATAAATAAAGAACAATATGATACAACTGAAATTGGAGATTTGTTAGTTAAGTATTATACATATCTATATCAAGATAACGTATTGATTGATTCATCACTAACAATAAAATAAAAATATAAAAACCTCAGCGATTAACTGAGGCTTTTCTCACAAACTTACCAAAAAGTAACTTACCAAAAAGTAACCTACTTGATAATAATTTGTGTTGGTTTCTTAATTTTTTCTTCCAATTTTTGGATGTTCATTTTCAGGATACCATCTTTAAATTCAGCTTCTATTTTATTCATATCAGCATCTTTTGGAATCTGGTAAGATTTTTTGAAAGAAGATTTTTTGAATTGCCTCATACAATAAGTTTCTTCTTTTTCTTCTTTAATATCGGCTGATATAGAAAGAACATCATCATTTATATCAATTTTGATATCTTCTTTATTGAAACCAGCCAAAGTTAGTTCAATAAGGTATTTATCTTCCAGTTCCTGAATGTTTGTTTTAATAGAAGGTGTGTAATCGAACACTGATTGAAGTGTTGTAAAATCGCCCTTTAAATCGAAAAAATCACTAACCAAATCCAGAAAAGGTGAATTTGTTTTTGGTTTGTAAATCAAATTTTGTATCATATCTTTAATTTTTTATTTTTTACACATTATTGTGTTTAGAACTCAATTTTACAAAATAGATACCAATATCATTTAAATGAAAAAATGTCATGGATTTGAAAAATTCTCATGACATTTTTACTGATATATTTTTAAAATTCTATTTTAATTCATTCTTTATAGGTTATTTACAAATTTATTAAAAGATTCATCCCAGATAAAACCTACACTTTCTATTACTTTTATATACTGTTCAGAAGGTACATCATAGGCAAGAGAAAGTTTACAAAACTTTGATGGTTCAAAGGGTGTTGGATTCAGACCACAATTCAAAAGAATATTGTCTGGAACTTTGAATGGCATTTCTAATAATTTATTTTTCTTTCTCCAATAAAGAATGGGTGTGATAACAATGATATCATCATCACTTTTTAATTCTGAAAATATAAAACTATTAGGTGAAAGAGGTTTAAATAAATCATCTTTCTCGAATTTAAAATCACATTTAGGACAATAATTTTCTTTTTCTAATTCACCACCACAAAATATACATTTTGGTGCATCTGGGGTTAAAGTATTATCTGAATCTTCAATCGAATCTTTTTGGCATTGTCTGGGCATATTGATGTCTTCATCACCTTTTAGATTTTTACTTACTTTATCTTTTTCTGCATCGTCTGTCTGCCAAGAAAATTTAAGATTATCTATCTCATCTTCATCATCGAATAAAGCATTTTTTATTCTTTTTGAGTTTTCTTCCCCAAAATAGGTCGTTTCTTTACTTTTTGCCATATATTTTATTTTTCATTTAAAATTATTTCATCGTTTCTAATATTCCTACAAATTAAAAACACTTCTTCTCCTTCTTCATATTCACCATTATATTCATTGATAGGTTTGAATGTTTCGATAATTTCATCAAATGTTTTACAAGATGCATCAATTACAAAAACATCGTTTGCTATTTTTAACGAAATCTTGAAAAATGGTTTAACATCATTTTCATTAAATTTACTTGGTGACACGTCATATTTTTCAACACCCCAAATAAATCCTTCATAAGCTAATAATTTTAAAGGATTTTTTATATTATTTAAATCGTAACCTAAAGATGCTAATCGTTTTGATGGTGATATTTTTAGTTTTTCATAACAATTTTTATAATAATCTTCGTATTTTGTGAAATTTCTACCAGATAAAAACAATTCTGGTAATTTATAATTTATTTTTTGATGTTTTGGTTCTTTAAATATTTTATAAAAAGGTAATAATTCAGGTATAGGTAAGCTTCTTAGATATTGAATGACATTTTTATAAACCCAACCATATATGTAGAAGTCTATATCAATTAAATGATAATATTGACACTCATTGGAATCCGCTGAATATTCTCTACCACAATCATCTTCATTTAAAAAATAAAAAACATTATAATAGTTGTTTTTTCGATTATTGATAAAATTATCATCAAACTCAAATAATTCTTGAATTTTTCTTATCCTTGAAAATAATTTATGTTGTTTTTCACTCACTTTACAACTTTTTTTAGGTTGAGATGCACGTAAATCATATTTTAAATACCATTTATCTCGACCTTGCATTTTTGTATGAATACCAAGATTATTTAAAAAACGATTTTTATCTGTTTCCCAGTTTCTACCAACATACACAGTTAGACTACCAGACATATCATCATAAAGACTATATTTATAATAAGGTATTGTAATAGTATTAAAAATTTCACTTCTATTTGAAAGGGAAATATTAAAATTTTCACCATTCATATAATATAGGTTAATTTCTTTGGTTTCCTCGTTAAAACTAAAAAACAATTCGATGTTTGGTATATTGAAATTTCTTATTCGCAGTTCATATAATAATTCATGATATATACGGGTTTTCATATCCGTATATTTAGACGGATTTTTTACATACTTAAAAGTCGGTTTTTTACCATGCAAGTTGATTAATACTCGTTGATTATCTAATGTTAAAGTATCAAACATAATTTTTATATTATTTTCAGAATTACTTTTTTGAATGTATTTCTATTTTATTACTACAAAAATAATTAAAATTATATTAAAAAAAAAAATCCCACGAATATTCGTGGGATAAAAATAATCAAACAATATGAATTAGTTAATCACCAATTATATGTTCTTTTTATATTCATTTATATTTAATTTGTTTGAAAATTCTTCAAAACATTTTCTCGAACAAAAATTATTAACCAATATTGTTGGCACTTTTAATATTTCATTAATATCAGAATTTTTAGCAGGTGTATATAATTTATTACAATTGATACAAATTAACTCTTTATCAATGTAATATGGTACAGTTCTATTCGGGTCTAATATTAAAGCTTTCATGTTGTTACTTAAATCTGAAACTCTCATTCTAAAATTTCTTTTATTTTTTCTTTTCTTAAAAATTTTTCATATTTTTGTTGAAATAAAACCACGAAGTCTTTAGCTTTGTGAATGGATTTCAACCATTAAAACTAAAACTTCCAAAATTATATATTTTTTCAATATTTTTAACTGCTGCATAAATTATTTTATTCGTTTTTGCTCCCTAATCAACTCTTACGTTGTGCATCACTACACAAGTCCACTCAATCTTTAGTTGAGGGGTAGTTGACCATAAAACAATGTAAAAACTCGTTCCAGAAATGAAACGAGTTTCAAAGAATAAACAAAAATCTATCTCCGTCTTAACCTAACTCCTCTTGTTTTTAACACATCTTTAACAACATGAATTTGAAAATCAGTATATTTGTCTGATTTTAGCATGTTTTTAAGTTTTTCGGTCGATTCTTTTTTCATACGGTTCACAACTCTTTCTGAACGAATTGGTGAACTTAATCTTCTTTCTAAAATCTCATTAATAATGACTTTTTGATTTTCATTATAATACTTAGACACTGACATATGGATTAAATCTTCGGTAGAATCTTTTTTAAATCTACGTATCCATTTTTCTGTAAGAATACTTTTTCTTCGTGTAAACATTTTTTTACTTTTTTTGTGAATAATTTTAGATTTTTCTTCAACTTGTATAGTTTTTATATTCTGCACATCCGAAAAAGTTTTATTTTTTATGGTATTTTTTTCTTTTTTTGTTTTTATCACTGTCTCATTTCTAAATGCATCATTAACCACATTCTCAACCACTTCAACAATAACATCAACTTGTTCAACAGTTCCAGCGATAACATCGGCAATATTATCGATAACATTTACAACTGTTTCAGTTTTATGTTTTATCTTTGGTGTTTTTTCAATTTTAGGTGAATATGTTTTACCAAAAATTATTTCTTGCCAATGTTCCACGAGCATTATCATCGCAAATGTATCGAGTTCACAATATTTTAGTAATGATTGAATAACACTATTACGTTCTATTTCACTCATTTGAGAGAATTGAATTTTAGCGTAAGCTGTCATAGCTGCACCACCATCCGATATTTTTTCAGCACTCACAAATGTTTCCACGATGGATGGGTCGATATCAACAAATGTTTCTGGAAGGGTTTTATATGGGTCGTTTATTTCACCATCTTTATAAGTCAACCAAGTATGATTTTTAAAATTTAAAGATTTTATTTCATCTGTTCCATAAAGAGGTAAAGTATATTTATTTTTTAAAAACTTACTCGATTTCAATATAGCTGGTAATACATATTTTATTGAGTTAGAACCATTAGTAAGTGGGTTGTAATAATAATCTTTTAATACACTCCACAAATCAACCATGTTTCTTTCACCAACCCAGTCCTCAATTTCTAACCTACCATATTCAACTGATGATGATTTATATGTTATTTTCTTAATAAAATCAATTAATTCGTCTTTATCTGGTTCAGAACTTTCGAATAGATTAATTAAAATGTGATTTAGGAATGTATTTTCATGAGGTGAATATCGAAAAATAGTTCCATTATCGACTTCTAATTGTTTTTTCAATTCACGTATAAATTCAATATTAGGATTGAAACCTATTTTTCTGTTAATATATTCACCAGCATGTTCAACACGACCATCTTCATACATAATGTGATGTGAAAATTGAAATGCAATACCTTCATATGGTCGTAAACCTGCATGAAATGGTATAGCTACCGTAGTGGTTTCAAAATCTATCATGTGATATGGATATTTCCATTTCAACATTTCATCTTTTAATTTTTTATCAAGAACAAATATGGTATTATCATTAGATAATGTTTTTACAATCTGGATTAACTGTCTATCTTTTTGTTCTATTTTTTCAGTTATTTCATTCATATATTCCTTACCATCTTCAATAGTTTCAACATTCTTATTGAATTCAGAAAGGTTTATTTTTTCCATTAAAATATTACCAGAATTGATTTGTTTATCTTTACCTCGATAATTCCAAATGTCCAGTACAGTTGATTTACCATAATTATTTTGTCCAACTATCGGACTATTTAAGAAACATTCTTTTTTTCCATCTTGCCAACCAAGTTTTTTTTCATCTTCAGTACAATGAAATTGACATTCACCACATTTTTTTCCAAGGTGAGTAACAAGTTTTTCATTCTTTTCAAATGATTCCATTAATAAAGTTAACCATTCATCAAATGTTCTCCCTTCTGTATATTCATAATTATCAATAATATCAACAACTGAATCAACGCATATCGGTACTAATATTTGTTCACCCAGAGCATCTTTACTCACATCACCATTGATTATAACTTTTGTGTTACCATTATCATCCTTGGTTAAAATAAATTTCTGATTAAGGTTATCAACTGTTGTAACTCTTGTTTTATCAGCCATCATTAAATAAGACTCGATGGCATAACGTGGAAATAATTTAGATAAAATCCAACGTTGATAAGCAACGTCATACATTTGGTCTAACCATTCGGCCTTAATTATACTTGCGCCTTTTTTGTTTAAAAATTGGTCGAGACCCAACTCATTAATAAATGATTTAGATTTAACCTCTATTAATTTTAAAACATTACCTTTTCTAATAAGTATATCAAATCTGGATATAAATTTCCCAAAAATTAGATTACCTTCAAATAAAGTTACATTTGATTTTTTAAGTTGTTTCAATACTTCTTTGAAGTTGTCTTCTTGACTTAACGAAGAATCAATTTCTATACCTGTCGGGTGATAACATTTGGCTAATTCACCAACTTGGAAACCACCTTCAGCAATAGCTTTTAAAAAGGGGTCTTCATTACGATTATCTTTGTAAAGATGATTGTTGGATGCATAGTACAATTTTGTACGGCAATCCAGTGCATTTTTAAATAATGATTTACTTAAATATTTTTTCATGATTAAATAATTAAATAATGATGGTTATTCCATCATCGCTCTAATTATTTTTATCATTCTTTCTTCGTTTTGTTTGAAATTTAAGTAATTTTTTTTGAGAAAATAAAAAGTTGGATTTTCTTCTTTAAGTCGTTTTATATATTCCTCGATTGAATCGATAAAATCTAAAATATACTCTGGTTTAGAATCGATAAAAATAGTCAGTATAAGTTTTTCATTCCTTTTTAAATAGGGCGTGTATTTATTATATTCATTTTTTAAAATATATCTATCATAATCCACTCCTTCATTTAAACACCACTCTTCTTTAGTTAAAAGAACCATATTTACTTCAACTATATCCTTGTCTAATTTTTTTATGCGTTCTAATATTTCTTCCGGTGTAATTGTTTTATTCATAATTAAATATTTAGTTAGTTACACCAAATCTAATTCTTTTATTTTAAAATACCTAAGAATATTATTACCATCTATAATAATTTTTCCTTTTATTACATCCATATTTGTGTAATATTTTCTTATTAATATATATTTTTTTTTATTTATCAGATGACTAAAAATATGATAATATGTATCATATTTAGCAACATCACCTATACAATAATTTGTTTCCTGAACCGGGTCGTTATTATTCCAAAAATACATATTCATTTCATATAATAAAACACATTCTAAATCATATATTAAAGTGCCTTTTTTAATGAAAATGAAAACATTATTATGTTTTAATTTTAAAAAATTATATGTAAGTTCCTTCATCATTTAATTATCTTTTATCCACATGATTTTCTTTCCGAGTTTTTTCGCAACAGCTTCAGCTATATTATTAATTGAACAACCTAAAAATTCTTCCCATTTTGTATTTGGATTCATTACACACGAATTTCCACCATCCGTTAAATATATTATATCACCAGAATAATCTACATCGAAATAATCCAGAAATTCTTTACATCTTATTAATTCTTCATCGGTCATTCTTCAAGTATATTTTTCAATTTTATTAATCGAGATAGTTTTTTATTATCATATTCATATACTGTTAAATAATTACTAATTATAGTTAACTCATAAGCTGTTATTATTTTTATTATTTTTTTCCTTTCACATAATTGTAATAATAAAAGATGATTATCAGATACCACATTTTTATTAAATTCTTTCGTTTCAAATTTAAAATTTGTTGTGATAAATTTCACATAAGGTTGTATCAACTCACCTTTTGGTATTAAAATTATAGTATCCGCAATTGATAGTGATTCAGTTGTAAATTCTTTCGGACATTCCATATTTTCATTTTTTCATATACCAATTTGGGTCTGGAAAATATTTTATTTTCTCGTAATGCTTAAACAATTTATATAATTGTTTCCAATCACGTTCTGGTCGGAATCCAGCTTTATCTTCCAGCATAATATTAAAATAAAATTTTTTCTCATAATAACCGAAGAACCCTTTTGTTGAATCTATCTCAGGGTTTTCATTAATATAATCAAAAATTATATTATTAGAAATAAAAATATTATTATAAAATTCTATTTCTTTAGGATATGATGATGTAGTCATGATTAATTTAATATCATCTCGTGCGGATAATAATTGCATGGTTTCCTTCGCATAAGGATAAAAATTAGCTTCTAAATAATCTTTTCTATGGTTTGGTAATAATATAGTACCATGAACATCGATAGCAAAATATGTTTCATACCACTCTTTCTTGAAAGAATGTTCGAACATTTTCTCAGTCCATTGTACTATATCTGATTTTTTATTCCAAAACATGTTTAGTTTTATTAGTTTTATTCTATTGTATTCATCTTAAAATTAAATGTTCACTCATCTATTTGAAATTAAGGTAAATAATTTTCGTTGTTGTGTCTGCCTGTATTTTGAAATGTTCACTCACCTACACGTTTTATCGTTAACACTTACGAGGCGTTGTGTCTACCCCAATTTTGAAGTGTTCACTCACCAGAATCTTTTATGAGTAATATCGGGCTGAGTTGTGTCTACCCTCAGTTTGAAATGTTCACTCACCATTGTTGATGAAGCATCTGATTTTGACCAAGTTGTGTCTACCCTCAGTTTGAAATGTTCACTCACCATACTACCCACTAATTCACTGATTTCTTGTTCATTAAGATGGTATTTCGATGATAAAATTTGATAGATTTTATAAAAATCATAATATAAAGTATGATTTTTTTTATTGTAATTAAAATAAACATATCTATCTTTTTTACCTAATAAAGTATCATTATACACCGTTGAAGCAAACCATTCAACATTCTTAATTACCTGCCATAAAAAATACTTTGGGCTTCGTGCTTCCTGTATTTTTTGTATTAATATATCTATGTTTTCTTCCATGATTATTTAATAAAATATCTTTCATCTAATGGGTAACACATGTCAATATCCAGTAGTATAAATCTTGTACCATTTATCTCTGAGAAATTATATTGATGAAAATGCCCATAAAACCAATATTTTATATTATTGTTAATTCTTAGTTTATCATAAATATATGTCAAATTTTTTCTATTTTCAATACAATCGACCATAATATTAGGGTCGCTATTTACCCACTTATTAAGGCCAGTATAATTTTCTGGATAACAAAAATCAGTGGCATCGTGCGTCACAACAACATCAATATTTTTTAAAGAATTTAATTTATTCTCATCTATATTAACAATTTCATCAAACCAATAATCTTTACCATCTTTTCTTCCTTTCCAAGATTTTTTGGTGACTAAATCACGTACATCGGGATTCGGTAATCTATCCACACTGATAGCTCCACCAATACCTAATATATTTAAATCATTTGCTTCGATTACAGTATAATCTGGTAAACATTCTATATTACTCACTTTAAAATTTTCCCTAAAATATTTGGGGTCATCGTGATTACCTCGGATAGCAACTAATTTATTATTTTTACTTTTAAACGAGTTATTATAATATTTTAATTTTTTATATTCTTCATGTTCAGTTCCAAACCCAACACCAAAATCACCACATACATAAAATAAAGAATTTTCTAATTCATATTCTTTTATATATTTTAAAAGGAATTTAAAATCACCATGAATATCCCCAACAAATATGATATTATCGTACCTCATCGAATAAAGTTGTTATTTTCTTCATTCTTTTTTTAGAAAGAATATAATTTTTTAATTGTATTGAGTCTTTCCATTCATTTTTAGCAATAAACCCAAAAGAATGAATACTATCTTTACCATACAGTTGACCCATAATTTGATTTGAAGATAATATATGATATTGTGTATTATTAATTAAATAATCATTTAAACTTTGGTCAATTATAACTTCAATATCTGTATTAAGACCCAATATAAATTCAATATAATCAACCCAATCAATAATTATATCACCAGAATTAAATTTGTGAATTTTATTTCTATACTTGACAAACAAATAATGATATTCACCTTTTTTAAGATGAATATATAGTGTATTATTGTACATAAATGTATATTACTCAATCGTTTCGATAGTAGCTTCAATTTTTCTTTCATTAAGACCTCTTTTCATAGGTAAAAGAGAATCTAAATCACCAACTTTAGCCTCAGTTTTTCCTTTATGGTGGGCAAGCATAGCAATCTGTTCAGCTTGTTCTGGTGTGTGGTCACAAATGTCCATTAATGATTTTACAACCCAATCGAAACTATTAACATCGTCATTATGAAGAATTAATCTATGAGATTTAACTGTCTCGTTTTTAATCTCGTTTAAAACCTCTTCAATTGTTTTGGTATTTTCGTTTTTTAACATTATATAGTTTTTTGTTTATATTCCAACTACAAATATATATTTTAAATATTGAAATAAAAAATCAAATATTTTAATATGTTTAATTATTTTTGAATTTCATATATTGTTTATATCCGACCAAAGTTCTTTAATTTTTTCTTTTCTGAGAGTTGATAAAAACTTTTCTTTTGCTATTTGTTTAAAATAACATTTATAATAAAGTGTTCTTTCGTTACAATTAGATTTACTAAATTTAACATCCGTGTAAATATAAATGGTTTCCACATCAAATTTATGATAAAAACATGATATGGTTTCATTAAATTAAAAAATTTAATAAGCATATTATTATCAGGAAACTGCAACACAATTTCATCTTCACGTCGAAGAATATTAAATGTTAATCCGGCTGTTAATAATTCTAAATCAATCATTTAAAATGTTTTTTATTTTAAACATTCTTTGTATTAAAATATTGTCAGTATTATAAACCCGCAAATAACTCATATGAATCGTATCGGGTGAAATATATTTTAATTTAGCGGATACTTCATAAAAATCATTTATTCTAAACAAAAAATTTATTATATTATTTGAATAAAAATATAATTTATTATCCATATCAACAAATGATATTAAATCATCTGTTATTATTATACATCTTAAATATAATTTTGCTCTTTTTATCATGAAAAAACCACTTCTTCATACAAATATACGAAAAAGTGGTTAAAAATATAGATAGTAAATAAAATGTTTATTTATCTCTAAAAAATTCTTTTAATTCTTCCAATGAGTAATTAATGAACATTTCTCTTATGAGTTGGAATTTTTGTTCATCAACAACATTTTCAACTGGTAAACACCATTCACATTCGCCACACGAACAAAAATTTGACATAATTTACAGTTTTAATTTATTTAAAAAATTATTAATTTCTTCTTCGCCATCAATATTTTTTTCAGTATCCACACCTCTATCTATTATCAATCTTGGTGGTGTAGAAGATTCATTTAAATCACCTATCAAAGTCACAGATTTTAGGTTATTCTTGATTAAAATCTCTTCTGTTATCTCAAAAGGAAAATTATACATATTTTTTAAAATTTAAAAGTGTTAGTAGGTATTTTTTTCTTACCTGTAAGTTTAGTTTCGGCTTTTTCAAGTAATTTAACTTTATCTGAATATTCTTTCTTTTCTGATTTAACATCTGATATATAAAGAAATTCAGTTATAGTCTCATTATTTTCATTATTATAACTAACTGCTATACATGGATATTTAGCCGGTTTACCATACTTTTTTAAAATGATATCCTTATATTCTTTATGAACTTTAGCTTTTGGTATAGAATTATCGGATAAAATATTATTATCTTTAACCATATAGTTAACAAATTCAACTTCATCTATAACAATCTGGCCTAATTCAAGAGCTAAAATAACATTTAATTTCATATAAAATATATTTTTTGTTGATTATATTACAAAAAATACATTTTGTTTTAATTGTGTTGAAATATTTTTATATTTCATTTAAAAAGAAACCTCTTAGTCTTTAGCTAAGAGGTTGTTGGTTCTCGTTCAAGAATTGATTCCAATTCTTTACTTTATTATTTTGTTCTTTTATTTCATCACTTGGTTCTTGATTAGTAGGTTTCTCTTTTTTTGGTGGAAATTTTGAAAATCTACATTTCCTACAAGGTAACTTACCATCTTTATTTCTCGCATCAAACCATTCTTGTGTAGTTTTGAATTTTTTACCACAATCACTACATACTACTTCAATTTTTTTTACTTCATTTTTTTCCATGATAATTTGTTTTTTTTTAGTTTATATATTTAATTTTTAATGTTATAAATTAGTTAATTATAAAATTTTTTGAATATCTTGATATAATATTTTTTTTAACGCATTACAGCTTTTCGACATAAATCTTATACCCTTATTTTTTGCTAAATGGTAAGGTATATCAATATTATTAAATTGAGATTTAGTAATATCCAATATTTTACCAGTTTCTTTGTTTTCTAAAAAATAATGTTTACCATTATAAGGTAGGAATTCAGTACTTGTAATTTCTTTAAACCACCATTTTTGAGATTTACCATCTAAAAAATAATATAATTCAGAAGCTAAATAACAAAAACCAGTTAAATGACTGTCAGAAGATTTATTAATATTATACCAATAATCACCTAAAAAATCATTTTTCAAAAGTAGTTTTACATCTTCCCGTTCAAAGGATTTTATTATAATATCAATTAATGCTTGATTAATAGTTTTGTCTTTATTCATTTTAATTTTTTTTGTTCCATAACTAACTATTGTTTTTTTTCTAAAAAATGAACCAAAATATCCCTTTTAATAAACTCAGGGTTTGTTTCAAAAACATATTTTTCAAAACTCGGATAATCATATTTATCTTTTATATAAATTCTAAATGATTGTATAAATGCAGCTAAGGCTTTTTCTTTCAAACCAGTTATCAACATAACAATGTTTCCATTGAATTTATCTTTATTAACTTGAATTACATGTTCTTTTTCCTTAATATCTTTTATAATATTTAAGAAATTCAAATCGGTGAAGTAATTATCGATAGCTTTATAAACATTATCTTTATCTAAGAAAAAGTTCATAGTATAAGTATCTTGATATTCTTTATTTTTAGAATATTCGATTATTTCATCATAAATACCACTTCGTTTGTTTTGTTTTTGAGAAACAGATTCATATAATTTTGGTGTGAAATATTTTGATGTTAAAATGAAATCAAATATATCATTCTTAGTTTCAAAACCCTGTTGATAACGAACATAATCTAATCCAACAAAATTTAAAACTGTTTTAAAATCAAGTGTTAATGGTATGTTACCAATATTTCTAAATTGGTTATTGATGACGGTATCATATTCGAAATATAAACCATCCCAGCCATATTTTATATTAAATTTTCTGTACAACCGTCCCAATAATACGGATAAATCAACCCACGAATAATAATATTTAGTTGTTTCGTAGTAATTAGGTTTAGTTGTTATAAAATCAATTTGAGTATCTTTATAACAAATAGAATGAATATTAGTATTCCGGTGATATTGAGTTTTATTAATTTTGAACAAATCAAAAATATTTTCCTTGTCAAATGGTTTAGGAACAATAATATCTAAATCACCGAATGTTTGTTTATCTTTGTAATAATATGGAATAAAAAATTCAATGTTGTTTGAGTTTAGTATTCCAGCAACATGATTTTTATATTCTTCGAATTCACATCTACTTATACGCTTGGTATTAAAAAGATTTCCAGATGACATATATTAATTATATATTTTTACAATATTAAAAAGAATATTAGAAATAAAAAAATTATTTTTTATCAAAATCATTCAAAAATTTCTTTTCTTCATCGTTTAAAGAATTATAACCATTATTTTTTACTTTATCAAGAATTTCATCTAAAAAAATTTGAGGTGATTTTTTAGTTTTTTTAGTTTTAATTTGTCCACTTTTTTCTATATAATCAAGTAATTCATCAACATTTTCAACACTTAAAATTCGATTATTATATCTTTGAGTGTAATCTTCAGGTGTGCCCTTATAATTTTTTTGAATAATATAAATTAAAAGTTTTTCAACAAGACATTTATTTTCGATTAATGTTTTATTAACATTCTCAATATATGTTTGTCTCTCTTTGTTTTCAGCTTTAATCACTTGGTAACTTTCCAAATATGGTTTAGCTTCTTCTAAAATTTTATCTTTTTCTTTTATTTTATTTTCATAATCGTTTATTTTCACTTGATTTTTTACACTAATATCAAATATAATTTTATATTTTGTATAAAAATATAAAATTATTACTATTAATAAAACTATAATTATATTAGTCCACATTATTATTGTAAGTTTATTAATTTTTCAATATTTTCTTCAACATTAGTTTTCAACAAATCTAAAGCTAAATGTACATCATCTATCTTTTCATTTACAGAATTCTTAATTTTATCAGTAGCTTTTCGTTGAACTACATCATCAAATTGTTTTTGCATCTCTAAAAGAGCTTCAAATGGATTCACTTCAACCCCGTTTATTAAAATTTGAATAGAATGTGTCCCATCTAATTCACCAGATTCATCACGAACACCACTTTCAGTTATTTTATTAATAAATTCTTCTTGTGAAGAACCATCTGGACTTTTAGAAATCGTTGTTAAAAAAAACCATTTGAAAAAATCACTCATCTGTTCCAAATCAAAGATATATTTTTCTTCCATATTATTAAATTATTTTTTAATTATATGAATAAAAAATCATTTTGTTTTATAATTATGTTATTTCTTCTATTTTTTTTATGAGTATATTACTAATAATTGGTTTACGTATATGATATTTTATTGGAAATATATCATCTCCAAAATTAGGTATTTCATTTTTTTCAAGTGCTGTTAACGCAACAATTTTTATATCAGGTTTAGCAGTTTTAATAGCATAAGCAGCTTCTACACCATCCATCTCAGGCATCATAATATCCATTAAAATAAGGTCATAATCATTTTCCAATGTTTTTTTAACACCGTCTGAACCATTATTAGCTAATTCTATTTTATACTTAGTTTCATCTCTAAGAATCATTTTAACTAAATTTTGTAACGTTCTGTCATCCTCAATATATAATATTTTCAATGGATTCATCAAAACACTTTTTTTATTTTTATATATTAAAAATATAATATGTTTTGTTTTTAAAACATGAAAATTAATATATAAAAATAAAAAATAAATGAGTTTGATATATTTACAAACTTTTGAACAATATAAATACAAAGAAAATATTAATGAAAACTTCTGGAAATGGTTCGGAAACTCAAAAACAATCGAAAATGGTAAACCTATTGTATTATTTCATGGTACAAATCAGAATTTTAATTCATTTGATATAAAAAGAATTGGTTATAGTAAAGGTAATTATGGACATTATGGTTATGGTTTTTATTTTTCAGATGATATTAAAGAGGCTGAAACCTATGGTAAAAATATTCTCGAATGTTATCTAAAAATGGAAAATCCGTTCACTGCGACTGATGAAGAACTTTTGTTGTTGAAAAATAATGGTGTGAGAGGTATTCCAGAAATAGTTATTAAATCAATAAATTATGATTCTCTATTTAAGGAAGTTGAAAATATAGACAAAAATGCTTCCATTTTAATGAGTTACATAAAAGATTTTAATCTCGAAATCGCTTGGGAAAAATTCACAGAAGAAAAACGTGTAATAAAAGATTATTATAATGATTTATCAAATTATACCGAAGAATTTACAACTTTAAATAAATATGTTGATGGTGTACCAGATTATGTTTTTGATTTTTTAACTGAAATTGGGTTAATCTGGATAATTTAATTTACAATAAAGGGTTTGAACATCACATAGCATTTCACTGGATAACAGATTTAGGTAATTATAGTCAAGAGATAACTGATATTGTTAAAAAATTAGGATATGATGGTATTATATATGGTTCAGAATATGTTATATTTGAGGCCAATCATATTAAATCAGTAGATAATGACGGCACATGGGATATAGATGATGAAAATATATTTTCTTAATCATTTTTTAATAAATTATAAATTTCATATTTTTGTTCCAATCTATCTACATATTTTTTTATTATTTTACCATGACATAATTGTCTTTTATTACACCAACATCCTAATTTTTTATACATCAGTTCGGGTAAAGAATCCAGCAGTTCTTTATTACTAAGTAAACATTCTTCAATTTTTTCTACTGCTTCTTCTCTGGTATCAACTATAAATTTAGCTAAACTATTCGGATTGTGTGAATACGGATTTCCCCATTTAGATTCTTCCCCAGTATTCGGACATTTACCTCGTCCAATATAAATATCATAATTTTTGTTTTTCTTAATATTTACAACTTCACACATCAATGATTCTTTTATTTTTATAATTTGGGTGTTGAAATGTTCAATCACCTAAATTGTATAAAGGGTATACCATAGGATTGTTGTGTCTACCTTCAGTTTGAAATGTTCACTCACCTTGGCTAACACACTCATCACAGAACCTTGTGTTGTGTCTACCTTCAGTTTGAAATGTTCACTCACCATACCACTCACTAATTCGTTAGCTTTCACTTCATTAAGATGATATTTCGACGATAAAATTTGATAAATTTTATAATAACTATAATATAAAGTATGATTTTTTGTGTCGTAATTAAAATAAATATATTCATCTTTTTTACCAATCAACCAATTTTTATATTTCTCAGAAGCAAAAAATTCAACGTCTTTAACAATTTGCCATAAGAAATACTTAGGGTTTCGTGCTTCCTGTATCTTTTGGATTAGTATGTCAATATTTTCTTCCATGAATTATTTATTTAAGAGGTTTATAAGCAGTCATCTCTCCATCTTTCCCTATTGGTGTTAAATAAGTTTGAAAATAAGCCAATGGGTCTTTTAATTCATCATTATATCTTATTTCATAATGTAAATGGTCACCAGTACTAAGTCCAGTAGAACCAACTTCACCTATCACCTGACCTTGTTTAATATATTGACCTTTTCTTACTTTTATGAATTTTAAATGTGCATATAGGGTTTCATACCCATTTCCATGATTAATAACAATTTTATTACCATAACCTAAATTAGAATGTATAATAATATCGACTGTACCAGATGCGGTTGCAACGATTTTACTACCACTTTTAGCAGATATATCAACACCATCATGAAATATAACTTTTTTATAAAATGGATGAAATCTTAAACCAAAAGTAGAAGGAATATATTCTACATCTTCGGTTCTTATAGGTTGCATTAACGGTATATTTGAAAAATTAGATGTTCCTTCCTGCTTCATTAATTTTTTTAATTCACCTTTAGATACCATCATCGATGATAAAATTTTCGAGGCATAAAAATATTTTCTATTCATATCAGCTACACCACCAGTGTCATCTTTATTAATAAAGATATTAACATCATAAACATCATTGTTTTTATAATTAACTGTATCTATACCTAATAATTCTCTATACATATCATTGTCTTCATCTACGAAAATATTAATTTTAGATAAAAGTTCATCATATTTTTTATCTAATTTATGTATTTTAGTTTCCAAATAAATATTTTGAGAAAGTAAATACGCCGACGTATCTGTAAATTTAACAGAAGAAGAAATAATAGTAATAATAGAAAAAAGACCAATTATAGACAATACGTTTTTAATAAAAACATATGTAGAAGAACTTATTCTTCTGAACATGTTTTTTAAAAAATTGTTTGTTTTCATATTTTTTATCTTTTTTGAAGTAAAAATCACATTAATTTAATGATAAATATAAATTAAAAATTAATTCATAACTCTTATGAGTACCTATAATCACACCTTATCTTATTTTAAAGATATTCCGAAATATATTAGAAAAATTCAATTCTCATCTGTTGTATATATTATAAAAAAATATCACATCATTCCAATTTTTTAAACATAACATCTACCTTATTGGAAACCAGTTCTCTACCTTTCAAAAGTTGCGATTTTATCGTAGAAAGATTTATTCCTAAAGCATTTGATATTTCCTGATATTGCATACCTTCAATTTCCCTCATGATTAAAACTTTTTTATACTTTTCATATTTGATTGGTAAAGTATAAATAACGTTTCGTATTATTTCAGCCTTTTTTTCAGTCAATATTTGTTGATTAGAGTCATCATCACCAGAATCACACGGTATTAAATTTAATAGATTGACACCACTATCTTCATCATCATTTGAATTATTAGCATTATTTTCAAACGACACAACATTCATTCTTTTTTCGTCTTTAAAAGATTTTTTTACAATATTTTCAGCAATTCTATATAACCAAGTATTGAATTGTGATTTTTCAGGATTATAAGACTCTATTTTTTCTAAAGCTTGTATAAAAGCTTCATTCGCAAATTCTTGTGCAGAATCAAGACTTTTAGTGTATTTAGCAAGATGCCAACTCAAATTATTAAAATGTTTATTATAATACTTTTTGAAAATTACACCTACTTTATTTTCAAATATTTTTTCACATTTATTTTGAATATTATTTTCTTCGAACAATGTGAACAATATTTCTATTATTCTATCTGTTTCCCGACAAATAGCACCAGCATCTTTATTAGAAAACATGTCCATATATTGATGAAATATGTCTAAGGTATTTACGTTAAAATCCAAACCAGATTCCAAGAATGTCTCTGGTGTCTTTAAACTATATATTAAAATTTCTTCCTTGATATTTAAATTTTTACGAACTCGTCTATTCAAACCAAGTATTTTTTGTCTTTCACCTAATTTTATTTGACCATTAGTATCATAAGCTAATAATTTATTTACAACACTTCTATAAGGAAGTTTTTCATTTTTTAATCTTTCTATTGTATTAACTTGCCTTTCAATTGCTTTAGGAAATAATTTCAATTTATCCGAAATTGTTTCTATTTTTGTAACATATGAATATTTACTATGTTTAAATCGATGAGATGTATGACTATTATTATAAGTAATGAAAGATTTGCTATTATTTTCCCGAAATATTAACCCCATATTTAATTGAGATGATATTTTACCATTAACAGAATCCGAGAAAGAAATAAGTTGGGTATAATCTTCACTATTAATATATAAAGGTTTGCATATAAAACTTAATTCGTATTGTCCATCATCATAAACTGAAAATGAATATAACATTGGGTTAATTTCGTTTTCTTTAAATTTTTTAAGAATTAAATCATTGAATACTGGATGTTGGAAAAGAAGTTTTTTATGAGTTGATTCGCATTTCGCAATTTCTATATCTTCAAAAGTAATATGTAATATTTTTTTTCCTTCTTCAATTTCAATTCGTGTTTTTAAATTAGTTAAAATATGTTTTAATTCTCTGCTATTATATGTCCCTGAACGTTCAAATGTTTTTCTCATAAGGTTTATTTTTAATTGATAACTTACGCTTTTAGTTCATTTTAAGTAAATAGTTTACTTTTTTTAAAAAAATATTTTTATTTTTAAGTCATAACCAAAAAACTTAATATTATATCTATGTTTATCAACTCACATCTTTTATTTATTTAATTGTTAATTAATCAAATAATATATGTTATATTATCACATAATTATTTTTTATATTTTTATTCTTATTTATTAAATAAACACAAAATAATTTAATTTAAAGTTGTTTGATTATCACACAACCTCTATAACATTTTCATGTTATATTTCACAAAATAATAAAGGAAATTATTTTTCACCAGTGAAACTTTTAGAATCACAAGTTTTTAGATTAATTTTTTATCAATATTGTATCTATAATATTCACATTAATTTTAAGAGTGAAACAATATGTTAATTTTTTAAGATGGTATCTCTTACTCCAAAGGTAAAAAAAAAACCGATTCTCACAAGAAGAATCGGTTTTTAATATTTTTATTTTTAAATATTATATTTTATCAAGGATTTCAACCAACCTACGACATTCTCTTTCAATAGTTGTTGAATCTCTATGTGAATATATCTCAGTGAAAAGATTTACAATTTGTTTAGCATTCACTTTAATGTCAAAAGAACTTTTAAATAAGTCTTTTGGGTGATTAAGCAGGTCAAGTTCACGAGTTGTAATATTCATTACTTCTGGTATTCGAGCTTTCAATAACCTTTTATTTAAAGCCCTGACACGTAATATATCTGAAGGTTTAATAACACCATCTTCATCTTCCCTTAGCATTTCCCGATAAAGAGCCTTTAATGACACATCACTGTGTTCAAGCTTTTGAAGATGAGTAACCTGTTTATCAATGATGATATTAAATTCCGGTAATATATCAACAAAATGATTTAATCTATCTGGTAGTGATTTGTAAAAATGACGACCCGATACTGACGCATTTTCATTTTCAACTGAGATAATAACGGGTGCATTGTTAGCTTCACGTATAAGACCAATATTCATTTGCAACGCTCTCGATTTATCAGAAGAATTAACAAGGTTGAACATTTTGTAATAAATGTCATCACCAACTTTCACAACACCACCCACAAGACGTATTTCTTGTGCACCACCATTTATACGAAAACTATATTTTTCTGGTGAAAAATAACGATTAATGGTTTTTATAATATTAATTGCAAATGTTTTGAAATCAAAAGACCAATATTTTTCAGATACATCCACAACAGCTAAAACTCTATGGTCATATGAAGTTTTTACTGTAAGTTTTTCATGTTGAATTTCAAATTTATCGGCTTTATCCAGTACATCCTCTTGTATGTATGGATATTCAAGTATTTTTTTTGATTTCATGTTGTATATTTTTTTAGTGAATAATAAACATAATACAAAAATATATCAAATTATTCGTTTAAAATTATATAGTTTCCCGGTAATTTCTTTTGGTTTATTGGGACGTGTAATTGAAAATACTTTTGTATCTATAATTTCCCATCCCTCACTGGTCAAAACGTATAAAATTTTATCAATTTTATCAAACTCTGACACTTTAAATTCGATATTTGTAAATAGTTCCATATAATTTTATTTATTAATCAATACAAAAATATATCAAATTATTCGAATAAAAAAATATTACAATACTTTTTTTAATATTAAAAAAACCGCCAATTAAGCGGTTTTTATTCATTCAGAAGAATTTGTATTTTTTTCTTCCTCAATTCTCTCAATTCCATCAATTTAATGTCTCTATAATATGTTTCAATGGTTTTAATATTCAATTCAAGTTGATTTTTTAGAAGCTATTATACTAGTTCGTGCTACATCAGAATCATATACGAAAAAAATATTATTCATTTAAAATGTTTTTAATTTTTTCTTTTCGTTCTTGAATTAATTTTTTTTCAAATAATCAGCATGAAAACTTTTCAAACATTCTTCCATACCGCTCATATTAAATCTATAACTATAATGTTTTATTATTTTATTCATTACAAATTTCTTTTAGTTTTTCTTTACGTAAATTTAAGAATAAATGTTTAATTTGCATCTTGTCATTATTGGATAAATACATATTTTGTATATCTGGACTATTATAATTTCCAACACTATTAAAATATAAAAGATTATATATTGAACAAATTGCACCTTTATAACCTTTTATTTTAATTTTATATTGTATCAATCCACTTAATTTTATTTGTTGATATACATATGGTAAACATATTTTAATTCTATTATTTTTTATTTTATTGCCTATTATATATTCATTTAATACATTATTTAAATGTATAACCAAACCATCCATATCCATATATAAAGCTTTATTACAATATCTTTTGCAATACTCAGTAATAAATTTTTCAGGTGTATTATTTAATATTCTATTCGTAGTAACTACATAATAGTGTAATCCTTGAAAATATTTATTATCTAAGTTCATCTCCAAATATTTGGTCAAGTTTTTTTTTTCGTAGTTTAACTTTAAGTTCTCTTTTAAATTCTTCACTTGTTGGGAAAATTGTTACTTTTCCGCTTTTATATTTTTTTGGGTCAAAAAAATTATCTTTAGTTTTCATATCAAATTTGCAGTTACCAACCATTTTTAAAAATATAATCAACAAATATAAATAAAAAATGGGAATTTTAAACTCCCATTTTTAATTTTGTAAATTATAAAAAATTATGTTGTAAAAATAAAAATATTCATCTGTTAGTCTTTTGGTCGCATATTTTAATTTGGTTTTAGTCTTTCGAGATATATCAATTAGACCTAATCCAGCTCCACCCTTTTCAGTATATCCCACATCATTTAATACATGTTTATAAAAATCATGTAATTGTTCTTCATCTAACGAATTTATTTTATCGATATGATATTTTATTTTTTCGAAATTATCTTTACTTACTATATTACCAGTAAACATCATAATTTGATTTTCCTGTTGATGAATAACAAAGACTGGTTCTATATTTTTTTCACAGGTTTCGTCATGATGTTTAAGAACATTTTGTACTAATTCGACTGCCACATAATTTAATTTTTTCTTATCTTTTATATCAAAATCTGATAGACTTTCCTCTATTTCATTATAAGGCAGTTCGGGTTTCGAAAAAATAGAGTTGTTTTCATAAACAAAAACCCCATTTTCAATATGCTCATATTCTTTTTTTAAGAATTCCATATGTTTATTATATTTCACTATTTAAAATATTCATTTTTTATTTATATCCAATATATATAAATATTGTTTTAGTTTCTTTTAGTTTTTCTACGAAACCTTTATAAAAAAGTCATTATGCTTTTATGAAAGTGTATATTTTCATATATGAATGATTAAAATCTGATGAACTGATGATTTATATCATCATAAAATTAGCATTCGTTAAGTTGTACTTTTTAGCAAACTTTGAATATAATTTAGAATATAACTGTAAAAAGAATTGTAATAACCGATGAGAAAACAACTGAGAGAATTCCGAATATTATGTTTTTTACCAGACACTTTAAAATATTTAACCGAAACAAACACCATAAATTTTAATGGTCAAGATTTAAAAACTTCATATTTAGCCCACATTATCAATGAAATGATAACTAAATACACGTTCAATGGTGATTATATATTTCCAATTTGGTCAAAAATAATGCAAGGTTTATACGGCAAATTTTATAAAAATTATATTAATTACTTAGTTAATACCGGATTTATGCATGAATTTGAAAAACATAAAATGGGTAACATTTCAAAAAGATATATGATGAACTTGGATTTCCTTGCAAATTCTAAAATTAAAAGATATCCATTTTATGATATGTTCCTAAGAAGAAAACTTGACGATAAAAACGCCCATTATAATTTTACAGATTTAAATCAATCAACTATTTTCGAATCCGTTAGAATTAAATTAGTTTCTGACTTAAATCATGTTGAAATTGATTCTAAAAATGCATTAGATTATCTTATTGAATTGAAAAATAAAAATATAATAAATGATAATTCGTTTTTAAAAAATCATATATCAATCATGCAGTTATTTGAAAATGATTTATTTTACAAGTTTGACGGGTTTGGTAGATTTCATTCCAATTTCACAATCTTAAAAAAAGACATCAGACATCAATTTATTACAATTGACGGTGAAAATATATCTGAGATTGATATTAAAAATTCACAACCATTATTTTTAGGTGTACTTATTAATGAAAAATATAATTATAATCCTCCTGAAAAACTCAAAGAATATATAAATTTAGTTGAGAATGGTTTATTATATGAAGATTTATTAGCGAAATGTAATGGTAAAATTATATCAAGAGATGAAGCCAAAATATTTATGTTTAAAGTTTTATTTGGTAAAAATAAAGAGTATTATAAGGAAAATAAAATATTTAAGTCAATATATCCAGAAGTATTTGATTTCATTAAAAAATATAAAAGTGAAACGGGTTCTTATAAAAGTCTTTCTCATTATTTACAGAAAAAAGAAAGTGAATTTATTTTTAATAAAGTAGTTAATGAAATACTATTTAGACACCCTGAAATACATTTATTTACAGTACACGATTCAATATCATATCCATCCAAATATAAAGAACAAGTTGAAGAAATTTTTTATAAACATAGAAATCATCTTCTTAATCAGTAAGTATCTGAGTTAATTTAAATTTTCTCAGTAAAGGTAAGTATTCTGGTTCTATATATTCTTCTGTTAAAGAATTATTGATATATTCAAAATAAAAAGCTGTCACTATTTCTTTTATGAATATATTCTCATATGAATTTTTACTATTTTTTAGAATAATATCTTTTAATATTAAAACTGATGTAGCTTTTTTATAACATCCCCAATTATCATTTTTTATATAACAATATATGGCATATCCAGTTTCATTATGACATGCTATATCAATTTTTCTTGAAATTTTGTGTATTTTTCTTTTAAAAGATTCTAATTCATTTAAAAAAATACCATATTTAACATCAAATGCTGTACATTTTTTTGAGTTTATAAAACGCCCAAGTTCAGTTAAATTGTAATTTAAATTTTTTCCCCTACCACTAATTTTCACGTAAACAATAGTGTTATCATTAATATTTGGATTATCAAATTTAATATATGATGTTACTAATGGAAATATTTTATTGAAATATTGTTTCAATTCGAGAATAGTTATGAAAGTATTTCTTGTTTCATGAGATTTTTTAGTAGAAAGACGGATTCTCCAATAGAAATCTATATATTTTTTATATTGTTCTCTATAAGAAGTTTCTTCTTTAAAATAATAATTATTTTCCTTCTTCACGGATTCATCATCAAAAAATCTCAATATGATAGTATCATAATACATATACAAAATTATTTATAGCAAAATTATATAGAATATTTTTATATAAAAAATTAAATATATAAAAAAGAAAAAATTACTGAATTTTAAATTAATATATAAGTGAAAGAAATAAAAAATAATTAAAATACTATGCCAATAAGAGACTTAGGTAAGTACAAACGCCCCGGTATATTCATCGAAGAATTTGATAACTCATTAGTTGAGCTTCCAGTGCAAGACGTTTTAATAAATCTTGTACCCGGTTTTTCTCGAAAAGGAACAATAAATAACCCAGTCTATGTCGATAATTCAAACGATTTTGAAAAGATATTTGGAACACTCGATAAACAGTTAGAAAATAAAGGTTCATTTTTCCATAGAACAGCTTTAAAAATGTTAGAAACTGGCCCTATTTGGGCTTTAAATTTATTAAAAACTGATGCCACTCGTGATAAGTTGCAATGGAAATCTGTTTCTGTATCTTCACAATATTTTAATGGTTCATTAAATCAATCTGCTTATGAAAGATTTTTTAATCGTCAAGATTTTTGGAAAAGAGATGATGAATCATTTCTTGATGTTGTAAATGACACAAGTGATGATACAGAAAGGTTGTTACATATCACCAACATGGGTGATAAGACTTTTACCACATTTATGTTCAAATCTTCAACAAGTGGATTTGATGTAACAGCTGAAAACTGGTACGGTGGTTTATTAAATGTACCAGAATTTATCAATTCTAAAGACCTTATATCAGATTATTTGATAACAGTTCTTGTAATAGGCGGTGATTGGACTGATTATAATACTTTAAGTGTTGATACAACTTATAGTAAATATTTTTCATCAACTGGTTTGATGAAAGATAAAGTTCAGGATTTCGTGAACAATAGAAATGTGTCTATTTTAGCAAATTATGATGTATGTTTAATTCCAAACTTTAAAGATAAGTCTGGTCGTGATATGTATATTAAAAATGTAATAAATAATGATACTGATAAAACAGGTTTATTCTGTGCGTACAATGAAGACTTATTATTAGGTGCAGATTATCCAGAAGGAAAAATAGATATTATTGGTAACACATTAGTTGATACTGACCAGACTGAAATCGATTTTCTTTCTTATAAAGAAACATTAAACGAAGATGTTACTTATCCACAAAAATATCTTGATTCATCAGGAAATGTTTTTGGTATGGGTAGTATTGTAAGTTCAACTCCATCAAATAGAACAGACAGTTTTAATAAATGGACTACTTATAATTTTAATTATTTATCAGCAACTTCCGGTACAACTAATCATACAATTAAATTTAACGTTGTAACTGCTGATGCTTATTATGTAATAACTGGTTCGAAAATAACTTTTACAGGTGTCGGTGATAATTTTTATGATACATTACTTGACCCACTTGTAAATAGTGAAGTTAAACGTTATGACCACCTTTATTTAACATCTGATAATACTTTGGTTAATATAATAAAAGGTTCTGAAATTCTTTCAGGTGATACTACTACATTACCATATTATAATGTAAACAACGAAGACACAATTCATCTTGGTTATGTTGAAGTATTAAATTCAAGTGGTGTAACAACATTAACTTATCATCCTGTAACAGTGGATTCATCTGGTTACGTTCCAATAACAATAACCGCTGTTGGTAGTGGCACAGCTGGTATCTATATATCAGATACAACTGACCCATTAAATACTGGTGATACATCAATTACTATTGAATTCACAGGAACATTAGGAGTTAAGAGTCTGACAAATTATGCTGATTTAAGAATATATAAAATATATGATGATGTTGCTGAAAATATTCAAAGTGGTAAAGCTGTTATTATATCAACTGCTGTTAATAGGTTTAAATACACAATTGGGGCTAATTATCTTATCACTGACTGGTCAACAACCGAAAATGCAAAAATTAAAATTTATGTTGATACAGTTGCAAATTATGTAACAACTGGTAGTTTATTATTATATTATGTTGATGATGAATTTATATTAGGTAATAATACTAATCAGGCAATAACAAGATATGAAATGTTTAATGGTTCTGATACTACTGGTATTGTAGCTAAATATTCAACATTCTATCAAAATTATGTTGATGGTATTATCAACGCTCTTGACTATTTTGTTGTAAACAATGTAGACCCAACCATGTTCGGTGTGACTAAAGTTTATATCAGACCATATTTAAGAAATAATATATTAACGGTACAGTTCGCAGGTTCAAAAGAACCAGATTCTGGTTTAATTACAACAGCAAACTGGTCAACTGCTATGCCATCTGGTTATGGTTCAGAATTAATTATATGGTCAAATAGGGGAAATTATCAACAAACAATCGAAATTGAAAGCTTTACAGCTACCGATTTCTCTAAGATAACCGAAATAAAAGTTGATAAAAACCGTTATTCTGAAATAACTATTGGAACATATTTAGAAGGATATTATGATACAACAGATATTGAAATAGCTGCTGGTTCTGAAATGCCACGTAAAATGGTAAGAATTATTAAAACTGCTATTGATTCAGTTGACGCAAGTCTTAAAATTCTTTATGCAGACGCACCAATTAAAGTGGTTGATAATGACTTATCAGGTACAACTGATTATATGACTACTGCATATCCTTCAATTGATACTTATGTAACTGAATATAAAGGTGTTGCGATACCACCATTTAAAATTAGTCAGGATTCTATACCTAATGGTACTGAAACTCGTCAGGAAGAAATTCTTTCTGTCATCGGTAAAAATGCCGACACCTCTTTATCTAAAGGTTTGATTAATAAAAATAAAATTGCTTGGAGATATTTAGTAGATTCATTCGGGCTTGGTTTAGTTGACGGTTCAAAACAAGAATTAATGTCACTTTGTGGTAAAAAATTAAACTGTTTTGGTTTCCTTAACATGCCTTCTGCACGTATGTTTAGAAAATCTACTAACCCAAGTTTTGTTAATGATGATGGTTCATTGAGCTTAACCTTTGTAAAACAAGGTGGTGATTTGGATAAAAACCCATCATTCTTATACTCATTTGGTCAAGGTGTAGGTGAATCGTGTGTTGGATACTTCTTTCCTTATGGAAACGACACTACATCCGGTGTTGAGAAGTCGTGTCCTCCGGCAATGTTCGTGGCTTCTACATATATGCAAAAACATATAACCTCGACAGCTGGTATTCAAGCATGGACAATTTGCGCTGGTTTGAGTAATGGTAAAGTGTCTGTCGGTGGAACTGAAATGGACTTCACAAACGAAGACCTTGAAGACATGTATGAAATGGGGGCTAACCCAATCATTCGTGATATAAACAATGGTTTCTATATTAATTCGGAAAGTACGGCACAAATGAACCCTATAACTTCTTTAAGTTATATACATTCAAGAGAAGTGTTGATTGAACTTGAAAATTCTTTGTATAATATGTTGCTTCGTTATCATTGGAAATTCAATACTCCTACTGTACGTGCCGAAATTAAATACCGTGCAGATAAAATTTGTAAAGAATTCCTCGATGCTAATGCCTTATATGATTTTAGAAACGTAATCGACGACAGCAATAACACGAAAGACGTAATTGACAATCAAATGGGCATATTAGATACTTTTGTTGAGATTGTTAAAGGTCTTGGTATTATCGTTAATAATATAACAATACTTAGCACAGGACAAATTTCTTCTGGTGGATTTAATGCTGCTTAATGCTTAATACTCAAATAATAAACGGAAAAGGTTCAGAAATGAACCTTTTTTGTTTTTATTATATTATTAATATTATCTACTAATAAATTGAATTGAATAATTTCATCACTGAAATATTCTTTTTGATTTATTCTAATGAATTTACACTCAAAATTATTTTCAATGTATGTTTGTCTTTTAATATCAATTTCTTTTTGTTTTTTGTAAAAATGTTTTGGTTCATCCCATTCTAAAACAATATTATATCCTTGAATAAAACCATCTACAAAATATTTATAAAATTGTTTCTCACCGCCGTTTAATGCGTGTTGTATATTAATATTCAATTGTTCAGCTATTTCATCAAATACACATATAGATAACGGATTATATTTTGGAACATATTTAAATATAAATTCCCCATATCTATCAATATTCGTTTTAATCATTTTACAAATGATATTTTCATCTTTAAGGGGGTTATTAACACCATATTTTTTTAAACAAGTTTGTTTTAATTTTTCTTTTATATTTTCATTTTTAAGAGGAACTGTTACACCATAATTATCATATAATGTTTTTAATGCTTTTTCTTTAATTATTGAATTACCCAGTGTATAATGACAACCATATTTTTTAATATTAGTCTCTTTTATTTTATTCTTAATATTTTCGTTTTTTGCTGGATTATCAACACCATATTTTTTCAAATTAGTTCTTTTAATTTGTTCTTTTACTGTGTCTAATGTTAAATTACATTCAACACCATATTTCATGAGATTAGTATTTTTTATTTTATTTTTCACTTCTTCATTTTGACTAGCACTTTCAAATCCATATTTTTTAATATTAGTTTTTTTCTTATTTTCCTTTATGGTTTCATTTTTAGATGGATTGTCAACACCATATTTTTTAATATTAGTATCTTTAGTTTTATGCTGTGAACATTTTTTAGAACAAGAAAATTTATTTTGACGAGCAAAATTTCTATTATAATTAAGATAACTTATATTTTTAATTTTACCACAATAATCACATTTTGCTTCAATTTTTATAGAAGAATTTACAGGTAAATCTTCAATTTTAATATCTATATATTCACCTTTTTTTATAGCATATCCTAAATTCTTATAATAAGAAATACAAAATGTACTACAAGTTACAATTTTTACAAAATCACAAATAATCATTTAATTAACAATTCATTTTTTATAATTATAAATAAATAATTGTTTTGTTTTATAAAAACAAAAATAACTTCATAAAAAATATTAATGTATTATTTATAAAAAACATCAAAAAACGATAAAAAATAAAAAATATATAATGTTACTAACAGATTCTAAAAATTGATTTTTAATATTAATATATACTATTAAATAAAAAATAATGAATATACAATGTCTCTACCACATTTTACTAACGTTCAAAGTCACGTAGCTACTTTTGAACCAATACACAAATCGTTATATGAAGTTGATATAATTTTACCAGCTCCTATTTCTGATTTACATCCAAATGCAACCAGTTTACTATTAGAAAATACTACTGGAATTAATTTCCCTAAATATCCAAAATTAGGTAAAGCAGAACAAAGATTTAAATATTCAACAAGATTGTTCACTATGTTACCCGATTCTACATCTATTGATGATTTGGCTATTAAATTCAATCTTAATCAAAATGACCAGAAACAAATATTCAATTTCAGAATGATGAAAGACTGGTACGACCTTGCTTGGAACAATGAAGATGGTTCTGTTTCTTACAAGAAAAATATGATTGGCGATGTCATAATTTACCTTCACGATAAAGAAGGTGAAGTTATAAGAAGGGTGACCTGTCATAACGCTATGTTAAATGAGTTTTCAGGTATGGAAGATGTGGCATGGTCTGAAGTAACAGCTATTATGGAATTAACCGCACATTTTTATGTTGATTATTGGGAAGATTTCTACTATTAGAATTTTATAACAAATATTACCTTATAACCCACTGATTTTTAAATTGGTGGGTTTTTCATTTGAAACCTATTTGATTTTATATATAATAAAAAATGTTTTATAAATGGAAACTAAAATATGTTCACAGTGTCATAAAGAAAAACCGATAAACGAATTCTCTAAAAAATATAAAACATCAACAGGTGAACAACGATATCAATCAAAATGTAAAGATTGTGTTAATAAAGAAATGCCATCGTATAGAGAAAAAAATATTCAAGATAGAATTGAGTATGATAAGGAATATTATACTAAAAATAAAGAACATATATTAAATAACAAAAAATTATATCATAAAGAAAATAAAGAAAATATATTAATTAAAAAGAAAGAATACCGAAATAAACCAGAAACAAAATCAAATCAAAAAGAATATAGATTAAATAATAGAAAACATTTAAACGAGCTACAAGATAAATATAGAAAAAATAATCCACATGTAATAGCATGGAGAAGTATTCTATATCGTGTTATAAAACAGTTTAATACTATAAAAGAACAACACACAATAGTTATTTTAGGTTATTCAGCTAATGATTTAAAAATACACATAGAATCTTTATTTGAAGTTGGTATGTCATGGAATAATCATGGTGATTGGGAAATAGACCACGTTATACCTGTTTCATCATTCTCCGAAGACACACCGTTAAATATTGTAAATGCGCTCTCAAATTTACAACCATTGTGGAAAGATGAAAATAGAGAAAAATTCAATAAAATATTTTAATATATAAACACATATTTCTAATAAAATTTATATTTTTTGAAAAATGTTTTATATTCTAATTGGTTTAATGAAATAATTTTCATTAGACCCATATTTATATAATATATAATAGTAATAAAAAATAATTTGTTTATAATGCCAAAGAAAGAAGAAGAACAAATGGAATATCTTGATAATTTTTTACAAGATACAGCTAATGATGTGAGAGAAATTAAGGATACTATTAAACAGCAACCAATTTCTAATTCAACGTTAAATTTTATTAACGTACCTATTGATATATTACCAGCAGGTTCGTTTTATAAAAAGGGAACTCAAATAAAAATACGTTCAGCGAATGTTTCTGAAGTTCAAGCATACAGTGTAGTAGATGAAAAAAATTACATTGATATAACAGAAAAAATGAATGAAATGTTATCAGCTTGTGTTAGATATATTCATTCGAACGGTGCTATAGGGTCTTATAAAAATATAAAAGATGCTGATAGAATTTTTTTAATTTTTATGATTAAAGAATTAACATTTCAGAGAGGTAATACATTAGCTAAAGACCACGTATGTGAACATTGTAAACACGAATTTAAAATTTCATTTCGTGCCACACCAAGTGACACTATGCCAAGAACCTTTGTTAATTTTGAAAGGCCAGCTGAATTAGAGAAATATTATGACCCTAATGAAAAATGTTATGTTTTAAATATTAACAACAGTCAATGGAAAATTTCACCACCAACAATAGGAATTCAGGAAGTGTTTTACAACAACATTAAAACAAAAGTTAATGAACAAAAAAATCCTAATATTTCTTTATTGAAAATTTTACCTTATATGTTATATGATAGGGATAAAATCACAGATGAAGGTATTGAAGCTAAAGAAAAAGAGTTCAAATCTATGGATATGGATACATTCCAGATTATAAACCAATTTGTTGATAGAATGAAATTCGGTATTGAAAAATTAAAAACGGTATGTCCAAATTGTAGCACGGAGGTCTACTCTACGATGAACTTTCAAAAATACGGAGCTGCGAGTCTTTTCGTTATTCCAGATTACTTTGACAACTTTATTGCGAAATAAATTTGAGTTTATGGTTCAAACTCACCAACCAACGACTGTAATAGATAGTTGGTCTTATTGGGAATATGAAGAATACGTCAAATTATTAAATGAAAAGAACAAAAAGGAAGAAGAAGAATATAAGAAACAAAATGAAGAGTCTGATAGGATGAAGCAACAAAGTAATATTGGTAATTTCTCAATGCCAAAAATGCCAAACTTCAATTATCCTAAGTTTTAAAAACCGCCTTTGGGCGGTTTTTTATTAAAAAACAAATTATTTTATGTTATTATGTAAACATGTATTTGTGAAATGGTTTTCAAGAAACAAACAATATTATATAGAGCGAGGATATTTATTTACAAAAATGTATGATATTTTTAAAGTGAATATTGATGACTTACAAAGCAATTCTAACATCAAAGTTTATGTTCGTTGTGATATATGTAATAAAATACACAGAATACCATATCAAAATTACAATAAAAGTTTTAAAAAATATAATTATTATGCTTGTTCTCTGGAATGTTGTAAATTAAAACGGGAAAACACGAATATTGAAAAATATGGTGTAAAAAATCCAATTTCTAATAAATATATTAGGAAAAAAATTGAAGAAACAAATTTGAAAAAATATGGTGTTGATAATCCAATCAAAAACCCAGAAGTTAGAAATAAAATATTAAAAACTTCATTACAACGATATGGTTTTGAATATCCAATACAAAATGAAAGTATTAGAGAAAAATCTTATATTACAAACATTAAAAGATATGGCACAAAATACCCAGCACAAAATGAAGACATTAAAATTAAATCTATCAATTATTTAAAAGAAAAATATGGTGATGTTTTTTTCAAATTAATACCAAAATATAATACATTTTCCATACAAACATTCGATATAATTTCAGAAAAAACAAATTTACATATACAACATGCTTTGAATGGTGGCGAAAAACAATTTTATAAATACTTTGTAGATGGTTTTATATCAAGTTATAATATTGTTTTAGAGTGGGATGAAAGAAAACACCAGAGTAAAAAATATAAAGAAAAAGATATTGTTAGGCAAACGTATATAGAAGAACATTTTAAATGTAAATTTATTAGAATAAATCAAAATGATTTTTTAAAAAATAAAATATCAATCGAAGATATTTGTGAGATTATAAAGAGTTATATAATACCTATCATGTGATACTATCCAAAACAATGATTTATTATTTTAAACCTTTCATTTTTTAATATATAAAGAAAAATATTTTTATTCAATGTTAAATAAAGAAATACATTTTTACGATTTAGATAATACATTATGGAATATTATTGGTAAGGTGTGGATTATATCTAAAGACAATCCAAACAAACCATTACTTAAAATAAGTTTTCTTGAATATTTAAATATTAAGAATAAAATGTATATCAATGATAAAATTGAGATTGAATATAATGATTCGACATATTGGATTTCAAAAAATTTATTAGACCGTATTCAGAAAAAAAAGAATATAGACCCCGAATTATTAGGAATATCGAAACGTGAATTATTTGACCCTAATTATATCAAAAAAATAAATTTTAACTTAAAAAACATTCTTCATTTAAAAGATAAAAATGTAGATATTGGTATATTAACGGGTAGAATGAATCAGGATAACGAACAAGAATATCTTAATTTATTAAGAGAAAAATTAAAACAATTGAATTTAAATTTAACCAAAATATATTATGTGGGTGAATTTACTCATAACACATCAGATAAAAGAGCATTTGAAAAAATGAAAGTTTTGCTTGAACATTTAGTTGGTGTAAAAATAATGGGTAATAAATTTGTGCCTTTAAAGCAAGATTGGTATGAAAATGTTTATTTTTATGATGACGAGGTTCAAAATATATATTCTGCTAATAATATTCAGAATTATTTTGAAGATTATATGAGAAATACTGATGATGAAACTTTTAGGTATATAATAGAAAGAATAAAAAATAATGATTTAACATTAATCACTAATCTAATAAGTGGTAATGAAATGAATATGTTTGAAACCAAAAAAATAATTTTATCAGAACCTATTAAATACCCTATAAAAACTGAAAAATTAGAGATTAAAAAATTTAACGAATACTAATGGCTGTTAATAGTGTATATGAAGGTGTACCAGTTGAGATATCATCAACATTAACAATTAAATTTCCAGTGGATAAATTAGTTGATGAATTCGTAGCAAATGTTTTTAACATTTCTGTTGATTTTAATAAAGAAAGTAAAACTGTTATACAAAAACGTATTTATGAGGAAAATAACATTCCAGATGTTAATGAACCGGGTTTAACTACCCTTATAGACGCTTTTATTAGATTAATCATTAAAGCTATTGGTACATTTGCTCAACAAGTTTTTACAATTACAGATTTAGTTAAAAAATTAAAAGATGCCTTAAAAAATCCAACCAATACAAGTAATGCTGAATTTATAACTTCTATTCCTAAAAAAATAAAAGAACTTATGAAAGAAGTAGTTCAGATTTTCACGGATACAGCAACATGGATAATTAATAAATTTTTGGGCGCATTATCTAAAATAAATATACCCATACCAGAATTTTCATTCGATATTTTAGGTTTTGAACTTAAAATTCCCAAAATAGATAATAAAGGATTACTTAAAACTACTTTTTCGATACCTGTTAAAGAAAGCAATGAACTTAGTGGTTTACAAAAACAAATAAAAACCGAATTAACAAAATTCACTAAAAATTATATATCACCAAAGGTAGAAATGGATTATTTAACAAATACGTTACAACCAGAATTAAATAATGCTAAAAAGGAAGTAGACGAATCTACTAAATTATTAACAGAGAGCAATGTCAAATTAAAAAAATCTAATACTGATTTAAATAATTTGAAAAATAAAAGTGATAAAACCATAGAAGAATTAGCAAAATATGAAACATTAAAAACTGAAAATAAAAAAATAAATGATGAAAATAAAACACTTATAACAAGGAAAAAGAAAGCTGATAGAAGATTTAAAAATGCGAATATTAATATAGATAGCCAAAATAAAAAAATAGATGATAAACTAAATGGAAGTGAAAATAAGAAAAAATTAAATGAATTACAGGGACAACTTGATACCAAACTTGGGAACAATCCATCATCAGCATTTACAGAAACAATAAAAAATTAATTACTGGGATAATAAAATTTCCTATTGATTTTTTAATCGGATTATTTAAACAACTTATTAATACATTAACTGGTATATTATCCTTCAATTTCGATGCTTTTAATAAGTTATTAGAAATGATGAAGCCAACTACCGATAGTGTTAAAAAACTTCTCGTAGGGGTCATAGATACAATTATATCAGGTTTCTCTAAATTATATGAATCTATCACTAAAAAATTCGGAAAAGCAAAAAAGAGTAAAAAGCAAAAAGAAGATATAAATACATATTTAAAATCTGATGGGTTAAAAATATTAGGTTGGGCTAATACAGAAGAAAATATTACAAAATTAAATAAATTAATTGGTTCTTTTAACACGGGTATGAATATCATGGAAGCTTTCCCACAACTATTTTTATCATTGGTTATTGAATTATTCAATTATGCCTTAAATCCGGTTGGCATAAAAGTAGGTTAATATTAAAAATTTATATATAGTTAAAAATAAAAATATAAAATGAAATATCTTAAAACATTTGATAATTATAGTAGTGGCGATATAAACAGTATGAATGAAGGTGTATTGAGTTCATTAAAGAATTTTTTTAGTAAATTATTTCAAAATATCGATGAAGTGTTTTCTCAACAAGGGGATAAAGTGCTTAAAGAAATAGAATCCAAGAAAAATCCAAAAGATGTATTTAACACTATGAAAGGTTTTTTAGATGTTAACAAAAATACATTTACTTCTGAAATGAATAAAGCAACAGCATTGAATAAAGTAAGAGATGCTGTTTATTCTAATGTTGTATTATTAGATGCTTCTTTTAAAGCAGCTTCAACGAAATTAAATAACAATAAAGTTTCATTTGACCAAATATTTGGAAAAGAAGCTCCAAAAGAGTTTCAAAAAATATTTAGCCAGAAGGATGCAAAAAATAAACAAGAAATGATGGTTTCCTTTTCAAATTCAATGGTGGAAAACATGGGTAAAGGAATAGGTATAAAAGAGTTTGAAGAATTAAAATTGAATATTGGCGAAGAAACAAATACATCTGGTGAAACTAACACCAATCAAAATGTAAATGCGAGTTATAAATTTGTAAACGAAGCAGCAACGGATGACCAATTAACTAATTTAAAAAAATTAATAATCGACTGGTTTAACAATAATGTTTATATGAAAATTTATAAAAATATGGCAGAACTTGAAAAAACCGCACCAAATACAGCAACCACATCCTTAGACCAACAAATAAATAATATCAAAATAACTAATAATAAAAATGGTGTTAAAAAAATGATTAATACTATTATAAACTTTGATGATGATAATAAGCTTGGTAATTTAAGAGATGCAATGGATAAACTGGGATATATTAAAAAAGACGATGTTGGAAAATTTTAAATAAAAAAACCACTGAAAATCAGTGGTTTTTCTTTTTGCGCCCAAGATGATTTAATTAGTAGTTTTTATTTAGTATTTTTAGGTTTCTTTTGACTCGTTGGTTTCTTAGCAACAGTTGTCTTTTTAATTGGTTTATCTTCTGATACTTTTTTAATTACTTTCTTAGTTTCTTTAATAGATTCTTGTTTTATTTCGTCTAAGGTTTTATCAATATAAACCTTTTTTTCTTGTATTTTAGTTGTTGAAACTTCTTCAGTAACATCTGGAGTTAATACAAACAACTCATCATATTTGCTCAATTCCTCTTTACTCGGTTCTGTGACTTCCCAATCACCACCTATTTCTGGTGTTGTACCATCTACAATTTTTTTGTTATCTTTTTTTCTTTTGTAAAATACAAAACCAAATACACCGATAATTAAAATAATTAATCCTATAAACACATATGCTCCCATTTTTTTATATTTTATTTTTTATAATATAGAACTATATATTTAAAAAGTTTGGTTCTATTAGATAATTTTACAAAAATATTTATCTAAATATATAAAGATTTTATTTTTTCTTGTCGAGTTATTTTTAAAATAATCGAATTAAAATATTCATTTATATCTTCAGTAAAATGTTCTTTAAATCCATATCTATCTTTTTGTATAGTATTTAACCAGATTTCATGTTTTTTTTCAGACTTGAATTGAACATTCAAAGATAAGTCACACAATCTATTATAATTATGCCAATGATATCGATTATAAGAGAAATTATTACGTTTTATGGATATGGGATGTAAATACATGAAACAATCTATTTTGTTTATATCATAATTATTTATTTCATCATTATTTATTATCCTAACATCTATCTCTTCTAATTCGTTATGAAATTTTTTACGAATGTTATTTTGATAATCATATTTTAAATAATTAAAAAATTTAATAAAATACTGATTTTCAATATTAAAACCAATAGCATATATTATAATTTTATCATATTCTTCAAAAGGAAAATAATTCATACCAAATATTTTAATACAATAGTTTGTTTAATTTTTAATTTTTCCTCGGCTTCTTCTTTTGTAAAAAACCCAAACTTATCCACTTCTTTATTTGGAATAACGGAGTTATTTATTTTAACATCTTCTGGCCTGATATTAACTATATAATAATAAATATATTTTATTACATCTTTATTTTTCTTTCTATAATAAAAAATGTGCATATCACTTTCTATATCATTTGGGTTAATAATAACACCTGTTTCTTCGTAGGTTTCCCGAATAGCGGTTTCCATTACACCTTCACCATTTTCAATAGTACCCTTTGGAATACTCCACTCATGTTTGTTTTCCTTTCCTTTTGGATGCATCAATAATATTTTATTATCAGAAATTACAACTAAACCTGCATTTATTTCCATACGTTATTATATTTTAATCAATTGTTTCGAATATTTTTCATAAATTACTTATCCATCTATTAAATTCTTTAATTTTATATTTTCTAATAGTATTTTCTAAATCTAATAATAATGATTCTGGAATAATAAGTCCAAATTTAATAAAATTTTCTTTAATTTCATCTAAAGTAAACAAACATTCTGAAATTCCTTCACTCCACATTTTAACATGAAGCCCCCACGATTTCTTTCCTACTATTATACTTTTTAAAACATTGGGTTGCCGAGTAGGTATTCCAGTATTATATATTTCTTCCTTGGAATATTCACCGTTATCAAACTTTCTAAAACAAAACTTACCATCTTGGCATGTTAGATTTCCCGATGTTTTAACATCAGACCCACAAAAATCTAAAATACCGTAACGGTAAGATAACAAGAAAAACCGAAAAATTTCATTGAATTTTTCGGTGCATCTTTTCCTTTTTTTGTCCTTTCTGGATAGGCCACTTACGTGACCTTTTGTGCTTTTAGCATATCTTCATATTTTAATTTTTATAAGACCTGCTGGGAAATTTGTTAATATTCTTGTAAAAATCTTTGAAGAATTAAAACATTTTCAAATTCGTCCTTATTAATAAAAAATGATATCATTTTTTCAATATCAACTTTATTCAATCCAGACTCTTCTAAATCAAAATTAAAAAATTTTAATTTATCGTATACTTCATAAACATTATTAGTTGTTATTTCCATAAGATTAAATATATGTTTCCATTTCTTCTTTGAGTTTTTCTACTTTATTTTTTTTAAATCTAAAATACAAAGCTTTACAGGCTTCTATATCAATACCGAACAACTTTTCTATATCTATGTATTTAATATTCATTAAACGAGCCATCACTACATAATACATGTTATCATTTTTAATATAATTCCTCAAATTTTTTTTGAGATATTTAACCTTATCATGAAATTCACGGTTTTCTAAAATTTCAAGTGGATTTAAAGTTTCATCGTAAATACCTAATTCTTCTCGTTCATCGACTGTATCATGATAGTCATCATTATTCCCCCCTTCTTTGAACAAAGAAACTGGATACATTTTAGTTTCAATAAGATTTTTTCGTTTTTTATCTATAAAAATATTACGCATTATAGATATCAACCAATATTTCATATCAGCCTTTTCCGATTTGAAAAAATCTTTTTTGTCGATTGCTTTTAAATATGTTTCCTGAACTAAATCTTCATATTCTGTAACATTATAGTTACAGAGTTTTTTGGCATAAAATGTCAAAGATTTATGTAAATCTTTTGACTGAATTTCTATAAAAAAATCTTCCACACATTTATCATTATTTTTTTTCCAAGAACTGTACTCATATTTAGTTCTAAAAAAATAAAAAGTTTTAAATTAAGAAAGATTTATTATTTAGAACGCCACGAGATATTATATTTCATCATTTGTTCTTCTAACTCCTGAATAGTTTTCTTAATGATGAAATGAGTTGATAATAATTCATCTGGAGTATAATTAGATAATTCTTCCAGATATTTAATATTTAATTTATTTAAAGATTGATAACACCGAATTGAAATATCTAAATTATCAAATTTCGTCATGAAATATTTCTTTTAATTTTAATTTTCTTAATTCTTGTTTCATATAAAACAAATCAAAATAATACAAATCGATAGTATCACCATTATATGTTATATTATGAAAAGTACCAAATTTAGTTTTTAAACGAACATTATATTCATTAAAATTTACTACAATGAATTTATCATTTTTATCAAAACGACCATTATAATAATAATGACGTTTACAAATTACTTCTTCACCGATGATAAAATTTCCAATCATTGTTCAGATTTAAATAATTTTTCAGCAATCTCTCTTGCACTATACGTTTTTTTGGCTATTTCGAGCCATTTAGCATGAATTGACATCAGTTGTTCAATACGTTGGTCTAATATTCCAGTTTTAGTATACGAGGTATTTCTATAAACATTTCTTAGTTCATTTTTTATTTCTTCATCAAAAGCTATACTCTTTTGATTCTCTTTGTTGAATTCGTTGTATGTTTCCATATATTATTTTATTTAAATAGTGTGCTCCCGACTGGATTCAAACCAGTGACCCTAAAATTAGAAATTTTATGCTCTATTCATCTGAGCTACGGGAGCGTATTATTGTTCAAAAATAAAAAATTAAATTATAGTTCCAATATTTCTTTTAATTTTTCGCTTCTACATAACGAACTTTCAAAATATAAATCTAAAAGTTTTTTATATACTTGTCTTTTAAATTTCACACCAAGTGTTTTACTTTTATATAATTGTATACCACCGAAACCAAAATCACCACATAAACCACACACTTTCAATTTATCACATATTTTTGAATTAGTTGAAAGAACATTTGTATAAAGAAACATACTAACTAAAATTTTTGAATATTTTTCTTTAACTGTAATTTTATCTACCAAAAAATATCTTTCTTTTTTAGAATTTTTGGCTAAAATAATACAACTCCGAATTATATCTTTATTATTATTAATCAAATATGCAAAATCTTTAGAAATATACATTGAATCATTTTTGAGATAAATATCTTTATTTTCAAAAATATCACCTCTTTTAAATTTCAAATCTCTTATTCGTTCGACTATCATATCATTAAATATCAGGACAAGGTAAGGATTTATGTTTTGAATTCCTAATTTTCAATTCAGGAAAAATATAAGAAATCGATATTTCATGTGTACCAGTTGTAGAACCATATAAATTAGATATTATGAAATCATATGAATAACCAATATAAATTTTATCATATTTAAAACCAAACATACCAACAATTGCATCTGGATTTACTTGGTTTTTATCTTCAAATATTGGAAATCCTCGATACCAAAGACCAAAAGTAATCGGTTTATATTCCCAATATGCACCTAAATCTAATTGATTATAATTACCCTGTCTTTTATATAAAAACGTTAAATAATAATAATTTGTATTCCTAAATTTTTTTGGGTTAGAAGATAATTTTAAACCACCAAAAATTTTATATTGTATCGGTATTCTTGAAATTTCCCGTTTAGTTAAAGCGTATTCGGGACGTAAAAGGTGGTCAACTGATATACCTGTCCAAAATTTTTTACCATATATTGTCCAACCAGAAGATACATCATAAAAATTAATTGATTTTATCATTGGTTCTATTGTGCCATCTGAGTGTGTTTGTATCTGGTCATTGAATATTAACTTTAAAAAATCAACACCGATTTGTGTATAATTTCCCTGTAACCCGAATGTTGAATATATATCACCATAAATATGTACTCTATAAGAATACATTATATTTGCTGAATATGTATTATAAGTTTCATATCCCGCAGCATCTTCAACAAATAAAACACCAATACCACTATTTATTTTATCAAAATATGTATCAAAAGAAGCACTATAAGTATTATAATTAACCAAACCCATGTATTGGTTTCGATAATTCATAAACAAACATGGTGCATTCTCAGTTCCAGCAAAGGAAGGTGATAAATATAATCTATTGGCATAATATTGAGAGAACTGTGGTTCTTGACAGAATATAGATAAACTAATAAACAATAATATTATTATACACGAATTTTTCATATAACAACCTAAACATTCTTTTAAGTTATATATAATATAAATGTAAAAATGTTATTGTTTTTATATATTTTTATTTAAAAAATGAAATTCTCAAGTTTTAAATAAGTGAATTAATTTTAGCAACATATTTTTCTTTAGGATTTGCACCAATTATCTTATCTACTACTTCACCATCCTGAATAAAAAGTACAGCAGGTATATTTCTGATGCCATATTTATCTGAAACAAAACTCAAATCATCTACATCACATTTCGCAACTACTATTTCATCACCAAATTCTTCAGCAAGTGAATCAAGTATAGGAGAAACCATCTTACATGGCCCACACCATTCTGCCCAAAAATCTATTACAGTTAATTTATCTCCATTAATAATTTCATTAAAATTATCTTCTGTAATTGTTACAACCTTTTCATTCATAAAATTATTTTTGTTTTTATATAAGAGCGAGAAGATGGGTTCAAACCACCGACTTCAGATTTGGTTATAAATCTGCACTCTATCACTGAGCTATTCTCGCATTTTTTATACACATTTTTTCATAAAAACGAAAAAATGTTTTGTTAGTTGTAAATTATAATGAAAAATGACAATATAAATTGTTTATTGCCATTTTTGTTTGATACTGGAGCGATAGGAGAGGCTCAAACTCTCGACCCTCACATTGGTGATGTTACGTTCTAATCAACTGAACTACTATCACATAAATGTGTCCCCACCAAGACTCAAACTTGGACTACATGCTTAGAAGGCGTGGTTTATATTCAATTTAACTATGGGGACATATTGAATCTTCACTGGGAATTGAACCCAAAATTCAAGTTTAGGAAACTCATTTTCTATAAAGACATTTTAAAAATTATTTACTGTCAAAAGATGAGCAAACATTAAAAAAGTAATTTTTTTGAGGTTTGGTTGTTATAGTAAAACAATAGTTATTTATATTTTTCATTTAAGATATTAACAATTATATTAAGATATTTTTGTGAAGTGGATTCTTTAAAATATTTTTGTTGTGATGTATCAATGATACATAATTCAATGTTGTGTTCTAAACATGCTTGAAATTTTCTCATATCATTATTTTGAATTTTATTTAATTTATCGTTACCGTATATTGGTTCATAATGAAAGATGCCATTTAATTCAAAAGCAATGTTTAAAGACAAAACTTTCTTTTATTACTTTTAAAATCATAAATTTCTTTATTACACACTAAACATATACTTTTTTCTTTATATCTAATATTATAATATTTTTTAATATTATAATTAAATTCATTAAGTTTTTCTTTAACGCTTTTAGCTGTTCTAATTTAATATTAAACCAATTTCGTGATAATTTTTTCCTTCTTTTATTAATTTTATAGCAATATTTAATTCGTTTTCAGCCCATTTTCCCATATAAAATTTTAATTTGTATTATTAAAATGAAGCTATCGAAAATATTCGAAAAATAAATTTTGAGCATCCTATTGGACTCGAACCACATTTCCTGAGTACAAATCAGGCTCTTTACCAATTAAGATATAGGATGCGTTGGTCTGGGTAGCAGAATTCGAATCTGCGATTTCTCTTGCTTCCAATGCAAGCGGGGTGACCAACTCCCCAATACCCAGTTGTGCTGTCCCCGTAGGGTTCGAACCTACACGCTCACTAAAAAGCACCAGAGTCAAAGTCTGGCTCGGCTATCCAATTACGACAGAGGACAATTTTATAGTGGAGAAGACGGGAGTCAAACCCGTGACCCTCTGCTTGCAGAGCAGACGCTCTATTCAACTGAGCTACGTCCCCATTTTGGTGCGAGTACAGGGATTCAAACCCTGAACCTATTGAGTGGAAATCAATCGCTCTAATCAATTGGAGCTACACTCGCAAATTTGATGTGATAAAAAATTACCACATCATATTTCATTATTAAACCATTTCCCAGCATGTCAAAGAACTTAATTATAGCCCTGTGGGGTTATAATCTTGAAATATAGTCCTGTAAGGTTATATTTCAAATAATATTATAAACAAAAAACCCACTCAACTTTTACGCTGAGTGGGTTTTTTGTGCCTTCCTTTTAATGAGAAGTCGGCTATATATTTGGTGAAATATTGCCATACAAAATACACTCAGCTTGCGAACCTCTTGGTTGCGCTGTTCTGCCTTGACCTGCTCCCTGTTGGGGGGCGGTTGTAGCTGTCGTGTATGTTGTGAACCTCATCATAAAAATAAAATATTTTTGTTTCAGTTATATATTAGACATAAAATGTCGTTTTTTTCCAAAATTAATTAAAAATGCTTAAATCAATCAAATATACATTATCATCACCGAAATTTAAAGTATTCCACGATGACGATATATATTTTAGATTTGACATTTTTTCATTTTTAGTTATCGTTGATGCTATACTTTCAGACTTTAACCAATCTACCAGATATTTAATATCTTTAATGTTTAATGGGTTTTTATCTAAAAAAATAACATCATCTTTTACTAATTTGTTTTCATTAACTAATGGTATTTTAACTCTAAAAATGTTTTCTTTATTAATATGAACAACAAAATGTGGTGGGTTGTGTTCTTTTGTATTACCTTTCAAACCACCACCATAAACATAAACTTTTCCATATTTTTGAACAAAAAGTTCAGATTTATATGTAATCTGAGCATGTTCAAACATATTTAATTCTAAAAAAGATTTATATTCAAGTATTTTTTCCATACAAATTTTTTGACCTACTTTAAGTAGGAATTATTTTGCAAATATAATCACAATTACGATAAAACCAAATAAAAGTTTTATTTTTAATCAATAATTGTATCAACAAACTCATTGTTATATATTTTTGTTAATAAATCATTGTTTATAATATTGATATCTAAATCTTTATTATATAAAATATAAATTATGCCATTATAAGGAAATTCTTTATATTCATATGATGGAAATATATTTATCAAATCCAAACAAAAATATGTGTACAAATTTTTTCTTCCTTTTGATTTATCCATAGCACCAAATATAAGAAAATTTGGTTTATTTTCTTTGATAAAATCAATCACGGCGTGTTTTATTGTTGATAATACTTTAATTGATTGTTTTGTATCACTATCATTTTTATCAGTGATGGTGGGTGTCCATTCGTTTAATGATATATCTTTCCGATAAAATTTAACTGTACATACGGACAACTCATAAAACCTAAATATAATCAAATAATCAATATTATTTAAGCTAAAATATCCATATATAGCACCATTATTATTTTTATAATGAATATCAATTTTAGTTTCGAATGATTCTAAAAATACATTAAAAACATCATCTATATAATCGTTGAATTTTTTTAACATAAAAATTATTCAAAAACTTTCAAATCAATCTTATCAACATTATTATCCTCAAGATTTAGAAAATTCCAAGATTTAGCAACATATTTTAAATTTGATATGTTCACATTGTCAATTATTTTAGCTTTTTTAGATAATGACTTTAGCCAAGACACAAGACTTTTTATATCTTTAACTGATAAAGGATGTTCATCTAAAAAAACAATTTCTTTTTCAGTTAAATCATTCTCATTAATTGTTGGTATTTTAACCCTAAATTCCTCACCACTATTTAATTCAACAACAAAATGTGGTGGGTTATGTTCTTTAGTATTACCCATTAAACCACCACCATAAACATAAACTCGACCATATTTTTGAACAAAAAGTTCAGATTTATAAGTCATTTGAGCATGTTCTAATAAACCGTTCTTTAGGAATTCTTTATATTCAAAAATTTTTGTCATAAAAATGTTTTTGTCACACTTTAGTGAGAATTATTTACAAATGTAAATATATTTACGATAATTAACGAATAAATGTTAAAAAATTTATGTTTTATTTATAATAAAATATTTTACTAATTGTTAAAAGTCAAAATATAGATTTTTAACTTAGCCCACAGCCCTATAAAATCATATTATAGGTTTATAGACCTTCATTATATGTATTCACTTACTACTCCAATTAAAGTTTTTTTAACAGCTTCGGAATCAATTTCTGTCCAATCAGAAAAATCATCAACGATATCTTCATCATCTTCATTACTTCTATTTTCTGGATGAGTTGTTATAACTTCATCCGTATCATAACAATAATAAATAGTATCAACATCAAGTTCATTTAACAAATCTCTTAATTGGTCTATTGTTGTTTCCCATCCTTCATATTCTTCATATTGTGAGCTGGCATATTCACTACCTTCTTGAATATCCAAATTCAACATAGCAGACAATTTCTTAATTTTAGCTAACTTTTCTTGGTCTAATTGTTGTTTATAAATAGATATTGCCTTGGCAACATTTTTACCATAATCTTCATTTAGCTTGAAAGAATTATATGTTTTTAAGTGTTTCATTTTAATATTTTTATTTTTATATATTATTTTTCTAAATTATAAAATCCCGTGTTATCAATCATAAATATACCATTTCTATTTTTTATGATATCACCAACGGACATTGACGTATGTCCAACATCTTTTGATTTTAAAATATCATTAGTTATTTTACCTTCTGACCAGAATTCACCTTGCATTTTTTCATAGATTTCATTTAAATCTAAAGTATCAAGTTTACCTATAAAAGCATGTGTTGCTTCTAAATTATTTGGGTCAGGTAATTTGACACCATCTGGTAAATTTTCTGAACCTGTGATATAATCTCTGAAAAATTTATTTTTAACATACCACACCTCAGATGTACCAACATTATTTGATTCATTAACAAATTCATTGAATTTTTTAACTGTTTTCATTTTTTGGTTTTAAATTATTTTGTAATATAACAATCATTTTTTCCGATGGTTTTTTAACTAACATACCATTTATTGTATATATCTTTTTATCAATCTTGCCAATATATTTATATATCATTTTTTCACCAGCTCTTATTCTTACATTATAAAGTTCTTCACCTTTTAATATAATATAGTTATAATAATCTGCTTTGTTATTATTTTTATAAATTTGAAGAAAAGCTTTTGAAACCCTATTTGTTTCATTAACAAAATTAAAATATGTTTTTATAATTTTCATTATGTATACTTCAATTTATTATAACCATAATAAATATCAACTACCCTACATTTCAATGTACCAGTAACAGATTGATTATATGATGTTGTAGCATTGGGTTTTTTCAATATAGCCGTCAACCAAATAATATCACCACGTTTCATTTCTTTTGCAACAATATCAGATGATAAATTAAAACCACCAGAAAAAGCTTCCAGTTTTTTAATTTCATCTTCATCCTTTATAATATCTATTACCTGAACTATTTCAACTGGTTCTTCAATTTTTTCATATTCACCATTATCTAATTTTCTTAGAGCAGTGATGTCATCAGCTAATTGGTTATATTCACCGTTTTTAGACTGTTTTTTAGCCTGTCCTTCTTTAAATTTATGAAAGCTGGTGGTTATTTTATCACTTCCCATTTAATGACCTTTTATTTTATTTAAAATTTCTTTATTTTGTTTTACATATTTATTTAAACCTGATGCAGCAGTTTGACCTCCATGTAATAATATAGCATAAGATTTATCTTGTTTCCATGCTAAATCATCATTTATATCAATCATAAGTTGTTTTTCTTTAGCTTCTTCTAAGTTTTTAACAACTTCAACATATTTCAAATTATATTTTTTAATTAAGTCATCATTTGTACCACCAACAGAAGCGTTTAATTTTAAATTAGATGGTATATCTTTTAATCTATTAATCCAATATTTTAAGGATTTAGTATATGTATAAAAAATTGTATTAGGCATTTCTTTTGCAACTTTAATCCAAGCATCAAAATAATCTTGTGAAAAAAAATCACCACTTTCATGTAATCTGAATACTGGAACACCAAAAGGAAAAGAGTAAGTTATTGAACGTTTTATCAAACTTGCCATTTCATCAACACTATTACAAGCTTTCAATAAATCAAAATTTGACATATTTCTTTTTCTCGTGTTCGGAAACGTTTTTTCTTGATTAGCAGCATAACAGGTGAAATCACCAAAAGTTCTTAATTTAGGTCTTCCAGTTTCTTTATCGTCTTGTACCCTTGATTTACAAGCTTTGGCAAATGGACAAGTATAACCTGCTGGTAAAGATAAATATGGATGCGATATTTTAACATTTCCAGTAGTAGCTATGTTTAAAAGACATGTTTTTTTATCTGCATCTTTAATTACTTCTATATCTTGTTTTGTTTTTAAGTGAGAAAACGGGTCAAAATCATTATATTCCAGTATCAAATATCTACTCATTTTTATAAACTTTTTATTTTATTCTATATATAAAAATTATATAACAAAATATTTTATTTTTAATGAAATTAGCAATAGTAGGTTCACGGGATTTTAACGATTATGAATACTTAAAAAAGGTTTTAGAACCAATTAGAGACAAAGTATCACTTATAATATCTGGTGGTGCTAAAGGGGCTGATACACTCGGAGAACGATACGCTAAAGAAAATAATATACCTGTTCAAATATTTTACCCGGATTGGAACAAATTTGGAAAATCTGCTGGGTTTAAAAGAAATGTTGATATTGTCAATAATTGTGATGCTGTTGTGGCTTTTCAGATAAATGATAGTAAAGGGACTCAACACACAATTAATATAGCTAAAGAAAAAGGTAAAAAAGTAAAAGTATTTAAGTTATACAGTTAATCAAATATAACAGTAGCTATTATACAAAAAAGTATAATAGGTGATAATATCATTAATAATAAAAATGCAAATATTCGAATTAACATATCATATTTTTTAATGGTCAATATTAAATGTTCCTTCTATTTTAATAGTATTAGTTGGTACTACCATATACAATTCACCAATATATTTAGTCCAATCTTCAATAGTTTCTTTTCTATTCCAAAACCATTTTGATTTAAATTCTTTTTTAATAATTCTTATATAATAATTTTTTATTTTAGGTACTTCTGAATTACTTTTTTCTAAATAAGTATTATAAGCGTCCAATTTTATTCTTTTTAAACCAACCACATATTTTCCGTAGGTTATATAATAATCATTTGTTACACCACTTATACTACCACAACCTAAAATGAAATCACCATTTAATTTCGTTTCTTTGTCTTGTGTTAAGGATGCTATAAGTAAAGGTTTGTATTCGGTTACATCCAGATTATTTACGGAAGCATAATTCAATCTTAAACAACCCACAACAATAAAATAAAAAATAATTGAACCGAATATCAAACCAGCTATACTATCTTCTTCATCAATTTTTATAGTTATTATAACAGCTAAAACAGTTGCTATAATCCAAATTATAAGTAAATACATAATTTTATTTTTTATAAATTATTAACAACAAATTTTGGTATTTTTAGATTGTGATTATTTTCAACTTCTTTTATTATTTCACTAATAGTTACTTCTTTTCGTGCGATTTCCTTAAAATTGATTTCTATTATATCATTAATTTCACAAAATATTTTTTTATTCGTATCATTTTTAATCCAATCTTTAAAAAGAGTTTTCTCATTATCTTTTTTCTCTTTTCCACCACCAAATTTCCACCACATTGCTTTGGATGCTTTTTGCTTATCCTTATAACCATATCCCTGTGCATCATCAACAACTTCACCACTATCTTCATCAATGATGATGAACCGTCCTTCTTTCCAGTATTCAACTTTTAGGTTTTTCTTTTCCATTTTAATCATTTTTTCTTATAATGATTTTGAAACCTTATCATTTCTTCTTGGGTTAGATTACCACCCACCCAATCCAGAATTCCAAGTTCTTTATCAATTTGTCATTGTCTCTCAGCAGATAATTTAAAGAAATTGCTTGGTTTCTGAAAGGATTTTTCGAACATATCTTTTTGTGTCATATTCTATTGTATTACTTCCTCATCATCACCAAATAATGTATAAATTTTATAAGCCCTGATAAATTGAATCATATTTTTATCAATATTCTTGGCAGTTTCAGAATAATGGTATTTCTTTTTAAGTTCAGCCATTGCATCATTAAGTCGCAATAAAAAATGTTCAGGAGTATCCATAGTCCTGATATTATTTATTGTTTTCCCACCTAATAATGTTTTCATGAAGAAAGATTGTTCGAGGGAATCCAGAACTTCTTTAGACTTTTCATCGATATTTCGAATTAATTCCAATGTTTTTTCATTACATGAAATTAATTCAAACTCAATTTTATTAACATCAGATAATTTAGCCCAGAAACGAACACCAGCATAGATATGTTTTTTGTTTTTATCTTTAGGTATTCTGAATGTTAAAGAACTAAAATCACTAACACCTTTTCTGATATAAACTCTATCAACTGTTAGTATAGTATCTTTTGGTATAGTAACAAGATAGTTCTTAGCTCCACTTTTACTCCAACTAAACGTACCACCAATTTTTTTAATCATGCTTTCATTACGATATTCGGAATAAAGTATGAAATTCCAATCCTTAGTTAATTGTAATTGACTTCCTATTTCTGGTAAAAACAAGTTCATATGATGTTTAATTTTAAGTTAAAGTATTAAAATCGTGGTCAATTTCTTTTACATAATTTATGAATTGCATTGTATTCTTTATATCTGGTGTTCTATGACCTAAATCAATGCTATAATCTTTTAAAATTTTAGTTGGTGAACCACCTAATATAATAATCCTATTTGATAAATAAACAGCTTCGGAAATATCATGAGTCACTAAAAGAAATGTAATATCTATTTCTTTGTTGTAAAATAAAGTCAACAAAAGATTTCTAATTTCATTTTTAGTTATAATATCCAATGCTGACATAGGTTCATCTAATAATAGTATTTGTGGATTAGAAACCAAGTTTCTTGCTATGGCAACTCTTTGTAATTGACCACCGGAAAGTTGACCTTGTTTAGCCCATTTATATTCGTGACCTTTTAAACCAACAAAATCAATCATTTTAATAGCCTTTTCTTCGGCTTCTTTTTTACTTACACCCTTTAGAATCAAAGGTAGTGATACATTTTGTAAAACAGAATACCAAGGAAATGAAGAATATTCCTGAAATATCATTGGTATACGATTATCAGCAGAGTGTTTTTTACCATATATTAAAACATCACCAGATGTTGGTGTTTGTAAATCTGATAAATATTTAAGAAGCTGACTTTTCCCACATCCACTTTTTCCAAGAATAGTGGTGAACTGACCACCGTCTTTAATATCTTCAATTGACAAATTAAAATTGTCAAATAATATACGTCCATTTTCAAATTTTTGAGTTATATTAATATAATCAATAATGTTGACATCACCTGTAACTTTTGGTGTGGACTGGATATTGTTGCTTGTACTTTCTTCGAAATAGCTCATATTATTTAACGAGTTTTAATTTTTGTAGAAATGATTTCCTTGGTTCTATTGAAGTTATAGGTGTTCCAGTGTCCACAGGTGTTGTTGGTATATTTGTTGATGATTTTATGATGTTTTTCTTTCGATAAATATTATAATCATGTGGAAACATTAATCTATCACTTACATAAAAAAGTACATCTTGTAACATACCAATCGCAATGATTAATATTAAAACAGCTATAATAACATCAATCCGGCTTTGTTTACCTGCATTAAAAATCATAGCACCCACTCCACCTTCTTTGTTTATTAATTCAGCTACAATAATATAAGTCCAAGAGATAGCAACCAATAATCTTGTATCTTTCCAAAATTTACTCATCACAGAAGGAAAATATACATGTTTAAATTTCTGCCAACTGGATGCACCAAGTGTATGTATAATTTGTAAATGTATTTTTTCAGTTTCATCGACTCTCTGGGTCATAGCAGGTAACAGATATATTAAAATGGAAAATCCCATAAAATAAGCTTTCATATCGAATTGGATACCAAACCACGCTATAAATAAACCAGTAACAGCAGTGAGTGGTAAATATCTTGCTGCATTAAGATTTGTATTAAACAAACCTCGTCCAATTGGATATAATGACATCAGAAATCCAAAAGGTATTGTAATTCCAAGTGCTATTACATATCCTAATAAATTTAATTTAATAGAATACCAAATATTAAAATATGTATTCGGTTCAAGAAGAATTTCTTTTAATGCTAATAAAACTCTAAACGGTGAAGGTAATATTTGGGGTTTACTAAAATGACTTGCTATCTGCCATGTTAATAAAAAACCAATAACACCCAATATAGATAAAAATAAACGGGTTTTAGAATTAACAATACCACCCATTTTAAATATTTCAGATTTACTCATTTTTTTTTCTTTTTAGGTATTATATAACCGATATAAATTCCTATTACTATTAATAATATAAATACTAAACCAATTACGGCTTTGAACGCTACAACAACTAATGGAAATATATAAAATCCACAAACTAAAAGTAATAGGAATATTCCCAGTATGATTAAAATATTTTTCATTTGAATAATTTTATTTGTGAATATGATGAAAGAGAGTGTGACATTTATGTCACAACTCTCCATCCAAATAAACAATACAACTCTTAATTGAGAACTTCGAAATCGGTTCTTCTATATGATTCATCAGAACCAACAACTCCAGCCTCAATAGCTTCTATTGACCCATTTCCAACTATAATAAATTTATTTGAGTCAAATCCATATTCCTGTACTAAATAATCAGCAACTGCTTTTGCACGTTTTTGTGATAATGTTTTATTATAAGAAGCATTACCAACATTATCGGTATTACCTGATATTCTAATACGGGCATCCCTAAATGATTTAGCTATACCAGCGAATTCTTTTTTAATAATATATTTAGCATCTTCTGTTAAGAATGAAGAATTATTTTCAAAATTAATAGATGCCTTTATATTACTAATAGCAGGTGTAGTAATCATTTCTTTTGTAACTGGTGTAAATGATGGTGCTACTTCTGCTGCTTGTTTAGGGTCATTTGCTAAATTTATGGCTTGTAAGATTGACACATCGGATACATTTCTCCAAGGTTGTGGTGATTTAGTCAATCCAAGTTTAGAATAAATCACAGCCATTTTAGTGTACATTTCATCACCAGTAATACCAGTGAAAGTTGGGTTCAAACCGAAAAAATTTACATTATCCCCATATGTTGAAAACCTAACACCTGATAACATATCATATGAAACTTCAACAGTTCCTTCCTTACCACCTAAAAAATCTCTGGCAAATAACTTAGCAGCTGTTTGTTTAGCGGATTCACTTACATTAAGTTCAGCATTACCAACAAGCCAAGCCGTAACTAATTTAATAAGGGATTCTTTTTTATTATTGATAATTTCTTCGGGGACGAGTAAACCATCAGCTATAATAGATGGTGCTTGTCGTGTTGAAATTAATTCTTTTGAACCAGCGATAGCATCTAAACAATCTTTATTATCAGGATACCAAACCATAGCAGCAGGTACTGAACCCGATTTAAACATACCAGATGCTTCTATACCATCACCCACTTCAACGATTTTAATATCATTGACAGTCATTTTATTTAATTCCAAAAACTTAATCAAAGCAGTGTGTGACGCAGTGCCAACAGCACAAGCCACTTCTTTACCTTTTAAATCTGCAATTGATTTTATTGACGGGTCAACCATAAGAACATCAGCACCATGTGATTGGTTTGTCTGCATTATCTCTTTGGCTTTTGTCATAACAACACCACTTCCACTACTCATATCTATTGATAAAGCATCAGTAGTACAATATACAGCATCAATATCACCAGAGATAAGAGAACTACGACTATCTTTAACAACATCTTGTATATTAATAGTTAGTAAAATACCATAATCCTTATACATTCTGGAATCTTTATTTGGTGTTACACCATCATTCATAAGAACAAGACCTGCGCAACCAATGAAAGTGTTATAGGTAACAGTTAACTCATCACCAGATGAAAAAATATCTGCAATACCACCACCAGATGATTTTTCTGTTGATGTAGGATTAGAACCCGAATTTTTAATATTCGGTTTAATTAGGAATACATAAGCTAATGATAAAATAGCAACTATGATAATACCTACGGCAGCTCTACCTGCACCTGTTAAATTTTTAAACATTTTTGTATTGTTTTAATTGGTTAATAATAATTTTTAATCGAAATATTTTGCTTTCGTATTTGTATTACCCTCTGTAATAGGGGTAAAATTGGCTGATTGGTATACGACATTATCCTGATTTTTTCCAGAAGGTAATTTTTCAAATTTATCTAAAATACCATCTAAACCAAGTTTTTCGTATTTTTCTAATAATTGACTACCTTGAATTGACATTACTTCTTTTCGAACATCAAGTTTACCGATAACACCATTAGTTTCATTAAGAACAAGTTCCATCTCACCTAATTTCGAAGTGATATCATCAGACATTTTATCAATGGCTGCTTGAAAAAGTGCATTTTCATCTGGGTCACCATTCATAGCTGACATAGCTGCTTTGTAAGCATTATATGAAATAGCAGCAATTTTATACCTTTCTTTTATAGCTTCCACTTCATTCTTAGCGTCTTCAACAGTTAATTTAGCCATTTCTAATAATTTCTTTAAAGTGTCATACCATTTTGTAACACTATTAAGAATTTCAATATACATATTAGCTAAATCTGTTTGACGGGTCACTTCACGTTTCGCTATTGCAGCATGATTAGTATCACCTTGTTTTTCGTATATTAAAGCAGTATCAGCTTGCTCTTTTATTAATTTTCTTTTAGCTTTTAACTTAGCTTCGATTTCTGTTTTAATACCACCCATATTACCAGTGCTTCTTTCACTCTTGGCAATATTGGCTTCCATCTGTTCAATTCTACGGTCAAGAATCTTATCGGGTGCGATTTCCACAAAAACACCAAATAATTTTTTCATAAAAATATAATAACCAACACTAAGTCCCATACGGAACTTTTTATCAGTTAGAAGAAATAAAACCACACCTATTCCACATAGGGTTAAAATTGCACTTAAAGTAGATTGAAATAAAAATAATAGTTTTGGTGATAATAATATAAAAGTTATTATACCAGCAACTAACATCACTGTGGCAAACCCACCACCTTTTTGTTTCCATAATGGTTTACGTTCCCCATTCATAGATGGGGGTATAAAATTATTCATAAATTTATATTTTTTATTGAATGAATTGTGTTATTTTTAATTTATCTGCTTCCATTATACCCAATAAATGAGCCATAGTAGCATTGAAATTTGACTCAACTTGTTTCAGTTTTAATTCTTCTTGTTGAGCTTTTTGAGATTCTTCAATGATGAATTGATTCAAGGTTGTTTGTTCCTTTTGTAGGTCGATAAGTTTTTGTTGAGCGTCAGCAACAGCTTTGGTTTTTTTACCAACACTATCATTAAAACGTTGTTTTAAATCAGCAGAAAAACTTTCTTTTTCTTTGTTCAGAAGTTGAACATAAGTGTCGATTGAACTCAATAGTTTTTCTTTTGAAATGTCAGGTGCTGATGTTTTTAACGTGGAAAACGCTGCAAGCATTCTTGTTTTTTCATCAGGAATGATGTTAGTCAGTTGTCCAACTGCTATTGATAATTCATAATAATCAGCCCCAGTTATGTTATTTTTTTCAATAACTTCTTTAAGACTTTGTAGAATTTTTTCATTAACCATCCCCTGAACACCAGCCGAATAAGTTGGCTGAATTTCTGGTTGTATTACAGGTTGCTGCACAGTATTAGTAGCAGCACCTTTCCCATCAGTGGATTTAGTTTCATCCTCTCTGATAAAAATAGATTTAAACTTACTCATAGTTTCAAAATTTTTTATTTGTATTATTTATTTGAAATATTTATTTGAAGTAACAAAGTTAATTATATTTTTATATAACAAACAAAAATTGTAGATAATATTTTATATTATTTTTTATATAAATATATTTTAAATACTTTTAATTTTTAGAAATTATTGAAAATGTGTGAATTATATAAAATTTTAATGAAATTGTATAACTTTAATATTAAATAATATAATAATTTTGGTTGTAATTAATATTCAAATGAACAATATTCCATGATATATGTTTATTAAATAAAAACAACATAAAAAATATAACATCCGATTATTTATTTTTTATTTTTTTATTTACCGCCACAAAACCGATGATGAAAATCATACAAAATAGATGATATTCAACAATATCGGTTAAAAAACTTTATTTTAAAATAAACTGTTATATTTTTTTATTTACTTTTGTACAGGATTTAATAATTAAAAATTTGTGTGTTATGAAAAGCCAAATGAAAATTTTAACAAGTAAAGAAACAAAAAAACTTGTTAATAAAAACAAACGTGTGATTGGCCAAACGATTTCTTCGAAAAAATCATTAAGTGGTATTATTAAAAAAACCAATGGTGAGTCAATCACTAATGAAAGAACTACTAAAAACGCTTTGCGTAATTATCCAAAAGGGGGTTTAAAAAAAGTTTTGGATGGTGCAAAAAAAACTGAAAAATTATTGAAAAATAATAATTCAGTTATTAGTTCAGAAAGCGATGAAACAAAACGCAGTCAAGGTAGACCAAAAGGAAGTTTAAACAAAAAAACATTGTTAAACTTATCTTCCTTATCTCAACAACCAAAAATAAAAAAGGAAAGAGGTAGACCATTTGGTAGTCTTAATAAAAAAACTTTGGAAAAACTGGATAAAAATATACCAGTCATTAAAGTAATGCGTGATAGAGGTAGACCTAAAGGTAGTTTAAATAAAAAAACTATCGAAAAGATGAAAATTACACCAGTTGAGGTGAAGTTGAAACATGAAAAAGGTAGACCTAAAGGTTCTTTAAATAAAAATACTCTTTTGAAAATGCAAAATCCTGAAATAAAAAAACAGGAAAAACGTGAACGGGGTAGACCCAAAGGCAGTCTTAATAAAAAGACTTTATTATCTAAAGACCCCGTGATTCTTAAAAAAGAATTCATGCATATAACAAAAGGTGTAAAACAAGATGTAAATATTTCATCTAAAACTGAAGAAAAAACTTCAACTCTTCTTTCTGTTTCGGGTCTTATCCCTAAAAAATCATTATCTGCTGATTTAATCAATAAACTTAATGAATTAGAAGATTATTCTAAGATTCAGTTTATTCAATCTGTGTCTTTTTCTCAGAAACAAGTCGTGACATTATTTCACGATTCTATTACATTTGATTATTATCAAAGAGAGTATGTCTGGGGTAAAGAAGAAATTGATGTTTATATTGATTCGTTAATAAAAAATTATAAACACAAACGGGTCACAAACATCGGTTCTATTGTAATCGATAAGAAAAACGATAAACTGTCTATTATTGATGGTCAACAACGTTTAACTACTCAACTTTTAATTTATGTTATTCAATTCAATCATTTGAATAAAATAAAGAACACAATTAACAGTGAAGAATATAAAAGCTTCTCAGTTATGTATGGTATTTTAAATAAAATTTTAACGAATTTAAATTTCGTTAAAAATCAAGACCAAAAAATTTATACTGAGGTGTTCAAGTTCATTAATGAAAACTATGAACAAATAGTTTTATTGAATAATTATGGCAAATTCTCCGATTTTTATTACAAAGATTTTTCAGTTTATAATATTTTGAATAAACTGAATTTTATTTGTAATGAATATGGCAACAGAATATTAGATTTGAAGTTCATTTTTTACAGTCTAATGAATGTTGCATGTGAAGCTGGTATATTACATGAAAGTGTTAATGCGAATGATGTTTTCATCACTTTGAATACGTCAACTAAAAAATTAAATAATTATGAGTTGACTAAATCAATTTTACTCAATCATTTTAATGATGAACCAGAAATTCAAAAAGAAATAAGTCATAAATTTTATCAGGCTTCTTCATATTTGAATATACTGGGAAAAACATCATCTATACAAGATTCATCAGAATTAACATTCCAGTATTTTTTACGGATGCGCTATAAAATAAAAGGTAGTCATTATCGTGAACAATTGGAAACATTGATTGATGAAGGCGGTAAAAAATTCATCATTAAACTTATTGATGAATATTTTATTATTTCTACATACATTAAATCCATATTTGAAGATTCCAAGAACATATCTATTAAAATAACATTGGAAATTATCAAACGTGTTTTTGGTGGTACTTCAAATATACATATGAATCTCCCGATTGCAGTTTCTCTTTATTTTTATGATAATAACATTGATATGAAGAGCATCACGAATATTCAAAGAAAAGAGTTGAAAGAGTTATACTTATATTTTCTTGAATATACAGTGATTATGGGATTGTGTGCCGTTGGTATCAGAGACCATCATAAGGATAAAAACAATGAAGTTTTAACCTACACACAAGATATAATTAAAAGGGGTATCATGGGTGGTGTAAATTACTTCAAGAAAAAAATTCAAGAGAATACACAAGATGTCATTGATGATTATGTGGATAATAAAAATTCATCCATATATTTAAAGTCTAAAAATGTCAAATTTAAACTCGGTGAAAAAACGCTTGACCCGAAATTATATGACATTTTAACATCATTTCAAAGTATAGATAAAAAAATTACATTAGATGTAATGGTATCTAATATATTGAAAATGTTGGTCGAAAAAGTATCGGAAAAGGAAATATCTAAACATAATGTAAAACAAAGTTTGGAACTGTCGAGGATTAACGAAAAATTTTCTACATTTGTGAAGGAGTTTAATAAAATAAAAGACTTCAATGAGAAAATAATCATTTAACCCCTTAACCAGTTCTCTATATGGAAAACACAATTAACACCATCGTTAAATTGTTTGATTATCTAAAAAATGAGTGTGATGAAAATTCACACTCATTTTCTAATAACCAATTAAACCAATCAGAAACATTGTTAGATGTATTAAAGAAAGAAAAATATCTGGTTGATTTCACACCTAAAAACAGGATTATGAATTCTTGGTTGAAAAGCCAAGGTATTGTTAAACCTGACCTACTAATTTTTAAAAATAGTGTATTATTTCCTACGTATACTAAATTTTCTAAGTTATGTTATTTCACTAACCTAAATCTGGATTACCAAATAATAGATTTCTATTTAATTGTTCCCATTTTTTTACTTAAAAAAGATGTGGTTATTGATGATGATATTATAGGTAATTTACATATCACACAGTTAGAAAATTTAATGAACATACTCAATTGTTGGGTAAACAGAAAAGATATAATTCTACAAAAATTTTATAATAAAAACTAACCTTTTAAAAATTCTTCGTATTCCGGTGTATTATAATTACCAGTTTTGTAATTATTTTCACTAAAATTTTCTGGATGGGTGGCAGGTATTGTCACCCATTCAAATTTTTTAATAGAATCTTTAAAGATTCCGTAACTAATATGACCGAAATTGCCCATATCATCTATTTGAGCGAAATCATTTATTATAATACCGTCATAACCTTTATCTTGTACTGTTTTAAACCAATCTAATTTATGATAGTCTAAATCAGTTAAATCACCTTCTCTATCACCACCCATTGTTGTATCGTAAAATTTAACAGGTTCTTTAGCTGTTAATATAAACAATCGACCATAATTTTTTTCTGAAGGTAATAAAATTTTATTTTTATTTTTACCAGCATAAATTATCCACAAATCATAATTTCTTTCTTTAAATCCCTTTTCTTTCAATAATTGATATATTTCATCTTCCGTTGGTAACGGCGATTTTCCATGCCACCCTTTTGGTGCAAAATACGACTTAGGACGGTTTATATTATCCCATTCCACTTTATTCATATCATATTCAAACCCAAGATATTTTTGTAAATCTTGAATATATTCATTTTTAGAAGGGTTAGCAACTGTTTTAGAAGACACATACATAGTTAAGCCAGCCTTTGGTATATAAGATTGTGCAATAGCTGGTTCTTTAGCAGTCCATAAAATTTTATCATATCCACCAACAGATAAATCAGCTTCAATAAAATCTTCCAATGAACCATGAAATAACCTACCACCTTTTGGGATTATTATTTCATTTGAAACATTTTCTTTTATAAAACATTTAAAAGATTTCATTTAAGTTTCCAATTATTATTTTTAAGATAACTTTTATAAATAAAAATAATTTTATCAATAAGTGTATTCTCAGTATATGTATCATGTACTAAATCAAACACTAAAACATCATTCAACTCAATTTTTATATTAGAATTTTTTTTAATATCTAATGTATATGTGCCTTTAATTACATCTGAAGTATTCATTTGAACTTCCAGCTCAGTATATTTTAATAAATAAGTATCTTCTTTATCTATAAAACCTTTTATCGATACTGGTCGAATATTTTTTGTTTTATTTTTTTTTCCTAATAAAGATAATTCTTCTTTTAGTCTACCAATTAATTCATCAGAAGCATTATCAACAGCAATAACAATATCTTTAGGTAATTTAACATTTTTATCAATCGTCATTGTAATATCCGGTTCATTTTGAACTTGTGTTGTACCTGACTGAACCTGTGTCAATTCACTTTCAAAAACTCTAAAGGATTTTATTGTGTTAAACATATATAATATAACCTATTTTTTCATATCGTATAAACTTATATATTAAATAATTGTTACATAATTTTTTTATAATATTTATAGTTTAATTTTTGCGCTATAAACCAAAAATTAAAAATAGAAAAAATTCAATCTTTAATTTTTATACATTCACTGTGAGAATATATAATATATTGAAAATAATGAATAACCAAAAAATTTTGACTGGCTTTTTATATTTATATATTAGCAGTTAATTGCAAACAAAGCAGTATTCGATTATTCAAAATATTTTAATGTTATTTCAATCATTTGTTTATCTTCGTTTGATAAATTACCAGAACTTGCAAGTATTAATAATCTTTTAAGCTCTTCGTTTTGTGCTTTTAAATGACTACATCTTTCGATTGGACTTGCTTCGCCTATTCCTGCCCATAAAGAAACAAAATCATCTAATTTAGTTCCATCTGTCATATTTAAAAGAACAATTTTAGTTACCATTGGTCTTTTTTCTTTATGCACTCTTTCAACAAACTTAAAAATATCTTCAACTACTTTAAATATTGCTGGATATTTTCTTATTGTATTCCAAACTCTTAATGTGTTAATCAATGTTTTCATATTTTATTTTTAAATTAATATTAAAAATACTATCAGATAATAGTTATTTACTATTGTTTGTACTAATTTGATAAGAAAACAAACCCGCATTCGGAAACTATCCATAACACCAACGTTATCAATAATACTTACATTTACATTTCAATTGAAAGTTCATCTGTAATATCGTTCTCTTTTCTTTTTTCACCTTCACTTTTTAAAGTTATAATTTCAATTCTCAATGAATTGATTAACTTTTCATGTTCTTTGAATTTCTTATATTCTTTTTCGTAAATTTCAATTCTTTCTACATTTTCAGGTGTATTCTCAGCTAAAGCCCATGCATAATTTGTTTTTAATACTTCACCAGTTTCTTTATTAAGAAATTCGTAACTTTTATTTTTAAGCTGAACCACATTGGTTACTATTGTTCCCTTTTTAATTGGTTTGTCACCGAGTTCATTTGGTGTCCACACCATATCTAAACGGTAAATATATTCCATATCAGACTTTGGTTTTCCATTATCTTTATCAATTAAAAAATCTAATATGCCCATATTTATTTATTATTAAATAACTTCTTTAAGAAAGGGTTGTTTTTCTAACTTTTCAATTACAATATTAATTGCATCAGAATGTTGTTCCATACCTGTAATACAAGATATTCCAATCACTTTATTATTTATAAAATGTCTATTTTGACCTTTTCTTTTCAATATTTCCCATTCCATGCTAACATCATTCCAAGTATTCAATACGGTTTCGTGACCACCTTTATGTTTATAAACCAACCTTACTATTGAGTTTGGTTCTACAAAACTTTCTATAAATTCACCTAATTTCATAATATTTTAAATTTAAATTTTCAAATTTATTTATAATTACCGCACAAAAAAGATTTAGTTATCGCAGCCATTACTCTTAATGTTTATATAATTACCAAAAGGTGAAAATAAATTATCAGGTAATTCATTAATATCACAAAATGTCCATTCCCCAATTTTATTGGGTTCTTTTAATTCTGGAATACCACTCCATTTTTGAGCAATAAAATATAGAGTTATATAATGTTTGTTAGTTTCTTTAAAGAAATTATTAACAAAAATATCTGGTTTAAGTGATTCAATAATAATACCAGTTTCTTCTTCAGTTTCTCGTATAGCACATTCTTCTGGTGTTTCGAATTTTTCTAAATGACCACCCGGTATTGACCATGTACCATAACCATGTTCTGAAACTCTTTTACCTATTAAAATCCTACCGGATTTATCTTTAATAATAACTGCAACACCAACTCTTGGAAATTTAAAATCATCAAACATATTACGAATTTAATTTATTATAAATAGATTCATCCACAATTATATTAATCCCCTCCAAATATTCATGAACTAATTGGTTAACTGTTATTAAATCGGTATCTATATCAGAATAATGAATGTGTTTGAATGCTTCCATTAACTCTAATTTATCTTCTTCTCTTGGAACAACGATTTTAAATTTAGTCCAATTTATATTTTTCAATTCTTCATTTGATAAATCTACACTATTCTTATCTTTCTTAAAATCATTATAGTTTTTCATATTATATAATTTCAATTGTTTCTAATTTGGAAAAATATTCTTTATAATATTCAACAAGTTCTTCAATAGAATAAAAAATAGGTTTACCCCATTCTTTTGCCCATTGAACTTCTCTATCTGCACCGTCAGATTTACCACCCAATCTCAATAAACAGTCTGATTTGAATACATGTATTTTATCTATATTCATCCATATTTCGTATGATAATGGATGAACAATTTGTTGTAAATGAGGATGAAGTGGTGAGATTGGAAAAAATCCTAATTTTACCAACTCATCATAAGTATCGATTTGAAATTTGACATTAAACATTACATCACCAGATGTGTACGGTGACGCTATATAGACCTGAATGTTTTTAGAAATATCTTTTAAAAATCTCATTATAAATATATGTTTTGATTTCATATATTACCTAAAATGAAAAAAGTTGTGTTTTACACAACTTTTTTATTTAATAACATCGATATTTTTTCCAATTATATTTTTTCCTGTCTTTTAAATAAGCCAAATTCGTTTCATTAATTTTAGCTTCTTTTTCAAAAGGAATGGCACGATAAGCCAACGTGTTATTATTAATATATTTTCTTAATTTAAAAAAATAATAAACATATAAAACATAAAATCCGATAATATACATCTCTTTTTGTTGAGTCAGATGTATTCTCTCGTGATTTAATAACATATTATTTTTTAAATCTTCTTTATGTCTTAATAAGACAAACGGGTAGATTGTTATAGCTCTGGCGAAACCAAATGTTATAATTTTGACAAACTTTTCTGAATAAACTATCATGGTAAAATTATTTCTTTTTCAATTCTTATTGAATATGGTGGTATTGTTTGATATGTATAGTATGAATTTTCCATTTTTGTATCTTTATATATTTTTATATCACCAAGGGATTTTACATCAATAGCTAAAATTGTCCACTTTTTCAAATCTATATTTTTAAACATACTAATATTCTTATACTTTTTACGTAACGTTATATATTTCAAATCTATGAATTTTTCGGCATCATTTAAATTATCAGTGAAATACAATCTTTCTAAATCATCGGACACCATTTTTTGAGTTTTAGGTATTAAACCTATATTTTTTATTTTATTATCATAATATTCTTTTAATGTTGTATGATATAAGATATTCGGAGTATTAGTTGGTATATCAAATCTTTTATTAAAAAAAATATGTAACTCATTATTTATTTCTAAATTAACCATATCGATTTTAAAACCATTATCATTAACAACTTGAGAAATGAAATATCCAGAATTATTAAGAAAAGATTGTATTTCTTTGAAAAGATTATATTTTTCTTTTTTATTCAATCCTACTAAAATTAAATTTAGATATACATATTCATCATTTTTATTGTCAATGAAAAAATAATCATTACTTGTATATTTTAATAAAATTGTTGTTAATTTTTCAATGAAAACTTCATAAGATACCGAATTAATCAGTCCTTCCTTCATTGTTAAATTTAAAAATTGATTAAATGTATTAGTATGTTTATTGAAAAATTCAAATTCTTTCATTATTATTTAAAAAAATTTATTCTATATATTAAAATATCCTGTATTATTCAAACAAATTATCTATTTTAATTATATTTACTGGACTTCTTTTTTCATCAAATATTTCAGATATTTTATTCATTCTGACTTTTTTAATATCATTCTCATTAAAATATTCGAACCCACTACAAGTATAAAGTACTTTCGTGTGCCTGATATCATCTTCTTTATAACTCAAATTGAAAAAATTGGAATATCCAGTAAAACAAAAATCGTGTATTTTAAAATAAAACATCACATCACCTTCTTTATTAAGAAATTTAATTTTAACACCAATAGGTTTACCTATGTACTTATTAAGTATTTCAAATGAGTGATAAACATTATTTTTAGTATCATAATTTTCGTTGAATAACATATAATTATGTGTCATTTCGGATAACGAAGAAGATAATATATCACCACCATCTATACTAAAAATAACTTCAAATCTTTGTTTATAAATAACATCACAATGTACCAAAAGATTTCCAAAATTACTATAATGTGGTAGTAATGGCATACTTTATTCCACTTTTTTTATTTCAAAATTTTCACCAAAAACTAATATGTGTTCTTTTCCAATAAAATGATTAATAATTTTCGAAGATTCAGTTATAATATCAATTTTATCCATCCGAGTTTTATTAATATCACAATTTTCAAAACAAAAACCTGAAAATGTATAAAACACTTTCACCGTATCCTTATCATCCTCACTTATATAATTAAAATAATTATAATTTGATAACATTATTTCATCGTCATCTCCACCAAATGTTATATCTCTAATGGTATATTCATCTAATTTAGCATCATTGAAAGCACCTAATAAATTTAAATACCCAATAAATTTAAAATCTGTTAAATGAATTTTAAACAAAGGTTCATCAGATACCGCATTAAAATATTCAAAATATACATCAATAATTTTATTTAAATTATTATTAATAATTTCAAATGGAATAATTGATTTTTTATTGTTACAATAACAAACATCAAATGCAACATATTTACCAGTATAAGCATTACATGATGCTGATAAATAATCACCTCCCTCTATATCAAATCTAATATTAAATTTATCTAAAACTACAATATCAAATTTATCTTCATCGATATTAAAATTGGGTACAAAATCCATTATTTTAAATATTTAAATGTTTATTTAATCTATAATATAGTACATATACCAATGGGTCTTCAGCTTTATCTATGTTTTTTGACCAGATACATTCTGCCTTTCTTTCGAGTTCTGAACCATCACCCTTTGCTATTTCTCTTTTTAGTTCGGTTACATCAACTGTAAAATAATAATATACCGTGTCCGAACTTTTTGTTCCAAATGATGTTCCTAAAGATATTAAATCTTTTTGAGATACTGTATATCCAGCTTCTTCCAATATTTCGTGTTGAGCAGTTTCTAATACATCATCTTTTTCAACACCACCAGTTATACTGGATATAATTTCTTTATCAACATGCCAAGGTGGTGTGACTTCCTTTCTTAACATATATTCTATCCCATTTTTTGTTTTTTTGTAAGGCATAATTGAAACAATCTTACCATTACATCTTTTCTCATGGGAATAAACATAACCGTTGATATCTTTCTCTGGATATTTCAAAAGGTTCAATGTTAACCACTCGTTGTCTTTTAATATTTCTACACTTTTCATTTATAATATATTATTTTTTAACTATTTAATAGTATCAATTATATATTATGAAAATATGGGTTCATTAATCGTTAAATACATACTTATGTTTATCAGTGTGAATTATATGTAAAATGTTTAATTTTTTATCTTGGTTGATAACCTTGATAGGTGTTTTATATAACCCTTTTAAAAAATTAATCATTATCCGATTTCACATTACCATGTTCATCTACTTGGATGATATTACCGAATTCGTCTTTAGATGTAAACCATTCACCACTTGTTCTATATATGTGGTCATATTCTGCATCGGAAATTATATTTCCCCATTCATCTTTTGGCATAGTGTTATTCTTTATAATTTTTAGCTTCCCAAATTGTATTGTATATTCCTAATTCTTGAATTTCGGGTATAATACATAAAGTTTCTTTTTTACTTCCCCTTTTTCTTTCCTTTTTAGAAACTTCATCTTTATTTATCATATCTTAATTTAGTTCATATGTAATTTCAACATATTTTTCCATTTCATACTTCGACGTATGAGCTATAAAACTTTTCATTTTTTCTTTGTCTTCAATTAATGAATTGAAAGTTTCTGGAATAAATTTATAAGTTTTTTCAATACCAAAATCAAATTTAATTGAAATGGTATAATTCGCAGAATTATCTTTTAAAGATAAAATATGCAATTTTTTTAATAAAATACTTGATATTGCCATAATATAATTTATTTAATTATTTTTTCTCTTTCTAATTTTTCATTAATAGCGTCAACAATCCATTGTCCTAATTCATCTTGAAACGTTTCAGCTTTTTTAGAATCTAATTTACCAGATTTATCCATAAAAAGATTCTGAATAGCTCCCCAGCCTCTCAAATCTGCTAATAATTGTTGATTTCCGTCTTTAGCCACACCAAATATCATTTGCCCCATTTGGTCATATTTAGCTTTTTCACCTATAAAATCGATTATCGTTGTCATGAAATTTATTTTTTAGAATGATTAATAAAAAAGTCTACTCCTTATATCCACGTCCTGACCACCCAATCCCGTCAGCTATTACACGACCAGATGGGTCAATATACATATCACCATCCTTTATCATTTCGCCATTAACCCGAATAGTTGCAGCACCATCAATAATTACATTATGAGCCATTAAGTATGTGTAGATTGCCATTGCAACTTCTTCACCAGTTAAATCTATTTGAACACCCGTTCCGTATTCTGTTTTTCCTCTTCCAAATTGAATATTCATAGTTTAAAAAATTTTATCTATACTAATATTATTTGTCATATCTATTATTTTTTAGAATGATTAATAAACAAATCAGTCATTTTATCCATCAAATCATCGAAGAAATAATAATTAAAATTATCAGCGTTTATTTCAGTAATAATAACATTATGCTTCATTCTCATGTAGGAGATAAAAGTGTTATAAAGAAATTCGTTTGTAGTTCCTTCGAAAAATTCTATTTTTTGATTGGAATTTTTTGGTTTTTCAGATAGTTTAAGACATATACGAATACTCTCGACACTATCCAATCCATAAAAATCAATAATTTTTTTATCAGCCGTAGCCAATGACATTATTTCTTTATCCGACAATTTAGAAATCATTTCCTCATATGTATCAGGATTCCATTTTTTAACAAGAAATAATCCCTTATCTTGAAGTTGTTTCTTGGTTGGTTTTTTCTCAATCTTTTGTGATGAGTAACTGTTTATTAATTTAACAATTTGTTCAAAAGTATCTAAACCATCAGCATTAATAACATCTGGATTTATAGAACCTAATACAGCTAAATTATAAGGTTCAATCCTCTCTATAATTTTTTTATATAGTTTCGGATGCCATTTTTCAAGTAAAGCCTGTCCATTTTTACATCTTTCCTCGAAAATATATTTATTTTTTAATTCTTCGTCAAACATCGTTTTCTTCTTTTAAAATATCTTCAATTTTTAGTTTTCTCAATTTTTTCTTATTCACAGTTTCATATTTATCATGTCGTAATACGATATATTCATCGTCTGAAATTTTAATTTCGTTCCAATCAAAAATATGTGGTGAATATTTTCCTTTTTTACTCATTATATCATTTGTACTAACAAATGTAAATATTATTTATTTATTATTTAATAAAATTTCATATTTTTCATACTTTGATATTATTGTATTTAAATCAAATATTTCATTGATAGTAGAATTTGAAAATTTGTTTTTTAAACAAATATTTTGAATTTTACTCATGGAGTGTATGTTTTCATAAGGAATATCCTTCAAAAAACCATTCAATTTTATATCATAAATTGATTTTGTAATAAACTTAATAATTCAGACTTATCCATTTTTTATATATTTTATATTAATTCTAATCTTTCCATTTTTATTTTTCTCTCATATAATTTATATTCCGTTTCAGATATAGTAATCCATTTATTATTCATATTAACACAATATGTGATATCTTTTACAATTGTGTAAAATCCAGCTTTTTTATATTTACATTTACTCATCAAAAATATTTAGTTCTTCTAACTTTAGTTTTCTAATATATCTTTTATAGTCATTTTCATACATCCAAATAAATCTATCACTAACTTTAACCATAACAATATCACGATTTTTTTGTTCTTCAAATAACTTAAACATATTATCTATTAAAATTTTTTTAATCATAATAATTCAGATTGTTAAATTTTAAATGAATTCATAAATTATTTTTATTTTTTTCATTCTTTCTTTTTCAATTGAATATAGGTCATGTTTTTTTTCCATTCTATCCAATATTTGTTCATATGTTTCACCTTTTTTATATGATATAGAAAATCCTGATATACCACCTTTATACGAACCTCTGCCTTTTCCTATATCAGTAGATAAATCAATAGAGATACACCTTATTATATCGGGAAATAATTTTATCCATTTGATTATTTTATACCTCCACTCCCGTTCTTCTATATTAATAGTTGCAATAACATCTATTATAGTTCCATTGTTTATTTTATATTTATAATTTATTTGTTCTTTCCATAAATCTTTACGAAAATCAGAAACATCAATTCTATTATTTTTTGTTTTAGTTAACCATGTATTATCTTTTAACAAATAACTGGTTCTAATCCATTGTTTATACCAAAATAATTGAATAGATTTAAGTTTTTCACCAAAACTAATCCAAAGACATTTTTCACTATAATATAATCCATATTGTAAGTGGGATGAGCTACTATATATCTTAGAATCAAAAGGTAAATGAATAAATAATTCTCCTATTAACTTAATATAAATATATGGTCGTGAGTCTAAATAACCAGCTTTATTGTAAGCGAATCCAAAACCACAAATAAATGGATAATATGTTATCCAATTGTTTTTATATTCAAATAGTTTAATATTCTTCATATAACGACTGTCCAACTGGTATCCATTTTAAATTTTTTCTATTATCAATTTTACTGTGACAAGTTTTACATATAGTTGATATCCAACCCTGAGTGTGTCCAATATTTTCAGTTGTGCCACAATATTCGCATACCATAAAAGATTGATGTTCAGCTAACGAAACCATACCGTCTATTATATTATCACCACCATTGTAATAAAAAGACAAACTTCCATATTTTTCCTTTATTTGTGTAACTTGAAGAGATAAATGTGACGTTTCTTTTTTGGCGATTTTAAATAAAATATTACCAAATAATCTTAAAAAATTTTTTCTATGATATTTTATTTTTTGAACATATTTTTTTAAATTATCATTTTTTATTTGAGGTTGACTATATTTATTATAATTGTCAATATAATTTTTAATTGCCCCCATCAGAGAATCTAAAATAAAATACCACCCATCACCTGTTTCGACACCAAACTGTATAGGAACAACTATTTTTTTCTGTTTTGATAATTTTTTGACATTATCGATAATATCATCCGATGTATAAATAGGTATATCCTTATCCATATAAGAGAAAAACTCTGGATATTTAGATAATAATTTTTCTTGTAGTTCAGCTTTCATTATATAGTTTTTTTATTTTTAGTTTTCTTATTTCATATTTTAAAATGCGTTCTGTTTCTGATATGTAATAATTCATCATATCAGGTGGAACTGTTTTATTTATAACCTGAAAAAATAAATAATTTTCTGGACAATGAATATAATATATTTTTTTTGGTACATTTTTAAAATAACTTCCATCTAAATCACACGTTTCTTTAGTGCATATTTTTATTGATGATGTAATTAACACACTAATCGAAAAATTAAAATGTGGGTAATGTTTATTTAAATATGCCAGAATATCCATTTTTAAAAATATGAAACAAATATAGTTGTTTAATTGATAATTTATGATATTGTTTTATCATAAGTTCTGTCAAAACATTCTTCTAATATTTTCATAACATTTGGCAGGGACATATAATAATATGTATCTTCTAAACTACCTTCTGTTTGAAAATTAATCGGTTCAAACAGCTCATCATAAATTGGTTTTAGTTCTTTTACAACTTCTTTTTTTATATCATTTTTATTTTTCATAAATATCAATTATTTAAGTTTCTACTAAAAAATTCACAATTGACCTCACATAGTTTTATAATAAATTTTTACTTTAATAAATTTTCACCAAAGATATTATTTAATTTTTTAATTCTAATTTCTTTTATAGAGTATTTAACCGGATGTGCGTGAATATACATTATATCTTTAACATAAAACTCTTTCCACATACTAAATCCACCTTTTAATATAGGTTTAAATATTACTTCAGAAGAAGCCATCATTTCTTTTAACATATTACCACGCTCAGTGTTTAATATTGTAAGTTCACCAATGATACCATATTTTGTAATTTTCTTAATCACAATTTTGTGGGAAATTTTAGATATATTTACTGAATCAAATATCGGATTTACATCTAAATCAACACACCCCAGAATTTCTTTATTTATTAATTGTTTTTTAATACGAGAAAAAGAATTTCTTGTTAAAATTTCACTTAAATATATTGTTTTTCCAAATATCACTATATCTATTAACATATAGTTTATATCCAAAAAATAATTTTTTGTTTAAAAAAAATGAGGAAATTGTTATTTCCTCATTGCGTAAGCTGGAGCATCTTTCCAGTAAAACTTACCATCTTTTGACATTGACCAAGTTTCTAAAACTTCTCTCATCCTAAAAGGTAACCTGTCATAATTTTCTTGATTCATCAAGTTTCTTACTCTTGCACGAAACATTCGATGACACATTTTTTTATCTTCTTTTTCGGATACACCTGCAATACCCATTCTGGGGGGTTTTTCTGTATGAACGTGACATATGTTATAAATTATTTTTTTACATCATCACGCTCCCCCAATTCTTTTTAATTTTTAAATATGTTTTCATAATTATTTTTTCTTTTTTTTCTTATCAATGTTCGTTTCTTTAATTTCTTTTGAAATAAACTTGAACGGTATCATTAAAATTGATTGATAATCTTCACCAGCTTCTTTCATACCTTCATCATCTTCTTCATAATACCACTCAACTTCAAATGATATATCATAAATTCTCTTTAAAGTTTCTAATTTACGAAACAAATCTAATAAAATTTTTGAAGTAACTGTATTAAAAAACTCTAAATCTACTTTCATCACAGTAGCTTTACGTTCTTCTTTAATATAAATTCCGATAGCATCCAAAATAGGTTTATAAAACGTCATAGCATCTACAACTTTTGAAATACCAGATATCTCAATTATACCTTTTTTTTCATTTAACTCAAAATAAGGAGTTGTGTCAGTTGCATTTATTTTCATATATACTTTTTCTTTTTATATATTTAAATATTAAACTGAAATAAATCCTTATATAATTTAAATATATAAGAATAAAAACCTCATGAAAAATTTTATCCACATCGTATTCGAAAAATATGGAATGATTAAATTATTCGGGTCGGCTATATTATCCGCATTATTATACACATTATATTATTACACTGGTTTAATTATAATCAAATATATAATGATACCTTTTGTAATATACTTAATATTAACAACGATAGTATTATTCACCTACGCATGGATTATAAACCCAATATTAAATAGAAGAGAAAAAAATCAAACTAAATAAATGATATCTTTTATATTGTTAACAATAGCTGGTTTCTTTAATGCTATCATGGATGTATTGAAAACGAGATATGGTACATCAATTTTTAATAATTTTAAAAACCAAAAAATACTTGATTGGGTCAATCCATCATTAGCTAACGATAATAAATGGAAAAATGGTGATATAAAACAAGGTGAGAAATTTTTTGGTTCTTCAACATTTTTAGTTTGGATAACCGATTTGTGGCATTTTTCTAAAATGATAATGTTAATTTTAATTATGTTGGCTATGGTTTTATATAATCCTTGGACACCTTTCTTACTATTAGATGGTTTGATTTATTTATTAGCTTTTACAATTACATTTGAAATATCTTATAAATATTTTTTTATTGATGGAAAATAATTATTTTTGATTTTATTTAAATAAAAATGAGAGAACGATTATTTGTTAAAAGTAAGGTGTTTTTATCAATTGATTTATCTACAAATGAATCTATCCATATTGGTGACATCGTTGAAGTTGGCTATAAATCTTATAAAAAAATTGTTTTATTAAATCAAAAAAGTAATGTTTTCACCACTGACTGTTTTTTAACATTAGATAATAAAAGATTGGATTATGACCCATACTTATCCCCACTTTATGACTTTAAATTAAAACCTAATTCATTAGTATTGTATTTTGGTGAAGACACCAAAGCATTAAAATATAATACAATATATCATATGATAAGTATTGATGAATACCAAAATTTTTTATTATTAGAGGAATACCCTTATATACCAGTTTCTAAAACAAAATTCAGACTTTTGACAATTGAAGAAGAACGAATGTTAAAAATGAAATCTGTTGGTTTCAACTTTGTTAGTTGAAGGAAAAATGGATTCTGGTGTTAGCCTCATACTAACCATCCCCAACCGTATTGCATCGGTCTACAATATCTCTGACAACAACTTATGGCGTTACGATTTTATCCGTAATCACTCGTTGTTATACTGAATATTAAGGCAGTGCGTTATCCATGCCAGAATCCTAAGTAATCGTCTTATTGCAAATCAACAACTACCTATTTAAGCGGAGAGAGAGGGATTCGAACCCTCGGCACGGGTTTCCCCGTGCGCTGGTTTAGCAAACCAGTGGTTTAAGCCAACTCACCCATCTCTCCAAATATATTATTCATTTTTTCTTTTCTTATTCTACGTTTGATTTCATTTTCTTCAAACACTCTTTCAATTTTTTCTAATTTACCATGTATAAACGTTGCATTAAATTCAAACCATTTTTTATCAAAATATGTATAGAAATTGACAACACCAGTGTAATCATCTTGTGTAACTAAATGTTCATCAACTCTTTTTAAACTTCCAGCTAATTTTAATATTCCAGTTGCCCCTGAATGTGGTCTTTCTTCCAATGGTACAGTTTCCAATTTCCAATCATTAATTTGCAACAGACCATCATCAGTGATATAAATTTCAGTCATAACATTTTCAAAATCTTTTGTTTGAAAATCGAATTCAATATCATTTTTTGATGCGTCATACATCAATTGTTTTTCCGATTGACTCAATGGTAATTTATCAATGTTTATTACAACTCTATCGAACATTCCCATAAAAAATATTTTTATTTTTTAACACCACTCGAACCAACCCCATGTTTTCTTATATGACTTACCATCAGGGATATTTTGTTTTCTTACTTTCTTGTTCGCATTCCGTTTCCAGAATTTACCTTTTGGTTTAGTCCATGCACTGAACCAACCATTTTTCCTTTGACCCTTTAAATTAGGGTAATAATGTAATTCTTTCATAACTTATATATTATTTTTTCTTTAAAAAAGTTATTTTAAAAAAAGTACTCCCATTTGGATTTGAACCAAAATCAAAACATCCGTAGTGTCACATTTTTCCAATTAAACTATGGGAGCATACAGTATTCGTGGGTTGAATCGAACAACCGACCTGAATCTTATAAGGATTCTGCTCTAACCACTGAGCTACACGAACATAAAAAAACCTCGTTGGATAAGAACGAGGTTTTTAAAATATAATATGAAATTATAATCTAAAATCCCAAATCTTTATTCACGATGCCTATGATTTCAGAAATGTTTTTTTCTTTAATGTTGAGACTTCTAAGTGTTAGAAGTAAAACATCTACCTTACTATCAGCATCATATTTATTAATGAATCCTCTGAACCGCTCAGTATCTAACTCATATTGAGTTTGAACATTGTTTTTAACCGGAACATTCGAATTGAAATTACGAGTAAAATTATCAGATGAAACAAAATGTTGTTCGTGATAAGTATCCTTTTTATACGGCTGAGTATTCGAAGGTGTACTTTTTAAGTAATCTTTATCCATGTAAAAATCCAAAAGTGAAATAACAGTAAATCCAAGACGACCAAGTGATAATTCAACACAAGTTCCACCTTTTTCTTTATCAAAGAACACGTTGTTTACATATCCAAATATACTTTGGTTTTTCTGAAAAGATAAAGGAATCTTAGATTCAACATGTTTTAAATTAGCAGAAACATCATACTTAGGAATTGACATTTCTTTCTTGGCAATAAACGTTACTTTATTACCAATTGTCAGGTCATTCAAAAACTTCTTACTCGGTTCAGCACCACAAATAGGACAAGTGTGGTCTTCTTTATCCATTAAATCATCGACCGAATAAACGATATCACAATCGAAACAATAAAACCTTTGAAAATTAAATAATCTACTATTTTCCATATCAATAAATTAAGTTATACAATATATAAATTATTATTTTAATATAAACCAGATTTTAAATACCACTTCCAATGCTCACCTTTCCATAACACAGGATTATTTTTATCTTCGAATGAAGAAGGAAAATATGTTTTTTCAACTTTAGCTACCATCTCATCAATATATTCTTTATGTAAATTATACCACACTCTTGCAACACATCTTTGTTCTATCGTAAGAACATCAACAATTAATTCTAATTTAGGTTTGTTATCAACTATAACTCTTTTCGACCTTCTTAAAAAATTGAATTTCATATTTTTATTTTTTTACAGGTTGCATCCAATTAGCAAACAATTTTTGAGAATCAATAATAAAATGACAATGTTGTAACTTCACCATCATAACAGCTATTTCCCTGCTGATACCTCTGGATTGTAAGTAAAACACTTTATCTTCATCAGCACTGGTGAAATGTTCCTTTGCTTTTACAGCTCCACCATTCATACCATCCATTATTGCATCAGTGTATATAGTAACATCTTCAACCATATCAAAATCACTTGGTAATATATAATCAAAATTGTTTTTACCTTTCAATATTTTAACAAATTGCATTTCAAAAGGTAATGTTAAAAGATAACTAAACAAATCGATTTCTTTTTTTATTGTTTTTATGACTTCAAGTTTATCTTTCAAAACATCTGAACTATCATTTTTGTTTATCTTAGTTATACCAGTTAATTTACGTTGTAGTAGTTCAACTGATATCCTTTTATTCGACTTTTTAGCCCAGTAAACATTATACCCTATATCGGATTTAACTTTCACCCAAGAACCACTTCCAACATCTTTACCAACTAAATGGGGGAAAAAGTTCTGAACCTGAATATATTTTTCAAATGTATCAAAATCGAATTGGTTATGATTTGTTGTTAAATCAAAATAATCAAAAAAATATTCCTCAATTTTATCAAATTCGACATCACATAATTGTTCATGAGGTAACAACCCTATATTTAAAAAATCAGCTTCTATTGTTTTTGCTGGTTTCAATATGTTATTTCTTAATATTTTATTCCTCATATCTGAACTAATTTATGAGTCAAAAATAATAAAAGAAAAATTATAAAAAAAATTACGGATAATATTAATTAGATTTTAAATAAAAGCTCTTAATTACTGGTATTTCAAACATATCATCAACACCATAAGGAACATCACAATCATAATGTGTTCCTTTATAATAAATCCAATAATGACTTGGTAATCCTATTTTTTCGAAATTGTCTGGTTTATTACCATAATCTCTTGGATTCAACATCATTTCTGTGGATTCATCGTTATATGGGTCATAAAACAAACCATCACTTAATATTTCTACTATAATGTTTTGATTTTTTAAGGATGTGTATAATTCTTCAGCGAATTCCATACACGCACCAGCATTGATATCCGAACAATCTAAACCAACTGACTTATATTGTTCAATTAATTGTAAAATGGTTTCTGTAATTATATCGGTATTATTTCCGACCCACTCGTTTATTGTTTTAATATATCTAAGTTTCATGAGAATATATATTAAAATTTATTTACCAATCTTTAGTACCAGTTATTTCGAAATCTTCATTCAATAAATTATCATGAATAGATTTGAGTGTCCCCAATCCTGTTGGTGTAAATGAATACATCCATCTTTCACCTACTAAAAAAGTCGTTGGGTCTTTTTTCTTTTGTTTATTCTGCCACTTTTTAACTTTCGTTTCTTCTTCAGGTGTTAATTCGAATATCATCATATAAATATCAATATTTTAAAAATACTCATTATAATAATCCATGATTTTATTGATTAATAAATCTTCTGATATTAACTGGCGAGTATCATAATTTATTATTTCACTATCATTATAAAAATATGCTTCTTTTTTTATAATTTTATCTGGTACACCAACCTGCATCACGATTAATGTGCAATCTTCTTCTTTACGGATAAACATCATTGCATCATCCGTTAGATTAACAAAAAATTTTATATTTCTATCTTCAAACGTTTGTAAAAATAAATCACAAATCATTTTGGTTATTGTCTTTTCCATATTTTTATTTTGTGTAAAAATAATTTAAATATTTTGTTTTTCATAATATTTAACCCACTTTCTGATTGCATTATCTGAAACATTATATTTTTTACCAACTTGAACATATGATGAATTTTTTATTTCATCAAGAAGTTGTTCATAAGGTGGTCGTGTCACTTTTCTTTGTTTAAAAGAAATGGTTTTATTATGACAATCTAAACAACATTTCGATTCTTTTGATTTGGGATTGCCACAAGAACATATTTTATCATCATTTTCTTTTTTCAATCTTTTATAACCTTTACAATGAGTTTCTAAAGTAGCATTACAGTTAGGACAAACAATTCTAAGATTCTCTAATCTATTATCTTTATTATTCCCATTAATGTGGTCAAGTATTAAACTCATATGTTTATCTTTCCATCTCTCATTTTGTCCACACAATTCACATTTTCTTTCTTTGATTCCTTCTTTATAAAGTCGGTTTTTTAAATTTGAAGTACTACTATATGTTGAATTTTCAATTAATATATCATTTAAAGATATTTTTGTGTGAATTTTGTGTTTATATGTAAAATGTGTATAATCTACATTATATATATTACAATATTTTTTAATTATCGAATATGATGCACCAGTTTTATGTATATTCAATTTATCACAACATTCTGAAAATGTATTAGATTGTTTTACAATTACTTTTAAATTATTTTTATCATAAATAAAATTATTATTTATTTTTAAGTCATCATCTGCATATTTTAAATTTAATTTAATACGTTTTTCATTTATACTTTTTTTATTTCTTTCTAAAGTCATAGAACAAAATGTCAAACCATATAAAGGATAATAACTTTTTAAAAATTTTTCTTCCCATAATTCCCACTTTTTCATAAATATTTTTTATTTATGATTATATATTTATATTAATTGGGTCTAAAAGTGTCCCCACCGAGAATCGGACTCGGAATTCTACTTTAAAAGAGTAAGGTTATACCATTTAACTATGAGGACGAGTTCCCCCGACTGGATTCAAACCAGTGGTCTTATGATTAAGAATCATAGCTTTATCAACTAAGCTACGGGGAAATAAAGTGGGTGTTATTGGTTTCGAGCCAATCTACTTATGGTCTTCGGCCATACGCTTGTACCATCTCAGCTACACACCCTTTTTACATATGGTCACCTCACCCACCGAGATTCGAACTCGGACTCAGGAATTAGGCACATTCACGATGTTCCCTTGTGCTACCATTCACACTATAAGTGAGTTTACCCATATGCTTACTCATAACCACTATTCATCCAGATACTTTTATCAATTACTAACTAATCATACTCATAAATACTTCTCACATAGTGCCTGTCCAACCCTTCCTCGGCTCACGGTTTTTTCTGAATCGAAAATGTGCGTTACACTTGTAAGTCATACTTACTTTCATATTAGGTTTCATCTCAAATTTCACCATATTTTCATGATTACTTTCAGAAAATTTTAAAAACCTTCAACCAACATGTCAAAGAACTTCAACCATAAATGGCTGATTTAAAGGGTGTTAGACGGGAATCGAACCCGTGAGTGTTATAAACACTACATGTTCCACAGACATGCGAGAACTAACCAACATTCTCAACTAACACAGTGTCCTGTGAGAGATTTGAACTCCCGACCCCTTGAATGTAAATCAAATGCTCTAAACCAACTGAGCTAACAGGACTAATAAAATGTGTTGATAGAGGGAATTGAACCCCCGACCTTTTGAATATCAGTCAAATGCTCTACCAACTGAGCTATATCAACATTTTATTTTTGGGTTTATTAAATTATTTATCCGAGTTCGTTACTTTCGCAACCACCCAACAATATAAATAACCCAATACTTCAAAGAACGTTTTTGCAGGGAATGAAGGACTTGAACCCTCACTTATTCTCATTTGGAGTGAGATAGACTACCAATTGCCGAATTCCCTATTTAAAAGAACTAATTAAGTTCTATAAAAGTGCTGTTTTCAATACCTTTTCGAATCCATCGCATTAATGTTATTGCTTTAAATTCTGGTTCAAGGTATGTGGTTTTAAATTCATCTTCCATGCTATCAATCTCTAATTGATATTGATGATTTTCTGTATTAATCTTGTAATACACTTTACCATGACACACATGGGATATTTTTGCTACCGTACCCTTTACAATCGTTGTAATATTTTCCATCGTTCACTTTTTGTTTTTAAGCGGAGAGTGAGGGATTCGAACCCCCGAAGCCCTTTCGGGCTTGTCAGTTTTCAAGACTGATGTCATCAACCACTCGACCAACTCTCCAACATTTCACAGTACAATTTAAACCAAAAAAAAAGTCCAAACTTTCGTCTGGACTTTTTTATATCTTATATTCTTTTTTTTACTTCATTCAGCAACCAAGAATATTTTTAGACATATACAGTCCAGTCCCATTATGGCTAATAAACCATTTATGGCGTTTCACTGAGGAAACTATCGAACTAATATGACTAAAACTATTTAACATTATTTCTATTTTTTTACTGTTTTATTTGTTTTATATATTTAAGAAAAAACATGACTTTTTTCCAAAATGTTCTGCAAATGTAATTCTTTATACTGAATAAAAAAAGAAAAGTTGCAATTATTTTTCAATTATTTTTTGCTTCGGCATCTTTTTGTTTCAAAAAGAATTTATAATACTCTCTTGTGTAAGGAGTTGCGTAGTTAAATTCTTCTTGTTCTTGTTCTTTTTTAATATTTTTATTTTTTAATTCCATTCTATATCATTTAATTCAATATTTTGAATTTTTTGCATCATTTCATTATCTATGACACTCACATCAAGATTATGTTTATATATAATAAATATTAAAGTATCCTGAATGTATTTTATTCTTTTATATTTTAAAATCGGATTATTTAAAGTTATGAAATTACAAAACCAAGTATAAAGATTTTTTCTACCTTTTGAACCGTCTAATGCACCAAATAGTAAAAAATCCACATCTTTTTCTTTTAAATAATCTATGGCTGATTTTTTTATAGTTGATAAAACTCTACCAGATTGACCTATATTCTGTTCATTTTTTTCTACTATTTCAGTAACCCAATCACCAACAATATTTTTACGATAAAACTTAACAGTGGATATTTTTTTATCATATTCTCTAAAAATAATAAGATATTCTTTTTTATTAATAGTAAATTCACCTATTAACAAATTATCTTTTATTTTATAATTGATATTAGCAAGTGTATTCGCAATTTCAAAATATTTTTCAATATTTGTTTTTTCACTATAATCTTCAAAATTTTCAATAATGCTCATACATTTATATATTTAAAATTCAAAGTGAAATCCATTCACGAAGCTAAAGACTTCGTGGTTTTCTTTCAAAGAAAATATAAAATAATCACACAAATATATAAAAATAAAATATCATCTGTAATTTTTTTAACTGGATTTATATTTTTATTTTTGTGTGAATAAAATATACATTATTATGAGCAGAAGCACATTTTCTTATTTGAATTGTCACAAACAAACTGTTATAGTTGAAACAGATTTGAAAGATGGTCAAAGAGTGACAATAAAAGTTAGTGGTTATGAATGTGAAATAATTTCAGTATACGCTTTAAATCACGACCCAATAAATGTAATGTCTGGTGGTGTTTATTTCGATGCTGTTATCAAAAGGGGAAAATATCCAAATGATGTTGGTCGTATTTGTAAAAATATTCCAGAAAGAAACATTGATAAAATTTTAAATTAATATATAAAAATAAAAATAAAATCGTGATTAAAATTAAATATAAAGATTGGTTATTAGAAAATGTTAATAAAGATGTTATTGACAAAATTAATAGTATCGACGAATTTATTCATGTAGTGAATAACATGGAAAAAACTCCACAAAGAGGATTCTCATATAAACCAAATAGTGCGATTAAAATACCAAAAAATACATTAATATTTCATTCGACAACAAAAGAAAATATTGAAAATATATTACAGAATGGTTTTAAAGGTGTTGGTGCTTATTATTCTTCATTCACTAAAACGAGAAAATCAAAAGAGCAAATAAAAAATGGTATATTTGGTTTTGGTTTTGATTTAACAAATAAAAAAGTTGACAGCAGATTTCAAAAGGGGTTTTTATATGGCGGTTGGGGAATAATTTTTAATTCAAGTGATGCTTGTAAAGTTTATAACTCAGCGGATAAACAACACCAAGTTTTATTTGATGTCACTAAAAAAATTGATATAGTTTGTATTGTTAATGTTAAAATAGATACAAACATTAGAAATGAGTGGATTTGGGATGTATATGATAATAATTTAAATATAATCGAAACTGATGTTAAGCTGAAAACTTTTTTAAAAACTATTCTAAAAGATGGTTGATATAAAAAATAATTTTTTTTTAATATATACTTTAAAAAGAAAATTGTTTATGAAAATAATTAAAAATTTTAAAAATTTTATTGTAAATGAAAATTCTCAGATAATTGAAAATATGAAATCATTAAATCAAAAATCAAAAGAAGAAATTTTCGATGGCAATAATTGGTCTGAAGAAAAAATATCTATTTATAGAGATAGAGAATCTAATCAGGTTGTTTTTTTTAGAAAACTTGAAACATTTACAGTTGAGTTTATAAGACTTTACATAAACGGAAATATTTGGGGTGTATATTATAAGGATAACGAGTTAGTCGCTGAAGATATTTGGGGTGAAATACATAATAATATTGAAGAATAAAAATAATCTTTAAAACTTATAATTTATTCTACACTATAAGTAACGTTAATAGTATTATAATGGAATTGCTTGATGTTTATTGGACAGACATTGTTAATATGTTGGTCATTAAATGTGATTGTGGTGAAGAATTTGATTATCCTTCTAATTATCCTTTAGTAGAATGTCCTAAATGTGGATACAAAGAAATTTGGCATGAAGATGGTTTAAATTTTGAGGAATTAAAGGGGTATAAATTGATGAAAAATAAAATGATAAAAGAACCCAAACAGGTAATTATAATACGTAAAGACCTTAATCTACGTAAAGGGAAAATGTGCAGTTCAGCAGCCCACGCCAGTTTAAAGGTGATATTAGACAAATTAGAATGGGCTGGACAAGAATCTTATGGTGATGCCACTTTCCGTGTAGAGCAAGATAGTCCTATGGCTAAATGGTTAAATGAAATATATAAAAAAATAGTGGTTGGTGCGGATACTTTAGCTGAAGTAGTTGATGCTTATGAAGAAGCTCAAAGAAAAAATATACCTTGTTCATTGATAACAGACATCGGTCTAACCGAATTCGGTGGTGTACCTACTATAACATGTTGTGCAATCGGGCCAGATGATTCAGATAAGATAGATGAAATAACAAAAGATTTTAAGCTTTTATAACACATTCTATTCCTTTAGATTGAACGTATTCACACAATTCTTTCTTAAATTCATCTATTGATGTATAACCGTTTACATTAAAACCTTTATATACATTTTTATATGGTGCAAACCATTTTATAAAATCCAATTGTTCTTTTTCACTTGCACCAGATGTATTATCATATAATTCAACACGAATTATATAATTTATTATCTTTTCGATACTCCTATTAGTTCTGGTTTCCATTTCATCAGACTCTTTAGCACCTTTATAATTTGGTTTATCTTCACCTTCATAGAAATCATTATAAGGAAAAAGTTTATAATTATTAGAAAGCTTATCACCATCTATTACAATACAAACTTCCATTGGATAAAATTTGGAATTATCTTTATAAAAAGTTTTATCTCTTGTAAAAGATACTCCATATTCATCAGCCCTGTTAATTGTTTTAACATCATTTCGAATGGTTCTATTTGCACCTTTTAAATAATTTTGTTCAAGTATCATATAAACACCAGCGAATGATGTCCAGTGATAAAGTAAACCGATTTGTTTGGCTTCATTAATAAAACTGTTAAAAGAATAAATCATTTATAAAAATATTTTTTATTTATATATTAAAAAAATAAAATATAAAACGTGGGTTAATCAACTGCTAAAAACCATAGATTATATGACAACTGGAGAAGCTAAAAATGGATATATGTCGTTTGATAAAATGAAAATATGTGATTTTCAAAAAGTGTTTTTGGATTAATTTTTAAAACTTATAGTTCATTCTATACTATATGCACAAAAAAATAAATAATATTATCTTGGGTCATATTCAATCATATTTTCTTTTTCCATAGTATTTGTGACACTGCTATAATGTTTCATAGCTTCATCACTCATATTTGAGTAAGCTTCACGCATACCCATAAAGAAACCATTCTTAAAACGTTCATGATATTCTTTATCATAAAGTTCTATTTTTTGATTAGATATTTCAACAATCTTCTCAGCTAATTTATAAACTAAATCTTGTGGTTCAATATCCTCAAAAAACTTGTAATTTATTTTTTCAATAGAACTGTCCTGTTCATATCCCATTTCACAAGCAAGTTCATATACAACTTGTCTTACTTCTTCTGGTAAATCTTTAAATACTCGTGCCATTTTTATATTTTTTATTTTTTGAAATGAACTATAGTAACATCCATGTCAACCAGTTCAGTCTGGATGATTTTCTTAATTCTATCCCAGTTTCCACCAGCCAAACCTGCACACAATAGGGGGAAACCTATTGTATAACCTTTATATTTTTTATTAATTTTTCTCATGCATAGAGTTAATGCTTCGTAATCCACTTTTATAGAATCAGTGCCATAATTGTATTGTGTATAAAGATTCAATATAAAACCCCTTAATTTATCACCATCCCATATACCACCGTATGTGAAATTTCCTAACTTATTAATATCACCTTTTCTGGTTTCATTATCAGCTCTCACTGCATCAGGAATTCTCACTGCTATTTCTTTAGCAATACCAGCCCCCATTTTACAAAAACAATTAGCACCATGACCAATTAAATTGAAATCACCATTTAAGGCCATATCAATTAAATTTCCTTCTATTTCTTTAAAGCTCCCCATCGAATATTTCTTTTAATTTTTCTATTCTTTCTTTTCTTAAAGATTCTTCATCTGAAAATGAATCGTACACATAATAATCCGATGTTATTCTACAATTTATTATATTATTTAAACCGCTTAATACAATTGGAAAATTGTATTCATTTAAATAACAATTATAAAATCGCACATTTCTTTTACTACCTATTAATTCCATATCAAATATAATTGATGATTTGGGGTAATTAGATACATTATTTTATTATAAGCATTCAAAAAATAACTAAAAATATTATTATATGAAAATGATATTATAATTTCAGATTCGAAAGATGTGGGCAAATAATATTGAGAATGATTAACATTATTATTAATGTTATTACTTGTTCTACTAAATGATAGAACATCTAATAAATAACTTTGACCACCGTGAGATATTATACATTTTTCATTCATTTAATAAAACATTTTCTATTATATAAAATACAAATATAAAAAGTTTATTTAAATATTACCAGAATCTTTCTCGTTTTTCTGAATCTTCTTATCTCTATAACTTATCATTTTAGCAGCGATATTAATTATATCAACCTTTGGGTTTGTTGCTATGTGAGCATTTAACTTCTTTTTTATACTTTTGATATGCTTTTTATCAATGAATTCATCATCCAAACTTTCAATTTTAAGTTGTCGTGATAGTTGTTTAGATAATTGTTCATCTTCTGGGGTAATATCATCATCATTTTCACTACACCAAACATCTTGACTTATTAGTATATTTTCAATACTTGATAATGTTTCTTCAAAATCATCGGTTTCTTCAAAGTGAGATTTATCTTCATATTCTATATTTTCACCGAAAAAATCTTCCCATTCATTACTATCATCTTTCATAATTTATTTATAAATCGTTAAATAATGATTTTAATTTTTCCCTTCTTATTTCTCTAATATTCAATTGAACTATTTCCATTTTACCACAACTAAACTTATATTCTTGTTTATCATTATATCTTATTGATGTTTCAAGAAAAATATTATACATTATCGTTTTATGGGTATTCCCATAAATAGTAAATTGACAATATGTTCCTTCCCTAAAATAACCACACTCTATATAAAAATTTAATTTGTTGGCCTCATTATCATTTAATACAAATCCGATAATTGAATTAGATACGTTTTTAATTTCATCACATTCGATTCTATATTTTTTTCTGAAAGAGAACCAAGAAGTCTTTAGCTTAGTGGTAGTTCATTCCGTATTTTCTCTATTTGAAATTAATCTTGGTTTTCACTATCCAGACTTTCAATTTTAATTTGTCGTGATAGTTGTTGTTCGAGTATTTCATCTTTTGAGGTTGGGTTTAGTTTATCAAAAGCATCATAATCTTGCCATATTTCTCTTATTTTCTCAGGTCTCATTAATATTTTAATTTCTTGTTCATCTTTAGAATTAATTCTTATAAAATTACTACCATTAACTGGATTCATTACAAACACACCATAAATATATGGTTTTAAATTTTCAACTAAAAATTCTTCTTATAAAATCAAAGTATATTGGTATTGGTGTTGGAATTGGATTAATATATATGTCATAATAATCACTATTAATATCAACTTTTTTAATAACAATATAATGAACTTTCCAATCTGGTTGATGTGGATATTTTTCATCAATATATTTTAATATTTTTCTAATTTTACCTTCTAACATAGAAGCAAATATAAATAAAAAATGTGGTATTATAAACACCACATTTTATTTTATCACATTTTTGGCACTTTAAAAAAAGTGCCAATTTTTAAGTATTAAATTTTTTCACCACAAACTGGACAATGTTTCCATTTATCATTCCTAATACGATAACCACAATTAGTACAATATTGTTTAATCTCCTTCATTGTTTTATTCTTCTGAGATACAGGAAGAATTTGTAATTCACAAGTGTGAAAAGCCCAAGATTGTGGATTAAAGTTGGTATAATCAAATTTTTGATTAGATTCACCACCCTTTCCAACTCGTCCAGTTTCCATCATATCTAAGCTACATGTAGTTATTGTACTTTTTAATGGAACAGTATTTGTGCAACTACAATTAATATCGGATGAACTATAAAAACATGATGGAGTTGTAATAGTATTACCAGATAAATTAAAAGTACCATTACCACCCAATGTCGTACCAACATTATAATAATATGGTGTCCCAGTACCACCCCAATGTGGTTGACTCCAGTTTGGTGTGGTAGTTATAGATATATTACCCCATATTTGAACTGGCTGTTCTTTGTAACATTTAATTTCAATCTTCCCGTTATTGGCAATGATATCTTTTATTTGTTGGGTGTTTTCGACTTCATAGGTTTCAAATAAAAATTTTTTACTTTCATCCAGATATCTATCGAGAAATACCCGTTCGGCTGGTCTTAAAATTAATAAACTATTAGAAATCTTTTTACTATTAAGAAAAATTTCCACTCCGATAGTCTCGTTTTGGTTGTTAAAAATTTCCAATTCAAAACTATCCCCATCATTAAGATAAACATGTTTTTTGTCGTAAATTTTAAGACGGCTTTTGTTTTTTGTGATAAATAATTCAGGTACGGTCGTACCATTAGCTAAATGTGTCATAATTAACTCCTTCTTTTATTTTTTGTTTTTGAGTTGCTAATCTTAATGTTTCTATCTCTAAAAACTAAACCTGAAATTCAGACTAAAGACTAACAAAACCAAAAAGTTGTTTTTTGTATGACACTATATATTAAATAAAATAAGTTCCTTTTTTAAGAAAGTATTTCTTTTAACTTTTCAACTCGAATATAATTTTTAAAATCTTTTTCTGTACTAACATTATTTATTTCTAATATACCATTTGGATATACAATATAATATTTATAATCAATGATTTTAAATCTAATAAATGATATATTATTATATTTAAGTGTATTTAAAAATAAATCATCAACAATAACATATGATGAATTTTCATCAATTATATAAAAACTTAATACTCTTTGATTACTAATGACATCAATATTAACATCTAAATTATTTTTTTTTGCTAATTCAATAATATATTTAGTAAAACTTCTGTCCTTGTTCATCTTAAAATAGTTTTGAGTTTTTCTTTTCGAAGATATTTTACAAATGTATTATCATGTGTAAGATTAATTAATTTAAATTCTTTTCTTCCAACCTTGTAATATTTATAATTATCAGGTATGTTAAAATTTGTATAATATCGAAGAAAAAATATATGATGTTTTTTTAATATTTTAATTAATCCATTAGAATCGATGACACTTATTAATCTTACTGATATTGGGATTAAAGTTAAAATTTTTTCAGAACAAATTATTTCAATTGATACGTACATTTCATACTTTTTACAAAATTCTGATAAAAAAGTAGTCAATTCTAATGACTCTTCATATTTATTAGTTTCAATGTTACTCATTCTAAAATTTCATTAATTTTTTCACGTCTTATAAAGATATCAAATGAACCATCGGTTAAAGATAAATCTTTCATTATTATTTGAGCAATTCCACTGCTATGAATTTTATAATATAAATGGGTAGAATTTAACCTAAAATTAACATATATACTTCGTCTTCGAAAATATCTGATACCATAATCATATAATAGTCTATAAAAATCATGAAAATGTGGTCTATAAAAATTTTCATCATCAAGTGATAAAATTTTTACATTTTTATGAGATATAATAGTTATTTTATCCTGATTATCTTTCAACCAATCAGTAAGTAATTCTTTTTCTTTTATATAATTATATTCTTTCATACTCAATTTAAAATAATTTTGAGTTTTCGTAATTTAATTAATTTTTTCAAGTCGTAATAATTTTCTTCCATTGAATCGTAAAGAAAAGTGAGAGAACCATCACTATTCATCTGAGAAAATTTATAATATAAATAAGGAATATTTGACATATGTTCCATACATATTTGGACAACATAATTAAAATTATCCTCATATAATAGACGATATATATCTTGTGTTATCTCTAAGCTACTAAATTTAATAACATAAACACTACCCAATTTAATAACTTGATAATTATATTGATTGTGGTACATCCAGTGTGCTATACCTGTTCTTTCATCATCAGTCATTGAAAATTTCTTTTATTTTTTGTTTTCTTAAAAAAATCCTAAGTTCGTTTTCTGAAGTAACAACATCATTAATATCGATGAATTCTATTTTTTCGTTTATTAAATAATAATAATCTTTAAACTCTGAACTAAATATGGAATTATTTATATATTGTATTTTTTTTCTTTTTATAAGTATTTTAACACCATCTGCATATAAAAGTCTAAATACATCAATTCTGGGGTCTAAAATATTTGAGTAAATTTTAACTACTTTAGTGTTATCAACTTCATATACAGATATTGCAGACCTATTGTCATGTAAAAAATTACTTAGATACATTCTTTCAAAATCATCCATATTAAAGTTTTAAAAATACAAATTTAAAAAATAATATATAAATAAAAAATATATTATTAAATCATGGAACTAAATGAAAAATCTACATCTAAATCACAACAAAGATTGATGGGTATGGTTTATGCATATAAAAAAGGTAAACTTAATTTGGATAATTTAAATAAATCATTAGCTGATAAAATAAAAAAAATTGCTGACGGTGGAATAGGTAAAGATGGTGAAAAAATTAAAGGTATATCATTAAAAAAAGCTAAAGATTTTGCTAAAACAAAACATGAAGGATTACCAGAAAAAGTTGAAGAACAAAATATAATTTTATTTACAGATTTTGTTAGCGAATCAATAAAGAAAGAAAAAGAAATCGGAAAACAAGACCCTGCACTTTGGCATCAGATTCAAATAGCTAAAAAAACATTAAAATATAATGATATTGGTGCTTCAATAATGGGCGGTATGACCAAAGATGAAGCAAGAGAATTACTAAAAAAACATAATATAAAATTTGAAGAAGAGGAAGATAAACCTAAGAAAAAAGAAGAAGATAAAAAGAATGAATCTTTTCTCACATTCGAAAAATTTATTTCAAAATAAAAAAAATAAAAAGGGAGTTATTTAACTCCCTTTATTTTTTTATAAAATTCGATATATCTCTCAGCACCTTCTTTACTATGAAATTGTGCTTTATCTGCAATAATAGTTTTTCCATCTTGTTTAATTTTGAATGTTGACCATCCCCAAAACTTACGTTTTACAAGCGGTCTGTATAAAATCATATTACCTCTTTTAACTTCGTCTAATTTAAATTTTACATTTTTAGATGGAAACTTAGAACTATACAATTGTAAACACAATGTTATTGATATCATCAATACTACAATTGCGATTAATGAAATATAACCAATATAACCTGTTAACGAATTCATAATTATTTTTATTTTTATTTTTAAAAATCAAATATTGATGAAAAGAACCCCAACTCTTTTGTAAAAGGTGGGAATCCGAGTGGATTCATAAATCTATTGATAATACTTAAAAAAGTCTTATCGAACTGTTCATCAATATCAATTTCTATACCTTCCTTTTCTACTACTTCCTTTGGATAAAAAGACCTTAGATAACCAAAATAATAACCAAAATTATCACCTTTGTTGTGTTTACAATGAAAGTATTTTATTCTTCCAGATTTAACCATATCATATTTTGTCTTATATTCACTATTTTGATTCAATAAATAATTATGAAAAGCTGCTGCTTTAACACCAAAATGTGTACCCTTTTCGACAACTACTGATTGTATATCATCGAATACCTTTTCATTATAGTTAGAACAACTTGTTGTCATTGCTATACTATCGATATTTTCATAACTTTTCCACTCAAAATCTTTTTTTAATTTTTTAAGTAAATCCCTCAATACCCGTTGACTTATATTATCAGGATTACCAAAAATATAATTGATAACATCATAAACATTTTCTCTTACAAATTCTGGTGTGGAAGAACGAACAATTTCAATACCTTTTGGATAAAAATATGATAAGTTTTCATGATGAACACCATCTTCCCAAACAATATTATTTAAATAATTTTTCTTTTCAATAAATAATGCTGACTTACTTATTGTTTCAAGTTCGAAATCATGAAGACTTTTTACTTTATATGGTGCTGCATACTCATCTAAATATTTATTGAATAATTTTTTAATTATTATATTATCCATGTGTAAAATGAACTTTAACCCATCACCTTCATACCCAACAGATTTCATTATTGGTGTATATGATATATAAAGACTATTATGAACTAATATATCATTAGCTATAAATGTGTGTGTATCATCATCTACTTCCACATCATAAACATATTCATCTTCAAACATACCCACACATTCACAAGAATCTATATCATCAAATTCAAAATCATATATTAAATTGTTAATATCTTTTAATTTCTTTATAATTTGAAGTATTTTATCAGTTTTTAAAATATCCCTTGGTTTTACTTCAAGTTTTTCACCATTTCTAAAAACTATCATAGAATGGTCATTTGTTACTATTACTTCTTTACCAGATTTGGTTTTTAATTTCCACTTTTCTTTTGTTACTTTATGTCTTATTATTCTTTTTACTGGTGCATAATACAATCCTTTATCTTTCGACCAATTTAATATTTTATCATTAGTTTTAACAGATTCGTGACCTTTTAATGTTTCCCCAGCCGAACCATTTTTTATATTTTTATTATACCAATCTTCTACTATTATTTTTTTCCCATTTATATTCATAACTGTCTGATTATGAACGCTATCCGTGTCACCATATATAATTAGTGGATTTTTTCCTTTATAAGCAACGAACCCTTCATAATCTGTGTCACCATTTTTAGTAAAAATTGGATTATTATCCAATGGAACTATGTTACTAAAATCATGAACAAAATATTCGTATTGAATTTCAATACCTTTATTATTTTCAATATTATTTATTTTTTTAATTTCATTTGCACTTAAATTTCGAACTTCAAGTAATTCAACTAAAGTACTTTTTGGATAACCCAACTGGTTTAAATTTCTATCATAAAAACAAAACATATTATCTTTTAAACCAATAAATTCCATGCCTAACAAGGAATGAGCTTCTGTATCATTGTGCCATTCATGATAAAAATAATTTTCTATTTTATTAAGCATAAATTGTATAACATCTCGACCATGAGCAGTAATAGCGTTAGCAATATCTGCATTTGAGCAAACAAAATGTTTATTAGCAAAAGCACCATATGTACCGTTAATAACTAATTTCAATGCTAATTGCATAGCTTTGTTATAGTCGTACTCTTTCTTTTTTTCATCAATAAGACGTTTTAATTCTTTTATTCGCTCTTTTTTGATTGTTAAATCTTCACCAGTCATATATTAAAACTTATTTTATTTATATATAACAACAAATTCAAAAAGTTTATAAATGCCTAAGATTATTTCGAATGATTCTTTAATTTTAAAAGCTAAAAATATACATGGTGAAAAGTTTGAGTATTTAGGATTCGAGGTGATAAAACAACGAAAATATTTTTTATTAAAATGTAACGACTGTGATTACACCTTTAAACAATATGTATATAGTCATTTAAAAGGTATTAGTTGTCCAAAATGTGCTGGTAATGTTAAACTTAGTATAAGTGATATTATACAAAGAGGTGATACTGAAAAATATGAATATATTGAACTATTAGAAAATAACAGAATCAAAATAAAATGTAAAAAATGTAATAATATATTCACACCTTCAATAGATAACCATTTAAATAAAAACTCTGGATGTCCTAAATGTGCTGGTAATTATAATTTCACTTTAGATGAAATAAAAGAAAAAGGTATATCGATTCATGGTGATAAATATTTTTATTTAGATATAATACATAAAAACAAAGTAAAATATATTAAACTTAAATGTAAAAAATGTAATCATATTTTTAATCAAATAGTAGATAATCATTTAAATAAATTAAATGGTTGTATAATATGTAAAAGTGCATCCAAAGGAGTTGAACAAATTGAAAAATATTTAGTAAGTAACAGTATAAAATATATCCGAGAAAAATCCTTTGATGATTGTAAACATATTCGAAAATTATTTTTTGATTTCTATTTACCAGAACAAAATATTTTGATTGAATTTAATGGTAGACAACATTACGAACCAGTAAATTATTTTGGTGGAAAAAATAAATTTGAAAATCAAAAAATAAAAGATGATATTAAAGTTAATTTTTGTAGTGATAAAAATATAAAATTATTGATAATATCTTATAAAGAAACAAAAAATATTCCCACTATTTTATTTAAAATAAAAAACAGGATAACAATATGTTCATGTCATCCTGTTTCAACCTAAATCCAACCAAACCGTATTATAAATGTTGTGTTAATAATTTTTTTGAACGTGATTTTAATTTTCTTAGTGCTTTTTCTTTAATTTGACGGATGCATTCTCTTGAAACATTAAAATGTATAGCTATTTGGTCTAAAGACATTTCTTCTCTACCTATACCAAATGACATCTGGAGAATTAAACGTTCTCTATCATTAAGTGTTTTCATGACAGAATTCAAGTCAATTGATAATGATGTATCAAACGAAGATTCCTCTGGTGATAACGATTCTTCATCAATCATTACATCGCAATAACGAGTATCTTCACCTTCTATTGTAGGGGCATCTATTGATAATGCTCTTTTATCAGCAAATAAAACTGATTCCATACCTTTAAGGGAAAATTCGTCTTCTATTTCATGATAAGTCACATCACGTTCATATTCCTGTGTTTTTTTATTAAGAGCTTTGTTAAGTTGGTTCATTTTACCAATCTGATTTAAAGGTAAACGAACAATTCTCGAATTTTCAGCTAAAGCTTGTAAAATACACTGACGAATCCACCAAACGGCATAGGATATGAATTTAAAACCTTTTGTGTGGTCGAATTTTTCAGCTGCTTTTATTAAACCGATATTACCCTCATTGATTAAATCGGCAAGTGATAAACCTTGGTCTTGATATTGTTTAGCACAAGATACAACAAATCTTAAATTCGCATTTATTAATTTTTGTAAGGCATCACTGTCACCACTTTTTATTCTTATTGCTAATTCAATTTCTTCATCAGGTGTGACCATATCCAATTTGGATATATCATTAAGATATTTTTCAAGTGTTAATGATTCGTGTCGTCTGGTGATTTTCTGACCAATTTTTAGTTGTCTCATCAAGTTTTGATTAAGGGTGTAAAATATTAATGAGACAAAAATAAAAAATAAAAATAATAATCCAAATAAATAGTTATTTTATTTTATAAACAATTTTATATTTTCCATTATTCTGCAATTCAACAGACATAATTTTGAAATTGGTAGATATACTATCCATTTGTTTAGTGGTAGCATTTTTCATTGTATAGACAGTTGTGCCATAATTTTCACCATCTTTAACTATATTAATACCACTGGTAGATGTAACACCATCCGATTTTTTATTTATTTCATCAATAGCCGATTTAACAGTCTGGTTTATAAGTCTTTGATTATCTTCTTGTCTTAATAGTAAAGCACTTTTTAATAATCCTTTATTTTCTTTACCATAGTCAATTAAAATTTCCATTTGTCCTTGGACAAAACCTTGATAAGAACTCATCAAATTAGCAGTAGTTGTTATATTATCAGATAATTTTTTATCTACCATTTTAAAACCGGAATCAGTTTTAGTATTCAAAAGAGAAAGTTTAGTGTCAATATCATTGATAGACACTTGAATTTCCATAACACGTTTTTCAATATTATTTATTTTATCAAATCTATCACTTTTCATAACACCCAGAGTAAATGCCCCAGCTATAAGAGCCAAAGAAATATAAAGTATCCATTTTATTATAACTTTAGATTTAGCTGGATTAACAGTTATATCTTCAAGAAATTCTTTCACAAATGATTTCATAATTATACTTTATTTTTATTTATATATATTAAAAAATATAGTTGATTTTTTATATATACAAACATGGATAGTAAATTAAAGAATGAAATTGTTAATAAAATAAAAAGGGTTATAAACGAATATCTTACGTTTAAAATGGATGTTAAATATTTAAGAAAATATTTTAAACACAATTCATCGTTTAAAAATCTTCTTAAAGATATTAATTATATAGGTAAAAAGGATTTTGATAATGTGGAAAAATACGAAAAAGAAATAAGAAGGATTTTAAATGATATTATTGATGATAAAGAAGCCACAATAAAAGATAAAAAAGTGAGTGAAAGTGTTATATTAAATTTCAATGATTTCATAAAAAATAATAATATTTAAATGGAAATTAAAAGATTTAGTGAATATAATTTATTCGAAAATTTTTATATACCTAACGTTAGTATAGATGAATTTTTATCAAATGTAGAATATGCAACGGACTTACATAAAACAGCTATTGAAAAGAAATATGGTACATTTAAACAATATATTGATATAATAGATGAAAAAAAACATTTAATTAAAGTAAATGATATCACTGGTGATATATTGAATAATAATCGAGTTATAATGAATGTATACTGTTTTCATAACGATGAAATCGATAAAATTAAAGAAAATGTTACTAATTATTGCATTAACATGTTTTATACTGAAATGCCAACAAATATAACTATTTTCAATGTAAACGTTTCACCGATTAATTTAATAAATAAAGATGCTCTAAATAAATTATTTACAGAAAAAATATCTAAAGATGATATATTAAACATTTTATCTGTACTTCTTAAAGCAGATTTAGAAGGTGTTCAAAATGATTTTGTAATATGGAGAAAAAAAGACATTTAAAATTATTTAAAGAATATTCTTTTGATAATTCGTTGGATATGACTAATGAGTATTTAGATTTTTTAAAACCTAACCCAATCAAGTTAAGTAAAAAAGTTGCAGATGAAATAATAGATAATCCACAAATAATAAGTGGTTATCGTTTTCAATTAGATAAAATAATATTACCTGAAGATATTGTAAGAGTTTTATTAGAAAGACCTTTGCTTGTCACATTTTTTCAAGATATTTTATATAAATTGAATGTTGAACAGAAAAACACATTAATAAATACAAGACCCGAATTAAAATATAATTTTAGTAATATTAAAACACCGAAATATGTTAAACAATTTGAAGAATATAATGGTGTTTATTTTTCTGACGCACTTCGAACTGACATGGTTGAAGATGTATTAAATAAGATTAAAAAAGGTGATGAAGGTGGATTGAAATTTCATATTGATGAACCAAATTATAACGAGCTATTAGACCCTTGGGATGGTTATGAATATCAAACATTTATACAATATGTACCAGATGAAAATAAAATAATTTATTTTGAAGGTTGGTCAAAAGAATGTTGGAAATCATTGTATGCTAAACCAGAATATAAAGGTATTGGAAAAGAAACAGCAATAGAGAAAGTTGTAAAAGAAAGATTAACACCAGCATTGGAATCACTCAAATTAAAATTTGATGATTTAGAATACTGGTGGCAAGAATCCGATATAGATGGTGTAGATGACGGATATATCATGAAAGTGTCATACACCATTATCTAAGCCATCCTCATCATATTATAAAATTCAAATTTATCATCATTCAAACAAGTATACTCAATTAATCGCCAACCTTTTTCTTTAAAGGCTTTATTATATTCTTCTTCTGTGATAAATCTTTTCTGGGTTTCTTCATCCCAACTATTTGAGAATTTATAATCTGGACTTAACCAAACGTATTTTTTACCAGTTTTTGTATTATTCCGTTCCATTTAGTTATATTATTTATAACAAATTTATTAAATTTATTTATTATTTTCCCATTTTTCAGTAATTTTGTTATAAAATAAAATTTCATATCCACCGATACCATTTCCGACATTACCAAACTTAGCGGTATAACATAAAACAAATATACCATCTTTTGGATATTTGTCTTTTACCGAATTCCACCCCCCTCATTATAAATTATAAGTTGTAAGTTATACCTTTTTGTCTGCACAAATCATTTACATCAACATCAAAAGATTGTGTTAGTCCATCTACAATTCTTTTGTTTAAGAAGTTGTATATGTGTGCATAATAAAGAAACTCAATTAATTGGTCAATCGTTAAATTTTGTTCCATATTTTATAATTTTGATTTACATTTACAAGGATTGTTACCACAAGCTATACACACACCAGCTTTTCTTCGTCTTTCAACCTTTTCTCGGAATTTTTTTGACATTGTACCAGAATCACAACGGAATGAATAACAATATGGACATAAGTCCTCAGACATAGTACCATTCTTTTTTACTCCTCTTGGTTTTCTTTCTTTTTTCATAATTAAATATTATAATTATACCAAATTGTTTCAGTCTTAGTCTTTGGTGTTCTATTACCATCAACGGTATTAACAATAAATTGTTGTTTTTTAAAATTGTTTTTAATTAAAACATCATATAATTCACAATCATAACCACAAATTAATAATTTTGCTTTTTTGACATTTAAAATAACATCTAAAAATCGTATATGACCATCATAATCTAAATCACAATTATATCGATAAGATGTACGAGTACTTTGCATGTATGGTGGGTCTAAAAATTGTAAAACATTTTCTCTATCATATTTTTTTATTAATTCTATACCATCGGTATTTAACACAATTAAATTAGATAATCTTTGGTGTAATTCGGGTAATCTATCGACAGAACTTAAAAAATCAGATACTGATTTACTCATATTTCTCCTGATAACGGTATTAACACTTATCCCTCCAATACCATTGTGAGAAAGGCGATTCACAACAAAAAAATAAAATGCCCTATCAACTAAATTTAATTCTGGATTCTTTAATAATTCTTTAAATTCTGTTCTTAAATCTGCACAATAATAAGTTAAATCACATTTCTGTTTGAATTGTTCAAATAAATCTTTATCTGAAATAACTTTATATAATGAATATACATTTTTATCTAAATCATTATAAATTTCAATTGGTGTGATATCTTTTTTGAGTCCGATAGAAAAACTTCCTGAAAATGGTTCTACATATGTATCATAACTACCAATTACTGGAAAATATTTTATAATATTTTTAAACATTGTCCCTTTTCCTCCGAAATATTTAATGGGTGTATTCATTATCATTTTTTAATTTCAAAATATTAATAACGTCATCATAATATTTTTTCACTATTTCACTTCCTATAAATCTTCTATTATTTAAAATAGCACATTTTTGTGTAGTTCCAGTTCCTGTAAATGGGTCATATATTATATCATTTTCATTAGAAAAGTTTAAAATAATTTTATTTACCAATTCTGTTGAGAAAATTGCACTATGATTTTTATTTGAACTTTTTTCTTTTTTAATTTTCCAAACATTAGACATCTCACCACGTTCAAAATTACATTTAGAAAATTGCCTTGATATTGGATTATCACCAAGTATTAAAATAATTTCAAATTGAGAATTAAAAACACCAGTTTTCATTGCTGGTTGTGCATTTATTTTATCCCAAATTATAATATCTTTAATATATTCACTAAAATCACCTATTAATTTGAAAAATGCTCTTTTACTTCCAGTTACAATTTGTATAACATAAAATGTTAATTCACTAACTCTTACAATTTCTTTTAATATATCATAATGTGTCTTATAAAAAGTATCAATAGGTAAATTATCATCAAAACCATCATATTTTGTTGAAAATTCTTCTTTAATAATCTGTCTGCTACAATATTTTCCTTTTCTTATTCTAAGGTTCATATTATATGGTGGAGATGTTACAATTAAATTAACAAATTTATCTGGCATACGCTTCATAGTATACAGACAATTTTCATAGTATATTTTATTTATTTCTATATCTATCATTAACCTGTGTATTTTTAAAATAAACTATTTGGTCTGAATAATTCTTCGGTATCGTCTTCTTTTTTATAAGAATCCAAATAGGATATATCAACCTTCCACTGTTTTTCAGAACGTTTTTCCCATATAGTAAAAGAATTAGTAATATATTTATCAGCCTCGGTAGAAGTCATTTTATTAACTTTCATAAGTTGTCGTATAACTTCTATTTCTTTACCATTAATTCTTGCAAACCCGACATGTTTAACCTGATGACATTGTGGACATAAAGCTATCAAACCTTTTAAAGTCTGTGTATGCATGACATCATCATATTCCCAAATTTCATGACATTCGACAGAATATTTCTTTCCTTGGTTAGTGCCTTTATCACCACAAATTTCACATTTATGTCCAGCTCTTTTATAACATTTTTTTCTAATAAAATCCCATTCTGATTGTGAAACAGCACTACGAACATTATTATAAAAAGATGTTTCTGGTACGAGTTCAATTGTAAGTTTATACATTATTCTAACGGTTCAATTTCTGATTTACTATTAAAAAGTTTCATTCTAACTTCTTTTCGTTTTTCAATTTCACTATCAATGAACTTTTTTCGTTCTATAAAATTCCCTAATCGTTCTGTATCACCATTTTTCACATCAAAATAATAACCTTCTTCATCATCTCTAAAATCAATAATACCAGCAATATACTCAGTTTCATCATCTAATATTTTAATAGCTAACGCCATTCCCAACGGATGAAGGAATCTTCTATTTAATTCCTGTAAATATCCTTTTTCTCGAAATTCTTTAGGATTTATGAATTGTGTATCGTCCATATAAATATTTTTATTTTAATATATATGTTTATGATAAAAAAGTTTGAATTTTATATTAAAGAAAATTTTAAGTCAGAACCAATATCAATTGGTGATAAAACTTATTATATTGAAACAGCATTAAAAGACAATAAATTGAATGTTTATTTAATTTATAAAGGAAATTTATATGAAGAATTATCAGTGATTATACCTGAATCTGATAATATAAACAAAGATGAATTTTTTCTGAACCCGAAAGTAAGGTATAGTATTGTAAATGAACTTGAAACTCGAAAATTTATTCAGAAATTGGATAAGCAAGCTAAAGCTGGTGATAAAACGGCAATCTTATATTGTATAATTTAAAAAATTCCCGCCAATTAGCGGGATTTTTAATATAAATTTTTCGTATTCTTATTTATCTCTCAATGAATGTTACTGAACCTTCTCGGATACTTTTATTGGATTCCTCACGGTAAATTAGAGTGTCACATTTTTCATTAGGTAAACGTTTTCTGGTTAGAACCCATAAATCTTCATCTTTCCAACTCACATTCAATAGTTTTTCACCTACATTCAATTTATAGGTTACATTACCACCCCAATTTTTAGCTCTAAAGTTTTTACAAGAAGTCAATGTAAATAACACACCAACTAATGATAATAATAAAAATAATTTTTTCATAGTGTTTAAAAATTTATTCATCTTTTTTATTTAGAATTTTAAAATCGATAACACCATATCGTATATCATACCAATGTCCACCTAAAATCAATTCTCCTTGTGGTATAACAGCTTCCAAGTCACATCCATTAAAATATCCTTTACGAGAATGACAATTTATTTGGAATTGTATATTTGATGGTTCTCTTACTTCTATAATCTTATGAGTGCCAGTTAATAATTCGATATCAATAGTGTAAATTGAGTATTTACATGTCTTATAGTATATTATTTCATCTAACATAGCCACCCATATTAGAAAAAATATAAATCCAATAATAAACAAGGTAGTTATATTACTTTTAAAACGTTTCATGATTATTTGGTTTTAAGCCAATTAACTTCTTCGACTTTATTTGTATAATCTAATTCAAAATTTTCATCAGTATTTGGAAAGAAATCAACACCAGTGTAAAATTCAACCCAAGCCACAGATATTACATAATACATTCAGAATTCGGTTTTTTTATATTGGGTATTATAAAAGCAATCATTTTTTTATTAGTATCGTCATAAACAATTTTATAAAAATATTCTGGTATTGCCACTTTATTTTTAACACCAATAAAATTAGGATTAAAACTAAACACGCCACCTGTTATAACATATAATGGTGTTTTATTTCTCATAACATAATAACGAATATCATCTTCCAGATACTTCCAAGTTTTACGATTTAATTCTGGTGTTTGAGGTAATACATTAGAGTTATAAAAAATATAGAAAAATCTACAAGAATATTTCTATATGTTTTATTTATCAATATTAATGATTGATGGGACAACTCCAAGCCCCTCTATCCCGTCAGCAAAAGCATTCGGGACTGCTTTTCTAAGAATGTTATAACTACCATTTACATCAGCATTAATTCTTTTATTAGAACTTTTTATTTTATAATTACCTCTATTTTCTCTGTATCCAGAAAAAATATATTTAGTGTTATCACCTTTTTTATAAACAGGTATAAAATCAAGGTTTAAAAAACTTGCTTTACTGGTATAACTTTCTTCAATTATAACAATATTTAAACCACTTTTTTCGCATTTATATTTTAACATTTCTATAAATCTACTGTGTGGTATAGAAACAAAATTTTGATTATTTTTTTTAATCATATCGACCTCTTGCTTCCAATTATCATTTTTTCCAATGATAAGTGTATTTATTTCTTTCTCTTTTAATATTTCTATTATCTTTTTACTACTCTTATGTAGATAATTATCTACTTTATTTTTTCTCTTTAACGTTAAATTATTTAATTTTTTTGATTTTTTATTTTTATTTCTGGTTTCTAAAACTGAACATATTTCTGCTCTTTTTTTGTTGTAATATTGATTCATTGATTTTAATGGTTTACCGTTTATAATTAACGGTTTAAAATTTATATCGTTAGAAGTCAACGTAGCTAAATTATTTACACCCAAATCAATAGATATATATTTATTGTTGTTTTCTAATTTATTTATATCATTTATTGTATAAACCACTTCTATAACGTAGTAACCTATTTTAGGAACAATTCTCACGCAATCAATTAGTTTAAAGTCATTTATCTTAGTTTTAAATTCAATATTTGTTTGACTTAGTTTTATTTTATTACTTTTCTTAAATATTTTCTTAGAAATTGCTTGATTAGTATAACTTGCTATAAACCTACCATCAATTTTATCAAGGTATTTAGGTAATTTAGGTCTTGCCTTAAATAAATGAGGATATTTATTATAACTTTCTAATGCCTTGAAAAATGATTTAAAATTTAAATTTACCATGTTTATTACTGTTGACGATACTTTTGCTGGTAATGCCTTATAATCTGATGAATTTTTCATCAAGTGATGTAATTTATTTACAACATTCACTTTATTGTTTATATATTCTTGTCTTATAACGTATAAACAACTGTTATACAAATTCTTAGATTTAAAACATAAAATGTCACATTCTTTGTAATATTTATTATTATCTTTTATTATATGTTGTTCTACTAACTGCATTAGGTCTATATAGACTTTTTCTTTTATATATTAAATTAAAAAAGTCCTCTTTTTATTTTTTGCATAAAATTGTACATTTTGTTACATATTTCTATATATTTGTTGATGCTTTTTAAGACATATTAAAACTTTCCAGCATAGCCAGTAAATCAAAATTCATATCACCTGCTGGAGCTAAATATCCTCTATCATAACCAGTGTTTGTGTAATCTTTATGTGTAGCAGAACCAGTTTCAACTGAATCATCCTCAAAAAAATCACCATCTCTCCTATCTACATTGTTTTTTGTTTCAGGATATGTTAGTTCATAAGCAACCCACTCACTACCTTCATATTCTTCAACATATGATAAAATATAATTTTGATGTGTGATAACCACACCTTTGTTTATCAATGGTAGGTATTTATTATCTTGGGCATTGATTATAAACGGTAATAATAAAAATGTATAGAATATATTTTTCATGAGTTATATTTTAATTTTCCTAATTGTAATAATACTTTAATCATAGGATGTTCATCGGTTTTGTTGGAAATATATTTATTTAATTCTTCATCAGAAAATGGTTTTTCCATTGCAGATACTTGTTGTTTAATTTTTTTAGCTGTCTGGTAACTTATATCTAATATTCTCATTATAGTTCGAATCGGATAATCGATTATACCTTCCTCACTTATGTATTGATAAAAGAAAATTTTTCTTAAATCATATTTTACATTTCGATATGCTGTGGTAGACAGAGGATTAAAAGTGAATGAACATTCACTGCAAGATAATGTACGAGGTTTTTCCACCTTCACACATTTTTGGGTTTCCAATACTTTACCAATAACTTTATATCTGGTAGGTATAAACCCCTTACTGCTCCCACATTTTGGACAAGTATAACCAGTTTTTAAATAATCCTTTGATAAAATTCTAAAAAGAAGGAATTCGTCTTTAATCCATAATATTTTTATTTTCTGTATTTCCTTTTTTAAACGGATGGGTGCTGGAGATTTATATAAAATAAAATGTTCATGCAGCCAGTTATTATAACATTTCTGGAAATCAAACCGATGTAATGTGTTTACATCCATTTTCTTTATTAAACGAATTTCATCTCTCATCTTACTATTCTGAAAAATTTCGAAATACTTCCAACACTTCTTCGTTTACCTCATCAGGAACAACATTTAACGGAGTATCTAAAATCTTTTCGATTTTATCACGACATTCTTGGTTTAATACCCTCAAATTGATAATGATTGAATCTTCCATAATTAATCAATCAAATCATAAACGTTTTCATCAATCTCCACATCTAAATTTAAATATAGAGAACATGCAATATAAATCAAATCCCATTTTTCTTTGAGTGTGCGATTATACATTTTCAGTTTAATGGTGGATTTACTACTACACGCCCAGTATTGACCATTTTCTACAAAACAAACAATAACTTGTCTTTCACCATTTATATCGTCAAGTTCTACACCATCAAAATTTGTATCATAAAAATTGAAAAAAGATTTGAAGGTTTCCTTAGTTGTATTTTCAGACAACTTACCATCATAATCATATGACATACCTAAATCAGCAGCTATACACGATTCAGTAGCAGTCATCATAGAAGCGTTATTAGTCTGATTTATGAATTCTATATACATATTTTAGGGTATTTAAATATTTATAAGTTATGTTTAACTTAAGAGAGATTAATATTATATCGTTAACAGTAATTTAATGGTTTGACTTCCCAAGCACGTTTTACTTCCATTACACTTCCATCAGTAAATCCAAAAAATAATTCTTTGCTACCATAACGATATTTTGCTTTTGCTGGTTCAAAATCCTTTCCGTAAAAAGGACGAACCCAATAAAAATTACCATCAACAACAGGTGTATTTAATTGTGGTTTTTCTGGTTTATCACTCATTTGTTTTCGTATTTAAGTTATTTATAATTTTATATTTTTATTATTATTTGGTAAAAATATATAAAAAAATTATAAAAAAAAAATTCATTTTAATAATAAATAAACCAACCACATATGGGACATTTCAAATAAACACCATGTGAACCACCCTTATTAAATTCGGATACTTTAGCACGTATTATTGTTTCACAGTTTTCACACGTTCTCTCAACTGTTTTACCTTCTGGATTTCCTCTTTTAACTATTTCCATGATTATTCTCGTTTTTATTTATTTTTTTAATAGAAGACTGTTTGAAATTATTAGAAAGTATACTAATATTATTTACATCGGGCCACATTTACCACTACCGTACATAGATGAACTATCTTCTGTTATTACTTCATCATCCAATAATAATTCCACTACAATTTTCCCACGATGTGATTGAGAAACTTTGACTTTCAGATGATTCTTTAAGTATTCTTTTAATTCTAATTCATTCATACAATTTAAATTAATTTTTTAATTTTCGAACGTAAATATGTTACATAATGATAACAGGCCGTCTTAGGACACCAGTTAATTTCTTTTCCAATTTTATTCCAAGAATATTCATTACTTCCCAACTCATCAAGTATTCTTTCGATAGTAGGAATATGTCCTTGTGCTTCCAGACCAAAAACAATTTTCATATTTTTTTCTTCCATCTTATCTATAAGATGCTGAATAACTTCTGGTATTTTTGAATCTTCTGGTATAACAATTTTTTTAATAGTTATCACCATCATGTTCTAAATTGGGAATATCGAATTTATCCCGTATTTTATACGAAACTTCTTTGATGATATCGTTCAAATCTTCAACGTCATGTAATGCGTCCTTTAATTTATCATCGGCTACTTTCAATGCTTCAATATCGATGTGTTTAACAACATTTAAAATTAAATCCTCTAACAATTTTGGTTCAAGTTCTATGCCATTAACCAATAATTTAACTTCGTATTGTTGTTTTTCACGACCGCTTTCGATACATTCACCAGTTAAAGAATTCATAATACAAGAATTCAACCATGATTTTTCGTTAATTAAACTTTTCCAAGTAATTATCATAATTTTTATTTTTTAATTTTTTTCACCATCATAAAATTTCAAATCTAATATTTCCATATAGACATAATAGAATCCATTATTCTCTGATATATCTAAAGTTAATTCAACATTTCCATTTTTAAATTTATAAATAGTAACCAATTCGTCAGTATTAACTAAAAAATTTTTATCCCATACTCGACTATAAACTGGTTGACCATATACTTTTTTTAAGTCACTTGAAAATTTAGATACCCATTTTTTTAATTTTGAGTGTATATCCATTGATGTTTGTGGATAACCGCACATAAAAATACCACTAACAAAATGTCTCTTATTTACAATTGCACCGATTACAAATGTATCAACATCATATAAAGTTGTTTTGTACATATTATCTTCCACATAGTTATATCTATACATACAATATGTATGATATTTATTCAAAGATATACCAGATGATATCTGGTCAAATAAGATTGTCTGGGCATTTATAGATATAAATGCAACAAAAAACAAAATAAATAAAATAATTTTTTTCATAGGGTTATTTAATTAATGCGTCCGTACACTTCCATATATTCGTTGTAACTTAATTCATTAATCGCTTCAACAATTCGTTTATAATCACCCCCATACATACTGGCACAATTAAAGGAATTAATTTCAACCAATTTATATTCACCACTGGATAAACGAACTATATCCATAGTAAAAGCTGAATCTGGTACATATAATCCTAATAATAAGTTTGCATACTCTTCAGCTTTATTATCCATACATGGTTTATCATAATACGCATAATATGAAGGTCTATTATTTTTATCTAAATACATAGTTCCAGATACTATTTTCCCATCCACAACTACAAAACGATATTCTTCTTCAAGGTCTTTTAGTGAAGAAATAACTACTAATTGAGTTAAATCTAATCCACCATAAGATATTTTCAATAATTCTAAATCATTTTTGAAATTATCAAATGACAAACACTGACCTGTAAAAGATTTATATCCATTAGAAGGGCGTATGAATATTTTTGAAGTATTAAACCTATTAAAGATGATTTCTTTATTTCTCTCAACATCGTTGAGACCCATCATCATATAATCAGAATTTAAAAGATGGTTTCCATAAAAACCATAATATTTATAACATTCATAATTTTCAATGGTTAAAAAAGTACAAGGATAAAGAGAAAGTTTTAACATTTTTCTCCCAAGTTGAAGTCCACCGTGAAATATAACTATATTACTTGGTATTAATTTTTGAACTAAATCGGATTCAAGATTGGAATCAATTGAATTATAATCATAAACAATATATTCACTATCAGTAGCCTTTATAGCATCTATAAGTTTCTGTTCGTATTCATCGAACACATATTTTTCAATAATCCAAACGAATTTATTATACATAAATTAGTATATTTGGGTCAAAAATAATAATTAATTATCATTTAACAAAACCTTAAAATGTAAATATCAAGTTAACAATTATTTTTTCTGATATCGGTCAGCATATCGATAATGTATTAATATGGGTCTATCGATAGCTTTATAACCATTTTTTAAAGCAAATTTCTTAAGTTCTGGTAATTCTTCCTTTTCAGTTAAAAATGCTGCATCATTTAATGGTTTTAAAACCATTAAATGATTAATATAACCAAGTACTTTAAATTCTTCAGTGTTACCTTTAATTCCTATGATAATACTTTCTTTTTTAAAAGGTCGTTTAATAATATTTTTTCCACCAGTGAGTAAAATGGCATTGCTAAATTGTTCCATATTTAGATTTATTTGATGTAAACTGTTTTAATTTTTTATAAAAATGATAAACTTAATGACACTTTGATTATTTACTAATTGTCAAATTCACGCTCATGTTTTTCATTCGTTATTTTTTAATAACTTATTATCAAATTTGTTAAAAACTGAAAAAGCCGTCACACCAAGACATATAAGTAACGTGAGTATAATATTAAGTATAACTGCCCATTGTGGCGGGTCTATTCTTAAATAAGAAAATCCTTCAGATGGATTAGTAAATTCAATTCTATGAAATTTACTATGAATCTGTATAAGTAAATTATCTGCTACAATATACCACACATTATCAGTCAGTTTAGGTAAGTTATAAAAAAAGTCTTTTAAATCTTGTTGTAATGTACCAGATTTTGTAAAAGAATGTGAGAAAGGATATACCCATTGAATGGAATCGTTATTATCTAATCCAATACATATAGTTATTTCATTTTTGTTACCACCAACCCAATAAGATTCTTGTAATAAACCAACTGATTGAGGTTTATTTTTGAAAAGACAAATGAATACTCTACAAGAATCTTTACTACCAATCCATCCATTCATTGTATTAAAATATTCTTGGATTTTAGGTGATATATTTTCACCCAGTATAATTTCTTGATAAAAATAGTTTTCGGGGTTTGGTAATTCATACAAACCAAAATATTTAACATCTGCTGTATCAACTTTTTGGTATCCGAATACGGAATAATCGGTATTTTTTAAACGATTTTCGTATGTGTGTTCTGTAATCACGCCAATTTGTTTAGATAAAGGAGAAGTAATTGAAATTATTGATTCATATTTATTAGATATTTCACCAACACATTTTCCTTTAAATTTAGATTTATTATCCCAGCAAGTTTTCACTTTATCTCTGGGGGCATAATTTTCAATCTGGTCTATAACATTTCTTTGACCACCTATTTTATTTAAGAAATAATAATAATCTTGTTCATTAAGATTTATATTTTCGCCTATATTTGTTTTCAAATACCAATCAGCACAATAGTCATCCTGATGTGAGCAATCATAAGGTTCTGAACAATATATAGTATTGCCGTCTTTATCTGTTCCACAAGGGACATCCCGATGACAAATTTCGTGATGCCATTCATTATACGGTTCTCTTTCATATAAATTGGTGACAACAGAACCGTAATATTCAGTAGTTTTAGTTTTTTGATTTATTACAATTGATATAAAAAGCAGAGAAAAAAGAAATGGGATTAGTATTATCATCAACATTTCCCACCAGTTTACACGCACTCTTAATTGTTTAACAGCTAAGATTATTATGATAACAGTAGCAGAGAAAAACAGATTAATAAAATATTCTATTCCCATTTCTTTTTTTTATTTAAAATTTAAAATACTTCAATATCGTCATCTACACCAGTTTCAAATACTTTTTCGGTACGAGTTGAAGTGACAGGTTTATATGAATATATCATTTGAACTTGTTCATCAGCGTAAACCTTTTTACCATCAATCAGTGTATAATCTTTATATTTCTTATCGACAAAAATACATTGGGGTTTATTTTCAATCATATTCATAATTTCTTTGCGAATATCAATGGCTCTTGTCTGCGCCCGTGTAAATTTCATGCGTTCAACTTCAATATTATCCATTAACTTTTTATAAAGAATATCACCATTAAATTCGGGATTATCTTCAGTTATCCAACGCATAACTTCACCTTTTGATTCCCGGCCTTTTACAAGTTCAGCGATTACATTTTCACCATATTTATCCATAAAATGGTCTGATACATTAGCTGTTTGTTTAATGATTTTAACCATCTCATCATGTGATACTTTACAAACATCATACTGAGCGATAAATAGGTTTTTAGCATCTTTCAGCTTGTTATCAACTCGCCAATTATATCCAATTATGGATATAGTTAAAATTGCAATAAGTCCTAATACAGAACCTGCAATAATCCATTTTGTTGTTTTACTCATTTTTGTATTGTTTTATTTGTTAGTTAATAAAAATTATTCTTTAATTAATTCACCATTGAAATCAAACCGATATACTTTTGTTTTTTTATCATCTTTAAAACCAGACGCTTCAATATTAAGTCTATTAATATTTACGTTTTTATATTCTGGGGTTAAAATCATTTTACCCTTAATATCAATAACACCAATATAATTGTCGTCATTACTTCTAAAAGTAAAAAAACCATTTTTAATATATTGTAAATTCTTATAAATAGTTTCTAATATAACATTACAATTGAAATCAAGTATACCACATAATCCATCTTTAATTAACAAAAAATAATATATATCATTATACTTTTTAGTGTCTATGTAATTATATATTGCTGGTATAACAATTTCACCACACATATTTAATATACAATACTTATTTTCAATAGCGGCCACAATTTTATTTTCTCTATAAAAATGAATTTCATCATATTTGACATCAACAATTAGTTTACCGTTTTTATCAATAAAACCCTTCTTGTTATCAAGTCTAACAATAGATACACCCTCTCTAAAATCATTTATATTATCATATAAACAGTTGGTTATAATGTCACCATTTTTATTTATAACACTATATTTTAAGTTTTTATCCTTTACTATAAATATATTTTCGTTTGTTCTCACCTCAACATACATTTTTGATAAAATCAAACTTAAAGGAACAATATTCTCTCCAATTATTGATTGAAGTTTACGAAGATTATCAACAGATGATTCGTTAAGTGTATTAATAAACGTATTCGTTTTTGAACATATAAGATACATTCTATCTGGTGAATCGGTTATTATAAGTTTTCTGTTGATAATTAAATAAATTTCGTTAACATCTTCGGAAGATAAATTAAATATTTTTGTTTTTGTCCAGTTGAATTTTTGTGCATAATAAAAGAAGGCTGGAATTGTTTCAAAATTTATAACTCGATATTCATCAGAATCAATAACAATTTTCGCTTCGTTATTCATAATAAAAATATTATTATATAGTTCAGCCTCTATGTGGAAAACAGAAGGTCTAACCAAACCAATATTAATATTTCTTTTATATATGGAATAAAGTGAACCTATATCATCAGATTCAAAAAATCTATCCATCATACCAAAATATGGAAAAATAGAGGAAGGATGTTCAGATAATAACTGTTTTTCATCGATATCACGAGCAGCATCTTCTATGGTCATTGAACCTTCTTTTACCTTTTTTAAAATATCGATTGTTTTCATGTGTGTTTATTTATTGTTTTTTTGTTTAATATATTCAAGGATATCACCTAAATCTTCTTTAGATAATTTATCTACATTATAAGTGACCTGTTCAACGATTTCGGTGAACAATGATTTTTTAGATTTTTTAATATCACTCATATAAACATTTTTATAAATTTGGTATCAAAAATATAAAAATAATAATTAATAAAAAAATTATTAGACAAATAATTAATTTAATATATAATTACAAAAACTTTTAATGGGCTGTAATTGTAATAACAACAAGACATCTTACACAAAAAATATTATTAATAAAGCTACACAAAAAACTGCTAATATTGTAGAAGGGTGGACTAACTTAATAATAGGTAAAAATAAAAATGAGTCATTCTTAGAACGAAGGGCTAAAATATGTTTTTTATGTAGAGAAAGGTCATCAATAAATATATGTAAAGTGTGTTCTTGTTATATTCCAGCTAAAATAAATGTTAAATCAGAGGAATGTCCTAAAAAAATGTGGTTGAAAATTGATAAATAAACAAAAATAAAAATATCCCTGTTTATTTTTCTTTAAAGTGAAATCATATTCAAAAATATACTTCAATATTTAACCCTAAACGAATATTAAAATTTAAAATTTAACACTTTTTCACTATACGGATAATAAACAAAAACATTGATAAACGATTCTCGGACAAGTTTCATATTATCATCACCCCAAGATGGAACATAATTACATATTGCAAATGTTTCTTTCAAATTAAGAGTTATAAGGTCGTTTTTAATAAAATCTGATATGGTTTTTTGATATATTTCACAATTATCAGTTTTGAACTTTTCACATTCACTAATATCAACAGCTATATATTTTTTATGATTAATGAAGTAAAAACATTGAGGATTATAAGCACAACCCAAATCGACAATTGTGAAGTTTTTAGGTATAATTAAAGATAGATATTCATATATTTCAATAAATCCAATAAATTCAGTATCTATATCACAACACCGTTGTCCAAATACCCGTTCTTTCTGTTCTTTGGGTATAATAGATAATAAATTCAATGTTTTTTCTTCAAAAGTCATTGTAATGTTCTATATTTTTGATTAAACATCGTATGTAGTTAAATAATTAATAACTAAATTACCTAACTCTGTTACACCAATAATTCTAAAATGTGGTTCAAACAGTTGTGGTATAGTAAATATACCATGTTTACTATTATATTTATTTTCAATTTTAGTTTGTTCTTCCCATGCACGTTTACTTTCTTCAAAAGCTTCTTTTTGTTTATTATCTTTAGATGAAGAAATAAGTTCATCGAGGTAGTTCATACCAGTTGAGTAGTCTTCAATAATATTCATATGTTTTAATTTAAAAAATTAAAATGTAAGTTTATTTCGTATAGTTTTAGTCCCCAGTCTGATATTTTTTTACCAGAATTAATTTCAAATAAATAAAACATGTCATCACCTAAATTGTTTTCTTTTAGGTAAATCTCATAAGTTTCATCTTTTTGAAATAAATCAAGATAATCGTGTTTAGCTTTTAATTGGTCACCTACGACAGGAACTCTGATATCTTTCACTTTTTTCTTGACTATTTCGTAACCAGCATTATTTAATTCTTCAACAATATCTTTACACATCTGTTGAGCTTCTTCGACAGTTAAAACAGCTGACATTGCAGTTTTCTTCTTATTCCACCTCATTAACCAGATACCTTCTAATAAGGCTAATTGTAATTCTTTTTCCATTATATTATTTTTTTGTGATATGATGAAGAATTTCTGTTATCATTTTTTCTTCACTTATTTCTTTATCATGAACTTCATCTGCATTACCTTCTGTATTATCATAATCCTTTTCAGAACCATACGCACATTTTTCCTTTTTATTCCATGCGTTTCCGTCACTTGGGATATATGCTCTCAATTTATCATCACCCCAATAAAAAATAAAACATATTGGATATTCCCAATCACCACCTGCATGAGTAAAGAAAATATGAAAGTTTGGTGCAATTTCTTTATATCCTATTGGGTAATCACTAAATCCAGAAGTATCATCAAACCATTTATAATTTTCAAAACTAAAATTGACTTTTTTTAAATCTTTTTCTATTGGTTTCGGAAGAACATATGGGTATTTATCATTACCATTTTCATCTTCACTTTTCATCACATCTTGAACTTTTTTCAAAAAAGTTTCTTTATCAATTTCTTTATAGAACCGTGCCATATTTTTATTATTTAATTTTAATCAAAATTAAACAATTTTTTTAATTTCGTCTTTCGTTCTTCTCTTTTTATTTCAGCTTTACTTTTTGTTTTTGGTTCATTCGATGGTGTACCCATTAAACATTGAATGTATTTCTGAGCTTCATTGTAATCACGAAATGTATGTAAACTATGATTTTGTGAATCACACACACTATATGTACAATCGAAATTTTGTTTAATATACACTATTATTATTGTTTAGTACAATATTCAATCGAACTGAATATATTTTTTATATTACCACACACTCCATTAAACTGTCTGAGTAATTCTTCTTCCTCGTCATTAAAACTAATATACACAGTTTGGCTACCATCTCTTTCACCAAGAGATTCTTTCATTTTATTTATAAGAGGAATCGCCAATGAATCATCATCGAATGCGATTTTCGGTGTTTTTTCAGCGTCAATAAAACAAAGTACTGCTTTTAAAGTTGAGGCTGTTGTTGTAAGCATACTACTCATAATTATATATTTTAAATAATTTAAAAAATTAAATTACGAAGTTTTCGATGACAGCTTTCCAATGCAATATTTTAGTTTTAAATATTCTTCAATTTCCATATTAATCCAAATCCAATTTGAAATCATTCCTTCGCTGAAAATCAAATCTGATGGTGTAAAATGGTAGCTGTTTTCTAAATCTAATCCTTTAAGAATTTTGGTTACTTCGAGAAAAATCACTAATGATTTTGGCTCAACAAATAATGTAATTGTCATAATATATAATTTTAAATGTTTAATATACAATAAAATACGGTGGTTAACAAAGTGTAGCACCAATAAGGGTTTTACTGCAAATTTGAAGCGCTGTAGCCCGCTTGTTGGTCGGTATAGTTTGAAAGGTTTGCAATCCGCAATCCCTTACTTGTACTACACTCGACCGTTATAAGTAATTAAACAAAAATTAATTTAGATTATCAATAGTTTGTTTTGTTAATTTAACACTATAACCAAATTCATCACATATAAATTCAATTTCATTATTCAATATTTTGTCAATGTTATTCATAAAAATAATACCACTCTTTGTTTTTTTATTTATAGCAAAACCAGTATCTTTTGATTTTACATAAAAAACATAACCATATTTATCATTACCTCTATCATCTGACCAACAAGCAGAATCAATTCTTGTTACTATTCCTTTAATTTTCATAATTATTTTTTTTAGATTGATTTTTATTTTACTACTTATAAAAGCAATTATAAAACATTTTATTCATATTTCAAAATAAAATTCATACTAATTGTTATATTATTGATTCTATTCAAGTTCTGTTTTAAAACGTTTTATATTTGCAACTGTTAGTCGTAATTCTAATCACGCCAAGTTACGTGCATCGCTTCTAACTTATCACCCAATATTGGAGAACCATAGTTTTCAAACTTCATTTTAATTAAAGGGTGTACTTCTAATCCATTCGGACATTGTATTATAAATGGTAGCTTTCGTTTATCTTCTGAAATTTGTAACGCTTCTAAAATGAAGTCATTCAACGATTTTGGTTCAGAAGAACTACGGGTAACATTGTATAAATGGACATTGCCAGCTTCATCGGTTATTTGAATTTTGTATTCCATATCAACTTTTATTTTTAAATTAAACATTTGTACTTCTAAATTGGCAACGTTTTATAACTTGCCATAGAGAATAAAAATTATTCGATTTCAAAATCCTTTTCATTTGGATTTACCATGAATACAGAACCATATGACAAATCAAATCCTTTATTATATTCTAACATGTATTTATTTCGTTTATCATAAACTGCTTTTTTATTCCAATATTTTTTTGGACAATTTGCACCAGATTTGATTTTTACTATGATGTAATCATAATTTTTATTCTCTCTAATAACATCAGATATATTCAATTCTGATGAGTGTTCTTCAAACGTTTTCATGATTTTATGTTTCATACTATTAATTTATTTTTGTAATGACAACAACGCCAATACTCAATCGTTGTGTTTAATTTAATTTTTTAACCGCAATTTATCTCCTACCCATTCAAGTTCTACTTTTTCGTTACGTTTTCCTTTGTTAATAATATCCAATGCTGTATCAACATTAGATAAATTACTAACTACTTTCACCATTTCATCAACAGACATACATTTTAACATTTCAAGATTTTCCATTTAAGTTTTGTTTAATAGACATTTTATATTTTTCAACCATTAACGAACACGGTCTAATAACCACTTAGCGTTTTCAACTAATTCATGTAGCGATAGAGATTTATGTTCCAGTTGTTTAGCCCAATAAATAATTTTTTTTCACGTTCGCTATCTCGTTGTATAGTGCGTTTCTCTTTTGTTTCATTTATAATTTTGTTCATATTTTTAAGTGTATATTTTAAATTAAGTTCAGTGCAGTAATACACCAACATTCAACGTTTATTGTAATATTGAAATGATTGAATATTACCACCGTGTATTATATTTTTTGTCTTATTAAAAAATTGACCTTCAGTACATTTTTCATATTCAGGTGATTTTTCGATTAATATACAAACATCATTTTTTTCCCAAATTCCGTTGTTATAATTAGCAATTAACGTATCGCCAATTTCCGCTTTTAAACTATTCACTAATGTCATAATAAATTTAATTATAGCAACCGTTATAGATATTTTTAAGAAATAATTTCAACACCTCTTATAAAATGAGACTTGCTAATGCGTTCACCTATTTGTATATCACAAACCCTATCTGTATAACCAAATGTTGATTTATAATCATAAACATTTATTACTTTACCAATAGGGTAATATTTAGGGTTTGCTCCTGAAAAATCTCTATCCTTATTTGCTTGTTGACAGTCGTAAAACTTAACAAAACTGCCAATAACAACATGGATATCTAATTGTTCTTGCTGTGTATTTAATTTTTTGTTTAAAGTTTTGTTCATTTTTATTTTATATCGTTTATCCGAAGAAAACATATTATTATGTTCCTCAGTAGAACGGGTTTTTTTTGGTTTTTCAAAATCTAAAATCATATTTAATCAAAAATAATTCTTTTAAGTTTCATTATAAATCAAAACAATCATTAAATATTTCTTTTATTTTCAACGCCCGTTGTTTAAATTCTGGAGCTTTCTCAAACGCACGAAGATACTTTTCATCAGTCCATTTATTTATTTCAACTATTTTAACTTCACCAGTCTCTTTATTTGTGCGTTTAACTTTAGCAGTTAACCACATTCTTGGATAATAATTTCCTGAATAACGTGCTTCCCAAACCAACCCATTATGAAACACCAAAGCGGATGGGGATAAAACACCATTAGCATTATATTGAATTTTTTTACCAGTTGTCATATAACAAATTCCATCATAAACCCATTCAAAATCTCTTGATATGAAAAAATGGTTTTGCATAGAATTCCAATCATTTTTTTTCAAAGGTTTGAAATTCTTAACTGTTTCAAAATTAGAATCAAAATCAAGAGATTCAACATCATCTACCGTTATCTTATAAATCTTCTTACTTGATGTAACAATCTTATAAAAAAAACCATTATCAACTCTATAATGTATATTACTCATGTTTGTTATATTTAAAAACCACCTTTATCACACTCTTTAAATTTAACAACCAAATGAAACCATTTCTCAGCTTCAAACTTTCTACGTTTTTTCTTTCGCATTTCATCTATAAATTTAATACGCATATGATTTGCAGTGATATATTTTATTTTTTCAACATTTCCACCCATTTTTTTAATCCAATCTTTATGTTTTTCAACATAATCAATTGAAAAATCCTCGTGACCAAATGCAGTCCAAGATTGTTTTTTATCATCCCATTTGGTGGTATCAAACTTACCAAGGTCGTGAAATATTCCCGATAACGTGAGATTTATATTATGATATTTATTATGTAATCGGTTCGTAACAACCATCGTATGTGTATATACATCGTTTTCGATATGCCACTGAGGATTTTGTTGAATATCTTTTAATTTTTCAATATCGCTTAATAATGCCATTGTCATTTTTTTTAATAAAACATCTTCAAAAACATTATCAGTTTTACTAAACAATATTTTTAATTTTCTAATTAATCTCATAATTTTTTTTTCAAATTTATAATAAATTTTATTATAAAAAAAATCATACTTAATTTAATATATATTATTAAAAATAAGTAGATGAATAAAAAATCTAATAAAAAATTTAAAAGTAAAATTAAAATATCAATACCAGAACCATATATATGTAAAATTTGTTCGAAAGAATTAAAAAGTATACCAGGTTTAGCTTCACATTTAAAAAATCAACATAATGAATTATCTTATGGGGAATATATTTTAAAATATTACAACATAGATGTTGATAAAATTAATTCAGAATGGGAAATTACAAGAAATGAAAGAAAAGAAAAACAATTAGAAGGTTTGAAAAAATATACAAAAACATTAAAAAATAAATCAATTAAAGAAAGATTAAATGAAGAACAATATAAACAATTTAGATATAATATGAAAGGTGTTTTTTCTTTATCTTGGTTTATTAAAAAACATGGAGAAATAGAGGGTATTATAAAATATAATGAAAGAAGTTTAAGTATTTCAAAAACAACACATTTTAGAAATATCAACAATAATAAACAGAAATGGTCTAAAATATCACAAGAATTGTTTTGGTCTGTTTATAATATAATTCAAAATAAATTTAATAAAATATATTTTGGTGAATTAAATCATGAATATAGTTGCGGAATATATTCTCACAATTTTGATTTTGTAATTGAAGATATAAAAAAGGTGATAGAATTTAATGGTGATAAATTTCATGCAAATCCCACTATTTATAAAGAAAACGATATACCACTAAAATTTATTAATAAAACTTCCAAAGAAATATGGGATAAAGATAAGAATAAAATTAATAAATTATTAAATAATAATTATAAAGTAAAAATAATTTGGGAATGTGATTTTTTAAATGATAAAGAACAAACTATAAAAAATTGTTTAGATTTTTTATTAGAATAATGTATTATTTTTTTAATGTAATAACAAACCATTTCTTTTTAGCAATCTTCAATAAAAACAAGTCATTAAACAATGTCTTAATGAAAGGTGTATCGGCCTCAAACATGTCTTCTAAATTCAAAAAAGAAATAGGTCTTATTTTTTCTAAATTTTTAAAGATAAAATCGCCAGCCTCATCGAACGAATTGATATTTAATTTTAAATGTTCTAATGTCATCGGTTCACCATTCAATAACAATTGTTTATTATTTATTTTTTGTTTTATATCTTTAGAAAACAAATCATTATTTCTTAATAAATCAGAAATAGTCATTTCCTCCATGACTTCTGTTATTTTTAATAATGGTTGTTTACTTATCATATAATAATATTTTTAACAAAAATAAATAATATATAGAATATAAAAAAATTATAATTCAATATTCGTGAAATATATTAAATTATTTGAAAATTTTAAAGATATAATCATTAATTGTGATGGATGTAAATATTTTGATATGAATAATATAGGTGATATATATAGTGCATATGAAAATCCTCTTTATTCATTAGTTTATAAAAGAAAGATTGAGGAATTAATTTATATGAGTCCTAAAAAATATATCTATACCATTGCACATAATTTTGGTGGATTATCATATGAAGATGCTTTAATACCTGTTAGTCAAGAAAAAGTTGATAAATATGTAGAAGCTATGAAAAATGGAGCAAAATTTCCAGTTGGAAATTATCAAGAAAATTCATCATTACAAGAAGGAAGACATAGAGCTATCGCATTAATGAAATTAGGTTGTGATTGTATGCCTGTTATAAAAATTACAATTGATGTACCCAATACTTATATAAATGAAGTTGTTAATGAATTAAAAGATATGAGCAGGGAAGAAGTTAATCAATATTTTATTGATAAAAATTATCAAGGAATAACTGATTTAGATTGGCGTGAATTAGATTCGTATATAAAATATAAATATCAAGAATGAAATATTTAAAATTATTCGAAGCATACAATAAACAAATCACTACATCTAAAACAGATGGTGACTGGAGAATTACACAATTTGATTCTAAAGAATCCTTTGACCATATATTAAATAATTTTTATTTAGATAAAAAATGGATTCATAAAGAAGGTGACTTTGATGTTTATTTTTATGAAACAACCTCTTGGGATGAAAAAGAAAATGAACCTTGGTGGTATCATAAATCAGCATTATATATAGATTATAAACATTTTATTATCAAAGAAAAAAAGTTAGAAGATAAACCACTATACTCTATCCGAGATGAAAAAAATGGTATGACCAGAATGCAAGAATTAAGATTACGCAGTTGGGTAGGTACTACTAAAAATCCAAAATATGGAAAGTTTGCAAGTAGATATTTAGGTATGAAAGATGTTTTTGCTTTAATGATAAGTCCACATTCTGGAACTATTTTTAAAATAGATAAAGATGGGGAAATGTATTATCCGAATGGTGAAAAATTAGGTGAATAATATGAGAAAAATTAAAACATTTAATAATTATCATAAAGGAAAATAATTCAGATGGTGTTGATTTAGATAAAATTATACAAGATGCAGATGACGCATTTTGGACTGTTATAGCTAAAAATTTTCCAGAAATAAAAACTGGTGACCTTTCACCTGAAGCTACACATAAATTTAAAAAGACACAAGAAGAAGCGGTTAAATCTTGGTTGAAGTTTAATAAGAAATAATTATTTCATTTTTTAATTGAGATAATCACGCACCATGTTTTATTAAATTCAAGCCAAATCTTTAAAAATATATCAAACTAATTATTTATAAATCAAATAGTTAAAATGTAAAATTTATATATACATGTTAGCAACAAGTTTTCCTAAATGAGCGTTCCACAGTTTAAGCATAAATCTTTGTTGAGTTCTGGTATCCATTGGCGTTTTTGATGTTGGCAAACCTGATTGCTAACATCAGGTATAGTTAATTGCCTTTCACTCGTATTAACACCATTCGCTTTACTTTTGTGTATAAATTCAGCATCTATGTATTCTGCAATAGCCATTATTTGGTCTGCATACATGTGATGTGGTTCTGTTATTTTCCTGAGTTCCTTATATAACTCAATTTGTTTAAGTGTTGGTTTAAAATCGCTCATTATTTCTATATTTTAAAGTTTATCACTCGTATTAAAGTTAGTTGGTTATTCAACATGCAACTAACCATACCTGCGGACATTATAAACAAGGCGGCTCAGGAAGTTCAGCCCACGCCACAACATCTTCCCAATTATTACCACCTACCCAAATTCCATCACTTGTAAAGTTTTTAACATCCTGCAAAGCAATTCCGCCCTCCTTATTCTTGTTACGCATTACTACTAAATAATCTTCATCTGGTCTTGGTGGTAATTTATCTTTTACCGCCACCCAGTTTATAACACGTGGTATATCCAAATTTTTAACCTTAGTTTTGTAGGTTAAAAAAGCTCTTGGTGCATCTATTCCAAATGGTATATAAAGTTGGTTCGGATTCCATACTTCCATAAGCCATTTATTGTATTCATGTAAATCTTGTTCAGTTATCATGTCGTTGTTTTAAATCGGTTAAAAATCAGTATATACCACCATTTTATGTTTAATATAAATTAAATACCTTTACCATCAGCATATAACTTTAACATCTTTTGTTTGAACAAAAACTTTTCTTCATCAGTTCGTTCTCTCCCAAACATACTTGTTTTACCATCAATTACCGCTTTTTTGAGTTTATCTCTAAAAAGTTTTTGTTTTTCATCCAGTTCCATATCATCAATTATTTAATTTTTACTAAAACGTAACAACAAATATATGTAAGTTTTTATTAAGTTATACGTAAATTTCGTTTTTAAATTTAATTTAGTGCTGATAAACCACCCAACACATACCAAGCGGTATAGTTTATAAACCCGAAGTTATACGGATTAATTCGATACGATATTGAAAGTTTAAATAGACACATATTCTGGAAAATAATCTTTGACCAAATGTGCATTTCCACAATTTGGATTATACCATATAAGTTTTTGACCTTCTTTCAAATCTTCTTTTATGCAATGTGGATGACATGCCCATATTAAAATGTAAGCGTTACCCTGTTCTATTATAGCGTTTACTGCCATAGTTTTATCTTTCCATCCACCAGCATTTTGAAATTTAATCCATCCACCAGCATTTTGAAATTTAATACGCTTATTTTGGTCAAGTTTACTAAGTGCTTCGATTAATTGTTTTGCTCTCATTATTTAAAATTTAGTTGTATCAACCTTTAATTTGAAATATTTACTTAATAAAAGGTACTATTATGTATAGAGAATGGTTGATGTTATTGTGTCCACCCTCAATTTGAAATGTTCACTTACTGAACTTTATTACCTCCTATGGGCTATAGTGGTTGTGTCCACCCTCAATTTGAAATGTTCACTTACCATCTCGCTAACTAATTCATTAGCTCTCATTTCATTAAGGTGATATTTTGTTTTTAAAATTTTATAAATATTTTGATAACTGTAATATAAAGTGTGATTTTTTAAATCGTAATTAAAGTAAATTATATTATTTTTTTCACCAATTAAAATATTGTAATTATATTTAGCCTTAAAAAATTCAGTATCTTTTACAACTTGCCACAAAAAGTATTTAGGATTTCTGGCTTCCTGAATTTTTTCAATTAAATCTAAGGTATCTTCTTCCATAATTTTATTTTTCAAATATACTTTGTGGTAACTCAGCAAATAATTCAACAGTTTGTCTACTTCTTCCAGAAAATCTATCATCTGAAATATAAGTATATCTTTTACCAGACCCATAACTTTTATAATTATGATGAAAAGTGTATTTAGCACCGTTGTCATGCACAAAACCATAATGTTCTGATACCGCCATTAAATGAATTGTTTGTTTAAAAAACACTATTTCTTTATTCAAGATACCATATGGTAGTTCTGGTATTACTTTATTATCATAATCATACATATTAGTTTCCGTAGGAAACACAACACAAACAAAACGAACTTTTTCTTTGTTAACAACCATTCGTTCTCGTAATGCAGCATCTATTTTATACCATTTTGGATTTCCAGTCACTTTCAAAAGTGTTTTGTCTTTTTTAAGTTTTGTTACTAAATCTTTACATTCTTGAACCTTTTCAGCATATGTTTTCTCTACCACACCACCCAACATAGAAATAAAAGACTGTGAGTAAAAATCCATTATTGTATTAACAACCTTTTGACTATCGGCTGAATGATTTGTACCAACCTTATTATATTTCTCAATAAGAGGATTTAATAATTTAATATCTTTTAATATCGATATAAACTTTTTTGAATCAAACTCAACATCTGTAATTAAACGTTGCTGATAAACAAATGCACCAAACATTTTATTAACCATATATCCAGCATCATTTATTTCCTGAATGAACTTGGTATCTGATATAAAATGTTTGTTAATAATCCTTTCTTTTACTGAGTTCAGTTTCTTATTATTGGTTTTACCAAAATCACCACTATAATCATTTTTTATTTGATTACTTGATAAGTAGGCATCAAACGCATCTTTATATTTAAATATATCAAGGTTAAAAACCGTTTTAAGTAAAAGAGAAAATCCACGTTCGAGATATGCACCGCCACCATAAAATTTAAAATGATTAAGGTGAATCATAAGTGTTAAAATTTTTTCACTTGTTAAATCTTCTTCCTGATAAACCCGAACCAAAATATCATGGTCTGGAGCGTTATACCAAAGTAATCTACGAAATCCATCTAACAAAATATATTCACCCAATTTCTTTTGTAATAGAAAAAAGTTCTGATATTCATATATTTCAATCGGTGGATTGACTTCAGTTATTTCTTGTTCTTTTTTATCTGAGAAATGATTTTTTTGATTTTTAGCTTCGTTATAATCATCAATATTGATATCTTCTGATAAATAAAAATTTCTAAGATATCCAGATAAGTCTTGAGCGTTAACTGAAACTAATTCATATTCAGCATCAACTAAGTTATCTTTAAATTTACCGATTATATTTTGTGCTATCATAAGTTTATTATTTTTATACAAAAATAAACTTAATTTAATTATAAAAAAAATTAGTAATAATAAATTTCATTATTATTCTTATTAATCAAACCATCAAATTCTTTAAACTTTATGAATGGTACTAATATAAATTTAAGCTCTATATATTTTCATGTTTATGGGTGTAACAAATATTCCACTATTTTTGATTCATTAAATTGTAAATAATTTTCATCTTTAATTTTTTTAATAAAAAATTTTAATATATATTAATAAAAAAATCAACATGAAATATATTAAATTATTCGAAAATTATAATAAAAATATATTTTATTATAAATCGTTAGATGACCTTAAAATAAAACTTGAAAATTATAAAGGTAATAATCCTCATAAAGATATATGGGGAGATAATATCAAGATTGGTAATATAATATACAATTATTTCGGACTTAGTGGTGGTGATGAAAATATAGAAGAAATAACATTTGTTAATAAAAATGATGAAGATGATTACTTTGTGATTGTTTATAAAATAACCAACGATATTTTTAAATTTTTAAATATTGGTAAATATTAATTTTAAGAATAAATATTATTATCATTTTTATTTCATGTACCAATCATTATCAATTGATTTAATCTGGGTCTAATATATAAAATATCACTTGTAAAATTTATAATTATATTATTATACCTTTAATTTTTTGCGTATCTTACATATGTAACAACATTCATATAATATTTATAAATAACCTATAATAATTTCATAAATATTATTATATTAAATCTTAATCAAACGTTTGATTCATAGAATTAGATATCTTAATCATTTTCTCATATTCATCCGGTGTTAAATCATTAAAGAAAAAATTAATAGGATTAATTCTTTGGTCATTTTTTAAAACTTCATAATGTAAATGTGTACCCGTACTTGTACCAGTAGTACCAACAAATCCAATAATATCACCTCGTTTTACTTTTTGTCCATTTTTAACATTAAATTTACTCATATGACCATACAGAGTTTTAAATCCATAACCATGATTTAAAATCACAAAATTACCATATCCCCTTAATTCACTTTTTACATATTCAACTGTGGCATCTCCAGTAGCAAATATAGGTGTTCCTTCTTTTGCACTAAAATCTAAACCATAATGAAATTTTCTAATTTTATAAATAGGATGTGTCCTCCATCCCCAACCACTCGCTGTTCTTCTTAAATCTTTATTAGATATTGGTTGTATAGCTGGTACTTTTTTAAAATAATCTTCTTTTTGTAAAGCTAATTTTTCAATATTCTCATAACTACTATACTCTTCAGTAATTTTTCGTTGAATAACATTTAATCTTTGATGTGTTTCTTCAACAAATTTAATATAATTTGATTTATAATTTTTATCATTATTTTCTTCAGTAATCATTTTAAAATCTGGTTCAGACTCAAATAATGATTTATAAATAACACTATCTTTCGATTCAATTTCATTAATAATAGATTCTAATCCATCAATCCTGTTAATTATAATTTGAATATCTGTCCACATCACAAATATTTTATCTTTTAATCTTTTTTCTTCAGGTGATTCAAATATATAGGAAATCGTGAAATAAGATACCAACCCAAATAATATTAAAAATAAAATTTTAAATAAAATTTCTTTATATGTTATTTTTATTTCATCATATGACAAATTAGCTGGATTATATTTATACTTCTTAAACTTTTTCAATTTCAAATATTCATTTATATATGTATATATTTATTAAAAATAAAAATATAATTTTCATCGACAATTATACCGATATTATATATTTATCGGTATTTTTACCATCATTTAAAATTTCAAAAATTCATAATATTCTATTATCATATCTTGAACATTTTTTCTTTCAGAATCATTCAATTCACCATACAACCCTTCAAAATTATCTAATAATTCTTCAACTAACTCATTAGCTATTTCTTCATCACTTACATTTAAATAAAACGTTTCATCAGATTCATCAATATCATCATCATTTGTATTATTTAATGATGTTAATTTTTCATTAAACAATGTGTTAACTTCGTTATAACCATAATTTTCTTTAAATTCTTCAAAATTTTGATTTAATAAATTATTCATATTTTTTTTTGATTTTATATATTTAAGAAAAAAAGTAAATTATATTATATAGTATATATCATTAAGTTGTACCTTTTGAAGAAGTTTGAACATTCAAAAATATAATATACTGATAATAAGGGTGTTATATTTTTGATAAAAATGAAGAAAAAATGATTTTATTTTAAAAATATATACATATATAAAAATAAATTTTTAGAAATATGAAACTAAACAATTTGCTTTGCTTTAATGAGTTTGTTAAAAATTTTCAAAGTGATTTTGAAGCTAAGAAAACAAAAAGGACTGAAACATCAAAAGATGTATTAGGTGAAAGTAAAACAGAAGAAACAGTTGTTACACCTGAAGAAAAAATAGATGAAAAAAAATGTGATTGTGAATGTAAAGAGGGTGAAGAATGTGACAAATGTAAAGACTGTAAATGCAAAGACGGTGAAACTGAAGAAAACCCTGAAGAAAAGAAATAATTTTTAATAAACTTTAATTATCAATAGAAAATATTTAAACAAAAATGATTTTTTGTTCTATAAAGAACATTAAAACATGTTTTAGTTATGAGAAAATATTTTCTATTGATATTTTTTTTTGTATATAGTATAACTATCTTTAGTCAAGATTGTTCGATTATATCAAAAGCCAATGATATTCTTCCCACTGATTTATGTTCCCCTGTTTCTGTTGATTGGACTGTAACATACAGAGGTGTTAATAATAATGGAACACCAGTTACAATTAGATATAATTGGGATGATGGAACGACTCAGACAGTAATTGCCACAAATACAAATCCAGACCCAACTATTCGTGAATGGAGTACAACTTCAAATCATATATATAATTCTAATAATCAATGTAATTATCAACCTGCTGCCACTTTAATTGTGAATGGTCAGGTGTGTACATCATCCGAACAGCAACAAATTGTTACAATTTGGGATAATGATAATAGTAATGGAGGATTTTTAAATATTCAACCAAGAATATATCCAATATGTTTTGGTAATGGTGCTAATGTTCGATTTAGAGATGTTACAAGATTTAATTGTGTTCCACCACAAGAGAATGATGTTCCCAATTTAGAAACAAGATGGATACAGTGGGTTTATGGAACTGATATAACAATGACAGGTACACCTGTTACCATAAACGGTGTTTCACAAATATTTCCGTATTATGGAAACATTATAACATTACCAGCCCCGGTTGCTGGTTCTGGTATTTATAGTCAATGGATGAATGTTGCTAATGATAAGTTAGTAGGACAATATTTTCAAGTAACACTTAGATATTGGAATTATTGTAATCCATATGATGACCCTAATATATCAGGACTTCCTGTTGATTTAATAAACGGTGACAACCCACCAGTCACAACAACTGCAATAATATTAATAGTTCCATATCCAAATGCTACCATAAATAATATTCCAGATATATGTAGAACAGCAAGTCCAATAAATTTAACTGCTGCTACTAATGGTGGTACGTGGTCTGGTGATGGTGTTATAAATGGGTCAAGTGGTTTGTTTTCACCAAGTGTTGCAGATGCTGGACAACATATAATTCGTTATGATGTAACTGATGGAAATGGGTGTAGTAACTGGGATACAGCAATAGTTAATGTTTTACCTACACCTGTTGTAAACATAACTGATTTTGCACCAATATGTTTTACAACAGATACATTTGATTTAGGTGTTGACTTTCCTTCTGGTTCGTGGTCTGGTGGTGGTATTGTTGATAACACGCTTGGTTTATTTTCACCTACACGTACTGGTGATTATATGATAAGTTTTTCAACACCACCCGATACTAATGGTTGTGTTGGTGTAGACCAGACAACAATAACAGTTTATGATTTACCAAATGCTTGGTTTATAACCAAGGATTCTGCGTTTTGTGATAAAAATTCGAATATAATACCAATTGAAATATATGTTGAATTATTTGGTGGAATAACTGATTTGATATTATCAAAAAATGGTGTTTCACAAAATATAAATAATATAACGACAAATCAAATAACTGTTAATGACACAATTGCTTTTGATGGTTTATATGATTATAATTTGATTAGTATAACAGAATATCATGATTCATTGGTTTGTTCATCATCATTAAATGATTCGATAGAATTGGAAGTTTACCCATTACCAAATTCAGATTTTACTATATCAGCAGATAATTTGTGTAGTCCTGTGATAGCTAATTTTACCTCTCAGTCTGGTTTTCTCAGATACGATTGGAATTTTGATGATGGTGCATCAGAAACAAATTCAAGTTCAATTTTGACACACGGTTATATAAATAATTCAATTCATGATACTATATTTCATCCGACATTAACGGTTTATACTGATAATAATTGTGTTTCAACAACTTCACATAACATTTCAATTTATCCAAGACCAATTGCCGATTTTTTTGTAGCACCTATTGAACAAATATTTCCAAGTTCAACTGTTTTATTAGATAATTTAAGCAATGCTGGCAACTGGTTATATTATTGGAATTTTGGTGATAATTTAAATATTACAATAAAAGAACCATTAAATCATATATATTCAAATTATGGTACATATAATATATTTTTAAAAACTTATAGTTTATATTGTTCTGATAGTATTACTAAATCAATAATAATATTACCACCACCACCAATGACTGATATCGAAATGGATTCAAGTGGTTGTCCACCTTTTACTGTTATTTTTAGAAATAATACAACTTTTGCTGATAGTTATATTTGGGATTTTGGAGATGGTTTTTATTCAACCGAATATGAACCAACACACACTTTTTATGAAAGTGGAACATATAACGTGGTTATGTCTGGGTATGGTATGAGTGGAGTTTCTAAAGATTCAGTCACTATTACAGTATATCCACATCCAGTAGCACTTTTTAATGTCTATCCAGAAGAATCAGTTGATTTAAATCAACTTTTTAAATTCTACAATACTTCTATTGATATGGATAGGTGTTATTGGACATTCGGAGATGGTAGTACATCAACTGATATTCATCCATCATATACATATACAGCAGAAGGTGAATATGATATAATATTATACGTATGGAGTGAAAATAATTGTACGGATTCTATAATAAAAGATAATTTAATTAGAGTTAATTCAGATGAAGGTTTTATAGTATTTCCCAACGCCTTTCGATGGAATGGGGTTGGTAGTACTGGTGGATATTGGGATGAAACAGTTATTGACAATACTGTTTTTAGACCACATCCGACTAATGTATCAGAATATAAATTGGAAATTTATAACAGGTGGGGTAATTTGATATATGAATCCAACCAATTAGAAAAGGGGTGGGATGGTTATCTTGATGATGGGTTACATTTAGCTATACAAGGTGTTTATGTATGGAAATGTTGGGTGACTTATACATCAGGGAGAAAAGAAATATTAAGTGGTTATGTAACATTTTTACACTAATTATTATAATATATTATGAGAGGTTTAAGATTATTACAGAAAGATGTAGATATTAAAATTTCAAAAAGATGTATTGAATCTGATTATATTTTAGTTAAACCATTTATTTATGTAAATAATAAATCAAAGATTATTTTAAAATGTATTAAAGACAATTATATATGGGAAATATCTTATAATAATTTTATTAATAAAAAAACGGGGTGTCCTAAATGTAGTGGGACATTAAAATATACACATGATGAGGTTTTAGAAAAAATAAAAATTAAATGTAATCAATTAAATTATATAATAATTGAACCATTTGTATATAAAAATAACCACTCTAATAATTTAAAATTAAAGTGTTTAAAAGATAATTATCAATGGAATACATCGTATAAAAAATTTATCAATTTAGAATGTGGTTGTCCTAAATGTAGTGGTTTATTAAAGCTAACACAACAAGAGTCTGAAAATAAAGTGAATCAGAGGTGTGAAGAAGAAAATTATGAATTATTATACCCATTTATTTATAAAAATGGTACAAAAACACATTTAACATTAAAATGTAAAAAGGATGGTTATATTTGGGAATCTATTTTTAGTAATTTTGTTTATTTAAAATATGGTTGTTCTCGTTGTGGTAATAATTTATTAACAACACAACAAGAGGCTGAAAATAAAGTTAAGTTAAAATGTGAAGAAAAAAATTATACATTATTAAATGAATTTATTTATAATTCTTCTTTAACAACTAAAATTTCATTGAGTTGTAATCTTGGTCATAAATGGTTTCCAAATTATAATGATTTTGTAAATCTTGATAGTGGTTGTCCTCATTGTAAAGAATCAAAAGGAGAAAAAATAATTGATTTATATTTAAAGGAAAAAAATATAAAATATAAAAGAGAATTTAAATTTGATGATTGTAAAAATAAACTAAAATTACCTTTTGATTTTTATTTGCCAGAAGAAAATATATGTGTAGAATATGATGGTGAACAACATTATAAATCTATAAACAATTTTGGTGGTGAAATGGGATTAAAAAGTATGCAAATCAGAGACCAAATAAAAACAGACTATTGTAAAAACAATAATATAAAACTTATAAGAATTCCATATTTTGAAATAAAAAATATAGAAAAAATTTTAGATGAAAATATAAAATAATACCATTTAGGTATATAAAAACAACTATTTAAAAATGAAAAGATTAATTAAAATATCTGGAATAACATTAATGTTATTAGTTCTTATTTCTTTTGTGTCTTGTAATAAAACATATAACACAGAAGAATTCTATAAAAAATATGAAAATAACAATAAAAATGTTGTAAAAACTACTATAAGTAGTTATCCTTATCTACAAGATACTATTAATAAGATTGAGTATAAATGTGTTTATTATAGTAAAACAATTGACTTTAAAGATGTTGTTTATTTTAGTGAATATTTATCAAATGATTATAAATTAAAATATGATGGTAAATTTGGAACTTTATTCATTAAAGTTTATGTTAAGTCAATTGATAATTATTATAATGAAATAGTTTCTTGTGTATCAAGTAGTGATAATTCTACGATTAAAGGTGAAACAATTATTACATATTATGGTTTTTTTGATGACATGTTTGTTTCTCAGTACATAAAATCAGTAGAAATTATAGAAAACTATGTTAATGATGCTATTAAAGATAATCAAACTAAAAGTAATGAAAATCATCCACTTTTAAATAATTTATAATAATAATTCAATATATTTGTAAAAATTATTTATATGAATAGTGTTGAAAAATATGCAACTTTTTTTGGTAATGGTTTTGAAAAAGAAGATTCTATTAATTATCAAGAAACAATTAAAATTGGTAAATTATTAGCAGAATCTGGTTATTTTTTAAAAAATGGTGGATATAATGGTTTAATGGCAGCTGTTTCAAAAGGTGCTAAAGAAGCTGGTGGGGAAGTTATAGGTTATACATGTCAAATATTTCCTTCGGTGAATGGAAATAAATATTTAACCAAAACAGTTATAACACCAAACATTTTCGATAGATTATTTTTATTGATGGATGAAAGTGAAATATTTGTTATTCAAATAGGTTCTTATGGTACATTATCAGAAGCATTTTTATTAATGGACTTAATAAAAGCTTCTGATATTAAACCAGCTATATTTTTTATGGGTGATATGTGGTCGGATATTTTTAATGTTCTTCGAGAACATTTAATAATGTCTATGATTGATGAAAATGTTTTCTTTTGTAAAGATTACAAAGCATTCGAAGCAAATTTTTTATTATTAAAAGAAAAATAGTTCATGATTAATTATTTATAGTTTTTTCTTCTAATTTTAATTCTTCATTCTTTGGTATATTGGTTTGATTAAAAAACTTGAATATTAAATAGCAAATTATTATTGTTAGCATTTTTCATAATCATTATTTTTTATAGGTAATATGGTATTATACGTCCTATACACAGGGATAGTTACGTGTTATAGATATTCCTATTAAAAATAATTTAAACTTTTTACTTTTTTGTGAATATATTTGTTGTAGGTGTTTTTAATATATAACATTAAAGATATGGAATTATAATGAAGAACATAAAATTAACGGCTGACTGGGTTCTTTTAAATCTAACGGGCACTTATTATTGTGAAGATGGTGTAATAACTATCACACCTTTAGACGGACTTTCATCTTATCAATTTATCACATTAACCTTGAGACAATTGAACGTAAATTACGAGGAAACAGAAATATATTATGGCGACGATGAAGATGACGATGAAGATGATATTTATGATGACACGGAAATAATTATAAGTTTTCTTTTCGATGAAATCAAAGAAAAAGATTGTCCAATATTTTATAGTATAATGAAATCCTTAAATGATGGTGAAAATAACATTACTGAGGTTAGTGGTGAAAATGTTAATTTAATGAATCTAAAACATATTGATACACATCTTATAAAGAATCAACCAGAGGAAAAAATATTTGATTATTTACATTCATTGGGTTGTAAACCAGAACAAATAAAATTAATATTAAAAAATATACAAAAAATTGAAAATAAAAAGTTTTTGATAGACGAATGTGATGTTTTTGTTTTCGATGAGAATACTGATGAATTGAAAAAAATAAAAGAATAAAAGAGGTTTTAAACCTCTTATTATTTTCCCTTATTGTTTATAGATACTATAATGCATAAAATACCTTTATCGATTCCACAATGCATAAATCTATTTTATAAAAAATTTCAATCTTTAGATTATATATAAATATTTAGTTACATTTGAAAAATAATTTAATTTTATGATAGAAATAACCTCAGAATATTTAAGAAAAAACCGAACTGGTGTTACATGTGGTTCAGAAAAAAAGGTTTCATGTCTTTCTCAAAAAATAATAATTAATTTTATAGAAGAATATTTTGGTGGTAATATTATGGTTGATATTAAAGATGGTTTAGTTTTTAATATATCAGCTAAATTAATAAATCTTACTATTGATGATAATTTTATTAAAAAATATTTTAGTAAAATAGAAGAAGAGATGGTAGTAGAGGATGTTGAGGTAAGTGAAGATGATAATGAAACTGGTTTAAATGATTATGAAATTGAGTTTGAAATTAATGTGATGGATGATATAACTGAGGAAGAAAAACCAAACATATTAAGTGAAACCTTTTCAGCGTTAGTTGGTTTATATGGTGGTTCTTTAACTGGTAATGTTTTCACCAACCATTTAGAGTTTAAAAGTGTGTAAATTTCTCTTAGGATTTTTTTTATAATATTTTTCTGTATATTTTTGTCTAATAAACTAAAAATATACAGATATGTTACTTAGAACCAAATTAACCAATTCCAGCGATTTTTTACATCAGATGTCTGATGAGAAATTCAAAGTTCTTATTTTAGAATTTCGTGGATTATATACCAATTTCAATTTACCCCCATCAAGTAATTCAGTTTTTAAAGAATTTGGTGCAGTAGTTGAAACTGAATCTGGTCTTTTTGCAAATTTAGATGCCATTTCTGATTTGATAATGGATGAGTGTATAATTCGTATTACAACTAAATAATAAAGAGTATGCAAGACATTAAAACTCCCAGTTGTTTTGATATAACAAAAACATTGAGCAATGATGAACTTAAAGGACTTTTAAAAGAACACCATCTTATGTCAAATGAAGATACACCTGCTCATTTTAAGGTATCAAAGTTGATGAAAACTCTTTTTGATGCCGAGAATCACTACTATTATACATGGCGTGATAAATATAGTAATATATCTCGTGCTATTGAAGTTGAAATATTATATCGAATAAGGACTGATAAATTTTAAATTAAAAAATATGAACTACGATATATCTTTTGATATTAACAACTCGAATATGATTATCGTCAAAAAAGATGATAAAGTTGTAACTTTCATAGCATGTCCACCGATTGATAAAGGTTGTGATATAATTAATTTTGATTGTAAAATTAATAATGGTTACACATATAATTTTGATGGTTTGATATTAATCACCACACCTGATGATAGAAAATTATATTACAAGGGAGATTTAATAGCATCAACAAAACGCCATGTACGAGCCAGATAAAATTATTATCTATTTTGTCCGTTTAAAATAGTTTTCTTTAGCCCAGTTTCTTAGTGCAGCGAAGTCATTAGAAACTGTATCAGCATGGTCAATCAATCTTTCATCGATTTCATCATTTTTAACCAATCTATACAATTTTGGAATATATTCATCATCGAATATTTTTTCAATTTTATCTATTGCGGATAAAAGTTCATTTACAGTGTTATCATTTATTTTTGCGGATTCATTAGTATCGGTTAAGTTTATAGTTTCTTCATCTCTGGTCTCAATGTTTTTCATTGGTTTATTGTATCCTTCAAATTTCTTTAAAAATTTCATATATGTTTTTTATTTTATTTTATATATTAAAAATTAAAATAAATTTAAAGATTGGACTTCATATTCTTTAATATATAATTTAAAACAATATCTATATATGGAAGATAAAAATGATGATAAAGAACAATTGATTAATAATTTACTTGATACTATGAATATTGATGAGGAATTTTACAAAAATGTTAATCATATATTAGATATACAATTAGAAAGTGTTCTAAAACCAAAGATGATAGATATTGTTAAAATATATTGTAAAGAAAATTTTGGAAAAGCTGTTAATAAAAAAAGAAAAAAATATTTTAATTTTTATAATGATTTTACTGAAAGTGAAATAGCCGATATGATAATTTATTATAATTCTGATGCATATAAAAAATTTAAAGGAAAAACAGAAACTATAAGTAAAATTAATCAAGATATAATGGTTGAAATATTAAATGATAAAAATTTAAATCTTTTAGTTAACAGACTTATTACTAAATCTGAAAACAATTAATAATTATAAAGATAAAGTTAAACCAGTTTCTTTAGCTAAAACTTCTCTTAATTTATCATTATATACATCTTCAACTTTTTTATCAGTTCGTTTTTTGAATGTTAATCTTATAAATGTTATATCATATGTATCATTACCATTCAATTTTATTTTTATGATATTGTATTTTTTACTTCCTCTTATTTTAAATGATACAATATTTTCATCCAGTTCCATGAACTGATGTGCGCCCAACATATGTAATGTTTTATGACCTATTTGTTTTAAAATATCATCTACAATGTTATATTTAGAATTTTCTTTTATATCAATATATTTAACATAAGTGAAATTTAAAATTGAGTTACCATACATTTGTTGCAGATAATTAAGGATTTTATCTATATTTTTATCTAATTTTTCGGCTTGTGCAACAGTAAGTTTAGGAAAGAACTGACCCAATATTCTATTCCATTTATTATAAACCGGATTAAGTTCTTTTTCGAAATTTTCAAAACATTTAATATATCTTTCTTTAACATATTGATATTGTTTACCAACATTTGATACACCGGTTATTGAACCTGAAATAGGATTTATAGATTTAGAAATTTTATCAAATTGAATACCTTTTTCTGGATATTCTATCTGAAGTCTTGTTAAAAACTCTTTAATATGTTTTCTGGTATTTACTATCCATTTTGAATACTCATCACCACTATCAATTTTATCACCATTAAAACGCTTAGAAATAATATTACCAAGTTTTAAAAGCTCTACGAATTGATAATTTCTACTTAAAGATGATATATCCAAACCCCCACCTGTTAAATTTGGTTTAATCAAATTATCATTATTGTCATATTGATTTTCCCCTTGGGAATAATATTCATCATCGTTTAAATTGACACTACTTGTTACAACAGGTATAATTTCATATTCTATTTTTGAAAAATAACCCTTTTTATCATTTTCAATTTTAGTTAAAACATCAAATTCAAAAGATATATTTTCATCCTTCAATTTATTTTTTAATATCGTTAAAATTTTTACTGCTGCTTTTTTTCTTTTTTCTAATAATCTACCACCAGCAGCTTTTTCTTCAGGTGTATCATCTTTCGCAAAATTTTTATTAGCAGGGTTTGATGGGTCTTTACTAATAGTGACAATGAATGTTGCTCTTAGCGACACGGGATAAGATGGTAACTGACCGGTTATAGAATCATACCATTCTTGGACTTGCATATATTTCATATCATAGTCGCCTAATTTGAAATGTGTGTCAAGTCCGTTTACATCTAATTTTTTTTCTGTTTTAATATCAGACCACTCAACCTTATCATAGACACCTTTTTCTTGATAAATTTCAGTAGCTTTAGATATATTAAAACCAAAACCAAGAATAGTTATTAAGATGAATGTTAGAATAGATTTTTTATAAAAGGCATTCATAGGTTTTTTATTAACATAATCTAAAATCTTTGGTAATATGGATTCAATCTTATCTTTATTTTTAGATAAAAAGTTTTTTATGGTATTTTTAATATTATCAAAAAAAGAAGCCTCATTTAAAGAGTTTTTGTTATATTGGTCAATAATATTATCAAGTTGTTTTAAGAAATATATCGTTTCCATGTATTATTCTTCAATTTTAAAATTTGGTGATATGTCACAATTTATAAAATCGTGTCGAGTTTTTATATCAGAATTAGGCATCATATTTTTTGTTATACCATTTAAAAATTGACCTTTATAAAAAGTACCATTATAAATAAGACCAGATTTAAATATTCCATCCCACCATATACCATTATACCAAACACCGTTTTCCCATGAACCATATCTCCATTCTATATTACGGACTACACCATATTTAAACGTGCCATTATACCATATTCCTGAATTTATAACTATTGTATTTTTTAATATTTCAATTCTCATATTAGCCAATTCAGCTTCTAAAAACCAAAAGAATTTATTTTCAGCTAATATTTCATCTATCTGGTATGTTTCAGTGTAGGGTTTTCCCTGATATTTTAATTCTTTATAACGCATGTTGTTGTTGATTATTGTAAAATTTTTAATGGAATCGACGAATAAACATCGATTCCATTTTTTGATATTTAATCGATTTGTTCTTCCATTACTGCTATAATTTCTTTCTCAAAATCTTTCAGTTCTGGGTATTCTTTTACGACTTTCTTAATGGCAGTCGGTAATGTTCCATTTTCACTTTCTTTGTAAATTTTATTTATGATTGTTTTACAATCACATTTTTCTTCCCCAAAGGCTTTTCCAATAACCTCTTTGAGTGCTTTTTCTACATTAAAAGCTTCTTTGTACTCATTTAGAAAATCATCAAATTTAGTTTTCATCTTTTGTTAAATTGTTTTTTAAATATAATTTTTTATTTCATCAAACGACATGAATTCAGTTTCATCATCATTTATGATTAATTTTATATTATATATTAAAATTAAAAAATCTTTTTGTTTATATTTTTTAACGAATGAACCCAAATTTTTTTACTATATACATTTAAAATTTAGTTTATTAAAAATAAAAATAAACAAATAAATATTTTTTAACTATAAAAAATAAAATCATTGCAATGGAAAAGAAACAATTTCGTAAAAAAGATAGTCCAAATTCTCAACCAGTCATTATATTAAATGAAAATGAAAATTTTGTTTCATTATCGAATGGTGATAATGTTTTAACTGAAAGATTTCAATTACTTTATGAAGAAGTAATATCAGATATTGTTGACCCAAAATCTTTTTTAAAAAGTGGGAATTATGGTAAATTAGCCGGAGAGTTAGAACAAAACCTTCAAAAAGTTGACACAAGTAAAATTACAGACCAACCAAGTATTTCAGTAATTGATAAAACTACTGGTTCTCAAATTAATATTGGTGTGGTTCAAGAACCAGTAATTACTAAAATAGATAATACAAAAAATATTGTTAATGCTGAAGAAGAATTATATCAAGATGAAATATCAATGTATGGTTTAAATGAAGCTAATAATAGAAGAAAAATTAGAATGAAAAAACAACCTCAATCACAATCACAAACCAATACTGTAAATAACTCACAAACCCAATCATTAAATTATCAACAACCTGTTAATCCAAGTGAAATGATTTTTAAATCATTCAAAAGAAATCATGATATAACTATAAATATTGAATTTAAAGATAAAATAGGTAGTCCAGAATTTGTTAAAATGATGTTAGAAAATATCGAAGGTGATATTATTGGATATTATAAAAATCTCATTATGGATAACATCATGAACAAGGTTTCAGAAGTTGAAAATGAGGTTGAATATCAAATTATTAAAGAAATTTATGGTGAAGATGAAGCCAATAAATTTAAATTTAAGAAAACCGAAACTAAATTTGAAGAAACTGAGAAAGTAACACCTAAAATTGGTTCAATAACAAAAAGTGGTCAACAAAAATATTTTTATTATGATGAATCTGGAAAAGAAGTAGAATTACTACCTAAGTCTGCTGAAAAGAAAAAATTAAAACCTGTTATGGAATAATATGATAGTTAAATTGGATTCATTATATTTAAACGAAGCTCGAAGAATTCGAGAAGAATATTTATTGTCTCTTTCTCATATAAAAAAGAAACAACCAAGTATAAATAAATATCGTAAAGAAATTGAACGATATAGAGATGAGATAGATAACTTGTATAAAAGCGATGAAAAAAACTCTATTAAAGAAAATTTATATATAGAGAAAATGGAAGAATTAATTAAAAATGTGGATAAAATTGAAAATCAAATTCAACCTTTTTATATAAAAATTAAGAAATTAAACGAGGATTCGTTAAAATTGAAAAAATTGATAATTGAAAAATATCCTACAATAACAGTTGATGAAATAAAACAACAAATTATTCCATTTATTGCAGATTTAAAATAAAATTAATTAAATGAACTTCTGGTCAAAGCTGATTTTAGGTTTTACTATTATATCACTTTTAATAGTGTTATTATACAAACCGTTGATTGTTAATCAATTCGGGTTTAATTTTTCTAAATTTAAAGAAGCTTGTAAACAAGAACAAGTTGAAAATAAAATAGAAGAAATTCCTTATTCAGATGAAGATATAATACCAGAGGTTAAACTAATTGGTGATGACTCGACTATTGTTTTGAATACAATTGATTTATTTGTAAAGGATTATTATATGACTGTCGATAGTATATTATCAGTTGGTATTTCTTTAAATGAAAATTCTTATAATATATATTTGGCTACTCTTACTGATTTCAATAACTATACAAGAAACATGTGTAAAAAACTTGGTGTTAGTTATAAATATGATTCTATATTTAATTATTATAAGAATGTTGTAGATAGTTTATATGAATATCAAAATATTATGAACGATGATGTTACATCATATTATATAATAACTGGTGTTTTTAGAGAAGAAAATAATGCTGTTAATTATATAGCAGATTTAGAAAATGAAAATGCTGGAATGTTTTATGATAATAATTTATATTTCGTTTATATATGTGGATTTTATTCTTTAGATGAAGCTAAAGTTTATATGAACGAATTAATAAAAGATGAAAATTTTTCAAATTCTTGGATTTATAAAAATCATAGATAAATTTTAATATATAGAATAAAAATATTAATACAACATGAAAAAATTTAGTAATTTAAATAAAATCGATATTAACGATGGTGAACCTAAAACATTCTCAGAATTGTTAGAAGGTTTCTATAATGAAACTTTATCAATAAAAGTAGAGGGTCAAGTAGCTGAAACTCTTAATCAAAATGTTATATCGATAGCAGGTAAAGAAGATTTTCTAAAATTAGTTAGCAAACTTATTAAAGTTACTGTATTAAAAGAAAGAGTTAAATTATTGGAAAATGTGAAGCTTAAATCGTTTAAAAATCATACTTTAAATTGGATTGATGGTGATATAAAATTAGCAGAAACAGATTTGAATGCAGTAGTTGAAGGAGCATCCGACCTCGAATTTAAAATTCAAGATTTAGTGACTGATTTACGTGTTAATGAAAATAAAAAATAAGCATTAAAAAATAAAAGGTGGTTTAAATACCACCTTTTTTATTTAAATTCATCACCAAATATTTGTTTTAATTTATTTTTTCTATGCAATTTTTGATAAGTGAAATATGTTAGGTTATTATTAAGTATATAATATAAATCTGTTATTTTGAAAAATTCTTTTTTTATTTCCCGCACATGGTACAAATCACATAAATTTTTTTGTGTTTGTGTGATTTGTTTAGTTGCATAAAATACATCTATTTCAATAAATATATCTATAAAAAATTTGGCGAATCTTAACCCAGTATTTGCGCCATTTTTAATTGCTTTACATAGTTCTATTTTACCGTCATATATACATTTTTCTTGATACATAAGTATTATTACATCCAACATTAAATTAAAATCAACCGGATTATTTTTTAATGTTTCTAATTCATTTAACAGTTTATTTTTATCAAACATTTTCAACATATTATTTAAAACAAAAATATGAATTTTAAATTATAAAAAAAATAAACTAATTCTAAAATTGTAACTATAAATAATAATTAAACAAAAAGAAATGAATAAAAACTATTTACTTTGGGAAAAATATCGTCCAAATAATCTGAATAATATTATATTATTACCACGTATACGTGAGTTTGTTGATAAAGGTATACAAACTAATTTAATTTTTTATGGTGGTGCGGGTACCGGTAAAACCAGCCTTGCTCGAATTTTAGCAGCTGACCGACATACATTGGAAATAAATACTTCATTAGACACTGGTGTTGAAGTAGTTAGAACTAAAATATTAGACCATATAACAACCTTGAATTTTCAGTATTCACCAGAAGAACCAAAAGTAGTTATATTAGATGAGTTTGATAAAGCATCTTATTTATTTCAAGATGCATTAAAGGGTTTTATTGAAACCTACCATAAACAAGCTCGGTTTATTATTACAACTAATCATATCAATAAAATAACTGAGATGGGTTCTCGTTACAACAAAGTGAATTTTGACCCACTTTGTCAATCAGAAGTTGATTTTCTTAAAACTAATTATATTAAATATTTAACTGTTTTAGTTAAGGCTATTAAAGAAGAAGAATTAATTTCTGGCGAAACTGTTGTTAAAATTATTAATAAATTCTTTCCAGATTTACGTTCGGCTGTCCAAATGGTTCAGGAAATACAAATATCAAGAAATGGTAATCGTCTTGAAACATCATCAGCCAGTTCACATCAGGTCGATTTATATAATTTTTTATTTGATAAAACCAGTGATTCAGTAGAAATTTATAAATATGTTATGAGTAATTATCTTGATAGTTATGAAAAAGCTTTTGAATTATTAGGAAGACCATTTTTTAATTATATCATGGAATTTAAATCTGATATAGCTGTTAAAAATGCAACACAGATATTCGAAGTTCAAAAAAATTATAATGCTACATTGTCTCAGACTATCGACCCTATAATTCATCTAATTTGTTATATACAGGATTTGAAAAAATATATTAATTAAAAATAAAAATATAAAATGGAGCAACAAAGTTATGTAGTGGGATTTTTATTTTCACCAGATTATAAAAAAGTGGTTCTTATACGAAAAAATAGACCACAGTGGCAAATAGGAAAATTAAATGGTGTTGGTGGTCATGTTGAAGATAGTGAATCGCCCAATGCCTCCATAATAAGAGAGTTTGAAGAAGAAACTGGACTTTATTTGGAAGATTGGACAAATTATTTTACTATTGAAAATGATTCAGCTCTTGTTCATTTTTATTGGAATGTATCCGGTGATTATAATAAAGTCCAAACTATAACTGATGAAACAATAGAAATTCATAATGTTGATGAAATATTTACATTAAATGTAATACCTAATTTACGTTGGTTAATACCTATGGTTCTTGATGAAAAACATGTTGGTGGTTATGCTGCTTGTAAATAAAAATAAAAAAATATAAATATGGACGGTACAGCTTTATATAAAGAAAAAGTTATAAATGACTATATGTCATTGGTTGATTTAAAACATACAGATAAACTCGATTATAAAAAAATTGAATTGGAATTGGCACAAGCATTAGGTGAAAGACCAGCAGTGGAATTTAAATACGAAGATGATATAATTTTAAATGAAGACGGAAAAGATAGTAAAAGAGTTTCCAAATTGGAAACTATAAACATTTATTATACTATTATAACATCTGAAGGAATAAAGTATAATAAATTAACATATAAACTTTTATAACATGCAATATATTTATAAAGGAGTTGTAATAACGTCTGAACGTGAATATTATTTGATTATTAGAAAAGATGATGGTGATGTAACTAATGCTTTTCCTATTAATAATTCTAATGGTGTTTATGATAAATTAACAAAAAACCATATTCAATTGGTTAATGTGGAACTCTTGGATGGTACTGAATCAATGGAATTAGAAAACGTATTAAACACCCGACCTAATTTTGAAAATATTTTCTTTAAATTAACAGATATTGGTAGAGTCGAAATATTTAATAAAGAAAATGAAAAAGTAGATGTGTGGGATTTGTTAATAATCCAAAACCCAGAATTCTTTACAATGATTGATGAACTCATGAATAAAGAATTTTAAAATAAAAATATAAAATGGATAAAATTAATCTAATAATAGATGGTAATTTTTTATTAACTAAAAATGCGTTTGTAGCTCATAAAAATAAAATTCTTTATTCTGAGTTGGAAACAATAATGGTCAAAGAAGTTAAAACTCTTTCTGAATTATATACTTTTGATAATATTTATTTTGTTTCGGATGATAAATACAATTGGAGAAAAAAGATTTATGGTGATTATAAAGCCAAACGGGAAAAAGATAGTGAGATAGACTGGCCTTTTGTTTTTGAAACATATGAAAATTTTAAAAAGAATATTATAAATTTTAAAAGCATCAAACAAATTCAAGTTGGTAATGCTGAAGGTGACGATATTATAGCTTATATAGTGCGAAAATCAAATGAAAAAGGTTATAGTAATTTAATAATATCAGTTGATGGTGACTTATATCAATTATTAGATTATGATTTAAATAAAGGATTTATTAATATAATGTTTGGACATAAAATGTCAGACGATAGAATTCACTTACCAGAAAATTATAAAGTATTTTTTGATTTTGCTGAAACCAGTTCTAATCCTGCAACATTATTTAATATGTCAGATGATGAAGAAATGATTGATTTTTTGAAAAATATTTCTCATAGAGGTCAAATTGTCGAAAAAAATAAAGAATTGGAACTTTTTGTTAAAATAATATCCGGTGATAAAGGTGATAATATAACTTCTGTTTATGAATCAATGACTACCACCGGAAAACCAAGAGGTATAGGTGTTGATGGTGCTAAATCATTGTATGCTTTATATAAAGAAATTTATCCAGAAGATATAAATTTTAATTCAACAGAAATTATTGAAAGAATAAAAGATGTCGTTTGTTCTTTTAAGAAAGTTGAACCTATTAATGTTAATAGTATTAAAAATTTAATGAATGATAGAATAAAAAGAAATTTAAAATTGATTGTGCTGAATGATTTTTACGCACCGTCAGAAATTCTTTCAAATATAAAAAATTCAGTGTTAATTTAATAATTTAATTATGTGGATAATATTTATTATTATTGGGTTTTTAGGTTTTTGTGTGGGAAACCTATTTCAAATTCTAATTCGAAAATTACATTAAAAACATAATATTAAAAATCAAAGATAATCTTATTTACAAATTTGGTTTTATAACCAACATTATGAAATTAATCTGGAATTGATAACCATTTAACAATTTCTCTATTGATAATGTAATCGTCACTATCAACCCAATCAATAAACTCATTACCATCCATTATACCTGCGTAAACTCTTGCTATGTGTTTCCGGCCAATATCATCGACTGCTACAACTTCATCACTTCTTCTACCGTCCCATGCACCAGTTTCGTATGCAATTGGGTTTCCTGTGTATTTCCACTTCATAATTTATTTATTTTTATTATAATATTCTGTTGCCTTTTCATATAAAAATGCTTCTGGAAAATAATCTATAATTATTTGAAAATATTTCTCTGGTTCTTCAAATTCGAAATTGACATTTTTACGACCTTTAAATAATGATAAAGTATCTACAAAATCCTCGTATATAGTGATTTTTTCATCTTTGAAATAATTATCATTACTGATATCAGTTGTTTCAAATATTTCACAATTAAAATAATCTGATTTAATTATAAAATCATATACATCAATAAGGTCGTTAAACCCTTCCAATAATTTTTCAGTATTAACTCCAAAAAATCTAAATATCTCGAATACTTTATTGGTAACTAAAATTTTTAAATCTTTTATTTGATAATATAAACCTGTCGGTGTATATGTTAAATTAAATTTACTGGCTAACTTATTGACTGCTTCAGATATAATTTCACCAGAATAATAGTAAAAATAATTAACCCAGTATATTTCTGGTGTTTTAATGAAAATAATATGTATATTATTATATAACATTTTAGTGAAAATACCAGATTCTTTTATTATAGAACCACCAAGTTCAGTTTCTAAAACTCTCAAATCTAAATCATCCCTGACTAATATTTTAATATTTTCGAATTTAGTCTTATTTCTATAATCAAATGGTATATCATAATTTATTTCATTTGCTTCTATGATATTCGTAATATTACGTAAATTTTTAAGAAACTCATCCCTATTCATAATCATTATTTTATTTCTAATTTATCAATCTTTTTCTTTCTTATATATCTTTCGATTACATTGTCATCAATTTGTTTAAAAATTTCATCGACACCAAAATAATCAATAAAATCATCAATATCTATTTTTTCAAATAATATTTTATTATCTATTTCTTCAATTATTTCATCTTCAAGAATATACTTATCTTTTAATAATTCTTTTAGATTTAATCCATCGATAGATTTAATATTCGATAACTCAACTTCAACCGTGCCTGAACTTTCGTTTTCTACATTACAACTTGAACACCTAATTATTAAATCTTTCATTTTAGATTTTTTATATATAAATAAAAAGTAATTTTCTATTATATGGACAAATTTAGTAATTTAAATCAAAAAAGTAAAGAAGATACAGGGGAAAAATGTCTTTTAGATAATAAATATATTAAAGTTATTGAGTATGATGATTATACATTTGTTAAAGAATCTGATATGGTAGCTATATTACCATATTTCAAAGATGAAGGATATATCTATTTAAGAAGCGAATACATTCCAACATATGCTTATCGTTATAAAAATAATGTAAATTGGAATAAATATACTAATTTTTTAACTATCATATCTGGAACAATAGAAACTGGTGAAACACCCGAACAAACGATAAGACGAGAATTATATGAAGAATCGGGTATTGTTCTTAGTAGTCTGTATCAAATTGAAGTGGGAAAGAGTTTGTTTTTAAATAAAGGTAATACAGCTAAATATTTTCCTTGTCTTATGGAATTGAGATATAATGATTATCGTATAACTCAACCAAAAACTGATGGTTCAGAAAGCGAAAAAAAATCCAGAATGATAAAGGTTGACCTTAATTATATAGACCAATTATTAGTACAAGATTTAATAACACAATTGTTAATAGATAAATTAAAATTAGAATATAATATAAAATAAAAATATTATCATGCCAAATCCATTAAGAATTACATTAAGAAAAGAAATAGAAGATTTAACTTCTCGTTTTGTAAAATCAACTAAAGCTAAACCAAAGGATAGGAGTGAAGATTTATCAACAATAAATACTGGTGGTAAGTCTGATATCGACAGAAGTAAAATAAATTTAGAAAATAAAAAAATTATAGAAGGTCATAAAGATAAAGACCGAACTAAAACTAACGAAGGTCTAAGAGGTGTTGATGGACATGAACCGAAAAAAGTTAAAGATTTAAGTAATGTTTTAGATAGTGAACCAGTAACAGGAAAAAAAGAAGTAAAATCAGAAAATTTATATGAAGGATTTAAAAAATTCATTAGAAAAACTGACAACCTAACCAATGTTTATACAAAAAAATAAATTTTTAATATGAGTCATATTGATGCACTTTATGTTGAAAACTATGTTACAATAGAAAATGAAATAATTTATTTTAAATTATTAACCCTATTGTTGTCATATAGATTTGGTTATAATGAAGAACTTAATTATCCATTATCAGAAACTGATTTAAAAATGGAAACACTTAAATTAATGGCTGTTGATATTGATAATGAAATATCGTTAGAACAGTGTATTGTTGTAGCTTCTAAATTATTGGATAGTATTGACGAAGAATATAATGAATTTATTGAAGATATTGAAGATTCTAAAGTTCAAGAAAAAGATGTTTCTGAATCATTAGATGTATATAATAAATTATATTACGACATGTTGGATACAACTTATAAAAATAATATTATAATCAAAGAAATCTTCAATAATATGTTAAATGATGGTCTGAAACAAGCTATAAGAGAAGAAGATTATGAATCTGCGTCTATTATAAATAATAAAATTTCACAAATGAATTAACATTAAACTAAAATAATGATTTCAAGTGAAAATTATAATTTTTTCTTAAATAAAACCCCCTAATATTTTTTTATAATTTTTATTTTTATATTTTTGTTCAATTAATGCATTCATAATTCAGTGGTAGAACATTAGATTTTAATACCACTGGTCGCAGGTTTTAACTTGTTGGGTGCACAAATTTTTTGTTATGAGAATTAAATCAAAAAACGGGATAAATTTATATCAAGGTACACTTTTTAATTGGTCTATCGAATCTGTATACCATACACAAACATTACCAGAAGTTTATATGATTTGGTTAAATGATGTTGATGGACATAGTATTCATTTTTATTATCATCCAGATTCTAATATATTTCAAATAAATGAACATAAATTTCTTATTCCTGATATATACGAAGCTGAAAAAATTATAAAAGTATTTATTGCTGCAAATGACTCTGATGTACCGTCACTGTTTAAACATATAAACGATGTACGGAAAGAAAAAATTGATGAAATATTTTCCTAAAAGAATATTATGCAAAGATTTAAAGATAGAATAGTGTTTTTAAAAAATAAGATAAAAGGATATAACCTTTATTGGGATATTGTTTATAATGATTATCAATCATCCTATAATGTTTATCAAATAAAAATTGAAAAAAATTGGACAAAAATTATATTAGACACAAATCATTGTGTTTTATATATCAATGAAATATCATTTTATGTCGAAACTTTTAAATTTGCAGAAGATATAATTAATTCTTATGTAATTGCTAATGAATTGACAATTTCTGAAGAAAATCAGAATGAGAACACACTCAGGAGACTTAAAATTAAAAAAATATTAGGAATATAAAAACACTTGTAAAAATTAGAAAAGAGTAATTTATATTTCGTATCTTTAATTGGACTTTAAAATAAATTGATAGTAATAATTAAAAATATACAATTATGAAAAATGCAAATTTTAGTGTAAAAGAAAGTAGTGAAATCGCTCAAGTTGGTGATTTTATTAGAATAGTCGATGTGTCTTTGTTAAACAAATCTGTTCCCAAATCACCATCATCCAATCACTATTGTGGTCGTGTATTTGGACAGATTGTTGGTAAATCAGCTGATAATAAACGTTTTATTGTTAAATTATTAAACAGAAATCCTGATTCAATGTATGAAATCGTTGTACCTGAATTATCTTTTCAGTTGATATTTAAAAATGACCTGAATATATATTTAGGTGATGTTATAAAATATGAAAATAACATCTACAAAATAATTGAATTTGATTTATATAATGATAATGATATTAAAATTCGTGTTGAAAATTATCAAGGTGAAATTAAATATATTCATATGAATAATTTCAAACAGGTTAAAAAAATATCTGAAAAAGAATATAATGATGAAATATCTATTATAAAAATTCATAAAATTGAAGAGGATATTCAAAAATTATCTGAATTCAATTCTATTATCAATGACGCTATTTCAATTACAAAAAAATACTCATTAAATGTATTTTATCCCGAAAACACCAAAATGTTAAGATTCGTTGAATCTATTGCATCTATTAAGAGCGTTAATGACCTTTCGGAAATACAATCGGCAGTTAATATATTTAATGAAGGAATGGAAAATAAATATTCGGGGTGGTATAATCGTATTCGGAAATTTAATGATATATTGAAAGTAATAACTGCCGATTTTTATGAGAAAGCAGATATGTGTTATGTATTGGATGGTGATGGTATTTCAGAAAAACTATTATCTGTTGTAGATAAGATGGGTGATGATATGGTATCATGTTTGAATATGAGTGGTGATAGAAATTACAATAAAAACGTGTTTAATATTTTTCCGGTCATAAATGTAAAAAATGCGGATAGAATTCTATCAACTTTTAACAAAAAAATGTCTGACTTAGTGAATACAAAACATGAATTACAAGAAAGTATTGCTCCAATAGCACCTCAAAAAACAACTGAAACTATTGAATTATCCACACAAAAATCAGACGATGAATTTTTGTTACAGGTTATTAGTTCTATAAATACTGATGAAGAAAAAGCTAAACAAATAAAAGAATATTATTCCAAGAAAAAATAATAACATTATTAATATGAAAATTTATTATAAAATTGTTGAAGTAAAAAACGGACAAATAAAAACACTATTTCATGGTATTAACAATACCAGAGTTATGGAAAAAAATGTTTGGATTACTGCTGATAAAAAAATGGTGAATGACGGTAGTGGCACGAAATATATATCTGGTTTACATGTAATGTTAACCTATGATGAATGTGTTAAATACCTTCAACGATTTAAAAATAAAGAAAATAAAGGTATAGTTTCTTGTTATGCTAAATATTTAAGAAAAAAAGAACATTCCCCACATAATGTATATCTGGCAGATACTATTAAAATTATTGATATAGTATTTTAATATTCTTCTTTTATATGAAATATATGTCTAATGGGAAAGCGATTAATTGTTTTCGTTTTCCCATCAACATTTTTAATTACTGTATATAGTGTTTCATTATAATCGTTCGTACAATCATCAAAATGAAATACATCACCAGATTTCATCGTTATTTTAATGTGTATTGCCATAATTTATATTTTTAATAACCGTTTACAACCACCTTTTGTCCACAATTTGGACAAATTATATAATAAACTGTGTCTTTTCCGCCACCGTAATCTTCTTTTATATAACTTTTCACTTCATTTAGATAATAACCTATCTTTGCACCACAATCCGTGTGAATGACTGTTTTTTCACAATCTTTAATTATTTCAATTAATCTTGGCATAATTTTTTATTTTTAACTTTTTACCATATATCATAATAGTACCACAACGAGTATCTTTTATCAACTTCTTCTGTTATTTGTTCATCTGTTAACGTAGATATACATTCAAATTCATCTGATTTAGTGTAATCTTCATCTAACCAAACAACTATTTTATAATTCGATTTTTTATTCATCGAAAGTTTCGATTGTTATTTTAACATGTGAACAATATAATTTCCTTAAAAGTGTTTCATCATGAACAACTATTTTAATCATCTCATCTGTTTCAGTGTTAACCCAAAGCTCATGACCGTTCATAGCTTGAACGAATCCATTTCTAACTATTTTTAATGGTAGTGTTGCTTTTGTAGATTCTTGTGGAGTAATCATTATTTTATTTTCTTTAAAATTTCAATTAATCTTTCAGCATCTTTTTTATTAAAAATAAATTCATCCCAATGACCATATCGACATTTATATCCAAAAATATATTTTAAAGAAACCCATATTCTTTTAAAAATATTTTTATATGTGATTAAATGAACATTCAGATATAAATTATGATATTTTTCATCTGGGTCATGTTTAATCACTAACTGGTGTTCTGTTGAATAACATTCACAAATAAATATTTCTGGTTTCTCGTTAGAAGTCATAAATTTTATATTTTTATTTTTGTAAAGATATATATTTTATTTCAAATAAATTATATCAACTTTTGCTTCTGTGAAAATTGTAAAAGCTATTTTCCAACTTTCTCCCCACCTTTCATGATTAAAATCTGGTTCATTTTCACAAAAAACTCTTTTAATACCAGCGTTGACTATCATTCCAGCGCAATTAGCACAAGGGAATAAATTAACATACATATCACAACCATCTGTCTTTTGCCCATTCTTAGCTGCTTGGGTTATTGAATTCGCTTCAGCATGTTGAGTCCAAAAATATTTTTGAGGCGTTTCATATCTTTCTTTCACATTGTCATCACAACCAACTGGAAACCCATTAAATCCTAAAGATATAGGATTTCTACCAGAAACAATAACAGCTCCAACTTTAGTTCTTGTGTCTTTACTCCATGTAGAAACTAAATTGGAAATTTCTAAAAATCTACTATTCCATTTATTCATATACTTTTATTAAAAAAATCATTTATCCATTTATTTTTAAGTGCAGAATTATAAGCACCTTTATATTTTAATTCTAATTCATGTTTATTTTTACATAATAATGATGCTTCTTTACATTTATCATAAGACCATTTTAATTTTCTTGACATGTGTGTACATATATCATCTAACCATTTATATTTATATGCTGCACTAAATTCATGTATAAATCTTTTTTTAAATTCTTGTCGAGTTTTACATAATAAAGCTTTTTCTAAACAAATAGTTTTAGTATATTTTATATTTTTATTCTTTGGTATTAATTCAATTATTTCTTTATACCATTTATTTTTAAATGCAGAATTTTGTGCGCCTCTATATTTATTTTTAAATTCAGTTCTCGATGAACATTTTAATACCGCTTCTATACATTTTTCTTTTGTCCAATATAAAGTACTACCACCAATTCCTCCAGTATCATATATATTTAAAATATTCCATCCATCTGATTTATATTTTTCAACATAAAAATTTTCAAGTATTTTAGATTTTTCGACATCAACATATTCTGTTAATTGTTTTAATATTGGATTAAGACCTGTTTTATTATAATGCTTATAAACAATATCTATTTTTTTGGAAAATCTATTATTGTGTCGTTCAGTGAGATTATATGTTAATCCTATATATGCGAAATTATCTGGAAATTCGTAAGAATAAATACACCTTTTATATTTATTTCCAATACTAACCATGTGTTCACAAATTTCTTTTAACCAACCGTTGCGTCTTGCTATAACAAGAGCTGAAGCATTATTTTCTTTGAATTCTTTTTTAGTATTATATTTGAGTGCTTCTTCTTTACATCTTTCAAAGTTCCAATAACCATTAGGTAAATGTTCAATAGTCATATGAGAACATATTTCATCTAACCATTTCATTTTAAGTGCCATATTATAAGCCCCAAAAGACTTCTTATTAAAATTAGCTCTATTTTTAAATTTTAAAGCTATTTCTTTGCATTTATCATAATTCCAATATGTGTTTTTAATCATATGTGAACAAACATCATCTAACCAACCATGTTTGTAACAAAAGTTATATATAGTTCTACTATTTTTTCTAAATTCTATTTTTTTAGTATATTTAAGTGCTACTTCTTTACATTCTTCGATTGTTCTATATACTTTATTATTATTTTCCAAATTATAATATTATTTTTACATTTGTCTTGATATTAATAATGTTGATTCGTTGTTGTTAAGTAAAAGGTGGGTAGCATAAATATCAACATTTATACCTTCATCACCACATGTGATTGTTTTGAAATATTTTTTATGAATAGAAGCATTTAATTCAAGATTCTTAGTATCTATAACCACACCATTTGCATCTTTTATTTCATTGATATATTGATAATCCTGAAGTTTAAGTGACCAGCGATTTTCACCAACTCGCAATTCATTTTCATAAATAGTAAAATATATTATTTCATTATCTTTTTCAATATATGACATTTTCTTAGCTTTGTCATAATCATCTTTAGAAAGTATAAATTTAACTTCAACTTTACTTTTATTTGTAGCTCTTTCGATGAGGTCTTTAGATATATTAATATCAGAATCTATCGGTGAACCACCTGGAAAATCAAGTTTTAATTTACTATTTTTAAACATCAAAGAATCCCCGAACTGAAAACCATTTAATTCATCATAGGATAATTTACATTTTATTAATTCATCCAAACCCAAATCCATAAAGTTTCTGATGTTTTTTATAGTTTTCTTAGTTTCTTTGATTATAAAATTTATTTCACTGTCAATTTTCGTATTAATGGTAAAAATATCCTCCGTTTTAAATATAAAATTTTTAAAAGCTAAAATATTTTCTTTAGTTCTACTATTAGTTCCCGTATAAGCTGCTGAATATAATATAGTATCCTCGTTATTTAACTTCATAACTACAAAATCATCAATAGCTGATAAATCTGTGAGTTTACTAATTAGTAATTCCAATTTATCGATAGTTATAACAAACTCCAATTTTTTTGTTTCTCTTTTTGCCATATAAAATATACATTTTAAATTGTATATTACTGAAATAACAAAAAGTTGTTAGTTATACATATTTTTTTTATAAAAAGAATTACCAGTATTATTATTTAAAAATAAATTTTTCTTAGGTATATTTGGTTTATTATACATAGGATTTGTATTATTATATACTTTTCTATATCCAGAACCAAATGAGTCTAAATTTGGATTTGATGTTAATTCAGGATTTGCATGAATATATTTTTCAATTAGTATCCTCATATCAGAAGTTAATTCAAATTGTATGACAGAATCAACCATGTTTTTATAAGCTGTGGTTTTTAATGCATTCGCTAAATTAACTTCACTCATTACTGTGTCGTCGTGACCAGATTCCGATTTATAAGTGATATCACCACTGGGTGTTTCTTTTTTAGTAAAAACTGATAATTCGTTTATACAAATGACATTATGTAAGGTTATATTACCCTTTTTCATAGTATTTTGAAACTCTTTAACTAATAATTTTTTACCATCATTACCACCCGTTACTTTCAATCCTATTTTTGATGCTTTATCTTCTTTTCTGTGTTTAAACCTCATGAAAATACCATTTGAATAATTATTTTGTTGATTAAATACATTCGGTAAATGTGCTAAGAATTCACCACCATATGTATTATATTCAAGAACAGCCTTAGATTTTTCTGAATCAAATACTTCATGTGAAAGTAAATAAAATAAATGTGCTACTTCATTTAAAGAATAAATATTATTTCGGAACAATCCAATTTGTTCTACTTTAAAGTAATCATATATATCAGCGAACTTATGTTTGTGTTTTTCAATTTCTTCTATCGATTTTGGAATTAATCTAAAAATATTTATAACACTATAATCTTGTGATAATCCTTCACCTAAATCAACCCCATATAATATATAATAATCTTTTACTTTTTTAATATCGAATAAATCTGGCCTATCTTTTATAAATTTCAAATCAGTATATGGTAAAACAAATTTTTTAGATATTTTTTCGAAATCTACATATTCAAAGTTTGATTCTGCTTTTCTCATTTTTTCCAACATAACATTATCGATTAACAATTTATTACCAGCTAAAAATTGAATATCATACTCTTGTTTAAATGCTTCTTCCCCACCTATTAATTTAGTTTGTTGTTCCTTCCAATTAGTAACTGTACAAATATCAACCAACGGGATATTTTCATTTATCCTGATAGTTCTTATAAAATCTATTTCAGTGTTTTCAATATCACTATCATATTTTATATGATAAAATACTTTTTCGCCTTCTTCGAAATCTTCTTTAATTTCGAAACCATATTTGGTTTTTAATATATCTAAAACATTTTCTTTATTTAAATTATATTTTTCTAACTTGTTCTTTAAAAAATATATTTTTGTATCTCTACGACCTTCTATCTGCCACCAATATACTCGCATAGCGTTAAACTGATTCCAATCTGGGTCATCGTGGTCTTTTTCACCATCTCTAAGTAATTCCCAAAATAAATTAAACCCATCGGGTGTTGACGTAACAATAATTTTTGAATTCTTGATAGACGAAACGGTTGGTACAACTGATGTATAATATGGTCGAATGATATTGTTTGGAATTTTAGCGAACTCATCGAGGTATAATAAATCAATGGTGAAACCAATTGCTGGTTCTTTAGTTCTTTTTTCCGATTTTATTCTACAACCATTTTCAAATGTTAATGATTTTTGATTCCAACTCACCACACCACATTTTAAGAAAAATGGTAAATGTGTATAAATTGATTTAATTTTAGAAACAATTTCCTCCACTGTTTGTCCTTTGTTGGCCACAATCATCACATTTTTATCTGAATTAAATAAACAAAAATGTAGGATGAAAATACTCGATGAAATTGTTTTACCTGTTTGTCTGGATGCCATTAAGATGGAATACTTGCTTTTATCGTATAAATTGATAATGTCTTTTTGATAATCTCTTAATTTTATATTACCTACACTACCATCTTCTCTTTTAACCATACAATATTTCTCAGCGAAATATTGCACGTCCAATTTACATTTAGCGTATTCTTGTATTTCTTCTTGGGTGAATCCGAATTTTAAATTGGGTTTTCGAACTCCGTGTATATTATTTAACCAAATGTGTTCATCTCTGGTTCTTTTTATACCTAAATCTTCTTTTCTTAATATTTCTTCTATTTTTTCTGTTGAAAAAACTAAATTATTATCTTTTGTTGTTTTTGTTGGAAACATAAAACTTTTATCATTTTTTATTATATATAAAAATAAAAACATACTAATATCCATGCTTTTAGATATATCGGTAAATGTTAAAATATCTTATAATAATATAATATATTATAAACAAAATGGGTTTGAAAATATTAATGTCGGTGATATCATTTCAGTTGACCCGAAAATATTAACCAAAGGCACTAAAATATTGGTGCATGTGAAGTGTGATATATGTGGAAAGGAATCTATAATACCCTATCAGAAATATCATAAAAATTATAAAAAATATAACATTTATACTTGTCATGGTTGTTCATATATGAAAAATAAGAAGACAAATTTAATCAGATATAAGACTGATAATCCGATGCAGAATAATGATATTAAAGAAAAAATGAAAAAAACTAATAATGAAAAGTATGGTGTTGATAATGTTTTTCAAAATGAAGATATAAAAACTAAAATTAGAGAAACTAATAATAAAAATCTTGGTGTTGATTATCCAATGCAGAATAAAGAAATAATGAACAAATCTAAACAAACCTGTATTGGGATATATGGGTTTGATAGACCATCGAAAAATGAAGAAGTTAAAAAGAAAAATAAAAACACAAGAAAAAATAAATATAATACTGAAAATTATAACAATATAGAAAAGATAAAAAGTACTTGCATTGAAAAATACGGTGTAGATAACCCCACTAAAAACGAAAACGTTGTTAATAATATTAAAGAAACATTACAGAAAAAAAATCTTATTAATTTAAATGAAAAACATAAATCATATCCAATATTAGATATAAATTACAATGAAGAAATTTATGTAATAAATTGTGAATATTGTAAAAGTGAAGTTAAAATCCCAATCAATTTATACCATAATAGAAGTAGATTTGGTGTAATATTATGCACCGAATGTAATCCAATTGGTTCATTTTCTAAAAGTAGATATGAAAATGAATTAAAAATGTTTTTAGATTCATTTTCTATTGATTCGTTTTATGAAAAAAACAAGAATTTATTTGATGATAAAAGGCAAGTTGATTTTTATTTTAAAGATAAAAAAATCGCAATAGAAATTAACGGATTATATTGGCACAGTGAATTGTTTAAATCGGATAAATATCATTATAATAAAACAGAACAATGTGAAAAATTAGGAATTCAACTTATACATATATATGAAGACGAATGGTTATATAAAACTGATATTGTTAAATCAAGAATTCTTAATATATTAAATAAAACACCTAATAAAATATTCGCCAGAAAATGTGTGGTAAAAGAATTATTTGATACTTCATTAACAACGAATTTTTTAAATGATAATCATATACAAGGTAATTCACCATCTTCTGTTAAACTTGGTTTATTTTATAATGAAGAAATAGTATCATTAATGACTTTTGGTAATTTAAGAACATTTATGAATTCTAAATCCGAAATTGGTGAATATGAATTGTTGAGATTTTGTAGTAAAAAATATACCAGTGTTGTAGGAGCTGCAAATAAATTATTTCAATATTTTATTAAAACGTATAATCCGAGAAAAATTGTAACTTATGCAGATAGAAGCTGGTCAACTGGTGATTTATATGAAAGGATGGGATTTAAATTTATACAAAAAACCCCACCTAATTATCATTATATAATAAATAATGAACGAAAACATCGTTTTGGTTTTAGAAAAGATGTTTTAGTAAAACAAGGATATGATTCTAATAAAACTGAGCATGAGATTATGTTAGAGAGAAAAATATACAGAATATTTAATTCTGGTAATTTAAAATATGAGTGGTTATCCTAATCATAAGTTTAAAAATGAATGATATTAAATATATTTATTTCGAATTATATAGTGAAAATAATTCGAAACCTATAATTAAAAATGAAAATGTTCTCCTTATTAAACCCGATACAAATTCAAATGGATATTGGGGATACAGAAATATGACAGAAAGAAAACGAGGAATTGGTGAAAACATACATACCGAATATGTTATAGTTGACCAAAATTGGATAGATTTAACCAAATATGAATTTAATGGATATGGATTTACGTTTAAAATGTTTTATGGGATGACTCTTGATGATTGTATTAAAAATTGTATATCAAAATTGATAATTAAATTAAGGAAAGAAAAACTCAAAGAAATAATTTTTGAAGAATGATGGTACAACATTTTGAGTTTTCAGATAATATAACAATTGGTGATAAAAATGTGTGTTTTTATTGTGGCAAAAGATGTAATACAACAGCAGACCATTTTTTTCCAAAATGTAGAGGTGGTAAATTGAAAGTTAGATGTTGTTTAGAATGCAATTTAAACAAAGGTAATAGAATTCCTGAAGCTTGGATTATTCACAATTTGAATAAATTGAAGAATACAGAAAACGAACAAGAAATAATAAAATATGAAAAAATAATAAATGCAACACAAGCATTATTAGATAAAATAATTTTGAATCATGAATATTAATAAAGAATATATTGAAATATTGAAAAAATGTAAATTCATAACACTTGAAGATACATGGTTTGTTGAAGGAAGGTTGGTTGAATTAGATGGTTTACCATTTGAAAAATATATAGAAGACACAACTAAATTCAATGATAATTGTGGTTTATTCGATGGATGGACTAACGAAACATATAATGAATATATAGGTGAATTACCAAGAAAAGATGGTGAAACTTGTTCTTTTGATGAATTTCAAATAATAGATGAATATGGTAATGATATTTCCGAGTTAGCCAACCATTATAAAGTGACCAACTTTGTATAATATAGTTCGTGATTCATATTTAATTCAACACCGTCCTGCACTCTGTCAGCTCCAATATATGATTTGCAAGGTATTTCATGAATAACTTGGTTTGACTGTTTTGAAATAACTTGAATCAAATAACGGTAGCTAACACCGTGTGTAGGTAATGTTGGGTTTTGTGGTTGTTCAATCATTTGTTCTCGTATTTAAGTTTTTACTATTTATAACAACAAACATATAACATTTTAAGAAATTAAAAAAATTAAATGATACTTTTTTTATCTAAAAACGTTGTATATTTGCAGCCATTATCAATGAAAGAATATAAATTATTACTTCGAAAAATGAAAATAATTTCAATTATTGAAAAATAAATTTCACATTATAATCTTTGATTGTAGTAGTTATATACATTATATCCTGAATAGTACCCTCATATATTTCTATATTAATATCATATTCTAATTGTGTTAATTCAGGGATGTATATTACAATTTGGTCAGTTATTATTTTTTTAATTTGTTTAGCTGGAACTTTAGTTTTCCATAGATAAAACTCTATATCGCATCCCATATCAGGGTCGCCTAACACTTCACCTTTTCTTGAAAACAATATCATCTCTAATTTTTGAATAATAACATTGATAACATCATCTTCGATTATATATTCTGAACTATATTTAGGGTGACCTTCATACTTTATATAGATATCTTTGTAATCACGAATAGCCATATGGAACTATATTTTTTTAATATATATTAAAAAATAAATATCCTAATTAATTGTTATGACTTCTGAAATTTCAATTTCAATTACAGATATAATAGGACAAATTGATAATGGTCTTGCATTATTATTATCTTTGGTTATTAAAGAAAAACAATATGATTTAATATATTGGGTTGATAAAAATAATAACTATCGGTTAGAGGCTGATATAAATTTCTTAACGGACTTTAAAATATCAAATATATACGAATATAAAAATATTGATTCGTTAGTGGTATTTATTGAAAAAAATATTCCAAATAAAAATCAACTTTTGAATGATTATTTAATATAAAAATAAAAAATGAAGTAATATGTCTAAAACAAAAAGAAGCAAAGAAAGTCAAAGGAAAGCCAAACATCATGGTTTAATGGTAAAACATGCTAAGAAAAGCAATGATAAAAAAAAGATGGAACTCTTTAGACAATTATTTGAAGAAAGAAGAAAAATAGAAACACAATCTGAAAATATTGTAAACGCTGATGAAGTTGGTGTTGATGTTGATGTTGACGTAAATGTAGATGATATCAATCAAATCGTGACTGATTCAATTGTTGATATAGTTAATGAACCTGTAATAGAGGTTGAACCTTTACCAGATAATGAGCCTTCAATTGAAGGATAAAAATAAAACGTTTATGGTATATATTAAATTTTGAAAAAATTGTAGAACTTGAAAAATTATATGAAAGTTCTGAAATAGCTTCTTTAGCATTAAACAACATGATTTTATCAGCTACTAATGGTAATGCTGAAAATAGTATCATTGGAAATTCTTTAAAAGAATTGGGTATTATAATCGAAAAATAAAATAGATTGGTAGATTTTCCAGTCGTTTGGAAAATTAGTATTTAATAAATCCGACTCTCAAAGTCGGATTTTTTATTTTAGATATAGTAAATTCCAATTACCCGAATAATCTTCAACAGTAGCTGTTCTATGTTTGACCCAATCACCAGAATTAATATAAAGTAAATCATTTGTTTTATCAATAGTAGGATAATGTGTGTGTCCACATAATAAAATATTACACTTGCGTATTTTACCATAAGTTATATAATTATCGTCATCGATATTAGTTATAACTATTTTCTTATTGAATAATTTTTTTATTTTTAATATAAAAGGAATCCAGTCACCATGTGTAACATGTACTTTCTTATCATTTGAAATGAAATTATAGAATTTTTTTATTTTTATTTTTAAAAATGGTTGAATGATTTTAAGTAAAAAATACCAATAATCATGATTGCCTATAATATAAATAACTTCTGTTTTTCTTTCTCTCATTAATTTCAAAAAATCTTTTATGATATGTTTATGTTTTTTATAGTTTCCTTCTTTTCTCAATAATGCGAATACATCAAAAATATCACCATTTAATATGAGTTTATCACACGGGTTATCTTTTAAAAAATCAAAACATTCTTTAAATAATGAATCGTTCCTAAAAATGTGTATATCTGATGTGGAAATAGTTTTATATTTCATATAACTCAATAGCTTCTTTTGGAATTGGTTCATATGTCATTATAAAATTATTAAAATTTTTGTTTGCGTATTTATTTAAATTTAAATCTAAATACCAAATATTTTTTAATTTAGATGTATCAATTTCCCACACATCTTTATCATAAGGAATGAACAATTTTTGTTTATCGGTTGACACAAATATCGCAGGTTTATATCTCAATTCAGTTCTCCAATCACCTTCTTGGGGTATTAAACCATTTAAAATAATTGATTCTCTGTTTTGATTTGATGAGGTGTGGTATACAAACCTTGGTGGTTTGACCCGTTCTATTTTTTCTTCTTTTATATAAATATAGTAGCTATAACTAAAGAGTCCGTTTATTGAATATGAACCACCTATTGTTTCATAAAAAAGTAAAAGTCCTTCTTTATCAAATATTTTTTTATATTTTTTTATAATTTTTTCAACATCAGAAGTATTTGTCGGTTTTACTTGGTATAAATTTTTGCGAAAAACTCTCTCTTTATCAAATTCTTCTGTTGTCACTATATACGGAAAATGTGATAATATTTCATTTGTCATCTTATTAATAAGATATTCAGTATTTTTAATATTTTTAATATATTCGTATAATTTTAAAACCATGATGACTATATATTTTTATCTCTCATTTTCCTTTATTTGGAGTAATTCGTTTTAAATTTTGAAATTCATCCGATAAATTGTTTTACCATTTAATTCAGTTCCAGAATTTATTTACTTTAACTCTATATATTTTATTTTCACTACATATTTTTTTAATTTAATATATAGTGAAAATAAAATCGTATTTTTAAATAATTTCTTTTCCTTTCATTTCATCTGGTGGTAACTCACCAACATCTTTCTTTTTATCTTTTTTAGAATTGTCTTGAGCTTCTTTATCTTTTAACTCCTTATCATCAAGATAAATTCTACCAGTTGTATCAACAGTATTCTTAGTGTCAAAGAAATCACTGAAATTTAATAAATTGTTTTGTTGTGAAAGATATTCTTTATTGACTTGTAATAAAATATCTAAAATTTTATCAATTTTATCAACTAAATTATTAAAAGCTATTAAACTTTCTTCTGAAAATATTCCAATAACCTTTTTCTTTTTCTTATTAAAAGAATTTAAAATTATTTTGAAAACATATTCAATTTTCGGATGTGTTTTTATATTTTTCAAAGTAGTCTTATTATTCAAAAGATTATAATTTATTTTAAATTTATCTTCCCTGAAAAAAGATGGTATAACAAAGTTCCATTCTATAATATCATCTTTCATATTTTCGATATAATCATTGAACAATAAAGAAATAAAATCAACATACAATTTATCTTTTGTGATATTTGATGGTTTATATTTATTGATATCTTTTAATTGGCAAAATTCCAAAAAATTAGTTAATATCAAAGTATAAATTTGTAAATGTTCGGTTGTGTTATCTTTAATAATTTTTTGATAAAGTGGGTTTAAAATTTCAAAAGTGTAACTGGTATCCCCCTCTATTTTCATTATAATTTTTTCCAAATTTTCATTATAAGTACCATTCTTCATAAGAAATGATGCTCTGGTGAGAGGATTTAGTATTTTATAAAAAAACTGTGCGAAATTAGTTTCACCAAATACAAATTTCAAATCCTGCTCCGATGTTGATAGAAAAAGAGATATTACTTCTATCTGTTTTGGACTTAATGTACCCTTAAAAAGAATAGGTAATGGTTCAACATCAAATAATTTAGCATATTCAAATAATTCATCTATATTGTAGAAATATCTTGAACCTTTGACTATACATGTCAATATCATATTATTTTTTGGTAACCTGTTATAGGTTATATGAGCTGGTTGTTTATCTGGAAAATATTCAAAACAAAACCACCAGCTTGGACTTAATAAATTGGTAACATAATCTGGTAATGTGTGAAAATAAAGATATGCAAAATTGTAATATTTTTGTACTGCCAAATCCACAAAATTTAAATCTTCGTTCTTTATGGATTTTGGACGTATATTGAATTTCTCACCAGTCCAATTGACATATATTCTACTTCCTTGGATATCTTCGTATACTATTAATCTTTTATTGCTTATTTTTTTTAGAAAAATGTCTCTTTCCGATTCCTCGTTTAATTTGATTAACTTCGTCATAATTAAATATTTTTGTTTTTATATTTATCTTATATATTTAATTAATAAGGTTCAATTTTTTATAATTTAATTTTTTTACATATTTTTGTGAATAAAATTGTTGATGAAAAATATATTTTATAAAATAATAACAGTTGTTGGTTATACTATTGTTATTATAATATTATCTCAAGTCTTTCACAGAATGAGTAAATATCTTTCAGTGATTTTATTTGATTCATCACAGTGGCGATTATATTCTTCTTATATAGTGTTTTATTTTTTTCACGCATTTGGATTATGTTATTTCATATATGGTAATTTACATAAAAATATAAGATATATAATTGGAAATGGTTATCCTGACTTTATTATAACCATTGATAAAAAAATATTTTGGTTAAAGGTTAAAATAACAATAAGAGGTGAACTTATTAGAATTATTTCTCCAAGTCCAACATTTAATTCTGGTTTTGATTTCAAAACAAAAGAAATATATGTTAATTATATGTATATGGTTCTCAAATTAAAAAAGTTTCTATTTTTTATAAAAGAAAAAGATTTTGTTAAAATACTAATAATAGCAAAGGAATATGAATTATTAAAAAAATATTTTCCAAAAGAGTTACGCAAGGAAAAAATAAAATCCATATTATAATTTTTAATTTGAAGAAAATAAATTATTTTTGCTTAAAAATATACATATTATGATAAAATCAATAATCGATAACGACCTTTATAAAATAACAATGATGTATGCAATTTTGGTTAACCCAGAATTGATGAATCTAAGGGTCAGATACCAATTTTTCAATAGAAATGATGTACAATTTCCTGAAGGGTTTGACAAAATACTACAAAGCGAAGTAAATAGAATGGGTAATTTACGTTTAACTCGGAATGAAAAACGTTTTTTAATCAAAAAATTATATTATCTACCGCTTTGGTTTTTTGATTTTCTTGAAGGTTATCAATTTGACCCAAATGAGGTTATTATTAAACAAGATGGTGGTCATTTAACGGTTGATATTGATGGATATTTGTTTCATTCAATTCCTTGGGAAGTTCCATTATTGGCCTTGATATCGGAGTTATATCATGATATGAACACTGATTATGATTTTCATTCGGTGATTAATCGAAAAACACGTTTAGACAACAATCGTTGGAAAGCTGATTTAATGGTTAAACATGGTCTTTCTGTTTCAGAATTCGGAACACGTAGACGTTTTTCTTTTGAAAATCAAAATGAAGTTATTCAAGATTTGAAAAAATATGCTCCAACTGCTCTAATGGGAACGAGTAATATGTATTTAGGTTATTTACACGACCTTCCAATTCACGGTACAAATGCTCATGAATGGTACATGATTCATGCTGCCCTCTATGGTTATATAATGGCTAATAAGAAAGCCACTGATAATTGGATGTGGGCATTCAGGGGTTCTTTAGGTACAGCTCTTCCTGATACATTCACTACGGATGTTTTTTTAAGAACATTTGATTTACAATCGGCTAAATTATATGACAGTACTCGACAAGACAGTGGTGACCCTTATAAATTCACGGATAAAATTGTTGACCATTATACTAATTTAAGAATTGATACCGCATCTAAGGGAATTATTTATAGTGATGGTATAAATATACCTTATGCTATTAAACTTAAAGAATATACACAGAATAAAAACATTAAGGATTCTTATGGTGTAGGAACAAGCATCACGTGCGATTTATCAGGTGTTAAACCTTTAAATATTGTGATAAAAGTTACACAGGTTTATTATCAAGACCATTGGATTGATTGTGTTAAATTATCTGATAACATGGGAAAACACACTGGTAAAGCTGAAGAAATTAAAAAATGTAAAGATATTTTAAATGTCGGTGAAATATCTTATGATAAACAACCATCTGGTAATGAAGGGGACGTTGCACACATTAATCTGATATAATAATGGAAAATATTTATGTACGTGCAAAATTATTATTCGATAATAAAATATACACTGGTGCAGCTATCGGATTTTCTAATGAATTGGGAAAAGCAGAAAGAAATGCGATAAAAATTTTGTTAAGTGGAATGAGAAAAAATAAAATAAAAGAAATATTAGATTAAATGGAAGAAGATATTTTAGATATCGTTTATAAAATTCAGGAAGCAAGAAGTTCAAAATTATTTCTTTGGAAAATTATTAAAGATACTGAATTTTTTGTTGATAAAGAATTCCCAAACTGGTTAATCGGAAAAAAAGATGACGTAATTTATTTTAATTACAATGAAAAAAATCATACTTTATGTTATAGTTATGAAAAAATATATCAAATTTTATCGTCGAAATTCCATCTTAATGTATTGGAAGCTAATGAATTAGTGAGTGGTATGGTGAGTGAGCATTTCAAAATACAGGTAGTCACAACCTACAATAAATATTATAGATAATTTTGATAGGTGAGTGAGCATTTCAAAATACAGGTAGTCACAACTAGTAAATCTTTTATTGGACTCCACAGGTAGGTGAATGAACATTTCAAAATATAGGTAGTCACAACTAAAAAAAAGTTTTCGGAAATATTAAAGTAACAGGTAGGTGAACATTTAAATTAAAATATGTAATAATTTTTTTATTAATAAAAATAATGTTTATTTTGTAATAGATAAATAATCTTATGGATGATTTAAAAGAAATTGGATTAGAAGGTAAAGCTTTGATTATTACATGTAACGATGTTGTGTCTGATATATATTCTAAAAACAAAAGTTATTATTTCGATTCTATTAATAACCCGTTTAAAATAGTAGTTGAATGTTTAAAGTTGGCAATGTTTAAAATAGATAATCATTTGATACCTGATGATGATTTTAAAACTATTGAAATGATTAAAGCTCAGATTCATTGGTTAAAATCGTATATTAGTGCATATTATATTGTATCTACCAAACTTACTTACGAAGAAAGAATTGATGTTATAACTAACATACTTAATAAAAAGATATATGATATCGAATTATCTTTGAATGAGGTTGATATGAATAATGTTAAAACTGAAAAAGATACTGATAACATTTTAGATGTGATAAAAAGTAAAAAAGTAATCAAAAAAACCATAGACTTATATAATGATATTACAAAAAAAGATGAAATATCAAATGATGTGAGTTGTCACTCTATTATTTTTAATATATTAACTAAGTTAGAAATAACAATATGAAAATACAAAGTTTATCAATCCACGTACCAACTGGTAAATGTTTCAATAATTGTAAACCATGTGTATCTCAGATGCATGATTGTCCATATCCGAACAGAATTGGTGTTGCTATTGATGATGAAATAGAATTTTCATCAGCAACCAGACGGGTAAAAGAAGAATATATCAGAAGGTTACAATTTGCCAAGGATAATGGTGTTAATACTATTATACTAACAGGTATTGGTGAAGCTATCCAAAATAAAAGATTTTTGAAGTGGTTTGGTGAAATAAATAAAGAAATAGGTTTTCATTGGATTGAACTTCAAACAGCAGGTAATTTATTATTATATAAAGAACCTAAACCAGATGGTAGAACTGGTGATGATTTTGATTTTTATACTAACATCGCTTTCATGCGTACTATTGGTGTATCCACTATATCACTTTCTTTGTTTGATATGTTTTCTTCTGAAATAAATGCCGAGATAACAGAAATGCCAAAAGCACATATTTTCGATATTGATGAACTTTGTCATAAAATAAAACGATTCAATTTAAACCTTCGATTGTCTTTGAATATATACCGAGGGTATAAAGACCATAGTATAGCCGAGATATTTGAAAGAGCTAATAAATTGGAAGCCGACCAGATTACTTTTCGAAAGTTGTATGAATCCGAAGATAAAAATTTAAAACAAAATCAGTGGATTCGTTTACAAAATGCTGATGGAGTATTAGACCGTTTTTTTGATGATTTAAACGTTTATATCAAAACAAATGGTATATTCTTGGGTAAGCTCCCGTTTGGTGGTATGAAATATGCTGTAAATGATATTTCAGTGGTTATTGATGATAATTGCATGGATAATGCTGAAGAAAGAATTGACCCGGATGTTTACAAATATCTTATTTTGAGACCTAATGCGAAGCTTTATTCTGATTGGTCGTTTAAAAGTTCTTTAATATTCTAAATTATGATAATACGAGAATATAATATACCAAACCCAATATGGTTGTGTGATGAACTCGAATGTGAGAAAAGCGGTGTTAAACTTCAAAAATTAACTAAAACGTTGAGTAAACCTGATGTTATTTACAATATAATTGATGGTGACAATTCATATGTTATTATGGAAGAAGTGTTTGAGATTATTAAAAAACTATTAAAATAAAAATATGAAAAATTTATTATTAAAATTAAAATTATTATTTCTTCTTGCAGTTGTTATTTTTCAGAAAAAACTAAACCGTTCTGATAATAAAAATTTCCAAGTGACAGCTCTTGAAGATGGTAAAAAATATTGGATTTCAAGAAGTGTGGCTGTTGATACTATGATTATATTATACAATCGAACTGATAAAAAATTTTATGTTTTAATGGTAAAACGTGGAAATGGTGTAAGCTATTCTGGACATTATTGCATTCCTTGTGGTTTTGTCGATTTTAATGAGAATGGATTGGAAGCATTAACGAGAGAACTGTGGGAAGAAACAAATCTAAAGTTAACAGACTTATTGAAACTGGATATATCAGCTAAATATATTGACACACCATATTTTGTAAACACAGAACCTTTGAAAATTGATAATCAGAATGTATCATTGTATTATGGTTTGGTTTTGGTTTCAGATTATTTACCTTTAGTATCAAATATTAATTGTGAACCCGATGAAATTGATGAGGCGAAGTGGGTTGAAATATTTGACGAACTTCCTAAATTGGATAAAATTGCTTTCAATCATGAAAAAAGAATTGAAGAATTTTGTGAACTGAATAATATTTAATGAATAAAAAAGTTGAGATATTAGATTTGGTCGATAATGATGAACTCGTTTTTTTAAATTATTTAAACGAGAAATATTTAATTTTTTATATTGGTGATAAAGATTTATACATTCCTTTTAGAAATAATTTGTTAGTTGATTTAGTTAAATCTATTTGTATAAACAATGAATCTTTAAGAGATAATTATCAAATAAGAACACACACTTTAGGATTATTAAATGGTAAGTTATCATTTGTAAAATATGGTCAAAAAATAAGTGATATAGTAAGAGATAATGACAATAATCTTTTTGATATTTGCTTTCCAAACATTTTAAAAATTAGTGTGAGGGAAGTTCAGGGTAAACGGAAATCGTATGATGGTACTCAGGTATTAAATACAACCATTGATATATCACCTTTTTATAATTATTCACATCATTTCTTATTTGACCATATTCACCACATGTTGGATAGTTATGATAAAGAAATAAATAAGAATTTGTTAATGAACAATTTTGATTTTTTTCTAAAAGAACTTAAAAAAATTAATAGTGATGATATAGATGAAATATTAAACGATAGTATTTACACCCCACTTTTTCGAAAATATAAAATGGATAAACTTGGTTTAAATGAATAAAATTCTGTACTAACGTATTTAATAAATATCGAAATGATGAATGCTTGTTCAGTAACACATATTGTTAAATATGAAGTAATATCTGGTATCTATTTAGAAACCGATATAGGATTGATTTGTTTGAAATCAAATGTATTCTGTTTCCTGTTAAATAATGAATTATTTCTTGAACAACATTATATACTGTGTTACGTGAATGAAGATGAAATAACTTCAGGGTTTTTAAAATCACATTTTAAAAAAATAAAAACATATGATGATGTTAAAGTTAAAACCAGTTGGAAGAATATAAATAAAAATTATCGTGTCAGTCATAAATATATCGATAAATATGGTAAATTTATCACTGAATATAGTAAGTGGTATAAAAATACTTTAAATATCAATCATATAATAGAAACAACAATTAATGAAATTCTAATTCATGAACACCACTGTTATGAATATAAAGAAACATTGGAATTGGAACGGGGTTATATTCGAATTATGAAATTAAAAGAAATTATTTCAGATGATTAAGATTCACGATGTTAATAAAATTGTTCACTTAAAGACTATCGATACTATTAAAATCCCTCATAAAGATTATTCAAATATCGAACTTAATATTGGTACACATTGTTTTTTGTTAAATGGTGTTTTATATTCAAACACTCATTATTTGGCTATTTTTTCAGAAAAACAATTTATAGCAGGAATTTTAAAAACAGCATTTGAAGTAATCGACACGTTTACAGATATACGTGGTGTAGCCACAAAGGAAATTCATGGTCAATATATTCGTGTTAATCATAAATATTATAATAATATAAATGGAAAACATATTACTGAGTTTAGTAAATGGTACACTGGAAATTATGAAGATATAAACGAGATTAGTATATCAGATAACCAAATTGAATTATTTGATACATTGAATATTTATGAACAATTTAAACTGGAAAGCAATTTCATTCGTAAACAAAAAATAGAAGAAATATTATCATAATTTTTTTAAGTTAATTAAAAAATATATTTTTGTAATTAGAATATATACTCGGAAAAAGATTTATAAAAATTTATATGATAGATAAAACAAGATTTAAGGATTTAAGTGTTTCCATGCATCAAATCAACACAGTTACTGGTGATTTAAGAGGTAATACTTCAAAAATTATAAAAGCTATTCTTGTTGATAGACAATCTGATATTGATATTTCAGTATTTCCAGAAACAACTATAACTGGGTATATGTGCGGTTCGCTCTGGGACACACCAAAATTTTTAAAAGACCAGTTAGAATGTTTGGTTACAATTAAAAAGAATTGTTTAGCCAATCAAGTTGTAATTGTTGGATTTGTATCTTATCATGGTAAAAAAAGAAATGGGTATCCTAAATTAAAAAATTCAGTTGCCATTATACATGCTGAAAAGATTTTTGTTTATGATAAACAATTATTAGCTGATGCTGACCATCATGAAGATAAAAAATATTTTATAGCTGGAAACGAATCAAAAATATTTGAAGTAACTCTTGGTTCAGCTCATGGATTAAAAATAGGCACTCCAGTGTGTGAAGATGTATGGTATACTGACCATAGCAGAAATATACCACAAGAGATGGTTGACCTTGGTGCAAATATTTTAATTGTACCAAATCAATCATATTTTTATTATGGAAAACAAGACTATCGTTATAATTTATTATCAACAATATCCGATAATTTAAATGTTCCAATTATCTATGTGAATTCGGTTGGTGTGGGTGACATAGTTAAAAACATTGTAATATTTGATGGTGGTTCATTGGTATATAATAGTGATGGGCGATTAATAAAAGAAGGAAACCGTTTTAAAGAACAATCTTTACAAGTTCACCCATTTAAAGACGAACCCATAAAACCAAAAATACACGAAAAATATCAGGAAATAACTGATGCTTTATTATTCGAACAAAAAGAATTTTTTCGTTTATGCGGTTTATCTAAAGCGCAGGTACATTTATCTGGTGGTGTCGATAGTGCTGTTACAGCAGTGTTAGTTGCTAATGCAATGGGTGAAGAAAATACTGTATTTATCACTAATCCTTCTAAATTAAACACAAAAAGTATCAGTTATGCTGAATATACAGCTAAAAAAATAGGTGTTAAACTGTGGGTTAATCCCATAGAAGATATTGTTAATAAATTAATAGAAGTTGACCAAGAATCATTCAAAGAAAGTGATTTAGTCCTGGATGGTGCTGGTTTAGCGTCAGCTCATGCAGTTTTAAGAACAGTCCAAGGATTAATGGCTTCACATCGGTTTGGTTCAGGTATAGTGTCTACTGGAAATCAAACTGAGAGCGTTTTGGGTTGGGTAAGTTTTCATGATATCGGAAGCATTGGGGTTCATGCTATTATTGGGGATTTAACAAAAATGGAAATATTTTCATTGTGTGAATATCTAAATAAACGTTTTGGTGATGTTATACCAAAAGAATTATTAAATGGTATTTTTATTCCGTCTGCCGAATTACCAGATTCAGATGCTGACCCGTTCGATTATAAAGTTCAATCTGGTTTATGTGCAGAAGTGATAAGGTTCAGAAAATCTAAAGAGGATTTAATGTATGAATTTGAGAATAAATTATTATCAACGGATTCGTTTCCTCACCAAGAACATGTTTATAATTATACTAAATTGGGTTTTAAGAGTGAAATAGATTTAACTTTTAAATTAATGAAACGTTCGCCGTATAAAACGGGACAATCTGCGCCACCTGTTAATATTTCACCCAGAACAAGGGGTTTCAGTACAAGAGAAACACTGATTAATAAATATGAATATTAATACATTCCAAATACATATTAGAACAAAAAAGTGGTTAAGAAATTGACCACTTTTTTATTTTTTATTGAAACAGAACCTATTATTTATAATATATAGAATAAAAAATATTATAAATGAAGTTAATTGTCGATAAATATTTTGATACATTAGATTATCTAACAGAAGTGAACGGAAAAGAATTCGAAGAATTAGATTTATCTGAAATTTTTACCCCAGCTCCAGATAAAGAGCTTCTTCTTAAAATTAAAGAAAAATATACTAAACTTAATAATTTTAATAGAATATATGTATTAGTAGCATATCAACATGAGAGAGAAAATTTTAAACTTGAACTTAACAAAGAAAATAAGAAATAAAAATGTTTAATAAATTATCAATACTGAAGGTGATGTTGTTTTTCTATGAAAAATACATATATTTTGATTTTGATGAATTAAATAGAGTGGGTAAAATTGTTATTACACCAGCTTGGTTTGTTAGAGCTGCTTTGTTGTGGATATTATTTATTATACTATATCCACTGTTTTTTTATCGGTTTAAATATGATAAACAAATAAAAAATTTTTATAAAATGGCAGGTACAATTAAGCATGATATGTATCTGGCTTATTATAAGAAGAAAATATTCTAAAGTCTATGTTCACTGTATTGTTTTTATCTGTTATTATAATATCAATGTTATCTATATTTTTAGATTCGTTGTGCATATCTAAAAACAAAGAATATTTTATTTGTCTTATTAAAGGGGATGATAAAAAGGAAACTGATAAAAAGTATAGATTGTTTTTATTTCTATATCATTTTAAATTTTTACTTTTATCTATAACTGGTATAATGAGTTGTTTCACAACATTTTATATTCATTCTATAATTTTATTTATTCTTTTATTATTTGAAATGATAATTCGAAATAAAATATATAAGGATAAGCAGATACATATGTTTGGTGTATTATCAGTGACTTCTTACTCTATTTTTTTAATTCTTGGAAGTATTTTGTTACACCAAATTATTTAAAAAATATTTTTAATGTTATGAAACTTAAAATATATATTCAGGAAGACGATTTAGAAAATCTTAATAAATTTCTCAAAGATAATGATAACCTAACAAAACCTAATTTTGAATATTGGACTGATTATGCAGAGTTTGAGAATAAAACATTTTTAGGAAGGTTAGTAGAGGTTATTATTGATTATAATGATTATCTAAAAATTCAATATATTTAATTTTTTTAATATTTTTATTATATCTTTGTTTCTATGAAAAAGGGACAGATATATAATTTATTATATTTCACGATGTTGTTTGGGACGACCACTACCTCGATAAATAAATGTTCACCAGATTATATTCTTGAAAAATATGATACTTTCATATCAGCGAGATTAACGAAAAAAATCAAAAAATCAAACGGTTTTATAAATTTTTTAAGTTCATATTATTCCAAATGGAATAAAATAGATTTAGATTGTTTTACTAATATATTATATTTTCTTTACAAAACAACATATGAAAAATATGTCTGGGATACTTCCCCAGGTTTTATACTGGAAAATTTTAAGAAATATATTGGTGACCCAGAAATTATAAAAGATGATATAAATTTGTGTAATGTGGTTCATGTTGTAATAAGAAGAAAGTTTGAAGAAACTTATTTAACTAAAATTACGAATGAAAGACAAATAAAAATATTAAATATAATATGAAAAAATTATCCGATGGTACTGAAGTGTCAGCAAGAACTTATTATTACCTGCTCGATTTCAATGAAAGGTACAATTGGGAATTCATGTATAACACATTTAATAAAAAGAAACTTTGTGAATTAACAATAGTAGAATACAGGCAATTGTTTGAACACGCCACAGAAGTAGATAAAGTAACACTAATATTATAACTATGAATACAAAAGAAAAGGCCAGAAGATATGATGCTCAACAAATGGTTGAGAAATTTAACGCATTATTTCCAGTTGGTAATAAAGTGGTGTTGAGGAAGACTTCGACAAAAAGTTGTCCATATGAAGAACACGTAGTACGAGCTGAAGCGTTTGTGTCAGGTAATGGAGACCCTGTATGTTTTTTTAATGAAATAAGTGGTTATTTTTCAATTGATAAAAATTTTATTAAATATCCAAAAAATTAAGCTATGAAACCAAAAATATAGATTATACGAATATGACAGCTATTGCTGGATTTTGTGGACTTGTACCTTATGTTGACAGATACGGTAAACTTAAAGAAGGTGTATATACAATGGAAGGTTTACATACGCCAGTTGATTTGTCTGCGTGTGCTGAAGATGAAAAATCAATTTTAAAGACTGCATTAAAACAACTTTCAGAACAAATTGAAGAATATTTTCATAATAATAATGTAGAACGTGCTTAATTAAATTAACACATGGAAATTAACCAATTAAAAAATATTTTTCAATTTTACATGTTGAATACTAATTATTTTGGTTTTATATTCAACGCACCTTGGTTCGTATTGGATTATTATTTTAAATATATTGGTAGTGTTCCCACAGTATCTAAAAATCTGGACGAAGATTATCAAGAAGGTTTTATAAATTATATCATACGTTATGAATTAACGAATAGAATCGAAAAAGAAATAATAAAATGTACTATTAATTTCGTAGCAGATGTTCAATTAAACGTAAAACACACTCACATACTTAAAACGTTAAGACCAGCTTTTGAAGAAAACATTGGTGATATTAATCTTGTTAAAATAACTAAACAACCTTATACGAACAGTATAGTTAATTTCATTAATGAAAATGAAAGAATTTTCAAATTATTAACTTTGATATGATAGGATTTTATTGTTTCATTATTTTTGATTAATATTGTACAAAAATATACATTATATGATGACAATAAATCAATTATCCAATTTATTAGAGTTTTACCTTTTTTTGGTAAAAAACCTAAGAGGTGGTGATGCTGCCAAAATATTCACAGCTTATTTTCGATATATCGGGGTATTACCAGAAGTAAATAATACTCTAAATATAACTGGTGAAACACTTTTATATGTAAAAAGTCACAGAATGAGTAATATTGATACTAATGTATATTGTTCAATACTGACTTTTTATAATAGTATTAAAATACTTGAAATTACTGAAATTATTGGTTCGTTCCAAAAAAATATTGGAACATTAAATATCATCAAAGATAACCAGCATGAACCATCTTTTAAAGTTAAAGAAATATTAAATAAAAACCCAAATATGCTTGAAATATTCACTAAAATAAACAAGCAAAAAATGAACGAAGACCATGTTTTTTTCCGTAAATTTACTGCATCTTTTGATGTAGATGCTGAAAAAGGTTTTACAAATTTATGTCCAACTGAATTACCTGTACCTGATGGCGAAAATATCGTTGATGAACTAAATGCACAAGCTAAACTTGTAAAATTAAGAGTTGGTTCAAAAGACGTTCATCCAAAAAATGCAATTTGGATTGCTACACCCGAAAACCCCCAGTTAACACCGATTAAAGGTGAAAATGTTGATGTTCGATGGAATCTTCATTGCCCAAGTGGTGAATATGGTTCAGAATTACTTGATGGTTTACCCGCAGTAAAAGAGTATGATTATTTCATATTCAAAGGTATTGAACCAGATTTACACCCATATTCAGCATGTTATCACGATTTACAAAAGAAAATGTCAACAGGTGTTATTGAATGGTTGTTCCACCATGATATTTCCGATGTTATTGTTGGAGGACTTGCAACTAATTATTGTGTTTTTGAAACAGTTATGGATTTGGTAGCTGCTGGTTTCCAAGTAATATTAAACCTTGGTGCATGTCGTGGTCTTGGTGATATTCAAGAGTCTATCGATAAGATGAAAGCTGCTGGTGTTATTGTTGTTAACAGTGCTTCTGAGATTGTAATGCAAGATTGATGTTTGATTGTTATGGTTTTTAAGAAGGTGATATTGGAAACAATGTCACTTTTTTATTTATTTTTTAATATATTTGTTGATAAATATTTTATTCCATGACTAATATTTTAAATTTTGATAAATATTTAGATTCACTGTTCGAATCTATGAATTCGCCCAAAAATATAGAATGGAAAGAAAAAGGTGAAAAGAAATGGTTGGGGTATTTCAATGTAGATAAACATAAATATATGATTCGAATTTTTAATAATGGTAATTCGATATATTCTGGTAAATTTTTTATAGAAGATGAAAATAAAGATTGGTCGCCCGATATGATTGGTGAAAATAAAGCGACTAATACTATGATTGTGATGTCTACAATCAAAAAAGCATATTTTGAATTTTTTGAAATTGTAGATATAAATGCGATGGTTATTTCATCAACCGGAAACTCTAAAGGAAAACGTTTTCTTTATAATTTGTTTTGTAACGAGTGTATAAAAATGAAACCAAATTTCATTTATGAAAAAAAGAGTAAAGTACATTCTAAAAATATCGAAAATAATAAACTAAAAGAAAATATTTCTGTTTTATATATCATTTATAAAAATGATTTTGATTTAAATTTATTAAATCAAACAATAAATGATATTATTGTTAATGATTCACGAGAATTTATTCTTGAATAAATTATGGTACATAAAATAAGAACACTTTTGGCAAATAAAGATTTGAATGACTGGGAATGTTTTATACTAAATGTCACTCAAGATGATATTGATGAAAATACTAAAGATTCATATTATCGTGTTATTATACCTAAACATATTTTTGATGCCGTTAAAAATACACAGGATAAATATATCACTGATTTTAGTGATAAAAAAGATGTAGCAGGTTATATTACTAAAAAACCATTTACAAATAAAATCAAATCATTATCACTTCATGATTTACGGGAACAACTTTCGAAATTATCAATGGATGCTTTAAACACCAAAGAATTAAAAGAAACCGATGGGATTAAAATGATTTGTGTACGATTTAAACATTTTTATAAAAAAGAACGTGAAGATGTACACGGTGGTTATATGGGAAAAAGTAACTCATCCTATTTTCAATGGTTCATTGCGTTTAAAAAAGAAGTTAAAAAACATATGTTGATTGTTGATGATAAAAAAACCGAAACGTCTGTCACTGTATATATGACCAACAAAGCATATAAAAGTGGTTCATTATCAAAATGGGATACATCAGATTTGCCAGATAATGAGTCTTTTGACTGGCATCCATTACATGACCAAGGCAAAGTTCATGAATTTGAAACTCAGTGGCATATTATTAGATGGACGGAAGAACGAGAACTGTTTTTTAAAGCCATTGAAGATAAATTCAATTTGATTAATACCGAATTGGATAGTTTTCTTGGAAATATAACAGAGGATAATGTCGAAGCATTAATGATGAACCAAAATATTTTACAATTAAAAGAAAAAAATTAAACCTTTTTTAATTGTGTGATGAAATCGTATGTTTCAATTTTATAATCTGAATAATCTAAAATCAATTGCATATTTAATATAACGAAATGTTTTATTTGTTCTATTTTTTTATTATCAATTAATTTAGTATTTACTTCACCTATAATTTTAAACTCTGGTATAGTTAAAGTAAAACAGTTTTTACCATCAAATTTATTTGAAATATTACTAACTTTAATTCGTTTCCAAGAACCTGCTGGATTTGACCCTAACCATAAAACTATATTTTTTATCCCTGTCACTTTCTCTGTGACATTAGCCATTTCCATTAATTCTTGTTCATCTAATGGTTGGTTTTTATATATTTTGTTAGTCATTTTATTTTTTTAACATCACAAAAATAATAAAATTTAGATTATTAAAATATTTAAAATTCTTTATTTGAAATTATTTTCCAAAATATTTTTTGTTTAACATATACTTATCAAAATTAAAGTTATCCATAGTATATTCTTTATCAATTTTATCATTTACAATATGACCAATTTGATGCTTAACTCCTCTATCATCTTCAAGATATATATTCATCTCATATCCATCGATATTATTTCTTGCCCATACTAAATTAATTGTGCTTAAAATCACACCTTTCCATTTTCTTTCACCTTCTTTTATAGCCAAGGTTTTGTTTTCAATAGCTTTTAGGATTACATCTTTTAAATAGTCAGTCGCTAATTCAGTTCCATCTGAAGTTAATTCTTCTGAGTCATATTTTAATTTTTTTGATTCATTATACTGTTCAAAACTATAAATTTTCATATAAATATTTATTATTTTTTATTATATATTAAATTTTTATTTATACATTTGAAAATTATAATATATTTTTATAATGAATAAAAATAACCTCGTCGTTGGAAATACTTATATTATTGATAAAGGATTTCAAAATTCTGGTGAAGTTGTATTAGTTTGCATTTATGGTAAAATATTTTGTAAAGTAAAAGACCCTGATACTGGAAATGAATGGGATACGATGTTGAATCGTTTAACTGAATAATAAAACACATTAAAAATGAAACATGAAGATATTATAGAGAACCAATTGGTTTTACACAATGAAAGAGGTGTAAATGGTATTGCATTAATAATTAATGTTAGAAAAGCGAATAGGGGTGCTGAAAATGAACTTATGTTCGATTTAAAATATTTGATTAGTGGTGGAGAAAACTATGAAGATATTTGTGAGCATAGTGGAATGACAAGCTCGTTTCTTAATGTTATTTCAAAAGAAGATGCTATAAATATGGTATTATCAAAAGAATACGACCTTGATATTAAAATAGGGAAACTAAATAAAAAAAGATTGACTTTACTTAAAGGTAAATCTGTTTTAAACACACTATAATATGTTCATTACAAGAATTCATCCTATTGTTATATTACCCTGTGATGTATCATCATTGGGCTATAATGACCAAAACGAGTTGGATTTATCAACAAATTATGGTTTTGAAACATATGATATCCATAATAATTTTCGACATAAGCCAAGACAATTAATAATTTTAACCGAAACTGATGACGTATTCTTAGATGATTATATTTTATATAATGGATTAATAGAAAAAATACAAGGTGTTGATGATGATAATTTTTTTGTTAATAATAAGTCATTTAGATATCCAAAAAATAATATCCAAAAAATAATAGCAATATACCCTAAATTCGAAAATTTACCATCAATATCGATAGCATTTATCAAAAGATGGCTTGAAAATAAAACAGTTGAAGTATGTGTAAATTACTGTCAACAATATAACCCAATTAATATGAATAATATTCAAGATTGGAATATAATGTTTAACCAGAATAATGAAATAAGTTGTTGTTTACCAGATGACGAACAAAAAAATTCAATGGTTATTAACACACGTCCTATTGAAGAAATAGCAAGGGACTATTGTTTTGAAATTAATGATATTTTAGGTACACCTAATTTAACTATTGAAGATGTTATATCTGCTTGTTCAGATTTTGCTATATCTGATGGTGTAAAAGAATATTGGTTTAGAGAATTTAATAAGAAAAAACAATGTTAAAAAGAGAAGAATTACCAATAATTTGTATCTGTCCAATTTGTAGTCAAGTGTCAAGAATACAAGATGTAACACCGAATGGTGAAGTTGTTTCAGCTATGCAAGATATAAATGATAGTATTGCGATTTATGATAGCTATATTGCACCATATAAATGTCATAATGGTCACACGTTTTACATTTCATATGAAAAAAATTAGAAAAATATAATTTGAAAACTGATAAATATCTTCAATTAATTTCAAACAATTTATTTCATTTCATATATAATATTTAAAATTTGGATATTAATATGAAATTTAGAGGTAAACCACTACATTATGAGGGATATGTTTATGGATATTATGAAAAAAAGATTATTCAAGATACTTCATTAAATATAGAATATCACACTATTTCCGTTCCAGAAGAAAAAATGGTTTATGAAATATTTCCAAATATTGTAGATGAATTTACAAATTTATATTATGTTGATGGAAAAGAAGCGTATGAGAATGATATATTCAAAGATGTTAGAGGATTCATATATAGAATTTACAAAGTAAAAGGTGGTTTTGCTATGAGTTTACCACAATTTCCATCAACATTAACTGGTGAGCAGCCTTATCCACTTCAACCATTAGCAGATGAACAAACTATATCTTGGTTTGAAAGCCATGCCGAGTACATTGGAAATGTGCACGATAACAAAAATTTACTTAAAAAAATATCTAAACAATGATAGAAGAATTAGAATTAAGAATGTATTTTTTTACTATATATCAATTAACTGGTATACAAGCTGGTATACAATGTGGTCATGCCGCATTGGAGTATGCATATAAATATGGTGATACTGTATTATTTAAAAAATTCATGGAAAATCATAAAACATGGATTATTTTAAATGGTGGAACAACATGTTCAAATCTTGAATTTACTGGGTCTATGCAAGAAATTCTTTCATCAATTTCCGATTTTAATGAACAACACCCGAAAGATAAAATTAATTTTTCTATTTTTTATGAACCAGATTTAAACGAAGCCATGACTGCTATTTGTTTCATATGTGATGAAAGAGTTTGGAATTATAAGGATTATCCTGATTTTGTAGATTATGTTTTAAATATTAAAATGTTTCCTGAAGCAAAAGAAGAAGCATTAAAAAATAATCCAGCATTATGGGCAAATTTAAAAATTAAAAATGTTGAAACGCTTCAAGAAATGTTCCCTGATTATTATAAAGATTGGGAACAACTTATGACAATTAAAAATAATTTTTTACGTGAATTGTTAAAAAATAAAAAATTAGCATAATCAAAAATAATTATATAAATAATATGGCTACATTAAAAAGAATTTCGGATGGTAAAGGTGATGCTGGTGCAAGAGTTGAAGCCATTGCATGGACTGAAGATGGAAAATTTAAAGAGGTCGTATCAAACAGACCAACAATTGGATGTTCTCTATTAGTTGGAAGTGTTACTGCTCGGTCATACAGTAATCAAGATTATTGGTTAACAACCGAGGTGACTGAAATTTTGGAAGAAAGAATCGATGAAAATAATGTTTTGTATGTTAAATTCAAAACTGGAAATAGTATTTATGAATTTTGGAGTTAATTTTTCCGAAAATTTATTTAAAAATAATTCTAAATTATAATAGAATGTTTTTGTTTAATTAAAAAATAATCATACTTTTGAAACTCTAAAACAAACTCGAAAAACTAAAAATAATCCTAAATAATATGAGAAAAAATAATTTAGCTACAACTGGTTTAAGCTTATCACAAGCTCAATCTATATCTAATCTTTGCAATCAATCTGCAAAAGAAATAGAAAGAATAATTGAAGAAATAAATAATTGTTCTAAAATAATAAGTGTTAATTCAAAAGAACACGGACTTCAGGAATCTCATCCCCTACCGAAAAATATCATTGAACTCATCGAGAAAAAAGGTAATCTTCATGCTTGTCAGGCATTTTTAATGGAAAATATACGTGCTAAAGAAAACCTTTTAGCCGAAGCTAAATCTCAAATGGCCGATATTTCAGGAATAGAAAAACCAAAAAACCCAGAGTATAAATGTGCGAACATAATTCCAAATGTTACAGAAGATTGGGGTTGGTCTCAACTTACAGCGTTAGAATTAAATGAGTATTTGGAAGCTGAGGCTATGGCATCTCACATTGGATTATTTATTCATAAGGGTTCAAAATTGGATTTACTTCGTCGAGAGTTATCAACTATACCATCTATTGAATGGTTCAATGTTGAGGATGGAAAGAAGACACCAGTTGTAATAACAAAACATCACAAAGCAGAAGATTTGTTAAAACTGCACGAAGAATTGGCAGCAAAACACCGTGATTATGAAAAACGTGTTAATTATTACAAGGCTAAGGTTAAAAATCTAACCACACAGGAAAATTCACGTATCGCAAAAATTAATGCAGACTCTCAAACCGAAGTTGAAAAATACAATTCAGAAATTTCAGCAGAATATACAAATTTACAAAAAATATATAGTGAAAAGGTTAAAACTGTAAAATCTGAGTTTGAGATTGAACGTCAGAATAATATTAAAAATATTGTTTCGCTTCGTATTCAGGTTGACCAAAGGTTTCAGAAAACAGTTGATGATTTTCTGAAAAACCTTGGAAAAGAAGAAATTGAAGCGTAAGATTTTGGTTGGTTAACAGTAGAAGTAAAAACTGAAGCTGTTAATCTTTGTGCTTAGTGAAGGGGTTCTTAAAATTTATGAAATTACATTTAAGAATGGTATCTTACAGATAAAACTTGACTGCTTCGGCAGCCGATAAAAACCGCCCTTCTACAAAAATAAATTAAGTTTTTTTGGATTTCTTTTACAAAAAAGACCAAGATGTAAAACAGATTACATGTATACATGATAACTGGTTTACGAAAAAAGACTTAATCTTTGACATTGCCTTTGTAGTAGAAGGGGTCTTTGTTTTTGATATTAGCATTAGCATTAGCTATATGCCTTTTTCACTAAGCAACCATTTTTTAAGAATAACTAAACAAACTATATATGTCAAAAATCCAAAATGTAATGTTTTGGATTTTTTATTTAAAACAAAAAATGTTTTTTTGAATATAATTAAAAAAGAAATTTTTATGTTTTCGACACACATACATAATATATTATATGAAATGTGCCAACGAGTTGGTGCAGATTATGATACAATAGATTTTCAAGAAGCTGGTTGGTATACTAAATATACATGGTCAGTAGATGAAGAAAATTCTTATAAAGCATGGTTATTTGAATATCTAAGAAATAATAAAGATGCCAGAAGAGAGATAATGAGATTTCCTTCCACGAAACAAAAAAATATAGAAAGATGTGTGAATTCCTTTATTTTTAATTATGGTTTTGTTACACGTAATGATAATATAAATGGAACACCATAGGTTGTTTAATTCCAATTTATTATTAACTTTGTTATCATGATAACTTTTGAAGAAATAATGTTAGTAACCAGAGAAAAAAAAGGAATTGAAATAAGTCCAATTTACCGTTTTTTGGTAAGTAAGATTAATCCTGAAATGTTACCCACATGGTTCGATAATATTATTTTTAATGATAAAAAAATAACATCTAATTCATCTGTTAATAGTTTAAATTTAATTTCGAATGAAAAAACTTTTTGTTTAAAAATAACTAAAGAAAAACAAACTAAGTTCTTAGTAGAACTTAGTCATCAATCTGTTAAAGTGAATAGTTTAATAAATTATAACTTAGAATTTGTGACATTTTGTACTGAAAATAAAATTGATTTGAAATGTAGTGATTGGCTTTTAAATAACATCTGCCCAAAATCATTTTTAAGAAAACTTAAATTAGAAAAATTAAATTTATTAAATTGAAAACTTTTTATGTAACAAATTTAATTTTTCTATTCTAAATATAGTTTTCCATCATCACCAACCACAACCATTAATTCTCTGAACTCATTACATATTTCAGATATTTTATCACCGATTTCGTATTCAATTTCTTTTCTATCCCAGAAACCTGCACCGTGATGATTACGAGTTAACCAAAAATCATGACCAATCATATCATCAGTGATATTAGTCAAATATTGACCAACTTTATCCATAAATTGTTCAATTTCTTCTTTAGCTTTAATCTTAGTTTCTTCACTAAAATCAAAAATAGTAAATGATTTAGCTGATTCGTCTCCTACTTCTTCAGCTAAACGGTCTTCATCAGTCCATAAAGCAGCTTCAAAATAAGAATTTATTATATCATCGATGTCGTGTTCTATTGGTGTTTCTTGTGAAAAATCTTCAAATAATTTAAGTCGTTTCATTATTTATCCTTATTTTGTTTTTTTAAAATAGCATCTTGTAGAGCTTTAGGTAATTTTTTCTGACCTGCTGTTAAACCGACTTTCTTATCATCTTTGTCGTCATCTTTTTCTTCCTTTTTACCCTTTTTTTCTTTGTCGTCTTTATCAGCATCATCATCCTTTTCAGGTTTCAGACCTTGTTTTTTCAAAATAGCATCTTGCAGTGCTTTTGGAAGTTTTTTCTGACCAGCTGTTAAACCTTTACCCTCTTTTTTAGATTCGTTAAATTCATCCCAAGTTAATATACTCATTGTTTTAATATTATTTTTTATATCCTATATATTAAAATAAAATAATATATTTTTATTTTTTAAATGCTCCTTCATCTTCAAGTTCTTTGAAGATTTTGGACATTTCAGTATTCATTTTATCAGTCACTTTTTTATATTCAATTTCACCTAAATCTTCCATTTCTTTCAATTGTTTTTCTTGATATGGATATGATGAGCGATTTAACATTTTTTCAATTTCTATATTATTCTTTACCCACTCAATTTGTTCATCCCAAGTTAATTTTTTATCTGTTCTTTTATTAGCCAATGCAATTGCCCAACGATGATATTTTCTGTGTAATGTCCATGTATCAACAATATATTTAATCCATTCATTTAAATCTGGATATGATTTTATTTTGTTTGCTATAATATTAAGAAAATCAGGGTATAATTCAAATTGTTCTTTTTCATTTTCATCTTCAATATATTCCAATATACCATTTTCTTCCCAAATAACCGAAGAATTCCAACGTGTACCACTTAATTTATCCGTTTTTTTATTATATACTATCCAAAATGCTAAATTATTATCATATTTGTTAACATCCAAATAATTTAAAAAGAATTTACCACTTTTACATGTTCCAATTTCCAATGGTTCTTTCATAAAAAAATGTGATGTTTCTTCATATGTACATTTTTTAACAACCAATGCTATATATTTATAATTCGGGTCACTGAGCATTTGAATATTTTCATTTAGAAAATTTTGGAAATCTTTTATTTTTGACATATTAAAAAGTTATATTTGTATTATATATAAAAATAATCATTTTTATTTTAAAAATATGAAACAGCCGAAGAAAAAATTTATAACCGAAGATTTTTATTACTGTAAAAGATGTGATATATCATCTGAGCATGGAAAGCGTATGTGTCCTTGTCCAAGAGGTGGTTGTGAGGCTGAAGTAGTAGGTAAAAAAATAACCACAATAGAGATTATATTGGATTAATTTTTTATTAATTTTCAGTATAATTTGGGAAACAAACATATGTTTTCACACCAGCTTTTTGTGCAGCTTTCATAAGTGACCAGATGTGTTCAGCTTTTTTGTTCAAGTGATGAGTCTGTATCCTCTGTGATTTTATTAAATGATATTAATTTCATATTATATATTTTTGGTTTAATCAAATGTAAAATATTTATATGAGATAAAAAAACCCTATATTCTTCTGATTTTTTTTCTAATTGGATAATATTTATATTTGTTTAAAATTAATATAATGGAAGTAAATAGAATAGAAGAAAATTTCCAGAAACGAGAAAAATTACTCGATTTAATGGAACGAGTTTTAGAGTCAAGACTACGGGTTGCAGATATTTCTACTCGTAATATTGGAGAACCAGTGTTTCCGAAATTACACCGTTTTTTCACTAACCTATTTAAAAAACTTTTTTAATAAATAAAATTGTATGAGTGATAAATTAACCGACTTACAAACTCAAATAATAGAATTACTTAAAAAAGACAATGATTTTATGTCCTGTGATGATATTGCATGGGAATTGAAAAAACATAAAATGCATATTGGTAATTCGGTAAAAGGGTTGGTTAAAAAAGGTATATTAGGTATGCATAGAAGTAGAATTCATGAATTTAGTAATACTACATATTACGTTCTTTAATTTTCTTCTATCAAATCAATTACAATAGCTGATTTAGCTCTATATTCCCATAGACTTGATTCTTCATCGTGAAATTTGACACCGTTCCAATAATTTAAAACATATTCTCTTATTAAATCTTCTTCATTTTCTTCATCTAAAACTTGAACCTCAGTATACCAAGCTAAATCAGAACGCTCAATCTCTCCTTTTGGTAAAACTTCATATATAAAATCAGTAGAACCACCAGCATCATCTATTAAATCCATATTATCTACCATAAAAACAGCGTCATATCGACTTATTTTATCCTCTGGTCTAAATTTTTCCATCAAATTTTCTAAAAATTCATTATCTTTCTGTTTGACGTAAGAACCAGTATGAGGTCTTAAAATAGTGTTGTTCTTAATAAATTCTGATGAACCATGAAAAAAAGCTTTCATTTTGAAATTTTCAAATGTTTTTAGGTGTTTCATTTTTATATTTTTTTTTAATAGACAATTTTTCTAATTGCATCTTTTATCTGTTCTGCTGTTGGTATAACGTCCCAATCTTTTAATATTTTACCTTGTGTATCAGTTTTACGACCTCTCTTTGGATACGTGGGGTCAATAGCTATAACAGCTTGCCATAAAGTTTTATTAGGTGCAATTAAATAATGTGAAATTTCTTCCCATTGGTTGTATGATGGGTGTTTTAAATAATCCATAATATTTTCTTTTTTCTCATCTGATAATTTACCTAACATGTTAGTAGTAAATTCCAGTGGGGGCAAATAATTTTGATTTATCATAAGCCTCAAATGTTTTAACGTATTTCATCTTTTCTATTGGTTATTTTTTCATAATATTCTTTTTCATATCGAGTTTTATCATCTTTATGAATTATTTCATTTCCATCTAAATCAAAATAATTTTTATATTTATTTTTAACACCCGAAAATGTGGTATATTTTACATCCATTATAGCTGAACCATCTTTCATAACATATAAAGTACCTTTATATATTTGTGAATTAGGTGTATTGGTCACAACATATTGGTTTTTTACGTTTTCTTTATATTTATCTGTGATTTCAACCTTTTTAGTAACAAAAGATTTATTATTTAAATATTTTGATTTGAAATTATTACCAAGTCGTATATTATCTGGTAATTCTTCATTTTTTTCATTTAAACTATAATTTTCGAAATCTTTTAAGTGTTTCATATAATAACTTTATTTTTTATTATATATAAATTATTTATAATATATTTTTAGTATATTTATCTGAAACTACTTTTTTAATAGATGATTTAATTATAAAGATAACATACAATCAAAACATGTTGTTATTGTAAATGATAAAAAATGGTTGTTTATTAATCAATAAACCGAACAGTCAAAATATGTCGAAGAAAAAATTAATAAAAATAATTTTTTACTAATTTTCTGTATAAGTTGGAAAACGAACATATGTTTTAATTCCAGCTTTATTAGCAGCTTGTATCAATTGCCAAATATGTTCAGCTTTCCGCTCTAAATCTGGGTCAACGTTTTCGTTAATTGAATTGTAGTTTATCAGTTTCATATTTTCATATTTTTTATTACAATATAAAAATAAAAATATTAATCCAATAAAAAAAATTGAACCTAAAACAAATTACATAAACGTTTTAGGTTCGATTTTATCACACTAAACTCCTAATTTATTTTTCAGTTTTTTATTTTCATCTTTTAACTCAGTTACTAAATGTGACAATTCTTGTATGGATTTAATAATAGGCGCAATAAATTGATTATAATCAACCGTTAACTCTTCAATATGTGGATATTTATTATTCACAGTTGTATCTTTTACAGCAGAAAAAATTGTAGAATCAACTAATTTATTTATATCTTGTGCTACTACACCTCTATGCCATCTTTTACCTTTATATTCAGCGTTTTTATATTTTTCTTCATCGATTATAGGTAAACCGTTATCATCTAAAATTTTTATATCACTACCAGTTGTGTCATCTTTTTTAGTTATGAAGTATTTGTCTCTATTATTATCTTTCCATTTATAAGTATTAATTGTGTTTATAAATTTTAATCCCAACTCATTTTCTTGTATATCAACTTTATCCCTGATATCGGATGTAACAGTTGCTCCATTACCAAGTTTTACCGTAGTTGTACTATTACCTAATCTCATTTCATATGATGTAGTTACAGTTGAACCATATCCCAATGCGGTTGAACGAATACCAGAAGCACTCGCACCATACCCGATTGCAGTTGAATATTCAGCATTAGTATAAGCATAATTTCCAATTGAAGTTGAATAATGACTATATGAACAAGCACCATAACCATATACTGATGATGAATTACCAGTAGAAATAGCCTCTCTACCGATAACAGTTCCATTATAATTTGAACTTCTTGCGCCCCACCCTATTATAACACCATATGTTAAATTTGTTGTACCAACATCATTCCAGATAAAATTGGTATTTGTAGTATTTATAATACCAACACTTGATGTCATTTTAATATTACCAACATTTATTATATTTGATGTAATATTTGTTGATGTTAAATTAGTAGTAATACCAGAAGAAGTATTAATATTAGTTGAAGATAATGTGTTTATAGTAGCTGATGTACATTCAATGTTAGATGTTGTGATACCATATGGTATTGATACTTTTGAAGTAACATCCCAAGATATTACAGAATTAGTAATGTTAGTTGTTGTATAAACCTCATCAATAATAAAATTATGATAACTCGAACCTTCAAATACAATCCTAAATGAAAAACTTGTAACATAACTTATTAAATCAGATTGTGAATAAGCTTCAATAACATTATAAGGTATCATTATTGTTTTTGGTTCACCTACATTAGCAGCAATTGTTGATATTATAACATTTGGGTTTATAATTAAACCCGATTCAGTTTTCGCACTAACTATTTTAATTTCAACTGGACAATCACATACATATTTAAAACATAAATAACCATTCGCTGTATGTTTTTCTCGACCATCATTAACTATATTTGCCAGTGGATTGTGTGATTGGTATTGTAAAGCATTACCATCAAAACCAGAATAAGGCCCAATACCATATCCATTACCACCACCACCACACAACCAATAATACACTCCAGCTTCCCACACCCAATCATTATCTACACCCGATTTATATACGGGTGTAACTCTCACATTATTTATATAACCATTTCTTTTAGAAATTTCAAATAAATCATACTCCCCTAATAAATCTTTATTATCTAATTTAAACCCATCATATTCACCAGCTTCATTTTTAATTGAATTGAAATTCACAGATGAATCACTTTCATCATTTCTAAATGTAAATGTTGTACCAGTAGAACCTGAATATACTTCGGTATTTGGAATAGCTTCCAAAACACCATTATTGACCATTGCTAATCTTTTTGCCATATAATTTAATTTTTTATTTTATATATTTTTATTTTTAACTATATTTACATTTTAAAAATTATTAAAAAAATTCAAAAATTAGATATGAAAATATGAAATATATAAAAACAACATTTGAAGCTTATCAACAATACGTAAAAGAACATGGCACTGACCGAATAAAAAAAGGTGTTAAATTAATATGTTCTAAATTTTCGGACGAACATCCTTTATATGAAATCATATATAATCCTCTTGAAACACCAATTGAATTTAAAGATGTATCTATAAATAAATATAAATCTTACCAATATATTTTTAAATGTAATTCTGGTAATGAATATAAATTAGATTTAATACAATTAACGCCACAAAATTATTGGTTAAATTTTATACACTATTCTGTTTCATTCACCTTAGTTAATAGGGATGATGAATTATATGATGAACCAACAAAATTAGGTGAATTGTATGAAATATTTAAAAGAATCATGTTTTTGTTAGATGATTTTAATAGTAAATTTGAAAATATAATTTATGTTATAGGAAACCCTGTTGATAAAAGAAAAAAATTATTATATAAAGATTTTATTAATAGTTTTGGAAAATGTGAAATAAAGGAAGGCATATCTACTTATTTTAATAAAGAAGATGTTACTTATTATATTAAACTTATGTAAAAATATTTTCGATGAAAAACAATAAATTCAAACAAAGAAAAATATACAATGTAGTACATGTTTCACTTGTAAACACTGGGGTGCACAAGGGGTGGTTGGAATACAACAACAAAAAGAAGGTGATATAAGAACTTGCATGGCTTATTTATATGGTGATATGGATAATGAAGAGTTTCGACCTATGCCAGATTGGGTTGTTACATTTGGAATTTTGGGTGGTGCTAAAGGTGTTCTCAAAGTTCATAAAGGCTTTGGGTGCATAAACCACAATAATAATTTCGAAATGTAGTCATCTAACAAATGAAAATAAATACATATTCATTAAAATATTATAAGAAAAATTGGAAAATATTTCTACATTTGTTATTAAGAACAAAACGTTTTGGTGTTAATAATAAATGGTGGAATGATTTTGATTCAATATTCGGATTATCAACTATAAGAATATTATGGAGGATAATATTAATTAAACCATTAATTGTAGAGTGGACAAAAATTAAATTTAGAATTGTCGCTTGTCATTTCATAACAGATGAAGAAAAAAATATAGTTGGGATAACTAAAATGTAAATTATGTCAAAATATAAATTTAATCCATTAAAACATGGATACGAACCTATCACAAACTATCCAGAATTAGAATATGCATTTCCAATGATGGGTGATATTTGGTTTATAAAAATAATCGCTTATAGTGATATGAGTGGACTTGTATATTGGTATTCTGCCTTATCCTTATCTGTTGGTATTTCACCTGATGACAGAATATTAATATTATCTGGGTCTCATGATACAAGACGACCAGCTGAATACGGAAAACAAAACAAGTCACACACTGTTTATACTGGTTTGATATCATCAGATGAATATGTTAAATCGTTACTCACACATCTTTTCGGAACTACTCGAAACGAAAGTGTTGAAAAAGAAGGTATTGAAAGGTATGAACAAAATTTAGGTAAAAAAATGCGTAAAGAATTTAAATTATGAAAATGACAGTTCAATTAAGTAAAGGTTTTACAAATAATATGTCTGGTTTAGAAGTGAAAGTCGATGATAAAGTTGTTGGTGAAATTATTGATTATAATTCAGAAACTGGTATGGCAACTATTAACTTGGATGAAGAAAAATGTAATGTCATTAAGTTTAATCCTCTTGCTGGTAAAAATATTGGTTTAATTTTATAAAATTTATAATCATGATTATATTAGATGGTTTTGGTCGTGCTTATGGTAAATAATTAACACTTAAATAATTATTTGAAATCGAAGTGGTTGGTTTAAACCCAGTAAAAATGATTAAACCGTCTAATCAAAAAACGGGTAGTTTTTGTATTGCACATTTTGAACAAAACTGTCAAATTTGTCATAAAAATTTAAAACAAACATAAAAATATAATGAAAAAAATTAAAACAATTAGAACAGCTAATTATATAGAACGAGAATTTATTGTTGGTGAAAAATGTTCATTCTCAGGTGAAATAATTTCTAAAATCGTGAAATGTGAATCACAAGTATATAGAGGCTATGCTGATAATGAGATGTTGATATTTGAACTTGACCACATCCCAGTGTTTATAATATACCAATAATATGGGAAAAATAGAAAAAATACTCATTAATATCTGGGATGATTTTTACGATGACAGTTATGTACCCAAAGGTGAAAAACAAGAAACGTACATTTATGTAGAAGAAGATTTTCCACAAGAAAAGAAAAAAGAATATTTGGAATATCTTCTTAAATATATGAATGAAAAATTATCTTTGAAGGGCGTAAAAATTTGGATGGAACACTATGATTCTAAAAAGAAATATCCTGAATTGATTGGTACTGAACATGAATGGTGTTTATTCGAAAGATGGGAAATAAAAGTTGAAAATCTAACACATAAAAGATTAGAAAAGTTGGTAGACGAATTAAATGATGCTAATTTAATGATAGATAATTTACCATTTCATATTTATTCTGAATCTTGATTATTTATATCTTCAAACATTTTTTCTATTTTATATTTTCTTAATTTTATTACACTATCATTTAATATTTTTTTATATCGAATGATTTCGGTTTCACTCAAACTATTAAATACTCTTTTATCATTTAACAACAATTCGAAAATTTTTTTATGACCAAAATGAGCTGCATTACTTATAGCTTTGCAAAATCTATATGTCGGGTCAACATTTTTTTCTTGTAATAATCTTTCTACAACTTCATAGTGTCCAACACGTGCTGATTCCATAATAGCTTGTTGATAGTCGAATTCTGGACAAAATCTTTCATGTGAATCTTTTAACAAAAAATCAACCATATCCACTCTACCTTCTCTGGCAGAAACTGTTAATAAAGAATGATTTTCATAATCGAAACCGACCCAGTCATTTTCCACTAAAAATTTAAGGATTTCCAATTTATTAGACATAATTGCTGTTAGACAAGCTCTAATTACAACTTGAAGTTTGTCGATTTTATCATGTTTCAATATGTATATAACTGATGATAAATTGCCTGATTTTATAGCATATTCTAAAGCTATGTTAGGGTTCATTCCCAAATTCAATGCTAATTTTATATTTTTTAATGAACCATTTTTTATTGAATTAACTAATAATGCTTCAGTTTTCCACTTTGGCATAGTTTTTAATTTCTTTTTGGATATTGATTTAAGAACAGTCATATTATTCTTTGATATCTTTCATTTCTTCAGATTGTTGATTAACTATTTGATAAAAAATTTCTTTTCTGGTTTCTGAGCTGTAACCAAATAAATTCATGTCGCTTCTATCGGCAATTTTTAATGAACCTTCAAGAACTCGAAACATAATAAGCAATTGTTTTTCGGTAACTTTCATATTTTTAAATTTAAAAAATATTATTTTGATATACAAAAATAATATTAAATTGTTAATTAATTAAAAAATATTAATAAATTTGTAGTAAATATAAAATATATGAAAATAAAAATATTCTTGTTAACATTAATAACATTTTTTGTTTTTACTTCATGTTCAGAATGTAAAAAGTGTAAAAATGAAGAATGGCTCGTCAGGAAAATTGAAGTGGAACTGATAAATGGTAATAATAAAATTGTTTATTATAAAATTCCACCATATTCTGATGTGACCATATCCAGTTCTCATGGTTCTTATAGGATGAGTGCTTGGAAATATGACGCACTTTGTTTAAAATCAGAAATAACTCTAATGTATGGTGTCGTGTATTGTAAAGTGATAGAATAGTTTTATGGAAAGAAACAATAAAAAACCAAAGAAAGTAATAATAACCAAAGAAATTTCAAAGGTGACTGGATTACCAAAATGTACTAAATGTGATAGTAGTAAATTGAATGGTTGGAGTTCACATTGTAAATGTTGTGGAATGCCAATTGTTTATTAATTTTTTATTATGAAACATATATAAAATATTTTACCAATGAATGAAATAGATTTTTTAACATATTATTTAAAAACAACCGATTTAACAATAAATGAATTGGTTGACCGGAATGCTCTTGGTGCAATCTGTCAAGCTATGAAAGCTTTTAAATTAGATGATATACCAGAAGAAATGTTGAGTGTTACCGAAAAACTGAAACGTTTGAATAAAAAAGCAAACGATATTTTCAATCACGTGTTTTTAACATGGAAAGAAAAATATGACCAAATAATTTCGGATGAAATTTTTAAAGAAGTGTATAACCTCATATATTTAGAATATTACGACCCAGATACCGACTATGAAGAGGATGTTACAGCATTCATGAACGCTTTCAACGAACGAATGAAAAATTTAAATGAATTAAATTAAAAACATTTATTAAGCATGGAAAATAATGATTATGATGTAGTACAAAAAACTAAAGATTTATATGAACACTTGGGTGAAAATTTAACACTTGAAAAATTAATATCTTATAAATTAGATATTAATGAAATATCCAATGAGTGTAAAAAACATAATATGTTTATCAATTCAGAAGATAAATTTAAAGATTTTATTATAATTTTGGAAAAAGATGTTAAAGATGTAAATAAAAAATTGATTGTAGCATGGAATCATATGGACGAAAAATTATCACATGCTCCAACTGATTTACATTTTAAAGGTTCTGTTATATTTGGATTGCCTGTTGTTGATTATATATTACAAACATATTTTTAATTAGAATGTATATTAAAGTTGTTGACTCGACCAGCCTATTGAATGACAGTGAATATGAAGTTATAGAAGAATTTGATAATGGATATTTTATCAGATGTCACGGTGAAAATTGTAGAGAATTTGTACTTAAAGAACATACAATTATATTATAATTATGAGTTTTTATACACCAGAAGAAGAACAGCAAAGAAAAGATTTCATTCCTTTAATTAGGGAAAATATTCTTAAAAAGCTTGAAGATTTGAAAACCAAAATAGAAAATAATGAGGGTTTTCCTCATGGTAATCAAGACATAGATACTCTTGTGCAAATAGACAACAATATTGAAGAATGTTTAAATAATTGGTGTTACTAATGAAAAAAACACAAAAAGAAATAGAAAATTGTTTGGTTTCTGACCTTAGTAATTTAATTTCTGAGTTTGATAATAAAACATTAACCGAAGAAGGTATTTATAATTATTTTCGTAATTTCATGCAAGATGCTGATGTAGATTCTAAAATAACTGTTAATGTACTGGAACAATTTGGTAAATCTGGTAAAGAAGAAGCCAGAAGTATTAAAATTGAAGAAGGTTGGTAAAATAAACAAATAAAAATGAAAATGGAACAAGATTTTTATAAAGTTGAAATTAAAATCCGTAAATTGATGGATTCTGAAAAAGCCAGACACGCTTTAGAACAAGCTGTTTATGACGCTACGATTATTTTTTATGAAACTATCGGTGAGGGCGGTCTATTAACGGATGGTAAACGTCTTGTTGGTAATGGACATCATATGGCACAAGAAATGGTTATGAAAGCCAGTAATTTATGGAATGAACGTTTAAAATAAAAATATGTCATATACCACTAACTGTAAAAATAATACTATATTTATCCACAATTCGGATATGTCCGGTGATATTACCATTGTAACAGGTAAAGGCGAACTTGACGTGAATGGTGATGACATTATAGAATTTGTCATCGAACATATAAAGAGAGAAAAAATAAGTCAATTTGAAAATATGACCGTGAAAGATATTATAGATTTTTTCAAATAATAAATCAGTGGAAGATTTAATGATTGGAATTGTCCTGTTAGTATTTAGCTTATTTATATTTGCTAAAGTTAAAGATTGCGGTAGTAATCCAGAGCAAGAAGCGTGGATTACACAAGATAAAGCAGAATTTCCAGAATTATACAAGGAATGATATGAATGAAAACTTAAAACCCGTAGCAAAAGATATCTTGAAAAATTTATTATCTGAATCGGAAACATCTTTTGAAAATGTAATAGGTAAATTCTTTATAATAAAAGACCTCGCCTTCAGTGATTATATGAAAGATGAACAAGGTAAAATAAAATTATATGATACTTTTGAAGAAGCTACTGATGTATGTGGTATATATGAATTCCCAAACGTTTTGATTTGTGAAATAAAACATAATTATATAGAATAATGGAAAAAATAACAAGAGAAGATATTTTTAAAATAATTTGGAATATTGCGCATAAAGAAAATGTTGTGTCATTATGTGATGAACAAACTAATGCTATATTTGAATATATTAAAAATATACATACTAACGACCTTATTGAAACGATAGTCGAAAAATATAAATTACAAACAGGTGGAGAACTCAGTCAAAAAGATGCTGATTTAATAACAATATGTCTGGAACAGTTTGATATAATGCTTGGAAAAAATTAGTATCATGAAAATAAAAAATATAAAAAGAGATGATAAAAACTATTCGGTTTATGTAGTGAAATTTGAACCGAATTGGTTGGAAAAAAAAATTGGTGTAAAAGAAAAAACCAAACAATATAAAAGCACAGGTAGAATATATGTGTTTGGTGGTGGAAATGTTTATATTAATAAAAAAGGTAATAGTCTTGGTAATGGTCATTGGATAGGTGAAGCTATCGATAAATGGCGTAGAGCTGCTTGGTGATAACCCAAAAATATTTAAATGATATGAAATACTGTTGTGAACAAATGAAAAGTCATGTTGAGTATAAATGTGAAATTCATGAAAGTCCGTTCGATTGCCCTGATAATCTTATCTATCATTCTCCAAATGATATTTTTGGATTAATTATACACGATGGTAGCTCATCATATGTTATTATTGATTATTGTCCGTTTTGTGGTAAAAAATTATAATTATGAATCTTAAAAAATATTTCAATATACTAAATGGTGCTCAAAAAACATTAATAAACAAACAGTTAGATGAAATTTCTAAAATGGCTGAAAATGATAAAGATGTGCATAATCGTACAGAAGTCGATATTCAAAACGAAAAAGATTCAACTTGTCCAAGATGTGGTAGTAAACAGATTGTAGATAAAATTGCCCAAGTAATAGGTAAAGGGAAGGTTAGTGGTTCTTTTTCTCTGGGTTATGGAAGTGTTCATGGTAATTCTAAAATAGACACGCAAGAAATTAATCATTGTTCAAACTGTGGGCATCAATGGAAAAAATATAAACTGAATATCAAATGGCCTTCAGATATTATTACTGATTACTTAGATAACTTGAGAACACATTTTGATGGTAAATATACCCACTATGAGCATATATACAATAAATTAAAACCTTATTATGCAGAAACAATTTTTAGTCTACTTTTAAATCATGGTGATGATTGTTATTCATCTACACGTGAAGGGTTAACATTGGATTTGTTAAGAAAAAAATTTGTTTCAATATTTGATGAGAAAATTAAAAAATGATACCATATATCGAAATCCAATTTTCATTAAACGGAAAGCTAACTTCGTTCACTTTAAATAAGTAATATTTCAAATATGATTTTTTCTTTTTAATATATAAAAAGAAAAATCATCCATGAAAATTAATAAAAGTTATTCTGATTTTGTTGAAGGCTTGAATGGTAGAAGTCTATTTGAAAGTATAACAGACGAAGAATATAAAAAATTCGGAACAATAAAATATGTTAAGAAAGACCCAGATGGTCTGGGTATGTTCAGAGATATAGCTAAAAAAGTGAAAACTGTTGAAGAATTTATTTCTAAAACAAGAGAAATAAAAGATGTTCCAACAAAAATTTCAACAAATTTTCTTAAAAAATATGGTGAAAACAATACTTTAAGTATGGAAGACACTGCTAAAAATTTCTTAGATGCAGTTAAAACTGAAATAGTTAAAGAATCTGTAAATGAAGAAGAATCGAATTTTACCTCAGAACAAAAAACTAAAATTAAAAATTTTATTGAAAAATATAAAGGTGATTTTGAAGACGATGATATTCATAAATTATCAGATGAACTTAAATTAGATAATCATGAAGTTGAAGAATATATTTATAGTATATCACGCTCTCACCTACGTGAAGGTGAAAATAAAAAATCCGATAAAAAAGGATATCATGTAAATATAGAAAAGGCTACCACAGATAATAACAATTTTAGAAAAGTTTTATATACAGGAGAACACACACAACTCGTATTGATGTCTTTAAAACCTGATGAAGAAATCGGTTTGGAAACACACCCTGATATTGACCAATTTTTTAGAGTTGATGCGGGTAATGGTAAATGTATTATTAATGGAAATGAATATAATTTAAAAAACGGTGATTGTGTCATTGTTCCTGCTGGGTCAGAACATAATATTATAAATACTGGGAAAGAACCTTTAAAATTATATACTTTATATTCACCACCCCATCACAAAGATGGTATTATATTTAAAACAAAAAAAGATGCCGAAGCGAGTAAAGAAAAATTTGATGGTAAACCAACCGAATAATAATATTTTAATTTTTTAAAACAAAAGGTTTCCTGTTTGATATATAATAGGAAACCTTTTTATTTTATGAAATATTTAGATAAAGTCGAATCTAAAACAGACAATGCGTTGAAATATATCTTCAAAACCGAAGATAGTAAAATAGTCGAGTTCACCTATATTAACAAAGATGACGGTAAAGATATTATATGTATTCCTTCTCAAACAATGTGTAACCTCGGATGTAAATTTTGTCATACAACAGAATATATTGGTAAAATTAAATGTAGAAATTTATCATCTTTTGAATTACATTACCCACTGGAATATATTGTAAAAGATTTAAATCTAACCGAAAATCAAAGAACATTATTGATATCAGTTATGGGTTGTGGTGAACCACTTTTTAATGTTGATAATTTAATTGATATGATGGTTCGTTTTAAAAAAGAAGCAGAAAATGAATGGAATGTGCCATACGTCAGATATGCTATCGCTACCTGTATTCCAAAAAGTAAATGGGAAAACTTTTTTCAATTAACATCTAAAATAAAAGAACACAATTTACCTGTCAAATTACATCTATCTTTACATTATACTTTCGATTTAATAAGAAAAGAATGGATGCCAGTAGCTCTGGATATTATCCCTTCTATTTCAGCAGTTGATTTTTATAAAAAAATTACTGGTAATGCTGTCGAAATACATTATACTTTAATTGAAGGTGTCAATGATACGGAACAGGACGCTATATTACTTAGTTCCTTCTTAAAAGGAAAAGATATTAATGTAAAATTTTTACATTATAATGAAAAGGAATCGATGAATTATCATGCATCTAATAAAGATAAATTAAAAATATTCAGAAAACATTTGGATATTAATAATATTTCACATGAATATTATATACCCCCTGCAAGTGATATTGGGAGTAGTTGTGGGGCATTTTTATTGGAAACTTATTTGAAATATCAAGAATAAAAATATAAAAATGGATACAGAAGAAGTTAAAGGGATTCTATGTTATGTGTTACATCATAGGACAAACGGTCAAATGTTAGTTACCTCAGATTATGAATTTGCTAACTCTTTAAGTAAAGATGGTGAAGGTGATTATGCTATATACATAGCAAGATATTATAATCCACAAAAATAAAAATAAAAACTATGGAATTTTCGAAAAACATAAGCGATGAAAAAAGGGCGTTTGAAGTAGCAGAGTGCTGTTTAACTATATATTACGGTGATATATCAACTTATATTAAATCAACCTTAAACACTATTATTAGAGATAATGAATTATTATTGTCTAAATTAGAAGACAGATATCGGATAAATTGTTACTTAAAAAATATTAAAGAAAAATCAGAGTTGTTTTCTTCACTATGTGGAGAATTAATGTTAAATGATAAGAATCTGGAAAAAATAAAAATAATTCGAAAATGTGTTGATGATATTATAACAGAATATCAAAAAGATGGGTTAATATTAGAACCGTTAAAAAATTAATTAAAAATAATAAAATGGACGTAGAACTTTATAGTAAAGAGAAAGAATTAGCTTATATAATAGCGGAAGAATGTATTAAAAAATCTGAAATGGATATACAAAATTATATCAAATATGAGTTAGATAATTATATAATAAAAAATGATTTTACTCTTGATATTTTTAAAAATAGAATTAGAATTTTTGAATTTCTAAATTATCAAATAATGGCGTTTAATGAATACATGACCGAAAAATACATGTTGAATGCAAAGTATATTAATAGAGCATCAATCGGTAAAAATGTAATTTGTGGAATTCTTTCAGATTATAAAACAAACGATTTATAATTAAAAAATGAAATAAGCAAAAAACCTATATAAGTTCGTAATCATGGAATTTCATCAATCAAGTAATTATAAAAAAGAAGTATCTGAGACCGACTTAAATCTAATTGTTAATAAAATTGAAGAATTATTTACCGAGTTGAAAAATAAAATATTGGTTGCTGGTGAATTGAAGAAAATAATAGAATCCGAAAATGATGCTTATGTTTACATTATTTCATCCAGATTTATCTTAAATATTTTTTTCTATAATAATTATAAAATAGATAAAACCATCAAGTACACTATTGAAGCGTGGGTTAAAGATTATAAAAAATTATCATTTTTTGGATGTTCATCAGAAATAATAAACATACCATACCAGTTAAGAAAGAAAAAAATTGAAGAAATATTTTTAGAAAAATGAGAAAGTCACGGTTAAATTTTTTAAGAAAATTTGGGTGGGAAGGTACTGAAAAAGAATGGGATGAAATAATAACCCTTGAATATGTATTGACTTGGGGTTATGAAAATGAAGGTGATGAAAAAAGATATAAATTTCTTCGATTAAGAGGCGAAGGAATAATATAAAAATATTAACTTTGGATAAAAATTAATTTTCATGGATTCAAATTACTTATTAAACGGTGGAAAATCATTCCCTGTGTTGGCATTCTGTAAAGAAAATGGTATAGAATGTACTTGGGATTTCTCTAACTCTGATAATACAGATTGGACTGAAATTTTTATTGATAATATTTTAGTGATGCAAATTCAAAGTACAACCACTGTTAAACAATTCATAGAAGTTATTCAACGAATTGAAAAAGACTTTAATGATAAATGTTCTGATGTGGAAGGAGATGACTTCTGGTTTGTTATTGATAATAAAAAATATTTTGATGCTTTTATTAAAAAATATGGTTATTTATTTAATAATAAACAAAGAAATATGAAAAACCCAAAACAACTTGAACTTGAACAACAATTAAAAGAACTTCTTATTAAATGTGAAACATTATCTAAATCAGAAATGGATGAAGATGTAGAATTTTTACAATATGTTTTAGATGAATTAACTGATATTCAAGATAATATCTTAAAATTTATAAAAAATAAAAATATATCATAAATATTTTCATTTAAAAATTTGGTGAAATGAAATTGAAAAATAATATGGAAATATCACCAGTTGTATACAATGCAGTTGAACTGATGAAAAATTCGTTTGGTGGAACTGATGTTAAAATATTTAGTGAAAAAAAGTATCGTACACAACCCAACGAATATTCACCTATTGGTGTATTGGGTGTTGATATATACATACAAGATATTATAGTTTTCTTATCTTACTCAATTTCAGAAAATATATCAGTATATGGACAATATTTAGCAGATAGTTTTGTATTTGACATATTAAAAGATGAATATAAAAGAATGATAAGGAGAGAAAAATACAAGAAATTCACCCAGATATAAAGTAAAAAAGATATATGAAAACTAATAAAAACATTGCATTAAACTGGTGGGACGATTTACCAATCCAAAATTTAGAAAATATGGATGACAGTTGGGTGGGTTATGTTCATAAATATTTACCCAATAGAGGTGGTATTTATGCATTAACTGATGATGAAATTTTATATATTTGGAAACAGGAACAGTATAAAAAAACTTTTATAGGGAAAATGATTAAAGAAATTTTTTGTTAATATGAACCAAAACATAAAAAATATAAGCGAAACATTCCAAACACATGAGGATTTCTACAATCAACTTATAGAAAAAGGTATTGAAACGTGCTGTTATTTATTAGACCATGATTGTGTCTGGAAACGCTTAGAATTACAATGGCTTTTCGAATATTTTTTACAAAAAGAAGAATATGAAAAATGTGCAGTATTAAAAAATTTTATTAAAACCAATTTTATCGCACCTGATGAAAAACAGGCCGAACTAAATAAAAAATTACAATTTATTAAATGATGAATTTTTATCGATATGAAACAGTTGAATATGCGTCTATTGGATGGGACGGTGAATACACTCGTTCCAAAATTCCAAATCCCAGCTTGGAGCTTAGAACCTTTGATTTAATTGAAGAAACACCAAAAGGTTATTGGATTGGTTTTATAAATTGTAAATTCAAATGGGTATCGAAAACATCTAAGAAAAGATATGCATATCCATCTAAAGAAGAAGCTTTAAATGCCTATATTTTAAGAACAAAAAAACGCATCGAAATATTGAATTATCAGATATCATCTTGTAATATTGGACTTGATTTAGCTGAAATAGAAAAGAAAAATTGTTAAAATAAAAATATTTTATTATGAAAAATTTTGAAAAAATAATCGAAAACTATTTAAAAACTGAAATTCTTGAAGAAAATTATGAATTAATAGAATTTAATTTTAATAGTTATGGCAACCTGTGGTATAAATATAGAGATAATTCTGCACCAGCTCATAAACGTTTTATGAGCGATGATTCAAACGTACATGAAGATTTTACCGACTTTGGAACCCATACCATGTTTGCTTATATGATAAGTAAGTTTGCAGAACTAAACGAAAAGATTGATAAATTATATTTACGTTAATTTAATAAAGTTTTTCAATAAATTCTAATAATTATTAATATATTTGGAGTGATTAAAAGTTTTTACCTGTGTTAGTAATTGGCTTTTATTATGGGAAAATGTCATATATGCGGTTCAGAAACCGATTACGAATGTAGAAATTGTGGTGAATTTGTATGCGATAATTGCACTATGCCTTATAATCAATTTACACAAATAGATTATACTTTGTGTAAAGTTTGTGGTGGAATACAAGAAGATTTACGAGCTGACGAATATATCAAGCAAAAACAAGAAGAGGAAAAAGCATTAAAAGATAAAGAAATAAAAAATGAAAAGAAACGCAAATATTATCATTCCGAAAAGGCAGTTGAAAAACGAAGATTGAAAAAGATTGAGTTACAAAAATTAAGGACAAAAAAAGCCGAAGAAAGTGTAAAAAGACTAACGGAAATATTTAAAGATGTTTTCAAACACATGTAGATAGCTTTTAAACTTGTTACTAATATACTATAAAATTTATACCATCAAAAAATAAACTTTTTATATTTTTTATCATAAAATAAATCAAAAAACAAAATAACAAAATAAATTTAATTATGAAAAGTGAATTAGAGTTAATAAAAGATGAATGTTCTAAACGTTATTCAAGTAACTTTGAAATTATAACACCAGAACTTGCTGCATTTTTTCTCGATAAAAATTTAAATTCAACAACCATTCGTAATCGTTCTATTAATAAGAAAAATCTTAAAAAAATAGAAAATGATATAATAAATGGTAATTGGAAACCAGACGCAAGTTCTATTAAATTTGATATCAATGGTGTTCTTATCAATGGTCAACACACTCTTAAAGCCATTACAAATATAAAGAAATCTATTGTTTGTAAAGTTGAAAGAGGTTGTGACCCAGATAGTTTTAAAGTTTTAGATTCTGGTAAAGCAAGAACACATAAAGATGTATTAACAACATTACGTTCAACTGACGGAAGATTTATTGAAAAACCTAAAATTATTGCTGGTGCTATCAATATAATATATAGTCGTAATAAAAATCATACTCATATAACTAAGAACAGAGAACTTACCAATACGGATATATCAAATATGGTGTTTAGTAATTGGGATTTTTATAATAATCCAATACAACAAATTTGCAAATGGTATTCAAAAATAAGAAAGAGTATACCTGAAAGTTGGATTGCAGCGTTTTATTATGAAAATAAAGTAAAATATCCTAAATATATCGATGATTTTATGAATATTCTTTGCAATGGTGAAAATAATTGTGCTATTATACAAAAGTTCAGGGAAGACTTGGCTGAGAATAAGAATAGAAACAATTTAGACCCTAAAAAATTAATACCAATTGATATATTTAACAGAATGTCAATTCTCTTAAAATATCATATGTGTGGCACACTTCCAAAATTAAAAGATTTTAAAAAATCTGATTTAAAATAGTATTTAAATAAAATTATGAGTAGTACATCATATTCTGAAATATTAAAAATTCAGACCGACCAATTTATTGAGATTTTAAAAAATCAAAATGATAAATTTATTGATATATTAAAAAGTTATAATAATACCACTATTTCTATTCTAAAGAAAATAGAAGAGGAACGTGAATATTATTTTAATTTATCAAAAGGTTTGAATTCAAATCAACCAATTGTAAAAGAAAATGAGTATGAAACCAAAGAAAGGATAGATAATAATGATTATGATACGATGATTAATAATTATTATCTATCTCATAATAGAGTCGATTTTATTAAAATCATAGAGTGTTTTCCTTCTAAAATTTATGAAACTTTAAATTTTTGTATTAATATTTTACCAGAAAATATTATGTTTTTAGCTGAAACCCATAATTTCAAGGATGAATTAGCACAAATACTCACTAAATTATCACATATAAAAAAATTAGAATCTAATAATATAGACGTTAATAAATCATTTAAAGAATTATGTGATAATTATTATTCCGCTTTTATAAATGAAAAACCAACTTTAATAAAAAGATATATTAAACAGATATACATTCAATTTCCTGAAAGTTATAACAACTTCATAGAAAATTATAAAAAATATCTACCAGATTATCTACCCGAATTTATATCTAATATAAATAAAGAATATAAAAATTCTGTTTCAAAAGAAGTTGATAATGTGAAAAAGAAACCCAGAATTGATTATAATAGTGTAAATATCTTAGATTTAGTTGATATGTGTAAAAACTCTATTAATAAAAGTCAATACAAAAAAATGTATCACACAGGATTAGTAAAAAGTGGTAGAAGTGAAAAAGACTGCGAGATGTTTTTAAATAAAGTATAAAATGTACCCAGTTTAGTGTTCAAACTGTTCAAACTGTTTTAAATTTTTAATAACTTTAGGAATACCATCACCTTCTTTTACCTGTAATGTAACATATTCATCATGCCATCCATAAAGTATACCTAAATAATCCATTTTTAAATTCTTTAAAGACCAAAATTCATTAGTTGTGTCTGCATCTGGCACACAGGCATAAAATAATTTTTTATATTTTTCTGGTAAATCTGATGGTGAAACTATGAATACTGATAAATCAATATCATCATACTTTACTTCACCTTCAATATCAGGAACATCTTCCACAGTTTTTTTATAAAAATATTTTTGAATTTCTCTATATTGTTTTATATCTAACGCTTCTAACCATTCAACTAAATTAAAATCTTCACCATATCTTTTATCATAAATAATAGGACAACTATCTAACATGTTTTTTAAATTAATAACTTCAATATCATCCGAAGAATTGTTTTTTAAATCAACACCGTATAAAAAATAATATTGGTATTCACCAGAAATTGCACGTAAACACATCTTAATAGAAGGTGCTATCGATACTCGTGGTGTGAAATCATCTTCTATAACATCCATATTATCATCAGTAAATGGTTCAAGAGGCACTTTTGCAGTGAATATAAATGTTTTATCATCATCATTTTCTATTAAATAATTTCCAGATATATGGAAATACTTATATAGATTTTCTAAATCTTTTATCGGTATCTTATATTCAATTACACTACCTTTTTGTACATCCTTACTGAATTTCTCAAACGATTTTAACATTAAATATTTTTATTTTTATATATTAAACTTTTTATATTTTTTATCATAAAATAAATAAAAAACATTATGAGTATTCAAGATTTTCTAAAAAAAGCTGATAAATTATTAACACTCCAAACTCATGATGATAAATTCTATAACGATTCAGACGGTAACAAATTAAATTTAGTTAAAAACATATCATTGGATTGTGATTTTAATTTATTATTTGAAGAATTAATGATTATAATTAATGATTTATCTCAAAAACATTTAAAAGAAATAATACAAAATAATCCTAAAATTGGTGAAAAATTGATTAACCCATTAATTGATGAAAACCAAGATATTATAAATAGGAGAATTATTTCTAAACTAAATTATGGTTCTAATCAAATAGCTATTAATAGTAGAATAGGCGCAGGGAACGTGTTAATGGTTAATGGTCGTATAGAATATAATGTCATTGATATGTTTTCATATTGTATACCATTCTTAAATAATAATTTACCAATAGATGAAGCGATTGTATTAAGAAAATCCGATAACTTAATTTTTGATTATTATGTTGAAAATGATGAGACAGTTTTTTATAATTTCACATTAATCGGTGATGATTTATATAAACAATATGTTAAAATATATTTCAAAATTGAGCATTTATGTTAGAAATGATTTTTTTTAATAAATATTCCCAGTATACCAACGGTGTAAATAATCCAGAACTTCTGGATTTATTTGGAAGTATCTGTAATGGATTATTATATTCTTCAAAAAGTTTAAGGTGTTTCATGAATTTATATATTAAGAAATAAAAACTTTTTACAGGTATATTTACTATAATTTAAAAATAGAGTATGTATGAGTAACGTTGAAAAATTTGGTGATTTTTTACAACAAAAAATAGATAAATATTTAGAAATCGTAAACACACCTTTTAATATTAATTATGTAAATAATAAAAATAGATTAATAGGCGACTTCACTATAAATGAAAAAAAATATATAATAATATACCAAACATATTACAATAATATAATTACTGTTAAATTTTATAAACAAGATTTAAGTGGGGATTGGGATACGAATATTATAGACCGAGATAACCAAAATGTAGGTCAAGCCGGAAGAGTATTATCGACTGTTAAAGAATCTATTTTTGGATATATCAAAGAAAATAAACCGAATTGTTTATTATTTGGTGCTTTAGATGCTTCTAAAGATAGAAAAAATTTATATAATCATTTTTGCAATGATATCATATTTAAATTCAATGAATATAAATTTGAAAAAGGTTATATTAATAATGAAACATTTTTTATTGTATACAACGATTTGTTTGATAAATCAATAATAAACAATAATTTGATTGAAGAAATAAGATTAAATGAATTAAACGATACTGAATTTTAAACTACACACTAACTAAATAGTTAATAATTTAATAAAGATTTTCAATCTAAGGATATCAATAATCGATAACTTTTTAATTTATTCTAAAGTATTTGTAATGATATATTATATTCTTCAAATAATTTTAGATATTTTATTTAATATATAATAAAAAAACTATATAATCATGAGTGAACATGTTAAAAAATTTGAATATTTTAACCAACCAATTTCTAATTCTTTAAACGAAAATTATTATACAAATGAATTAGATAAAATCGACACTAATAGTGAGTATTCACCAAGAATTCAAATAGCAAACGGTGAAGGTATTGGTAAAACTAAATGGATGAGTCTAAATGAAGAATCTGCTGAGATTTTAATTGATTGGTTAAGTGCTAATTTTTTAACATCTGCAAATACTGGTTCAGAAGAGATAGTAAAAAGTAAAAGTGACATTATGAAAGATGCTGCTGATAAACTTGGATATAAATATAAAGATATCAATTTAGAGGATGAGAAGAATATATAATTTTATTTTTTAAACTTATATTTATAAATGGATATTGGTTTATAAGATATATTTTGTCCAGTTTTTAATATTAAAAACTGGACATTTTTTATTTATCCTCTTAATATATTCCCGATTTTAAATGATTTGAAATAATTTGCCTTGGATAAATACATATTATCAATAGCTATGTATTCCAATTCATCAAAACGTATTAGATTGTTCCTGTATTTGGATATGCCCTCATCGAGTCTATTATCTTCTAAAGTTTTTAAATAATCAATATATTCTTCGTTCATATTTTTTATTTTATATATACACAAAAGTATGTTATATTTTTATTAAAAAAAAATCAAATATATGATATTTTCGTTTGAAGAATTTGTTAATGAGTCTTATTTAAAAAGTGGTAGACAACTACTTTATCACTATACATCATATTTAGATAAAATATTAGAAACAGATTTATTAAAAACATCACAAGCTGCCGATAAAAAAATATCAATATCTTTTACCAGAAGTCCGTATTATAGTGAAATATCATTAGCTGGTGTTAGATTAGTTTTAGAATCAGATAAATTAAAAATACATGGTTATAATGTTGTACCATATGATGAAGTGGGAAAAGTTGTAGTAAAAAAGAAAGATAAAACAGATAAAAGATTTAAAACTTATTCAAAAGTTAACCCATATATAAAAAATAGATATATCATTAATAATGTTGGTATTAAACCAAATAACGATGAAAAGTATCCTTTAGAATGGGAATATGAAGAGAGAATATTCAAAGATATACCAAACCTTGGTAAATATTTAGTGGCTATTGATATATCAGAGAAATATATTATGAAATATATTGATAAACTTAAAAATTATTTAGACAAATATCCACACATTGAAGTGACCCTATTAAAAGATAATCTCTACGATAGAAGAACCAAAATCTACATTCAAAAATTATATCAAGATTCTAAATCGAAAAAAGTTGAAGTGCAAGAATATTTTTTTGTTTAAAATAAAACTTTTTTAATTGTTTAGAATATAATGAGAAACATTTTCAATATGGCAATCCTTAATTATACGACTTCCATTAAATATGAAAAAACAATAATGGATATTCAAACTTGTCTGGTTAAACATGGTGCAACTAAAATAGTAACCGATTATAATAATCAAATACCAATAGCTGTAACGTTTTGTCTTACGATAAATGACAAACTAATAGCATATTCCCTTCCAGCTAACTATAAAGGTGTTTACAATTCGATGAAAAAAGACCCGAAAGTCCCTAAGAAATATGTTACCGATGAACAAGCTTTACGAGTTAGCTGGAGAATTATTAAAGACTGGGTTGAGGCACAACTCGCCATAGTTGAAGCAGAGTTAGCTGAGATGGCTGAAGTGTTCCTTCCTTATGCCGTGACAAGAGGTGGTAAAACGCTTTATAACGAAATAAAAGATGGTGGGATGCTGATGTTGAAGGAGGGGTGATTTTTTATCAGAATTGATGTATATTTTTGAATAATATAAATTTACAAATATGGATTTGAACCGAGAATACAACGAATTAAAATTAATAGAAACGCATATAAATAGTTTAAATTATACTATTCCAAATAACCCCACTATTACTTTTAAATGTGAAGATATAAATCAAGGATTTAATTTAGTTAGTTATGGTACAAAACTATTACCCTATCAATCAATTAATCCTAATAAAACATATGATTGTAAAGATAAAATAAATAATAAAACATTTAATTATAATATTAAATTTAATTATATAGAATATAATATACAAAGTGGGTGTTCATATAAATGCACATTAAATAATTTTGACTATAATAATTTTAATTGTTCTACAAGAAGTTATATTAAATTATTCCTACCTTCTAATAAAGAAATAAATAAAAGATTTAATTTAAATATTGGAAACATAGAAACCAAACACATTGATTATATTTTTAATAATACATCAGTATATGGTCAAAAAAGAATTAATATTACAATCAATGATGAAGAAATTGATATTTTTCTAATCGGTGATGAATACGTTTGTATAGAATCTAAGAATATTGAATATAATAAATTTTATAATTGTTTAAATAGTATTAATATTTTTTTAGAATATATTATTGGTGTTCATATATTCCAAGATGGTTTTTTTGTTCAAATAGATAATAATGATATAAGAATTAAATATAGTACATTAGAACAGAATAATTTTAATAAATTAATACCTTTTGAGACGGTGCAATATTTATGTCAAAATCATTGGAATACATTTTCATATTTTTATGAGATAAATAAAACACCATTTATGTTATCCAAAATGAATGAGTATGACATCGATGAAAATAAAAATACTCTAAGTATTTTAAGTATAAATAAATTGTGTAATATTATTTACAATGATAATGATAAAGATTTATCATTTATAAATCTCATAAATAATATAATTGGATATTTGAGAATTAATGATTTTAATAATTCAATTAAACAAATAACATACATAACAGAAAGCCCTATCCTTAGAAAGGATAAAATATTACCAACTTGGTGTATGTGGATTATTAAATTATTTTACATCATCTTTTATTATATAACATTAAATAGTAAAAAATTTAAAGAAGTAAAAACTAACTTATTTTTTAATATAGATGAAACTAATAATCTATATTCAAATAATAATTTAATAATAAACCAACCGATATATAGAAATTCCAATTTAAATGATTTTGAAATAAACTTTTTAAAAAAATGTAGAAATTATTTTGCACACCCAAGAATAAAGGATAAAAAAGAATTATACAAATTTTTAAAGAAAAAGTGTGTTTCTATAAATAAAGATGATATGAATGAATATATTTATTTTAAGTTTTATACTATTATTAATAAAGTGGTATTGTCATACATTGGCTACAAAGGAAATATAATCAACCACACATCAAAATTTAACGAAGTTAAATATTTTTCATTATAAGATGTTTGTAATTATTAAAAATATAAATATTATATTGAAATGGTAAGCGGGTATACTCCTATATTATTAACATTTTATGTTTAGATTAAATATTTGAAAATAATTGAATTTTTTCAAACATTCTAACTTTTTTTTGTATATATTTGTAACGAGATGGTAAAAAAGCTATCTTTTAATTATAAATAAACATGATAAAACAAAAAATTGAAGTAAAGGAAAGATTTATCCTTGAAGCGTTGAGAAGCACAGGTTATGATGCGTACTCCGCTATTTATGAACTTATCGATAATTCTATCGATGCTGAATCATTAACAATCAACATTGTTTATAACAAAGACAACAAATCATTATCTATTTCTGATGATGGTAAAGGTATGTCATTATCCAAATTGTCCGAGATTATGAATTTTGGTTGTGATAGAACATATTCGACTACTGAAATTGGGTATTTTGGTGTTGGTTTGAAATCTTCTTGTTTAAATCTTGTAGATTTAAATAAAGAAGATTCTTTTATAGAAATTATGACAAATGATGGTGTGGAACAATCAATTGTTAAATGGTCACCAATTAATAATCCATTAGACTATTTGATTGGTAAATATACACATGTAATGGATAACATAGGTACTACTATAATCATACACGGTGTTAATAAATTTTCTGAACAAACATTAAAAAAGTATATTGGTGTTTTATATTTTCCTATATTACAAACAAATACTATTCAAATAATTGTTAATGACACTAATATATTATATAATGACCCATTATATAGATATAGTTCTTTAACTGAAAAAAATTATGTAAAAGCAACTGTATCTGGTTTTGAAATAGAAATTAATTGTTGCTTAATCAATGATGGTCAAGAAAAACATAATTGGGATATACAATCAGTGGAAGGTAAATGGTCATACGCTAAAGGGGGTTTATATATAATATATGGTGGGAGATATATAGACTATGGTGGAACGTTTGGATTAAAAGGTCATAACCCCTGGGATAGTCGAACTCGAATTGAATTTAGAATACCAAAAGAATTAACAGATGTTTTTGAAATGAAATTTAATAAAACTAATGGTATTAGCTTAACAATTGATGGTAAAGCCAAAGATAAGTTGGATGATTTGGTTCGAAAACTTAAAGATATGTTCAATTGGGGTGTAAACTTTAGAGGAAAAAAAGGTGAAAGTATAGCTTCAAAAGATGAAAAAGAAAATCTGGGAACTATCAATGAAGAATTAAATAAATCAGTTGAACGTTCTGGAATAAAATCTTTAAAAGAACCAAACACAATAAAAGAAAAGATTGAATCACCAATTGAACCAAAAGATAAACCAGATAATATTAAACCACAAAAACAGAGAAAGGCGAAAATAGAAACCAAAAAACTTTATGAATTAAGAACCGAAAATATGGGTTCAACGAATTGTTTCTGGCACATTGGTTATGAAAATAATGTTTTTATAATTACATTAAATGAAGCTCATGTTTTTTATAGAGATATTTATAGAAATATGCCAGATAGTAGTCGAAAGGATATTATATACCTTTTAGCTTCAATGGCCTATGCAGAATATGAAACTAAATTCGGTGAAGTGAACGTAAACGAGGAATATTTTTGGGAAGATTATTGGTCTCAAGTTTCTTTAAGATTAAAAATGTTAATTAGTGCGTAACAAAAAAAGTGGAGGAAACTCCACTTTTTTTATTTTAAAAAATAATTAATAAGATAATTGATATACCAATAGAAATGATAGTAGAAATTATCGTTACTCTAATTGATTTCTTGGATAACTTTATCCCCTTTTTATCATCATTTATAGTAATAATTTTGCTATTATTTATATTACCGTTACCAATTTGAATATTCTCTGACATTATTTTATTATTTATTTTTGAATATTACTATTAGATATATTAGAATCTCCTACCTGAATATTAATATTAGATATATTTTCCTCTTCCAAAATTTCTTCGCTTATAAATATATTTTCAATATTTATTGTTATAAATGGATAATCGTTACGACATGTTTTCAAATTATCTATAATATCACTGATTATTCTTTTTAATTCTTTTAATTTAATTTTTTTATTTGGATATTTATCGGAAATATCACATGAATAATAATATCCACAACCCCATTTTTGATAATTAATGTCGAATAATGGCCTTTCACTACTTTCCCCAATATCGATAACCGAACAAACACCATCAACATTATTAAATACGTCTATAAGTTTTTTATCCAATGACTTATTATATTCAATAGAATCTAATCTAAAAATTAGACTCATTTTTTCATAAAATGATTTTTCTTGGTCATCTTTTAATGTCGGTATTTTATCAAAAACATCATAATATAATCTTTTATTAGTTTGTTCTTTATAAATTTTAAACCCAAATTCATTTGATAATTCTTCCATTATTTTCATCATAATATGTTCTTTTTTAATACTATACGTATTTTATTAAGCAAAGTTTTAAATTAAATTAAAAATTTTTTATTATATACAAATAAAAATATTACATTTACCAAAAATAAAAATATGGATATAAAATTAAGTACCGATTGGATATTATCAAACATGTGTTTTAGTATTTATTGTGAAAACGATGATGCGATTGTAATATGTGATTTAGATGATTATAAGTGGGTTAAATTAGCGTTTGATACATTAGGTATAGATTATACCGAAGATGAATATTTTGATGAACTTGATGAGGATTTTGAGACACCAGAATATCATTTTGCTTTTAATATAAACGATATCAAAGATAGTTCCCCAGACTTTTATACTGAATTGTTAGTTTTGAGTCTTAGAAATAATCCTAATTATGTTCAAACTAACAAGAAAACACATACTTTTCAAGAATGTGAAAACTTTGAAAGTGTCATATCCAGTGACAATTTAGGAATATTGGCTAATCATATATGCGTAGCCGAATTAGCTAAAGATATCGATGGATTTATTGAATATGATGGTATTTTATATTTAAATGTTGATGGTGGATTCATAAGAATAAAGAGAAAGATAAATTAATAAAACTATGAAACACTTAACTAAACTCGGAAAGGATATTTTGACATTTAAAGCTGGGTGTATTAAACCAATTGAATATAGATTTGGTGTAATATCGGAATCAGAGTTATCTTCTTCACTTGAAGATTATAATTGGTTAACTCAAAATATACCAGCATTACCTAATAAGAAAGTTGGTCGTTTTAAAGTAGAAGATATTATTTTTAATTGGACGGGTATCGGTGATTTCGCTTTAATTCTTCGTGATGGTCATCTTTTCGAAGTTGACGATAATGGAAGTGTGTTCGAAGATGATGAAAATGAAACAGGTTGTTTATATTCATTATATGAATTACTCATCCATGATGATGGTAAAAATAAACCAGAAGTTTGTTCAGGCGAAATAGAAAATTTAAAAGGTGACCAGTATGTCAATATAATTGCTGATGAAGACAGTAGTTTATTTAGTATTTAATTAATTATTATAATTTAGGGTTACAGACCTATTAATGGTAAATATAGGTCTGTTATCCCTAATATTATTTTTTAATATTTGATTAATTAAGTAAAAATAATTGAAATATTTTTTATTTAATAAAAATTATATTTACTTTCGTATAAATATTTTTTTATGAAGAACAACCCAGTTTACGTCATTGATGAATCAGGAAAACCTTTAATGCCAACCTTTAGATATGGTAAAGTTCGTCATATGCTTAAAAATAATGAAGCAAAAATTGTAAAAAGAGACCCGTTTCTAACAATTCAATTATTAAAACCCACTACTAATTATATTCAACCACTTATAGCTGGAATGGATATTGGTGAAACTATCGGTTTATCTGTTATTAATTTAAAAAATAATACTGAAATTCTTTCAGCTGAATTAAAAACACGAAGTAAAGATATTTCGGATAAACTTGATGATAAAAGAATGTATAGAGTTGTGTATTGCTTTCAATTGATTGGGTAGTTCAGTAAAGCTGATTGAAACCAGATACCTAATGACGTTGTGTATTGCTTTCAATTGATTGGGTAGTTCAGTATAGTAATATATAAAATATTATTATTCAATCATTTGAAGTGAAAAAACGATGTAAAAAATCGATTTTTTGAACACATTTAGACTAAGAGAAAGTGATTTTTTAATCCTAATATCTACGTTATGTTAGAATGTGAGTTAAATCACAAATAGGTACGTTAGTGTGATTCCCAAGCACTATCTTCTACGGTTGTTTTTTAAACATCTCTGTGCAATAGGAGAAGTGAGAACAACAATAAACCTAACAATAACATTGTCAAAGGGAACTAACAGGATTTATTCCTGATTTATTGATATTTAACAATTTCAATATAAAAAGTGGATGATTTATATTATCCACTTTTTTATTTTTAAAAATAATTGCAACTTTTTTTGTTTTATTCAGTATATTGATTTACATTTGCAAAGTCAAAATGGAAAAAAGTGACCTTTTTGGCTTAATATATAAGAAAACAAAAACAAATTTAAAACGAATTCAAATGCAACTTTGTAACTTAAATATGGATAATTATCTAAACTTAGAGGACGATAGTTCTTTAGGCAGGGTATGTCTTTATATAAGTTAATCAAAGTAACAGATAAAAAGATATAAATGGAAACCCTGCCAGATTTGGCAGGGTTTTTTTGTTTTATACGGCCTCGTAGGAGAATTGGCATATCCACCAGATTTAGGCTCTGGGTTCTGTGGGTTCAAGTCCCACCGAGGTCACTGAAAAAAGTTCTTTGAAGATTAAAGGTTAGTAATCTTAACCAGCAGAAGGGTGAAGTTACCTTGGTGAAATTGATTGAAACAGTCTTGGTGGTTCTTGTACATGTCATGATAAAATAACCGAAAACTTAAATGGAGCGTGTGGCGTAATTGGCAACGTGTAGCCCTGTCACGGCTAAGTTTGGGGTTCAAATCCCCCACGCTCCGCTTAATGATTCACAAAATGTAAATTACAAATTGTGAATTCTCGATTTGCGAATTGCGAATCGATGTTCTTTGACGTATTGGGAAAAGGTATTTAGAATAAAGCCAGTGTGGATAGGTTCACACTGGCAAAAAATGGACATGTAGCTCAGAGGTAGAGCGTTGCACTGTTAATGCAAGGGTCGGGATATCGTAATTCTCCATGTCCGCTTTTTTAAATATTGCATGGTAGGACAGTTGGTAGTCCGTCACATTCATGATGTGAAAGTCGTGGATTCGATTTCCACCCATGCGACTAATAAATCAATTGATTAACTTAAAAAGTTAATAGATAGGACTGAACACTATTTATATATACCAAAAAATAATGGTATATAAAATGGAACTAAAACACAGAATTATTGATTTAAGATTAGAAGGTAAAACTTATGATGAAATAGTAAAAGAACTTAATTGTGCAAAATCAACAGTATCTTTTCATTTATCTTTGATAGATAAAATAATAGAGTTAAGAAAAGATTTTATAACATATGAAGAAATAAATAAAAAATATAATATTGGTGAAGATAGATTAAAGCGAATATGTTTGGTTGAAAATTTAAGTAAAATAAAAAGTAAAAACCAAATTAAAGTAAACAACGAGCTTATAATCGAGATGCAGAAATATTATGATGAAGTTAAAAGTAAAAGAAAAACTGCCGAAAAATTTAATTTATCAACAGCAACAATTTCTAAATATATTAATTTACAACCACCAAGAGTTGGTGTATCAGAAACAGAAAGAAAAAAACAAGTTTCTAAAGCTGTGGTATCATGGAGAAAACGAGTTAAAATTGAATTAGTTAATTATAAAGGTGGTAAATGTGAAAAATGTGGTTATGATAAATGTGTTGAAGCTTTATGTTTTCATCATAAAGACCCTAATGAGAAGGATTTTGGGATAGGTGGTAGGTCATATTCATTTGAAAAATTAAAATTAGAAGTAGACAAATGTGATTTATTATGCAGCAATTGTCACATTGAATTACATACAGAATTGAAAGAAAAAAATTAAAAATATATGCGATATGGTGTAAGGTTAACACACTGGGTTCATACCCCAGAGACACATTTGTGCTTGTGAAGGTTAGAATCCTTCTATCGCTCCCATTATGCTCGGCTCGTCTAACGGTTAAGGACAGGGTGTTTTCATCTCCCAGATAGGATTTCGACCATCCTGCCGAGTACATTTTTTACAATAGTTTAATAATATAACATATTAAAAAATAATTTATAAAAATGAATGTTTATTTAGATAATAATGTCTTTGTTTATTTAGAACAAAATAAAATAACATCTGAATATTTAATAAAAATGTTGAATATAGAAGATGATATTAATTTTTTTTATTCGTACACTCATATTATAGAATTGTATCGGTCTAAAAACATTTCAACAAATTTATAAACAAATATAGAAAATTATATTCATATATACACTTTTTATTAAAAGAGACCTTTTTATTTTAATATATAGATAAAAATAAACGTCTATATAGACAAAATGCAATTAGTAGAACAACATATAATAAAAGATAATAACAAATACTTTAAAGAATGCGATGTTTTATGTTTTAAAGCTAAAAACTTATATAACAGTTGTTTATATATAATAAGACAAGAGTATATAAATAATAAAGTGAATGTTGTAAATAAACTTCATCACTTGATGAAAAATTCACCGGATTATAAGGCATTACCAGCAAAGGTTTCGTCAACGGTATTAAACATGGTCAATTTAAATTTCAAATCATTTTTTAAAGCGTTAGAGAGTTATAATAAATATCCACATTTGTTTAAAGCAAGACCTAACTTACCACAATATTTAGATAAAATAGACGGTAGATTTATAGCAGGTTATACAAACCAAGCTATTTCTAAGAAAATATTTAATGACTGTAATAAAATAAAATTAAGTCAGTCGAATATAAAATTTAAAACTAAGATAAATGATTTTAAATCAATTGATTGTGTAAGAATTATACCTAAAATTGGATATTATGTTATAGAAGTGGTTTATACAATTAATGACACGCCTAAGTTAGAAAACAACAATAAATATATTTCTATCGATTTGGGTGTGAATAATTTAGCTACACTGACTTCTAATGATAGAAGTTTTAATCCATTGATTATAAACGGGAAACCGTTAAAGTCAATTAACCAGTTTTATAATAAGAAAAGAGCAGAAATAAGTTCAGTATTAGAAATAAGAAATAAAAGTAAAAAATCAAAAAAATTAAATAATTTAACATTAAAAAGAAAAAATAAGGTTGATAATTATTTACATAAAAGCAGTAAAAAAATAATAAATATTCTTTTAGAGAATAAAATAAACACACTTGTCGTAGGGAAAAACGACAATTGGAAACAAGAGGTTGATAAATCTAAAAAAGTAAATCAAAATTTTGTTTTCATACCACATAGTAGATTTATAGACATGTTAAAATATAAATGCGAAAAAAGTGGTTTAAATATAATAATAAATGAAGAAAGTTATACAAGCAAAGCGTCGTTTATTAATTTAGATTTTATTCCTACCTATAAAAAGAACTGTAATGAAAATTATAAATTCTCTGGGTACAGGGAATGTAGAGGCAGTTATAAAATAAAAGATTCTAAGTTAAGAATCAATGCTGATATTAATGGAAGTTATAACATTCTTAGAAAAGCAGTCCCGAATGCCTTTGCTGACGGGATGGAGGGATTTAGAGTTATCCCATCAATCTTTAACATTGATAAATAAAATTTATAGTCATCCTTTTCTATACTTTTTATAACTCTAAAAATAATAATGTTAATTACTCTGAACATGAGAAAAAAAGATTAGATATAATAAATAATATTACAAATGAATCATTCATAAATATAGAAGATAACCTATCTGATGTATATTTAGATAAAACAAATCCTTATGAATATATGAATTCTCATAATAATCTGATGAATAAATTAAATTTAGATTATAGTTTTATGGATGTGTTTGATAAAAAAAAATTAAGAAAAATGTATAATGAGGTTAAAAATACTTTTATTACTAAAAAGATGAATCTTAAAGAAGAAAGACAATATATAAATACATTTATAAATTTAATTAATAATATTCTTCCTGATAATATGATTAAACTTATTAATAGTAATAGAGTGGCAAAATATTCTTTTTATTTTAAAGTTCTTGATATATCTGGTATAGATAGATTTAAAGATAAGTCAACAGAAAAATCATTCGCAGGTGGTAATTTAGATTCCTCACATGCATTGTCAGCCTCACTTTGTGATTATTTTATAACATTTGATGAAAAATTATCAAATAAAAGTAAAGAGATATTTAATATGTTTGATATCAAGACTAAAGTAATATATAAAAAAATTTATTTTTAATATTTCTCTTTATTAATCCAATAAGAAATTACATCTTCTTTAGTATCTTCATCGAATTCTTTATAGACTTCACCCAGAGTTCGACCAGATTTTGACAACCAAATATACTTCGAGTCAGCTAAACGGTATATATCTTTCATATCATATTTAACTGTTTCGATTCTATCAAGAATACTATATAATTGTTTATAAAAATCTTCTTTAGAAACTTTTTTAAACTGGTTGTCTTTGTGGAGTTGAACATAAGTTAAATATATGGCACGGTCAAAACGTTGTTGATGTGTTTCACCAATATTTTCGTTTAAAAAATCAGAGAAAGAAGAAATGTTTTTCATAAAATAAAAATATTTTTTATTATATATTAATAATTTAAAATTAAAATGGGATAATAACGGCATCAGTCTGTAAAACTGGTCTGCTTCAACAAATTGTCGTATCGGCCTCGCAGTAAGAAGGTTCGAGTCCTTCTTGTCCCACTCTTTTAAAATGTTCCCATGTCGAAATTGAAAGCCGAAACTTGTTCAAAGCAAGTCACCTGAAAAGTATGAAAGTTCGAATTTTTCTGGGAATACATTTGGCTCTATGATGAAATTTGGTAGTACATGGTGTTCCTAAACAGCACTGGGGTAACCCGTCTCGGTTCGAGTCCGAGTAGAGTCACCAAAACAGGATAACAAATTTGTTATCCTGTTTTTAAAACAAAACATTTTATTTCCACTATATAATTAAAAATAAAATTATGAAAATTGATAATTTAAGTAAAGAAGAACTTGTCAAATTAAAACAAGATATTGATAATAGATTAAAAATTATTGAAGTGAAAAACACAAAACCAAATAACGGCACTATTTTAAGTCTTAAAATGGGTGATAAAATTTTTGGAATTAGGTTATCATTTGGTGGTCATCGTTTAGTAGAACCAAAAGAACTTAATGGTGAAGTAGATATTATTGATTATTGTGATATTACTGGAATGGATTTAAGGGGTGATAGTGATAATTTTAGAATAAGTATATCACATCCTGAAGGTGGTTTTGGTATTAGTACAACATTAAATAAAAATGAGTATATGAACGAACATTGTTTATTGAGTATTGATACAATGAAAACGGGCTATGATGGTTTTTATACATTAAAGCCTGAAACTTGGAAAAAAGATTTAAAAAGAATGTTTGACGAAAATTTAAAAGATATAGAATATAATTATCAAAAAGAGTTGGAAATACTTCAAAATAAATTAAATTTATTTTTTGATTCAGAAGAAAAAATTAATCAATATATTTAAATAAAAAAACATTACTTACATATCTGTGTGATTAAATTCCAATCGAAAGACAAGTAGGTTACGATGTGTTGGTGAATACGAGTTCATACACTCGCTATCAATCAAGGTCGTGCTTGGCTGGTGTTCGGTACAAAAAACAGTTCGGGGGTTTTTATTTAAAAAAGAAAACATTATCTTTGATTTTTAATATATAAAGAAAAAAGTATACTAAAAATGAATGCAAGAGAATTACAATTAAAAGCTAAAAAGGAAAATCCAAGATTAAAAAATCATAAGATTTTTCATGGAACAAATGATTTAACTTCTCTTTTAAATACTTTAAAAGAAAATAAGGATTCTGTGATACATGATGAATGTCATTAAACTACCTTATAATCATCTTTCATATGATTTAGATTGGTATGTTTTAGAAATGTCTAAAATTGTAGTTGATTTTAAAATTCATAATAATTCATTAAATGTTATATTAAATAACAAAAGTATACCAAAGCAATCAAAACATAATATTTTATTTTTGGTTTATAATATGTTTTTGAGTAATGATTTTGAATCACCATTAAAACCAGAGTTTGGTGGTATGCCGACGGGTGGGTTTGAATTTTTTAATAAAGAAAGATATGACTATTATGGAATATATCATGCTCATATATCAAATGAAGATAGTGGTGTTTTGATTTGGTATGTTACATGGCCTATTGGTGATTATTTAATAGTTAATTTTAGATATCACCCACACCCCAGTGAAAGCGGATATAACACGATAATAAAGGAAATATATAAAGAAGAATATGGTTGGAATCCGACATTAAATAAATTTTTTGATGAATTAGAATATTTACTTAAAGAATCTTCCAGTATATATAAGTTTGATGATTATATAAAATTAATAAGTAATACATAAAATCAAACATTTTAATTGAACAAATCAAAATGTTCATGTAATAAAAAGATAGTTTCGAGTAATATATTCAAATAGGTGTAACTAATCATAAAAATATGAGTATAAACACCCATAACTTATAAACCCTAAAATAAACATATGGATAAATTACTCATAAACCCTACTTCAACATCGCCCTCAGTTTTATTTTTCTTAAACAAGGGGGTTTTATCAATAAGTGGTAAATCTTATTTAGAGAATGTCGTTGAATTTTACAAAACAATTGAAAACGCTTTAGATGATTTCATTGAAAATCATTCTCACAATTCGTTGTTAATTACATGTGAATTTGAATATATGAATACTTCATCAAGTAAAATATTTTTGAATATTTTAAAGAAAGCCGTTGATAACGTTGAAAAGGTGTCCTTGGTTTGGGGTCATGAAGAAGATGACGAGGATATGCAAGAATTGGGCGAAATATTCGAAGAATTTCTTGACATCCATGTTGAATATCGATTATTTTCTCTTTAGATTCACATTTATTTTTATATTAAAAATAAACTTTATTTAAAGTTTAACATATAAATAAAACGTTCTTTCAAATAATCATTTATTGTATTTGATTTGACTATATAGGTTAAAACGTGTTCGTTGGTGTTTCCTAAGTAAACAAAAAAACACGAAAACTTATGAAAACAAATTATTTATTTTTAGATGATTATGCAGGTTTAACCTATGAAGCAGTTGTTGAGGACATAGTTGTCAACTATCAGGTGTCACAATCTTTTGTTGACAATTATAGAATTCTCATAGCGCATTTAAATGGTGATGGTGGTTATGAAGAATCATCTTATTTCCTATTAGTGGAGAAATCTACTGGTAAGTTGTTTGAAGTTACTGGAAGTCACTGTTCCTGTTTTGGTTTCGAAGGTCAATTTACACCAGAAGAAACATCGGTTGAATACTTAATTTCGGATAAAGCTTACTTCGGTAGAGACCCTGAAATAAAGAAACAAATCGAGGTTTGTTTGGTTAAGTGGATTCGATACTTAAAATTGAAAGAAATATTCGAGTTCTAAATGTAAAAGTTTAGGACTCGATTTTTTTTATAATATTATTGTTATTATTTTTGGTTGATTATTTTATTACAAATTTAATTATGATAAGAAAATGAATAATAAACCAGAGAAACCGCAATTGAATATACCAGTTGTTGATGGTAGTTTTTATTGGGTTCGTCCGTTTTTAGGAAGGGATTTTGAACCAGCTAAAGCTAAATATAGATATGGTGGTGATGAATTATACTTTGGATTCACAGATGGTAGTGTAATGGAAGTAAAACGTGCTTGGGAAGTCGAACCACTTTTTTCACAAAAAGATATGGAAAACTTTGCTGCTAAGTGTATGATATTCGGTCATCAAGGTAAAACTACCTCTGAATTACTCAAAGATTTTTGCGATAATGACCGCTAAGATAGGAACATTGAATGTAATTGAATAAATTTTGAAGATATGGCAAAAGAACGTAAAGTAAGAAAGATTAAGGCTTACACTCGTAGATGGGAAAAGAGGCTGATGCATTGGCTCGTAGTTATTGTCCTGTTATGCACCCGTGTAAAGATTGTGGACATCCAGTAATTAAAGGATATTGTTGCGAAACATGTGGGTGTGATGACCCAGTTGATAGAAGTAATATTCGAGTTCTAAATGTAAAAGTTTAGGACTCGATTTTTTATGTTTTATATGTGATATCCAATTTCAAATATTGAAATTCGTGTATGTAACATAACAATTTTCAGTTAATCTAAAATAATAGGTCACATTTTTTATTTAATATATAGTTAAAAACTAATATATTTCATGTTATATAATTATAATTTTTTCATTAAAGAAACAAAACGTCATTACATATTTTATGAAAATGTTGTTAATAATGAAGAAATAAATTATTATAATGTACCATTTGAATTAGGAAAAAAAGGTATCGGTTTTAGTGATTCAGAAAATTGGAAACATTATTTAGGTGATAATTATGTTTATGATTATATTGAAGATTCAGATATTAAAGAAGCTTTAAAAGAAGATTTAACAAACATAGATATATCTGTTGATTGGACTAACATACCAGAAAAGGATATCAATAATAATATATCAGCATATCAGAATAAAAATAAACATGTTTTAAGAGTTGCTAAATTAGTTAAAGAAATTTTAGATAATAAACCATTAAAACCTGTTTCCATGTATTTTGATGCAATGTCAATGACTTATGATATAAAGAATGATATAGAAGATGGTAATCATAGAATAAGGGCGTTGCAATATTTAAAATATGATGGTTTTCCAGCCTACATATATGGTAGCCATTCTAAATATCTCATTGAATATTTAGAAAAAATAAAATAAGACTTCATGAAACATATAAAATTATTTGAAGATTTTAATATTGATATTTATGAGCATGGCAGGTGTGAATTATTTGCATTAGCACTACATGAAGAATTAGGTTATGATATGTATTTTTATTATGATGATGAAGCAGAAATTGATGATGATTATGATACAGCCTTAGTTCATGCTTTTGCAAAAGATAAAAATGGTATATTATATGATGCAACTGGTGAGATTGTAGAAAAAGATTTAGATGACCACGCTGAATATGTTAATTCGTCAAGATTGGAAAAAATTGATATTAAAGAATTTCATGAATTAGTCGATAGCGGTTTCATCAGTGAATATAATCCAGATGATATCACTGAAATAAGAAAGTATATTAGAGAACATATCAGTAAATATACAAGGTAAAAAATTTAAAGTTATTTTAAATTTATAATACAGGATTTTTTTAATAATATTTTAATTATTATTTTTGGTGTATTATTTAAATTATATGATTATGGAATTAAACATTAAAGTGAAAAAAGTTCAACTATTAATCACACATGGAACGGATTTGATAAATATTACAATAGACGGAGAATCATCTTTTCCAATTATGAAATATCCAACTATAATGAAAATCGAATGTCAAAAAGGTTATGGTAAGGAGTATTGTGAAAATGTTTTAGGATTAACTCCAGAAGTGCTGGATGTCACTTAAATGTACCATATCAGTAAATATACAAGGTAAAAAATTTAAAGTTATTTTAAATTTATACACAGGATTTTTTAATAATATTTTAATTATTATTTTTGGTGTATATTAATTTAACTCAAATATGAGAAAACTTACAAAGAACGAAGCTAAAATAATATCCTTATTAGAAGAGGTTGATGAACTTTCAAAAAACAAGGATGTTAAATTGTATATATACGGACACGCTGGGTCACGTTTTGTAGTATTAGATTCGACAAATAAATATGATGATTTTGAGAGAAAAAGGGAATGTTTCGCAAATGAAAGGGTAATATTTGAGTCTAAATATATGCAAGGAGATGGTGGTGATGCGGATTTTAGAAATGCTACATAACAGTTGCGAATATAAAATCGGCAGGGATTAAGTGCAAAATCCAATCAGCCGACCACAAATGATGAATAGATGCACACGGCTAATTACAGCATATACGCCCTGCTGTTTATGACCGCTTGTTATAGGGTGTTTATTTTACTAATATGGTTGATTTTAACGGTTTAGACACAAAACAAAATGCTGTAAAACTTCAAGTAAAAACAGCAACAATCTTCATTTGGAAGGAAAGCAATTTAACTGCACTTATTTCTGTTAGAGATAAAGATGGTAAGGCACTTTGGCAAAAAGCACATTGTGATGCTTTGGATTTACCATTTGCAATAGAAGTTGCTAACAGAAATATACAAACTGACGTGTTTGAGACGGATTAAATGTGCCATAACGTTAATATACGCAAATATGTGAAAGTTATTACCAATTGTTTCCTATTTAATCTCTATCACTATATTTAGTTTAGTGCATGTTTTAGTTTATAAATCATATTCAGCACATATTTATATCATAGGATTTTTTTAATAGAATATTTATTAATATTTTTGGTGTATTATTTAACTCAAATACGAGAATAAATGAACGAATTGCACGAAAAATCACGAATTAATATACCTGATGTTAGTAGTATGTCGCTACACGAATTACACAGCGAACTAAGCAAACAACAGATGTTATATAGTACCGAAAAGGATATAAACAAAGCTAATGAAGCAAATTGGAATATGACTATTTTATTAAATGAAATAAGTAAACGCAAAGTTTTGAATGATGCAATAGAAATGTTGAAATTCAATGGTTTTAATGTTAAGAAAGGATTATAATGAAAAACATCAGAAATAATATATTTATTGTAGTATTCGTTTTAATTCAAATTGTTCCGATTACATGGATGGGAATATATTTGGGTAAAAATGAAGATAAAGTAGAAAATTATTATTCGGATACAGTTCCCAGTTATGACGCAGATTATGTCATAAGTGAAAAAAGTCAAGAGAATTACATATTAATTGAACGAGATTATTGTAATTATGAATACCCGAATGAACTTTATTCAAATAACTGTATGGTTTCATTTTCGATGGTTAAATTTAAAAATCATAAAAAATAATACGGTGAGATTCATGAGTGGTCAAAGTGAGTTATCTGCAAAATAACTGCGAAAGCTTCGAGGGTTCAAATCCCTCTCTCACCTCAATTTGTTTCATTTTTCATTTGAATTTTTTTCCCTAAATGTTTTTCATTTAGGGTTTTTCTTTGGATAGGTAGCGAAGTGGTCAAACGCAATTGACCGTAAAACAATCACTTACGAGCTTCGAAGGTTCGAATCCTTACCTGTTCACTTTTATGTGTAGTATGTAAATACCGAAGCGAGTAGTTTGTAAACCTGTGACATAATATATTGGAATTCAACTCACCACTTACTTTTTAAATACCTTTTTCCAATACATGTCAAATAAATTCCAACAAAATATTATTTCTTAATATATTTTTCTTATTTTTGTTTAATAAAACAAAACATGGAATATATCACCGTTACTATGTATGATGATGAGAAAACTAATAGGACTATCAGTAAATCATTAAATGATTATGTATTATCATCAATGAAAAGGATAGAAACCGAAATTATAGCTAATTATTTTTCTATAAATTCTAAAATAAAAAATATAAATTTATTTCATACGACTGGTTACAGGTGGTGTATATATGGTGAAATTTCTTATAAAGTAAAAAATACAAAAATACATTACATCAACATATGTTGGAACGTATCACATCAATTGAAAATGGGTAGAGTTACTTCTTATAAAAAATTTGAAACATATATAAATTTATTGGAACGGGAACGAATGTTAAAAATTAAAAAATTGGAATTGTTATGATTAAAATAACCCAATACAATGAGGCGACCAATAAACGAATTGAAGATGTTTTTAATTACCTATTCAATCAGGATTTACAGGATTTACATAAGAAATTATTAAACGGTAATTTTATAAGAGCTAGTGTACTTACTACAATAGTATCAATTGATAAAGAATATGAGTATGATGGTTTTAATATGGTAATAAAAAGGAAATTTAATTCTTATGGTGAAAAAATTGATAGTGTTCAAGTCTTTTGTATCTTATATAAGATAAAGAATGATAATTTAAAATACAAAAGATTACAATCTTTTAGTGTTGAGATAATGTCTCCAATGAAAGAAAGAAGATTTAAGATTGAAAAATTAGAACTTATATGATAAAAATAACTGAATATAGTGAGGAAGTAAATTCTTATATTGAAAATGAGTTTAATCAAGCTATTAAAAAACAAGTAGCGTATTTAGAACAATATTTTAAAATAAATAATTTTTCGAGGAAAGTTATATCGGAAAGGTCAAATTATATTTTAGATTTATCATCATATGATTATCATCTTCGAGAAAGTATGCTTATTAGTTCAACTGATGAATTTTTGGATGTAATTAATATTTCTTTTTCTTTATATAGAAATAATTTAGATGGTATGGGAATAACAATGTTAGATAGAATCACGTATAACTTTTTATCCCCAGCTAAAAAACGTATGGAAATAATTGAAAAACTTGAATTAAAATGACAGTTCACGATTACGATAAAGAAATTAAAATTCAAATTATTGGTGATGATTGGGAAACCAATAAGAGAATAGAAGCTGCATTTATTTATCATATTAAAAAAGAAATTTATAATTTAAAACTTCGCCTTGTAAAAACAAATTATGCGATAAAAACGTTCACTGATTATAAAAAAATAATATTTAAACGTGAAGATTATTATTTAAATATGTTCGCAATTGCTGTATGTGAAAATTCATCCACGTTGGAACACGCATTATTGAAATTTGAATTATATAAAAAAAATTATGCAAAGCAACATAATGATTTACTTTTAAATACTTTTGAAATTATAATTTATCCTCCTAACTGGGAAAGAAAATTAAAAATAAAACAATTAGGTTTAATTTAACATGAAATATTTTGATACAAATATATGTGAAGATTCAGAACTTATTGAAAATTTTGTTGATGAAATCATTAATCAAACGATAGAAAATATAATTACTGATAACATACATTATACATATCAATTAATGGATATTGGTAAACAATATCAGATGGAAGTAGAAATAACTTATCGAACACATGACCGACTATTTTTACAATTTAATTTATTTAAAAGTTTATTTAAAGATGTGATGATAATGGAAAAAGTTGGAAGTTATGAACGTTTTTTATATCCTATCAAGGAAATGCGAAAATATAAAATTAGGATACTAAAAATAATTTAATAATTTTGTTTAATATTTTTATTTTCCTTATTTTTATCAAAAATAAAACATGAAATTATTTCAAACAAATATTGATAATGAAACATTTTGGATTTAAAGGATAACATTTATAAAATACCATTCTTATGAAAGTTTTAGAAATAAATGATTTGTCGGTTTACAGGGGAAAGAAAGAGATAGTAAAAGGTGTTTCTTTAGAAGTCAATTCAAATGAAATAGTTGCTATTGTTGGAGCAAATGGTTGTGGTAAAACAACATTATTTAATGCTATTTCAGGTTTTTTAAAACCATCCTCTGGAAAAATTTCAATTAATGAAACAGACACTACGAAATTAAAACCCCATCAAATTGCACGACTTGGAGTTAGTAGAACATTCCAAGATAGAGGAATATTTGAAAATATGTCGATGACAGATGCCACTGAAATTACAGAAACCAGAAATGATAGTATGTTTAAAGATTTGTTCAATTTTAAACTAAGAAAAGAAATAAAAAATAAAGCATTATCGAAACTGAATACATTTCTTCCCAATGTCGATTATAGTGGGAATGGTGGTGAATTATCAACTGGCCAGCAAGCAAGATTAAAATTAGCTTCTATATACACTGATTCTAAATTATTGTTGTTAGATGAACCAACGGCTGGAGTTGATAAAGACAGTAAAGAGGTTTTATTGCAACACATAAAAGACATCTCTAAAAATTGCGCTGTATTATTAATAGAACATGATATGGATTTTGTTAAGAAATGTGCAGATAGAGTCATAGTCATGGAAGATGGTCGTTTTATATAAAAAATGTGAATTATTTTAAGGTAAATATTGACAAAGTAGTTTTAGATTGGGTAAATAATATCGTTAAGTATTATATTACTGAAATAACTAACGAGGTCAGGTCAAATCATTTTGAAGCTAAAAACATACGAAATTATTATTTGAAAACCCATTTTTTCGATTATCGAATTATTGTCGATTTTTTTATACCAGAGTCTATAACTCCTGACGGTACATATTTCATAATGTTTAGTTTATATAAAATTGATGAAATAGATGAAGTGTATATTCATTCAATATTAACTCTCAAAGAAGAAAGATTATTAAAATTAAAAGAAATAGAATGTTAGCAAAAGTTATTAAAACAAGTATTAAAAAGAATCCGATATCCTCTCAAATTGACGGTAAAAATTCCAGTCAAATTGTAAAAGAACTATTAAGTGTGTAAAAAATGTTTTTATTTTTTTATATATAAGTAAAAATATAATTAAAAAATATGAGTCACTTAAAACTATTTGAACAGTTCTTGAATGAAACTTCAAAAGAAAAATTATTGAAAAAAATGAATGATTTGGCTAAAGCTAAATACGGTAAGGAATATTTAACTGTTTCACACTCTAAAGCATCAAAAGAAATAGATGGTTATAAAGAATTATATGACCAGTATAAGAAAGTGAATGAAAATGCTGGCGGTAATGTTGAACATTACAGATATTTGGATATCGAAAAAGTTGAAAACGGGCTGAAGATTTCCTTAAATGATGACGGTAAACAAAATGTTGAGGATGAAGGTGGAATAGAGGAAAGAAATTTTGGTGATTATTTCGAAGATGTTATGGGTAATTCTGATTATCTTTTTATTGAAAATTTGGGAGACGTTGGTTTTGGTTTAACTGACGCACCTGGTATATTATATGGTTATGATTACAATGATGATGGTTTGTTAATGGATGACGGTCGTAGTGATAGTGAAGTATATTGGTTTCCTAATTATATGGTTCGTGAATTTACCCAAGATATGTTGGAATATGGTTTTGTGATATTCACAAAGGCTTAATAATCATTATTTAATAAAAACAAATCCGATAACAAACTTATCGAATTTTTTATTTATATTTGTTCATAAATATTTTAATAAATGAAAATAGATAGTATATCTGAGTGGTGCAAGTGGCTGGAAAAAAATTTCACACCAGAAATTATGATTCCAACTTTACCCGTAATCATCCGTTTAGATGGACAAAATTTTAGTAGTTGGACTAATGGTTTAGTTAAACCATTTGATGAAAACCTGACTGATTTAATGGTGGAATTGACAAAGTTTCTTGTTAAGGAAACAAATGCTATTATTGGGTATACACAGAGTGATGAAATAACCTTGATTTTATACACTGAAGATAAAAATATATCCATTTATAATGAAGGTAAAAAACACAAAATATTATCGAAGTTAACAGGAAAATGTGTTACTTTTTTTAATACGAAACGAGAAAAATATTTACCCAGTCACAATAAATTTGCAAACTTTGATTGTAGGATTTATCAAGTACCAACTTTACATGACGCATGTCTTCAACTATTATGGAGAGAAAATGATGCAACAAAAAATAGTATATCAATGCTTGCTTATAGTTTATTTTCTCATAATTCTTTAATGAATATGAGTGGTGATGAGAAGCAAGAAAGAATGATGGTTGAGAAGGGTGTTAACTGGAATGATTTACCAGTTAAATTCAAACGTGGTACATATGTGAGAAGAATTAAAACATCAAAACCTTTTACATCTGAGGAATTGAGTAAACTTCCACTGAAACACAATGCACATAAAAACCCAAATTTAGTCATTGAACGTAATGATATTTCTATTTTGGAATTACCCATCTTTAATAAAATAAAAAATAAAGTAGGTGTTGTTTTTAATGGTGAAGATGCAATCGGGTTTTAAATTGAATAAAATTGGATGTTTTTAAAACATTTGGTCAATTTTAAAATAAAAAAGAAAATTATGAATGCTTTGCAAATTATTGTTTTAATATTTGTTTCACTAATAGTATTTGTTAGTACGGCTGCTTTGATTGTATATGTTAAAGAAAGTACACCAGACCCAAATGGTTGGTCTAAACCAAAAACTGAGAACATATTGCTAATTGTAGGTTTGTCGATAGTAATTGGTATTTTTATAGGTGTATTTTTTATTTCAAGTTGAAAGAATTATCTGAATTAGAAAAGGCAAGTCAAATATCATTTGATGAGTGGTTATTATTATATTCTAAAAAATTAAAAAATTAAAAATGGAAGTACAAAAATCTGACCTTAAATGGTTAATGGATAAAGTGGATTCTTGTTCACAGAGATATGTAGAATCTGAAAATTTTATGTTGGATATTCTTAACATGAATTTTTTTCAATGTTTGTTCATAAGAAAGAAAGCTCTTAATTTTTTAAAAGAAAGAAAAAAATACAATTTTTAAGATAAAAAAATTAGGTTTTTACAACTAATTGTTTTTTAAGATTCATAGATTCTTCCTGACTTGTTAAAATATCAACAATAAGAATTGGTACATTATTTAATGTTTCTATTTCTTGTTCATGATTCAGTGAATATGCACTCTTAAATATTGTATTTGGCCAATTAATATATTCGGGTTTAATTAAACCATGTAATGTATAAGTTTCTTGATGACCGCTACCCCAATGAGCTTCAGCAGTTCTTATATCATAAGTCCAAAAAATACCTACACCATTATATTCTTTTGATTTAGTGTAAGTATCAATAAATTCACCTTTGTTAAAATCAATGGCTCTATAAATAGGTAATAAACCATTTTTTGTTAAGTTATTTCTGATTAAAGAATAAACATCTTTATCTTCATATAAGTGATTTTCAAAAACATCTCGCATGAGTTTATGATTAATTTCTTTTAATTTTTCATTTTTATCATCAATAAATTCAGATAAATAATTATATAAATTAAATTCGTTTATTATATCAACTGATTTACAATTTGGATTTTCTTTGATATAGTTTTTAATTTCATCAGTAAAATATTCTTGATTGTCTATTATATCATATTCATTTAAAAAAGCTGAAGCTATTTCATATTGAAGACCTTCATTATTTGTTTCATATTCTATATATTTTTTAAATGCTTCATCGAAATTATTATCCCAAGCATTATCTAAATCTCTAATATCCCAGTCAGATATGTAATCAGTTGGGTTAATTCTTAATTTATCGGACATTTCTTCTAATCTATCGAGTATATGAATGTGTGTTGGTTTGTCATGTATAGGATGTTGATTTAAAAATGGTATTTCCATTTGATTTCGATATTCATTCAATGTTAAAATATGTTTCATTAATTAAAAATATGTTTTTATGTATATATAATTTTTCTATGGAAAATTTTTTCTTATTTTTGTTATATTATTAAAATGGATTATATGGTTTTTGAAAAGAGTTTAAAAAATTATAAAAATGTTATGGAATTTATCGTAGACTGTGAAAATTCTATAATGTCTTTTAGATATTTAATTAATTCTATTAAAATCATTTGTGGTTATAATACAGATGAAAAGGCTCTACTTATTGTAAACCTTTTAAAGAAAGAAAATATTGTAGAAATTAATAGTAATTTGAAAGAAGTTGAAGATAATCAAGTAGTAATGATTTTACCATCTATTCGTTTAAAACGATTGGTTAAACTTCATAAAATATTTGGTGATGAACTTAAATGATTCGAAAAATATTAATAAAATAGCGAATGCTTTATCAAAATATTCAAACGAGTATATATATTTTGTAGATTTGTTTAAAATTATACAAAATTTGTTAAAAACAAATGAGGTAGAAACACAAAATGTTATAAAATTATTAGAAGAAAACGATATAATATCTTTAACATCTTATGATGATTTATACTTTAAAATAAAATCGATACAAGAAATAAGAAAGCTAAAAATAGAAAGAATTTTTAAAGAATAAATTATAAACTTTTATTATTTTTTATTATATAAGAAATAAAAATAATGGAGTTTATTATGAAAACATTAAAAAGAAACAGTGAAGTTATTAGAGTATCCGAAGAAAAAATTCAAAAACATCTGGACATGGGATACAAGTATTGTTCGAAGAGTGAGTGGAAAAAAACCGTTCGTGATATTGACAGAAAATCCGAAAAGGAAAATAAAAAATAAGTGTGTGCAGTGAAAAGAAAACATATTTTTTTTACCATGATGATTTTTATTTTTATCATAGCATTAATTTTGATTTATATTTTAATACCTGCTTACACTGAAATATTTTGGTATGTATTTACAATTACAGGTTTGGGATTAGGGTTTCTAAAATGGCATCCAAAATTGAATCCTTGGTTTGAGCATATGGTTTTATAAACTATAACTAAGTAATGGAATTTTTATCATACTCATTATTATTCTCTTTATTATCAGCATTATACATCATTTATTTGATGTTTAGTGCTGTTATTTTTGTTTTTAAAAAAATTATAAACATGATATTTAATATTAAAAAATTATTTTCTTTTCTTCGGAAAAAGAATAAGGTGAAAGAAATTGCAAAAGTTGGTGATAAAATACGCTGGACAATGCATGATAACTGTGGTGTTTTATCTGGAAATATATATGAAAGTGTAGTAGTTATGGTTGATTTAGAAGAAAAACATTATGGTGTATATGCTGAATATGGCCAAGATTTAATACCATTTGAATCTGCGGTGATTATAGAAGTTAATCATCGCATAATTTGCGGTGAAAAAGATGAAACAGGGTTTTCTGAAACAATTGTTAATGATAAAAAAAATAATGTTAAAATACTTTTATTTGATAAGAAAAAATTAATAGACGATTATAAAAAATTAAATAACAAAATATAATATGGATAAATATCAATACAAATACGATGTCCTTGTTTATAAATGGAATGGTAATATAAACATCATCGATGAAATAAAAGAATATATTAAAGATTTCCAAAATCTAAATATAGGATTAACAAATAATGATGACGGTGTAATTTTTATTTCTGATACCGATGGTTCATCCACAAGTATATCATATATATATTTTGGTGATTATATAGTTTTGGATTTAAATAAAAAAGATGGTAAAATGATGGTAAAATGTAATTTAGATATGATAAAAACACAATATAAAAAAATTATATAATGAAAATGAGAACTTTTAAAGAAGAAATTTCCAAAGCAAGATGGTGGATGTTACCAATTTTAATAGTAATTGCTTTACCTTGTTCGATTATAGATTGTTTTAGCAATAATAAATGGTTTTGCACATTTTGGGGTTGGCATAAAACACCAAAAGTCCAAAGGTTCGATGGTTGCAATTCTAATGGATGTTGTTCAAGATGTGGTAAAACGGTTATACAAGATTCTCAGGGTAATTGGTTTTAACCTTAATAATCTATATATTTTTATTTTTAATATATACTTAAAAATAAAAATATAATTTTATGAATCATAAAACTCCACTTCAAAAACAATATAATTCCAAAAATTATAATTTCATCCAAGAAAATATGATGCTTGGACATAATTATATATGGGATAAAATTGGTGATTGTGGAAAAGGAGATGCATTATGGAGAACAGGTTGTGCATATATCGCATATGGTGATAAGTGTTTTAAAGAAGGTATACTTTCTTGTTTCACGGAAGATACTGATGTTAAAGGTAAAAAATATATACAAGCTCACAGATATCCAAATCATGTGGAAGATACTGTAAGCAGAGACCAAATAACAAGCGCACTATGTGGATTAAAGATTAATGGTGATATTGATGATATGAAACGAATCATAAATGGTTTGAGATGGAAAATATCAAAAAAGTTTCGTCTCACACCTGATATATGGATGTGGATGCAAGCTTTAAAAGGTAGTTTATTCTGGTCAATCATGTTTTGTTTTATTGATATGTTATTTGTAATACCTTGGGCTGTTTTGTATGATAAATTTTTATACAAAATTGGTGGTTTAAAACAAATTTCACCTGAAGAAAAAGTCGGTGATATAAATGTGGAAGAGAATAAAAGACAAAAATTCGTTTTATATGCTCATTATCCAATGTTTGCAAGACATTTATTTGCTTGGCAATTATACACAACAAGAAATAACCCTTTTAAATGGTTATGCAAAAAATGTTTATTAATTGGTTTACACGATTCTAATTATTTAATGAAATTATTAGCTGGTAAAAAGGTTAAAATATCTGATGTATATAATTATAAACCTATGACGGGCTTTCCTTGGCAAAACATTTTCTTTAAACATAATTATACGCCATGTGAAATCATAGAATTACATAAATATTATAAATTATTATATAATAATTCGGCTAATGTTATGGATAATGATATACTTTGGTATATGTATGAGAAACATCCTAATTTGTTTATAAATGATGTGGGTTAAAAATGTCTAAAATATCTAAAAATAAAAAAACATTTAGCTTTGAAAATTATATAAAAGCTAATAGGCGTGGTTCGAGAGAAGCAGAGCTTGAAGATTCTACGGGTTGGAATAGTGTGCATAAAGCACATACAACCCCAAAAGATTATAAAAGAAAAGATAAACATAGAAAACCCTTTATTGAAGATGAAGAATAAAAATGTCTAAAATATAACGAGGTATTTAAAAAATTATATTATATTTGATATCTCGATGTTTTAAGAACATCACATATTGTATATTTTTAGTTTATGAAACCAGTTCTCGAAAGAGGCTGGTTTTTTTAATTGAAATTATGATAATTTTTTAAAGCTTCGTAAGTTGGTAATTATTCTAATATTTCTTTTAGTTTTATATCTCTGGTGAGGACTGCGATATTTTTAGCTATTTCTTTATCATATGAACTACCACTAAACTAAAAAGATTTAGTAGTTTCTTGGGCTGACTTCGTAACCTCGGTCATATCTCCACAAGCGTGAATTTCCTCTGTTCCAGAGGTATTTTTATTTACAAAACAAAACTTTTTAATATTATTAGCAGCATTAAAATCTCTATCATGTTTAGTTCCACATTCAGAACAAACCCATACCCTATCAGATAATTTCAAATCTGAATTAATATAACCACAAGAACACATTTTACTTGAGGGTTCGAATTGACCACACCTAAGTATATTTTTCCCATACCACTCTGCTTTGTACTCTAACATCCTGTTGAATTCAGACCAACTAACATCAGATATCGATTGTGCCAAATTATGATTCTTTATCATTCCTGAAACATTCAGTGTTTCTAAACAAAAAGTGTCGTAATTATCTATCAAAAATTTAGATGTTCTATGTAAAAAACAATTTCTTTTGTTTGTAATTTTTTCATGTGTTGAAGAAATCACTCTTACATATTTATTTCTGTTATTTGAATCTTTTACTTTTTTAGATAATTTCTTTTGTCTTATTTTTAATGTTCTTAATGATTTTCTTAAATATTTAGGATTATCTATCACTAATCCATCTGATGTAACTAAAAATGATTTTATACCTAAATCAATCCCAATAGCTTGTTTTTCACTTATTGATATCTTTTCTGGTTTAATATCTGTTGTATTTACTAATATAGAAATATAATATTTTTCTGTTGATGTTTTTGATATAGTAGAAGATTTAATAAATCCATAAAACTTTCTATCTATTTTAATTTTAATTCCACCTTTGAATTTAGGTATATAAACTTTATTATTTTCAAAATTAACAATGGTGTTTTGAGGTATGCCAAATGATTTTTTCAGGTTTTTCTTTGATTTAAAATTCGGTTTCCCAATTGAATTTAATTTCTCTAAATTAATTTCTAAACCTTTTGATTTTCTACTAAAAATATATTGTTTCTTTTTCTTTTCAATCACACCATTCTTTTTTTCATCAAAATATTTAATGAAAGCATTTTCTAAATTTAATAAAGTATATTGTAACGACAATGAGTTTACTTCTTTTAACCAAGATGTTTCTTCTTGCTTTTTTAAAACAGGTAAATCCTTTTGTATATCAAATCTGGATAGTGATTCACCAGTTTCTTGATATGTTTTATTCTTTTTATCTAAAGCGTAGTTATATACCCACCTTGAACAACCAAAATGTTTTTCAATCAAAACTTTTTGTGTTTCATTTGGATATAACCTATATTTATATGTTTTTAACATTTTTAATTATATAATTATTTTTGAAAAAAGTTTGTTTTTTTATGTATATTTGTATGAAAATTTATTCGGTCAGAATTCATCTACGAAACTGAAGATTTCGTGAATTTCTTCTAAAAACTATTTAAAGCGAAATTTTCTTTTATATATTCATTATCATAATAATCTAAACCATTCCAAATATTAAAAAGTTCTTCTACATTCATTTTTGTTATTCGTCTTACATTATTTTTATAAAAATCAAATTCAGTAGTTGAAATTATTAGTCCTTTTGATATTAAAGTGTTTTTTATTTTTTCTTGAACATTTTTACATTTAAGTATATTATCAACTCCATATTTTTTTAAACAGGTTTGTTTCGTTTTTTCCTGAATTTGAATATTAAATGCTGCATATTCAAACCCATATTTTTCTAAATTTGTTTGCTTTATTTTGTCTTGTGTACTTTTTAATTCAAAAATATTTTTAACTCCATATCTTTCTATCATTGTGTTTTCACTTTTCTGTCTAATATCTACATTGTCTTTCAGAGGGAATTTAACACCATATCTTTCTAAACAAGTATTTTGTTCTTTAACATGAGAGCATGGTTTACAATAATATATATTATAACTTTTTAAACATTCAACATATTCTCTATATGGCATATGTTTTATTTTTCCACACATATCACATTTAACTTCTATTAAGGCGTGTGACGATTGAGATAAATCTTCAATTTTTATTATATTAAATTTATTACATATAATATTATAACCTTTATCATTATAATATTTAACCATTTTTCCATTATTTTTTATATTAACATTTTTAGATAATATCATTCATATATTATTATTTTTTATTTAGGATTATTAATAACATTATTACATTTTGGACATACTATACAATCCGAACTATCTGGTATGTATAACACTTCACCACAAACCGAACAAACAATAGTTCCTTTCATATAATATTTTTATTTTATATATAATTTTTAATAAAACAAAAAAAGAGGCATTCGGCCTCTTTTTAATATTTGAAAAATATATTAAATTACTGTTAATCGGGTTCGCCAAAGTAATTGTTTATTATTCGAAATTCGAATTGATTGGACTACAATATAAAGGAATATTTTTTTATCTACATTTTCAGAAAGTAATTTTTCAAAATATTCATCCATAATTGTAATTATAATATCTTCAATTTTATTTAAATCATCTACTGATAACACATCTTCTATTAATAAATCTGAAATATCTTTTGAATGTTCAATATCATCTACACGCACATTTTTATCACCATATTTTGTAACTGGTGAATCAACAATTATTATATTTTTAAAATCATTTATCTTTTTAAGAATTTTCAAAGATATTGGAAGTGTAGAATTATTTATTAACTGTTTATCTGTATTTTCAATTCGTATTGGATATAAAATATGTAAATTATTATTTGTAGATGAATAATTTTTTTCTAATTTAGAAATATTATGTGCATACAAACATATTTTTTCTTCTTTTGTTAATTTCTCGATATCTATTTCTGGGTCATTATCTATCTCTTTAATTATAGGACTCCATCTACTCACCACACTTTTGAATTCACTTGTTTTCATTTTTCATTTTTATTTTATTTTGTAGTATGCTCTCAACATTTTTTTAGCTGCGTCAAGGTTCATTGCTAATAATCTTTTATTACCCCTACGTTCAATAATTTTTAGATAAGTAGCCATTTTAAAGAAGCGTTCTAAATCATAACTTGAAGATTTTAAGTCGCTTAATTTTGCAATTTCCAATATAGCTGCTGCTGTTGGTAATTCATCATTAATATCCATACCTTCAAAAAATATATCCAACATTTTATCATACATCATCCATTTTTTAAATGTTGGTGTGTCCATAATTTCTGTTCGATATTCTGCCAATATTTTATAATTAAAAAATTGTGTAAAATATATTCCAATAAGGATAATAGATTCTATTATAAACGAAATCAAAACAAAAACCAAAACATTATATTTATTATCAGATTTAAATGAGTCCAGTTTTGTTTGTTCATCTCGTGTTACACTTGTTATTTTAGCGTCCCTTTGGTCTTCATAATATCTTATATTTTCTAAGTTCTTATCAATTTTTTGGTTGTTTTGTTTGATAAGGTCAACATACATACGGGCATATTTTGTTTTAGATATTTCCGTGTACTCATTATTCTGGTCTGTTAATTTTTTATTTTCTTCTTGAAGTACATTAATATAAGTAGTCATATAATAAGTATTAATAGAATCAGCCTTATTAGTGACAACTAATTCTGTCTGTGTTACCACTGACTTTTCTTTATTTATAAATTTTTGTGCACCATTTAAAGATAAATAAAAAGAAATAACAATCACTGCTAACACACCAACTATTAGTAATGGACTTGTTCGTTTTTCATCATCATTTCTCGACTGTATTATATCAATTGAAAATTGTCTGAATATGTACCTTTTTAATAATTCAAAAAATGATAAAAACACAACAACTAAAAAACTCATTAACAACATTCCTGTACCAGCAGTAACGATGCCCATGAATAATTCCCGTACAAAAAAGTAAGCTAAGAACACTGATATACTATTCCCAAACCATGAAAAGTAATATAGTAGTTTTTGAGCAGCTCCAAATCTTTCACCATAACTTTGTCGTAATGTATTTTTTTCAAGTTTTAAAAATTCATCATGTGATAAAAATCCTCTTTTTGCTGACATTTTATATTTTTATTTTTTATAATATATTTTTAATTTTTGCCATTCTTGTTAGATTTCTAATACCTCTTTCATCAGAAATATTTAATCGTCTGAAACCATTATAAGAAACACTTCCATTATCTATTGTTATATATCTGTTTTCATCCACAAACAAAACATCTATATTTTTATTTATATTAAATTTAAAGAAACTACCTATATTAGTCTCAAAATATTTTTCAATACTAATTGGTTCAAATTCTCTCTTTTTAACATTTGCGAATATTAGGCAGTCAGTTTTATAAAAAATCAAAAAATCCCCAAAATATTCTATTAAAGCTTTATAAATATATTGATTATAAAGATTTAATACATTCAAACCATCAAAGTCACATTGATATATATTAATTTTCTTATTATAATAAAGAACAAACATATAGTTTACAAAATCTTTAATTAATTTAAAATTTTTTGATTTATGTAAATAATCAATATGTTCTATTATATTGTGTATTATAATTCCAAAACACTCATTATCAAAAACTATCTTATCATTTAACCAAAAAGAATTTAATATATTTGGATATAATAAATCGATATCCATCTTATTAGAATCTACAATTCTGTTTTCATATACTTTATTTAAATGAATAATATTTTTTTTATCATTTATCACTTCCATATTTTTTATAGTGTGTAAGAACTTCTCGTAAATGAAATCAAAATATTTTGTTTTTCTGGATTCTTTATATTCAGAAATTTGGAATGATGATACAGATACATGAGCTAACAATTCTTTACGAATATTATCCCATGTATCATTATTTATTTTTAAATCATCATCTAAATGCTCAAAAACCGATAATATAACATCTATTATATGTTTTTTATTGTCCATTAATTTTTTCTTCCAAATCCGATTGGTTCAACGTTTCCTTTATTTAAATCATTAGCTTCTACTAAATCCGTAGATTCTGAATTAAATATTTCAGCCAGTGATACATCTTTATCGAATGTTCTTTTTATATTATTTTTTTCTGCTATCAAGGTTGCTTCTTTCGGTTTTAATTTTCTAAACATATGATTAACCCTTAATCGACCTTTTCTTGTTAATGCTTCATCGATAATTTTTTTAGCAACATTAAAGGTTGCTATTATTTGAATATCTATGGCATCATTAAGCAAACCATCACTCATATTAAGAATATTAGATACGGCCTGAGTTCTATCTTGCTGACTACTTGTAAGAACATTTTCAGCATCTTCCAAAATTAATATCGAATCTTTAAATTGAGATATAAACGAAATTAAATCTGGATTAGCTAATTCATACATTAGATAAGATGGTATATAAATAAATGTTTTATCTTCACTCAGTTCTGATATTAGTTTACGTATATATGTTGTTTTCCCAACGCCCGAATCACCATGAAATAAATAAAGACCTTTAGAAGATTTTCTCATATCTTCAACTATTTTACTATGCTTTTTAGAAAACCCCTCACCATAATTTAAATCTAAATCAACATCTATTTTTCTAATATAAGAACCCCTCAATTCATATCCACCCATACTATTTATGGATATAATAAAAAATTGATTTTTAATACTCGGAAAGTGAATTAATTTTTTGATTTCTGGTACTAACGTTTCTGTTACAAAATCAATGTTTTTATCTGTATAATAAATTTTTAAAGAATTTATTTTATTAGACCTCTCCGATTCTTCCACTAATTCTAAATAATCATTGTCATCTAAATTTTTTTCTTCATCAAAAAAAGATAAATAAACACCTTCTGATTCTAAATAAATAAGATATCGATGTGTTTTTTGCTCTCTATTTTTCAAATCGACTGTGAAATCTGTTGTTAAATGAACATTCTCATTCGTTATTTTATATGTATTTTTTAAATATTTCCAGAAATTTGCTGAATAAATTTCATGAAGAATATTGTAACAATTTGGTAATCGGTTGAAATCCAAAGCTATTAACGTATATTCATTATCAACACTGGTTTGTGAGACATTGAAAATGTTAATTTTAGAACGCAAATCATAATTCTTTAGTATACCCATAATTTTTAGATGTTTTTATATTTATATATTTTTAATATCTGGTTCTAAGTAAAGAAATAATATCCCAAGCATCCGAAAGTGATGTATGTTTAACTTCACCTTCAACTTTTGCTCTCTCTTTACATTTAGATAAAGATGGGACTTCAGTATCATTTTTCCAGTCGATAAAAAATAAAGATGGGTCTATTGCCCTGTGTGAAATATTCATATATTTATTCCACTGTGGTAATTTTTTAAGCAAGGGTATATCTTTTGAAAACAAGTTTTTTCCAGCTAATATCAGATTAAATTGTGGTATATTTTTTTGATTTATATCAGGTAACATTTTATCACCAACCATTTTCACGTATTGTAAATTAATTAAATCGGTAGGGTTTGAACATGGGTAATTATTTAAAAACAAAAATTCCCATATTTTCCCTGATATTTCATAATCATTCATAATATCGTGTTCTTTACGATATTCGGTTATATTTTCAGCTCTTTCTAAACCAGCTAAAATTTTTAACAACCCTGCATTAATAGTTAATGATGCAGGTGAACCTGTAATAGTTTTATAATTGATTATTGCATGAAATTTGGGGCATTCATCATAAGATAATTTTTTTTCTGTATCTTCTAAAATGATTCCGATTTCTAATAATTGGGCTTCCTCTAAATTTAAGGAAGTAAATTCTGTGTCAATTGATAAATATTTCATATTAAAATGTTTTCTTTTTATATTATAAAAAAATGTTTTTGTTTTAATATATAGAATTATGAAATACTTAAATAATTATAACGATTTTATAACTGAATCTGTTGAAGAATTTGTAGAATTAACTGCTGATGTAAATATTTTGGAATCTATTGTAACTGATTCTGAATCTTTATTAAAATCCATACAGGCCAAGGAAGAAGATTTATATAATACGTTTGAACTAAATTCTGATAATTTTCCACGAAACATGAAAATTGAAAAATTATATAATTCACCCGCTTTTAATAAAAAATTGACAACTAAAAAATTAAAAAAATCGACACTGGAAGAAACCGAAGATATGGAAACATTCTTGGAGAATATTTTGGATGTTAAATTTTTTATGATACATGAACAAGATAAAAGTACGTTGGACAAACCAGAATATATTGTTTTTCAATCTAAGAAAAGAGATAGTGCCGTCTGGGAAGAAATAAAATTATACTCTGTTCATGATGATATTAAGAATTTTTATGATAGGTTGACAAATAAAACAGTTGAATTAAAAAAAGGTGATAAAACATATATTTATTTTACCAGTAATTCCGGTAATAATTGGCAACTTCAGAACCTCGAAGTCGCTGACGATATATTTAAAGATTTATTGGATAATGAAGAAATAAAAATGATTTTGAGAGATAAAGATATTACTATTACCATAATATCTTAAAAACAAGTCACCTTTTTCATCAAAGATAACCTGTTTTTAAAAGAAAAATAATCTCTGAAATTAATCATCATTTATCACCGATTTATTCTTACCTTTACTTTTAACTGGTTTGTTTCGATTAAAATAACTTTTAAAAATACCTTGTATACCAGCTACGATTATACTTAAAACTGTTACAATGAACACACCATACCAAAAAAGTGTTGCACCATTTTGAGAATTTAAAAAATCATACAAATTATCCATAATATCATAGTTTATTGTTAGTTACCAAATTCATTCGACACAGCAGTATATAAACTTTGAAATAATTCCTTTATTTCATCAGCTGATATACCTTTAGCTAATAATTTTTCAGAAGCTTCATGAAATGTATCAGCATTTGATTCATTCCACCATTGACCTTCAATAGGTAGTTCATTATTGATAAAATGTTTTAAATTTTCGTTTTTCATTTTCGTGATTTTTTTTTATAATTATTAATATCGATTGGATATTTATCTAAAAATATTGATTTAAATGCTCGTTTTATATTTTTAAACCCCGTTTCTAAAGAAAGCTTTCTGGATTTTTTAGCACAAAACCTTTTTATTTTTAGATTTCCTTTTCTACCAGCAAAATGGGAAGCACTTAATTCGTTTGTATATCTACTACGTGACATAATCAATTCTGTACTTTAAAATTGCTTAGTTCATTTGTATTTATCCATATCTTATCGCCAGCTTTCAAATCACTTAAAACTTTTGGTTCTCCGTCATCAGTTAAGAAACAATGCAATCTGGTTGCAATTATTATACGTTTATCATTTACAAATCTTACATCATAAACGGTATTAAGTCCCATGTTTCTTATTCTAATTTTTTTAATTTCATCTAATCCAAAATTTCCATTAAATTCTGTTCGTATCATTTTATAAAATATTATGTGATTAATCAATCTTTAAAAATATCGTCCAATACATTTTTTCGATATAATTTAGTAAAATTCTTTATTGGAATGGATATTATTTCAACATTATTAAAATATTTTTTTATAAATCTCGAAAAATAATATTTTTCATTAACTTTTAAAATAAAGAAAAATGATATAGATTTTAAAACAGTATTGTATAAATTAAAATATATTTCTGTTTCAGCATCTAAAGCTTGAACATCATATTTTATTTTTAATTGGTCAACATCAATAAGAAATTCACTTATTTTCTCTTCAAAAGTAGCTAATGACATATCTTTTACTTCTATTATTGGCAAATCCAATAAAGAATTTAAAATATTATTATTAATCCCAATAAAAGAAAATAAATCTATTTCAGCTCCGACTGAATTTTTATATCGTCTATAAATCGACAAGAAAAACATTTCCTTATCAATCTTGGAATGAATGTTAGTAAATTCTTTTTTAATAGTTATATTCATATTATCATAAATGACAATTTAACAAGTTATGCCACTTTTATATTTTTCACATCTTTCACAATAACCACTATATGTACTCCAAGCACTTAGAGTAGTAGTATAAGTGTAATTGAATTTATGCAAACCAATTTTACATAATAAATCACCCAACGAAATTTTAAATATAAAACTTTTTATTTTTTTAACTAATGTTTTCATATAAGGATATATTTTATAGATGAAAATAATGGAACACATTTAAATCGAAGGACACTTTTTATATATCATTTACTTTTTTATGAATATCTCGACCACATTCTCTTCTATCTATTTGATATGTTTGTGGTTAAAATATTCGTAAATAATATATAATATCCCAAAATCGTATCGAATTTTAAATCTGATTTCGAAACAGCCATATTCTATATTTTATAAGTTTTACGATTTAAATGTATTCACATATTTTCAAAATTTAAATTTTTTTATCAATAATAAAAAATGCAACAACAAAAATAGTAAAAGTTTTAATAATTAAAGATTTCTTCCAATTTTTTCTTTCGTTCTAATGTCAAATAATAATATTTCATTTTTTCTTTTAAAATTTCATCTTTTGAATAGTCTCGTAAATTGGACGAATTAATAAAAGGTGGTATATCATTCATCTTTCGGTATATACCAGAATCAAAATCTTCCAACACACCAATAAGTGTCAGTCCTCTTCTGTAAACATCTATACTTGAAATTGGAAAAATTTTAACTAAATCTTTTCTTGTAATTAATGTATCGTTTTCCAACTTATTAATATATTTAACAATTTCAGAAAAATAACTATGATTATTTACTTCATTCTTTTCCATACTTGAATAATAAAAGGTATTTCATCATTAATTTTTTCAGAACTAACAAGCTTAAATTCATTTTCAGTTATTTCTGGAAAAAACACATCACCATCTGGTATATCAATATCAATTAAACTTCTATAAATGGTTATCACATATGGCATAGCTTGATTGTATATTTCACTACCACCAATTATAAATATATCATTTGTAGCCTTTTCAAAAGCTTCTTCTAAAGAATTAACAGCAATAACACTACCTTTTATGTTTTCTGAATTTCTGGTTATAACTATATTTTCCCTATTTTTAAGGGGTCGTCCTAAAGTGTCCCATGTTTTTCGACCCATAACTATACTATTTCCTGTTGTCATTCTTCTAAAAAACTTCATATCTTCTGAACAATGCCAAGGAATCGACCCATTTTTAGCAATTACGTTATTCTTCGATGTTGCTACTATTAATGAAATTGTTTTCATCATTTCTGTAATGGTAGTTGTGTGTTTTTGTTTTTATTATATTGTAATTATATCTGGATAACAATTCTTCTATCGCTTTAATTTCTTCATCTAAACTCCTAACATATTCAAAAATAATAATTTTGGGTAAAGGGTTACATCTAACAACCTGTGATAATATTATTCTATTATATCCTTCAGTGTTTAAATAAAGAATATCATATTTTTTAACAAAATATTTTCTTAATAAATGTTCATAAGGCACACATTCAACAGCAGTTGATATAATATTTTCTTCTGGGATTTTATGTCTTATCAAATTAACTTTATCCAGAGATGAAATATGTTTTGTTATTTCTTTAGTAATAGGTGAAACTTTGAATAAATCCTGTGTTCCATAATTTTTTGAAACAGCCACATTTTCGAAATATAATTTATAATATCCGGCATAATTATCGATTAATTTTAAAAACATATCCTGATTAGGTTCTACTAATATACCTTCCCAGTCATGTTTTGTTATATAAGAATATAACAGGTCGTTATAAATCCCATCACTTGCACCTATTTCAATAAAAAATACACTATGGTACAAGATATTCATCTTGCTCAATATCAATTCTAAAGTCTTCATTTGTTTTAATATCAGAAAATTGTGTGTTTACTACTTTTATAATTCTATCAAAATTGTTAGTATCGACATCTAATATACCATGATGCATGGTGATAACATTAGTGTTAAGGTCTATTGATAATTTTTTCAATAATTTAATAAGCATTGATATATATTCTGTATCAATAGAAACAAATATTTCATCTAAAAATAAAATATTAATAGATTTCATACTTCTTATCATTTTAATATAAGAAAAAGCTATTATAATATTTACTATTTTCATTTCACCATTAGATAATAGTTCGGGATTAACTTTAGTAATTCCAAATTCATAAATAGTAGCATTGAAGTCATCATTCAAAACAGCTTTATATTTAAAATCTATTTCATCTAAAAATTCTTCTATATAAGCATTTATAGGTTTTACTAAACTTCTAATAATACTTTTTCTTATTCCACTATCATCGAACAGGTTTATTAATTTCTCATAATCATCTTTTTTCTTATTAGAATCATCCAACTCAGATGATAAAATAATATTTTTATTTTTTAATTCTGTAATTTTATTTTGCAAATTGTCGGCGGTGATATTATTAGTGTCAGACTTTTCAGTTGACATATATTCTTTTTTAATATTTTCAATTTCTAACTTCAATTTGTTATTAACCTCAGCATAACTATTACGTTTTCGAATGATAACATTGTAAGATTCTTCTATTTCTCTACCTTCACGATTTACTTTTGATATTGTCTCGTTAAGAGACACAATCTTTTTACTGTTATATTCTTTCGTTTTATAATATTCGTTTAACTTCTCCGTGTGTGAATGTTCTTTCAATTTAGTATCACATAAAGGACATTTACCAGATTCAAATACTTTTATTTTTTCATCAATAAGTAAATTATCATTTGTTAAAGCTGAAATTTCTTCTTTTAATATTTTTATTTTATTTTTTAATTCTTGTAATTTTGTACTAAGTGTTGAATATTCTATATCAATTTTTTTAACTTCTTCTTTTATGTGTTTATGTTTTTCAGTTTTTTCCTGACCTATTTTAAGAAGTTCAGCTAATCTCTCTTGTTTAGATGTAGTTAATTGTGACTGTATATTCTCGATAGTAGAAGTATAATTTTCTATCAAGCTGGTATTATTAGATATTTCATTAGTTAGTTTTTCTATTTTTATACGAAAATTTTTATGCAAATCTTTTACAATAGATAAGTATGAATCCAATTTTTCAAGATTGAATATTTTATTAAGTAAATTTTTCTTATCAACCGATTGTAATTGAATAAAATTTAAAAAATCGTTTATACTCATTGAAATAAACGATTTAAATGTATCATAATTAAAACCTATGAGTTTATCCCTGTCATCATCAGTTAAGGTCTTAAAACGTTCCGTATATGGTTTATCGTTCAATTTAACATCAAATGCGGTCGGATTAATATTTCTTTGAATAATAATCTTCTGGTCGTTGTTGTTAATAAAATCAACAATAACTTCGAGATTTTTGTTTCTTCTATTAGGTAAATCAATAAGAGGTATTGTTTTTTTATTCTTACCTCTTACTTTGGAATAAATAGCTAAGTCTATTGATTCTAAAATAGAAGATTTACCAGCACCAGTTCTACCTTGTAATAGAATTAGTTCAGGTTTCTCAGAGAACTTGAGAACTTGTTGCTTGTTCCCATAAGACTTGAAATTTTTAAATCTTATTTCTTTTATAATCATATAAACCATTATAGTCAATTATAATGATTTTGTTTATAAAAAAGGGACTTCTTACGAAGTCCCTGTTTGAAATGGAAATGTATAACATGCGTGGGTAATATTATACAAATCTATATATAAAATTATTTTTAAAATATTTACATTATTCTTCCATTAGACAATAATTTTCCTTTTTCATTTGTGTATTTATACCTAATATTACCCACCTTCAGGATAACAAATGAATTACCTTTCCAGAGTTTTTTTTGTTCAGCTTTATTTAAATATTTTTCAGCATCAGTAGAATTTAAGATTTTTTCATCAGTGACAGTTATTGTAATAGTCTTTTCTTTTGTCCAACCAGATTTAGTTCTTTCAACTGAATTTGTTTCATTTAAAATATTCAATTTCTCAACTATTTCTTTTAAGTGGTTTTGGAAGTCGGTAAAATCTTTTACACTATCACTAATAGTGAAAGCGTTTTTATATAGCTGGTCTTGTCTATGCATATCTATTTCATCATCTACATCAAAATAATTAACATAATCAATAAATTCTTCTTTTGTAAAAGGCATTAATGTGATTACCATATCCACGCCACCATCAGTCCATTTCTCAACTTCTGCACAGTTCATGTCATCTTGTTCAAACGGAAATACTCTAAATTCATTTTCTTCAAAGAAATCACTTAATTTTTGTTCTTCGTCTGAAAAAATAACTTTCGAATTACTTTCATTTAAATAGTTGTCGAAATTTTTTAGATGTTTCATTTTAATATTTTTTTTTTATTATATATAAAATATAAAAAATAATTTTATATTATTATACTATCTCAGCGTCTTTGAAATAATCATCAGAACTATTTGTTTTTTCTTCCCAATCATTTTGGGTCATTAGTTTATTTGTAAAAAATTCTATTTCTTCAACTTTAATTATTTTAAATTTTTGAGGATGAATATAATAAATATTTATCAACCTATCAAAAGCAAATTGTATCCTTTTATAAGTTTTTGGTGATACCATACCATTTGGATAAGGTAATACTACTATGTTATTAATTTCTTCTACATTATCAAAAAAATTACTTCTTTGACCCTGTATATTATATAATATAGGATTATCAAAATAAATATTAATTAATTCAACCGATTGTTCTTCGGTTCGACTACCATATGTTAATTTGGGATGAATAAAATACAAATGTATTTTTTCAGATACTTCTTCTTTTAAAAAATTTAAAAAATTATTAACTTTTTTCATAACTCACCTTTTATTTTAAAACAGTACTGGTAGCTATTAAATCTATATAGTCATAGTATTCTTCAACTTGTGATATATTTCTTATGCCACCACTTAGGATAATTTTAATATGCTCTGGTAAAATTTCTCTTATATATTTCACTTTACTTAAATCTACACCTTTCATATTACCAGTAGAAGTCATTATACATTCAGCACCACCAACATCACATAATTCACATGCTTTTTTTATTTCATCTGTTGTAAGTTCACCAGCTTCTATAATAACTCTTAGCACAACACCATTTTTAGTACAAATTTCAGCAACATCTGTTATTTTAAGTTCAATTTTATCATACATACTTTGAATTGTATCTTGTTCATCCTTAATTTCTTCTTTTGATAATTCATTTTTCTTAATATTTGAACTTAATATATTTTCTAAAACTTTTGCTTCTTTTAAAACCTTATAATCTATAACAAAATTTATAATTTCAGCACCTTCAGATATTACCTCCAATGCTTCTTTTATATTTTTTTCTGATTTATTTTCACCTGATGGGTGATTAACCACAGTTGAAATTTTAATTTCATCTTCTTCAAGAAAAGCATAAGCTTCTGATACATAATGAGGTAAAATACAAATAGAATAATAACCTTTTTCTTGGGCAATTTGACATAATTCTTTTATCTTATCCAAGTTAATATCTTCTTTAAGATAAGTATATTCTATCATATCATTATATTTGTCCAGTTTTTCTTCTTCTTTTTCAGAAACTCTTTTTGCAGGGGGTTGTACTTCTGGTTCGTCAATCTGTGTTTGTCCAGTTGTGCCGCTTGTTTGTATATTCTCAACCAAAAATTGTAAATAATTCTTAATCATAATAAAAAATTATGTTTTCTTTATATATAAAATATCATGTGCGAAAAATAATATATAAATAAAAACAATTCATCAAATGAAATATTTAAAAACCTTCGAATCGTATTCTAAAAAAGAAATTAAAGAAGATGATATATATTATAAAAAATTTCAATCACTTACAAAATCTGAAATAAACGACATTAGAAAAGAATGGAAAGAATTGAGGCACGAAGCACTTAAAAATTTAAATGACGAATTACATAAAAATGATAAATCGGGTTCAATAGGTGGGACTGATGTAGAAGATGTTGATTTATATAAATATTTAAAAGGTGAAAATCTTAAAAAATTTAAAGAAGCTTCTCGTATTCTTGATTTTGAAAGTGGTTATTCTAAAAAGAAACTAAAATAAAATTATGAAAAAACGTATCAGTTTTTAGTCAGAAATTTCGTAATATTTCATATTACAATTGTTTATTTTATATTTTTTATGAAAGAAAACCACGAAATCTTTAGTTTTAGGGGTTGTTCATTAATATTACATATTTACAATTTCATTTCTACCAAGTATTTTACAGTTTCCAATCCTGCTGGCTCTCATGTCTTTTTTAGAATATCTATCAAGTAACATTCGAGCAGAAGGACTGTCAAATTTTAAACATTCAAATCCATCTGAACCAGCACAAATAAAAATACAGCAATCCTCTTGCCCAATTTTGCAAACTGTATTTATCTTATCATTGGGTATTTTGCAACAGTTATTCCTTGTGTAATAAATTCCAAACACTTTTTCTTTTGGGTCATTAGTAATCTTAATGCTATTATCTGTAATGCTTGCAATTACTTTCATCCCATTTAATCTTTGTAGTATATCAGGTAAATAAGCACCAATGTTTGACATTCCAAAACTTCCATCGGCATTGTTTAATAGAATCAAAATATCATTTTTATCATTTTCGTATTTAATAACCTTATCCGAATTTTCATCGGCTGAAATTTCAATACTATTCATAGAATAATCCATTTTAGATTTTTCACCATTAAGTTTTTCAAATAACTTAAAATAATATTCTCTTAAATCTATTTCATCCAACATTATTGGTTCGAATAATGAGATAAATTTCAATTTTCCTTTTAAAATTTTCATAAAAAATTTAGATAAAATTGTTCTCGTAATCCTTTTACTGGTCTTACACGCAGTCGTTAGTGTCCAACTTGCGCATTGTTTACATAATTACAGTTTGCGCAAATCTTCGGTATACAATCCAAAATCAATACATGATTTCATGCCTATATAATTAATGAAATCAGTTAATACAGCGTCAATTATTCTTTGTTGTACTTGCTCGCCTTCTTCTATTTCGTTCATGTGTCGATTTAACTCTAATGATTTTTGAGCGTCAACTCTATACTCTTTTGCTTTATTCGTTAGTGACATTAATTCATTTGTTCCCATTTTATAATTTTTTAAGTATTTGTAAACAAACAATAAATTACAAATCAACAACAAATATAAAACATTTATTTCAGTGTTACATATTTTTTCTTGATTTATAATTTATTTATAAGAAAATGTTTGTCCATTATATGTTTTTAATTCATATACATCATCTTTCACAGATAAAATATTATTAGAAATGTCAATTTTACCATATTTCGTATCTAATATTAAAGTTGGTACACATAACCCAGATGTATGACCCCTTAAACCATTTATTATTTCAATACCTTTTGTTAATGTTGTCCGAAAATGAGAAGTTCCAACTACTCTATCTGCTATATAAATATAATATGGTCTAACTCTTATTTTAATTAACTCATGCATTAATTTTTTCATTATTTCTATATCATCATTTATGTTTTTTAATAATACAGTCTGAGAACCCAAAACTATACCATTATCAACCATTTTGTTACATACATAATCGACTTCTGGTGTAATTTCATCAGGATGAGTGAAGTGTATATTTACATATACTTTATATTTTTTTAAAATGTTTATAAGATTTTTTGTTATGCGATGTGGCAACACAACTGGGACTTTTGTACCTAAACGTAATAGTTCAACATGTTTTATTGCTCTAATTGATGATAATAAATATTCAATGTTTTCATCAGAAAGTGTAAAAATATCACCCCCAGATAATAATACATCTCTTACTTCTGTGTGTTCTTTTATATATTTAATCCCCTCGTCCCATGATTTTTTATTAACATATATATTATCGCCTTTATTTATAATACGACTTCTAGTACAATATTTGCAATATGTAGAGCAAAAATCGGTTGTTAAAAACAATACTCTATCTGGATATTTATGTATTATACAATTATTAATTCTATATTTATCCTCATCTAAAGAATCTATTTCTTCATTTTCATTAATAACCAATTCATTTTCGGATGGTATAACACAACGTCCAATAGGTGAATTTATATTGTCAATCAAACTTAAATAATATGGGGTTATTCTTAATGGAAGTCCACTAATATTTTTAATATTAATATCGGGAAATATGTTTGATAATTGGTCAAGATTTGTTATACTATTTTTTATTTGCCAGTGCCAACCATTCCATTGGTCATCTGTTATTGTTGGAAAATATTTATTTTTAAATTGAAGACTTTTTTCTGAAGAGGGTAAAGGTGGGTCATTTTTTTCATCAATTTCAAGTTGTTCATTCTTAGTAAATCCAAATAAATCATAATTATTAGTCATTTATATATGTTATTAATTTTTTTCATTTATATATTATATTTTTTTAAAAATAGTTTGAAAAATAAAACTTTTTTATTAAATATTTTTATAATAAATATTAACTGTTTAAAAAATAATAAATTAATATGTTTATACATTGTTTTGATTGTAATTGGAGTCAGGATGATTTCTGGAATTACGAAATAAAATGGAAAAAAATATACAATTGGAAAAGTAGGCCATTTGGATACAATCCATTATCAATATTGTTGGAAGATATAGCTGAATATTGGAAACCGAGATATATTTTAATGGATTCTTATTGGGCAAGAGAAAAAGGACTAAAATCAAATCGTGTTCATTCTTGGTGGTTCATAAAAAATGGTTTTAAACGTTACAAAAACGTTAAAAAATCTATGGTATATAAAACTTATGAGGAATATGAAACAGCCAGAAAAAATGGAACACTTCGTTGTCCAAAATGTAATAGCTATCATTTAGATATTGATTAAGATTCAAAAATAAAAATATTATTATGGATATGTACACAGATTTCGAAACACAAAAAATAACAAAACACAAATGTCCACTTTGTTTAAGCGAAGATATAAAAGATATCAGCACATATCAAAGTAATGGGATTTTTGGACATGGTTGTTCATCTTGGAAAACATCTGATTTAAGGGCATGTAATAATTGTGGTGTTATATTTCAACCAACTAAAGAAAACACAATAGAGTAAAATAATATATAATTTCAAAATAAAAATAATATGAAATTAATAAGCTGGATTCCAAATGAATTTTATGAGAAAAGCGACTGTTCTGATATAAATAGTTTGTTATATTATGATATTATTGAAGATTATACACCCGAACATTCAGAATTTAATACATGTCCTATTAAATTAAGAAAAATATTAAAATGGGCAAAAATTTCAAATGGTGAAAAAACATTTATTGTAGCTTATAATGAACGCACTGATGGTTCTTTAGTAATTGTAAAGAAAATAGTTTAACCTTTATGGTTTCGGAACTTTTTGTAAAGCCTCTTGCATTAAGCAATGTAACAAATGCCGAAGTGAATGTTTTCACTAAACTAAAATAGACCCACACTTAATGTGTGGGTTTTTTATTTATAAACAAAAAATATTTTTTATACTATAATTAAATAATCAAATTATTAAATATCTTTGAATAATATTTTAATTTTTAATATATGAAAACTTTAATAAATTATTTTCATTCGGTAATTTTTGATACACACTGGATATTAGTAATATTATTGTTATTCTGGTTGAATATTATTACCATGTTTACTGGAACATTTTTTAATTTTAAATTAAATATTGGAATATTTTTATTAATTTTGTTGTATCATTTTTACAAAAAAATATAGAATATGGAACTTACAAATGGACTGATGTTTACGTCTAAATGGTTCGTTGGATTGTGTACTATTTTATCTATTGATGAACCTAATAATGAACTCGTGGTTCATATTAACAGAGAAACTGGCAATCATAATGAAGATTGGAATCTTCAACATACTCTATGGGGATTTGAAAATGATGATTATAAATTATATTTAAAATAAATAAAAACAAAATGAAAACGAAAAAATTATTTTTAATTATTACTACATCTATGTTAATGGTTGCGTGTAATTGTCAAGATTGTGATTTATGTGGATATACAAAAGAATATCTTGATAGTGTAAAAAAAGCTGATGTTGACAAACTAAATAGTGTTATTGCATCATATGAAATAAAACTTGATAGTATTACTTCTGTACACAATACACAACTTTTAAATTGTACCAACAAGTCTGATTCTTTATTATCAATTTCTCAACAACTAACATCAAGTGTGAATTCATTAACAACAAGAAATAATGAACTTTTGATGACTAATACTCAATTAGAAACCGAAAAAGACCAATTATCAGCCTCTAATTTACAATTAACAAACAATTATAATAATTTATTAGCCACTAATACAGAATTAACAACAGCTAATATAAAATTGACAAATGATTATAATTCAACTTTAATACTTGCTAACCAGTTAAAGGTTGTAAATAATCAATTAACAACAAGTAATACAGAATGTTTAACATCTAAAGAAAACCTAATAGTTACTAATAGTGAATTAATAAATAAAGTGGATAGTTTGCAAGGTTTTATTGAAATAATAGGTGTTTATGGTATGTATGACTCTGTATATGTAAATCTTGATACTGCATTTTTCTCCATCGGGGATTCAACTCTAACCATACAAGTTGAAAAGAAAAATAATTATTCTAAGGTAACACTTATTGACAATGATAATAATAGGGTGTATGTAACAAAATTAGCCAATGATTTAGATTTTTGGGCACAATCAGATAAAGTTATAACACCCGATTCTACAACATCATATACCCGATATAGTTCACATTTTGATTTAAGAAAAGATAATTGTAACTATTAAACTATGATTCCAACCCAATTGAAAGAAATTGATACTATTAAACTCTTAGAAATATTAAAAGCTAATGGTAGATGTGTTCATAGTGAAAATATCGCAAATAAAGTTCTTAATGAACTAAAAAGAAGATTAGGTGGTGAGATAATGTGGAATATAGAACTTAAAATGAGACACGTATTATCTGGGGAAAAAGATGGTGAATTCAATGACGCTTGTGATGAGTTAATAACTGCAATAAAAAATCTAAAACATGGTACAAAGTAAAAATTTCGAGATTTATGAAATAATCGAGAATTTTGTTAGTCCGTTAACATTCTCAGAAAATGGTAGAACAATTAATTCTAACATTGGTGAAAAAATTATTATAGTTGACGATGAAGTTTGGATTAAAGATTGGAATGCTGGTATTGATAAATATTCTAAACCCACATACGATGCCACATTTGTAAGAATTAATACGAAGATATTTAAGAAACAATGAGCAAATACAAAACAATTATAATTTCCGATGTCCATTTGGGGATGAAAGAATCTAAAGTTAATGAAGTCATAAAATTTTTAACAAATAATAAATGTGACACATTAATTTTAAACGGTGATATTATCGATGCATGGAATTTAAAAAGAAGAGGCAAATGGAAAAAGAAATATACAAATTTCTTCTCTACTATTTTAAAACTCGTATCACATAACAAAACAAAAGTTACATATATACGTGGAAACCATGATGATTTTCTTGATGAAGTATTACCTTTTAATATTGGTACTTTCGAAATAAAAAAAGAAATAATATTAGAATCTGGTGATAAAAAATTCTTGGTTTTACACGGTGATGTTTTTGATGACATAACATCAAAAGTTATCTGGTTATCTAAATTAGGTGATATTGGATATAATTTATTATTAACTTATAATAAATGGTATAATAAACAAAGAATGAAGAGTGGTAAACCATATCATTCTATATCACAAGATATCAAAAATAAAGTAAAAAATCTGGTTAAAATAATTAGTAAATTTGAAAATAAAGCTATAAAATTTGCTCACCACAAAAAATGTGATGGTATTATATGTGGTCACACACATAAAGCTGGTATTTATAATATAGGTGACATAATCTATATGAATTGTGGGGACTGGGTGGAAACTTTAAGTGCATTGGTTGAAAATAAAGATGGTTCATGGGAAATAAAATATTTTTATGAATCTAAGAAAAAATCAAATAAGTAAGAACATGAACGAAATAAATAAAATATTTGAATATCGTGGATATAAATTCAACATTAAAGTTGAATTAAATACAAGAATTGAAAAGTCGCCCAACGGTAAAAGATGGCATAATGTTATTATAAATGATGTGGGTGTTACCAATTATTATAATAAACAAGAAGTTGAAGATAGTTTGTTGTTAAAAACCTTATCCGATATGGAAAATATAGCTAAATCTTGGGTCGATAACCGTTCATATAATAATCCTACACAAGATAGTATACTGTCTGAATTAGGATTTAAATAAAATGTTTTCATGTTCAAAGAAATAGATAACATATATCTTTTAAATTTAGAAAAACGTGCAGACCGTCTGAACGAATGTGTTTTACAATCATTGAAATATGATTTCACATTTGAAATAATAAAAGGTGTAGATGGTGATTCTTTAAATTTAAAAAAGTTATTGGAAAAAAAAGTTATCAATGAAGAATTTTTCTCACCAGATGGTCATCATCTTTCTATGGGTGTCTATGGGTGTGCATTATCACATTACAACGCATATTTGAAAATGATACAGGACGATGTTGAAATGGCATTGATATTCGAAGACGATTTTGTAATAAATACTATTTTTAACGCACCAAGATATTATGAAAGCATTAAAAAAGAAATATTTTCTTCAGACTGGGATATTTTATTCTTGGGTAAAAATAAAACTCATATTAACGGTGAACATATTACTGACCATTTAATAAAAACAGATGAAAGTTGGGTAAATAAACCCATTGATGAACGAGAAATAGCAACAGCACCGTTTAAATTGTGGGGTGCACACGCTTACATAGTAAGGAGAAAAGCTGCTGAATATTTAATGGAAAATACAATACCAATTCGGATGCCAGCAGATGTATGGTTACAATATCTTTCTTATAAAAGTGATTTAAAAATATATTGTACTGACCATTCTATTGTCATGCAAACATCTGAACATAATGTCGAGAAAAGAGAATTAGAAGGTCAAGAGTTTTCTTATCAGGAAGAAAAACTTTTGATTGATTCAGATACAATTTGGAACAGGAATAAACGAGGTGATTTATATTGGTTACAGATGCCAGAATTCACCGAATCTATAAGAAAAGAAAAGGAATTTTTTATTTTTAAATTAAAGGCATAATTCATAGTTAATTTTTTTAGTTATATTTTTAAATTATATTTGTAAAAAATATATTACTATGTCGGATAAAATACAACAAATAAAGGAAGAAAATACCGAGATAATGGAACTACCTCTTTTTAAAGAGATGTATTCTACATTAGTGAATAGTTGGATATATAACACTCGAACAGACGATGAGTTAAATCAACAACCTCTTAGCTAAAGACTAAGGGTTTGCACCGTGAGGTGCGAGGTAAGTGTTGGTTAGGTGGCTTAAAAATTAATAATTAATATTTTTTATGCAGAAGTTTAAAGTAAAGTTAAAGAACGTACCAAGAAATGCTTCACAAGTTTCTTGCTCTACAAATTCACAGTTAAACAAAGTTGAAAGACTTAGTGCTGTGGTTGGGTGTAAAGCCGTAGGTTTTGACACCAAACTGACTTTAAACAACACCGATGTGAATTTACGTCAAACAAAGAACAGACAGGTCTTACCGACATATGTGTTCGTATTAAGTTTGGAAGGACAGATTTTAATGCCAACTAAAGCATCAAGAGCAAGGAAATTTATTAAAAGTGGTAAAGCAAAGGTTATTAAAGTGTATCCTTTTACAATTCAGATGACTGTTGAGTGTGAGAATAACACTCAACCAATTAGTTTAGGAATTGATTCTGGGTATGGTTTTATAGGATTTTCAGCCACAACAAAAACAAAAGAATTATTATGTGGAACACTTAAATTAGATGGAAAAACGAAAGAGAGACTGGATGAAAAAAAAATGTACAGACGACTTCGTAGAAGTCGTCATCACTGGTATCGAAAATCAAGATTTAATAACAGAAAACGTAGTGATGGATGGTTACCACCGAGCATAGAAAGAAGATATCAAACACATTTAAATCTAATAAATAAAATAAAATGTTTATTGCCTATAACAGAGATAGTTATAGAAACAGCAAAATTTGACATACAAAAAATTGATAGACCAGATATAGAAGGTGTTGAATATCAGAGAGGTGATATGTATGATTATCAAAATATTAAATTATATTTAATGGTAAGAGAAAAAGGTTGTTGTCAATTTTGTTCAAAAGATTTTAAAGGTCAATCAGCTCATATACATCATATTAAACCTAAATCTAAGGGTGGAACTGATAAAACATCTAATTTGGCTTTGTTACATGAAAAATGTCATAATACTTTGCATGAGAAGCATTTGGAATCTAAATTAAAATCAAACACAAAAAATTATAAACCAAATACGTTTATGTCGGTTATAAATAAAAAGTTTTGGAATGACATACCGAATTTAAAAATAACATATGGTTATATTACATTTATAAACAGGAATAAATTAAATATTGAAAAATCTCATTATAATGATGCTTTTATTATCTCAGGTGGTAATATTCAAAAAAGGTCAAAACCAATAATCATTAAACAAAAACATAGAAATAACAGAGCAATACAACTGAATAGAAAAGGTTTTAGACCTTCAGTAAGAAAAGAGAGATATAAAATACAACCAAAAGATTTAGTGTGGGTAGGTAAAACAAAATATATATCAAAAGGTATGAAAAATAAAGGTGTTTATATTACTTTTGAAACCGAAGAAAAGAAAAATTATATAAAAACAAAAGATATAACTAAGATTTATAATTATGGAAGTTTTGTTTGGAATTAAAAAACAGCGGCAATTCCTTCCACAAACTAAAGATTTGTGGGTTTCCTTGTCGAAAAAAATAAAATGAAAGACAAATAAAAATAAAAAATATATTAAATGATGATGTTTAATTTTTTTTTATAATAAATTATGAATATTTTTGAAGTTGAATAATAAACAATAAAAATGATTGAAGAATTAAATAATAACGAACAAGATTTATCACCTGTAAAAATAGATGACGAATCTTCTAAGGCAAAAATATCTAAAGTAGTTTCAGATATCATTAATACTATTACTGGCCAACAAAAGATTGTCAAACGTAATACTATTCACAAAAAATTTGAAGATGCTAATGTTGAAATGCTTTCTACTGGTAATTTACCATACTATGGTGAATTTAATTTATTCGTGAATTATCATGAAGCTACCATAGGCACTTGTGGTGTAAACGTTACCAGTACTGGTATGCATTTTTATTGGGACAGGGCTTTTGTAGATTCTTTAGACCAAAAAGAAGCTAATTTCATACATATACATGAAGATTGTCATTTACTGTTCGACCACATTAAAAGAACAATCGGTTATGACCAAAAATTATCAAATGTAGCCCAAGATATGATTATCAATCAAATAATATATGATGATATCATGCAATCAACTTCTTTGAAGGGGTTCATGGAAATTCCAAAAAGTCATGACGAATTTTTAAAACTTCCAGATGGCACATTTGTTTTGGATAAAAAAGGTAAACAAATAAAAAACCCAAATTTCGGTCGTCATACTGCAATGTTTGTACCTAAAATATACAAAGGTCAACTTGTATTTGAAGAATTATATGAATGGTTACTTGAAGAACTTCAAAAATATAAAAATCGTCAAAAAAAACAAGGCAATCAACAACAAAAAAATAAAAGTCAAGGCCAAGGTAATAACCCCGATAAAAATGGTCAAAAACAAGACCAAGGTCAAGGAAATAAACAAAAAGACCCTAACGGTGAAGGTCAACCGAACGGAGAAGGTCAAGGTGGTAGTGACCAGCAAGACGACAATAGTGAAGGGGGTGGTGATGATGGTCAACAAGATAACCAGAATGGTAAAGGAAATAAAGCAAATGGTTGTGGTGAAAATGGTGATGAACCCGATTATGGCAATTATGGTCAGAATGACCTTGATATGAGTCATCTTGATAAAATATTTGAAAACCTCGAAAATTCTAAGGGTGAAACATTGGACAGACATTTAACCGATGATGTTCCAGAAGAACTTAGAAAAGAAATAGTCCGAGATATAATGGAAAATCTTAAAAGTCGTGGCCTCGAAACTGGTGAAATGGAATCTATACTTCAAAAATTGAGAAAATCAAGAAAAGATTATCTCAAAAAAATTAAAAGAGTTATTACTAATGAAATATTTGGTTCGATTAAAGAAAAAACTATAACCAGACCGAACAGACGTTGTATTCAAGGTTTAAAAGGTAAGAAAAAATATCAAAATTGTATTAATGCTATACTGGATACATCGGGTTCTATGAGTAATGATTTTGAAAAAGTTCTATCATATATTTTCCAAAATGATGTCAACATCAATTTAATCCAAGTTGATACACGTATTCAGGATGTTGTAGTTATAAAAAATAAAAAAGAACTTGAAAAAATGAAAATCAAAGGACTTGGAGGAACAGTTATTCAACCAGGTCTGGATTACATCACTGACAAAAAAAATAGTCTTAATAAATATAACACTATTATACTGACTGACGGTTGTACCGATAGTTTAAATTTTCAAGGTGTAAAAGGTAAGACTTTGATATTATCAACATCTTCTGAATGTCCTATCGAATATAATAACGGTCGTGTAAAACAGATTATAATCGAAAAAGATAAAAGTTAAAAATAACTTAATAAATATTATTTAAAAATCCGAACTTTTTATAGCTTCGGATTTTTTTTATTCATATATACCTTGTATTTTTGAATATAAATTAAAAATAAATCGTATGGAAGATTTAATCGAAGTTGATGAAATTTTAACAGCATCAAAATATTTCATGGAAGAAAAACCATATTCATATAAGATGGTTGATTTATTATCAGCAAAAATTACTTATGACGGTGTCTCGATAGGAACACTCACTGGTGTAACTGAAACCTCAACTATTTCTATCATTAAAATGTTAAATGGTGCTTATAAAAATGGTATTTATAAACTATTAGCACATATTAAACATACTGGAATAAATTATATTACTGATGATACTATTATAAATGAATCGAATAAATTTCTAAAAGAAAAACCCTATTCGTTTCAAATGATAAGTGCTTCAGCGACCAATATTTTTTATGATAACGCTCTTTATTTGTCGATGAATAATGTAAACAACAATTCGGCAAATGTAATTATTAATCTTTTAAATGGTGCAAACATTTATGGATTAACGAGATTAACAGCATATAGTTTATCACTTAATAAATAAATCGTATGGAAGATTTAGGAAAAAGTTTAAGCAAGCTGATAACCATACTTATGATTATTGCAGCACTAATACTGATATTCAATCGGTATGACGAAACTAATAACCAGAAAAAAGGAACTACAACTAATATGTTTAGTCAAATAATATTCAAAGGTATCCCGAAATTATTCAAGGGTGTCTTTAACAGTGGTGTTAAACAAGAAGTTAAAGAAGGGTTTCAGATAATAAAAACTGATATAAAAGAAGCAAAAAATAATGATTATAGTGATATTAACACCACTAAAACAGAATTAAATAAAGAGGTTATTGAACAAACGGCTAAAAGCGATGATGCTCTTGTAAGTGTCGAAACAGCTACTGAAGAAGAATTAAAAGAATATAATTTATTCATTAAAAATAATTAAAAAATTTTTTATTTTTATGAATAAATAAATATTATTTACTTTATATTTGTAATGATATAAGAAAATTTAAATACATATTTTTTATTCAATATAAATGTTAATTTGTTATTTAAAAATCAATTAAACATAAAATAATTATGATTATTAAAGATGCACTATCAACGTTCACGGATGTTACAAAGTCCGAACTCTCGAAAAGGATGAAAAACCTTAACAAAAAAGAGCTAACTTATTTCAAAATAATGTTAGCTAAGTCAGGTGTGTTGGAAATTCGTTCGAAACCAGGTATTGCTAAGTCAGCCATCATGAAAGAAATTGCCGATAAAATGGGGTTTGCTTTCTATGATATTCGACTTTCAATGGTTGACGAAACAGACGTTGGATTATATCCTACTGTTACAACCAGAAACATTGATGGTGAAGAGTGTAAATTCATCGAACATGTACCTCCATTATGGGCACACGAAGCTAATCAAAGACCATCAATAATTTTCTTTGAAGAAATGAACAGGGCTAATTTAGCAGTTCGTAATGCTGCTCTTCAAATACTCCTTGAACGAACAATAGGTTACAATTTCAAATTTAATAACAACGTTTTAATGTGTGCATCTGGTAACCTCGGCGAAGAAGATGGCACTGATGTTGAAGAATATGATGCAGCGTTAAATAACCGCCTTATTCACATGAGACACGACCTTTCTATCCAAGAGTGGAAAGAAGGTTACGCTTACGAATTCGTTCATCCAACTATCGTTAGTTTTTTGACAGGTAACGCTGAACATTATTACAAAAAACCTAAAGACAGTGGGAAAGAAGAAGATGCTATGTCAGCTTATGCAACCCCTCGTTCATGGACATTCTTGTCAGATTATATACTGACTAATTTTCCACCAACCATCGATACAGATGCTAATGGTAACCAATTATATGTGGATGAAAATGATGATTTTGTCGATAAATCTACTAAAGGTGCAAGACCGAAAATAATTTTCCCAAATATTACAGAATGGTTACCAGATGTTAAAGCAATTGGTATTAGTTACGTGGGTGCTTCTATTCAAAGATTCATTCGTTACTGTGAAGAATCACTTAGAATCGGTGTTGATGATGTTATCAATCGATACCCCGAAATCGCTGAAGATTTGAAAAAATTTAACAGGGACAAAAACAGTGAAATTTTAAATGGCCTTAAAAAATACAAAATTCCAGATTGGGACAAAAAACAAAGCGAAAATGTTAAAAACTTTCTTCTCACTGTTTCCAAGGATGAACTGGTTGGTTATTTAATTTTTGTTCTGGATGACCATTTTCGTTTAAATGACGATAGTAATGATAAGGATACTAAAATTATCAAAGAATTCATCAAAGATTCAAGATTTAAAGAACATTTTAAAACTATTTATAAACATTGTGAAAATAACAACGATACAAATAAATAGTTATACCTTATAAAATAAACCCGAATTAAGAATAATTCGGGTTTTTTTATAATTTTGAAAAACAAATATTTTATTATGAAAAATAATTTATTACAAAATATCGATGAAAAAATTTTAAAACAAATTATTTTTATCTCAGAAAATTATGAACCAGCTTATTATGGTGGTAGTATTTCACTCAACGCCCTTGGAATAATAGATAGACAAGTTAACGATATTGATGTATGTGTTCACCATTCAGAAACCATATCAGCTAAAAAATTTTTTAACAACCTTGAAAAAGATAAATTACACATTTTTAAATTTGATAAAGCTCACAGGGATGACAAACATATAAGATACACTATTAATAATATCGAACATTGTTTGTTTTTAAATAATGATTTATACTGTGTTGAAATTGAATTAAAACAAGATTTAAAAATAAAAGTCTCATTACCACAAATAATAATAGAAGCTAAACGTCAATATATAAATGAAGTTGATGGTGAATATATTTTCGAGACAAATACACTTCTTAAACATAAACTCGATATTAAACTTTATAAACAAATAGAAAAGAATATATTAAGACAGATTAAAATAAAAATATTATCTGATGAATTCAAATTAATTTCTACAATAACACATCAACATGTTAATAACATAATTTAATTTTAATAACATTAAATTTGTTTTGGTGGTTATTTAAAATATGCTTACCTTTGCACTCTCATTTTAAATAACTAATAATGCGTAATAAAAGAGACGATATTAAAAGAAAATATAACAGTGTTTTCAAGGAGTTTGCTACTGATTTTAACACCGAAATTGAAATTTCAGATAAACCGTTGATTTCTATATTTAATGGATATAACGATGAGATTTTCCATAATTTTCATTTTCAATTTAAAAATGGAATTAAATTTTTCACTATAATAAGTGATGATACTAAAAAAATAACTTATTTAAATGTTAGAGTTCCCGACCCAACCACCAAGAAAAAACTTCCCGAATATTTAAAATACATCAATCAAAAAATGAATATTCCAATAGTTGAGGGATTTGTGGAAAGCGATGTTTCAAATCCAATAAAATTGGAACCAATAGAAACTGAATAAATAAAATCCCACAAAATAGTGGGATTTTTTATTTAATATAAAAATTAAAAATATTACATTTGTGAATAACAAATAATATTAATCTAATTTTAATAGTATGAATATTCGAAAATTAATTTTTAAATGGTTAACTGGCGTTGATATAACCAATTTAACTAATGGACGACAACCAATTAGTTTTCAAAATGGACGAATCCATGTAGAACCACCAAATAGTAATTCCGAATTAAACGATAACTATTTGTTTGATTTTAAGAATTTTGCAAGTCAGTATAATTCTTTTGGCGAAGCAGTTCTCTCTGTTCCAACTGATGGAAATGGTGATGTTGTAAATAAACCAAAACAAAAAATATCAATTAAACCAATTGATGTTTTAGCCGAATTGGAAACTATTCCCAACCCGTTTTCTTTGACTTTGATAGATGAAAAAATAGAAATGTTAAGGGATAAAGAAAAAATTATTGTTCAATCTTATGCTAAAAGAGAAATTAGTGCTTTAATAGAAAGATTAGAAAATAGAAAACAATATCAGGCAAACAAGAGTTTTTTCGATAGTTTTCAAAACACAACTGATGAAAAAATTCAAATTTTGTTGGATAAATATGAATTGGTCATGAAAACATCTGACTTATTTGTACCAGAATTTCCAAAAGAAGCTATCGATTTAATGAAAAAACATATAAAAGCAGTTGAGAAAATATGTAATAAAAAACCTGTTTTTTATGTAATAGCTACTTCCGATAATTTTAAAACAATCGAGAAAAAAAGAGACCCAATATTACTGGTTCAAAGTCCATTCGGTTTCTATTATCAGATTATCGGTGCTTGGGATAAGGAGATGCTAATATTATCAGAATTGTAGAAATGACAACTCAGGAAATAAAATTAAAAGCTTTCGAACTTCATCATATGGCTAATAAGCAATATGCTGGACAGCCATATTCTTTTCATCTGGAAATGGTATATGATTTTTTCCAAAAATACAAACACAATTTAACTCCACATCAACAAGAAATAGTGAAAAAAGCTTTATGGTTTCATGATGTTGAAGAAGATTGTGGTATGAGTTATCATACAATAACAAAAATAATAGGTGAAGAAGCAGCCGATATAGTTTTCAATGTTACCAATGAACAGGGTAAATCCAGAAAAGAAAAAATTCTTAAAACTCTTTACAAAACTTCAACCACTTACGAATCAATATTTCTTAAATTGTGTGATAGGTTGGCTAATATGACATTTTCATTCACAGAAAAATTAAAGAATGAACAGTCTGATATGTATGATACCTACGTAGATGAGTATTACATTTTAAGATTCACTTTGAATAAAAAAGGTTGGTTTAAGGATATGTGGGTTGAACTGGATGGTTTAGCTGGATATTACAAAGGTATTATTTACCCAAACAAAAATTATATTGAACATCTTGTAAAAAAAAGAAGTGAATATTGGAAATTATATCAAGACTCGTTCGACTCATCAATCGGAGAATATGGTGATTATTCGATACCAGAACCAAAAGAAGTTGATATCCTTGGGGATAAAATATATAAAATGGTTAAAGCCAAAACTGACCAGTTACCTTTTGATTTTATTATAGAAACATTAACAAGTCTCGGCCAAGCACCCAATTTATTATATGATGATAATGGTCATTTCTGTGTGTCAAGTGAAAGTTTTCAGAGTATATCATCAGGTAATGAACCATCCGATACACAAATTAATGTATTTATACCTAAAAATAAATGGAAAAATAATATCAAAGAAGCACTTAAAGAATATTTTAAAGATTAAATATGAGTCAAATAAATAATTTTTATATTTATGCTGATATTCCTTTAAAAGCAAAAAAAGATATTATTCAAATTATTTATGTAAAAAAGGAATTAAAATCAAAATTTAATATAAATCGTTTTACTTTATTCATTTGGAAAATAATATGTTATTTTACAAAACATAATTTTAAACATTATAATTATGTTCACATAACAGATGAAAGTACAATTGAAAATTATAAAATATTTTATTGTGAACGGTGTTTATTGATAGAAAGTGAAAAAATGCATTTACTGCATGAAAGAAAAATGAAAATTAAAACAATTTTATAATGGAAAAATTCTTTCAACCATATTTTATTTTATTTACATTTTTGTATAAAAATATTTGTAAATTAAAACAATATTGGTGTAAACATAAATATATTAAATTACCAAACAGCGGTATGATGATTAATAACATTTTTCAATTTCAACATTATATTTATATATGCCCAAAATGTAATAATACTTTATCACCAGAAGATTTTAAAAAATATGAGCGTAAGCAAAAAATAAAAACAATATTATAATACATGTCTAATAAATCACCACATAAAGAATTTTTATATAAATCATTCATTGAAAATGTGTATAATTGGTTGAGTTATAATTTTATTATTCTCAAAATGAAAGTTAAATGTCACATTCATGGACATAAATATATATTATTGTATAATAAAAATTATTATGGTGTAATATTGAAAGATGATATTTACCAGTGTTCGGTTTGTTATAAAAGGATAACAGGTAAAGAATGTTTAATGTTTGAACGCAGAAAAAAAATAAAAAACATTTTTGGAAAAATATGATAGTCATATATAAAGAAAACGAGTATCCAATAAAATCATTGAAGAATGACCAAAAATATTTGGTCAAAACTATTTCTGATGGAATTATTGAATTGTTCAATATCCGAGGTAAATTTGATATGACTAAATTTTTAGATGAAGACGGTAATAAAATAAAAATTGAAAAATATATCAATAAACACATTATCACTAAAAAAAATATTGAAAAAGGTGATAGGGTTTTATGTGTTGATAATTTCAATGATGGACGTTTATGTGTTGGTAGTGTTTATAAAGTAGAAAACGTTGTTCATTATATGGATAAATCATTTAAATTAGATTTATTATACGACGAAGATATTACACCTCAATCTGTCTGGTCTTATTTGAGTAGTATAGAATTTACCCCGAATGCTTTTATAAAATTTAACAATAATACCGAAAGATACTTAAAATATTTAAAGATATTTAATGATATAGATGTATTAAAAACGAAATAGCAATATGAATAAACTTGAAGAAATGAGATTAGCTCAAGCTGAATACGAACGTATATGTAAAATATATGATGAATTTGTGAAAGAGCACACAACAAATTCAAAAAGTTCTAATAACGATGATTATGGAGGAATGACACGTTCTTCACTGGAAAATTCAGAAATTAATAGGTATCAATTGAAAACAATTGAAGATATTGTTCAATTAAAAGAATTAGATAACAAACGTATGGAATATTACAAGAAATTTGTAGATTTGTATAGTAAAGCTAAACAAAAAGGTTTAATTTAATAATCAAAAATAAAATGGGAATTAAAATAAAAACAATAAATGCTGGTAGTGAATTGTTTTTTAAAATAAATAAACATGCTTCTATCTTATTTTATGTATCAATAATATATCAAATTGTAATATTAACAATATCATTATTTCTAATTCATAATACTTATTATCTTATTATAGGTATTTCTTATTTAGTATGGATAATATTATCCTTATTATTTACAGTTAAAATTACATCAAATTTATCATTAAAAAATCTTAAATTTTTTCCGATATTTATAACAGTGCTACCAATTATATATTTCTGTTATTTTTTATTTAGAAATAAATACCCAGCTCAAACTGATGATGAATATTTAAAAAAATTTTATAGAAAACAAAAAATAAAAAGTATACTGTGAGTACTAAGATATATGACGGTATGATATTCGAATCGGATAACCTGACAAAATTCTATAAAGTCATAGAACAAATCAATTCTGAATCCAAATCAATAAAAGATGATTTAGTTATAAAATTAATAGCTCAAAAATACCAGTATTATTTTGATAATAAGTCAACCAGAGAATATATAATAAATGATTTTAAAAGAAAAATAGATGAGAAAGACATAACTAACATTTTAAGTGGAAATAATTCACTTCTTGTAAATTTGGTAAATTTAATAAATAAAAGATGTAAAAATGTTTTAAATTCTTTAGAACGAGATGTTTCATATGATTTCGATTTAAGTATTCTTTTTGCACCAGCTAATAAGAAAATATTCATATACCCATATTATGAATATAGAGAATATTTTGATTTATTAAAAAAATATTTTAAAAATTATGGTTATTGGAATAATACAGATAAACCAGAAGATATAACTGAAAAAAATTGGAATATTCGAAGAAAATCGTGGGACAAAGTTTTGAATAATAAAATGTTAAAATATACGTTATTAAATCCGAATGATTCTATAATAAGTCACCCATATTCATCAGAAGAAATCGAAATTTTTTCTATTAAATTAATTTCAAATTTTTCCACGTTAGAAGAAAGAGCGGCCAAATATGCTCAAAATAAATATATAAATGAATATGTAAAAAATAATCAAAAACCAGATTCGGATGGGGTTGAAAATGTTTATCAAGCCATTGATTCTTTAGAAGAAGAAAATACAAAAAAAATTATCACTAAATACACAGAAGAAATATTATCATCTTTACAAGAAATCACAGTTGAAACTTTGAAAAATTATAATTCACCGGAATGAACTCACCAAATCAAATATATACTTAAAAACAAGTATATGTTTGATGATAGACACACAAAATCCAAAACATTCTTATTTCATCGGTTTCTTTGTTACTGATGGAACATTATACGAACAAAGTAGAAACAGAGGTAAAATATCATTTGAATTATCAAACAAAGATGTCGATATTTTAGAAAAAATAAGTGAATTATTTGATATAAATTTCACATTAACTGGTAGAACCAGAAATACAAATTTTTCAAAAAATTATACTTCTTCTATTTTAAATTTTTACGATTTAAATTTTAGAAACGAATTAAAGAATTTGGGTTTTAAAGCTGGAAAGAAATCTGATAAAATAATTATCCCTAATAATATAAAAGAAATCGATTTTGTAAGAGGTATGATAGATGGTGATGGTTCTTTGGGATTTACAAAAGAAAATATACCTTTTATTTCTTTCACAACTCAAAGTGAAAATTTAGCTAATTTTTTTATTGATTTTATTAAAAAATATTTAAATAAAATAAAAACGACTTCGAGAAATAAAAGAGATGATATGTATAATATAATGATTACGAATGAAGATGCCCAAATATTATCGCACATTCTATATTATGAAAATTGTATTTGTTTAGAAAGAAAAGAAAATATAAAGAAGAATATAATAAAATGGGAAAGACCAGAGAATAAGATTAATAGGAATAACTGGTCATTATTAGAAGATAATTATATATTAAATCATGATATTCAAGAATCTATGTTTCATTTAAATAGAACAAAAGAAAGTGTTAAAATGAGATTATATAGATTAAAACATATATAATTTTTTTGTTAATTAAAAAATCATTATTTTTGTTTAAATTTACATATTATGTTAGAACTACAAGGAAAATACAACAAAGATTGCAAAATATTTATAGACGATGTTGAACCACAGGCTATTTCAACTATCATAAGAATATTAAATCATCCTATATCCACTGGTGTCCCTGTTAGAATAATGGTTGACGTTCATGAGGGGAAAAACGCCGTCATTGGATTTACCATGCCATTAGATATAAATAACGGGTTAATACCAAATATGATAGGGGTTGACATAAATTGTGGAATGTTAACTGCAAGCTTTCCAAAGACTACTCGTATGGATTTGGAAAAAATAAATTCCAAAATAATAGAAAACGTTCCGACTGGTGTAAACATTCACCAAGAAAACGTTTTCGGAAATATACCTTTTAATGAACCGCAGAGAATAGCTGATTTGTTTACTATTGAATTTAATAAAAAATTTGGAACACTATACAAATCTCCTACTTATAACCAAGAATGGTTAGACCAGAAATTAAATGATATTGGAATTTCAGATTTAATATTTTACAACTCAATTGGAACACTTGGCGGTGGAAACCATTTCATAGAATTAGGTTCTGGTTCAAAAGAATATTGGGTAACAATTCATTCAGGAAGTCGTAATTTTGGATTAAAGGTGGCTAATTATTGGACAAAGGTTGCTGAGGATTCAATATCCAAACCAACCAAAGAATATAATCAAAAATTGGATAATATTATTCAGAACACAGTCGATAAAAAACTTATACCAGAAAAAATAAAAGAATTAAAAAAATCTTTTAATCTTGGTATAAACAGAAATGATGCTTTTTTATCTGGTGATAATATGATGGGGTATTTATATGACATGATATTTACCCAGTTATATGCTTCGTGGAGTCGTAAAATTATGTTAGGTATAATCCAAAAGGTTCTTAAAGTAAAACATTTTACTGAAACATTTGAAACTGTTCACAATTATATCGATTTTAACGATTTTATTATACGTAAGGGTGCAATATCATCATATGAAGGTAAAAAGATGATTATACCTCTTAATATGCGTGATGGTATTCTTTTATGTGAAGGTAAGTCTAATGCTGATTGGAATTTTTCAGCTCCACATGGAGCTGGTAGAGTTATGTCAAGAGGTGAAGCTAAACAAAAAGTTGATTTGAAAAAATTTCAAGAAACTATGAAAGGTGTTTATTCCACTACTGTTTGTAAAGAAACTTTGGATGAATCACCATTTGCTTACAAGAAATCATCGGTGATAGAAGCAGCTATCGAGCCGACTGCAACTATATTGGATAAAATTAAGCCAATATTAAATATAAAAGATGCTGGTAAACAAATGACTTGGAAAGAAAGAAAAGAAGAAAAGAAACATCGTAAGGCAACACAAAACGAAAGAAGACGTAAGTAAGGACATGATAAAAGTGTACTGGGATAGACTGAGTAAAGATGATAAGGAATTGATGTTAAAAGTTCGTAATATCATTGACGTATACAACGATGATACTGTCGATGCTACTCAAGTTACTAAAGAAAGATATGAATTTGTTAATAAAGCTAAAGATTTATTGAATTATCTTGAAAGTTTTGAAAAAACTCATGATGATGTAATCGGACACATTTTAAAAACCCAAAGACACATTTTAGAAAATTTTGTTGTAAATTTAAACACACCAAATGTTATAAAAATAACACGGAAGAAAAAATTAGATAGCATTTTCAATGAATAGTCTGATATTACTAAATGAATTTGTGAAATTATTTAACGATAATTTAAAAGTCGTTGTAGATAAGAATTATGAATTTAGAAAACTATATAACCAAGATTATATTACATTTTATATTGTACATACACTTCATCGTGATTATAATCCAACGATATGGAAAAAAGAAAATATAGATAAAATTCTCATGGATTTTTCCGGTCTTAATGATGAAGTACAACCGCATCAAAAAGAAATAGATGATATTTATGAAAATATACATGAAATTTTAATTAAGTTTGGTTATCTTTCTTTTCAAAGTTGCTTAGATACATACCAAATAGTAAATAAACACTGGTTTAGATTATTAAAAGAATATGATTCATATGGTTCTTCATTATTAGTTGATGTAGAAACAAAGATGAGTTTTACTATTTTTAATAACTATGATGATTCAGCATATATAAATAGGGATAAATTAACTTTATACACACCATTTATAATTCGTCAAGATTGGATTTGTGAGGTTGGTGATATATGCTATAATATGGAATCTCAAAAGTTTTATCTTAAAAATTATAATACTTTTTATTTTCCCGAAGCACTAAGAAAAATACCTTTAGATGCTTTTACTGGAAAATCTGCATTTTATTACCATCCAGAAATTAATACTATATCTTTAAAATGTGATAATTTTTCTATCACAAAAATACCAATTTCAATTAATCACTCTAATGGTTATATTAATTTGGTGTATGATAAGTGTTTATTGCGAAAAATAAAAATAGAAAATATTAATATTTAAATTTGTATTTTTCCAAAAAAGTTATACCTTCCCATTATATTTAAATACAAAATTTAAATACAAAAAATAATACGAAAAACGTATGGAATGCTTAATGATAGACAAATACAATTATAAAATTAATTGGTATTATAACTCTGATTTAAAAAATTTAAAAAATAAAACAATTGATATTAGTACAGGTAAAATAATTAAAGAAAATATATATCATCCCTTATATTTAACTTTAAATATATATCCTAAACAATTAATAGATGTTGTTCATAAAACCTGTTTAGGAAATAAATATAATAGTAATATATCTATATCAGAATGTAAAAAAATATATCAACCATTTAAAATAAAAAGTAATTCTGATTATGTTGTTAAGAACACATATTTGGTTGATAATAAATTCAAAATAGAAGAATATCACACAAATATATTAGCTGTAATTGAAGATGTAATAAAAGAAATAACACGAATTTTTGTTAATAGTGAACAAATACTTAAAATTGTAAAGCCTCAACTTTATCTCTATATGGCAACTTTAAATTAAAAAAATATTATTTTTTTTTAATATATAAAGAAAAAATAATATTTATATGAACCATATATTGAATTTTAGCAATTTTCATTTACATGAATCCAAATCAGAAAAATCGGAATTCGATGCTGTAACAGAGGATATTAAAAATATTCTTAACATGAATTTTTCACCAGCTACAAACATTTTTTATAAAGTTAATGGTGAATTTTTAGACTATTCTAAATATTTAGCAACCAAAATTATACCAACCGCAATACAGTTTAATGTAACCGAACAAGATTTTAAATACACCGATTCCAAAGAAGAATTGAGAAACGAATATTCCGTAAGTGTTCTTTCAAAACGAGCTAATGACGTTGGATTAGTACCAACAGATAAATTCTTTAAAGATAATAAATTCTTTATGGAATATGATGTGGTTTTATATGATATTGATTTTAGTCGTGCTGTTAAATATAGTGAAGATGATGAAGACGATGAGGAAATATTTAATGGAAAATATGCTGATGATGAGAATGATGGTGAAGGTTTGAAAGGTGTTTTTTAATATTTAACTTTATATCATTTTTTTCCCAAGTTATAATATAACTTGGGTTTTTTTGTTATATTTGTAAACAAAAAGAATATGTTAGATAAAAGGGTTGTTTCGATATTAAAATACTATTCAACGGAAAAAGATTTAAATAAGTCTTATGTGGAATTAGTTGAAACGCTTCAAAGACGACTTAAACAAGAAGAAGAAATAGTAGAAATTAAAACTAAAAATATAGAATTACTTAAAGCTAAAATAGAACGGTTAGAAGCCACTATTAATAATTTGAATATACAATTAAAATTAAAAGATAATAGAGGATTCTTTTCAAGGTTATTTAATTTATAAAAATGTTTCACACTCCGTCGAATAGTTCATCACTGCCAATGCGTGTAGCTGCACAAACAGTTGAATTTAATAATATACAATTTAATCCCACAACAATAAAACAAAAACTCCACTGGTTCGTTTTATTCCGACCAACAATCTGTATAGAAAAAAATAATCTGTATATTATTTTTAAATCAACTCGAATTTTCGAAGAATATGCTATACTTATGGCATCAACGAAATTAAACAATGAAATAAAATTAGCATTAAAAAAGAATAAGAATTCAGTTTTTAATAATTATATTTTATTTGATATTCATCATTACATGTTTTTTTCTGTTGTAAAAATGAATTATCAAATTAAATGATGTTTACACTCATTCTTTACTCCACATGCCTTTTTGAATTGCAACTTCTTTTAATGTGTTTTTGAATTCATATCCTCGGATAGGTTTTCTAATATGTTCATCAAATATACTATTACCATCCAAATCTTTTACACTCAATGCTGATAAAGCTATAACAACACTATCTGGTTTAGTTTCTCGAATTTTTTTAGTCACTTTCCAACCATCAATATCTGGCATCATTATATCCATGATTATAATATCATAATTTTTTTCTAATGCCATATCGATACCTTCTTGACCAGATTTCGCACAAACTATCGAAAAATCTTCATTATATTTAAAAATATCACACACCAAACCTCGAAACACTGCATCATCTTCTACATATAATACGTTAATCATTTAATATTTTTATTTTTAAATATAATTTTTAAAATGTATTACATTATATATTAAAATATATTACCAAATACGTTTTTAATTTTATTTTTTCTTTCTTCTGTTTTAGCAATTTTTAAATAAAAATCTAATTTACTTGTTACATGTGTTAAAAATGCATAAAATGTTAATTTTTTAGAATTATTACCAGTTAAAGCATTTAAATATAAAGAATATGCTTTTAAATATAGAAAAATATCTCTACAACCATTACCTGTATTTCTAAAAATTTCTGTATATATTTTTAATCTTTCTTCAGATAATGAATTTAAATTTTCGAGTTCTTTGATAGTATCTGTAAGATTACTCATACTTAGATAAATATCTGTTTTATTTTATTTTTTCGAATTATATTTTTTGCTTGTTGTAAATAATAATCATCATCTCTCAATATAAAACCATGAACCACCACTAAACTAAAGATTCAGTGGTTTCTACATTACAAGCATAGTCTATTGACTTACTTTGAGTAATGCTGGGTTTGTTCCTCAACCCAAAAATTTTAATATTTTTTGCTGCGTTTACATCTCTATCAAGTAATGAACCACATTTCGGACACATCCATTCTCTATCTTTTAATGTCAAATCTTTATTTATATAACCACAATCAGAACAAGTTTTACTTGATGGGTCAAACCTTCCAATAATAGATAAATTTTTTCCATACCAATCACATTTATATTCAAGCATTATTTTAAATTCATTCCAACCCATATCCAATATAGCTTTATTTAATCCACTTTTAGCTGACTGACCATTTGGGATGTATTTACCGTTTTCATCTTGCTTTGGCTTACAAGTTGCTGACATTCCCTTTACATTAAGGTCTTCAATACAAATTGTATCATAATTATCTACAAGATATTTACTAATCTTATGTAAATAATCAATCCTCTGATTTCTAATGTGTTCATGTAATAACGATACAACCATTTTTTGTTTTAAATAATGGTTACTTCCTTTCTTTTTTTTTGACAATGACCTTTGTTCTACCTTTAACTTTTTTAATGTTGATTTTAAGAAATCTTTGTTCTCGAATTTCTTTCCGTCTGATGTAATTGCAAAATCTTTTATTCCTAAATCTACACCTACTGAAGTAGTTTCAATTATTTCTTTTTTAATCGGTTTTTCTATGTTTGTTTCAACTAAAACACTTATATAATATTTGTTTGTTGTTGACTTACTTATAGTTACAGTCTTTATTTCACCCTTAAATTCTCTATGTAAATCAATATCAATATATTTTAATTTTGGTATAAATATTTGTTTATTATTCTCACTTAATCTTACTCCCTGTGGTAATTGAAATGTTTGTTTCCCATGTTTGTTTTTAAATTTAGGAAAACCACTTCCTTTAAAGAAATTCGTATATGCATTGTCTAAATTTCTTATTGTCATTTGTAATGCCTGTGAAGGTGATAACGATAACCAATTATATTCACCATCTTTTAATATTTTTATTTTTTTAATTATATCAAAACAATCTATATTAGTTTTATCTTTTGCATAAGCTGATATTTTCATCTCCAACCCATAATTATATACAAATCTCACTTGACCAAAAATATTTGTCAATAATTCTTTTTGAAATTCATCTGGATATATTCTATATTTAAAAGACTTTAACATTTTATAGATTTAATTCTTTTTCTGTAAAGTATATATTAAAATTAAAAAATCATTTTATTTTGAAATTCATCCACGAAACTAAAGATTTCGTGGTTTTCTTTCATGAAAAATATAAAAAGATTGTTCTACTTTGTCATTATTTTTAGCCAGATAACAATCATAAGCTAATCGATATAAATGATATAATTCAGAATCACCTTTAGTATTAAGAAAATGATTACGCTCTTCCTCTAAATCGATTTTAATATTATTTAAATAATTACCTTTATTATCACTATTTAAATATCTAAAACTAAAAAGCTTTTTCTGAATATCTTTGTTTACCATAATTATGAGCGAGTGATATTAATCCATTTTATAGGTTTATCACTGCTTTTATACTTACAAATTGACCAGTAATCAAGTCCAACCCACAGCAACCCATTATATTCAATCTTATATTCTTTTTTACCATTTGAATAACTTAGAGTGAAATCCCATAATATAAGTACATATGTTGCTATTATTATCAATATTAACGTTAAAAAGTCCATATGTTTATTTTTATTTTTTCTTGCCAAAAACTTTTGCTTTTACCCTCGCCAACTCTTGACGATTGTGTTCATCTATTAATGCTTGTTCTTGCATATGAATTTCAAATTGAGTATCAGTCATGTTTAACAAATCCAAAATATCTTTACTATAATTTTTTAAACATTCCATGTAACCAATCTGGTGTTGGTAATTTGTAAGGGCATCTATTTTATAATCTTTGTTTTCACATATTGTATCATCTGGTAATTTAAAACCAGTACAATCATTAGGAAGTTTATTATAAAATTTCATTTCTTTATAACACATCACAATATGTTTTTCAGCATATGTGATATTATTTGTTAATTCCTTTTTTAAATGAACGATACTTTTTGACATATTTTTATAATTATTTTTTACACGGTAATACACTTAGATAATTTATCCCACATACCTTTTAATGCAAATACATCACCTTCACAATATTTAGCAATCTTTTTAATATCACCTTCCACCCAATATGTATAATGTACTTTATCACCGGATAATTCACCTTTAGGGGAAGGTAAATCGAGTTCATATGTCACCTCATCTAATGAACTCCAATATCGCCCAGTTGTTTTCCATGCATCAGATAAATCAAACACACCTGTTGTCCAAGGTTTCTTATCGAACAATTGAATATTATAAGGTATTCTTAATCCATATTTAATCATTTTTTTGTTTATCCAAGGTAAATCAAACAAAACTATGTTATATCCACATGGCACGAACCCTGTTTTACCAGATTTTAAAAATATTTTTTGAATATTTTCTAATATATCTATTTCATTCCCAGTATAAGACTGTATTATCCATTTGTTGGTTTCATCAGTATATCCTAAACTGACACATACAATTTTTCCATATTCTGGTATAAGTGGTGACATTCTAAGATATAATTCCTCAATAGTTTCACTATCCCATCGCTCTTTATCACCAGAGTTTTTGAATTTTTTTTCTAATAATTTAAAAAGTCTTTTGTCGAATTTCTTCAATTCATCCACATCCTTATATTTACCAACGGTTTCAATATCAAAAAAAAGCAATTTACTATAATCCATGAACAAAATGTTTTTAAATATAGATAGTAAAAACTATATGAAAAGTTTAAAAATAATATGGATAATTGGTAGATTCTTGAATTTTTTTAATTTTTTCAATCTTTGAATCAATTTCATCCAATTGTTTATTAAAGAAAAGAAAATTATCATTTTTCCCGTGTTTGAGAGCATATTCCAAGTTTTTAATAATTGTAGCTCTTTTTTCTGTTAATAGTTTTAAATTATTCATTTTTAATCGTTTAAAATTTCTTTAATTTTTAAAGAGCGCAATTTAACTATATCCATTATAAACACCAAAATATCGAAGGAAAAATGATGACTTGGTTTTATTTTCTCGAAAAGTGTATTTAATTCTTCTCTATATGAAACTTCATCACCAGTTTTAAAACCATGAATATATCGCATATTATTACTTTCATTGATAAAAGCAAATGGTGTTAAACATTTAATTATTTCTGTTGGATATATTTTATTATCAATGTAAATCAGATGATTTTCCATCTTTTTCATTAATTGTATTATATCATCACCACATTTAAAATTAGTTAAAAATATAGAATAAAATGTAAAATTTTTTATCGTATTTTCTTTAAAAAACAAAGGTATGTTATAATATTCAAGAATTGCTATACGCCTTTGTGTTTCAGTTGTTGAAAATCCCAGTTTTTTATAAATATAATTTTCTAAACCCGATTCATATAATATTTGTTTGTTGTCTATTATCATGTATCAAGAATTTCTTTAATCTTTTCCAATCGTGCCAAGTTGATAGGCAATGAATTCAAAAAATCTTCGTTAGATTTTCTATTTGCTTCAAGCTGTTTTTGTATTTTAGTATCGCTGAAATATTTTTTGAGAATTGTATAATAACCGATTCTCAAATTTTTATTAAACCAAAAATTAAATACAGACAAAAAATAAAAATATTCACCAGTAGTTTTATTTATAACTTGAACCTTACCAATAAAAGCATGTATATGTATTTTTATAACAACCGGATTGTAATCAATCGTATAATAATTACACTCATCATCAACATATCCACTTTTTTGAAATTTGTGTTGATACTGCGAGAAATCCTTATACAAGGAAGCTAACAGAATTTTTCTATAAACAGTTTTAGTTTCTTTAGTCGGTATCATATATTATTTTAAAATACAAATATATGAAATACCAATTAAAATAACATCAATTAAGATAATAAAAGTGGAACTCGATAACCTTTTTGAGTTCTTATTTCATTTAACTGTTCATCTGTTAGATTATTTACATCCCATCCGTTTTTTCTTGCATATTGAGAAACAAAAGTTTCTCTTAAAGATTGTAAGTCATCAGTCGTAAGACCTGTTTCTTTTATCAAATATTCTTCCATAAAATAAAATTATTTTTTACATTCGCATGTTAATTACATACTTATATATTTATAAAAAGAAATCAACTTTTTCTTTTTTTAATAATATAAGAAATAAAAGGATTTTAATGGACGAATTAAAAACATATACACTTGATAAGAAATATGTCAAGGAAAAAATTTCTCATATAATTGATAAAGCGCATAGAAATCCACAGAAAAAAAATGTAAAGGAACATCATGATAGATTAAACTTTGCATGTCCAGTCTGTGGTGATTCTGAAAAAATAGTTTCTAAAAAAAGAGGAAATCTTTATTTCAAGAATTTAATGTATAAATGTTTTAACTGTGGATACCATGCATCTTTCGTTAAATTATGTGAAACTTTCGACATTGAAATTGATATAGAAAAACGTCTTGAAATGTATGATTACATTGATAATAATACATTTTACAAAAAGGATGATGATTTTGTTATAACTAAGCTTGATAAACTTTTACCATTAAACGATGTTGTTGAATTTTACAATACACATCCAGAATTTAAATTAACAGATATCAAACCAGTTCAAAAAGGTAGTATTGTATATCAATATCTTTTATTGAATAGAAATATACAAAATGACCCGAATTTATACGAGGGTATTTATCATTTCTCTGATAGCTGGAAAGAACCAGTTGTTATAATTTTAAACAGGCATGATAATTTATTACTTGGAATGCAATTAAGAAATTTAAAAGAAGAAAAAATTAAACGTTTTTATCATATCATAGAATTTAGTGAAATGTATAATATTGTTCATTCAGATAATAAATTGGATGAATTTGAAACAATAGCTTATAATAAATTATCACATTTTATCAATATTTTGAATATTGATTTTAATGAAACTGTCACAATATTCGAGGGTTACTTTGATTCAATATTTTTTCCAAATAGTATAGGTGTAGTTGGCGTTAACACTGATTTATCATTTTTATTAAAAGATGAAAACGTTAAAATTCGTTTATTTTATGACAATGATGACGATGGTTATAAAAATTCCGTTAAAATGTTGAAAGAGGGTTATCAAGTGTTTCTATGGAAATTATTGTTTAAGGATATTTTAAAGAATAAACCAAATAAATATGACGCTCAAAAGCGTTTAAATAAAATAAAAGATTTAAATAAATTGGCTATTGAAACTAAAAAACCACCATATGATTTATTGAAAATGGAAAAATATTTTTCCAAGGATGTATTTGATATGATTTATTTAGATGGTAAAAAAGAAATAATTAATTTTTTATAAATTCAATAATGAAACAAGTAAATACGTTGTATGTTAAAGATATGCAAACAGAACAATATTATTCAGATGTAAATTCTAACGTTGAAAACACTATTTTATATGCAGCATTTTGTGGAACTGGTAAAACATATATTTGTGAAAAAACTGATATTAAAGCAGTCGAAGTTGAATATTGGAAATATAAAGATAATGCATTACAAAAAGAATACATTGAGGATATAAAGAAGCATTTTGGTAAGGTTAAATATATTTTTATTGCGACTGACCCAGAAGGTTTGAAACTTTTACACAACGAAGGTTTTGATATAATTCTTGTTTATCCTGAACATGAATTAAGAAACGAATATCTTGATAGATATATTGAAAGGGATAGTCCACACGATTTCATAGGCGTATTTATGAAATATTGGAAACCTTGGATTAATGAATTAAAAGAACAGAAATATTGTAAACATATTATTTTGAAAAGTGGTCAACACTTATGTGATATTCTTTAAAAATAAAAATTAATATTATGTTTAAAACGAGAGTTAAATTTAAGACTAATAATGACACCCAAATACATATGGGTTATATTATTAAAAGTAAGAGACACGGTGGTTTCAAGGTTGTATCTGCTAATAGAAAATCTACTTATACGATTGAATTACTTGATATGTTAGAAAAAATATGATGAACAAAGACTATAACAAAATCTTACGAAAAAAGAATAATGAGTTAATTTATTATATATTTGATGTAGATGATAATTTGTTATTCATGCCAACTAAAGTATTACTCGATAAAAAAATTAATGGTGAATGGATAAATAAAGATGTTTCTACATTTAAGTTTCGAAATATAAAGAAAGATATAGATGCTTGGCAATATAAAGAATATGGTGAGAATGATAGTCTTTATAAATGGAGATTTAGAAATGATGATATTAATTCAGCTTTAGCTTATTTTCGAGATTGTGGTAAGAAAGGTGAATTACAGTTTTTAAATGATATAAAAGGTGCAGTTAAGAAAAAAGCGTTTGCACCATCTTGGAATGCATTTATTGAAACATTAATGAATGGTCGTATTTTTCTAATTTGTACTGCAAGAGGCCATGAACCTGAAAGTATAAGAAAAGGTATTGAATATATTATATATCATTATTTATCGGAGTCTCAAAAAGAAAAAATGTTGAAAAATTTAATGACATGGGAAGATACAAATTGTAATTGTTTTAAAACATTAGTGAATAATTATTTAAATCAATGTCAATTTATAGGTGTCCAATCAAATTATTTTAAAGAAAAGTTTTCACTGGATGGTAAAAATATAAAAGTAGAAGATGCTAAAAAAATTGCTATTAAATATTTTATAGAATATCTCACAAAAGAATATTTACCAATGTATAACAATCCTAAAGCAAAAGTTGGATTTTCAGATGATACAGAATCAACTCTACTTAATGTAGAAAAATTAATGAGGGATGAATTGTCCCTCATTTATCCTTTAGATTTTTATGTTATTGATACATCAGACCGTTCTATTGACGGTGGTGTTAAACGAAAAATTTAATAAGTTTCAGTAGCGATTAAAGCATCAGTTATATCAGAAGTATTTCCTTGAAATCCTGCACTTAAACCTTCACCTGAAGTATTATCTAACTTATAATTTTCAATCCAAAATAAATTTTCTTCCATTTCCCATACTTTATATGAACTACCATTTATTTTAACAATAGCGTATGCACCTTGATAATTATCGAAACCAACAACATATTTTAATTCAAACGGAAAATTATCTGGTAAGGATGCTTTAACTTCTTCCATAGCATCAGCCATGTCTTTAATACGACTTGTATATTCATCTACAACATCTGGGTTGTCTTTTACATATTGCCAATCAATATTTGAAGGCCATTCACCAGTTTCATTCAATTTATTTGTTATAACACTCTCATTAAATTTAATGAATTCTTTTAAATATTTCATAATTCAATTTTGTTTTAGTGTATATATATAAAAAAAATCATTTAAAAATTTTTGTTTCTAAATGATTTTTAATGGTTTTAAATGAGACAATAATATCAAACACCCTTGTTAGGTACACTTGATTAATCATCTTATTATAAACATTTTACGAAAAATTAAGCTACTACTTGTTTCTTCTCACTTAAAATTAAGTGATATTTTTTTATGAAGTTTTCTTTAAACGTCTTTTCTTCAATAGTTCTGTCAATACTCTTTTCTGAATCTATTTTAGAATTTTCTGTTGAATGGTCTACTAACATTTTTTCAAAAAAAATTATTTTTTATTTCTTTTTTGCAAGAATAGCCTTTAACTTTTCAACAAAGTTCGAAAAATTAGTATCTAATTCCCCAGCATCTTTTGAAATATCAGCAAGTAATTCTTTTACCATTGGTGTCAATTCTTCAACTTTAGTAAGAATGTTTGCTTTTTCGATATCACTTAATTTCTTATCTGATACTGCATCTAAGATTACTTTTGAGAATTCTTTAAACTTTTGAGAAATGGCCTTGAATTTGTTGTAATATACAATAGCACCAGCGAAACCACCCACTAAAGCTATCCCAAAAACTACGATTAAAATAATTGTTAAAATTTCCATATTCTAAATTTATTTTTCTTCTATATATTAAATATTTAAGTTCCATTTTTTCTTTTTGATAAAAAAAATGATTTTTATTAAAAAATATATTTTAATAATACATTATTTTAAATTATGCTTCTTGAAATTAATATATAAATAAAAATATTAACAAACAAGTATGTCTAATTTCTCATCAAAGTATTTAAATGACTTCAATATACTTAAAAATGCTTTTATAGGGTTTGAATTTGAATTTTTTACAAATAAAAATATTTCTTATTATAAATTATTGGAAAAATTAAACAATTCGTTTAGGGAATTAAATATACAAGTTCAGGGGTTTAGAAAATATCACCCAGAAACAAAACCCACCGACAATAAATACATAATTACACCCGATTTTTCCGGTGGTAGTTCAATGGTTGAACTCATTACTGGTAAAATAAAATATAATTTTGCCAGAATTGTTTTGTTAAAATCTTTACAATTTATTCGAGAAAATGGTTATACTAATGAAAAATGTTCAATACATATAAATATTTCTTTTGATGAAAATTCAGAAGGTAAAACAATAGATAAAGTAAATAGACTTAAATTAATCCTGAATGTTGATGAAGATTATATTTATAAATCCTTTCCAGAAAGAAAGGATAATTATTATGCCAAATCAGTTAAAAGAATCATACCTTTCAAACAGTTTAATTATGCATCCGACGGGTTAAATATTCTTCAATCAAGTTTAGAATTACCAGATAATGACCGTTACTACGGAATAAATTTCATGGTTTTATCAGATGGTAGGTTAGAGTTTAGATACATAGGTCATACTGATTATGAGAAAAAAACAAATGAAATACTTCAAATAATGGATTATTTCATAGTATTAACGTGGAATTGTATAAACGAACCTCTTACAGATGATGATTTGGATGAATTAAAAGATTATTTAAGTAAAAATATTAATGTTTATAAAAACTTCAATTGTTTAGATAGTTTTATTGGAAATTTTCCAACTCTAAATTTAGAAATTGACCGAAGTTCATCTATGTCTGTATTAAATGTTCACTATGGTGATATATTCAATGAATTATATGATTTAATATCTAATACTTTCAATTTAAATAATTGTACAATCAATTATAATACTGATACAAAAGAGTTAGAATTAGTCGATTCAACTATAACTGGTATATTTGATATCAGTAACTGGACAATCATAAATAGTGTCATAAACGGTGGTGTTTTTGACCATTGTAAGTTTGTCAATTGTACCATTAATAATTCAATGATTAAAAATTCTGATATTTGTGTAACAGATGTTTTTAATTGTAAAGTAAGTACATCCAATGCTGATAGTGCTTCTTTAATATCTATGTCGTTTTTTTATGGAGGTCTTATGAATGGTGAAATGCCAGACGGTATTCTTAGAATGTCTAAAGTTGGGGAAACAGGTGTGATTGGTGATGAAGTTAAAGTCGTAAGTGATAATGATGATTTCTTTGGTATTACAAGTCAAAATAATTACGATGAGAAAGATAACGGTGATAAAAAAGAAATACTTATTGACAATAAAAAAGGTAAAAACTGGTAATAAAATTATCACAAAATATTTTTTATAAAAACAAACTTTTTTGTTTTATTAATATAAAACTTTTATCTAATTTTACACAATACACTTAAAAACATACTTATTAAATGAAAAAACTATTTTTTTCCGTTATTTTTATTGGTTTAACATTAACCACGTTTGGGCAACAATTATTAACCAACACAGCAAAACAACCTGAAGAATATGCGTATCTAATTATTGAAAGTGAAACTATTATCACATCCGATGGTACGACCAATTCTCAATCTAAATCTTCAGAGAATATTTTTAAAGTGTATGTGACAAATGGTACTGTTACGGAATCAATCACAATTAATAAAAAGATAAATACCGAACTTTATTATATTAACCAGATAGCCAAATTAGGTTGGGTTTATATAGAAAACGTTAATAATATTCAGTTGGAAGAAAATATTACATTTACTGATACGGATAAATACACAATATGTAAAACATATTTATTTAAACGATATATTAAATAAATACATCATTCTATACTAAATTATTAAAGTGAAAAATCGAAAGAATTTTCACTTTTTCTTTTTTATATATAATAAAAAATAATTTATGATTATGTTAGTTAAAAATTTCAATTCATTTATAGTTAATGAGAGTGCTGATTCTGTTAATGATTTCATGGCAAAAGTAAGAGAGGATTTCGATGTAGTAGACCAAGTAAAATCTATTATAAGTAAATCTATTGAACGTATTGATGGTAAACCTATTACAACTTTCGATGATTTTGAAAATCTTATAGTAGAGGAAACTGAAGCAGATGAAACAGACATAGCAGGTTTTAATTTAGATAAACAACTTGACCTTTGTATATACTCAGAAGAAATAAGTTCTGTAAAATGCCCCGAATGTTCATTTGATGATTTGTCTGGTATTATTTATAAAAACGCTGTATATGGTTTGAATTACATAGTAGAAGAATATTTAAGTTCATTTATACAAAAATTAGATACATTCATGAAAAAATATAATTTACCATATAATAATATTCATCGTTTTGAAAGATTTGGTATGTTAGCCCCAATATCACAAAAATCCATAGAAAATGGTTCTGTATCATTATATCAAGAAGCAAAAGAAGACCCAAAATTTGAAGAATATAATTACAATGATGAGGAATTAGGTATAGAATTATTTATCACAAAAATGAATGTTAAGAAATAATGACTATAAAAACCTATAATTGTTTTTTAACGACCAAAGATATCATTGATGAAAATATCTATACAAAAAAATTCGAAGATTATATAGGTAGCACACCTCACATTTCCAGAGAAGATATTGGTTTAAAATCTGACGGTGAAGATGATGAAAAAGAAAAAACATCACCGTCTGCTGATAATCAAGGTCGAGATATAATACATTTTGGTGAATATAGAAAAGGTTCAGATAAATGGGGTACAATGATTACTAAAATCATGGAATGGTTACGTCTTAAAAAAGAAGAAATGAAAAAGGAATTAGATAATATTCAAATAGATATTGACGATTTTCAAAGTGAAACAAATATTCAAATAACTGAACTCGAAAATTTCGTTAAAGATAAAATTTCAAAAGGGTTATATAATTTCGAAATTGTAATTGATTATAATAATAACCTTATTAAATTTTATAATCTTTCGAATAGAAATACTCTACAAATCGAAAAAACGACTGGTATATAAAATATCAGTCGTTTTCATGTATAATTAATAATTACAAATTACAAATTAATCAACAGTTTCAGGAATGGTTTCCTTATTTATCACGGTATTAAGATAATATTCTCTATCTATCGTATAAATAATAGAACCAGCATTTGCGACACTATATATTTCGCCTTTAGCCTTTTTTTCCATCATAAGTTTATGGTGCATCGGTTGTCGATGAAATACTTTACCAGTACTAACTTCGACGTTCATAAACCCACACCCTTTGTGACTAACAAAAGTAAATCCCATTGTTTCTAAAGATTTAGCATCATTGTGGTCAGCATCAACAATAAATACTATTTTATTGACATTAACAACTTTATCACCAATCTTTAATGTCGGATAATTTATTATAAATTTTGAAAGTAATTTACTTGCGCCCCCAATGACTTGACAATTTATCTTTGTTGCAACCCTTATTATTTCGATATCATATAAACCCTTGCCAAAAAATGGATGTCCAAAAGTATACACCATTAATAATGTATCCTTCTTTATTCCATTTTTATCTTTCTTCGAAAATAATCCCAAATTAACACTGGCACTTCTAAAACCATAAAAACTATTTTCTTCCAAGAATGGTCTAAGTTCTTTATTAGTTATTTCTCGAATTTCACAGTCCCTTGCATAAAACCTTTTTTCGATATTACCAGTTGCAGTTTTTATGTAAGACTGTAACACGTTCCACTTACGTTTGTAATCGACGAGTTCAACACCATCAATATCGGTAATCGTTTTGAAATCTTCCATTTCCCAGTCTTTAATCCACATGGTTCTTATACCCGCTTCTTTATTTTTCTTTGTTATATTAACAAAATAATTATGAGGGATACCTTTAATACCAAACCTTTTTTCATAATCCATCTTGTGATTCTCAGAATCAACATAACGAATTTCAAATTTTCTATCATTTAAATAGAAAATCTTATCCTCTCTGGTATAAGGTATATTCGTTGTTTTCAAAAAATCCTCAATCGTCTGTAAATTATTTATGTGTCTTGCTTCCATATATTTTATTATTTTTTGATTTACTATACAAAAATACTTTTTATTTTTTTATAAAAAAATTATAACTTATTATTTTGAAAATATAAAATTTAATGTTCCACTATCATATATTCTAAAAAATCCTCGTTCTAACATAATTTCATGCTCAGTTTTGTTTTTATCAAAACCATCACTTACTAATTTATTTTTTCTATATTTAAACTTTTTTTCTTTTACACTATTTATTATATAAGAAAAATCTGGTTTTGTTTTATTAATTAACAAAAAATTTAATTTTTTATATAAATAACCATTAAACAAACTTCTATCTACAACTGTATAAATATTTTTAAAATTATATTTTTTAATAAAATAACTAAATAATTTACTCGCACCGCCTATAACTTGTGTGTTTATTATGTTACAATATCTGGTTAATTCATAAACATCACTAATATTATCTTTGATTTTTCTACTATTAAACGACATTAAACTAACAAGCTCATCACCATAATATAAACCTAAATTTATATCAGAATTCCTATAACCTTGTATATGGTTGTTATTCAAAAAATCTTTTATTTCAAAATTCTGTAAAATTTTAATAACTGTTTTTCTGGCATATATTTTCCTATCAAAAATATTTAATTTACTTTTAATAATAGATTTAACAATATCTGTTTTGTATAACCAGTCATCTTCGTATATATGAAGTAATTGAATATTCATATTTTCACAAAGTTCAGTTTTTTCTAAATGATAATTATTAGGTTTATATTCTTCCGAATGCCAATATAACCCATTTATTTCTATCGCCAAGTTTTTATCAGGAATGTAAATATCTAATTCTTTTCGATTGAATCGTTTGTTTATTAAAATTTTATCTTTATCATATATAGAATAAATATATTCTCTAAAATTAAATTCCATTCCAGATTTTTTAGAATTTATTGGGAAACATTCTGTGCAAACATTCGCTTTATTTTTCACCCTATTATAGAATACTGAATACGGAACAACAACAGTATGTCCACAATCACATTTTATTTCAATTTCCTTTTTATTAGAAGATAAAATATTATAATCAGAATATTTTGCTTTTAATTTTTTAAATTTTTTATTGTTTAAATAAGAAGAATTGGCAATGTTATTAACTCCATAGTTCTTTAATGTTGTAATTTCTCTTTTTTTATTTATTTGAAATTTTTCTTCTTCAGATTTATTCTTTTGCTTTTCAACACTTTTACTTAAAAATTCATCAACTTGCAACGCATGTTTTTTACCATAGCGTTCTTTCATTGTTTGTTGTTGTTTATTTTTTATATCGATATTTTTCATTGGTACTTCAACGCCATATCTTTCTTTTAATGTCTTTTTACTTTTTTCTTTAATGTTTTCATTTTTCATAGCATTATCAACACCGTATCTTTCGATAAGAGTTTGTTTACCTTTTTCTATAAACCCTTTATCACCAAGAATAGATTCCGTGTTATAACGTTTTAAATTTGTTTTTTTGTTTTTGATTTGAGCACATTTTTGATTACATGTATAAATCCCGTGTTTTTTAATATTTTTCCAATAATTATAATATTGAATTTTCTTTTCATCGCCACATATATCACATTTAACATTCACATATTCTTTTGAAGTATGATTTAAATCTTCAATTTTTATGTTAATAAATAATAGTTGTGTGATGTCAATAGAATTGATATCGTAATATCCTAATTTATAATATGTCCTATCATTTTTAGGATTTATTTCAATAACAATCTCTTTATCGAGTAACATTTAAAACATTTTATTTTTTAATATATAGTAGTATAAAATAAAAAAGTTTATATATGGCAAGAATACCACTGGAACAATTAATAGATATAGTTCAAGCTGATTTAACATTTTCTGGAACATTACCAAAAGTTATTCCAGACAAAGAAGTGAAACGTCTAATAAAAGAACACTGTTTAGAATATTTTTATAAAAATTATCAATTTGCTTTATTAAAAACATATTACAAATTAAATAGAAGTTGTTTAACACAATTACAGTGCACAGGTGAACAGTTTATACAACTCCCAGAAGAAGTCGAAGGACTTGTTCGTATTATGAATATTGATGACCCATCTCTTTTTAGAATTGGTATTCAAGCACCGAATTTATCAATAAATTTTGGTGTTACTAATCAACCATTTTTAACATCATTTGTAACTAATGTGGGTGAGCTTGCTACATATCGTCAAATATTAAGTGCGTTTTCTGATGAAGTAAATAAATTGGCAAGAAACTTTACTAAATTCCATTATAACCATATTAATAAGAGATTAACCATATTAGATGACCTTAGAAACGATTTAATGTTAGAAGTGTGGGTTAGAATAGAACAAGAATCTTTGTTTGATAATCAACTATTCAAAGATTATGTAATAGCGTCATCACAGAAAAGAATGGGTCAATTATTAGGTAGGTATTCCTTCAACATGCCAGGTTCTTTTCAATATAATGCTTCAGATATTATTTCTGATGCTGATACAAGAATTACTGCAATACAGGAACAAATAAAAAAAGAATCCAAGGTTACTTGGTTCTATATGTCTAAATAATTACATTTAAAATGATTTTAAAATATTATAATTTCTTAAATGAATCTTTAGATTTTAAACTGAACAATCCTGAATTTTGGGAAGATTATAATACTATTTTAAAAAAATTATCAATAGATTCTAACTTTCAACCTTTCTGGATTTTTCTTAAGAAATGGTCGAACACTTTATTAAATAAGAATGAAATCGAAAATGCTTATAACAAGTTATTTGTTGAAACGCATAACCATAACAAAATCCCACAACGAATCACGTTCAGTGAAAACATTTATATGTATGCAATAAACTGGTATAATATTACACAATTCTTAAAAAGAAAATATAATATTAATATAGACAATCCGATAGACTTTATAAAAAATAAACCAGTGAAAATATTCCGAGGTGTATCTAAATTACGTTACGAGAATCTTGAATATTTACTACCAAATAAATTTAAATCATTTACATTAGATATTGATTTAGCTTTTAAATTTACACAAATTGGTTTTGCTTGGGGCGAATTTAAAGATGAATCTAAACAAAATGGTTTCATAATAGAAACAGAAATTTTATTAAATGATATTTATATATACAATGAAGCTGGCTCTGAACACGAATGTATAGTTCGAGGTGAGTTAGACTACAAAAAAATCCATATTGTTGAAAATGGGAAGATTACACAAAGTTCAGACATTTAAAAGTTTTATTAATGAAGATTTGGGGTTAAAAAAACATGATGGTATATTACTTATAGTCGATGTTCAAAAAGAATTCGGTGATTATATACCAGACAATATGGTAAAAGAATTATTTGAATATTGTAAAGAATTTAAAGATGTGTATCAAATATGGGATTCACATAATACTACTGCTCCCACTTTTAAGTTTCCAAATCAAAAATTATCTATCAATAAAAAATTCGGGAAAAAATTCTTAGAAAAAGATATACAAGGAAAATTGGAAAAATTAAAAAATGGAAGTATCGAAGGTGAACAAATACAAATTGATTCTGATGATATATTTGTCAGGGTTAAAAATAACCATGATTGGTTTTTTATTAATGATGAATTATTAAAATTATTTAATTCATTAAAAGGTAAAAATGTTATAATGGCCGGAGGGGCGGATTTTGAATGCCTTAAAGATATTTTTATAGCTTGTAAATCAATGGGAATAAAGGCATTATTAAACCATAAATATATTTATAGTGCTGAAACAAAAAATATTAATTGATGTTAATTGATAAAAGTGTTACTGTTAGAGTCCACTCAAAAAATATATTATTTTTGAGAAAAAATGGATATGACGTTAAAATCAATGACAATGTTGACGTACCAATACTTTTTTTAAGTGGAAAATCACACATTGAAGTTAATGTAAAATGTGATGTTTGTGGAAATATTAAAAAAATTCAATATAGATATTATAATGATTCTATTAAAAAATATAATTACTATACATGTTCAACTAAATGTGCGCAGGATAAAAATAAAAAAACAAAATTAGAAAAATATGGTGATGAAAATTATAATAACTATGACCAGATAAAAAAATCATTAACTGAAAAATATGGAGTGGATTGTATTTTTAAATGTGAAAATGAAAGAATAGAATTAAAGACAAATTTTATAAAAAAATATGGTGTATCTAACCCTTCACAGGTTTTAGAGTTCCAAGAAAAAAAGAAAAAGACAAATTTAGAAAAATATGGTAATGAAAATTTTGTTGAGTCTGAATATTTTTATAACAATGTTGTTTATTATAGAGGTAGTAAACCTCAACAAGATTTAACAATATCACATTATAAGGAAAAATATAATATAGATATTAACGAAATTTATAAAAAGAATAATAAAATCATATATAATATTAAATGTGATAATGATAAAAACCACAGTTTTGACATACACCCAGACACATTAAATCGAAGAATAGAATGTAAAACAATACTATGTACAAAATGTAATAGTTTGTATTATAATCTTAAATCGGGATTAGAAGTTAATATTTGTGATTTCATTAAAGAGCATATAAATATTATAAATAATTATAGAATTGAAAATAAAGAAATAGATGTATATATACCATCCTTAAAAATTGGAATAGAAATTAATGGATTATGGTGGCATAATAATATAAATAAATCCAATGATTATCATAAAAATAAAAAAGAGTTTTTTAAAAAACATGGAATAGACATATATTTTATTTACGAAGATGATTGGAAATATAAAAATGGTGTAATCAAATCTTTTATATTAAATTTATTAAATTTAGAAAAAAATATCATCGTTAATGGTGATATAACAGAAATTGATGAAAAAACTACGAATAACTTTTTAAAAGAAAATAACTTTAAAGAAAATATAAAATCAGATATTAATCTCGGTTTAACAAATAATGATAAACTAACACTTGTCTTAGTTTTTAAAAAATTGAAATTAAATACTTACGAATTGTTCATATTTAATAAAAATTATACTAATCACACTTTTGAAATTCAAAATGTTATGATTAAATATTTTATTGAAAATAATTCACCATGTAATGTTATAACTCATATTAATTTAGATTATCAAAATGTTGATGATTTTAAACAAATGAATTTTATAAAATTCATTAAATTGAAACCCAAATATTATATATCTAATAATATAATGAAATCAAATTTAATTTTTAATAAAAATGATGAAAAATATTTATTCTTAAAAAATAAGAAAAAATATAAAATATATAATTCTGGAGTAATAAAAGCATCGATGAAAAAATAAAAATATTTTAAAAATTAATATATAGATATATGACCGATGCACTTATAAATATTACTGAAGAACATAGAAAAATATTAATAAGAAAAATCGAATCAATTTTTGAAAATGACCAATTGGTTAGGAAAACAAAAATTAAAAAAATATTTAACGAAGATGGCATTAGATTTATCGACTGAAAAAAGAGAAATACTGATTTATATAACAGTTTTTTTATGGATAGTGTTTGGTGTAGCAACTGCATTTTATCCTGTTACCTATGCTCAAATGGCTGTATATTTTTTATCTCTAACCGGATTTGTCTCAGCTTATATCTGGGGTGAAAGTGTTAGAAAATCTACATCAACTTCAATATTCTTCAAAGGAAGAACATCTTCAAGAGAAAAAATGATTTATGTAACTGTTTTTTTATGGACAGTATTAGGTGTTACTGGTTTATTAACAAACGCTGATTTTATAAATCTTTCGGCATATTTTGGTGCTTTAACTCCTTTCGTATCAGCTTACATATTAGGAAAAGCATACATGCCGAATGGTGATAATTCAACAAATAACACACCAACAACTACGGACTCTACATCAGATACTGAAGTTTCATCAACTACAACTAAACCTGACAGTGAAATCGGATAATATTATTCAACTGTAAAAGTCATAGCGTTCCAGATTGTTTTACCAGCAATCTCTTTGATAACAATTTCCATATCTAATGGTAAGTTTTCTTTCCAATTCCAAAATATAATGGAATAAAATAAGCTAATAATTAGTATTATTAACCATAATAACCAACCCATTACAAATCTCATTAACCATAATAAAAGTGACATCTTATTTAGATTTAAGTATAAATAATATTTGCTTGTCCAATTCAACATTATGTTTTTTATATTTTTCATAAGGAATATCTACGGTAAACGACTTATCTAATCGAAAATCCCAAAGAAATGATTCTCTATTACCCCAAAATACAACATTATAGGAACTATCTGAGTACATGCATATAGAAATATCAGTATAATAAGGTAACCCAATACATGTATCTATACTATAACCATGTTTATCTTTAACTATATAAGATGCGTGTTTTATGATATATTTTTTACATCTTTTGGTGGAAATTTCAGATGATAATGATATCATTATAACAAACATCATAACACCAGATATTACACCAGCTAATATACCGTAATTACTTAACTTTTTCATGGTTTGTTTTTAAATTATTAATGAATTCATAATATGATTTATTACCTTTTTTAACATTACATTTATAACAACATTCGATGAAATTATTACTATCAGTAATATCATCACAGTCTTCTTTGGGTATTATATGGTCAACTGTTATAAGGTCATTCCTATTTTTCTGCCACCTTTTATTTCGCTCTTGTATCTTATATATTTTTCTACCACAATAATGACAAACCCAGTAACCACCATGTTCTTTTCTTTTTCTTCTCAAATAAGTTCGTCTGGTTATGAAATAATATCTCCAATCAGACTCATAGAAATCTATATCGTGGTTTTTGTAATAGTCATTTAATAACAATAATGATGAATAAACCTTTGGATTGTTAGGTTCATCATCATATATTATATGCCTTATTTTATGATTATTAGATATTTTTTCTTCTATTATCATAGAACAAAATTATAATTTTATTTTCAAATAAAAAACTTTCAACTACATTAAATATATAATTATAAAACAATATTTTATGAAATATATCAAGAGTTTTGATTCACAAAATGTATTAACAGTAAAAAATCCTTGGGCATATTTAATTGTAAGTGGTTTAAAGGATGTAGAAAATAGAAGTTGGAAAACTAATTATAGAGGAAAATTATTAATTCATACTTCACAAATACCTATAAAATTTAATTCATTTGAAATATTTACACCAGAACAAATAGAAATAATACAAATAAAAAATATTAATTTTAATAATCTAATAAATTCAGCGATTATAGGTGAAGTCGAACTTATAGATTGTATTCAAAATAGTAATTCAATATGGGCCGAGTCTGGTCAATGGCACTGGATATTAACAAATCAAGAAATATATAAAGAACCAATACTGAATGTAAAAGGTTCTCTTTCAATATGGAAATATTAAAAATTAATATATAAAATAAAAATATAATAATGAAAAAATTTACCGATGTTTTAAATGAACAGTTTATATATGATTATGGTTGTGTTATGATTAATTTTGATATTCCAAATTGGAATAAGATTCTAAAAGAAATAGAAAAAGATGATATTTATAATGAAGTTGGATATGGACTTGAAAAAGAATCACACGTTACATTATTATATGGATATACTAAAGAAGTAGAAATAAAAGATATAAAAAATATAATTGGTAATTTAGATAGTTTTTATATTAAAATTCAAGAAACATCTTTGTTTCAGAATGAAAAATATGATGTACTTAAATTTGATGTTAATCATGAAATATTACACATGTTAAACGATTCATTAAAACTACTCCCGAATACTTCTACTTTTCCCGAATATCATCCACATATGACTATATCATATATGAAAAAAGGTAGAGGTGTAAAATATATTAAAAAATATGATAGTTTGATAGTAGCAAAACCTTCTGAAATAGTATATAGTTTACCCACTGGCACAAAAGAAAAAAAGCAAGTGACATTGCTAAAATTTAAGTAATTAAACTTATGTATAAAATATCAATTTTATTTATTATATTAATTGTAGTTAGCTGTGGTGGCAGTAAAGAATTAACAACATTTAATATTGGTTCATCATATACTTATAATAATTCAGATTCTGTTTGTGTCACAGACAATTTTGATAGAAAAATTGTTGAATCATATGAAAAATATGATGTGAAAGCGGGTGCTACATCACAAGATAACGTATTAATGAAAGAAACTGACACTTTCATTACTGAAACAAATAAAAATAAAACAGGTACATTAGTATATAAAATTGATTCTTCTTTAATAATAGGTACAGTTTCAAAAGTTGAGGCCAGAATTATTAAGCAAGTAAGTGATAATGTTACAAATTATTTAATTTCTTTAACAACTCATACAACAATTGGTGTAATAAAAAAGGAAATTATAAAAGTGGGTGAAATAATGAGCATGGAATTAATTTCCTTGGAAAATGGTGCATTCACAATAAATAATATAACAAGTAACGAACAGATGGTAGATAATAAAGAAGCTACCCTATGGTTATGGAGTATCACACCGAACAAAATCGGGAATTATAATTTAATATTAAAAGCTAAAATAAAAAATTCTGGTGTCAGTAAAGATTTAATAATTTTTGATAAAACCATTAAAGTTATTAACAAACCTAAAAATAAATACCTAATGACTGTTATTATTCCTGATAAGTTAAAAAGATATGAAGAAAATATAATACGACTGGAATTAACTGTAAATAACGAAAATCCAAGTATTGAATGGGGTGGGTATGGTAAAGTGATATTAGATTTTGATGGTGATGTTGTCATCATAACCAATGATGAGTGTGTGATAAATGATAACAAATCTAAATTTAGTTACAAATGGATTGTCAAACCAAATAAGAATAATATATTAAATTACACATTTAAAATACTTGGTGATTATAATGATACAATAATTTATGCTAATAAAATTAGTGTTAAAAATGATTTTCGTAAACCATTTAATATTTTTATCGACAATGCAGTTAAAAGATGGTACTGGATATTCATGACGTTATTAATACCATTGTTTAATTATATTAAAAATAAATATTTCAAAAAGAAACGGAAAAAAGGTAAATAATTAATATTTTTGTGTATGTCCGAGAAAAAAATAATAATAGAATTCAATCCAGTTGATAATAGTATTCCTAATTGGATGTCAGAGTGGATTAATTTAATAAATTTAAGTAGAGAGAAAGAACGAATTGAACAATTGAGAAAAGATAGAAAAATTAAAATAGAGAATATATTTAAAAATATATAAACCTAAAAGGTTTGTATATTTTGGAAGAAGATTTAAAAACATATAATAACAGAACCAGTAAAATTTTAAATAATTTAAAAGACTTTTATCGTTCTGATGAAAAAACATTCAAGATAATTATACTTCTTGAACGTTTTTTAAAATTAAAAAGTATTTTCAAAAATTTCGAATAAGAAATATGTCAGTATTATTATCTCTTAAAGATGTAACAGTTCACCCATTAGGAAAACCAAGTGGAAAATTATTTTATATAGATTTTAAATATGAATCTATATCAGAGAAACGTAGAAAAAAATTAGACGAACTATTTCCCGAATTTAAAAATGATATGGCAACCAACATATAACACAAATGGTATTATATCAGATAATAATATTGATGGTAATATCTTTCCACCATTTTCAGGTGACACAGAATCAAAAGATTTTGGTGGTCTATTTTTACCAATAGCTATAAGAGTTGCTGCTAAAACTATTGGTTTTGATTTAGTTCCAGTTCAACCTATGGAATCACCATTTGATTATGAAGCACAAAAACGTAAACGTATGCGTGAACAACGAAAAAATAAATTAGAAGAAATATTTCCCGAATTTAAAGATAATGAATGAGAATGTTGATTATATCATAAAGAACATCATAAAAGATGAATATTTAACATCATTGATTAATGGTGAATATAATTTTGATAAATTATGGGAAAAGGTTAAACATGAATTAAAAAAGGAACATATAAGACTTAAATTAGAAAATTTATTCCCCGATTTTAAAAACAATGAAAGTAATTTTGTATATAATATGTTATTCAGTGCTGTCCAAAAAGGATACAAAACATTTTACATTGATTTGGAAACAGATTCAAATTATTGGATGCAAATAAAAAATGAGTTATTAAGAGACGAGAGAAAAAATAAATTGGAAGAATTATTTCCTGAATTTAAAAAATAATAATAAACTATGAAAAAATTAAGAAAATTAATTATCAAATATTTTGCTGGTTATTATATAATCGGTAATGGTACAATTCCAAGAGCATCAGCTATCATTTTTCCTTCATTAATGTTAACTATTTTTCTTGAAATAATATTTGCGTCAACACCAATATTATGGCATTATATTCCCTTTTTCATATTTGTTGGTATAAGTTTTATATATTTACATTTTTTTCCAGCTAAACCAGAAGAATTAGACGCTGCTCAGAAAAAACAATATGATGATTTAACAAAAAATAATTAAATTATATGGAAGCATTAGATGTTAATTTTATTGAATTGGATGTTGATAAATTAGTACAAATATTAAATTATTTGGGTTTTGAGAAATTTTTAAAATCTTCAAGCAAACATAAAAAATTCAAGAATGATGTTTATGTCACAGAAATAAAATATTCAGACGGTTACGACACATTAATCATCAAACCCACCACTATCTCGTATATTACTGGCACATATCCAGAAAGAGTACATTTTACAGCAGAAATGTATGTAATGTTATGGAAAATTTTTAATTAAAAATAATGAAAGGTCAGGAAATAATTGATTTTTTAATCAAAACAAATATGCAAGATAAAGATGTGTATGTTAATTTTGCATATAATAGTAACGGGGCTTATGTTGCAAAGATTAAACACATTGGTTGGGATGGTGATACAACATACATTGATATTGGTAAAGTCGATTATTTAATAAAAAATGATATACCAAATTTCACTATTAATTTTAAACGAAAAAACGAAAACTATTTATATTAAAACATCTAATTTTCTGGATATATTAATGAATATACTTTTTAACTTTTTATAAAAATGAAAGACATTTACAAAAAAGCCAAGCAAGCTCATATAGAAGAAGAATTAAAAAGCATATTCTATTAGATGGTTTTGTCAGAAAGGACATATTAATTTTCAAAATATAATAGGTAAAGATACTACTCAACATGACATATGCTTTACGTGTGGTAGTCATTACGAATACAAAGTTGAATAATTAAGTTCAGCCAAACACAAACTTCAGTGACAATGAAGACTACGTTTGGCTGAACACATATCACCAAATTTTATTTTTTCATATAAAATAAACAAAAAACCACAACAAGTAGCGAATTTGTTGTGGTCACCGAAAACTAAACAGTCCTATTTACGGCATATTTTTAATATTTTAATATTTTCTTGTATTATATATTAATTTTTTTTATTATTTTTGATGCGTAATCAAATAAAAATAACATGAAACTTAATTTATTAAACAAAATTATTCTGGTTGTTCTTGTAGCAGCGACATTGTTTGTGTTTGCATATTTTCCTCTACAATACAAAAAATTTATCTCTGATAAGTATATCAAAATAGAACAAAATATAGATACCATAACTATTAATAAAAATACTTATGTATCTTACAATCTTCCCGATGGAAAGACTTATCTACTAAATATAGAGAACAAAGGAATAGATAGAATTCAGTTACTTAAAGATGTTTTATTTGAAACATATCTTCAAAAAGACGAAGTGGAAATAAAAAATATCACAATTAAAAGTGCGATACAGAAAAAAGAAGGTACTGAGAAATCAGAAGAATTGACTAATGATGATGAATATATCAAATTAAAATATTTAAACATTTATAATGAAGCACAAGTTGATACACTTCGAATTTTCATTTTTAATCTTAAAAAAGAATTATTAAAACAATGAAACGTTGTATCGTTTGTGAAAAAGAGCTTGAATTTTTATATCCAGAAACTAATATTACTACATTAGTTAATGGTGGTTTCACAGAACAAATTGTTGCGTCTTATGGTAGTAAATTTGATGGAATGATGTTAGAAATATCTATTTGTGATGAGTGTTTACAAGATAAATTGAACAGAAAAATCATTTAGTTAACTTAAAGAAAAAATCATCATCTTTCTTTTTTTCTTCTTTAAATATATATTCAATTTTAGATTTTCGAGAGTATGTTTTGGATTCATATTCATCCAATACTCTAAAAAAGGATGATGATATTTCATAATAAATTTCATCGATATAAATATCAATCTTTCTATCATCTACATGATTGTGGTAATAAACAGGTTTAGCTTCATAACATGTACCTGCTTTTATTCCACCAGCATCAACTAAAGCTAACGCTGTTTTATGTTTAACTAAATTATGTTCATTAAAATAATTGAAACGATAACGAATAGGGTATCTTTTATATTCTTTTTGTTCTAATGGTAAAAAGTATTGTTGTTTAAAATTCCCAGACTTACCTATAAGTGATATTTTTTTATTTAAATTATCAATAACGGCAACAGTATATATAGAACCATATTTTATTTCTTTATATTTATTAACTAAACATCTGACTTTAAAAATGAACACCATAATATTATTTATCTATTATTTTTATATAAACAAAATTAACAAAATATATTAAATATTTTATATTTTAATATAACTGGCGTTGTTTTTACTAAACTTGTATCAAATAATTTGATTTATTTGGTGTGGACAACAACTAACACTGGTTCATCTGCTACATTATCTTTTAATATTAGAAGAATTTTAACTTAAAAAATATATTTCTAAAAAGTCACTATAAAGTGACTTTTTTCTTTAGATATATCTTCCTATAAATCTATAATCTTTGTGTTGTTTTCTTTGTTCTCGTATTAATTTCCAATATCTTGTTCTAACCGATTCTTTAGTTCGATGCATTTTATTAGCTATAAAATAAAAACTTTTAGAGTTATTACGTAACTCTAAAAGTTTTTTATCTTCTTCTACACTCCAAGAATAATATAATTTCGAACTTAACATTATTTTATACCTGTTGAATTATAACCACCTTCACCTCGTACTGTTTCGCTTAAAACTTCAACTTCTAACCATTCGGCTTTCTCATGTTTAGCTATAACAAACTGAGCAATTCTATGACCATCGACAATAACATATGGGTTAAGTGATAAATTAATAAGGATTACACCGATAGACCCCCTGAAATCCGCATCCACCGTGCCTGGAGCATTAAGTACAGTTATACCTTCCTTTAATGCCAAACCACTCCGAGGTCTTACTTGTCCTTCAACACCTTCTGGTAATTCAATAAATAAATTAGTTGGTATTAACTTCCTTTCCATTGGTGCTAATATGATATCACTATCAATATCAGCTCTTAAATCCATTCCTGCACTTAAAATAGTAGCATACTCTGGTAACACATGTTTTGATTTATTTACAATTTTTATCTGCATTCGTAAATTTTTGTTTTTTAAGATAGTATTTCATCTATTTTTTCTTTTCTATCTTTCAATAGATTTGCCTTTTTATCTAAATGAAAACGTTCAGCTATGAATATTTTATCTGGAAATTCTTTTAAACTTATTATTTGTGGTGTTTCAAGATGTCTTCCATTGGATAATATTCTTAATTCGAAAGATTCTAATACCATATCATCACATGAACAATCTCTTAATACAGTATAATTTTCACACCATGATAAAAGTCTATAATTATCTTTTATTACATAAAATTGAGTTTCAGCGAAATCTACTGAAATAGCGAATGTTACTATATCTCCAACTTTAAATTCTTGCATCACTCTAAACTTTTAATTTTCTTCTTTCTTGTTTCTTTTATATTTATTTCAAATCTATCAGCATTAAATATTTGTTTTGTGAATAGTGTAAAATCATCAAATTCTTTATTAGGAAATTCTTCTAAAGTAATCATATCAATAATAAACACATTATGTATTTGTTTTAAAATTGATGACACTGTATAATCCACACCCAATGTTAATAGCTGATAACAATCTGGTATTGGTACTTTATATTGATGTGTTACAGGATTGTAAATACCATGTTCTTCTGCACAATTAATACATGTTACGATATCACCGACTTGAAACATTTGCATATTCATCTTAATATATCTTCGATTTTTTTCTTTCTTGTTTCTCTGACATTTAATTTAAAACGTTTACTCATATATACTTTATTAGGGAATTCTTTCAATCTAATTAATTTTGGATAATTTAAACTTGATAATAAATACGATAATGATGATTGTTTTATAATAGTTTCAAGAACGGTTATATCTTTTTCACAATCTATTTCTAAAACATTATAATCACATTTCACATTGATATTTTTAATATCATCTTCTATACCTCTTATATACACACCATTTTCAACATATCGTATAATAGAATAATTAATAGCACAAGTTACAACATCACCAACCTTAAACATAAATAATTATTTAACTTTAATGGCTAACCAGCCTACAACCCACTCTGTAATATTTTCACCACAATCAGTTTCCCATATTTTACCATTCCACGTTGCAATGAAATAACCAGATGGACAATATTCTGGACATTGAACAACACAAGCGTCATTCATTCGTCTTTTAGGATTTTCTAATTTAAATTTCATATAAGTATTTTAATGTTTTACTATCTCATTCTTATAACATTCACAAACATATCGTTGATATTTAGGTTTAATCATTACATAAAACCCATCTATACTTATAATTTTTCCAAGTATGGGTTTTGGTTTATCTTTCAAATTGAATGGAATATTACCTACAATTTCAATTATATCCCCCACTTTAAATATAGAATGATATGGTTGTATTTTGACTGAATATTCAATAATTTGGGGATTTTTCAACACAAAACATTTTAAATTTTAATGATTATTGATAATTTACTGAAATGAATCTCACGTTTTGTTTTTTATAATCGGTTTTCCATCGATTTACAACATATTCATGTTCTCCTTTAGATTTACCATAATACATCTCATATCTCTGTTCCCAAAAACCATCTGGTTTTTGAAAAGTAAATTTAACTTCATATGATTCAGAATAAAGAACGTGTTCATTTTTCTTTATTTCATCGTTTTTTAATATTTTTCCCATTATTTTGTGCTTTATTCAAAATTTGAAATTTTTAATCATTTTCATCAAATCCAAGTATCTTTAGTTTCAAATATCTTTCATGTTTTTTTGTAAGAACTGTACTAAATATTATCCATTCGTCGTTATAATAAATATAACATGTTTGTTTATCTGTATCATAATATGCGTCATACTCATGTGGTTTTACAGGTTTATTAATATACCACCATGTCATCCCTAACAATTCACTTTCTAACGATATATTAGAATCATCCATTGAATCCAGTGACTCTTGTGTATTTTTGTTGATACCTAATAGAAATAGCCTTATATTTAATATAATCAGTACCACTTTCATATTCCCAATAAGCACCGCCAGCTATTTTTATTTTCCCGATACAAGCCTCGTAAATTAAATGGTAATTAGCATCCACAAAATTTTCAGCTTCAGTAATAGAATTAAATCGGATAGATTTATCTTTGAAATGAGCTATAACAGGTATGTTATATTTTCGCTGTTTCTTTTCAGCGATAGTTTTCGAATTAATAACCGTACTTTTCATATAAAATTTTTTATTTACTTATTATATTACAAAACATTTAAAATGTTTAATATTTTTGTTTACGAAATTCAGTTAAATAAATAAAAAATGAATATCATACAAACAAACGTTTCCACCAAGGTAATAGTAACTTTTTACCTATTTCTGTATATTCCCGAACCGTTTCTGATTTATATCCACAACCTTTACTTAAACAATCAAAAGAATATTCGTCGGCAATGTGTAACATACTTCCAAAATGCTCTTTCATGATTTTCCCATGTGGCATTTTAATCAAACTATAATTATTACATATTGGACATTTTTCTATCATAATTTAAAAATTAATTACTAACTCAATCCAATAATAATCACGAGGTGGTATATAAGCATCATTAGCGTTACAACCTTCATCATGGTAATGTTTAGTATAAATTTCGTATTCTATATTATTTACTTCAAGTAATTTTTTCAGTTCATGTAAGATATCATTATATTCATTTTTTCTTTCTTCAGAATATAAAACAAAAAATAAATCACCTCTTTTAGCAGCTTTCTCACATAATTCAGGAATTTTATCATAATATTCCTTAGCTTTTAACTTAATTGAGTTAATTCTCAAACACTCTTTCTCTTCATCTGATTTCTTTTGTTTTTCAGATTCTTCGATTTCTTTAAGCTTCAATAATTCTTTGGTTTCTAATGCCAAATTATGATACTTGTTTAAATCTAATTTCATAATCATTATTTTTTAAATTCGTCCTTGTCAACACTTTTTATCCAAGTCTTAAAATATTTATCGTATATATCAAAAATATCTTCAAATTTAATATCATCTATATATTTTTCTATATTCCAATTATCGGGCATATAATAATGTTCTATATGTTTATATCTTTCAATATTTTCTTTCTTAAATTTGGTTATTAAAGAATCTTTAATAACATTAAAACGTTCTTTTGTTAAATATTTTTTTGGATTGTCTAATATTTCATCTAATACTTCCTTTAATTCTTTTACATTTTCATTGGATGTTAATGTATGAATAAATATAAAACCACAGGTATCTGTCATTTTTTCTATATCACATTGGACAAAATATACTAATCCACGTTTTTCTCTAAGTTCAGAATATAAAGGTGCTTGTAATCCCAGACCTAACATGTTTATAATGAAAGCTACATTATAAAAATCATCTAATAAAATATTTGAAAAATATAATATTGAAGATTTATCTTTAAATATATTAGATTTTTGTTGAACAAAATTTTTATTATTGTTGATAAATTCGTAATAAGTATAATACTTATCAGCGTCCTCAGCAAATTTTATATTTTTATTTTCATATATCTTACTTTTCGAAACATTAATTATTAAACTTGGATGTTTGAATTGAATTTCAAAATATTTTTTACAATCTTCATATGTCAGTTTTTTTAAATCAGAAATATCACCTATCGGGCCATAATTATCAAAATATTTTCGAAATAAATTATAAAAATGAGCAATAGTTTGTTCATTAAAAGTGTCCCTATATTCCTCGATAACTATTTTCTTTTCATTTTCATATTCATCTTTTGTAATATTAAATACAGATAAACGTTCAATAATTTTATCTCGGTATTTATCCAGTTTTTCTTCCAAACCTTGAAACTCAAAAGTTACAACATCATTGGATGTAAACGCATTCCATTCTATACCATCCCGACTAAAATCATCTAAGAATGTATCAATACTTTTACAAACTAAATGTTCCATTAAATGACTAATACCACGTATACCTTTTTTTTCATTTAAAGTAGAACCACGATGTATAATATAAAAACCTGATAAATCAGTTTCGTTAGGTAAATTAATTATTTGATTCTTCATCTAAAATATTTTTATTTTTATAGTGTTAAAATGTTCAAATTTTCATCAATCGTACCATTATCATTAATTCGAATAATTTCATTCACCCATTGCATATTAACACCATGATGGTGTTGATATTCTTCTTCAACTTCCTTTAAATTGTCACAATACACTGGATAATCATCATAATCAAATGTATCACACACTGATAAAATAAATTTTGAACCGTGAGCTTTAGCGGTTTCAATCCAGCGATTCACATCATCTCTTGTTGCTGCCATTGTTATTTTTTTTATATTAAATTATCACCAAAAATTTCTTCTATCTTACTTTTTCTACTAAGTTTTTTAATATTCAAAAAATCATTTATTGTTAAATAATGTAAAACCATTCTTTTATCATTTAGTATATTTTTATAAATTTGTTTAACATCATTGTATTTTTTTTCATCATTTGTTTCTAAAAATATACATTTAACATTTTCATCATCTAAAAAAGGAATGATATCTATAAAATTTTGTTTATAAGAAAAGTCATCAAAAATAAATATTTTTATTTTTAAACTATTATAACTACGCACAATTTCATCATACTTACTGGTAATATAAATTGTATTACCATTTTTTCTAAGAATATTTTTTTTATATATCACCCAACCACACCAATCAATAAATCTCTTACCTGAAAAATTATCAGTATGTTTTTCATTTGGATAAAAATACACGCCATTAACCTTATTATCATTACAATATTTAAGTATATAATTTATACCACATGTTGACATACCAACTTGTCTTGGTGTGAAAAATAAATGATTTTTAATTTTTACCGTACTCACAAAATATTCATAAAAATCGGAATATTGTATTTTTTTATTTTCCATACTAAAACAAAAGTAATCTTAAAAAATTACTTTTTTATTTTTCCTCTTTTCGAAGCTAATTTTCCTTTTAGATGATTTGCTTTATTAGGGTTTGTTTTTTCAAACTCTTTAATATTATGTTCCAGTTTTTTAATCTGTTTTTCTTTTTTATCTTTTCCCATTTTTATTATATTATTTTTGTTTATATATTAACCTAATAATTTCTTTATTAATTCTTCTCTTGATGAAAAAATAAATTCACTATTTATTTCAATACATCTTCCAACTTCACCATCATATGATTCAATAATATCATAAGACGTTATATACACATCACCAAATTGACCATTACATGAAAATCCTATTATTTTACCTTGATGAATTATATTTTCATTCATGAAATAAACTTCTTCGTTCCATTTATGTGGTAAAGTTATAGTAATAGGTTCTTTTTTATCGAATTTTTCACTCAAATTTTTATCTTCCATATCAAAATATTTTTATTGAAAATTATTTATAATTTTATTAAAAATTTTATACTAAATATATAATATTAAAATGAAAAAAGTTTTAAATTTTAAATCCTATTTTAACATTGTTTTTCTATGACATATCAATATTATGAACTACGTAATTTTCATTCACTTGAAGTGTTTATTCACCAAAAACCAGCGCATAGACCTGTGTTCTGTTGTTGTGTCCACCCTTAATTTGAAATGTTTACTCACCATATCCATTACTAATTCATTAGCTTTCAATACATTAAGATGGTATTTTGATGATAAAATTTGATAGATTTTATCATAAGAATAATATAAAACGTGATTTTTTTCATCGTAATTAAAATAAATAACACCATCTTTTTTTCCGATTAAAATATTAGAATTATATTTAGCAACAAAAAATTCAACATTTTTAATAATATTCCATAAAAAATATTTTGGGTTTCTGGCCTCTTGTATTTTTTGAATTAGTATATCTATATTTTCTTCCATTATTAACCACTTATTAAATAATCGTTACAATTTTAATAAACATTCACCTTCTATGAAGTTTCTAAAGAGATAGAAATGGTTTAGTTTCTTGAAACCTCTAAATTTATTAATTTAGAAGTAGTTCATTTATATGTTGCTAACTGTTCTTCACACCACTTATGTGTTTCATCAGAAAAATTATATTCATATGATTCAGCTAATTTAAATCCTATTTTCCACGCTTTTTCTTCTGAATTATAAAAATCACCTACACTATTTACAATATGACCGAGTTCATGAAAAAATGAAATAATCATTAATTCAATATTTTCATATATACCAAGTTCAATCCGGGCTTGTCCACATATATAACTTTTATTTATATAACAATCTTCCCCGTTATATATACATAATTGGTCACCCGATTCAACCTTAACGAATTCCTTTATACCATATTTTTCTGCAATTAATTTTAAATCATTTACAGTATCATTTACAGTATCATTTATCATTACATCAAAGTTAAAGTGGATACACCACGTTCATCTTTTGATACTTCTATCATAGCATCGTATGGTATAGGATGATTATGTTCAATGATAATTAATTTTCCAATATTCTTTGAAATATCAGTTAAAAATTCAATAAATTGGTCAACGGAATTATTCAATAATTTACCCATGATTTCATCAAATATAATAAAATCACATTTACTGTTGGTATTTATTTTTCTCAATGCTATTTTTAAAGCAACTGCAATAAACGTTCTTTCTTTTCCAGATGATTCAATAGCATGTTGAGAAACATCCAAACGATTTTTTGTTGATAATTTCAGTTTGAGTTCTTCATCAAAAAATACAGTGAAATCAACATTAGTTAATAAATTATTCAAGTCAGTATTTAATAATTCAATTGATTTCTTTAATAAGTATGTTGGAATGCCGTCACGATGAACCGCTTTTAAATATGCTTTATTTATTTCATCTTTACGAATTTGCTCTTTATATTTTTCAATATTCTTTTCAATATTGCTGATATTTAGTTCAACCAGTGGTATATCTTTTATAACATTATCCCTTTCAGTATTATAAGTTTCAATAGTAAAATCATCAACTGCCATCTTTTTTTCAATCTCATCTATTAATTTTTGAATAACTTCATTTTCAAGTATATTACCTTTTTGACTGTTATACTTATCAATCAACATCTTATCATTTTTTATTTTTAATGATAAATTATCATTTTCCAATAATAATTTTTCTTTAGAATTTACTTTATCTTTTCTACTCTCAAAATTCTCTTTAGAAATTTTTAATTTATCAACATCTTCTTTCAAAATATTAGCTTCACCAGTTATTCTTACACCATCTTCTGTCTTGGTAATTTTAGAAGTTGTCAATTCAGTTAATTTCGTACGATAAATTTTTTCATTTTCTTTAACTGTCTGAATCTGCTGTTGAATATCCGTAAATGAATCTAATTTATTTTGATTCAACAATTCAATATCAATATTATATTTTTTAATTAATTCTTCATTCTCATTTATAAACAACAAAGCTTTGTCATATTCAGTTTTCAATACTTCGTCATCTTCAAAATTTTTATTCTTGATTTTTTCCGATTTTTCAAGAATGTTTTTACTTTTTTCTCTAAACGGCTTTTTATTATTCTCTAAAAAATTATATTGGTCTTGTAATTTAAGTAAATTAGCTTTATGATTATTAACAAGTTCCCTGACATGTTCAATATGTTCTGGTTCGAGATTATCTAATGGCCTACCACATGTTACACAATTTTTAGAGTTTTCTAAATTAAATATTTCATCTTTTAATTTAGTAGCATTTTCCTTTATCGCATCCTGTTTAGTATTAAAATTTTGAATTTCATTACTACATTTTTGTAATTCTTCTTTTAATTCTGACATGTTATCTTTTACTAACTGGATAACATCTTTTTTCTTATTTTCAATATTATTTGTGATTTTTGTAACCTCAGTGTTAATTACACTAATTTTATCTTTAACAATATTGGTAATTTTCTCATCAATTTGAGATAAATTAGTTTCATATGATTTTATCGAAGAACCAAGTTCTGTTACTTCTATCCTAAGATTAGTTATTTTATTTTTTTTATCTTCGTATTCAGTAGTTTTTTTATTAAACGAATCATAATCAAATTCTGTTGGTAAACCAATTAATTCAGAATCTACCTTAATAATAGAATTTTTGTTTTCTTCTATCTTATTATTACTCGTAATTGTATTTTCATTTAAAGTTTCAATATTAATATTTTGAATATCTTCATCGATTTTATGAAGTTCTTTAATCTTAACTTCTTTTTCCTTACCACGTTGTTCCTTAAACCTTTTAACTTCTGAAATTTTAGCATCAATTTCATCTTTTGATTTATTTAAATCTGCTATTTGAATTTTATAAGTTTCTATCTTAGTTTCCTCTGCAATAACATCAATAGATACACGTTCATCTTTTTCTTCTTTTTGAATATTTTTAAATTCAGCCATCTTGATATCAAAAATATCGTAGCCAGCATCTTTTATTAAAGAATCTAAAAACACTGCTCGGTCTAAACTTAAAGAATCATTAAGATTATCTGCTGTTGTTAATACTAACCGAACAAAATCTTTGAAATCACCCAAAGCTTTTTCAATTAAAACTTGGGTATCTTTTACTCTTTCACCTACAATTTTATTTTCTTCCTTTATTTCAACACCGTTATAATATTCTAACGTCGTGTTAATAGAACTTATACCATCCGCTTTATTTCTTTTCCATTTTCTCTCAGTCTTTCTGAATAACGTGAATTTTTCACCATTTATATTCAACACTGCACCACCCTGAGTATAATCTAAGTCACGTTTATTATTTATATATCGATTATCACCATGTTTTTCTTCCTTGGTTGTGGAAGTTGTTTTTCCGTATAAAATATATGTAATAGCATCTAAAATGGTTGTTTTACCCTGCTGATTTTCACCATGTATTTGAATAATACCATTTATTTGACTCCAGTCGATAATATTACCGTCACCATATGACTTGAAATTATCAAACCAAAATGATTCTAACTTCCATTCAATTTGAACTTTTTCAAGATTAATACTCAACCTCGAATTAACTAAGTCATCAATTTTTAAAACTTCCTTAATAAAATTATCATCATACCCATTAGCTTTCAGATATTCTTCAAATATAGTTCTCTGTATATTTAAATCATTGATATTTATACCTTCATTAACCATTTGTATATCGGAAATGTTAGTATAAATCGGAAAACGTTCCACTACCAATTTATCTAAACCATATTTTTCTTTGATATACTTACGAATTTTAATTTCATTTTCACGATTAATATTTGCCTTTATATCTCGCCATTTAACTTTTATTTCTGGCTCAGATTTAATATATTTTGAACTTAAATCAAGCTTATCGTAATCTGTATTTTCATTTATCTCGAAATTAATATAAGTATGTTCGTTTGGTAATTCAATAAAATCATGTGTTTTTGATATAATATCCCACATAATATAACCATGTCCATATGGATTTTCCCCAAAATTTTGTTGGATTAATGAAGAAGAATATGCTATATTATCAAGTTTACCAAAGGTTTGATATAAATGTATATCAGATAGCATACTAATTTCTCCTTTAAAATCATTCACACTAAAATAATTCAGGTCTTTCATTGGTTCACCATTGTGTGATAAACAACCTGATATCGGGTCATGAAATAAATCAATATAAATTTGATTTTTATCTCTAACATGTGTCTTATCATCCCAAGGATTTCTTAATTCTCTATCCCTATGATTCCATACAGCAAATGTTATATTATCATATTTATAAAATCCGGTTTTATTATAATAAGTAATTTTTGGATTGTTAATCATCTTTGTAACTGTCTCGATAACATCAACACGAGAAAGATTCAGTTTCTGAAGGTCGTGATTACCTCTGGTAATCACCACATTAGCTATACGAGAAAGATTATTAAGAAAACTCGCCATTAATAATTGGGCTTCGCCAGAAAGGTCAATAAAATCATGATATAAGTCTCCGCAAATTACAATTAAATCCGGTTTATTTTTTCTTAAATCATCATATAACAAATTGAATTGTCGATTATACATTTCATGTAATAGAGGGGTTTTATGTACATGTAAATCTCCTGTATGTGCTATCCTACGAATCATAGTAATAATATTTTTTATTGATTATAGATACAAAAATAATAAAAGTTTTTAAAACAAATCATTATTTCAACAATATAAATTATCATGGCTGAAAAATTAACTCAAAAAGAAGTAGAATTAAGAATTAAAAAAAGATGTGAGAAAACTAATTATATTTTATTAGAGAATTTTGATTACATAAATTGTGATACTAAAATTCATTTAAAATGTAATAAAGATAATCACGAATGGTTTGTTTCATATAATAATTTTTTTAATCATAAAAAAGGTTGTCCAAGATGTGCTAATAAAGTTTCACCAACACAACAAGAAGCTGAATTAAAAATTAAAGAAAAATGCATTAATTCTAATTATACTTTATTAGAACCCTTTATCTATAAAACAAGAAATTCAAAAATATATTTAAGATGTAATATTGATAATCATGAATGGACAACAACTTATAATATTTTTATAATTTTAAATTGTTTTTGTCCAAAATGTGCTAATATAATACCACCTACACAACAAGAAGCTGAATTAAAAGTTAAAGAAAGATGTGAAAAATCAAACTATACACTATTAAAATCTTTTGTTTATACAAAAGCTAAAGAAACTATTCTTAATCTAAAATGTAATAAAGATAAACATGAATGGAATGTTACTTATGAAAGATTTTTAAATGGTGAAACAGGTTGTCCTAAATGTGTTGGTAAATGTAAAAATCAAAATGAAATAGAAATAAAAGTTAAAGAAAGATGTGAAAAATCAAACTATACACTATTAAAATCTTTTGTTTATACAAAAGCTAAAGAAACTATTCTTAATCTAAAATGTAATAAAGATGGTCATATTTGGTCTGCAACTTATAATAATTTTATAAATCATAAAAAAGGTTGTCCAAAATGTAATGAATCACATGGTGAAAAAATGATTAACTATTATCTTAAAGAAAATAATATTATTTTTATAAGAGAATATAAATTTAAAGACTGTAAGAATAAATTACCACTACCTTTTGATTTTTATTTACCAGAACAAAATATATGTATTGAATATGATGGTGAACAACATTTTAAAATTAATGAACATTATGGTGGAATTATAGAATTTGAAAAAAGAAGAATTAATGATGAAATAAAAAATGAATATTGTAAAAGCAATAACATTAAATTAATAAGAATTCCATTTTTTAATATTAAAAATATATCAGAAATATTAAAATATAATAATATATAATATATCATTAAGTCGTACCTTTTGAATATATGTTAATTCCTACATATATTTTTCTTTATTTACATATTTAATATATAGTTGAAATATAAAATATATTCAATATGTCAAATATTAAAAATAAACAAATTTCTGTTACGACACCTTTTGATTTTAATAATCAAAGATTATATAATTTAGCAACACCGACTGGTTCTACTGATGCTACTAATAAAAATTATGTAGATACGAATGCTGTAAATTATTCACTTGGTACGGGGTTGTATTCGGGTGGTTTAATGACTATTGATGATAGTACACATTTTTCTATTGCATCTGGTGTGGGTTATATTGTTAATCCTGTGACAAAATTTGCAACTAAAATAATAATCACAGCAAAAAGTAATATTTTATTAATGACGATGGGTTCTACCGATATCACGGTTTCTGTTGGAATTGATGCTGATAATAACGTGATACAACAAATTGCAATTTTTTCTTCAACACAACGCAGAGAATATATAGTATTAGGTGAATTATATCGTGACCCGTTAAGTCTTAATTTAAATGCAGTTTGGTTTAAACCAGTGTTCAGTTGGGATTCAGCAACATCTGTTGATGTTAGATTCTTAGAAGGGTCTAAATCAGATTCGGGAAATTCTATTTCAGCTAATGGTACTAACTTAATGTTAGATATTTCAAGTGGAATTATACAAGGATATTCTATCAATGCTATGCATAGTTATGAAAATCCTAATTTTAGTTCTTTTACTGGTGAAACAGCATTTCAATTTATACGTTCTTATCATAATGGTACAGAATGGGTTTTTCAGACAGCTACGAATCAAATTGAACCACAATATTATTCAAATGGTACAACTAATTTACAAAGTGTTGCAAATAATAAATGGTCTACACGATTAATTGGTAGGGGTAGTATCACAGGTAGATTATATGTAATGTATCCAACACAAACGGGAGTTTATGCAGATTCAGTAACAGCAAAGGCGGATTTATCTAATTTAACAATGTTATTACCAGAAGAATTTCATAGAGATGTTGTACCTCTTGTTTATTTAATAGTGAGAGGTGGGGCAACAGATTTATCAAATTTAAATGATGCTGAATTTATTCCTATACAATCTATGGGTTTTATGGCTGGGGGTTCTTCAAATGTTTTAGCAAGTGATGTATCTGTTGAAATTTCGGGTTTGACAAATATATCAGGTGTTACTGCACAAGATGTATTTGTAGAAATAAACAATAAAATTGAAAATTTAAATTATTCTATTGATGTTAATATGTCTGCAAATTCAGGGGTATCTGGTAATTATTTAGCTTGTAATACTGGTATAACCGATACACCTATTACAAGAGTCAGAGTATTTTTAAATTCACTTGAAGTATCAGTTGGTGATGGTAATATTTCAGCAGATTGTTTTTTTAGTTCAGATGGCGGGAGCACAGCTAAAACTTGGGCTAATGTTGCAATGGGTGATTATTTATATTGGAATGGAAGTTATGCACCTTTTCAATTATCATTAACTGATAGTATAGATTTTGAATATTTAACTTATTAATTCTAAAATATTTTATTTTTAAATTAATTCTTTAATAAGTGTATAATATGGTTCATCATCATGACTATAATCTTTATATATTTTAAACCCGATATTGAAATAAAGATTTAATGCGTCGGAATTATCTTTATGAACATTTAACAAAATATTATTAATTTTAAGTTCACATTTTACATAATTAAATATATTGTTCAACAAATATAACATGAAACCTTTTCTTCTAAATTTAGAATTAGTTTCTAATTTAAATAAACCAACATATTTTTGATTAAATAATTCATCTGGTTGTTCAATAACAAAATATGATTTAGATATCAAATTTTCACCTAAAAACAATTGAAATTTATAATCCTTTTTATCAACTATAAATCTTTTTTCGGTTGATTGTTCATTCATAGAATAAAACTAATTGTTTGGGTCAGCTGGTTCAGGCGAATCAGGTTCGCTTTCAACACTATCATTATCATCTAACATTTCATGTCGTTCTTCAATGGCCTGTGTAATTAAATTTTCAAACCAATCCCAAGCTGTCTTTTTATCATCATCAGTGATTTTAAGTTTTTTTCCTTCATCACCAGTAATATCTTCATCTGTATATGCTCTCCAACCTTTTTCATATTTTACTAATTTATTTCCAGCTTCAACAGGTGGTATAACCACATAACATTTATATAAGCTTTTATCTTCTTGTTCCAAATCCCATATATATTTTGGATTAGTTTGATATTTACTATTTATCAAACCATAATGAGAAGATATTTCAAATCTAATATACATAACAGGTCGTTCCCAATCACCACCAGCTTCCCAAAGTTCTGCATTTATTTCATATTTGACTGGTTGATTTACTCTTAAATTTTTTATAATATAAAATGTTTTCTTCTGACCCAGAGAACTATCATTTTCTAAATCAAAATATGTTTTATAAAAATTTTGACTAAATTTTATAATTTTATTCCACGCTGACTTTACAATAGAATTGTAATCAAATATGTTATCATTCTTTTTTCGATTAATAACTGATTCATTAAATGTTTTTAAATATTTCATATTAAAAAATTATTTTGAAATTTTATCTAAATATCGTATAAAAGAAAATACTGGTTTATGTGTTTGATTAATAATACCACCTTTTATGTAAGGTAATATTTTAACTGTATATTTTTCTTTTAACTCGATAATATATTTTTCAAGTATTTCGTTTTGATTTTTGTACGTATATGATTCTGGATGAGATTCTTTAATAAAAACAAAAGTGTCAGTTGGTATGATGAATTCTTCATTTTTTATTAAAATTTCCCCTTCATGTTTAAAAAATGAGGCAAATGTTAATATAATATATTGAAGTAGTGTATCTAATTCTTCACGTTTATATTTTGGATTTTCTTTATTTAAAATTATAAGTGATTTATCTAATAATTCTTGATAATTTTTAAATTTTAAATTACCTATTTTATGTATATCTTTTTGGTCTAATTCACGAAAAATATAATATAATTGACCATTAATTTTTCTATATAATTTGTTTAAATTATTATCAATATCTTTTGTATATTTATGATATTCTGTTTTTCTAATACCTTGATATAATAAACTATCAGTAGGAAAATCATCATCTACCTGATATAATCTTCTTAACACTTTCATATTATCATTAGTCAAATAATCCAAATCATCATAACGAACCTTTTCAATTTCATTTAAAGATTGTACGGATTCTTTTTTCATGACTAATAAAATATCCCTGATGTCAAAATATCCATTTATAATATCCGTGTTATCAGATATACCTTTTAAACCATTCAATTTACCAGATAATAAATTCTTTAATGTATCCTCATTAAATCTCAACACCAGATAATAATATTTATCATAGTTATCTGTGGATAACTTATATTCGTTTAATTGAGTATATGTATTTAAATATTTCATAACTTAATTCATAATATATATGGTATCAAATAAAACATAATTTCGGGCATCTTTTGTCCATTTATCCATAAAAGTATTCCCGATATATCCAAGGTCTTTTAAAAACAAAGATGCTTCTTTTTCGCCACCTAATATATATGCTAACCAATCATAAAATTGTTTATTAGAAACATCACCATAATCGAGAAAATCTCTTTGAAATTCTTCAATTAAATCTTCTTCAATATCTCGTTTGTTCAATGCATTTTTTATTCTTTCACCATCGGTGATAACTTCATCTAAATCAAAATATTTTCCATTTTTAATTTCATGTTCTCGAACAAAACCATTTGTGGTATAATATCTCTGACTGACTTCTTCACTGTCACTAAAATATATTCCCCAACCTCCTGTACTTTTACCATCACCAGAACCTATTTTTGATAAATCAAACTCATCAAATTTTCTATCACTCCCGTGATAAACCTGCATACCTTCAAATATTAAATTTTCAAACGTTTTTAAAAATTTCATTAGATATATTATATTTCTTCTTCGTCATCGTTTTCTTCATGAATAGGACTTGATGGATTAGTTTCATCATAAGGAAAAACATATTCCATATAAATATCATCATACTCTTTATCAGAAACATTATTTACTCTATAAAAGAAACGTTTTGTAATAAAATATAATTCATTATCATCTTCACCAGATGTAATTGTTTTACCACCAGTTGGATGAAGTGATATAAAAGCTTGATTAAATTTAAAATTATCCGCTATCCACTGTGGTTTTTTTTCTGGTGTTCCACCCATATATGGTGTTCCCGGATATTTAAACACACCTTTTGTTGAATCTAAAAATTCAATAAATTTTTCTTTAGATAGAGTCATAGCATCGTTATATGTTATTACGACTTCATTAATAAAAGATTTATAACTTTTCATTATTAAAAATTGTTTTTTGTATATATTAAATATTTAAATTAATTATGAGAATTGTTGTTTATTTAGTTGTTCAATTTTTTTAATAATAAAATATTGTATACTTTTATACAAATTTAAAAATTAAAAATATGAAAAACCTAATAATCCAGTTAAATTTAATCATACTAACTATTATAAGTATGAGTTGCGAACCAGTTGATTTAGAATTTAAAGGTATAACTACCAAAGAAGATAGTTTAAACCTTCTTAATAAGTACTGGTATTATCAAAATTCTTATAAAAATAATGAATATGCTGATACTATTATAATCGATGACTCATCATTTTATTATGAATATCATTCTATTGATGAATATTTGGTTGACGATTATGGTTATTATAATTTTGATTTTGCGGATAACCAAAGAAAAAATAAAAGAAATAATCAATATAAATATGCTGACAGCATCAATATTATTAATAATAATAATATAATCTGGATGAGTGAAGAAGGTGAACAAATCTATAATATAATTGAATTAAATGATAGTATATTATCTATTTCTTACACCAGCTTCAAAGGTAATTTTATAATTATTAATTTAAAATCAAAATAATTTAAAAAACATTGCAAATAATTTTATAAATAATTTAATATTCTAATATTCATCCATACCAAACGTGTTTAAAAAGTTTTTTCTATCAGCTTCAACACGTTTTTGATATTCTATAAATTCGGGTTTTGTTTCATCATAACCAATAGGAAACATATTATCCATCATAATTGGACGTTCTTCATATGTTCCACCACCTTTCATGTTAGTATCTGGTTTATAATTATCAAACCTAACCGTGATATATGGTTCATTTTTATCTGAATAATCAATATACGAAGCCAACCATCCTTCTTTATTGGCAAATTCTTTGCTAAACTGATGGTCTATCGGTTGGTCTTTAATATCCTTCACTTTAACTTTCACCATTAACCTACCAAATGTCCCACCAAGTTCTTTAAAAATTTTAGACAAACTTAATTTTTTTAATTCATTATAATTACCACTATCAGATAATAATGCTAATTTATCAATATCTGGTAATTTATCAAAACCACCCATTTTGTTAATATTATCTAAAGCGGTATCTTGATAAGAATTTTCATTTATAAATTGAATAAAATTTTTAATCATTTTTATTTTTTTTTATTATATCATTCACCTTACTAATATGTATAGCCAAAGATGTTCCACCTTCTTCAATTATTTTAACAGCATCATAACCACTATTTATTATTATATTGCTTATTTCATCGTCATCAAGTAAATCCCACATATCATCAAAGGACTTTTTAACTTCTCTATTAGTACCAAGTATAGAATTACCTCTGTATCCAGTTTTTACTTTGAATTCTTCAATATCTGAATTAGATATTGGTAAGGTCGTCCCATGATAATAAATAGTTTCATTAAACGTTTTTAGATATTTCAATGGAATGATTTTGTTTTTAAGTATATATTAATTATCGGAGCGAGTATATATTAATATATAACAATAAAATTAATTATATCTCCATTCATCACCTATTGTTGATACATTATAAACATCATCCCATTGAATATAATCCATTAATGTACCTTTTGAAAAATCATATATAGTATCATTTATTTTAATCCAATGATGTGTCATTAAAATTTGTTCTTCATTATTTTCATCAATATATGAATTATCAACTTCTATTTCACCAAAACATTTTACTACTTGTGGAAAGTAATGAATGATGCTTGATACTATTCCTTGACAATCTCCAATATTTTGTTTGTCAACATAATCTTCCCACGCTTTATTCCAATCTCCATTATATTCTTCTTGAAATTCTTCTTCATCTATGAGGGTTTCCATTATCAAAGATTTTTTAATTTCTTCTATAATTTTTATTTCGTCTATAATTGATTCATTAAATGATTTTATATATTTCATCTCAAATTATAATGATTTTAACATTGCAATTAAATTGGGTTGTGGTGAAACGTCCGATTTGTCACTACGGAAAGAGCTATGTGACCATATATGAGATTCACCTGATAAAGCTTTCATACTAACATCCCACATATCTTCATTATATGTTTTTGGAATTTTAAATTTATCACACCAAAAAACTAATAATTTTCTTAATGATTCTATTTGAGCATCTGTATATTTTTCAAATCCATAAAAACCTCTATACCCTTGTGGGAATTCAACAACCTCTTTTACTTCACCAGCTTTTTTATTTCCAATGAATTTTTTTAATATATCACTCCATAATGCTGGATACCATTTACCATCTATTTCTTTTATTAATCCACCCCAAGAATCCAACTCAACTGATATAGAACTTTCATTTAATAATTTATTCCTTGTTGCATAATCTTTAAAACCTTTTTCTTTTAAAAATGTATCCTTCACCCCCAAGTGATGACCCCAATATAAAGATGAAAAACATTGATATATTTTACCTTGCCAATCAATTACAACATGTGTTGCTATGCGGTCGGCTGTACTTAACCACCATTGCAAGTCTCCCGCTACACCTTTACCGCTAACAGTATGATGTATAACTATCTGATTCTTAGTTGTTTGTAATTTATAATATTGGTTATCTGGAAAATCTACTTGTATTAAATCTTTTTTTAAATCCAGTGCTGCATATTGTTTTAATTCAGTATTTTTATGAACTGCTGCTGTCGATTTGGTATCTTGTATAGTACCAAATGATAATTTTGATAATGGGAATGTAAATGCCATATATTTAATATTATTTTTTAGCTGTTTTATATTGATATATATTAAAAAAAAAATATTTTTAAATTAATATATAGATGAAAACAAAAATGTACATCATGAAATATGTAAAGACTTTCGAATCTTATAATCAAGAAATTATTCAAGAAAAAACTGGATATAAAAAGACTTTTTATCAACAAGACAATATCGGAACAGCAAAATATACCATCAGTTATCACGATGGTGTTGAAACGCATAAGGATGGTAGTCCATTTTTTGGTATTAAGACTTTCAGTAATAAAGAAAAACTTGAAGCTTTTATAAAAGAATTGAAGAAAAAAGGATATGTCGAATCTCTAAACCCTATAAAAGAAAGTAAAACTGAACCAAAAGGTATTAAAAAAATTAAAGATGATTTCTTTAATAAATTAGCAAAAGATATTGATAAAAAATATTTTCCTGAAGTAAAATATTATAGGGATGATAAAGATGATACTGCTGTACATTATGCTATCGAACTTTTCAATAATGGTGTTTCTGGATATGACACATTAATAAACAAATTGTCGAAACATTGTAAAGATACTAAAGAAAATATACATAAAATTGTAAGTAAATATATTGAGGATTTTGGTGATTATAAATACGAAGAAAAATAATTGTTATTTAATAAAAAAATGTTCTAAAAAAACCATTCTACAATTTTTTTTATTTAAAAATATAATGTACATTTATATCATAAATAACATTAAATCTTACAACTATGGAAACTATACTTGAAAAATACAATGTGACACAAGAACGTTCTGCTGAGATTTATGAAAAATTAAAAGAAATTACCGATTTTGGTTTAGAGATGCCCCTTGACGAAGGTTTCGAACAAATATGTAAAGAATGTGGTGTGACAAAACCGAACGAAAGACGAATGATGTATTTTTTTGTAAAAAAATATTACAATGAGTTAAAAGAACAATTGAAACAACAAATGGACAACTTACTAAACTAAAGGTTTATGTTTCTTTCAAAATAAAATATAATTAAATTATTTTTTATCTATTGATTTGGTTTCAACATTGTATACAACATATTTTTCAGCATCTTCATATGAAGATACACCAGCATAATGCACACTATCAACTATAATTCCGAATTTATTAGCATATTTTTTTACTTCATCAGTAAAAATATATTGTATTTTTAAATTAGATTCTCTATGACTCCATCCCATAGCTTCCACTACGACAATCCAGTTTGGTTTATGAGAATATTTCTTAAATTGGACAGCTGTTATTGATGAGCCTTTATTAAATTTATTTTCAGCCCATTTTAATAGTTGTTCATGTTTTTTTAAAACAAAAGGTATTAAAATAGTTTCAATTATATGGTGTTCATCTGCTTTAGAACTATCTTGTATATATTCTTCAAATAATTTAATCATAATAATTATGAATATTTTAAATTATATATTAAAAATATTTTTACATTTGTATTAAATTAATAATTTTTATATGAAAGCAAAAGATATTTTCATGTTTATTATTTTAAGCATTTTTATAATGCTGTTGGAGAATGCTTACAAATTATGAGGACACACAGTTGGTAAAAGAATATCTTCCCTTGATTAAGGGTTGGAGAATGCTTACAAATTATGGGAACACACAGTTAAATAGGGTTTTAATGTTTTCATCCGACTGTTGGAGAATGCTTACAAATTATGGGAACACACAGTCAATGGTAGTAACCAGTTCACGTTTACATGGTTGGAGAATGCTTACAAATTATGGGAACACACAGTATAAAATAAAAAGTGCCTCTATTTATATTCGTTGGAGAATGCTTACAAATTATGGGAACACACAGTGTTTTAAAATAATAGTTCTTTCGGTTAACAGTTGGAGAATGCTTACAAATTATGGGAACACACAGTTATAAATATCGATTATACTTATTTCTTGTTGTTGGAGAATGCTTACAAATTATGGGAACACACAGTGATGGTGCGCTCTTTGCTGCCATACCTCATGTTGGAGAATGCTTACAAATTATGGGAACACACAGTGCTAAATAGTAGGGCTGGGTACTATATAACGTTGGAGAATGCTTACAAATTATGGGAACACACAGTAAAATTCAATCTTTTACTCTATTCTACTCGGTTGGAGAATGCTTACAAATTATGGGAACACACAGTGAGTCATTCCAATTATGAAAAGGTCTGCTCGTTGGAGAATGCTTACAAATTATGGGAACACACAGTATATGATGTTATAACATAAAGAATATCAATATTATATATTGTAATAATAGGGTTGAAAAATGATTAATTTTTCTATATTTTATGAAATTTTATTTTATTTTTTCAATCCTATTTATTTTTCATAAAAAATATTACCTTTGGGTTGAAAAAAAATAATAATATTATGGAACAAAAAATTATAGGTGGTGATTTAGGTACAATTAAAACTGGTATTTGTTTAATAAGTATAAACGATGATAAAACCAAAATTTTAGATAGTAAAGTTATCATAAATAATTTTAAAGACGAATATAAGTATAATACCAAAAACTATAAAACTCCATCAGCTAACCGAAGGTTATATAGAAGTTCAAGAGTTAATAGAAAACATAAAAAAGAAAAACTAAAATTAGTAACTACATATTTATGCAAAGAATTCAATCTAAATGATATTAAATATTTTTCAAATGTATTAGACTTAAAATTAAAGGGATTATCGTCAGAATTATCTCTGGAAGAATTAGCTTGCATACTTATAAATTATACCCGTTATAATGGATATAATACATTAGATGACGATGAAACAGTGGTTGATGATGTTAAAACTAAATATAAAAAAAAATTATTAGAAGCTAAAAAATGGTGTGATGAAAATTCACCGTTAACAATTTCTTCTTATTATAAATATATCAAAGACAGTGGTGGTAAATATAGAAATTCAGACCACCCAGTGACTAAAGAACTTCATAAACAAGAATTAGAGTTGATATTAACTAAACAAAAATTTTTTCACATAGAAATATCTGATAATTTTTACAAAAATATTATTAATAAAATTTATAGTAGAAGGGGACTAAAATCAAGTAGACACTTGATAAGTGATTGTGAGTTTGAATATAATAGAAAAGTAAGTCCTAAATATTTATTATCAACTCAAGAATATATTATTTGGCAGGGTATACATAATTTAAGGATAAATGATAACCCAATAGAAAATACTGAAAAAATAAAGTTATTTGAAGAACTTAACAGAAAGCCCTCTTTAAATAAAGATGAAATTTTAAATATTATACTTGAATATAGAAGAAGTAATTATAAATTAATACATCCAGTTACAAACGATGAAGATATAATATATTCTGAGATAACAGATATTACCAATGATAATGTTTTTAATTTTACATCAAGTGAAATTAGAATAGTTAAAAAATTATTAAAGGATGGTATTTTATCCGATGAATTATTAAATAAATTATTTGTTAATAAAAATTATAAGGTTTCACATAAAGAATTAACAGGTAATAGAACACGATTTTATATAACAGAAATAATTGGAACTGGATTGGAAATTATAAAAAATAAATATAGAGGTGTGTTGGATATAAAACAAAAGGAAAATGAAATAATAGAAAATATTGCACATAGAATATATTCTGAACCATATATTTTTACAAGAAAAAAAGCTTTAGCCAAATTTAATAATTCACAAGATGATATTAAATTGTCAGATGATAATATACAATCCTTATCAATGATTAAATTAATAGACGGATTTTCTGATGCTTCAAGTAAAGCTATTAAAAATATATTACCATATATGAATGGTGAAATAGATTTTTTAGACCATCATTATGCTATCATTAAAGCATATGGTGATAAAACGTCTAATGTTGAAAAAAAATCAACTTTAGAAAAATTAAAAGCTGGTTCTTTGAGAAATCCCACTGTTGAAAATAAAGTAAATCAATTCATAAAATTGATTAATTATTATATTGGTAAAAAACTTGTAGACTGTCATACGGAAGTTCATATAGAATTCAGTAGAGACTTAATGTTACCTAAGAAAATACGACTTATTATTGAAAAAAATAATGATACTAACAGAAAAATAAACAAAGAGATTGAAGAATTGTTGAAATTTTTTAACAGTACAATAAATTCTTCGAATGTTAAACGTATCAAGTTGTGGTTACAACAAGGTGGTAAATATGAAATAAAAGGAAAAAACTTTTTAATAACAAATGATGCATGTGATTTGTATTCAAATTTGTCAATAAAGTTATCTGACGCTTTAAATAAAAATTTATATAATATAGACCATATTATTCCAGAATCAAGGTGTTTCAATAATACATTAAACAATTTAATCTTAACTTCAAGAAGTAATAATTCAAGAAAGAATAATAGGACTGCTTATGAGTTTGTTGAAGAGACATTTACAGATAACGAGAAAAAAATCTTTATAAGTAATGTGGAAAAATATTTTGGTGATATTAAGAAAAAAAAGATACGTTTTGAGTACGGGTATGATAATATGCCAGATGATATGGGTGAAAACCAACTCGTATTAAATTCATATATATCTAAGAAAATAACACAACAACTAAAAACATATTTCGATTCTGAAAAAATAATACCTGTCAACGGAGTGATAACAGACCACGTTAAAAATGTTTTAGGATATACTGAAATGTTTAAAAATATAATCAAAGACAATGCCTATAAATTCAAGAAGAAACAAGTTAAAATAGAAGAAATCGATAAACGCTTTGATGAGAGAAATCATGTATTAGATGCAATTGTAGTTGCGATGATAGATTATAAAATAATATATCGTATTAATAATTTGAATAAGATTGACAATAAGAATGATATATCATTAGACAATTTTATAAAAAAATATGCTGTTGATTTTTTCAAATCTGAAAATCATATTGATATTGTTAAGGAAAGTTTAAATAGAACCATTGTTAATAGAAGAAAAGATAAATATCCAATTTTTAATAAAACAATACTTCAAAACGAACAAAAACATAAAATTCGTTGCGTTAGGAATTCATTACATGATGAAACTTTTTATTCTGAATTTAATGGTGTAAAAACTATAAATGTTTCTCTTATTGATTTTAAAAAGGAAATTATTAAGGTGTTAAATAAAACCAAAACGGTAAAGACATTAGAAACCATCCGTAAAAAAATAGATAGTATTATAGGTGATACTTCAAGAAATTTATTAGAGAGTTGTATACATGAATGTGCTAATCCAGATGATACTATTACACCTGATATAATTAATGTAGCATTTAACACGTTTATTACTCACCCATCAAGAAAAAATACTAAAAATATAAAGATTAGGTCTTTTTATCAAAATACAGTTCCTATTGGAAAAAAAGGATATATACGAAATATAGTTCCAAATAATAATTATCTATTAGTCATATATAAAGAGAAAGGTGAATATAAACAAGAATGTTTTAGTTTATTAGATTACACCAGTGGTAGACATAAAGATTTTTTGAATACTCATGCTATTAAACACGTGTTTAAAAAACGTGATTATTTTGTTTGTGGCTTTGATAGAAAAGAATTAAAAATATTATTGGATAATAATAATTATTCATTTTTAGAAAATACATTTTTCATACCAGAAATGAACGCAGTTAAATTTTATTACGAACCATTTTTTTCAAATAATGAAGATTGTTTTAGATTGGGTGAAAGCTCAAATAAATATTTCAATAGAAATTCAAAAGTAACAAAAATAAAAATTAATGATTATGGTGAAATATTTTTATAATTTATTTGTAAAGTCATTTTTTAATTGTACATTTGAAATCTCATAATTATAAAGCAATTCTCCAACAAGTAACATTTAGTAATAGATGTTATGTAGAACAAAAAAGTTCTTTTCACTGAGCATATTTATATGTTGAGTGCCAGAATAAAAATCCAAGAAGTAATTCTTGGGTTTTTATTTAAAAATCTTTCCAATGTTATGCTTCACTCCAACCGATGGAACTTTTAAAAAATAAACATCACCTGTTGGTGGATGAACTTCGACCACTGTGTAACGGGTTCTCATAACAACAGAATAATAAGTATAAATAACTTCTGCATAGTAACCTTTAGGCATTGGAATTTCATCATATTCTGCTAAGATAGAATCAAAAACATAATCTGCCATAGAATCCTGTTTATCATCTTTGAATAATTGTTTTAATAAAAAATATTGCTCCGATTCCAATTCATGCATTTTCTTACTACCACGATTTGCTCTTTCATTATCTTTTAAATCAGAAAAATCATTAAGAGCAGCATCCCACTCGGCAGTCATTTCTACGAAACGTTTTTTAATTGCTTCTTTGTTCATATTTATATTTTATTTTTATTCAAAATTAAAAATATTTTTTAATTTTTTTAAATATATCTTTATTAATTTTAATAGCCTCGTCTTCGGAAACATTTACAAAAATAATTTCATCAACATCACCCACACGACCAAAATCATTATCATCGCCAACCAATGCAATTCTATATCCCACTTTATTATCTACATATTTACCATCAACATGACCCCAATGTTTTTGAATTGCTACTATTTCATATATAGCACCACGATTTGCTATTAATCCATTAGAATCATTTGGTTTTAATTTTACAAAACGTCCTATATTTTTTTCCAAATCTACATTACTGGTTTCTAATGGTACAACTTTCAATATCTCTTTTGCAGTTCTGAATTTATTCTGATGTTTAATGATTTCTTTTTCAACATCAATGTTTTTATCTGAATAACTTTTTAAAAGAGTTTTTTCATGTTCTGAAAGAGAATCCAGACCTAATTCACTTATTTTATCTAATATCTTATTTAATTTTGGATTAGATAAAGATTCTGTTATAAAACTATTAATATTAGTTCTTATATGTTTACCGTTTAATATCATAAAATTATATATTAAATATTGTCAAAAATTTTTTCTAATTTTATCTTTCTAATTTTATCAATATTCACTAAATTATTATTGACATCTTCCATCAACCGTCTATCACTTTCTACTTTAAATTCTTCCGTTTCTCCTATTAATCTATAATACTGTATTAAATCAGTTTTTTCATTTACCATTAAAATTTAACTAATTTTTCAGTATATATTAGAAAAAGTGAATTCCCTCTATTAATATAGATGAAATACCAGTCAATAAATTATGACACCTGAACTTTCTAATATTCTTATGAATGCTAAAGTACCCGACTTGATGTTTAATACAGAAACCAAATCATCTAAAGGGTGGAAATTATCCGTACAAGGTAAATCATTAAACGTTGTTATTTTTTTATATGACAGATTGAGTGATTATTTAATTGATAATAAAATACCTTTTAAAATACTCCACATTAGGCTCTGCTGGAGAGTTTACAACATTATATAATTTCTACTACATGTAGATGAAAAATATGAAGTAAGAAAACGTGGTAGTAATAAACTTCCACAAATAAAATAATTATTATATTTACCAAAAATTATAAATTATGAATGAAGATGAAGATGAAGATATTTTAGATATTATTCAAAAAATACAGGAAAAAAGAAGTCCGAAGTATTTTTGTGGCAAATAATCAAGGATGTTGATTTTTTTGTTGCTAAATATAATTCTAAGTTTACACCACTATATTAAATCCTACTATTGTAGGTTTGTTTTTTTCTTCTGAATTCTTTAAGATATTCTTCTTTACTCAGTCTTTGGTCAACAAAATATGATTTACCAGTATTTTTTTCATCATCAGCTATCCACATTGTTGGTTCTTGAGATTTTAATTTTTCCAATTCTTTTTCATATTGAAGTTCATGTTCTTCAATTTTTTTTAGAAGACCAGACAAATAAGTTTTAAAAGATGTTTCATCGTCTTTATATTCTATGTTATATTCTTTGTTATTATAAAAAATAACTAAAATATCTTCTTTTATTACTATATCAGAATAGAATATGAGAGAACCAATGTTACCTACTTTGTGAATGAGCCTGTTTTTTTGTAAATAATATCTTTTCACGAATTCATCGTGTATTTCAAGTGTGGAATTTTTTTTATTAAGAACCGATTGACCTAAATCTAATTTAAATATATCAATGGTTCTAATTTTTCTTAACATGTTATTATTAGAGACAATGCTAAACATAAAAAATATTTTTATTTTTAAAATTAAGCAGCGGGTGTTTCTTCAACAGGCTTTTCTTCTGCTGGAAGTGTGCCCTCGGCTGGTGCTTCCTCAGTTGGATTTTCTGCTGGTGCTTCTTCTGCGAATTCAGATGAAGTGGTTTCTTCCCCCGTAGCTGTTTCAGCTTTAAACTTCCCGATATCCTCAATATTTGTAATTTTATCTACAATAAAATCTTCTGAAATATTATTAATTCCCACCTCTTCTTCATAGTTATCTATGAGTTTATTATCAGCATCATATCTTTTTAAAGTTAAAACAAGTTTTGTAAGTTTTTCTTCTTCAAACATTCCTTGGTCAATAAAAAATATAAGTTGATATCTATATTCGTCATCTTCGAAATCACATATAATAGACCTGGATGTACCTTGCGAAATACACGACTCTTCAATTTCTAATAAATTAGTGTTTTGTGATAAAGAACCTTCTGTAAACCATTTATTCAGGTCTATTTGTAAATCATCAAAATATCGTCTGATCATATTGTTACGTGATTGTGTAAAAGATTCATATAGTTTAATCATGGAATGTTTTTAGTTTATTGTATATATTAAAAAAAAATAGTTTCAATTATTTTATATATAAGTGAAAAGAAAAATAAAATTATGTCAATTATAAGCTTTTCAGAATTCAACCTTAGTGAAGGACTCACTAAAATAAAAATTGGTGATACAGTAATAGTAACTAAAGACGATACCTCAGATGAACCAGAACGTTCATTAAAAGTTGGTGATGAATATGTAGTTAAATATGTAGATTCTATGTCTGGTTGGTTAAAACTTGAAGGAGAAAAGTGGTTACATAACCCTGAAAATTTCAAAAAAGTTAAAAAAGATAAAGAAATAAACGAAGATTCAGCCACAACAAGCGTAATGGGTTCGGGTACAGCCGTAGGTGGTGGGATGACTGGTTCTTATACACCATCTGCTGGGCAAGCTGTTTATGGTGGTGATTCTGGCTCTGCTTTTGCAACTAACTCCAGTATAAATGGCATGGGTGCGATAAAAAGTTCTCAACCATCTCCAATACCCGGTGACGTGGCGGGTTCGACCAGTGGTTCTGGTGATATTGGTTCGGTTTTAGGAACTTTCACAAAACAACCTGCGGGTGGTATAGATAAGAAAAGAAAAAAGAAAGGTGAAAAAGTGGAAAATCAAATAAAAAATATGTATATTGTTAAATTCAATGAATTTGACGGTGTTAAGAATGTAAAAGAAAACGCTTATATACCACCTAAAAAAGTAAAATGTCAAGAGTGTGGTGAGGAAGTTGAATTCGATTTTATAACCATGTTGGGACATGTACAAAATAAACACTGGGGTCAACCTAATGAACGTTTTGTCGACTATGAACCAAGAGAAATGATAAAACGTTTTTTCCACGAAATACCAGAAAAGAAATAATTAAAAATAAAAATATAAAAATGATAACAACATTTAACAATTATATCAACGAAAGTAAATCATTTTCTGAATACCCGTATCAAATGTTTTATTCAAAAGATACATTAGCTTCGGCCAAAGGAGCAAAAACAGAGAAAGAATTGATAAGCGCAGCTAAAAAATTGAATTTAAAAGCTTTTGCTATTTATAAATCATATGTTAATGGTAGAATTTTTCTTTCGACAGCTGATGAAATTTTCTTAGTATCTTGGTATGATAGTACAGGACATGATTATTGGTCAAATCGTTCAAAGAAAGAACCTGAGTTGTTAAAGAAAAAAATTGAGAAATTAGATGAAAATCTACATGATGATTTGATAGCTGATGACGCTGCTGGAATGAAACACACTGAATACAGCGACAAACCTATTTTTGTATTATGGGCAGATAAAGTAACAAAAAATTTTCCTAATGCGATTAAAAAAGCGATGTATAAAGGAAAAAGTAATAAAATATGGAATAGGGAATATGTTATAAATGCACATAAGGGATATGGTACGGTATTTTTTATTGATGCCAACAATGTATCAGAAGCTAAAGCTGAATTAGTCAAAGCATTACAACATGGTTCAGCTAATAATATTTTTTATGTTGGAATAAATTCTAAAAAAATGTTAGATAATATCGATTGGAATTATATTAAAAATAAGTAAAAAATAATAACTTTTTGTTAATTGATGAATATAATAAATAAATTTTATATTCATTTTTTTATGTCTTATATCGGAAAAGATGTTTTAATCCAAACTAAAAAATCATCAACTGTTTATAGAGTTATAAGTGAAACTAAATCTAAGAAAACATTAACTCTTCAGGAGAATGAGATAATAGAGAAGGAAGAGATTCCAGTTAAAATACATAATGTTTTTTTTTCGATAAAAAATTCACATCGAATTGAATATAAAGAAAACTCAAAAGGTAATACTATAAAAATAAGATTAAATAAAAAAAATGCTATATGGTTTATTTTAAATAATTATGAACCAATAGATATGAAATTTTTATAAAATATTTAATAAATAAAAAATTAATGGATTACAATAAAAATTATTATACAATTTTAGGTCTTACTAAAGATGCTGATAAGGAAACTATTAAGAAAACTTATAAAAAGTTAGCTTTAAAACATCATCCAGATAAAAATAATCAAGATAAAAAATCTGAAGAAAAGTTCAAAGAAATAAATGCGGCGTATCAAATACTTGGTGATGATGAAAAAAGAAATGAGTATGATGTAAGAAGCCCACATGGTAAGAGTTATAATCCTAATCCTTTTGGTAGTGGTTTTAATCCATTTGGAAGTCGAGGTGGTGGTGATTTTAATGATATATTTAATATATTTAAAAATTTTGGACACACCCAAGGGTTTGATTTTAATTTTAAAGAACAATTTCATGAGAATTTAGATATTGGTGTATCTGTAAATGTTTCAATGGAAGATGTTTATAATAATAGTCCGATAAAAGTCGTTTATAATAGAAACGTTCATTGTAGTGAATGTAATGGAACTGGGTTTGACCCGCAGAGTGAATCATTCGTATGTGATGTTTGTGGTGGTACAGGTCGAGGAATGTATGGTAATAAATGTGAACATTGTCAGGGTAGTGGAAAAATATATTCAGCTACATGTCCTAAATGTAAAGGCGAAAAACTTCAGAATAAAACCGAAGAATTTAATTTTTTAAATTCTTATCAGGTCAGGAATTCATTTAGAACCAGAAAAAGTGGTTATGGTCATCAATCAAAATATTATCGTGGTACAAGCGGTGATTTAATTGTATCTATTAATTTTATTAATGAAACAGAATTTATAATTCGACCTGATAATGATTTAGAATTTAAATTAAACCTTCATTACGAGGACGCTATCAACGGTTTAGATTATCAGATAACAACACCCGATAAAAAATCATATAGTGTTAAAATACCAGCCAAAACAAAAGATGGTGATATTTTAAAATTAAATGGAATAGGAATGTTAAATTTAGATGGGAAGACCCGTTCTGGGATATATATAATCATAAATATTATTGTAGATTATGATAGACTTGGAAAAAGTTAAGATTTAATTTTAATATATATTTATTTAAAAATAAATGACTTCGGATGTACCAGACAATTGACCAGTCTTTGGATTTTATGAATGATTTATATAAGATACTTTCTACAAACGAGAAAGTGTTGTATAATGATTTAAAAATGTCGAAGGATAAATATTATAAGAATAATATAGGTAAATTAATTCTAAAATATTTAAGTTTACCTGAAGATTATATGACTGTTACTAAAGATGGAATTGTTATTGAAAAATCTCATATTATATTACATCGGGAATTGACAGAAATTTTTTGTAAATTACAAAAAAAATATTATGGAAATTCTGATTTATTTGGAATTGAAAAAAAATCTAATTATATAACATCATTTTACGAAGATACTTCATATATTTGTGAGATTTATATTTATTCCAATTTTAATATTAAATTTTTAAATTGGATAAAAACATATAATGAAGATTTAGTATATGTTGAAACTGAAACCTATAAATATTATGGTTTTTTAAATAAAAAGCTGGAATTAAACACAGGTTCTTATGCATCTAAAACTTTTAAATTATAATTTTTAAATTTTAATAATCATGAAAAAAAGTATTTTTTTATTTGTTACAATGTTATTTTTAATAGCATGTAGTTCTTCGATTAAAACAACCACTGAAAATGAAAGTGGGTATGTTGGAAAAATTGAAAGTGTAAATTATCTTGGAAAAATAAAATCCAAAGTAACTTACGTTGTTACTACTAAAACCGAAGTCCAGTTAGAAGGAAAAGTAAAAAAATTAAAAACTGGAAGAAAATGTTATATTGTTCAAAAATCAGATGGTCGTGATTATCTTTTAGTTGAAAAAACTGGTGAATTTAAAATAGCAAAATAATTTTCATGGATAAAAAATTAATTGTAATAAACCTGTATAGTGGGCCGGGTGCTGGGAAATCCACATCTTGTTCTCAAATATTTTCTTATTTAAAATGGAATAACATCAATTGTGAACAAGTTTCTGAATATGCCAAAAAATTAACATGGCGAAAAAATTATAAACAGTTGAAAAATCAATTGTATGTTTTTGCTAAACAATATAATGAAATATTCATGGTAGAAGATGAAGTAGATATCGTTGTCACGGATTCACCGTTATTGTTATCAATTATATATGATTCTGAAAAAGATGAAGATTTAAAAAGAATTGTATTACAAAAATATAACAGGTATAAAAATATTAATATTTTTATCAATAGGAAAAAATCTTATCACCCTATTGGAAGAAGCCAGAATAAAGAAGAAGCCAAACAGTTGGATGATGAGATTTTTCATTTATTAAATGAACTTGGTGAAACATACCAAATAGTTGATGGTACGTATGAAGACATTTTGAAGTTATCAAAAGAACTTGTTTTGAAATTAAAAAATTAAAATGTTTTTATATATACAATTATCTAAAAAATAATTTATATAAATGGAAAAACTTTTTAATTTCAAAAAATTCATTTCGAACAAATTAAATGAATATAAGAATGTTGCCAAGATTGAAGTTTCACCTTTAAAAACTGTGGTAGACCAATTTAATTTACTTGAAAAAGGAATAAAATCGCTTGGTTATAATGTAGAATTTTTACAAAAAGATATCAAAAGAGAAGCTGAAAATTTTTTGACTTGTACATTTACTATCGATGGTAAAAAAAATAAATTTTTAATATTTAAAAATGGCACAACTTATCTTTCTAAAGATTCTGAAGATGAATACATTGGAATTTTAATGTACTACAATGAATTCTTAAAAGAACTTAAAAAATTATTGAAAGAAGTTTTAAAATAAATGAAAAGGTTTGAAAAAATACACGTTAACAACATTATTGTTACTTCTGATACATTTCAGTGTAGTTGTTTCTCAAGTTCCTTTAGTGTTTACTGATTCTATCAAAATATCCAATTCAAACCCCAATATTCACACAAACATCGAACAATGGTATAGTAATGAAACCAACATTCGTATATCCATTTTAAAAACAGATGGAAAAAAATATGCTGGTATTGCTAATTTGTATTATCCAAATCATTCCAAGTATATAGAAGGATATATTAATTTTAAATTCATCATATTTATCAAAGGTGATTATTTGTATATCCGGTATTATAATATTATACACACATCAGAAGATATATCTTTTGGAATGTTACTGGTAAACCAGCCTAATCTATGTAATAATTGTTATTTACATGCTGATATGTGTAAAGTTTTATGGAATGACCTTGTAGAATATTTGAATAATCATTTGATGATAACATCAGCTAACTTAAAATATTATTTTTAACTAATTTTTTTTATAATAAATTTATCTTTATTTTTGCTTTAATTAAACTTAAAGTGAAATGTCGCAAACGAATAATGATGATTTTTATGTTTTGAGTTTTATTAATGAAAACGGTATAACTCAATACATTAAATCTTATGTTTATAAAAAACGAAACGTGAATCGGTGTGTATCTGGACAGAATTGGTATAAAACTTATATCTATTTAACTCCACGTCTTGCACAAGCAAAGATGTGGAAGAAAAAAAATGGTGCTTTTAGGATTGGTAAAAATATTATTGCACCAACGTTAAATATCGACCCGAATTCTATTTTTATCGAAGATGTTTCAATACAAAGAATTCGCAGAGAAAAGATACTTGAACTTGGTTTGTTGAATTAAACATTACAATAATGGCAGAACGCAGGGGTTGTTTAAGAACCGTGAAAGGTATGGAATTGAAAAGTAAACATCAATCCACTTATGAAAATTGGTGGTTGGGTAAACATACCGAAACCACTCATTTTAAAGATTACCCTAAAAGTGAAGATATGATTAATGGTGTTGTTGAAAAAGTTCAATACATAGGGAATTCGGTGAGTGGTGTTGTAGAATTAACATTAGACAATGGTTTTGTTTATTTAGTTAGTTCACGAACTTCATTTAGGCCAACAAAAACTGACGTAAAAATCATTTAAAAATATGGACTATAATTTATTACTGGATGATTCCAGAGATATACAAATGGTTTACAATATAACTGGTAATCAAATTTATAATGAAAAAGAATGGATTATAGTTAAATCTTTTGACGCTTTTGTTCAGAAAATAGTTAAATATTATTTACCGATAAATATCAGTTTTGACCATGATATATCGGATTTCATTACTGAAAATGGTGAAACAAAAGAGCGAACGGGGTATGATTGTGTAAAATGGCTTGTGGATTATTGCGTTGAAAATAATAAAAAATTACCTAACTGTTTGGTTCATTCATCAAATATAGTAGGACGAAACAATATAATTTCTTATTTAAATAATGCTAAAAAACATTTGAATTTATAAATATGGAAGAAAATATTGACATACTAATCCAAAAGATACAGGAAGCACGAAACCCTAAGTATTTCTTATGGCAAATTGTTAAAGACGTTGAATTTTTTGTTTCTAAATATAATTCTAATATTTTATTCGGAAAAAAAGATGATGAAATTTATTTTAATTACGATATAAAAAATCATACTCTATATTATAGTTATGAAAAAATATATCAAATTTTATCATCGAAATATCACCTTAACGATTTGGAAGCTAATGAATTAGTGAGTGGTATGGTGAGTGAGCATTTCAAAATACAGGTAGACACAACCACTATCAACCAGTGAGTGAACACTTCAAATTAAGAATAAAAAATGGATGATATAGATAAACTAAAAGAACTCAGACTTATTAATTATTTATCATCATTAGAATGCAATAATCTTGATGAGTTTAATACTAAGTCAGAATTTAGTGTTGATGAAAAAATAAAAATAAAAGATACCATAACACAATTAATATCAAATATTGACAATTCACGATATTTTTTTATTGAACAATGGTCACGGTTTGGGTTTACTATAAATTATAGAATTTATTATAAAAAAAATTTTATATTTGATTTTACTGAAGATTATTTATCAGAAAAATATGATAGGCATAAAATGAATAAAATAATATTAGGGGATATAAATGCTTGTAAATGTAAATATTTTCTAAATTATAACCCTAAGACACTTTCTGATATAGACTACTAAAAATAGTTCTTCTGTAATTTTTTTCTTTATTATTTTGTTTTTATATTTGTTGTATAAAATTATACAGCATGTTTGAACTTGATTTAACACAACCGATAGAAATAGCTCACTCAACTTCGAATGACCCCTTCGATAAACATGAAGGTGACAGAAGAACTGAAGTTAAGAATTTCAACCGTACTGTTCATTATCGTGGACTTGAAATAAAACGTAATGCAAATGTTCCAGTTGGAGCTGAAGGTTACTGGGAAGTTCCTAAATTGAAATGGTTTGGTAAAGGTGGGTTACATGAAGGTTTCTTAACTGTTTCTATTTTACAATCAAAAGAAGCTATTGACAAATATTACGAATATAATTTTTAATTAAAAACCTATGATAGAATATTTATACACAGAAGGTAAAATTGGTGATAGGAATACACCTATACCTGTAAGATGTAATAGTAAAAGAGTTGGCACAATTAAACCAGTAAAAGGTGGGTGGCAATATTTTCCACTTCATCATAAACAAGGTGGTGAAATTTTTGAGACTATTGATGAAGTTCAAAAATCACTTGAATTCTGTGAAGAAGAATAATTATCAAAAAACAACATATGCTAAAAATTAAAAAATTTGTGGCAGATTGCTAACCGTTTTGGTTTTTATGACGCTGCTGATTTTTTAAAAAAATAATTTTATTATGAAAGTAATAACCGCTTTTGGTAAAGAAAATACTTGTACATTTGGTTTTTTGACTGATAAACAAAATAAAAACATCAAATGTATTAGTATTATAATACTTGAAATAATGTGGAATAAAAACACTAAGAGGTGGGGTATTGGGGTGGGAATTCCATTTGTTTTTGGTATAGGTATAATGTTTTAAAAACATTATTTATGGGAAAACCAGCTATAAAACTCAAATGGAGTAAACGGGAAAACGACTGGTTATTTGATTATCCAGATAACAACGGTAAGTCTTTGATGGGTGTATTCTTTGAAATGACGAAAACCACTGGTCACCGTGTTGACTGGGAAGAAGATTTAAAAACCATGTTGACTAATGCTGGTTATGATTACACAACATTGAAAATAACCGTGTCTAAAAAAGAAAAATAATATGACAATTCAAGACCTTAAAGATAGAAACCTAATTATATTTGAAGCCCTTACTGGTTCTCATGCTTATGGATTAAACGAAGAAGGTTCGGATATTGATTTCAAAGGTGTATTTGTTTTACCATTGGATGATTTATTATCTAATGATTATATATCTGAGGTTTCTGACGAAACAAACGATATAACATATTTTGAAATTGGTCGTTTCATCGAACTTCTAAATAAATCAAATCCAACAGTTATTGAATTGTTATATTCACCAGAAGAAAATATTCGTATTAAACATAAATGTTTTGATATTTTATTGGAAAATAAAGAAAAATATATTTCCAAAAAACTAAAAGATACTTTTGGTAAGTATGCCGAACAACAAATAAAAAAGGCCAGAGGTTTAAATAAAAAAATTGTTAAACCTGTTGCCAAAGAAAAAAAGAGTCCATTGGATTTTTGTTTTATTATTGATGGATATAAAACATACCCTTTAACACGCTTTTTAAACGAGAATGGGCTTAATCAAAAGTTTTGTGGTATAGTCAATGTCCCAAACGCAAGAGATGTTTTTTCGCTATTCTACGATGAATTTTCACATGCGTGTTTTGATGAACGAATACAAGAAGAAGATAGATTGGACGCTCAGTCTAAATTTAGAAATTCGTTTAAAGGCTATAAAGGTATCATCAAAGAAAACGAATCTGGTGAACTGGTATCAAATGAACTAAGATATAGCTCTGTAAAAGAAACAGAAACACCAAGATGCATTTTTTCTTATAATAAGGATGGTTATACATCCTATATGAAAGATTATACTGATTATTGGTCATGGGTTTCAAAAAGGAATCCTGTTCGTTATGATACCAATATGAAACATGGTAAGAACTATGATTCAAAAAATCTTCTACATCTAACAAGACTATTAACAATGTGTCTTGAAATTGGTCAAGGAAAGGGGGTAATTGTTAAACGTCCAGATAGAGAAATATTATTAGATATAAAACATGGTAATCGTGAATACGATGATATAATAAAGGATTCTGATGATAAAACCATAGAAATTGAGAAAGTGTATAAAGAATCTAATTTGAAAAATGATGTTGATGAAAAAAATTCTAAAATTATCTTAAAAAATATCAGGAAACATTTTTACAATTTAAAAAATGATTAATATGAAGATAAGATTTAATTAAATTAAAATATAAAATTATGCTAAAATTTTTAAAACCTAAACAAAGAACATCTGTGAATTCTCAGGAATTTTACGAACTTATGTATAGTTACAGACATTCCCCGATGGCAAATCAAGAGGAAGTGGTTAAAAACTTTGAGGAAGTCAAAAAATGGATTCGAAAAAATTATCGAAGAAGATTATTTAAAAATAAAACCAAGTAAATCTTGGTTTTTTATTTTATAATCTTATTTTCTTCAAATCAGCCTCATCTTTTATTAAATAACAATCGATTGTTTTAATGCCTAATTTTTTAGCTTTGTAAACTCTTTTCCAGCCATCTATTAACATGTGAAAATCTTCATCCTCAATAAATATTGAGGGGTCTTTTAATTCATCTTCGGTTATTTTATTTGCCACTTTTTTATCAACCGTCACACCAATCTTCGTTTTATATCTTTTACCAACTTCTCTTTCATCGTTTTGAACCTGTATTCCATTTTCATCGAATGTTTTTGAAACTAATTCATAAAAATCATCTACCGGTAGTTCATAATATGAACCATCTGGTTTAACAAATTTTTTTGGATTTTTTCTGATTAAATCCCAAGCTTTTTCAACGTCATACCTCTTTGTTAAAAAATGAAAATATTCACCTTTGGTAATCTCTGCTGGTTTATATCTTTCAAAAGTTTCGAATTTATTTAAATATTTCATGATTTAATTTTTTATTATTTTTAATATATATTAAAAAATAGTTATATAAATGTCCACGATAAATGCCGAGATTTTATTAAAAGCTGTTGAGTTTTCACCTGCCAGTATTATCATTACAGATAAAGAGGGTATAGTAGAATTTGTAAATAATAAATTTATAGAAGTTTCAGGTTATTCGAAAGAAGAAGTTTTGGGTAACAAACCCAATATATTAAAATCGGGTGTACAATCTGATGATTTTTATAAAAATTTGTGGAAAACTATTATTAGTGGGAAAGAGTGGAAAGGTGAATTTCATAATAAAAGAAAAGATGGAACGCTTTATTGGGAATCAGCTTCTATATCATCGTTTAAAGATGATGAAGGAAATATTTTAAAATTTGTAGCTGTTAAGGAAGATATAACCCATAAGAAAGAACTTGAAAAAGTATTGAAAATGAAAGAATTTTCAATAGAAAACACCAAAGAAGGAATGATGTGGTTAGATTTAAAGGGTGAGGTTACATATTGTAATAAATCATATCATGAGATGTTAGGTTATGATGATGAAGAAATAAATAGAAAGATGGATTGGTATGACCTTGTACCAAAAGAATATAAAAGTTTATGGAAAGAATATTTTAATATTTTAAAAAAGAAAAAAAATATAACATTAGAACATTTTCATCTTACTAAAAATAATGAAACGTTTCCAATGGAAGCTTCTCTGAATTATTTTAAAATCGATGATGAAGAATATATTTTCATTTTTACACGAGATACAACTATACGTAGAGAAATGGAAAACATAATAAAAATGAGTGAAGATAAATTCACGAAAATATTTATGTTTATACCCGACCCTGTTCTTGTTACAGATGTTGATACATCAGAATATTTAGAAGTAAATGATGCTTTTGAGATGATTTCTGGATGGGATAGAAGTGAGTGTATTGGTAAAACTATATATGAATTAAATATGTGGAAATATCCAGAAAAAAGAACAGAAATGATAGAATATTTAAAACAAAATGATGGTGAATATTATAATTATGAGGTTGAATTTATATTAAAGAATGGTGAAGAAAGAACTGGTTTAATGGCTGGTAAAATTATAAATTACGATGGTAAAAATCGTTTATTATCTATAATTAGGGATATTTCAGAGAGAAAACTATACGAAATAGAATTAGAAAAAGCCAAAGAAAAAGCTGAAAAATCTGATAAATTAAAAACATCTTTCTTAGCCAATCTATCACATGAAATAAGAACTCCAATGAATGCGATTATTGGATTTTCTGATTTATTAAAAGATGATAAACTATCTTTAAATAAAAAAACAGAATATATCAAAATAATAAATGAAAGCGGTGACGATTTATTAAAATTAATTGATGATATAATTGATATAGCCAAAATAGAATCTGATGAATTAAATATAGAAGAAACAAAATATTATGTTGAAAATATTATGTTAGATTTATATAACATATATAAGAATAAAATTGAGTTTTATAATAAAAATTTAAATCTTGTTTGTGAAACTATACCATCAAAACAAATGTTGCTTGTTTATATAGACCCATATCGAGTAAAACAAGTACTTTCAAATTTATTAAGTAATGCTATTAAATTTACAGAAGAAGGATTTGTTGAATATGGTTTTGTGATTAAGAATAATTTTATTGAATTTTATATTAAAGATACTGGCATTGGAATTCATGAAAAATATAGAGATTTAATATTTGAGAGATTTCGCCAAATAGATGAAAGTAAAACAAGAAAATATGGTGGTACTGGTCTCGGTTTAAACATTTGTTTAAATCTTGTTAAGTTGATGGGCGGAAAAATATGGTTAGAATCTAAACCAAAAGATGGTAGTGTATTTTATTTTACCATACCCTATAAACCAACTATAGAAAATGAAAATATAATAACAACATCTTTGTTTAATATAAATAATTACAATTGGTCAGATAAAAAAATATTAATAGCAGAGGATATATTAACCAATTTTGATTATTTAAATGAACTACTTAAATGTACTGAATGTGAAATAATCCATGCTGAAAATGGTAAAATAGCCGTTGAGTTATACACAAAATATCAACCAGATATCGTACTAATGGATATACAAATGCCCATTATGAATGGTATTGAAGCTAAAGAACAAATAAGATTACTAAATCCAAGTGCTATTATTATAGCTCAAACTGCATATGCAATGAAAAATGATAAAAAAGAATGTTTAAATATGGGGTTTAATGAATATATTTCTAAACCTATAAATAAACTGGAATTATTTGATTTAATTAATAGGTATTTGAAAATTAATATATAAATATTATGAATTTTATGTATTTTGAAAAATATCAATTGGTCTTAGAGAATGCAGAATGGAGTCTGACATTTAATGTCGCAGATATATGGCACAAATATTCATCTGGTAGCCTTTCATTGCAAGATTTTTGTAAATTGTACAGGGATTATATTTTAAAAAAGAAAAATGATATAGTTAAATTATATGGTAATGACGCTTGGGTTAAATTGGATGGCATTATACAAAAATTAAACAGTGTTACCGATGAAAAAACATCACATAATATTTTTGATTCAATATATGATTGGGCTGATGCACATGAAGTTTTAATTCAAACTAACAATGACCAAGAAGAATTTTAAAAATAAAAAAGATAAAATGAGATACTTACAAAATTTTAAAACATTCGAAAATAACAACCATAGTGCTTATATGGAACAAGAAATTGTTTTAATTCGTTTTGAAGTAACAGAAGGTAATCCTATTGTCACTCCAGTTAAAATTAAAAAAAAATATACAAATAATGCATATTTAGTTTCTCATAATATTGAAGATAGTAATATAAGAAATTTTCCAGATATTAAAATAAAAGGTAGTGATATTATTTCACCTTATCAACAATTAGACTCACCGATTGATAGTAATTGGGTTACAACAAATCCGAGAATTAACCCAAATGTTTCTGGTCAGATGGCAGGTGGGAATGGAGCACCAGTTTCGGACATCACTTTACCACCAGCTAATCAACATCCATCAAATGATATTTCAATTTAATTTAAAATTCATATACTAAAGCATTAACTGTATATATTTTAATATGTGAAACTTTATGTTATTTTTGATTTATAAATATATGTACCACCACTAACACATTTTTGAAATTCCAAATCGGTATCACCATTTATAAACCATCTCCATGTATTATCAGCATATGGTGTTCCTAAGTAATAATAATTTGTTAAAGAAGTTGAACCAGTTATACTTAAATATGTACCATCAAATATTAAATCACTTTCAGAGTATACACCCTTTGCAGTCCCTGTTGATGTTAATACTCGATTATTTGCATAATTTGTAATATCTGTTATACCAGATGCAGTAATTAAATCATCAACATATTTTTTTGAGATTAACTCGTTATCCGATGAGAAAGTATAAGCTGAATTATATATGGATTTTCCATATAATGTTCCCCCAGAAATACTAAAATAAATAGTATCACCATCAATTGGTGAATAATTCACCCAACTTGAACCAGAATATATTATTATATCATTTGATGTTGGTGATGTAATAGCGACGTCAGTTAAACCCGAAAGATTTAAGTTATTATAAACATTCGATATAGATGTTGACAATGAAGAATCATATGTTGTTCTTGATGAAGTTTCTGTTGATATAGCTGTTGAAAGACTTGTATTAACACTACCTCTTGTAGATATTTCACTTGAAATAGCAGTTGATAATGATGTTACACCTGTAACAATCATACCTTCAACATACGCAGATTCATTTATGTATATTGCTTTAGGCATTTTTAAAAATCATTATTTTATTTTATATATTAAATATTTATAATAAATTAACTATACGTAATATTAAATGTAACATATCTTTTTGTACTATTCGTAGAACTAACTTGTGCATTTTTCATCCAATATAATTTTTGTTTAGATGTCCAAAGAATATTTGTTCCAGAACCGTTATAATCAGTTCCAGCATTTAAATTATTTATTTGTTCTTCTGTTAAATTCCAAGCATTCCCGGTATAAGTACCAACATCACCTAATGCTTCACTTGTGCCTGTAAGTGTATCACCTATTATAGATATATCAATAGTTTTCGTACCGCTCCAAGATTTTCGATAAACAAATAAATATTGAATAAATTCATTTGAGCCTGTAACCCCAGTGTTATTTTGAATAGAAAAATTACTGAAAGTGCTATATAAGGTAACACCTGATAATGTTCCTTGTAGATTACAATTAGATGCATTAAAAAAATATAATCGATTGCTAAAATTAAAATCAGTTGGTAAAACACTACTTATATTTGTATTATAAATTTGTAAATTAAAAACATTATTATGTTTTAATCTTCCACTTAATGCAGTAGTATAACAATAAAAATATTGTAGATTATTAATAATCCAATTTGATGTATCACCAGATAAGTTAGGATTACTATTTATATTTATATTTGTAGCAGATAATGTTGAACCAGTTAACCAGTTGGTTAAATCACCATACACTTCATAACAACTATATATATTTAAATTTGTTGCTTTATATGGATTAAATTTAGATAAATCAGAATTTATATGAATATTGTTTAAATAAATATATGTTATATTACTTGGCATAATGAAATTTGATAAATCACCTGTTATACCACTTATATATGATAGATTTAATGTAGTTAAACCCATTGTATTGAATGTTAAAGTAGTTAAATCCATATATAAATTGGAATTATTGTTTAATGTTAATGTACGTAAAGTCGAAGGTAATACTGACGCACCTGCCATATTCCCACCAATTAAATTATTACTTAAATTGAGAGAACTTATATTATTATTAAATGTTAAACCAGAATAATATCCTGTTATTTTATTTGATGCTAAATTTAAAGTTGTACAAGCACTTGGAATAATAAAATTATTAATATCACCACCCAACGCAGTGTTCACTATTTGAATTGTTTGAGAATTATTAAGTTGTATATCATTTATATCATCATTTAAATCATATGAATTGATAATATAAACATAATTTAATGTTGAAGGAAAAGTACAACCTGATATCGATTGTAATTTTGAACAATTTGTTAACCTTAATGTAGTTAACGCAGTATTTGAAAAATCTTGTGGAATATATGTAATTCCACTATTATTTATAATTTCAAATGTTGTTAGTGTACTTGGTAAACCACAATTTGTTAAATTACCTGTTATTCGGTTATTAACTGTAGGTGATTCTAAATGAAAGGTGGTAATTTTAGTGTTACTAAAATCCCAATCTGTTAAATCACCATATAAATATTGTTGATATAAATAAAAATATGATAATCCGGTATTAAATGACCAATCAGTGATATAACCCTGTAAATTAGATGCATATGGTAAATACCAATAGATATAATTTATTTTTGAAACATCTAAATTGGTTGTATCTCCAGATATAGCTGTTAATGAAGTAAAAGACATCCGATAAAAATTTGGATTACTTTCAATTAAAGTATTTAAATTTAAACTAAATGAATTTGTACTTGTTAAATTTAAAGAATTTAAATTAGTAAAATTTATATTGTTAAAATTTCCTGTAAATGGTGTATTAAGTAAATATAATTCTTCTATTTTTTCAAAATTTTTAAAGGTGCTAATATTCCCAGTTATAGAAGTGTCATTTAAATATAAGTATTTTAAATTTTTTGGAAATGATATATAACTTATACCACTATTAAAATAACTTCTTGATAAATTAAGTTTCTCTAAATTTGGAAATTGATTTAAAAAATATTGCATATTACCTCTTACATAATGAGTAGTACCATCATATCCACCAGTTCCTATGTAAGTAACTGCATCACAATTTCCAAATGTATATATTTTTTTCCATGATGATTCATTTGTAGTACCAAGTAATATTGAAGCGTCATTATTATCAGTTATATATTTATTTTTAGTCATTCCTGTTATTTTAGAATAATATAAATTAAACGGAGCAATAGATGTTACTCCTGTTGTAGTTAAATACATATAAAATTGATAATAATAATTACTTTCTAAGTAAGAATTTACCATTTGTGTTTTAAACATAAATGAATCACGGTTTTTTAAAACAAATTGACCATTTTTAATCATAAGAACAAGAAATAATTTTTAATAAAAATATCCTTCAACTAACAAATTCGCATACAAATCTGTTGTAAAAGTTGAAGCTACTGATACTCTAAAATATAATGTTGAACCAGTAGAATTTGGAACTGCCATTGTTGGTAAACCAGCAGAGGGTATGATTAAATCATAAGTTTCATATAATAAAACATCATCGATAGCTGTTGCAGATACTACATTATTATATGTTGAACTATTATTTCCTATACTTACTGTGAAAGTAGTCGGTGAAGCATTATTTAATATTATTAATTTAGCCCTGTTAAGTAAAACAGTTTTACTGGTTGGTATAGTTAATATAGCAGTATTACCAACAGTTTTTAAATTTATATTTTGGATAAATATAAAATTTTGCAGAGTTGTTACTACATCCAAATCTGTTTTAAATAATGTTTGGGTAGCATAAGCATATTTTTGACCTATATGTTCAAGTAATATTTCACCTGTTACCCATTCATCGATAACAGATATTTCCTGAACTACGTTATTAGTTGAACCTATCCAAGTTTTACCACTGGATAAAGGTTTTTCATATGATTCTTTAATCCAATAATTACCACTTTTATTATATCTTAGAAATACATCTTCCAAACTCAAATCAACATTGATTGCAAGACTACTACTATCATAAAAATTATCGAAAGTATAATTAAAAGTACCACCCGATTGGGGTTCTGGTCTTAACCATTGGTTATTATCCAATAAACTTGGCACAGATGAGTTTTTTGTAACATTACCTAAAAAACCACCACCACCAGTTAAACCCGAATTAACCCATTGAGTTCCATTATAAATTAATGTTTGACCACTTGTTGTTGCTGATAAAGTGACATCCGTTAAACTATCTAAATTAGTTGTTATAGATATCCCCGAATTAATCCATTGAGAACCATTGTATGTTAATATTTGAGATGAAGTTGGTGAAGTTAATGTTACATCCGTTAAACTATTTAAATCTGTTGATAGTGTTATTCCAGAATTTATCCACTGTGTACCATTATAGGTTAATATTTGAGTCGTTGTGGGTGATGTTAGTGTTACATCTGTTAAACCATCCAATCCCATGTTTACAGATAGTGCACCATCACCAGCAATTGATAAATAGTCACCTACTTTTATTGCACCTAAAGATATTGAACTTGCTATTGGTAAATCACCAGGACTTATTGTGGTTGAAGCATTTTTATATGTAATATTAGCCCATTGAACTGTTAAATCAACATTTGTCCAACTTGCTGAACTAATATAAATTGTTGTATTTATAGTATCTGATAATCTCATATTGACTGTAACTGATACAGTTTGTCCCGATGCAATTGAAATAGTTTTATATGGTGTTATTTCATTACCAGTTGCAGTTGTACCCAAATTCACTTCGGCTGTTGTAGTCCCAGTATTAATAATATAAACCATGCCAAGAGTCTGACCTGATACTAATATTCCCAAATCACTATTTGAAGTAATGCCAGTATAAGAATACAAATTTGCTAATGTTGCAGTAGTTAGATAATTATCATCAAGTATATACTGGCCACTTCCATTCACTAAAATACCATCACTACCAGTTATATATGAAGCTGAATTAAAAAAATGTGTATGTGAAGTAGATGAAACCGAGTTTGTTGTACCAGTATTTAATTCAGATGGTGTTCCAAGTGTAACTGTACCAGATGATGTAATAGTAGAAAAAGTCATACCACTACCAGCCGATATAGAAGTAACAGTTCCATTAGGAACTGCGCCATAAGTCAGTTGTCCATTTGTCGTATTATAATATATAATATTTGATTGAGAAGAAGATGATATATTATATAAATATGTATTACCAGTTACTGATAAATTTCCTGTTAATCCTAATACTACACCGTTAAATGTTAAATTAGATTCAGCATTTATTCCCTTTTGTGTTCCATCTGAAGATAATAATCTATTATCACCATAATTTGTTATATTAGTACCACCTGTTATATTAATAATAGCCGTAGATAATGATAAATCCGCACTTGTCCTTATAGAAGTTTCAGATGAAATAGAGGTAGATAACGATGTATCACCCGATGTTCTGCTTGATATTTCAGAAGAAATAATCGTACTTAATGATGTATCATAAGAATTTCTTGAAGATGTTTCAGTTGATATAGCTGTCGATAATGAAGTGTCAGCAGAAGTTAATCCAGAAGTATAACCAGTAACAAAACCTTTATCTACTAAAGAACGGTCTGTATAATTAGCTGAAATATCTGAATTATACGTTAATCCTGAAAAACCTGTTGTGCCAGATATAATAACAGAAGATGATTTTATAGTTAATGTATTATTAATTACTGACGATATAACAATTGACGAATTTGTTAACGGATTTACATAGCCATTAACTAACGCACCAGCAGATACAAGATTTGTGGCTGTTCCAGTTAAAGAATTTACATTAATATGATAATTTCCAACAAGTGTTTCAAAATTACTAATAAAATTAGTTACTGTACCTGCAATATAACAATTATTTAATATATAAAGATTTGTATTATTAGATATCACTATTGCTGTTATACAAGTATCAAAAACAAAAGATGCATTACCAGTTGCAGCTGTAAAAATACCCTCTCTTGTTTGTAAACCTGTTGACCAATTATATAAATACACACCACCATCGGTCAGTAAACCGATTGTTTGTGAATTTTGCGGACAAGTTATACCAACACCAGATTGTGTACCAGTTTTAATGATAGCACTTCTTCTTAATTGACATTGTGAAGTACCATAATTGAAACCACTACTCGAACAACTCATATATGCACCATAAAAATTAACTCGTTGACAAATTTTATTAATAGATATACCTGTCGCAGTTATTTTAAGCCATTTAAAATCAATAAAATGGTCAGTTATTATAGTTAAAGTACCAGAAGGACGAGATAAGTTAATATGATTATATTCAAATGTGTTAGTATTATTTGAAGTGTACCCATTCATCAATGAAAAAGTACCATCACTATTTACAATATTAAAAGTAACGGTATTTTCTATTATTGAATTAACACTACTTGCTCCAACAGTTGAATTAATAGTTGTAGCACTGTTGGAAACTATTGGATACATACTTGTTGTTGAAGCATATAACCATCTCCCAGCGTGTTCATTTGTAGTGAATGTTGCACCTGTCACATTATAAATGTATGGTGTATTAGAACCTGATGATGCTATTGTAAGTCCCGAAACAATTGTTTGATATTTTCCATTAACTATTAAACCTGAATTTGAAAGAAATACTAAATTTTTATAATATTTTTGAATTACAGAATAATCAACATTGTATGTACCAGCAGCAACATCAATTGTAATAGTTACACCTGTATTTATTATAGTTTTAACATCTTGATAAGCTCTTAAAACAGAAGCAAATGTATTTCCAGATGAACCATCACCAGTTGTGTCAGAACCTGTTGTTGAAATATATATTGTTCTTGATATAGTTTCTTCTGTATATGGTATATTTATAGCCGTAGTTAATGATGTGTCACCAAATATCCTATTCGAAATTTCTGATGAAATAGCAGTTGATAATGATGTGATACCAGTTGTTGAACCAGTTAAAATGCTATCCACATACCATTTAGTTGTAGCATCATTAACATTCACAGGTGTCACTAAACTTAACTGAGATTGTGTTATAGTATTATCTTGTATTTGTTTTCCATGAAGCTTTTTTGCCATCTTTAGAAATTTACTTTTTTATATAAGTGTATATATTAAAAATATTTTATTTAAATAATAATTTTACTTTTTTAATATATATTTTAAAAATATTCTTTAAAGGTGTTAGTTAGAAGTGGAAATAATATCATAATGAAAAATGAAAATTTAATTCAACATGATAAATATTTAATTGGTGAATTTTATTCTGGAAACACTACAACTTTATGTTATTTATATATAGCACTGAATAATACTGATTCTATTAGAATTGAATGGGGCGACGGTTCATATAATAATTATACAGTAACTGGAACCGGTTCACAATATACAACAACTTATTCTTATACGCATTCATATTCTAATAGTGGTATTTATAAAGTTCGACTTATTTATGATAACACTAATAATGTTATAGGATTGGGTTTATCAAATGTATATAGTATTTCAAAAAATTATAAAAGGTTTCCTAATCTTAAAAATTTAACTTATACTAACACATATTATCAACTAAAAAATAAAGAATATATTGATTTATACAATCTAAAAAGAATTTATTTGTATCAGGTTAATGTTTTAGTTGATTATGATTCTATTCCAAATGATATTGAATATTTAACTTATACAAGAGAATATTATTCGGATATAAAACAATCTTGTAATATAACTTCTAAATTTTCAAAATTAAAAAATTTAAAAATATTAAATTTAACTAATCATACTTTAATAAATTTAGATGCATCTGTTTTATCTGGTAATACTGGTATGACAACTTTGAGTTTTTCTCAAACATCATCAAAAATATTTGGTGATATAAGTTGGGTTAAATATAATCGCATCACATCATTAAATACAACATTTTCTAATGTTTCATATAATTTAAATAATTTCATATTTTCACCAAAAATTCAGACATTAATATTAAGTAAAAATGCTGTGTGGAATATTTATGATTGTTTATCGTCTTTTGATTTAACTTATAGTTCTAACGTACTTTATGCTTATGAATTGAATATGTTGAGTGGTTCAACAGAAGATGTAAATTCAATAACCGGAACTACTTTTAATTTCTATATGTTTTCAATTTTTACTAAATATCTTTATGGTGATATAACAAATCTTAACAGGATTAAATCTAACTTTAGATGGGAAATACATTGTGAAAATTTATATGGTGATATATCTACATTAAATCAATCTCATATTAAACCATCCAGTGTATTTTCATTATGTAATGGTACATTTTATGGTGATTGTTCATTTTTATCGGGTATAACAGCTTCAACTATATATATGTATTCTATTCAAAAAGATGATATTCAATCTTTAACAAATGTTGAACAAATAGTCAATAATAATAATCGAACTTTATTATGGTTGTATGATAATAATTTTACAACCGCACAATTAAATTCAATCATAAATATGGTTTTTAGTAAAAGAACAGACTATAATACCGCATCAAAAACTCTTTATATTTATAGTAATTCTGGAACACCAACAGGCACATATCAACAACCAGATTTAGGAACATATACTGGAAATATAAATAATTTAACAGAAACACAAATAAACAATTTAGTTGCTGGTACTGATTATACCGGAATAGGCACAAATATTACTTGGTCAGAATTAGAAAAATGTTGGGTTTTAGTAAATCTTGATATTAGTAGTACAAATTCAACAGCCAGATATAAATGGTTAATTACATATTAAAAATAATAAAAATATTATGAATATTATGAATAAAAACATTTTTTATATTAAAAATAATAAATTAATTTTAGTAATAAAAGATTATATAATCAACGGTGAACAACAATTTAATTCATGTATTCATAATTCTTTATATGATATTTTTTTAATTTTAACTGAGGATGAAATGAATGAATACGTGAAAAAAAATGATATTGATATATTAGATTTTGATGAAAATTTTAATAAAAAAGATAATTATAGTTTATGAAATGTTTAGTTTAGCAATAGTTCATTTTAAAGTGTTCACAATAGTATTGTAAATTACATTTTCGATACTATATCTCCATTTTTTAAATCTACCGATATGTCGTATTATAGTTGTTCCATTTTTATCTGTAATAATTGTAGATTCTATTATTAGATTATACGGTGCATAAAAACATCCTTCTTTTATTTCTTTATCAGATAGTTTCATTATTTATTTTCTTTTTTATGTTTTAACATTTGGATTTTTATTCTTTCTATCATAATTTTTTTCAAACTTTCATTAGATGTGTGATACCATATCCAACTATTTGTATACTCAATACTATTTAACTGTAAAGATAATTTATTTATTTCTCTGTTTATATATTCATTGTAATTTTCTATAATATTTATTTCCAAATCTAATTTATAACCTAAAAATAATATAGTAGCTATATCATTTTTATTTGCAGCTGTTGTTGCATCCAGATAAATTTTCATTTTTTCATCTTTCAACGGGTCATTATCACTTAATTTATCTAGATGAGTCAAAGTTGTTATTTTTCTATAAATTTTTTTAATGTCTGATGGTAATTCAATTTTATTTTTAATAGTTTCGAGAATTTCTTTAACCGTTTCTTCTTTTGATTGTTCAGTATTTCCAGAATTCATTTCTTCATTTATTTTATTATCTTCAACGGGTGTGTTTTCATCAACTTCCACTATTTCTTTTTCAGATAAAGAAAGGTCATCACCTAAAATTTCTCTTAGAAATAAATCATTAATGAATTCCAATTTCTCATTCTTGTATTCCATTTCTTTTTTGAAAGAATCAAGCTTATGAATCAACATTTTTATTTCTAAAGATTTAATATCTGCCATTAAAAATTTTTTGTTTTTAATATATATTAAAAAGAATATGTTTTCTAAAATAAAAAGTTGATATGTTAATTAAAGCAGGTGATAACATCATAAAGAGTGATAGTAATATTTTAGATTATGATGAAAATTTTGTATTTGAAATGATATCTATGTCAGGTTATGGGTATGCAAACCGTGTTTATATTAATGTTATTTCGGCTACGACAATTACTATTGAATGGGGCGATGGTAATAAAAACAGTTATTCTGTATCACCAACAACAATTTTAACGATGAATACATATTATCATTCTTATCCAGTGGGAAGTGAATTATATAAAGTCAGAATTTTAGTTAACAATTTTGATAATATAAATGGATTAGGTGTTATGGGTGTATATAAAGTGGCTAATTTTTATAAAAAACTTAAAAATTTAAAAACAATCAGAATAATAAATTTGATATATATCCCTAAAAAAACAGAATTTTATTCTTTTTACGATAATCCCAATTTAATAAACATTGATATTGTAATGAGTAATTCTTATTTAGATTACGATTCCGTTCCTGATAATATTGAATATTTTAGATTTGAAGGGTATGTTTATAACGAAAATATTCAACAAACAGCTAACGTTACATATTCCTTTTTAAATAAAAAAAAGTTAAATACTTTCAATTTAACATATCAACCAAAAATAACAATGAATTTAGGAATTTTATCAGGTAATACATCATTAACGAATATTACATCATATGGTGCTAATATGAAACTTTATGGTGATATTTCATTTTTAAAATATACTCAACCACAAACAATCAATATTTATGGAACACTTATATATTTTAATTTTAAAGGAACAACATTTACCAATAAAATAACATTGTTATATGTTAATGAATATTGTGAATGGAACATGAGTGAATGTATTGATTCTTTTAATTTAACATATACAAATAATAATTTATATGCATATTCTAATATGAAATTAAGTGGTGCTACTTCTGATTTAGCATCAGTAAGGTCAGATTTATCAACATTAAAGTTTGTTTTATTTAAAATTCAATCAACAGATTTATATGGTGATTTCTCATATTTTAATCGAATTGCAACTACATTTCGTTTTCAAGTAGAAGGAAGTAATATGTTTGGTGACATAGAAACATTCAATCAACCACATATAAAACCATCAAGTATTTTTTCGGTTGCTTATTGTAAAGTGTATGGTGATTGTACATTTCTATCTGGTATAACTGCTGCTTCTATTTTTATGTATTATATACAGAACTATAATAGTCAATTTTTAACAAATTTAGAATATATTGTCAAACAACCTAATCGTACAACATTATCATTTTATGCAAGTTCATTTACAAATACAGATTTAGATGTAATAATTAATGCTATTTTTGAATATCGAGCAAATTATAATAATAGTATAAGTAAATCATTACAGATACAATATTGTTCTGGTAAAACATCTGGAACATATCAACAACCAGATTTAGGAACATTTACAGGAAATATAAATAATTTAACAGAAACACAAATTGATAATTTGGTTGCTGGTTTGGATTACACGGGTAGTGGCACTAATATAGCTTGGACTGTAAGAGAAAAAATGTGGATATTAGTAAATTTGGATGTAAGTAGTACAAATGCTAATGCAAGATACAGTTGGACAATAACGTATACTACATAAATGAAAAGATTACCGAAATGATAACCTTTTCCTTAATAATTTTTTAATTTAATATTTTTTTTAATTTAATCATTCTAATTTCTCGTTTAAAATCTAAACTATCTGTATCTATTTCATATCCATATAATTTAAAATTTTTTTTAAATGTTTTAAATTTAACATGTTGTGCGTCAGATGAACGCATACAAATTATTTCAATATTATTATCTTTTTCATTATAATAATAGTACGATACCAATGCAAATTTTTCATTATTTTGTTTTGTCACTTCCCTGTTTTTCCGAGGGTCAAAATAAGTAACACTATGATAATCTAAAGGAGTGTTTATATCTCTTAAATAACAAAAAATTAAACCATATTTTTTTCTGAGAATATTTAGATATCCTATTGTTGTGCCTGTATATGTATAATACAAACCACTTTTAACACCGTTATAATGATTTCTTTCTAAATCTCCGTTATAATATGAATATGAAAAACTATTTGTTGAGGATGTCATAATCTTTTAATTCTTTTATTTGCTCCACCAAATCAGGTATGTTAAAATATTTAACCTCATCATAAATTGATGCTAAATCCCTAAAACAATTTTCAGTAGTTTCTTTTGGTGTTATTTTTAGTTTTAATTTATAAATATTAGAAATAGTTTCTACTAATTCATATTTATTTAATGTTCTTGGTGAAAAAATATGTCGAACACCACTCCAATATAAACCATCACTTATTATTTGTTTTATAATTTTAGCTAATTGAACACATGTCACACCATTCCATTTATGGTTCGTAAAACCAAAAACATTTTTACCTTTATTTGATTTTACCCATTCTAATAAAGACCTTTTATTATTAAGTTCTTCACCAATTATAGAAGTTCTTATAACAGTTGCTTCTACTGGTTCACCAAGTGATTTAGATTTGCCATATAAATCATCTGCATCATGTTTTGATTTTTCATCGTAACTCCCTGATAATCCGATAAATACGCAGTCTGTGCTAACGCTGATAACACGTGCTTCATGTAATTTACATATTAGTGTCAAATAATGGGGGAATAATGAATTTACTATAATAAAATCGGTATCTGGTGAATCATTTCTTTGTTTAATCATACCAGCACAATTGATAATAATATCATTTTTGGACAATCCCCAAAACAAAAATTTTCTTCTTAATTCATCATAAGATAATTCTGTAATATCTAATTCTTTTCTTGTGATAGGTAACACTTTATAATCTATCATTTGTTCTTTTAAGAATGTATATACATATTTACCAAGCATTCCATTGCTTCCAATAACAAAAATTTTGTTCATTTTTTATAAATCATTTTTTATTATCACCAAATCTTTAGGTGATATATTATCATATGTGTAAAAACCATCATTAAAATAAGGGTCTTGATGTAATATGATTTTTTCTTTATCTAATTTTACTTCATATAAATCATATTTTATTTCATCAATTAAATTATAGTTATCAACATTTTTAAATGATGTTAATAATTTTTCATAATCATTTAAATTTTTAAAAAGATATATTCTATCTTTATGATAAGATATTCTATTATTAGATTTGGGTATTAAACCATTTTTTGAGATTTTTTCTTTATTGTTAACTGGGGATAAATGATATAAAATATCTGGAACATCTTTATTTTTTTTATATAAACCAGATTCGAATTTTGCTTCAAAAACAACAATGATTTTAGTACAATTTTTTATATTTTTTAAGAAAATATCTAAATTTAAATTTGATGTGTTTTTTACTTTTTCAAATTTAAATCGGTTTTCTTTGATATTTCTATAACATCTGTATTTATTTGGGAAGTAACCATAATTACCATTAATATTTATAAAATATTCACATTGTTTTATATTACTTAACCAATCAGGATTTCTAATCTCAACGTCATACGTGTAATCCGTCAACACATGAACATAAGCATCAATACCATTAAAATTTAATTGGTGTTCCAAATTATCATAATTAGTCCTAATATTATGAGTTCTTATCAAACCTTCTTTTAACAATATTAAAAAATCATTATAATTTATCATTTTATAAATCATTTTTTATTATCACCAAATCTTTAGGTGATATATTATCGTATGTGTAAAAACCATCATTAAAATAAGGGTCTTGATGTAATATGATTTTTTCTTTATCTAATTTAACCTCATACAAATCATAAAAAATATCTTTTTCATCTAATAAATTATATCTATCATTCGATTTTAAAATATTTAATAACTTTATATAATCAGAAAAATTTTTAAATAAATAGATTCGCCCCTTATGATAAATTTTTCTATTATTAGACTTTGGTTCTAAACCGTTATCTAAAACAGATATTCTATTTTTTGTAGGTGATAGATGATAAACAATAGAAGGGATTTCTACATCATTTTTATATAATCCTGTATCAAATTTAGCTTCAAATGTTATTTCCAATTTATCTATATTTTTTATATTAGATAAAAAGTTTTGCAAATCTATATTCTCATATTTATCTTTTAAATTTTTTTGGAATTTCAATTGTTTCTTTTTATTTTTTCTATATAAAATACAGATATTAGGAAAATATCCGAAATTACCATTTATATTAAAAAACAATTCACAGATATTAATATCAGTGAAATATTCAGGATTAAAAATTTCTATTTTGTATAAATATTTATTGGTTATATTAATATAAGCATCAAATCCCATAAACTGAATTTGATGTTCTATCATATACCCAATATTCTTAACACTTCTTGTTTTTATTAAACCTTCATTTAACAATATTAAAAAATCATTATAATTTATCACCTTTTTATATTATTTTTATCGTAAAAAACCACCCGTTGCTAAAAAATCTTTTAAAATTCTCTTACCTTTTAAGTTGTCTTGAGATGTAAATTGTTTAAAATTTACTTTTTCTATATTTTTAAATTTATAATAAGTTAAAATAGAATTCATTGTATCTATTTTAATTGTAGGTAATATAGAATAATAATCATCATCAAATTCATAAGTATTTGGTGATTCATGTTCCGACACTAACATTTCATGTAGTTTTTCACCTTCCCTTATACCAATTTCTTCTATTTGAGTTGTATCATTTCCATAATAATCGATTAATACTTCAGCTAAATCTTTAATAAAAAAAGATGGCATATTCATAACAAAAGTTTCACCACCTATTGAATGTTTGGTCGCTTTAAATAAAAGTTGGATGGCATCAGATAAAGTGAGAAAATATCTGGTCATTCTACTATCGGTGATAGTCACTTTATTAAATTTTTTAATTTGGTCAATAAAATATGGAACAACACTTCCATTTGAACCCAAAACATTTCCACCACGTACACAAGAAAATTTAGTAGTTGATGATAAATTATTTGCTTGTATAATAAGTTTTTCACCGATAGCTTTTGTCATACCATATAAATTTATAGGTAAACATGATTTATCTGTACTAACATCAATAACATGTTTAACACCATTTTCAATGGCAGCATGAATTGTGTTCGTAGTTCCATCAATATTTGTTTTTATAGCTTCTTGAGGTTGATTCTCACAAACTGGAACGTGTTTCAATGCAGATAGGGCAAAAACATAATCGACACCTTTCATTGAACGTCTCAATGTTTCATAATCTCTAACATCACCAATAACATATTTTACTTTTGGATTACGAAACTTTCGTTCCATATTCACTTGGGCAAGTTCACCTCTGGAATATATTATAATTTCTTCCGGTTCTTGTTCTAATATTTGTTTTGTTAGTTCGTTTCCCCAACTACCTGAACCACCGCTTATTAGGATTTTTTTTCCAGAAAATAAATCTTCATTCATTATTGCTTAATTATTTTTTATAAATTCTCTTGCAGAATTTTTATATTTTTAGGGTTTATATTATCATATGTGAAAACCCCGTTTATATAATTAGGGTTTGTATGTATAATATTATCTTCCGATAATTTTACTTCTAATAATAAATAATCAAAAACATCCCCATTCATATAGTCACTTTGCTTTAAAGAGTCTAATAAAATATTATAATTATTTAAATTGTAAAAAAAATAAATTCTATCTGGATGTGTTGATTTTCTATTTTTTCTTTTTGGTATTAAACCATTTCTTAAAATATTTTCTTTATTTTTTTGTGGTGTTAAATGATACGCCATATTTGGAACAACTATATCATTTTTATAAGATTTATCATTATATTTAGCTTCAAATCTTATTTTTATTTTAGCATAACTATTTGATACATATTTTTCGTTGTATTTAAAATAATTTTTCTTTCCTAATTTATTTTCTAACCATACATAAGAAGGATAATAACCAAACAAATGTGTTATCCACTCGACTACATGTATTAATGTATCATTTTTAACATCAATTGAATTTAATATTTCTAAATCAAATTGATATTTTGAAATAATATCAATATTATATTCAATATTTAATGAATTTAATTCTATCTCTAATGACGATTTATATAATTGAATATTATGAGTAATTATTAAACCTTCTCTTATTAATGATAAATATTTTTTATATGTATACATTTTTTTACAGATTTTCTTTTATAACTTTTATACATTTAGGAGTTATATTATCATAAGTAAAAAATCCCTTATCATAATTTGGGTCGGTGTGTATTATCATCTTATCATTTAATTTTACTTCTAATAAAATATATTCATTATTTTCTAATTTAAATGAATCATTTATTTTTAAACCATTTAATAAATCTATATAATCATTTAAATCATAAAATAAATAAATTCTATCTGGATGTTTTGTTTTTCTGTTATAAGATTTAGGATACAAACCATTATATAATATTTTTTCTTTATATTTTTGTTTAGTCAAATGATATGCCTGTTCAGGTATCTTTAAATCATTTTTATATAAACCATCTTCATATTTAGCTTCAAATGTTAATTTTAAATAAAAATATTTATTGCTTAAAAAATTTTTATCATATATAAAAGAATTTATCTTTCCTTTTTCATTTGTAATATAAATAAATGATGGATAATATCCAAGATTATTACATATTGTAATAATCATATCTAATTGATTTTGATTTAATTTATTAGGATTTAGAATTCTTAAATCAAATTTAAACTTACTTTTTATATCTAATTCGAATTTTATTCCAATTGCATTAAATTCAATATCTAACGTACCACTATATTTTTCAATATTATAAGTTTTTATTAAACCTTCTTTAATTAAATTTAAATATTCAGAATAAGAATTTATCATTTAATATTATTATTTTTTAATTTCTTTTGAGAATTTTTCTAAACATCTTTTACAAATCACAAATACACACCTATTCATCCAATCTATATGAGCACATTTTTCCTTTTTATCACAAAAATCACACTCACACTTATCACCATCGACAAACAATAATTCATTCATTTTTTATATAGTAATTTTTATTGGTTCTATTTAAAAAAATATTTCTTCTATCTTACGTTTTCTTATTTCATTTAATTTTTTTGACTCATTTTCTAAAAATTCAACACGTTCTTCTAATTGTGCAATCTTAGCTCTCAAATCTTCAACATATTCAATGGTATATGAAGTTGCACTATATCTATAAACATTTTCTTTCATATCTTATTCTTCAGTGAATATTTTTTCTATTTTATCTTTTCTCATTTTGGAAATTTCTGGATTTTTCAATTTCTCAATATTGACTTTTAACTCATCAATCTCATTTTTCAATTCATTAACGATAGTTTCGAATGTTAACATATCAACATAGTTTGGTTTATAATAATCATAACCACCTTCTCGAATATTTATACCCGGACTTATAAACACTGATTCTTGTAAATCACCAAATGGATTTGTAATATTATCTGGAAAATCTGACATATGAATTATTTTATTTTTTATGGAAAATTCCATTTTCATCTGGATGTTCACTCCACTCTCTTTTATCAACTTTTTCTAATTTATTTAAAGCAAAATGTAATAGTTTATTGAATGATACATCATTACCATAACGAACCCTAAAAGCATCCAAAAGAAGAAGTATACAATCAGCCCATTCTTCTTCCTCGTTCTCTTTTCCTATTGCTTCGGCAAGTTCTTGAACTTCCAATTTCAGATGGTTAATCATACCATGCGGGTCAGTACGTTTGAAATTTTTATCAGACACCCTTATAATTTCTTCTTTTAAATAATCTAACATATTTGTATTATTATTTTTTCCAAAATCAAATATTTCTTCTATTTTTTCTTTTCTTGATTTCGTTGGATTTTCTAATTTTTGTAATCTTTCTTCTATATCATCTATGGATTCTTGTAAAGAATTTTTGAAATTAAAACTATTATTACTTTCTATTCCAACTAATTGAGCACTAATCATTTTATCCATAAAAATATTTTTATTTTTGAAAATCATCTTTAAAAATTTCATCAAGTTTTTCTTTTCGAAAATTGTTTAATTTTAATATATCATCATAAATATATTCTTGAACTGACCACCCATTTTGTGAATTATTGACACCATACCAAACAACACATTTTGTTTTTTCTGGTTCATAATACAAACCATTAAATGGACAACTTATATTTATTATAGTACCTAAACCATCCGGTGTTTTAACTTTTTGAAAAATTTGTAAATGTTGCATTATAAAATTTTAATCATTCTAATAAATTGTATTAATTATTTTAACATCTTTTTTAAAATATAATCCCTCATCTGATTACTTTGAGTTGGTGTTATAATCTGTTCAGTAACCATTTCATCTAATGAACGATTAAACACAGTTATATACCACTGTTGGTCTTCTGTTAATTCTGAAAAAACACTTTCTATATCTTCCATTATCGACTAAATAATATTTTTATTACTCTATCAGAAACATTTTCTACTGTATAATCGTCTATATCAGGCCAATTATTACCCATATATTTAATTGTATTATAAGCATCAATCATTTTTTTATAATTCATACCTGTTAAAATAGTTGAACCATTTTCAATAGTTTCTTGTCTTTCTGTGGTATTTCTTATTGTGATGGTTGGTACTTTAAAAATTTGACTTTCCTCTTGCACGGTACCCGAATCACTAATAACACAGAAAGCGTTCTTTTCTAACTTAACAAAATCAAAAAATCCAAAAGGTTCAGAAAGGATTATATTTTCATCAAATTTCAAATCTAAATGATTTAATTTTGATTTAGTTCTTGGATGAACTGAAAACACAACCTTTCTGACCTTGGCTATTTCATTTAAGAAATTATAAAGCTCAACTAAATTTTCATTATTATCTACATTCTCACTTCTATGAGCCGTGACTAATACATACTCATTATAGTTTAATTTTAATTTATCAATAATCACACTATCTCGAATTCCATCCTGATATTCATTTAATACTTCATAAATTGGATTTCCAATTTTGAACACGAAATTTTTATGATATCTTTCAAATAAAAGATTCTGTTTACTATTTTCAGTATAAGGAAGGTTTACTTTTGAAAAAGAATCTATAATTTTTCGATTGGTTTCTTCAGGTACTCTGCTATCAAAAGAACGATTACCCGCTTCCATATGATAAACTGGTATACCACGTTTAGCAGCCAACATTGCAAGTAAACCAGAATTCGTATCACCCAATATCAATATCTTATCTGGATTTTCCTGATTAAGAATTAATTCAAATTTTTCGATGCCTTTAGATAAAAACTCACCAACTGATTTAGCTTCTAAATCATCAAAATAATATTTTGGTGAAAGTATATTTAATTCATCAAAGAAAACTTTACTTAATTGATAGTCAAAATTTTGGTTTGAATAAACAACAATATGATTTTCACCAAGAATGTTATTTAATTTTTTAATAATAACAGAAAGCCTGATTATTTCAGGACGTGTACCTAATAATGTTAATATTCTCATTGTTGCAGTTACCTTTTTATGATATATAAGGTTCTGAACAAAAAGTTTAATTTTTTTTAAAATTATTATGAACTTCGTATTGTTTTAAATTCTTCACCAGTTTCGTAATTCATAAACCAATATGACCTTGATTCACCTTGTGTTTCTGTTGGTTTCCCGAATGGTGGTGAACCAATTCCCAATATAGAGTTATTCCATTTCATCCAATTATTACTAACTTCATCACTATGTTCACCTATCATTATATTCCACTTTTCATATTTTTCTTCTGGAATAACTCTAACAATTTCATTTGCACCAATTCTCCATTTCCTATAAAAATGTGGTGCTGATAATCTACATGCATCACCACCTTGTATTCTAATAGATGTTTTAAAACTCTTATCATAAATACCCAATGATGATTCATAATATGCTAAATTTGCCATTCTTAATCTCAGAACGTAATCATCATCTTCAAAACCACCACCTAAATATCGTTCATCCCACCAACCAACAGTTCTAAAAACTTCTTTAGAAACACCCATGAAACCAACGGAATAACGGGTAGATATAGCAAATCCATCTTCTAATAACTTTACTAATTCTAACACTTCTTCTGGTGAAGGTACAACCCGGTCATTCATTAAAATTATAAATTCAGTCGGTGAAGTACAAACTGCTTCATTCACCATTTCTGAATAAGAACTATATGCAGTTGGATGTCTGTCATATCGATTATTCCAATGTATATCTATTTTATCATTCAATGGTTTTAACAACTCAACTTGTTTTTCCATCTTATCTTTTAATCCTGTGTGTAAGGATATTGTTATATTTTCTATTTTCATATTTTTTATTTTAATACCATATATGATAATCAATATTTTTATTTTTAAAAATATCAATATAATAATCTTGTGATTTTTTATTTGGAATTAAATGATTGTGCCATTCAACATAAAATGTATTGACATAATCAATAGTTTTATCGTTTATCATTTTATCTAACACATCAAATTCAGCTCCCTCTATGTCGAATTTAATACATATATTATCTTCTTTTTTGAAATTTGACATTACAAATTCACTAAAATCGATACATTCAACGTAAGAACCTGATTTTAAATATTCATCTTTTATATATTTTGGTTTGATATATTTATTTTGTAATATAATATTTGTAGCACCACCGACCCAATCATTATGTTCTGGACAATATTCTACATTCAAAAGTCTTTTTTCATTATTAATCCAAATTGCTTTATCAATTATTGTGATGAAATTGTATGTATTGTATTTATTTTTTAAAATATCAACACATTTAGGATTGGGTTCAATCATAAAAACATTCCAATTTGAATTAATATTCAATTCTTTTGAAATTATTTCAAATCCTTGCCCCAAATTACTTCCACAATCAATAAAAATATTCATAATTTTATTTAAATAATTCAATTTTAGTCCAGCTTTCATCCCATCTAACACTTGTACCACCAGCAAAATGACGAAATATTACATCTTCTTTATTTTTTGTTTTTGTCGGAAAACGAAAATAAGGACTATATCCATCCCAATCAGTAACATTCCATTCCACTGGTAAAATTTCTACATTTTTATATAATTCTTCCAATGAATAAATGGGGTCATTTTTTGTTGTTGAATTCCAACCAAGATGTTCAACTTTATTCCATCCTATTTGAGTTGGGTCAGCAAAAATGTCTTTAATACCAGCCAATGAATACCAGCATGCTTGTTCTTGAAATGTTTGCCAAAATGGTGTATCTTTATATTTATTCCAACGAGCTTCATCTAATAAATTATTTAACATTTGTTTAGTCCATTCGGTTATTCTAAATGTAAATGCACCCATACAATGAGTATTACAAGAATCGATTGCATATGCAAAACTTTTATCTTTTGGTGGTTCAAATGAATAATTACAATTCACTATACAAATATCAGCATCAATCTGTGAAATTATATCACCATCTTTTAAAAAACCAATATCAATCCAATGTTTTATAAGAAAAAAACGTTGCCATACCACTTTTCTTTTTTGACATGGTTCTGGTATATCTTTTAGATTTTTTATTTCAATATATTCAATCCCATGATAATCACAGTATGCTTTATTTCTTGGTGAGTGATAAGTCTCAAAATGTGTTTGTCTATAATCATTATAATCAGATATGACTAATAAATATTTCATTTTTCTTGTTATTTTTTATCATTATTTTTAAAATATCTAATGCTCTCGCTTCTGTTGTCCCATATTTTAATAACCAATCTCTTTGTTTAAATAACATTTCTAAATAATCATCAGTAGGTTTTCCATCAATAACTAATGTGTTCATAAAATGATTTAATTCTTCTTTCGATGAATAAGAATAACACGGTAGGTTCTGTGGTGAACACAATTGGGGTTTTTTATCATAATCCCTAAATAATAATAAAGAACCAGCAGCCATTATTTCATAATGTCTTAAACTATCCCAACCTCCTTTCATACATGATAACCCAAACCAAGATTTAGTCATATCATCATAATAATCATTTTCATTTTCGAAAATATATAATTTACGAGCATCTAATCCCAATACTTGTTGATTAAAAATAGCATATGGTGGAACGGTTTTTTGATATAATTGTGTTTTATTTTTAAAATTAAAAGGTAATATTTTATTTTTAGGAATTCCAAAACCTGTTGGAAAAACACCTTCTTGTTGATGAAATAATTCTCTTTTAAAACATGGTGTTTTTTGAATATTAGATTTATCATGTCCATCAATATACCAAACATTAGGTGTTAATTTATTTAGTTCAGGATAGTCGGTGATACCATAAGCATTTGTAACACCATAAAGTATATAATCAATATCAGATATATTTTCTCTTAATGAATTATCTATTTCTTCAATAGGCATAGTATATAAAGTAAACCCACGACCATGTAATTCAAGTTGTGGTGAAACAGAAAAATCTCTATACATCACTTTTTTCTTTGGGTAATCAATACAATTATCTCCTAAAATAGTACGAAGACCATGTAAAATCATTACTTCTTGATAATCTCCTTGGGATTTGGGGTCAATGGTTGTGATGTATAGTAGTTTCATTATTTTTTTATATTAAATTATAATCATATTATATTACTCTCAAATTGAAATATTCATATAACCCATTGTTCGGGTTAATAGTATTTGTCAATGATGTATCAACCTCCAAATTGAAATGTTCAGATACCGAAAAATATAGCTTCTGGAATGAAACAACTGATGTATCAACCTCCAAATTGAAATGTTCAGATACCTTTTCAATAGTTTTTGATAATAAATAATAGGATGTATCAACCTCCAAATTGAAATGTTCAGGTACCATACTTCTTATTAAATTATTAGCTTTCAATTCATTAAGATGAAATTTCGATGATAAAATTTGATATATTTTATCAAAACTATAATATAAAGTATGATTTTTTATATCGTAATCAAAATAAATATCACCATCTTTTTTTCCGACTAACCAATCTGCAATTCCTTCAGAAGCATACCATTTTAAATTTTTAATTAAATTCCAAAGAAAAAATTTAGGACTTCTTGCATCTTGAATTTTTTCAATCATTATGTCAAAATCTTCTTCCATATTTTAAGTTTTTTAATAATTTGTTTAGCACAACCTTCAAAATCAAAATATTCTTTATATATTAAACAACCATTATTTCTTAACATTTCAATGTCATTTATAGATAATTCTGATAATATAGTTTTAATATTTTCAATTTTATTTTCTGGAATTAAAACACCAACACTTTCAAAATCAAATTCTTCATTCCAAGGTATCCAAGGTTTATCGTATATATATACTGGTATAGAACCATGTTGTAATGATTCACATATTCTGAAAGATGTAGCACCATAACCTCTTGGACATAAAGAAAAAACACTTCTTTCTAATACATCTTTGAAAATATCATATCCAACTCTTTCTCTTAACATGAAATCATTATCAAAAAATAATTTTATTTTTTCCCGTATAGGATGTCGTCCATTAATTACACCAACAAAGCTACAAAATATATCTCGTTCTCTATTTTTGTTTATATGTGGATTTGCCATACAATTTAAAGGTATCGGGTATCCTAAATTTTTATCAGGTACTTTTTTTTGTCCACCGCCACCTTGTCCAAACACTATTATATTCAAATTATCTATATTTTGAAGAATACCATCATCATATTGAATAACAGTAAAATATTTTTTTGTTTTGTCCAATCCATCTAAATACATTTGAATATCATTCATATCAGCATTACCATAATTACGACTAATATATAAATTAGTCCATAAAATAGGAAGATAAATATATTCACTTTCTATGTTGTTATTAACAAAAAAATCTAAAAAATATTCCTCGAATATTTTATTATTATAAGGCGGGTATTCGTGATTAGTTCTGACTATAAATTTACTTGGAACATCAACTATATTCATTATAAATTTTTTATTTTTTTAAAAATTTCAGTTGTTGATAATTGACACTCATTTGTATGAGTAATATACCAACTATTGTTATGAACTCTGTGTATATAAGCTAAATCTGGAACTACTTCTATTTTAAAACCCTCCATTAACCATAAATAAGAAAAATATAACGCATCATTCACACTTAATATATTATCAATTTCTTTGTCTTTTAAAATACTTAAATAACTATTCTTATTCACTAAATAATTTCCAGTATTTAATAAAGCATCAAATAATTTCATCTCTAAGTATTTTTTTAGAGTGTTTTTATTTATATCAAGACCAACAAACTCTTTATAATTTAATGATATTGAATTTTTAGTTATATCTTGATATAAAAATGCTGGACAATATAAAGTATCAGAATTTTTCTCAATTTTTCTAATTATTTCTATATATGTGTCATCGATTATATTATCCGAATCCAATAATACTACCCATTCATTCTGGCATTTATTTACTGTGATATTTTTATTCAAAAGCGGGCCAAAATTACTATCATTTTGAAATAGTTTTATTTTCGGATTATTCAATTTCTCTACTTCATTTTTAAGACAATCAAAATGTTTTTGAATAGACCCGTCATCAACAATAACAATTTCATTAATATAATCATTATTTATTACTAAACTAAAAGATTCTAATGTTAATAAAGGTCTATTATATGTTGGAATAGCTAATGATATCATACTACGTTTTCATTTTTAAATAAAGTGCATCACCCCATGTTTTTCCGTCCCATGTTGTAATAACACGTTTAAAATTATATTGGTCTAAAAAATCATCCAATTCATATACTTTGGCACAATTTAAGTAAACTTCATCACGATTTACTTCAGTGTATATAATATCAATAGAGTTTAATGTTTCAATAGCACCTTTAAATGCTTCCAACTCATAACCCTGAACATCAATATTAATCATATTGAAATTACTTTTTTCAAATTGTATATTATCTAACTTGTTAATTTGAACTACTTCTCGGTCATTAAAAACAATATGTGGATATTGAGATATATGTAATTTCGGTTCTAAAATTGAACTACTTTGGCCTTGGTTCGCAGACTCCACGTACATACCAATTTCACCTTCTATATTCCCCAGTGCCATATTATATGCTTTCACTTTCTCGGATAGTTGAATATTATTCAATAAAACATTATAATTTTTTTTAAGCGGTTCAAAGAATAACATATTTTCTATATTATTTTCTATATAATATTTAAACTCCTGACCATGATGTGCACCAATGTGTATCACACCTGTGATATTAAGTTTAAAATCCTCTTTTAATTTTTTTAATGATAATAACATAATGATATTTTTATTTTTATTTTTTGAATATTAAATTTATTTCCTGATGACAAGTTTCAGTTTCGATACCATCAAAATTTTCTAAACTAATAATATATCCATCTAAATATTTATTATTTAAAAATTCAGCACTTATGTTACCATGAAAATTTGGATTATTAGTTTGAACTTTATTACATGGATTATTTATTATAATTGACTTATCATAAATAATCATTTTTGGTTTAAGCATTGGATATATAGCCATTTGACCCTCGAATGAATTAGGATTTTTATATGGTAATTTTAAAATATATGGTATTATATCTTTTGTTCTGTATATATGACCATCAACTGACATTGGATAACCATAATCACCACTTTCATCTTTCCAGTTATATATATTATGTTCTAAAAACTCTGGATTAGTCATAATTTCTTTTGAAGCATAAGAATATTTAAAATTTGGTTGTAACCTAAGACTTCTACATAATATATCGGGGTCATTTTCAAATATGGTCATTTGTTCGTCGTAAAAATCAATAGGATTTTTAAATACAATATCATCTACAAAGAAAACTATATAGTTATTGTTCATATCAATCAATGATATTAAATTTGATTTAAAATCAGTTTCTTTTACCCAGTTAACACTCAAATTAGATTCTGAAGATAGATAATTATATTTTTTCATTAATTTATCATAACCTAATTTAAAATTTTCATTAGAAAATGTGTATAATATATTTATTTTATAATTTACATAATTTGTTACATATTTATTAAAACTACGAAGAAATAGTTCTAATTGCATCGCCCTATCTTTACTAAATACTATGATATTCATTTTATATTCTATATTTTTGAATACATTCTTGAAATATTTCTTCCAATAATGTAATACTACCTAATTTATTTTTTAAATTCCAATTGTATGCAGCTTCTACAATTTCTGTATATTTTTTTTCATCATTAGATAATTCAATTAAATATTGACTTAATTCATTCAATGATTGAAAATTTCTAAAATCAATAAACAACTCAGTTGGAACTAAATTTTCTATATTGTAACATCCATAATATATAGCAATTGTTTTAGATTTAAAACAATTAAATAATCTTTCTGTTACATAATTATAACTCCACAATTCATGATAGATAGGTTCTGGACACCAACAGAATAAATAATCATTTATTTTTTTTAAATTTTTATAATGATTTGGTGGTGCTTCTAAATTACATTGATAAGAATCTGGTTTTCCAAATGGTTTAGGGCCAAAAGTGTGTAAACACAAATGTGGTTCAACATTTAAACCTTTCATAACAGAATCTTTCATGTAATTAATATCACCAGCAGAACCAGTATTATAAACTCTTTGTATAGAACAAACACCTTTTATTTTATTTTTATAATTTAAATGTGTCTCTAATTCATAAAAATCACCACAATTTATAGGTGCATTTTGAAGATGTATATTTAAATCGGGGTGTAATTCTTTAAATTTTGAATTATAAGTTATAAAAGCATCATATTGTTTTATTATTTCTGGATTATAATTATTTGGTATTGTTATATAACCCTCAGTTGCTATTAATATATTTTTCCCATTAGGCCTGTTATTTGGTCGTCCGTTCCAATCTTGAATATTAAATGCTATATTTTTATATTTAATTTTAAGATATTCAAATTCATTATTAAGTCTTAAATTAATATTTTCTTTCTTTCTATTAATTATCATATAATATCTATTTCTTTGTATTCTTTTTTATTTCGTATTTCTGCTGCAATTTCTAATTGATGATTAGTATTTACATACATCTCGTTTAAAGAACTCATATCATTGTAAACATATAGAATTTTATCAATAAATAATAGATGTTTTTTTCCAGCCATTTCTATTATAGGATACATATATGCAACATCCCCAGCCATTTTATAATACTCTCCGTTTTTATCTTTTAAATCGTTTTTATCAATCAAATCAAATAATTTCTTTTTAACGGTTCTAAGATGTGATGCATACCACGCACCACCTTTTCTATAAGTTTTGGTATCAGGAATGTGTTTACCATATTTACCATATGAACCACTTAATGGTATAAAACTACCATATGTCATATAAACATTTTCATTTGAATATACTTCATTGAGATATTCTAAAACATTATTATCATATAAATAATCATCACCATCAACTGTTACTAAAATATCTTCTTTATCAAAAGAAAATAATTCGATTCCTTTTATGAAAGCTGCTAATGGTGAACCAATTCTTTCATGATTATGAATTATGTTGAAAGAATTATTATATTCATCATGAATTTTGTTAATATTTTCATATGTTTTATCGGTTGAACAATCATCTATTACAACCAATTCGTAATTTTTATATGTTTGGTTTAATATTGAATATAAACATTTTTCAATGTATGGTTCAGCATTATAAACAGGTACTATTACAATAAATTTATTTTCCATTATTTTAAAATATTTTTACACAACCTACAAAATGTAGTATTATAATCTATAAAATTCCTTTCCGATAAAATATTATTATACATCTGGGAAAAAGGATGACCACCAAACCAATGATAACCAATAGATTCATTTGAAAAACTGTTTATATCAACACCAACTTGATAATTATATTCTATCATTGTCCAATCATAATTATAAACAGTTTCATTTTTTAAATTGAAAATATTTAATTTTGAATGTTTATGTTCTATTTTATCTAATATTTGAGGATTTTGACGATTAGTACCATATATACTATAAATTAAATCAACTCCAAAAGATTGATAGTTATTGTGTAATTCAACATTCAAAGCTTGGTCTAATATTTCTTTATAAAAAGCATTCCCTTTATTAGCACCCAAAAACCCAATAGTAATAAAACTTTTATCTTGGTGAACCAGTGTATCGATATTATTCTCGACTAATTGATTATATAAGTTGTCAATTGGCCTAAAGAATAAAATATCCATATCGGCATATATTCCACCATTAGAAAATAATTCATAATATCTGAATATATCACTTTCATGTACAGGTGATAAATTTTTAACTTTAGATTGTATTTCATCGGGTAAAATTATTTTTTCAATATTTATATTTAATTTTTCAACTTGTGTAAGATAATCATCACCTATATAATTAGAAAAATCTTGTTCTTCTCGGCCACCCCAATTTTTACCGTTATTATTATTTGAAATATAAAGAGTTATATCCCAATCTGGATTAAATTTTCTAAACGTAAATAAAGTCATATATCTCATCCAAGATAATTTACCACCAGACCAATAAAAAAAAATTCTTTTTGGAATCATTTAATATATTCTTTATTTTTAATAATTCTTCATTATATATTTATTATATATGGTTTCTTAAAAATATTTATAAATCTTGAATTTTTATTTTATTTTCTCTCATTGTATAATTCAAATAAATATCTCGGTTTTTATTAAAAAAATCAATTTTAGAAGTATAATTCGTGTTACCATGAAATTGATGAATAGTAAATGGGTCGTCAATCATTTTTATCATCATTTTTTTTCGTTTTATTCTTTGTAAAAATTCATTATCATCAAATGCAATCCCGTTGGCATATCTTTCATCAAAACCACCCAACTCGAACAAATCTTTCTTACTAATAGCTGAACAAAAATGTAACTGATGAGGTCTATATTTGGAATGATTATACCATGCTGTTTCACCATCCTTAGTTATACCTCTTGTTTGCATAGGTTCAAGATAATATTTTAGTTTACTTAAATCAAAATCTTTGTTTATTATATATGAAAATTTTGATGTTAATTTTTCATCAATAGAATAACAACCAAAATTTAAATATGTATTATCTTGAATATTTTCTTTAATAGACTTTATAATATTACCAAAATGAACACATTCTGGATTCTGAATTACAATAACATCACCAGTAGCAATCTTAAATCCCTTGTTAAAAGGGATAGATGGATTTATCCACCATTTATCTTTTTGTTCAATTCGTACTACTTTTAAATCTAAATTAATTTTATCGATAAAATCTTCGATTCTTTCATTTTCATTACTGGCATCATCAATTGCAATTATTTCAATGTCTTCTTTAGATGAATAATTTTCAATAGATTTTAATGTATTAAAAAACAATTGTTTCCTATTATAATATGCTGTTACAATTGATATTTTCATATTTTTAAATTAAGTTAATATTTTAAAATTCTATATAAGAATTTGTTTCTCTATCAATTTTTATATTTTCATTTTTGTCATAGACTCTAATTTGAGCTTTATAACTGTTTCTTAAATCACTATTAAGACTTGTTTCTTTTCTTTTTGTCAGACTATTATTATGAATTCTTCTGTAAAATAAATACGTTCCTGTTTCTTTTACCCTAATAAAATTTTGAACTCTTTTTAAAAATTCAGTGTCAGCTTCACATTTCCACCCTCTATAACCACCTGCCATATTAAAAACTTTTTTTCTATAAAAAACAACGCCTTCTGGATATTTAAATTTATCTTTTTCATCAATTTTATCATTAATACTCGTTGTAAAATTATAACACGAAAAACGTAACAAATCACAGTCATTTGATTTTTCGGCAATTTCTTTTACCATATCTGGCATCATTACATCATCACTATCAAAACGAATAATATTATCAAATTTTGCTATATTTATTAAAGTGTTTGATGTGACATATGTACCCATATTACTATCCATCATAAATATCCTCAAATTTCTATAATGTGGTCGAATATTTATTAATTTTTTCAAAGTAACATGACAGTCATCAACGCCAACTAAAATTTCATAATTATTATAGTCTTTAAAATATGTTTGATTTTCAATAGAATCCAAACACTCTTCAATATAATCGTGCGTCTGATGTGCTGTAATAATAATTGATATAGGTTTTTTAGTATCCTTCTTAAAAATATTAGTGATAATATTTTTTGATTTAGTTAAAAAATTATCATCTTTATCTTCTTGATTTTCAACACTAATTTCAGATGTTATTTCGTAAATACTTTCACCAAAAGTTTTTGTCGAATTTATTTTTTTTAATAAATCATCTTTTGTTAGTTTACGATAATCACCCGCTAATATTTTATTATTTTTAATATGATTGTAATATAATGGTGTAGATAATGGATGATATAAATGAATACAATATTGATTATCCATCCTGATTAATTTATAACCCATTATTTTTATTTTACTATCTAAAATATCATCTTCATGTCCATATCCAAAACATGTTTCATCATAACCTTTAATTTCAATAAATTTATCACGTTTCATTAAAAAAACACCACCTGTTATAACAAATGACTGAATTTCCTTATCAATTTTATCACTCAAACTGGTGAAACCTTCTTCAATCATTTTATTAGTCACTACTTCATCATAATAGTAAATTTTTTTATAAGGGTCAACTACATCAAAAGTTTTAGTGTAATTTAATGCATTTAAAAGAAATTCTTTTGGTAGAATAATATCAGCATCACAAAAAACTAAAACATCATATTTAGCATTTAAAGCACCTATATTGTAACCAAGACCCTTGTTAAAAACATCTGCATTATAAATAAATATTTTTTTAATATTTTTATTTTTATTTATTTTAACACGTTCCTTTATATCTTGTTCTATTAATATAATTTCGAAATTTTCGAAACCAAAATTTAAAATATAGTTAATAACCGCTTCTAAATCTTTTTTTCTAAACTCATCGTTTTCCCTATATGATATTATATATGAAAACCCGATATCATTAGGTATTTTAGTTATTAATTTATTCATTTATTATATTTTTTTTTTATAACCTAAAAACTCTTCCAATTCCCAATTAATATTTTTATTTATAAATTCTAATGATTCCTCATCAATTTGTTTTTCAAATTTAGGTATCGAATTGTAAGTAGTTTTTCTATTTGTTTTATAAATTTTAAATTCTTCTGATATACCACTCATTACTTTAACTATATCCATACAAATATCTTCATATCTGATGAATTTAATATTAGGAACAATATTTTTTAAATTAATAAAATATTGATTCTTCATGTTTCTCATTTCAATTATATTAGAAAAAGATAACAATGTTTGAGGATTTCTTTCAAATAACATTTCTTTTTCTTGATATAAACCATTTTGTTTATTTAAAACCTTTTCATGAATACTAATCCAAGGTAATGTTATAAATTCATTTAATGTTTTATTTTTTAATGATATATGAGCATGGTGTGGATTTTCATGCATAGATTTAATCCAATCATAAGGATTTCTACTTAATATAATGAAAAGATATTCATTTAAGTTAGTTCCATCAAGCATATAAATATTTGGAAAAAAATGTTTCCAACCTAATGAAAATAAATATTGATGAATAACCAAATATTGTTTTATACAATCTTCAAACCATTTAGAACCAGTGTGTCGTTCAGCATAAAGTTGAATATGTTTTATTTGTTGATTATTCATAAAAAATCATTTTCACTTTTTAAAATATTTATTATTCGGCGCAGTGTATATATTTTCTTTTAATGTTATATTTTCAAATAATTCTTTGTTCTTAATAAACAATTCCATTTTTTTATTTTTTTCATCATCTGGTATAAGAGATGATAAATGATATTTATCTGTAAAATGATATTGATGTAAAACAAAAGGATAATCTACAATTTTCATATTTAATCCACAACGTTTTATTCGTTCTACTAATTCATTATCGTCAAAAGCGATTCCATCCTTATATCTCTCATCGAAACCATTTAATTTTAAAATATTATTATAGTAGATAGCTGCACAAAAATGATAATAAACTGGCCAAATAGTTGAATGATTCATCCAACCATTTTCACCTCTCATATTTATCGGAATATCTTTAATATTAAAATTGTTAATATCATCATCATATTTTAAACTATATGCTCCATAAGCAATATAATCATTTGATTTCAAATTATCATAAGTATATAATAAAATATCACCAGTATGGAAACATTCAGGATTTTGAATAATAACTCGGTTAAATTGAATATGATTAAATCCAATATTATATGTTATGGATGAATTTATCCAATCTTTTTGTTTTGCTTTTATTTCAATTATATTTATATTTAAATGATTAAATCTTTCTTTAATATCATATAATTGATGTTCTTCAGAACTATTATCGTCAACTATAATTATTTCAAATAATTCTGGTGATAACAAACTACGACTTATAGAATTTAAAGTATTTATAAGTAATTTTTTTCTATTATAATACGCCATTACAATTGATATTCCATCTTTCATAATTTTAATAATTTTCAATTAAATTATTTAATAAATTATTGTATATTGATATATTAATCTCATTATCAGCATCATAAGAGAAGATAGTTTGTTTGTTTATTTCATTATATTCATCTAAAGTCTTATCATGATTTTCCAAAATCCATATTAATTTATCAGCAGCACTACTACCATTAAATCCTTCATAATAATATCCAATATTTTTACACATAGGGGCATTATGTAGTATCGCATGACCGAGATATGCTACATCTAAATAAAAATAATTCAATGGATTATCCCACTGGTGACTAACTACAATATCAGCATAATCGGCTAAGAATTCAACGGTTGAAAATCTATCTTCAAAAGTGGCCATATGATTTTTTACAATACTTAAATGATTCATATATTCTATAAACACTTTATGTTTTCGGATATTAAAAGTATTAGTAACAAACAATTTTTCAATTAATTCTGGTCTTTGTTCATACACATCATCAACAATCAAAATAGGATACATAGCATATTTTAAAACATCTTGGTTAGGTTCAAGTATTGCGATTGTTTTTGGTGTTTCTTTTGGTGTATAGTGTGGATTATTTTTTAATTTTGAAGTCAGTTCGTCAATTAAAAATGAATCCCATATAAATGGTACAGATTTTACATTATTATTTTTATGAAATCTATTGAAATAATATTTATTATGTTCAAAAACCTGTGGTACACACCATATTTCATCATAATCTGGATTACACCATATTATAGAATTTCCAATATCTTGATTAAATAAAACATTTTCCATTCTAATGACATATTCATTTCCGCATTTATATGATACAATTTTTGTTTTTTTATTTTTTAAATATGTTGTCATATCTTGGTCTATTTGACCACCAAGTGATATTAATATATCAATATCGTCTTTTACATCTGAAATATGATGTACTGGAAATTCATTCGTGTCAAAAGCATATTGTGTGAAATCTTTACTTGTAGTATTAGCGAAAAAAACATTATATTTCCCAATGTTTTTAAGAAGTTTAGCTAAATATAAACTATTTAATTTAATACCATTAATCCATAAACTCTCATTATTTTCTCTAACTCCCAATGTAATAGCAATATTCTTCATTAATATTTTTATTTTTTAAAATATACTCCAATAATATTGTTGCTCCATGTTTTCTGTAAACTTGGGTATCGGGTAACCATAATTTCTTCAGTTATATCATCTTGAATATGGTCTTCATTTTTATTTTCAAGTCCGTACTGTTTCATAAGAAAAGGTACACTTATTATTAGTTGTTTACATTTATTATATAATTTATTTATCAGATTTTGAGCGTCATCGATTGTTAAATGTTCTAATATATCCCCCATTATGATTATATCATAATAATCGAATTCAAAATCTAATATATTTGTTTTATAAACTTTTCTATATTTTGTTTTTAAATCATATTTATTTATATAGGGTTCATAAATTTCAACAGCATCTATATTTTTATATTCGTTAAGAATATCAGCATAAGTTCCACACCCAGCACCAACATCTAATATGGTCGTTTTATCATTATCAAAATTAGTTAATATATAATCTTTGATTTCCGATTTAAATGCACCAAAACTTGTAGGAACAAAATTTGATATAATCGATTTAGTGTTCATAAGATTACTAATTAATTCATCATATTTTTCTACAACTTCTTTATTATCGGTAGAATATCTTTCTAAAACTTTTTGGGTTTTTTCATCATATTCTTCCAGATGTTTATCATGTTCAGTTAATGCGTATAATAATTGTTCTTTACCTTCAGTCACATTAAACCCCTCATAATAATAACCACAATCTTCGCATAAATATGCATTATGAACTAAAGGATATTTCAAATAAATAGCATCTAAATACGCATAATTTAAAGCATTTTCCCATTGATGTGATACAACAACATCAGTGTGTTCGGTTAAAAACCAAGCAACAGGAAATCTATTTTCGAATGTTGCCTTTTTATCATGAACTATTGACAATTGGTTCATAATTGAACCAAGCTCTTTTGTTAATCTCACTTTTTGAGTATTTGTTACCATAACACTCTTTATTAAATGTGGATATTCCCGATATAAGTCTTCAATTATTAACATTGGATACATCAAAAATTTATAAACATTAATATTAGGTTCAAATATTGATATTTTTTTACTTAATTTACTTGGTGTATAATATGGGTTTTTTCCCTGTTTTTTTAACTCATCTATATGCATGTTTAAAAACATAGGATTCCAAATAAAAGGTATTGTGATAGTTTCAGCATTATGTAACACTCTCCAATAATGATGGTTAGTATTTTCCATTTGAGGTATATTCCACACTTGGTCTACTTCTGGGTAATCTTTAATAATATCTTGACGGTTAAAAATGATATTTTCCATACTAATAATATATTCGTTACCACATTTATATGGAACTACCTTACATCCTCTATTTCTTAAATATTCTGTTGTTGGTTTATCAATAGAACCACCCAATGGAAATATAATATCTAATTTATCTTTTATATCATTAAATTGAACTGTTTTATATTCATTTAAATTCCAACACAATTTATTTGTAATATTAGTGTTACTCGTATTAACAAGATATACATTATATTTCTTAGAAGAATTTTGAAAAGTCCTTGCTAAATAAACAGCATTTTGCATTATACCATTTGTCCAAACACTGTGATTTTCTTCTTGTAGAAAAATTGTTATCCCAATGTTTAATTTTGAATCCATTAAAAAATATTTTATTTTTAATGTATTTATTAAAATATTTTGGGTTCGTTATTTAATATATACAAAAATGAAATATTTGAAAAACATTGAAGATTTTATAAGAGTATTCGAAAATATTCAAAATGAGGTATTTGAATTAATATTTTATTCGGTAACATTTCATACATCAAACACATCAGATAATATATATTTTGGTATTGATTATCAAAAAGCATTATCAGAATTTAATAATCCAGACATACCAGATGAATGGAAAACTCGTAATGATATGAGCGTAGAAATTTCAAAAATATTATATAAATATAAATTTATATATGAGTTGGATGAAGAATATGAATCTATTACAGATTATCCAATTGAAACTTATCATAATGATGAAGATTATTACGAAAAAATAAATGAAAGTGAAAGTGAATATGAAACTATTGATAGTAAAGAAATTTCATCAATTAATGTTAAAGCAAATGAGATTTTAAATGATGTTCAAAATTATTTTTATAAAAAATATGGTAATTACAAATATAATATAATAGATATATTAGATAATGAACATGAATATTTAGGTCGTATAAAATTAAGAATAACAAATCACACTGAAAATATTATGAATATTGACCGTTTTGAAAAAGCAAATTATCATGTATCGGTTGTAATTTCTGATTATGATGAAACTGAAAAAAGATTTGGTATGACGAATGCGTTTGAAAGAAGAAGAAACGAATTTGAAATGAAATATAATTCAGATTATACACCCGAAGAAATCATTGAAGAAATAAATTTTAAAATAGAAGAACTGACAGATGAAATAAAAGATAAAAATTAATTTTTTAATTTACATTAAACATATACTGCTCATAATATTCTATATTATTTTCAATATCAATGGAATATATATTCATAATTAAACATTTTTCTTTATACAATTAATTTCTTTAAAAACTAAAATATTTTATTTTTAATGTATTTATTAAAATATTTTGGGTTCGTTATAAAATAATCAGGACAATAATATGTATATGATGTCCTGATTATTTCAAATCATTTTTTACACATTATTTATATTATTTTTATGTGTAATTTTTTTTATTTATTTTTTTTATTAATATTTGTATCATTATTAACTAAAAATATACAATATGGCTTCAAAACAATCTATTAACAATATTTTATCGTGCATAATGCACTGTCGGAACACTCAACAACCTCAATTTTCATTAATTCAAACAGATGAGGCTGTTGCAAAGTATATCTTGTCTACTTATAAATATGATAGGCAAAGAGATTTGAAACCCAACAAATTAGAAGAACTTTACAATGAAATGGTAAATGGGAATTTCGATGAAAACTTATCAACTGTTATCATTGGTGTTGTTAAAGGTGAGTCAGCTTTAATGATTGATTTTAATCATCGAATGAGTATAATCGGTGGCGTTAAAAATTTACCCCCGCATAGTTTTTCTTATAATCTTCTTTATAGGTTCAACCATTACAACACCATAGAAGAACTTGATGATGCTTATAACAAAATTGATGCAGGTTCTGGTCGTGTGTTAAAAGACCACATTAAAGCAAAATCGATTGACACTATTACTGGGTTAAGCGATACTCAAAATTCAGTCACCATCAGTGCCTTAAAAATGATTCGTGGTGGTCTCGGTTCAACAGGAAAAACCAGAAAATTGAACACACCCATCCGTTCATACTCAACTTTAGTGGGTAATCATGTAAGGGAAATAAATCAATTTTGGACTATCGTTGATTCAGCTCCAAAAAATAAAAAAGTTATAAAAGATTTTATTAGCAAATCTGACATGGTGGCTTTTTCCTTAATAATCATAAAAGAAAAGCCAGTCGAAGCAACCAATTTTCTTAGAGATTTGTTAAGCCCTGTTAACCACGCAAGTTTGAATCACCCCATTCCAAAACTTATCGAACAAATACATTTATTGAATGGTTTATCAACTACACGAGACCGAGACAGGTATAAGAAAGCGTTCAACCGTTTTAGTTTGGCATGGAAAAGATATTGCGAAAACAAACCCCTAAATAATTGGGAAAAAGATGTCGAATTTCTTTCTGGTGGTAAAAAAACGGTTTTGATAAAACCTATACCATATACATCTTTCAACAATAACAGTAGTTTTGAAAGAAACGGGATGAAACTGTTTAATATCTAAAATGTGTATGAATACGCTCCATGCATATATAGAAGGGGATATACTCAATTTCATTGACAAAATTGAAAATATCATCAACAATAAAACAGAACTCCTATCTGGGAGTTCTGTTTCTAAACTATCTGAAATATTAAATTCCGAATACTTTACTATCGGGGTTGAGAATTTAATCAAATTGCGTGACACTTTAAAAGAAACTGAAAAAGTATTATCAGTAGATATACAACAACCTGAAGCCACCCAACCAAAAATTAATCCTAAGAAAGAAATAAGAATAAAATATATTCTGGATAACCTCGAAATTAAAACGGCAAATGAAATAGCTACTGATTTAAATCTTAGTTATCAAACTATTTTAAACCTTTATAAAGAACTTGGTGTTAAACTAAGAAAAGGTAGAAAAAAATATTCTACTAAAAACGTTGAACCAAAACAAAAACAATCTAAAGTTCTAATTAAAAAGAACATTAGGATAAATTATATTCAAGAATATTATAAAACACAAACCATACTTGAAATATCAAAAGCACTTGATGTAGACCATCAAACAATACGTAAATTATACAAAGAACTTGGTTTAAAACCTTTTAGTAAACAGAAAATAGAAATCCAACCAGAAATCCAACCAGAAATAAACCCCATTAAAACCGTTCTTAAAAGAGGTAGAAAAAGTTTATTGTCTGATAGTTTATTGTCTGAATTTATAATAATTGCCACTGGTGGTAAGATAGATGCTTATGACCTTGGTAAAAAATTTGGCATAAAAACCCAAACAGCTTATCAAATTGCAAAAAATAATAATATGACACTTACTATAAAAAATAAACCGAAGGGGGATGAATTTATTGTTTATAATCATATTAAAGGGCTACTAAAATATAATTCACATACTTCCTCTTATGTTTATTTAAACAAGATAGTAAGTGATTTAAACATTCGATATAATTTCTCTAAAGAATTTATATTAGGCATCATAGAAAAATATTTTGATAATAAAAAAATCATAATCGACTAAACAAAAAAGAGTGTCACTTTTGTAACACTCTTTTTTTATCTATTAACCTAACTATCTTAATTATATTGAATAGTAACCACATATTTAATTTTAACACCATCAGTAGTTTCGATAGCGAATCCAGCTTCAACCCCATCAAAATATAATGTTGTACCAGTAGATGTAGGTGTGACACCATCTGTGTGAAATACAGCAGGTGTACCTTGTGTATATTCGAATGTATACTCTATACCATTTAAGAATACAATAATAGTTGATTCATCAACAGAACCATCAGTTACACCATGAACAAAAGCAGTACCAATATTCACAGCAGTTGAAGACCCACTATTTACTGGTATTAATAATTGTTCAAAGTAAGTAGGAGCTTGAATATTACCAATAACAGTTGATAATGATGTATCGACAGAATTTCTTGTAGATATTTCTGTTGATATAGCTGTTGATAATGATGTATTGACACTTTTTCTTGTTGATATTTCAGAAGAAAGGTCTGTTGATAATGAAGAATCAGCCGAAGTTCTTATAGATGCTTCACCTGAAACGGCAGTTGAAATATCAGTTGAAATTGTTGTCAATAAAGATGACGAAACTCTTAAACCAGTACCCGATTTACTTAAAGTCGTCCCATCTAATTCAAGATTAAATACATTTCCGACAAGTTCGATACCTTCACCATCTGTACTATATTGTCCGGGTGCTGAAACCTGCACCCATTTTTGAGCTTCAACACCAACTTCAATATTGTTATCCGAATTCCCATCAGTACCAGCTAATACCCACCCAGAAGATGTATAAGTGTTACCTGTTTCGACATAAACAAAATCACCTAAAGCAACTTCATTAGAAGGTGTGCCGTCAGCATCAGTGGGTCTTGTCCACGCACCAACTTTAACTAACCATAAACCATTTTGTGTATTAGAATCACCAATTCCTGTACCACCTTGGTTTGTTAACAAAACTCGGTCGTCAGCAGAAGTTACATAACCATCTATTGTTGTTGTACCTGTTAATGATGAAACTGTTGTTAATGCAACCACCTTTACAGGTGCGTGTGGTATTAAACCTTGAGCTACCGCATCAACATATGCTTTATTAACTGCTTGGTTATTAGCAGTTGGTGTCCCAGATATAACAACATTATAAGATAACATATCTAAATCACCTTTAACTATCACGTTACCAGTAGAACCGCTAATAGTAACAGTTTGAGGACTTATTTGTTTACCTTTTAATAAAGTAGCCATAATATTTTATAATTATTTTATTATTTACATATTATATATTAAATTAAAAAAAATAATTTTTGTATTTTTTTAATTTGAATAAATATTTTAACTTTGATTAATTTATTATTAACATTAAATTTAAATGAATGAAAATAAATAATGAATATTTGTTTAGTGATGAAACTTTTTTATCGACTAAACGAGGTTGGAAAAAAGCAAAAGATGTGAAAATAGGTGATAAAATCATTGGTGCAGAAGGTGAAATAACAGTAACAAATATAATTAAATGTGGAAAACGACCAGAAGCACCAATTATTAGTAATTTATAAAAAAAGAGGAAAATAAATTCCCTCTTTTTTTATAAAAAATTGAGATTAACGATTTATGTTATATCAATATATGAGTATTTAATAACAATCAAATCAATACCACTTTCTATACCGAAACCACCTTCAGATGCGTCAAAATATAATGTAGAACCTTGTATTGCTGGATAAGCATCGAAATAAAATGGCATATTAGTTTGACTTGCAGTTGTTACGCTTATTAAGTATTCTATACCATTTATAGTAGCTTGAACAGGTGTTATGGGTTCATAAGTTAAAACTAAACCAGTTGAGCCAGTAGTACCACTTGTAATATTAGCAGAGTATGTCGATTGAATCCAAGTTTGCGCACCTCTTAACTCGTCATTAACTATTTTTATTGTATAACCGTCAACATTTACATTTAACGACTGTTCTAATGTGTTGTAAGTTAATCCAGAACCAGCAGTCTGAGTTGTAACACCACTTAAATTATTAATAACAGTTGTTAATGATGTATCACCAGATAACCTGTTTGAAATTTCAGTTGAAATTGCAGTAGATAATGAAGAGGTCTCACCACTTAAAAGTGATATATTTGATGTATTACTTGAAATAACAGTTTCTAAGGATGTTAATCCAGTTACAGAGTTTTCAATTGCTGTTTCTAAAGAATTTGTATAACTTGTTGTAATTTGTAAAGTATCACCCGATATTTCAATAGTTACTCCATCAACATTTACATTTAACGACTGTTCTAATGTGTTGTAAGTTAATCCAGAACCAGCTGTTTGAGTTGTAACACCACTTAAATTATTAATAACAGTTGTTAATGATGTATCACCAGATAGCCTGTTTGAAATTTCAGTTGAAATCGTAGTTTCCAGAGATGTTAATCCAGTAACAGCACCATCAATTATGGTTTCTAATGATAAAATATTACTTGTCAATGTTTCAGTTGTAGCACTCAACGTTAATATATCAGTAACAACTGGTGTTGCAATTCTTAAACCATCCACACTTTGATATAAACCCGAATTATAATTATGAAAAGTTGTTCCACTAAATTCGGTATCATTTAAATCAACAGAAAATATACTACTATTTAATTTAAGTGCATTTCCATCAGCAGTGTAAGCTTTACTAGCTGAAAATATTGTCCATATTTGAGTATCTACACCAACAGTAATATATCCTTGTGGATTCAATGAACTTGAACTTCCAATAACCCATGATGTTGCTATATTAGTAGCACCAGATGTTACGAACACATAATCATTTAATGATACTTCCCCGAATGGAGTACCATTTGAATCTTGTGCCCTAACGAGTGTTGTTCCACTTACAACATAAACACCATTTTCATATCCAGTTACCTGATTTTTTATTAAAATTCTATCACCTTCATTAAAAGAAGTTGCTTCATCTACATTTGACGGTAAAGTTGTAAACCCACTTGTTCCTGTTGAATAAGTTGCATCAGTTTGTCCTGTTGTAGCATATTTAACTGAATCATGAACATTTAAACCAGCCGTTGAACCAGACGGTAAGCCTAATGCGCCAACATATTTATAAAATGATACTTGTGGTGGTAAAACATCTGATACACCAGATGGTAAAGTTGCACCATAAAAAGTTAAAACTCCCGCTTCATTATCGATCAACCAATCACTTTCACCAAATGGTATAACTGTTGTGCCATCACTTTTATATAAAGCATAATTATATGTACCACCAGTATCAAAATTAAAAGTTATACTATTTTTTAACGATACATGATAAAAAGCTTTACCCCCTGAACCCGGTATGTGGGTTAAAGATAATTTTTCAAAATATTGAACAACACCTTCTATCTGGGCATTAGTTAATGTGGGAGCTGGTATTGGAATTTGATTTGCTTCAGCCCATATTTGAGTTGGTAATATTGATGTTTTTCCTAATCTGGGTTCTTCAAAAAAATCTCTTGTTGTTAATGTTTCCGATGCACCTAACAACTTTTTAAAGAGCCTACTTGATTTTTGGTCGGAAGTTAATGCCATTTTTATTTATATTGTTTTTTAATTTATCTTATATAATAAATTTATACTAAACTTGTTGCTGTTAAACCCGTGAAGGTAACACCACTGTTAGTTAAACCTATTCTTACTATAATCGCACCAGAATAAGTAATTGAACCAAAAGTTATTCTTCTTGATGTTGCAGTTGAACTACCTACTACAACAGCAGCTACGCCATCAGCACCAGAACCCGGATTACCACTTCCACTATAAGCAGCATCACCATCAACCCAAGATGTAGCACCAGATATTTTAACTTCAACCAATAAATCAGCTTGTCCATAAATAACTGATATACCTGTTGAACCTATAAAATTCAAAGTAAAAGCAGCATTATTTGTAAATGTCCCAAGATTGAATGTCACCCAACGTGTTCCAGATGCAGTAGAATAATCAGGCCCACCGAAAGCTGTATAGTCAATTGAAGGATATTGATAAATATTATTTTTCATCATGAGTTCTTCAGTATATGTACCAACTAACGATTGAGTAGAATCATACACTCCACCATAACCACCTGCCGGATAACTACCTGAACCCGATATTAATCTTGATGTTTCAACTGAAACTGTATCAACTCTATATGCACCATTTGTGTATGTAGTGTTACTACCATAAGTTCCAATAGAATTTCTTCCTCTTACTGTAAAAGTAAATGTTGTATCACTATATTGACCTGTTAATACAGTTGCAGTCTTACCTGTTACTGTTCCAGTTTCACCACTATTTGTTGGTATAGTATTAGGGTCACCAGTTGAACCACCAACTAATCCGGCATTTATTTGATAAACTGATGTTGCAGCATAAAAATAACTTGCTACATTATTAATATTAAAACCAATACCAGTTATAACATCACCTGTTGCTAATGACGGAACACCACTAATATATCTTGTCATTGCTGGCATTGTAGCAGAAATTGTTCCAATAGTAACTGTTAAAGGACTATCTAAATAATAATTAAACGTTTCGGGTGAATCTATCCCCACATGTGTGAATGTTAATGTTCTTTGAGTTGAATTTGCTATTAAAGCAGGTGTAATATCACCAGTAACACTAAATGCTGTAATACCTGTCCAAAATCCTTGTTTACCAGATATACCTTGATACGGGTCAGCAACTGTATATTGAATAAGACCAGACGCATCTCCTGTGCTTCCTGAATTAATAACTTCTGTTTCAATTATTCCATTAACACTATCTGTTAAAGTAAAAGTTAATGTATTAGTACCAGTGGGTAAAGCCCTTGCATTTGTTTCAGTGCCCACCGTATCAGTTAAGGTAAATGTCGGTGTCGTAACAATTGTTATATTACTAACAGCTGAACCACTTGTCAATGCTCTTGCCGAATATAAAGTTTCATTAAATGTTAAATTAGAAAAAACATTATCCCAACTACTATTAGGAACTGATGGTGCAAGTAATAATAGCATCTCATTAAACCTATCAATAGCAGTTCCGACTGGTGTTGACGGTGTAAAATCTGTGAAAATTCCATCCACGTAACCAGACGGGTCTTCTGCCTGACCGATAACAGTAGAACCTGTTATAGATGTAATTGCATTATTTACATATTCTACGGTTGTTCCAGAAAATGTATCACCAGATAAAGGTGTAGCTAAATTCAACAAGTCTTGTGTTATTGTATTTTCAGCTAATTGTTTTCCTTGAATTTTAGGCATTTTTTTATTTTTATGTTTTTAAATATTTAATCTTATAATCGTATATATTAAATAAAAAATATAAAACTTATATTTTCAAACAAATATTTTTATCTGTTATATAATAATAAAAATATTTTTATATATGATTTTAGATAAAAAAGTTAAGGTGAAATGGAATGGTTCAAATAAAAAGTATTTCATAAATCTTGGATATAAGTTCACAAAAATTAATGACGAAATTGAGGTTAACATAGAAGATTTACCTAAAAATTCTCACTATAAAATATTATGTCAATGTGATATATGTAATAATATTAAATTACTTCCATTTCATAAATATGTCAAATGCACAAACAATTTAACAGAAAAGTATTATTGTTATAATTGTAGATTTATAAAAATAGGACAAATAAATATTGAAAAATATGGTTGTGAAAACCCGTTTGAAAATGAAGAAATAAAAGAAAAAATTAAACATACAAACTTAAAAAAATATGGTTGTGAAAACCCAATGCAATCTGAAGAAATAAAAGAAAAAGTGAAACAAACTAACATAGAAAGATATGGTTGTGAAAATTCCTTTCAGTCTGAAGAAATAAAAGAAAAAATTAAACAGTCAAACCTAAAAAAATATGGCTATGAAAATCCAATGCAATCTGAAGAAATAAAAGAAAAAATTAAACATACAAACTTAAAAAAATATGGCTATGAAAATCCAATGCAATCTGATGAAATAAAAGAAAAAACGAAACAAACAAATATTAAAAAATATAATGTTGACCATTTTTCTAAAACAAAAGAATTTAAAGATAAACATAAAAATACTTGTATTAAGAAATATGGGGTTGAACATCACAGTAAAAATGAAAAGATTAAAGAAAAAACTAAACAAACTAACAAAGAAAAATACGGCTGTGATAATCCGTCACAGAATATAGAAGTTATTAATAAAAGAAATGTTACTATTGAAGAAAGATATAATGAATCTCATTATTCAAAAACAAAAGAATTTAAAGATAAATGTCAAATAAAATATTTAAAAAGAATTACAGATAAAATAAGTGGTTTCATAGAAATAAATAATAATCATGAGTATGTAATATCATGTGATAATAATTTATCACACACATTTAGTATCAGCAGTTCTTTATATTATTTAAGAAAACATAGAGATAAATCTACTATTTGTACAATTTGTAACCCGTTGGGGTTTAATAGTAGTTCGGAGGATGAAATGAAAATGTTAAAATTCATAAAAAGTGTTTACCCAAAAGAAATAATTACCAACACTAAAAAAATAATACATCCTTATGAATTAGATATTTATCTTCCAGATTTAAATTTAGCATTTGAATTTAATGGTGTGTATTGGCATAATGAATTATACAAACCAGACAATTATCATAAAATGAAATCTGATTTATGTGAAGAACAAGGTATACAATTAATACATATTTGGGAAGATGATTGGATTTATAAAGAAGAAATAGTAAAATCAATTATATTGAATAAAATAAAAGTAAACAAAAATAAAGTATTTGCAAGAAAATGTGAAATTAGAGAAATAAGTTCTAAAGAATCTAAACATTTTTTATTAAAAAATCATATACAAGGGGATATTAATTCATTAATTAAAATCGGGTTGTATTATAATAAGGAACTTATATCTTTAATGACGTTTGGGAAAAAAAGAAAAATAATGAATTCTAAATCAGAAGACGGAAAATATGAAATGTTAAGATTTTGTAGTAAGTTAAACACCACAGTAATAGGTGGAGCATCTAAATTATTCCATTTTTTTATTAAAAACTATAACCCCAAAGAAATTTTAACATTTGCTGATAGAAGTTTTTCTAATGGTAAAATTTATGAAAAAATAGGTTTCAATTTTATAGATAAAACTAAACCAAATTATTATTATGTAATAAATGATAAAAGAAATCATAGATTTGGAATTAGAAAAGATGTTTTAATAAAAGAAGGTTTTGATAAAAATAAAACTGAACATGAAATAATGTTAGAAAGAAATATTTACAGAGTTTATAATTCTGGTAATCTAAAATATATTTGGAATAATTCAAAAACTACTTAACTCTTTCCACATCATTTAAATCCCATATAACATATGCTTTATGTTTTATTGGTGAATTTAAATGTTCACCTCCATCATATATAATTCCTTTATATCCTAATTTTTTCATTTCGGATTTGAAATAATTCCAGTCATTTGTCTCAAAATGAGTATCTCTATTTCGAAAAACACTATTATCATATAGGAAATTCGACAGAGTTATATTATCTTTATTATGATAATCAGAAATATTAGTCATGAAATATTTAAAATTAAATCTATCAACAAAAAAATAATAATTCTTTAAATATTCTGCAATTTTTTCACTTTTAATATATCTATTAATTGTTCTTCTCAAAATACTAATAATTTCATCTGTCATTGGTATGTTTGCGATGTAACATTTTTCAATTACCGCTTGGTCAACTAAAAATTCACTCACATGACCTACATTTTTTTCTTTATGAATTACTTTCCATCCTTCACCACCGTCATATAAAAAATCAAACTGTTTTTTAACTGTTTCGTAATAAGTTAATGTTTTATTTATTAAAACATCATATCTTTTATGAACTTCTTCTAATTTTTTAATATTATTTTTTATATTACTTATTAGAAAATCATATTCTTTTATAGATTCTTTACGTTCTTCGAATGACATTTTATCAGCTTTTTCTTTATCCATCCAGAATAATTTATCACCATGTTTATATCTTTCAATCATATCTTTTCCGTACCCATATTCATAAACTTTTAAAGTATTAAAAATATCATACAATTCTTCATCAGGTATATTTGTTTCATTAACTTGATTTAAAAGTTTTTCAATAACAAAACATAATTCAGCATCTTTTTGCTTTTCTGAGCTTGGGAAGATTTCAGTAACAATAGAAGAATTATCACCTTTTAATGTATAAGTATATGCAACTCTTTTATTATCCGTTAAATATAAACCCAAACCGTAAATAGCAGTATCCTCAAATTTTTCATAATTAAATTTGTCAATGTATGTAGAATCACCTCTATATAATATAATTTTTTTTTCGATAGCCTCATTTATAAAAATTAAAAAATTCGTTATCATAAATTTATAGATATTTTTATATTTTTTAATTATAATGTCAAATAAATAAATGTTATTTTATCAGTAACTGAATTTAAATCAAATCCAGAAATAGGATTCCCACTAATATTATAACTCCAATATAATGAGTCTCCAATTAAAACATTATCCGATAATTTAGCAGTTACACCGCCATCAGAACTGAAATAACAATCTTTTGTTTTAATACCATCACCAACTGTAACTTGAATTCCATTCACATAAACAGATACATATGAATTAGATATAGAATTATTTAATAATGGTACACTACAAGCTAAAGTTGAACCCGAACTTGTTGTATTAGCTGGCATATCAATATTCAAGTTAGATAATAGACTGGTCAACCCAGTAATACTTTTCAGACTTGTTAAATCTGCTATTTGTTGATTAGTTCCACCGGAATTAAAAATCAAATAATTATTACCCGAATTAAATTCAACAGAAGTAAATCCACTATTATCTTTTAACCAACTTAAATCTACAAGAGTTTGATTAGTTCCACCGGAATTAAAAACTAAATGATTTGTTAAATTATCAAAAATTGCAGTTGTGAAACCACTTACATTATTAAGAGAACTCAAATCTAATATCGTTTCGGTTGTTTCCCCCGAATTGAAAATTATTTGACTTGTTCCAGAATTAAATAAAGCTGATGCAAAACTTCCAGATGTACCATAACTTCCAGTGTAACAAAAAAACGTAGATTTTATCGACCCCCACCCCATATTTGTAGGTGTGTAGCCAAGTGCGAAATGAATTACACCCGAATAATAATCGATTGTATATGCACCTTCTGTGGGATAAATCTCACTACCTGGTACACCACTTGTTGCATCATCACCTCGAAATAATCTAAGAGCATAACCGTAACTTGGGTCATTTGTTTGAGGGTGTGGAACATCTGTTGGTGCAATAAAGGGTCGTATGAATGTAGCACCAGATGTTAACTGACCTCTTTCCAAAGCTGGATATGATGAATCTTTATATGTACCACCTGATATATATGAATATGCTTGTCCATTAGAACCATAAATCATATCCATTGTTACTTGATAAAATAATGTAACAGCTGAATTTGTTAATGATTCTGCCACAGCAGTTGTATAATCTGCTGCATAATATATATTATCAAACCATACTTCATTTAAAGTAACATTATGTGAAGATTTATATCTTGTTTCATACACTTCTTGTGTACCTTCAGTCATAGTTTTACTTAATGCATGAAAATATGCTAACTTTCTTTGTTCGTTTGATGATAATGAACCCATTTAATTATTTTAATTTTTAATCAGCACTGCTGAAAATTTCTCTCAACTTCATATATAATACATAAAGTTCATTTTTATCAAAAGATAAACCATTTGAAATAAGATTTTCATCTACATTTTTTATTAAGTTCAAATAATATTTATTTTCTGATATTTTCCTTATTTCAAAATCTGACATATTTTTTAATTATTTTTTAAATCCAATTTCCATCAGTTATATCTATACCGCCTATATATTTGCTAATAGCTAATATATTATACGTAATTCTTAAATGTATATAAGTTGATGAATAAATACTAAACGTAAATCTTAATGCACTATTATTTATAATACCTGTACCAAGACCATATTCAGTAATATCAACCCTACATCCATCACCATCTGTCAGTGGTGAACCTGCCCATTGTGAATTTAAACTCCACCATGTACTACCATCATCAATAGACATATCAATTAAAACGTTACCAGATAATAAATCACTTTCAGTAATATTATGGTCAGAAAATATAATAATACCATTGGAAACATTAGCACCATTAGTTTCAAATAATCTTTGATATGTTTTACTCCCAGTTAAAGAACTATAATTTGGTTGATTACCAGTTGGTGAATATAAAGAGAAATTATATTTCGGATAAACTAATCTATCACCTAAAATTTGTAATCCAGTATTACCAGTTAAACTATCACTCGATACCCAAGGTGTTAATAAATCAGTTTGTAATCTTGGGTATCCTGATGTATTTTCACTTCTAAACATTTCAGAATTCCTATCTGAACCATCTACTAAAGTATCAATCAAGAAATTATATCCTGATGAAGTTGCAGTATCTACTAAACTCCAATCATAAACACTTACTATAATTACATTTTGATTTAATAAACCCGAAGTGTTATTCCAATTTGTTTGATTAGTTTGATTAGTAGTCCAATTTAATTTGTCATAAGTAGCACCAGTATTATTATGAGAATAATTCCAAGTTGTACCGGAAAATGTATCATATACACCACCAAAACCATGAACATTTAAATCAGTTGAGATAAATAAATTATTTTCACTTAATGTCATTTGCTGAGTAGTTGGAAAAGAGATACTATTTAAATAATTTACATTAGTAATACGAACATGCCACTGTGTATTTAATGTATAGAACTCAACACCACTAATATATTTAGTCACAACATTTGTTCCTTCTTCAATAGTTAAGGATGATGTATCAAGATTAGCAGTCTCTGTTTCAGAGTCTTTGAATATATTATTTTGAGTAAAAGTATAAGTACCATCAGTTCCGTTATAGTGAATTATTTCGATACTATATCTACCATGAAGTAATATTTGTATACTAATAGAAATAGAAGCTTTATACCTATCATTATCCGTACTCCAATCTGTGACAATATACTCTATACCAGCCAGTGAAAATGTACCATTACCATTTAATGTAAGAGTGTTTTCAGCCAATACCGATGTTCCATCAGCATCATACACTCTTGTTCTTAATGTTGTTGCACTATTAAATATAGAAAAAGTTTGAGGTGTAAAGTATAATGGGTTGACATCATTTCTTATTGTTGAATGTGTTGAACCAGCCACCCAACTACCTATTTTAAAAGGTGTTCCTTCAGTTGTGGGGTTTGAAATATATCTTTGAGTTGTTGTAATACCTGTCAATATAGCATTTGTGATACTATCAGCCGTATTAAAATGCGAAACATATGATGGTGAAGGAATAAAAATATCCACTCTACCAACTCCTTGTTTAGCTAAAACCGATGTGCCTATAAAATTCAATATAGTTGTACCTGAGCTAACTAAAACACCCTCGTCTTGTATTGAAATAGAACCTGTTCCACCAGATGCTATTAAACTATCAGCATATGCTTTATTAACCACGTCATGTGGGTTTACAGGTAAAGTATCAGCGTTTATTTGCTTACTACGAATTTTAGGCATAATGTTTTGAAAATACTTTTATTTTATATATTAATTTTTCAAACAAAAATAATTTCAGTATGCCTTAAAAATGTTAAAATGAAATTTTTTGATTTTATTCAATTAAAACCGTATCATAAAATATATCACCCTGTTCCATTAATTCGTTATAAAACTTTTCAGTAATAGTGAATACTGAAAATGTCGAAAGACTTCTTTTAATTTTATATCTTTTTAATCGGGCATCTTTTGATTTAATAAAAGTTAAATATAATTTTTTATGTGTATAAGTATTTGTTCTTCGAAAAGCGTTTAATATTCTTTCTTTAATTTCATCAGTTACAAAATTTTCCTGAAAAAGTGTAAGTCCATATTCAAATGTTTTATCACGTTTTTCTTCTTTTTCTAAAAACACAACCATTGTTTTTGATAAATCATTTTCATCAGTTATTTTTAAATCGGTGGCATCATCTTTAATGTCAATGTTAAACCCCATATTGTTTAATTTCCTCATCCATTCCTTAAAATGAATACCGTGTGAACCACCATATTCTTTTATGTTTTTTTCATAAATATAAGCATGTACCATTTCATGGGCTAAAATATTTTTAAACCTATCATAGTCCATTTCAAAAAAATAAGAAATTTCTATTTTTTCAACTTGATATGATTTGATATTTGGGTTGTATTTGGATGTTGTTCTACCACCAACTTTTTTACTTTTAACCCATACAAGTGATATTTTAGGTAATTCATTATTAAAACACCTGTTATTTATATCATCAAATTCTTTTTGTAAATCGATATCGTTTCGAATATCTAATTTTTCAAGAATAAATTCTTTAAATTTAAAAATCATAATTTTTAATCTTTTTTAATTAAATAAACAAAATCTATTTGGTCAATTGCGTCTAATTGGTAACCAATTACACTACCGTTCCAATGTAGAAAATCGCCAATAACCGCTTCTGCAATATTTCTTTTTGTTGTACCTCCATCTGGTGAAAAGAAACAATCTAAATCTGCTCCAACACTAACTTCAACACCATTTATAAACACCCTGACATTTGATAGTGGTTCTTCACCTATCGGTGATAAACAAGCTATATCACCATCAAGTGTAGTACCAGTGGCTATCATATTTAAATTAGCCAATGAAAATACAACCGAAGATATAACAATGACAGGTGATTTAGATACTTCTTTTTTAGCCCAATTTAGTTTAGATAAAGCTTGAACAGCAATTGGTGTTGTTTCAAAATTTAATATTATATCATTAGTGTTTTCAACTTTAATAATAACTAAATTATTTTTAACAAAAAATGATGATAAGTCTGGATTAAGAGTATACTTTAATACTCGATTTTTATCATAAACCCGCAATTGAGTATCACCGAGAGCTGGGGTAGCCAAAAATGTTTCTAATGTATAATTAAAAGCTGCCATTATTTTAATATTTTTCTTTATATATTAAAATTCACACCAAATAAAAATCCCAACTTGAAATATTAAGTTGGGATTAAAAATGTTCAATTTTATATTATATGTATGAGAATTTAAATTTAATCTTCAATAATTTCTTTAATTGAATCCAACTGTGTAGCTGAAATATCATCAGGTATATGGTTTATATTTATTTTTGAAAGTTTACCAAGCACATCCGTATCATCTTTCAAAAGTTTATCATATTCTCTTAATTGACTTTCTCTTTCAGACACACAATCAAGATATTGACTTTTTAAACCAGCTACCTCAATTTCGAATTTTTCCCTATCAGGTATATTATATGCATTATTAACTATGATTGGTGAACCATCTTTATTTTTTTCAGAATATTGTTCACAAAGTCCAATTCTTTTTCTTTCAAATTCTTGAAATTGTTCCGACATTTCAATTGATTTTTGAAGTGTTTCGATTTCTTCTTCAACAATCTTTTTATTCTTTAAAACAACATATGCAAATTTAACACCCTTTAAATTTGAAACATTATTTAATCCTTCTCTTAATCTAAATAAATCAACATTTTTCATAAAAATAAATAATTTTTTATAACTATATATTTAACTTAATTGGGTCTAAATTTAAAAAGTCACTTATTTTTTAATAAGTGACTTTTTTAAAACAAAAATATAATAATATTAAACGTATGGATTAACTATATTCATTGTAAATAACATTGAATTGATATTTCCATGTTGGTCTTCAATATCACCACTAATATATAGAGTAGCTGTTGGAAAATCACCACGTATTTGTAAACCTGTTGTATTATAACACCCATCTATCATCGGTTCAATTGTACCACCACTTAGATTAAACAAAGCAGTTGTACCGTTAGCCATATTAATATAGTAACTCAAAGTAACTCCTGAAGAATAATTCGACATATAATATGAATCTAAACTTGAATAAGTACCACCAGTTGGTAAAGTATAAGAAGAAATAAAGAATGGATAATATTGTCCAACAACCAAATCTTTATCTTTTGTTACGCCAGATAAAAATTGTAAATTATATGTTGTACCAGAATCACCATTAACATTTAAAATATATCCAGTTTCAAAATCACCAGTGATACCAGTTGGAGTTGACAACATAAAACCATCTAAAAGAATAGGTGGTATGTCATCAGTAACACTTAAAGTTTTTCCTGAAATTAATGTGATATTCGAAGCTCTATCATGAGCTGAAAATGTAATAGGGATTAACCCACCAACAGTTATCGGGAATGTTGTACCAGTTATTGATAATGTAACTGCACTAATTGGAATATTTCCATCAATATTATCTATCACAGTACTAATACATTTACGAATAACATCCATTTCTGTCAATCCTTCTGAAACAACCAGTTGACTATCATTTAAAATCGACATTGGTATCGTGCTTCCTGATGCAGCAGTTGTCATTGTAATAACAGGTGGTGTAGCATCAAATAATACTGTTCTCATCAATGTTGTTGCATTACTAGCTATATCAGCTATTGTAAATAAAACATCAAATTCTCCTTCATAAGGAATATCATTCAATATAGTAATAGAACCGTGTTCTCTTATTATAACACCAACATCATTTATGTTTATTTCACCATCTCTATCGTCATTTACAGAATCAACATAATATGTTCTTAGTAAATCACTTGTTGCGCCTGTTATATTAAATATACCATCAACATATGGATTCATTGTGATAACAGGTGATAATAAATCTGGTGCTGGATAATCTTTTGTTAAATATCTATTAGTTGAATTTTTTAATATCCAAGCAAATCTACTATGAGCTTGGTTAGCATCCCACACGGATAAAAATTTAAGAATTGTTTTTTCTGTATTTTGAGTAGTAATAGTTAAAACATTTCCAGTTTGTTCAATATTATGAATATTGGCATCTGTATCAAATAATTCTATTGGAAGAACTAATATCGTTGCACTATTTTCATTAATAACTTCAAATTGAGTACAACCACTTAAAACTCTATCTGTTAATATAGAATTATAATATAGTCCATCAAATATAGCCTGTGTTACGTTATTATCAATGTTTGCACCTTCTATATCATTAAGTGTTGCTACCATTATTTCAACTATAACATTAAAAGAATGTGGATTATTTAAATAAATTTGTGGTATTCTGTGTGTTTGAGTACCAGATAATACCATTAATTGACTTACTGGTCTTATAATATCTGGTTGGTCGGCAAAATAATATTCAATATAATTTTCATCATCAGATGTAGAACAACATCTTGGGTCTACATTATTATTATAAATAACTTTAATAATCAAAAAAGTTATTTCATTTCCTAAGAAACCATATAAAATTGGCCTATTTGTCGCTCCCGAATTTAGGGTCATTTTAGAAACAAAAAATGAATCATAAGGAATTTCAAGACCTTGTAAAGATATTTTACCTGCTGTGTCCACACCTTCAATAGCAACCATAGAGCATTCGTATGGTCTGATGACTTTATATGTTGGTGTTAAGAATGAACTGTTTTGAATATACATTAATATAATTTATTTTTCTTTATATATTAATTTGTAAAAATAAAAACTATTATGAATTAATTAATATATATTCTAAAAAGTATATTTTAGATAATGATAAAAATAGGAATATATAAAATTACAAATATTATAAATAATAAATCATATATCGGACAATCTATAAATATTAATCAAAGATTTTATAGACATAAAAGTGCTTTAAAAAAAGGAAAACATTATAATAATTATTTATTAGCAAGTTATAATAAATATGGTTTAGAATCTTTCACATTTGATATATTATTTTTATTAGAAAATAATTCTTTATCTAAGGAAGAAATATTAAATATATTAAATCAAAAAGAAAAAGAATTTATTTTACAATATGATAGTTTTTTAAATGGCTATAATTTAACTACTGGTGGCGATAGTTGTATAGTATCTGATGAAACTAAGAAAAAATTAAGTGAATCACATAAAGGGTTTAAATTATCACAAGAACGTATTGATAAATTAGTAAATTCAAGAAAAGGAAAAAAAGATTCTGAAGAAACAAATAAAAAGAGAAGCGATGCTTTGAAAGGTAAAAAGAAAAAATCATACATACATAAAAAAGGATATAAACTAAAACCATGTAGCGAAGAACGAAAAAGAAAAATTGGTGATGCTCAAAAAGGAGAAAAAAATCATAATTTTGGTAAGAAAACATCAGAAATAATAAAACAGAAATGTAGAGATTCTTATCATGGTGAACAATGTCATTTAGCTAAAATAACAGATGATATAGCATTAGCAATTAAAATAGATTTAAAAGAAGGATTATTGTTTGGTTCAGAAATTGCTAAAAAATATAATATTTCTAAATATATTGTTAGTCATATAAAAAATGAAAAAACATGGAAACATATAAAAGTATAAAATTTTTACTTTATTTATATTTATTTTCATTTATTTTTATGTTTTTTATTTTAAAAAATTCATTCTTTTCATAAGGAAAAACAATCCAATCATTTACTTCTTCAACAAAATAATCGGGTGTGAAAATACTTATAGGTTTTTTAAATAGTGTTGCAGTGGTGATTTCTTTTAATTTTTTATTTTTTAAAAGGTGTTCTTTCACCATTTTCATAGTATGTCCACCATCAACTAAATCGTCAATTAATAATATATTACCTTTAATTTTAAAAGTAGTTGATATACTACCAATTAAAACATCAGAATCTTTTTTATCAGTTTCACCTTTTTTATATGATTTAGCAGATATAACTGATAAGGGGAGTGAAAGCTGGTCACTTACTAATTTTCCAAGGACTAATCCACCAGAACCAATACACATGATAGAATCGTATGTCTTTTCAGTTACTTTTTTAATAAAATCATCTGTTAACCTGATAAGTTCAGGCCATGATATGTAAACTATATCTGCTTCCATATATTAATGATTATAAATAATGGTAAAGATATTATTTTTTATTTAAAAAAGTAATATTCACACAATTTGTTTTTCACACGAAAATATTAATATATAAATAAAAAATCTAAAATATTTTAATGCAATATATTCTTAATAAAAGATATAATGGAACAGCTTCGATAAACTTCATTGGTTCGGTAGTATTAGATTCGAATAATAAAGTATTAGTATTAGAAACACCAGACCCAATAACAGGTGTTACTAAAATAACTGGTATAAATTACGAATACACTCCTTCAGCTGAATATATACAGGTTAAATTTAAAATAAAAATATGTGAATTATGGTCGGATTTATTAGATATATCAGAATTAACAGCTATTGAATTAAATAAAGATTGTCCAATAGGTTTAAAAATATATTTTTATTTTGTAGATGAGGGAAATTCATCAGCACCAGCAACCACTATTTCAAATGTAATAGTAGAAACTGAATATAACATTTTAACAACTGATGGTATTATAACATTAACAACAGCTGGTGATGAAGTAATATTAGAACCAAAAGATATATACAAAATATTTGATTTGGAAGATTTCATAGTTTCTCAGACTGGTTTATTAAATGATGCAGATTTAGATATTAAATTTAGAATTACTCAGGATGGTGGATACACATATACTAAATGGTATCCTTTAACAAAAGAAAATATTCAGGCCATTCGCAAAGATATAAATGAACTTAGATTTGCCAAAGTACAATATTTAATTAAAAAAACAAATAATAGTTCGTCAGCAATCAAAATTTTTGATATTATTTTAGTGGGTGATTTTCAAAATGTATCGGCCAATGGTTTGAAAATAAATAAATACGGATTAAAAGAAGATTGTATAACAGCTTTTACAAGTGGTAATACAGTGAGTGCTGAAATTGAAAAACAATTAATATATAATGGTGAAACTAATGGATTAAGTTGTTATTCAGATACGTTAGCGACTTCGACCACAACTACAACAACGACCACTACAACATCTACAACGACATGGAATCCGTATGATTCAACAGCGATAACACAAATCACTAATCTTTATTCCACTTTAGCTAATCAAACAAATACAATATTTGGGTGGGGTGTAGATTATTATAGGGTTGACCCGGATAAAAATGGTATTGATTACCATTTACATGAATATGCTTTATATAATGTAGTTTCATTAAAACAAATAAAAGTAATTGTTCCAGAAAACAAATTTCCAGATAATACAATTAAAATTAACAATTTTAATTTGGATTTATTTGACACATTTGAAGTACATATATTAAAAGATGTATTTAAAAACGCATTTGGTATAGAAGAACGACCAGGTGAAAATGATATTTTATATTTCTGTATACCTAATAGATTATATTATGTAAAACATACCCAATTATACAAAGATATTATGAACGCAGGTATTTATTATAAAGTTATTCTTGAAAAATATGAAGAAAAAGTTAATATTCAACATAAACAAGAAACAACTAAAAAAGCTATCGAAACTCTCACAAATAATACAACAATTGATGCTTTATTTGGATTTGAAAAAGAGAAAGATGAAAATAAAATTGCAAATAAAGACCAAACCTATCCAAAATCGATGGATAAAATTCGTCATGCTATTTCATCCAAAGTTAGTATATTAAATGAAGTTGTATATAATGGTGAAGTGGACTATATCCGAAATTATTATATTCTAACAAACATGTTAAATAAAAAAGCTATTGAATATATTAATGTAGATAATATTTTGAATAAAAATGATGACCGAGCTTTTATTTCTTGGTTTAAATTTAATTCTATGTATGATGAAGGAAGGTCTTTAACTAAAAAAACATTTACTGCTTATAACATAGACATACATAATACATTTCATTTATTAGATAATTATGATTCAACAAATTATGTTGGTTATAAATATTACTATAAAAATAAAAAAATATATTTTCATTTGAATAGCCAAACATATACATTAGACGTACCGGATTTATCAACAAATATATGGTATGGTTTGATTATAAATTTGAATCAACGTCAACAAATTCTTAATATTAAAATAGTTAAAAGAATGACTGATGTAGAAGTAACATATTTTCAAACAGATAGTTATGAGAAAGTGATTATTAATTATGATAATTTAACTGGAAGAACCGAAGCTGAAGTAAATGGTTATAGACCTGTTTTAAATACTGAATATAATCAAACAGCAATATCAGAATTTGTAATATTATATGATAAAACATTCGAGTGTGTTGAACCACAAGATTTTAGTCATGCAGAATCTGTTAAATTATATGGTTCGGATATATGTTATTCAAATCTAAGAATATTTGATAATATAATAGAAGAAAACCATCTGAATAACATATTAAATCAAAATGTTATTAAGGATGCTGGACATCTTATCATAGCTGATAATGCTAATAGGAAGATATACGCACAAAATATTGAAACAAAAAATTTTAAATAAATATGAAATATATTAAATTGTTTGAACATTTCAAGGATAAAGAAAATGATAAAATAATATTTACAAGGTATGGTAAAATAAAAGGTGATTTTGGGAATTGGGGAAGTAGTAATAGTGAAGAATTTAAACACCTACATTCAATAAAATCTGAATTTTCATTTAATAAAAATGATAAAATTAAGACATATCAAGTTGTAGAAGGTTCAAAGTGTTCTTTGGTAAGTTATGAAGATTTTGGAAATGACCAAGATTTTGAAAAATTAGATAAATTAAACGAATTAGATGCTAATTATGAATTTGAATTAATCACAGATGCAATTACAGCTATTGGTGCAAAAGAACAAGGGTATGATGGTTTAATATTTAATATAGAAGAAGAAAATTGCCAATATGCGTTAGATTTAAGACAACATACATTAGAAGATTTAAAACAAAATTTTAATAAATTATTAGAGATATATTATGCAGAAGCAGAACAAAAAATGGATAAATATAAAAATATAAAATGAAATATATTAAATTGTTTGATTATTTTGACCAAGAAAAACTGAAAGGATTAAAAACTTTTAAACAAAGAAAAGATGTTGTTCAACAAGAGATAAAAAATAAAAAATCTGGAACAGGTAGAGCTGTGTATTCATTAGATGAAAACAGAGTGTTAAAATTGGCTAAAAATAATAAAGGAATTGCACAAAATTTAACTGAAATTAAAGTTGGAAGTGATGTTGAATATCAAGATGTTGTCGCTAAAGTTTTAGAATATAATAAAGATGGTGAATGGTTAATTCAAGAAAAAGCTAAGTTAATTTCAGAAGAAAAATTCGAAGAACTAACAGGGTTTCAATTCACTGGATTCTGGAGTTGGTTGAGGGGATGGGGTGGAGAAGAATTTGAGGAATTTTATAATGATAAACCTTTTGCTATTAAAATAAAAAATTTAATAAAAAAATATAACTTAGATGCATTTGATTTATCGGATATATCAGCATGGGGTGAAATTAACGATAAAGTAATTCTAATCGATTATGGATTAGATTTACACACCAGTCGAACATTATATAAAGTCGGTTATTAAAAATAAAATTATATTGAAATAATATTATTCCCATATTCCGAAGTTAAAATAATATCAGTAATACCATATACTGAATTATAAAGTTAATAATTTCTTTATTTCGTTTGAATTTAAGCATTCATAAGTTTTTTCATTATTAACAATATATTTTATAGTTAAAGTATCCATACGTTCTTTTAAAATATCGATATATTCAACCACATCTTTTATTGCTAATAAATAATTTTTATCAGTTTTATAAGCTTCTGGAAAACGATATTTGAAACTCAATACATCTTTATTAATAACATTCTTGTTTATATAAAGACTATCTTCATATAAATTACTTTTTATTTGTAAATCTTCTAATAAATATTGATTAAACCTATGTATCAAATTATCAGTTTCAATACACTTTAATAATCCAATAACATAAGCTACATCTTCCGAAATCACAGTCGGTTCATTTTTTTCAATTATTTCATTAATTTCTTCTTCCGTGAGATTTTTTAAAGCAAATCTTCTATAATCTGTCCATAAACACCTTTTTATAATATCTTCCGGTTTAATAGTTATTATCATATTATCTTTTTTATTTTTTAAGTATTGTTTTTTATCTAAATTTTCTGTAACTTTGAAAACAATTTTTATCGGTTCTTTGTTTTTTTAAAAATTGTTTTCAGTGATTATTAACATAAACGAATTTTACTTCAAAAAATGTTATATTTTATTGAAAAAATAATTCGAACCTTCCATTATTCTTAATCCTTTCTCAATATTATCACAAATATTTTTAAAATTAATAACATCTTCAAATGTCAATTTAAACCACTCATTATTAACATTTGCATAAGAAAAATGTATATGTAGTCTTTTTTCAAGTTTCATACCAAAACTCGTCGAATATTCACCTACCAATTTCAATTTTTTACCATTCCCTGTTTGTAATTGGCGCAATCTTTTAATCGGCTCATTTTTAGTATGTCCTATTTTATATATAGGTTCATCATATTCATTTATACATTCTATTAAATAAATTGAAGTCAAAATTTAATTTTTATTCTTATATATTTTAATAATATGGGCTTCTTTAAACTTTTTCCATATTTTTTATTTAATATATAAAACCAATAAAAAAATTGAATATTATTATTTAATATATAATTAAAAAATTATCAGACTAAAAATGAAAGATTTAAAACATTTAAAAACATTTGAACAATATTCATTAGATACCGAAACAACTGAAACTAATGAAGGTTTATTCGGTATGAATAAAGAACAGAAACAGCTTATAGCTGATTTAGCAGCTAAAGGTAAATTGGAAGAGGCTGATGTTGACAACTTAATACAAAATAAATTAGTTGGAAATATTGTAAATTCTTTCACATTATCTAATCCTGGTACAAAATTAGGTGATGCTGCTATGGCTAAGAAAGCCGAACTTATCAAAAACCCAAAGACTCAACCTGATGTACTTTTTAGTTTTGTAAAAGTGTATAATGATGCTTTACTTAATCCAAAAGCAGCTAAAATATACGGTATAGACCCTAAAGCTGGTAAACTTTATGCTAAAACTGGCCAGTTATCAGCACCAACAGGTTTATCGTCTGCCGTAGGTAATTATTAATATTTTTAGAATAAAATATTTTTAACCCGTGTAATTTTTTTTATACGGGTTTATTTGTTTAATTTGTATCATAAAGAGAAATAAAAATAATTACAAACTAAAAAATATATCATGAATAACATGTTTAATACAACAGAAATCAATCTCAATGGCGATTATGCATTTATCGGACTGGTGTTCAAGAAAAATAAAAAACACATTTGGAATCAATATAAAGGTTGGGATTACTTTAATAACCTAATTTTAAAGGGTGATAATAAAGAATTATTTTTAGAAAAAATGGATGAAATGGTTCTGGAACTAACCCATATATACCTATCCTATTCAATCCTTTTTAAATATTTAACATTCGCAATGTTAAGCATCACATTTTTTTCAATTATTAACAGCACTGCAATATTCATCTTACCAGCACTCACTTTAATGTTTTATCTTTTAAAAATATTTTTCTTTCGCAAAGCCATTAGAGAATATCACACGCTTTATGATAAAAATATAAAAGAAATTATAGGTTTTGTATATCGTGACAAAACTCTAATTATTCTCCCATTAAAAGAAAAAATTAAAAAATTTATCCTTTTTCTATTTATTTGGTAAACATAATTAAATATCCAACTAAAAATATTTTTAGTTTGTAATGTAATATCCTCTATCTTTATTTTTTTCAAAGATGGAGGTTATTTTATTTTTATATAGTGGAAAATTAATTTCCACCAAATCCATGAATAAATGCTCAATAACTTCTCTTTCGGTAATATTAACATCAAATATTTTCTTTCTTCCCCAAATATGTAACATTTTTTTACTTATTTTATCTTTGTTTTCACCGTTACCATAATCATACCACAGTTGTTCATCATTTTTTTCTACACCTCTCGGATTATAAGATTCTTTAATTAATGTAGTAAAAGGAATATTATTACTAAAAATATATTCACCCAAAAGTTTCTGTTCAGCAAATATAATTCTACTATGATATTCATCAATATTTACCTTTTGGGGATTAGAGTTATTCATATACCCAAAAGCAATATCAATGAAATCATTTTTTATTTTATCATCACCCCAGTATAATAAGGATACATTAAATGCCCGTTTATCCCATTTGAAGTTCTCTGGAAAATTATATTTTGTATGAGACAATACTTTATCTATCGAGGGATAATAAGGTTCATATGTATCTTCTAAATGCGTAGAACTAATAGGCGTTGCATAATAATTCACTTCATTTAAATTCATTTCAAGATACAAATCAGTATCAAGCATAACAAATGGACAAGGTAAAACCTTTTCAATATATAACTTACCAGCAGCCCAGAACACTTCAGGATTTACATTTTCATAATTTTCTAATAAATCTATATTAACATAATCATAAAATTTATGTACACCAAGTTTTTGATAATAATTGAACCCCTCTCTGTCGGTATATAAATGAACTTCACCATTATATTTTTTCCAGAATAAAGCCGATAATATTTGACATAATAATAAATAATTAGACATTTTATATGGTCTAATATCTCGTTTACCATTGATAAGGAGTGTACCATTTACTCTTTTTTCTCTATCAAAGTGTGGCTTAGTCCAGTTTACATGCACTCCTATCATATTATAATTATTATATTAAATCTGGAATATTTTGTAATGTTTTGAACACTTACATGTGTATATATTTCCGTTGTTTTAATTGAATTGTGACCAAGCGATTTTTGAATGATTCTTAAATCAACACCTTTTTCGTGTAAATGTGTTGCATATGAATGTCGTAAAAGATGAAAATGATAATCATTACCTAAATAATGTTTTACTAATTTATTACAACTTTCTGTTGAATATTGTGAGAGTTTGTTTTGTCCGTTAAATAAATATGTGTTTGGTTTATATTCTTTATAATATAATCTCAATAATAGTAATAAATTATATGGTAATTTAACAATTCTATCTTTTCTTCCTTTACTTTGAATAATATTGATAATCATTCTTTTTGAATCAATATCTTTAATTTTTAAATTAATCACCTCTGATATTCGTAACCCACAAGAATATCCCAATAAAATTATACATTTATGTTAGTAGCAAGGCAAAGACGCTCCGTCAAACGTTAGCAAACATTTAAGAAATCTCGTCTAATAAATAATGCTGAATATTTACCATTATTTAAAATTGGAACATCTGCATAAGAATAACCTCTTTCTATTAGTTTTAATTCTTCTAATTTAAATGTGTGTTCGTCTAATTCAATCAATAATTCATTTAATGGATTTTCTTCGTTATACTTTTTAATAATAACTAAAGATAAATTGTATTGTTCTTTTGTAATCATATTTAAAACATTTGATAACAAGGTATATATGCAATACCCTATTAAGGTTTATACTAAATTTAAAGTTTCTACTTCGGGTATTGCATATATACCCCAAACCGTTATGTGTAAGTGTGAGTTCAGTTCACCAAATTAACTTTTGTGTTATAAAATTTTAGAAAAAAGAATCCACTGCACATATTTTTTATTCAGAATCATATATTTCTTGTAATGTTTTTATTGTAAAATCACTACTATTATATTTTGGTAATTTTATTTCAACATTAGATATTTTTAATTTTTCTTGATTGAGTGCTTCTCTTAAATCAAGTTTTGTTTTGGTTAAAAGGTTTTTTATATAATTTCTTTTTTCATCAGAATTGTCGAGTATGAATTTATCATCTTCAATAATTTCATACTGATTATTCAAGAATCCGTCTTCAATACCAACTGTAATTTTTAATGCTTTATTACTATTCATTAAAAACATTTCAGGTATTAAATAATTATGTATAGTAGATGAAAAATTAAAAATTTTCAATTCAACATTTACTAACGCAAAACATAATTTTTTAAATTGCCACTCGTATGTATTTGAGTTAAAATAATACTTATATCCTAATATATTTTCTTTTAAGTTTTAGCATTTAGTAAAGGTCTAATAATAAATACTTGACCATCATTTTCCGATGTGATTTTAAATACGTCCACTTTTTATTTATTTTATGATTAATAATATCAAAGGTAATAATAATTTATTGAATAAAAAACATTTTCCGCTTTGCATTTTAGCCGCTAAAACAACATGACAATTTCTTGCATCATCTTCGTCATCTGGTAGTTTATGTGCTGTTAACGCCACAACAACTTCTTTCGCAGCATTTATTTGATTTTCATGAATATATTTTTTAGATTCTTTATCACTTGACATTCTAACATCGTTATTTAATTCTTGTAATATATTTTCAATTTTCTTATTATACTTCATATTTTTATATTTAAATTTAATTTTTACTAATTTTTATGGGCAAATTACCCACACTTGTAACCATTAGCCGTCAGTTTAAAGACAGCGTATAATGAAGTTTTTATCTGTTTCAATTTCCGACAAATCAATCCCAGCAACAACATCCTTCACCCTGCCAATAACTTCATATTTACCATTTGGTAACTTCATTTTCCAAGCGTTTAAATCTTTTGAGTTGCTTTCCATTAGCCAAGTTCCAGCGTATCCATAATTTACAATCTCACATTTTTTCTATATTATCAGGTACTAAAACCTGTAATAGTTTACATTTTGGTACATTAATAATTAATTTCATCTTATTATATTTTAATCTCTTCTTTTATTTTTTTGTTATTCATAATAAAAAATAGCTGGGTGTTATCGGACATATTAGCCCATCCGTTCTAATTAAACATTATTTCAATTTATAGTTCTGTGTAAAAGCTTTATAAAAATTTTGGATTATCACCAATATAATTTCCATTATCATCAATATCTTCAAATGGTGGTAATTCAATATCTACAAAACTCATCGAATCCACACTACATCTAACAATAACATCACCATTTTGTAAAAAAATTGAATATAGTTTAATATTATCACTTAAATCATCAGTTCCTTTTATGTTTATTAATTTTGGTTCTGTTTCTTGTTTAAATGAAACACCATTATCTGTCATTTCCATAATCGGTTCACCTATTGATTTAAGTTCTTCAATTATTTCAATTTTTTTACCTTTTAGTTCATCAATACTATCGAAGTGTGGTTCTAAAATTTTTAATTCTTTTCCAAAAAGTCCTTTATTACCTGAATTGATATTATCTGGTAATGTTTCTAAGTAATCTTTAATTTTCATATATTTATATTTAATTTTTAAAAAGTTTTTATTCGTGTTTCAAACAAACATTTTACCTTAATAAACCGTACTGTGTTATATAACAAGGTAAACTGTAAATTTTGAATGATATTGAGGTTCTTGTGAATATATTTCCATTAATCTTTCTCCAAATTTTTGTTCAATAGCCTTACATATCAACGCCCATTGATTGTCATATTTCGGGTCATATTTATCAATTGCTTTATGGTCGTCATTTATACCATTACCTGTTGTATCATAACAATGAATACCTTGTTTCCTTGGTTCACATTTATACCGTTCTGGTAAAACGCTTTGAATGTATTTTAACTCTTCTGTAAACATAATTAAAAAAATTACTGTTAATTTTGCTGTATTTTAATAGTTTATTACTTCTACTTCCGTTATTTTTCGTAATATCAACCGTTAAACAAACATTAGTTATCGTTATTCAGTTTATCATTAAATGCTTCTTCTACAATATCGTTATCCTCAACTTTAACCCAATTACCATTATTTAACCATTCCCAATGTTCTTTATTACCATTTACAGGTTTTCTATATAAATGATTATTTTCACTTGTTATAAAGTAATATTCTACTTTTTCTATATGTTTTATTTTCATATGCTAAATTTTAAAGTTCGTGCGGATAAGTTATATCATTAATCATATCTTCTTCACCCAGTCCGTTATCTTGCATGAATTGCCATCTTTTAATAGCCGCTTCATATGCTTCTCTCCCACCTTCGTAAACAAATCCAACTGAGTCTACCCAGCCGAATTTTTCTTTTGTTGGTTTTTTCATTTTAACATTATACACGATGCTATAATCTCACTTCTATTAAACATTATCTAATAAAAATTAAAAATTATTAGTCATTGATTATATCCCAAGTAAAAATTGAATGAATTACTATTTCACCATCTTTATATTGTTCAGATGTTCCAGTACTTCTTATTCCAAACCTATAATTCATATTATTAATAAAATTGTCTGCTTGTTTTCCGTTTTCATTATCTAAAAATTCAACATCACCATAAACTTTACCGTCGTTAAATGTTAAATTTTTAATTGAATGTGATGCTCTTGATAATGAAATATCAAAAATAGTAGGATTTCCTATTTCGCCAAACAAGCAACCAATTTTATTTGTTTTTTCATTCAATGTTTCTACTTGTGTTTTCACACTTTCTAAATTAATACCTTTCCATCTTTCAGTATTAAAGTCCGTCAATAAATAATTTTTCATAATTTTTATATTAGTTTTTCAATTTTTTTCTTTCTATTTTTTATCTTTTGATAATATTCTAAATCATAGTTATATAAAATAAATGACGCTTCTTGGTGTTCAACTGTTATTGCAATTTTAATATCATTAGTAAAGTGTATATTTACACGTAAACCACAACAAGATTTATTAATTAAATCTTCAATATATCTCTTAATCTCACCCTCTAATCTTTTTGTATTTGGAAATATAAATGTATTATTTTTTACACCTCTAAATACCATTCTATAAATTCTTTCATAAAAATGATTAAATAAAAATTGTGAATTCTTATTATAAATATACTTCTGATGTTTATAGTTCATTTCCATTATTCATCAATAAAAAGTTTTTCAATTTTTTTCTTTCTATCTTTTATCTTTTGATAATATTCAAAATCATAGTTATATAAAACATTACACGATTTTTTATCCATATCATATATGAATAAATAAAAATTAGGATTGTCAAAAGAATCAATTTCACACACAAAATCAAATACATGTTGACCAGTTAGATAATATATAATATTAATTATTTTATTTTTAATAATAAGATTTCTATATTTTGACGATAAATTTGCAGAAGTATTATTAGAAATTCTTTTAACATCTTCCACAAGCTTACAACTTAAAAATAAAATATTTTTATTATAATAATTCTCCATATGAAAATATTTTATCTAATTTTTTCTCTCTATCCTTTATATTTTTTAATTTTACCAAATCAGTATTTCTAAAAAAATCCATTGTTTCATTTTCAAATATTGTCAATGTTAAATTAAACGTGTCATTATTTTGATTCATAGTTGAAATAGACGGACTAAAAAACTTAACCTCAATACCTGATATATTAAATATGAAATTTTTTATCAGTGTGGTCAATTTATCATGTTCAATTAATTTTAAACCACGTTTTCCCACATCTGGAAATGTTATTAATATATCTTCCCGAAGCTCGGTTTTTATTAATAATAAATTGTTATTAAAATGATTTTCCATTAGCTAAAAAAATTTCTTTAATTTTCAACTTTCTCGATAAAATATGAAAATTTTTTGTTTTGAATATATCAACCGAATAAGAGCAAGAGGGTTTTAAATTAATTGTTAATATACATTTACTATCCTCATATATCCAATCAAAATTAACATCCAAATGAAAAGCTTCTTCTCTGAAATCATTAATCATACCTGACACTAATTCTATTATTCTCTTTTTAATTTGTATTTTTAAATCAAGAATATTATAAGTTTCAATAAGAGATACACGGCTAATATATTTTTCAAAAATATCCTGTATATTTTCATGAATAAACTTACAATTATCATCATAAAAATCATCAAATTTCATCTTCAAATATATTTTTTAATTTAGATAACCGCTCAATTTCAATCCTTTGTTTATGAAATAATTTGATTGTTTTATCATCAGCTAATATTCTTAAATTACCCACAAGAAAATTATATTTAATAACTATATCAAAATTAAATTTAACATCTTTAAAATTAATACCTATATTTTTCAAATCTTCTAAAACAAAAGCTTTCACATCTCGTTCTAAATATTTTTTATAATCCAATCGGGAATAATTATTATAATACTTAGAATAAAAATTATTATATTTTTCTTTTACATATCTGGTATAGATATCGTCGATGTAATTCATTTTATTTAATCATTTGTATATACAAATTTAATACTACCTGAATCGAATATTTTGAAATAACATCTTTCTTTCATGGATTTGTAAACAATTTTATTAACATCGATGTTTTCTTTTATTAAAACGTCTTTTTCAAAAACTTTTTTATTTATTCTTTCGCCATTTATCACATAATCATAATTTGGTTTAGTTTTACATATAATTTTAAATCCCAAATTTAAATATAAATTACTATTTAACCAACTTCTATCAGCAAAAGTTAATATAGCTTTCGGTTTATAATTATCAACAAAATATTTTATCAATTTAATCGCACCACCTATTACCATAGTATTCAATTTACAACAAAATCTTAACAGTTCAAAGTCACTTGTAACTAACTGTGTTGAATTAAATATCATTAAAAAAACTAATTCATCATGATGAAATAATCCAAGTTTAATATCCGAATCTATACCACCTTGTATATGGTTAGTATCTAAAAAATCTTTTGAATTTTTTGAATTTACTTCTTTAACTACACATTTTCTTGAATCAATTTTAACTGAAATTTTATTCAGTGAATTGAGAATGTTTGATTTAATAATATCTTTTTTATCATTCCACTCATCTTCATAAATATGTATGAGACTTATTCCCTTTACTTCACACATATCTGTTTTATTCATGTGATAATTGTTCGATTTAAATTTTTCACTGTGCCAATACAAACCATTATATTCGAAGGCTATTTTTAAATCGGGAAGATATATATCTAATTCTAACCCAGATAATATTTTTCTATCATTAATTATTATTTTGCCGTTATAATTTAATTTTATAAAATCAATTATAAATTTAATATCATTCGATATTGATTTACCGATAGGTGAACAAATTGTGCATAATTCATGACCCGCTTTAAGTCTTTGACACAATAAATTATTATATATTTCAAAAATTTGTTTACATTTATCACAATAAATATAATATATACCATTTTTTACTTTTTTAATATTTAAAAAATTATATTGATTTAATAATTTTTCATCTCTGTTTATCTTAAAAATTTCAGTTTTAAAATAATTTTCTTCACCATATTTTTCTTTTGTTAGCTTTTTACCTTTATCTAATACTTCTTTTGAATTAAAAGATGTTTCATAACCATATTTATTTTTCAGTTTTTCTTTATATAATGAAAACCCAATATCACTTGTCATATAGTTGTTACTACCATACTTTTCTTGTGATGTTTTTTTACTTTTAGTTTTTACATCTTCATTTAATAATGGCGTTTTATTTCCATACCTTTCAATGTTTGTTTGTTCTATTTTTTCTCTTATTGTTCTATTTTTATTTGGATTTGTTACGCCAAATTTTTCTAAAAAAGTTTGTTTACATTTATCTTTTATTTCTTCGTTTTGAAAAACGTTGATATGATTATATTTCTCTAAACATGTTATTTCCCTTTTTTCATTTGCACATTTATGTGAACAAGAATAAAAATTACATTTTTTATAGTTTTTATTATAAACTTCATACTTAATTTTTTTCTCTTTACCACACACATCACATTTCACATCTATAACAATATGACTACTTTTTGTTAAATCTTCAACTCTAATATCAGCATATTCACCTGTCATATCATACCCAAGATTCTCATAATATTTTTTTAATCTTGTATGCGTTTTAATTGTTACTTTTTCCGTTAAAATCATATTTACAACACAATTTTTAATTCATCAAAAGGAAAATCTTGTTTCTTATAAATAGTTTCCCGCCTGGCTTCATAATGTTTATATAAAGCGTTTTTATATGACTTGGAAAACATATCAACTATATCAAATACTACAAGTTTTTGTTTTAAATTATGTAATCTAAGTCCTCGGCCAATGGATTGTCTGATCAATTTATCACTTTTAAAACTATCCAAGAATACTATATTACAAATAGCTTTGATATTGACCCCAGTAGAGAGAGTTCCGAACGATGCAATCAATATTTGAGGTTTACCAGATGTAATCTCCATGTTTTTCTTGATAACATTGCGTTTCTCAGCTGGTGTTGTTCCATCAATATAATAAAAATCTTTATCCGTTACATTATTACTCAGGTGCTCAAATAAATCTTTACCATATTCAATAGTATGAAATAATAATAAAGAGTTCTGATTAAATTTATTAACTAATTTTCTTATAAATTCTTTTCTTTTATATGATTTTTGAACATATTCTTTTTCTAAAAGATATGCTCTTTTACCATCACCTGCACGTTTTATTACAGATAAATTATCAGCAAAAGTTGAATCATTATGATTAATAATCATAGCTTTTATTTTGACTTCAGATATGATTTTTTGTTCCATTAGTTTTCTTGCGCCAATAGTCAATAATCTTGGCCCAATTAAAGATGTAATAGACATAAAATCAGCACTCTCTTCGTCTGGATATGTACCACTCATCCCTAATCTATATTTTGCTGAACCAAATGTTCTTGCCAAAATACTTTCAACAGTCGTATTTTTTGCAGTGTGCGATTCATCACATACTACTAAATCAAACTGTCTAAACCATTGTTCAGGAAACTTTTCCAAAGATTGATATGTACCAATATTCACGTTTGGTTCTTCACCTTCTCTAACCTTCCTTGGTTTATCCGACATATGTTCTTGAATTCTTAAATTAAAAGGATTTTTTTGTTCTTTATGATATCCGGTATTATAATCTATAATATCCTCATAAAATTGATTTACCAACGAAATTGATGGTACTATCAATAACAATTTAGCATCTGGATTAATGTATTTTAGATAATAAAACAAAAATAATCCCAATATTAAAGATTTACCACCAGCAGTAGCTACTTCTATGCACCCGAATTTATATTTTAACATCCGATAAACAGAATCTATTTGGTGGTCATAAGGTAAAAAATCTGTACCATCCATTTGTTTATAACCATCAAAATATTCTTTGGCAAACGTTTCTACATTTTCATAAGTGATATTATTATCAAAAGGAAAATCATTTTTATCTGGAAATTTTAACTTAAAGCTATATTGTTTACAGACTTTTACTATTTCATACCACAACCCAAAACGAAAATATCCATCTGTATAGTTGTCAATTTTACCATCCCAAACACCAAGTTTAAATTTTGTCATAAACCTGTAATCTTTGGCATATCTAATAAACCATAATTTTAATTGATGAATTTCTATCAGATTGGCCTCGGTGAGTATTAATTTGGATTTATCTGCGTTAAATTTAAACTTCATTCATTATTTTTATTTTTTAATATATTGTATATATTCAGAAATAATGAAAAAGTTTATAATTGGAAGTCGTTTATTTATATATCTTCACTATTTATTTTTAAATCACTTCTATAACTTTCATTCCAAGGTCTTTTACCATTCAAATCCTCTACAACTTCTTTTATAATATATTTTATTTTATCTATATGTTTGTTAGCTTTTTTATCAAAATATAAACTCCAGTTTTTATAATATTCGTTAATATCATCTAAATTGTAAACATCTTTTAAAAAATATAACATTTTTGAACGCTTATTTAAATCTTTATTTTTAAATTTAACTGTTATATCGTTTGTTATTTTCATTAAACCATTCAAACCTAACTGTTCTATATTATATTCCACAAATTTTTTATAATTAAAAGATTTCATTTCACATATAAATTTCCAATTTTCATGATTTTTTAATTTATCAAATAAAACGATTTCATCTTTTATTTTAAAATTAAAGAAATAAGGATAAATCTGAGATATTCTGGCATTCATTTCATCATCCAAGGATAAATATATCAAATGAAAAAATTCTTCAAATGTTTTTTCTTTATAAATAAAATCATTATTTATTTGTTTAATATCAATATGAACAGGTAATATTTTAATTTTTAATTGTTCATTTTTCTTCCCTATGTCATAAAATTCTTTAGCGTGTGTCAATTCATGAATAATGATTCCTTTAATTTTAATTAAATCTATATCATTTCCATCAATAACTATGTTTAAAACAACATCGTGAAGTTTGTTATTAATAAATTTTGAATATATCGGATTAAATAAACCATAGTATCTATTTGATTTAATGAAAATTATTCTAAGATTAATTAAAGGTAAAGCATCATAATCAAAACTAAACATAAGTTTATATTCATCGCTTTGAAATGACGTTACAATAATATTAGTATATTCTTTTATTATATCAGTTATGCCTCTACCTTCATTTAAAAATAAATTATATTTCTTTATTACCATTAATATTTTATATTTTCAAAATACCCATTAAATCGATACGGTTCTTGATGTGATAATTTATTTGTTCAATATTTTTGGCTGTTTCTCTCAAATGTTCAATATGGATTTCATAAATATTTATTTGTCTTATATGTACACTTAATTCTGCTTCTACCATCTTATTTAATCTTGAATCTGTCATTTTAAGTTGACTGGTAGTAGAATAAATTTGAGAAATTTGTTCAGATAATTCTCTCTTTTTTTTCATACATTTACTCAATTTATCAGCAACTTGGCGAATATCTTCAAGAATCATTTGTTTTTCGTTTAAAACATCTGCCATGTAATCAACAATCTCGTTACCATCTTTTGTTTTAAAACGAGCCGATAAATTTTGAATTTTTAAATTCCAATGTTTATCTTTTTCTTCACATTTTTCACTGAGTTCGTTTAAAGATGCCTCAAATTTCTTTATATCTTCATCTTTGAATATACAACTTTTCTTTTCTCCCATTTAACAAAATTATTTTTTATTAACCATTATGATTAATATTTATATAATTCTAAAACAAAAATGTTTATATTTTTTTATATACAATATCAAAATAATAATCGAATTTATACTCAGTAGATTTTTTGGTTTGGTTATAATAAACTTCTAAATTATCCAAATAAATAATATTATCTATTTCACCTATATTAGCATTCTTTATAATATATTCACTTGAATTAGCTGAACGACTGAATATAGGATTATACTTTAACTTGATATTTGAATATATATCACTCTCAGTAAGTAAATTAATATATTTTATATATAACTTAGTACTATCAAATTGATATCTGTTCAAGATATTTTCATCAATATATTTTCTAATAAATGTATTAACATTATAACCATATAAATCTTCATAATAAATACACCTGAAAGTTCTACTTTCTTTTAATTTATAAAACAAATAATCCTGTAATATTTTCTTTGCATTTATTTTTAATATCCATTTTGTATTATTAATTTTATCCAAATCAGACTGTGACTGTAAAGAAATACTAGAATAATTTTCTTTTAACGTATATAGGTTTGATATCTGTATTTGTTCACTTGAATTATATTGATAATCCTGAAACCCATTGTTATTATCATCTGTAACTACATCAGAATATTGAATAGATGTGTCATCAATGGTAATAATATCTTCAACCTCTACCATCTTACTACCGAAAACATGTCTGAATTCTTTTTCACTTGCAGTACCAGAAACATAAGTTCCGGTAAATTTTTTTAACATTAAATCACTTTTCATAATAAAAAATTATATTATTGGGTAATCAGTTTCAATGAATAGTTCATCATCCCAACCTGATTTAAAAATAAAACATTCACGATACTGATAACCATATTCATCAACCATAGGATATATAGATTTATCATTTTCAGCATTTCTCAACATGAGAATATTACCTTTTCTGTTTACTTTAGAAAATATAACTTCGTCAACCATTCCAAAACGTGTATAACTATCATCAAAATAATAACCACAAGGTCTGTAATAAGTATTACCAGATACTATTGTATATGGATTAAACATTTCTACAGATTTAAATATCGGTTCATATGAACCACTGTATCTATAAATTGAATAGTTATAAGTTAAGGTTTCTTGATGAACTTGTGACCTTGGTTTAATTTCATTCTCATTTATTGTTATAATTCTTGCTAAATAATCATCAATTTCACTACTCCTTCTAATGGCCAAATTCGGATTTGTACTATTATAACTACCATATATATGATGGTCTGGCCCAAAATACCCAACATAATTATAAGAATTCTTTTTCAAAATTAATTCAGTTGGAAACTCAACATTTATAATAAACGGTGGAACTTTCTTTAACCACCCAGAAACATTACTTAATGTTGAATTAGAATAATCTGTAACCATAGTCTTTCCAGATACACCGTCACTGTTCACATAATAATAATTAATATAATTTTCAAATTGACATTTATCATTCATGTTATTCAAAGCTGAACTAAAATTATTAGCAGTTAATAAAGTCGGATTATATCTATTTGTAAGAGTTGCCGTGAAATCATCTATTCTGCTACCATTAATTTGTTTAGCATAATACAAACCATATTTTTCGTTTAATAAATAACATAAGTTGTTAAAATCACCAATAGTATTAAGTATAGGAACAACTAAGTTTATAATTATTAAAATGTTTTTATGTTTTTCGTTCAATATAACATGAATACCATTCTTAGTAACATCAATAACACTATTGTTTTGTAATCCCCTTGATTCTTCCTCAATTAAAGTACCACTACTATCGAATCGTCTATAATATTCAGATAATAATATTGTAAATTTATAATCATTGAATTTTTTCGTGTCATCAATTAAAACTTCTTTAATCAGGTTATCACTACTTAATTGAAAATCCGAAACACCGAAAATATTAAATTTCAATCCTTTAAATAATGTGCTTGAATTTTGATATTTATCACCACTATTTATTATAGAATATTTTTCATATATTCTTTCATATGGTAAACCAAAATCATAATATAATTCTTTATTTTTAAAAAAATATGAAAAATAATCCATTTCTGAATTTAAATATAAATCCAAATTAAATTTAGAACTAAGTGTTTGGTCTAAATAATCAGTTGTTATATTAGTTGTTTGTTTATAATAATAAACAGGTGTTATCGAGGATGTATAAGTAACTGATGAATTAAAATGCCCAACACGATAAAAATAATCATGTGTCTTATTAACTTCATCATTTTCATATTTGAATGGATTAACCGTTCTATTAAACACTGAACCAGTTCTCAGTGAATTATTTAATTTGTATGGATAATCACAATGACTATTCGAACCTTCATAACCCCACTTACAAATAGATTGATTCTTTCTACACATAGAAGTCAAATCTTTATGGTTCGCTGTTATTTCAAAAAGTTCATCAGTCGCAATATATTCCGATGATAAATTTTTTATTTCATATTGACCATCTTCACCATACTCATGTAATTTATAATCTTTTGGGTCAGAACCATCTCTATACTCAGTTGCATATAATTTAATTTCATTAGTCTTATAATAAAATGATTTTTCATAATCGAAATCGGAATAATGAGTATGAACCCTATCAAAATCAAAATCTTTTATATCAGAAAATTTAACCCTGTAAATTTGATATGTTAAAGGTGGTATATCAGTATTTGAATTCATAACATTTGTTTTTACATAATATTCACTCGATTTACCACCTATCCAATATTCCAAATACACACTCGTTGAATTAATAGCATAATCAGTTTGAATATAATACCTGTTCACATATTCACCACCAACTAATGATTGTGAATTTTTTAATACATGATATTTTCCGTTTATATCAATCAAAAACAAATCACCATCCATACTATTTGTACGCCCACTATTATCAACATAAGAATTTATTATTAAATCACCCGACACACTATTAATATAACTTCTTCCATCACTATCACTATAATTTATAGTAACTGTATTAATATTAATTTGTAGAGGGTCAAAAATATCATCAAGTTTTGTATCACTTATAACTTTATAAACATAAACACTATTTTCTAATATTCTTTTAACCTTATGTAAATCATTATTAATATAAATATAATAAGATATTGTTTCATCCCACTCACTAAAAGGATTTACACTAACTGACGTGTATTCTTTAATAATAATATTATTAACTAATTTAATATCTGTCCTAACATCAGGTGTTACATAAGGGGTCAACTTCTCAACCTTTTCCATACTATCAATATAGAAACCATAATACCTGTTCATAGACCATTTTTTTAAAGTATCTGGTGTGGCTGGAGTATCATCAAATAAAAATTTTAAATTTAAAATATGTGGATATATCAAATTGTTGTTTTTAAATCCTTCAGTAATAAATTTTTCTAATCTAAAATCAGGTGTTTCATAATACAACTTATCATCAAGTATTAATGACTTCTCAGTAAAAATACCTGTATCATAATCATATCCAAACCATCTCGAAAAATTATATTTTTTTATATCCAATTCAAACGATTTAATTGGAAACCTTGAATTTTCAGTTATATTATTTGCTAAAAAAACACCCAAATCAGATGTTTTCTGCATATCAAAAACAGACACACATTTCCATTTATCAATTATTTCAGTTCTGAAATTATCTTTAGTTACCCCCTGAATACGATATTTATCAGATTCTAATTTGTAAACCGCCGGGTCGTCAACCCTCAGTATAATAAAATTATCTGGTAAATCAGTTTTTCGTACAAATAACGGTGCAAAATATTCAAATTCTTCACTATACCACTGGTCTTCTACATTCTTCGCCCCAGCCAAATAAGTATCATCAAATTGATTTCTAAAATCATTATACATGATATCAACATCATTGTCATACTTAACTTCAAAAGCTAAATTTGGTGATAAACCATCATAAAATTCATTTATCTTATCTTCAATTAATGAACTCTTCGATAAACCAAAATGCTTATATTTTGTTGCATTCAATTCCTTATTCGAATTTATAGCCTCAAAATAAAGTTTATAGTCAGAGGTAACAACTACTCTAACATTTGATGTTAACGCTGGATTCGTTTTTAATAATTGGAAACTTTTGTTTATCAATTTAAAATATTTTGTTTTTAGATAACATTATATATTAAATTTTTTATCCATCTATTATTTTAATATCTTGTGGCCGTATATTATTATAAATATAATAACCACCTTTCATATTTGGGTCTTTATATATTTTCATATCTTTATAAAAATTATCTGTGATATTTAATTCTAAAATAATATATTCATCTTTTATATCATCATATCCGACTGGTAATTTACTATTTCTTATTTTATCATATATGAACATATTTTTTATCTTTATAGATAAATCTAAATGTAACGCAACATAAATTCTATCCATATGATATGTTTTTTTATGTTTGGATTTAGGCACTATCCCAATCTTAATTATTTTTTCTATATTTTTTCTTTCGGTTACATGATATATAATCGATGGTTTATGTTTTAATATTTCATCGAATTTAGATTCAAATAAAAATTCTACTTCATTACAATTCTTTATATCATTTAAATAATCACCTTTTGAAACCCAAATAAAATATTTTCTTTTCTTATTTTTAAATAGATTATATGCAGAACAATAATAACCTAAATTATTTATTAAATTCATTAACCATTCGAGTTCATTAACATTTATTACACCATCGAACCGAATTGAAAAAGAATTGTTTTCATATTTTTTATCTATATTCACCCAGTAGGGAAAATCAGCTAAACCACGCTCTAAAATCCTTATAGATTCATCTAAAGGATATGTTTCAACCAATCCCTCATTCTGCCTTAATATAAAATTTTCAAATGATAACATATATTTAAATACTTTTTTCAATATCTTGTGGCCGTATATTATTATAAATATAATAACCACCTTTCATATTTGGGTCTTTATAAACTTTCATGTCTTTATAAAAATCATCTGTAATATCTATTTTTAATACTCTGTAACGTTTGGTTACACCGGATATATTATCGTTAAATATTAAATTATTCATAAATTTTTCAGCGTCCTTTTCGTTTAAGGTTAAATATATTCTTTCTAAATGAAAAGATTTTTTGCGTTTAGATTTAGGTATTATACCAACTTTTTTGATATTACTTAAATTTATTTCATCAGTTACATGATAAACTATATCGGGTTTATATTTTAATACATCATCAAATTTAGCTTCAAAAATAAAATCTATCTTTTTACAATTTTTTGATTTTAAAATATAATTCTCAATGTTAATAAATGAATAACCCCTATTAATATTTGTTTTGTAATATTTTATAAATGAACAATAATAACCAAGTAAATTATTTACTAAACTAAAAACACTTTCGATTTGATTTATATTTAAAACACCTAATACTGTTAATTTAAACACACTATCGTTTTCTTTTTTAATATTATACCAAAATGGTAAAAATAATAGTTTATCATTTAATGTTTGAATCGCTTTATCAATAGGATATGTGATTATTAATCCCTCGTTCTGCCTTAATATAAAATTTTCAAATGATAACATAATATTTAAATACTTTTTTCAATATAATAATACGCTTTTAACCCATTTGTAAATTCAGATATATCTTCTATTTCAATCACATTAGGTAGAGAATCTTTTATTATATTTCTGTAAAAATTAATTTTCTGGGGATTTTTTGTTTCACCCATTAATATAATAGGATTGGAATATAATACCCTTATCATTTTTAATGATTCATTTATTACATAAATAAGACATTTTATTAATTCAAATTGTTCGTTTTTATTTGTCGACAATTCATAAAAATCCACATTTGTAAACACCCTTTGTTCTTCAGTTGTAAAAGAAAGATTAAAAACATTCAAATCTTTAAATTTATTTTTTGTTTCCTTTACATATATAAAATCAACAAAATATTTTTGTCCAGAATCTGTTTTAAATATAGAATAAAAATTATAATCATTTTTATAATATTTGGATTTTTCATGGTAAAAATCAAATGCTTTGTTTTTCGGCTGAAATTTAATTTCATTGATAACAAATGAATTAAAATTAGATAAATATTTTTTATTTGGATGTTCTTCTAATTTTTCAATACCAAAATGTTTTCTAATCTCAAATGATGTTTTATGCTCCTTAATAAGTTGCCTTAACTGTTTATTATCTTCTTTTGTCCACATATATTTATCTTTATTTTATTATATAGTAATACGCTTTTAATCCATTCGTAAATTCAGACATATCTTCTACTTCTGTTACATTCGGTAAAGAATCTTTTATAACATTTCTGTAAAATTTTATTTTTTGAGGGTTTTCTGTTTCACCAAGTAATATTATTGGATTTGGATAACGTCTTTTTATATTATATAAAGAGACATCAATAACAAACAATAATCTTTTCATTAATTCTATATGTTCATTCTTTTTAGTTGGCATTTCATATTTTTTATAATCTTTCATGTCATGTTGTTCTACCGTTGTGAAGGAAAGATTGAAAACATTAGAGTTTTTAAATTGATTTTTTGTTTCCTTTACATATATAAAATCAACAACGTATTTTTGACCAGAATCAGTTTTAAACATTGAACTATAATTCCACTCATCTGGATATACTTCCGATTTTTCTTGTGCAAAATAATTAGAAGTATCTGTTGGTTTAGTAAATATTTCATTTAATATAAACTCGTTATATCTATAAACATATTTATGATTAGGTTCATCTTTTAATTTTTCACCCATGATAGAAATTATTTCATCAGCTGTTTTCCCTTCTTTATTAAGCTGCCTTAACTGTTTATTGTCTTCTTTTGTCCACATTGATATTATTTTGTTTTCATTATATATTACTGACATGAAGCTTTATATATGATATCGGTATATTATCTAAAGTATAAAAACCATTTTTTGTTAAATTAATATCTCGATACAGTTTAATATCTAAGTTAGTAGTATTTATTTCAAATATAGAATAATTTCTATTTGAATTTTTTGATTTTAAATACTTACCAAAATTATTTGCTAAATTAATATCATCAGTTAAATAAATCCGTTCTGGATGTGCCGATTCTTTATTTTTACTCTTTGGAATTATACCAACTTTTAATATATTTTTTTCGTTTATAAAAAGTGTAGTGTGATATAATACTCTCGAAATAATATTTATCTCTTGGTCATATTTCGGTTCTAAAAATATTGCAACAGGTTTATCATCATTTTTTATTAAAACTTCCCAATTTTCACCATTTGTTGTAAACTTCGAAATAAAATATCCCAAATTATTAAATAACGAAACGTAATTTTTTATTTCACTAAAATCACCCTGTAAATATATTTCACCATCAAGTTCTATATTTCCAGCTAAATTAGGAAAACGTTTTATTATAATATTTAATGATTTCTCACTGGGGTGTGTCGTCATCAACCCTTCTACTAATTTAGCACCCCTTAGTTCATTTTGAATTTTTATATCATCTATTATGGTTTTTTCATTAATATTATCAATATAATCTAAATAGTTAAATATCTTACCAAATATATTTCCCATTATTTTAGTATGTTTTTATTATATATTAATACGAAACTGGACTAATGAAAAATATTTATAATTCTAATTTTTCCATCAATCTATTAACAACAATTCTATAATTTATTTTATTTTCATTATAATATAACATCATCTCATCATACATACTTAAATCATTATAACACCAATATTCCATCTGCGGTTTATATACACTAACATCGTAAACAACACGTTTTAATTTTTCTAAGTGATTTATCATATTTTTTTTTAAAAATATTTCCCACTTTTTATAATATTTTTCTAATTCATATATTTTAATTTCTTTATAACCAAATTCGCTATTTATAAAATTAGTATAATCCAATAGTATATTCTTATCTTCAAAAGAATTCATAAATTTTTTAGAATTAAAATTACTCACATATTCATATATACTGTAAACAGAATTTTTTATCATCTCTTTATACAACAAATTATAATCTCTTATATTTAAATCTAATAAATACTTATATAACATGGAAACTCTCGCATTTAATTCATGTTCCAACGTATAGTATAAACAATTTGTGAAATATTCCATTTTTAATAAATCATTGTTTTTTAATTTATTAAATGCTGATACTTTGTTAAATGATGATTTTTTAAAATCACCTTTAAATGATAATATTTCATAAAAATGTGTTAACTCATGTTGTATAATCGAATACAATTTATTGAAATTAACATATTTTGATGAATATTCATCAATATTTATATTAATATCAACTGAATATTTTCCTTTTGATAAATTATTAATTAGTTCAAAAATGTTAATATTTCCACTATATTTAATAGCCGTTTTAGTATAATTTAAATATATTTTAAAGTTAAAATCGAAACCTTGTATATTAATATTAATTTCATTATCGAATCTTACAATCTTTGTAATTTTAAGTTTGACAATATCCATTATTTCTTTTATATCATCTGGCACTCCCCTCGTTTCATTCACAAATGAATTAAAATCTTCTACCATAAAAATAACATTTTTGTTTATATATTATAAAAAAGAAAACCTCTATTTGTTTAATCGAGAAAATATATTAACTTTGTTTTGACTCTATATTGTTGTAGATTAAGTGTGGTTATAAATAGACCCATATATTTTTATATATACAAGAAAAATATTCTTGTTATGAAAAATATAGAAATTGGTTTAGATTTAACAACAAACAAAAAGGATTATAAATCTATTGATTTTGAAATCTTAGATTTTAAATATTTCACATATGAAAAAGTTGATAAATCCAAGAATGTTTCTGAATGTCATTGTAATAAATCAAATAACACAAATTAAAAAACAATATAAATCATTAATTGATACAGGTGCTGCTAAAACATTTATATCTGAGAAAATAGTATCTGAACTTAATTTACAAATATCCAATGCCGCAATTTATTCTGATGTCTCTGGTAATGATATTAAAACTAATTTATATGAATGTTTTTTTATTTTAGAAAACCACACCAAATTATGTAAGATAGAAGTCGCAACAATAAAAAATAGAGATGACTTTGATAATATTTTAGGAATAGACTTGTTATCAAATGGTGAATTAAAAATGAAAAATAATGAATTTACATTTATCGTAGAAAGTTTAATATAATAAAATTGATAAAAAATATTATTTTTTATTTGTTTATATTAAAATTGTTTTTATCTTTGTTTCAAATTTTATAACAGTGGCTAAAAACCCAAAAATAAAAGACGGTACTAATTTTGCTTATAAGTTCAGGGCATATCCTGATATAAAGCAATTAGAAATCATTGAAGCTGGTCTTAAACTGGATAGAGATTGTTATAATTTTTTTGTTGGTAGAGAGACAGATAATAATAATTTAGCCACTCTTGAATATTTAAAAATATTTTTTCCTGATGATATTATCACATTCGAAAAAATAGAAGAAACAAATAAAAGAAAATCTTTCCTTAAAAATGGTTCACGTATTGATTTTGATGAGGTCGATAAAGTTGAATTGAGAAAATTTGTGAATGATTATAAAAAGAAAAATGATTTGTTTTTTAAAGTAAAAGGTTCTAAAGAAAGCGGAATTGATGGTGCTTATCAATTATTTAATAAACACAATACTCAAACATCAATAGCCCCCAGAACACTAATAAATTATAGTATTGATGGTTTCGATTCTGCCTTACAAAAATGTTATAAAAAACAAGGTGGCTTTCCAAGGTTTAAATCATATAGAGATTCAAATCAATCTTTTAGTATTCAAATACAAAATGAAACAACTTTAAATATACGACAAATCAAATCATCTAAAAGATTTCTTGTTGATTTACCTAAAATTAAAAACATCGAGGTGGTTGTTCATAACTTAGATTTCTTTGACAATAATAAAGTTAAAAAAATTACAATTTCTAAAAATTGTAGGGATGAATATTTTGTTTCGTTTATGGTATATAATCCTGATAAACTTAAAGAACCTGTAAAAAATGAAATAAAATACGAAACCTCAATTGGTATTGATGCTAATATAGGTCATATAAACACATCTGATGGTAAACTGCAACAGATGACCAAGATAATGCAACAATATAATGACCAATTGAAAGTAATAAATAAAAAACTCTCAAATAAAAAAGGCTCAGAAAAAGGTGAGGAAAAATCTAATTCGTATAAAAGACTACAAAAAGAATATAATAGAATTTATAATAGAATTGCGAATATTAGAAATTATAGAAATCACCAAATAGCTAATGAATTACTTAAAATGGATTCCGATACTATTATTGTAGAGAAATTGAACATTAAAAGAATGACAGAACGCACTGTTAATGAGACAGAACGTTCTAAACAAAACACCAAGAAAAAACGTTCTATGCGCCGAAATATACTTGATATGGGATGGAATGATTTATTTACTAAGTTAGAAACAAAATCAAAGAGAACACCTAAAAATGTAATTAAAATAGACCCCGCTAATACATCAAAAACATGTAATAAATGTGGTGAAATTAATAAAGATTTAAAATTAAGTAATAGAGAGTGGGTCTGTCCGAAATGTGGGACAAAACACAATCGAGATGAAAACGCATCTAAAAATATAAAAGATAAACACTTTAAAGTAGGTGTCTATCAAGAAGTTCTTTGAAAAAATTTAAATAGAAGGGACGATAAAACAGGGTGTGCAGACTCTGTATGAGATTAGGAATGAAAAACTTGATAGTTTTTTGTTTATGTCGAATGAAACCACTCAGATTTCCCTTCTATTTTTTAAATTAACCAACTGATTCACAAGAAATAACATGTGGGTCGGGTGTGGAAGATATTCAATTGAGTGGTGGCTGCAACAGGCTGATGACACCTATGAAAAAGGTGCTGGGTGTGGAAGATATTCAATTGAGTGGTGGCTGCAACGAAATGGGTCGTGTTAAGCTCGATATAACAGGTGTGAAAGATATTCGATTGAGTGGTGGCTGCAACGAAATTATAGAAATCATCAAATAGTGGAAGATATTCGATTGAGTGGTGACTGCAACACATTCCAACATGGTACTTACAATAGTAGGGTGTGGAAGATGTTCGATTGAGTGGTGACTGCAACGCATCAATACCAATTGAGGTTTCGTATTTTGGTGTGGAAGATACTCAATTGAGTGGTAACTGCAACATAAACCAAGTCAATAAAATAAATATTGATGATGAAATAACATTATATTTTTTAGATGAAGTAGAAATAAGAAGTTATATTTTAATTTTTGATAATAATAAGTTCAAACAAAAACATATAATAGATTTTAATAATCATGAACATATATATTCAACAATAGGGTTTAAAAAACCTTTACCAGAAGGAGTTGATAATATTTTTGAATATTGTAAAAAGAAATTAATTGAAATTTCAGGTTTGGATTTTAAGAATAGGTTTAGTTTTATAACATTTAAAAATAATATACCACATATTAAATATCCGTATTTAAACCTAAATGATACATTTTTTGAATATTTCGGTAAAAATTATGATGATTTGAAATAAAAAACCCGAAGAAATTAATCTTCGGGTTTTCCTTTATTAATCTTTTTTAATTTTTTAGAAATCTATAACATCACCTTCTTCAGTTGCAACCGAAGTTACCATGCTACCATCTTCGTAAATTATATAGTTGGTTGTTCCACTCGTTAAGATGAAGTAATCATCGGTAGTTGTTAGTATGTTATCGATTGCTGTGGTTATTATTTTGGAACCATTGTCTTGTGTATTCAACTGTGTGCGAGAAATAGAACTAATTTGAATTTTACTGACATAATTAGAACCATTATTATTTATAATAAGATACATATAATCGCCAAACAATATCATTTTAGAAGAAGTAATTTTGTTACGATATTGGTCATCAGCAGTTCCAGCTAAATGATAATTAGTAAATACGTTAAAAGTTTTAGAAGTTGTGTTATACATATTGAAACTTGGTGCAAGTATGTAACCGACCATGTTTGTACTGATACCTGAATTGATATAATTAATAAGAAGACTACCTTTTGTTACTGAACGTTGGTCGGGAATAAAACCAGCAGAAATCATATCCGAATTATCACGAGTTGCATAACCAAGAGACACATTAAAATTACCATCATGTTTGGTTGTCTTTATATACTCAATTGATAATGAAGAACCACTTTTCAACGTAATTATCGTTACAAAATCACTTGTATAACTTGAACTTAATTGATACGTTAAAATTCCATAAAGAATTCCATTTGAACCATTGAATGTACGATTACAAGAAAAATTTGACGGACTATTTATACCTTCACCAAGAGCAGATATAATATCATCATTATTATCTACAAGTAATGATATAATTTCAGCATTATTAATATTAATAGCAGTTCCGCTCATACCAGTAGCATCATCAGAAAAAGTAACAGTAACACCAGCGTTATCAACCCAAGTCCAATCATTATTCGGTATAACTACATATTCACCGCTTGTAGCAGATGTTTCAGTAACATTTTCGATAATACCAGTTTCTTTTTCAACCATCACTGTACTCATTGTACCAGCAGATTTAAATATAGTGGTGAAGTCGGCAGTAATTCTCATATAGTCACCAACAGTTTCTATACTTTCAATAGCCGAAAACTTAGCTGACTTTGAATCGGATACCATCGTAATATAACCAGCATCAGGTGTAATGAATGTAGTATCACCGTTTACATTGTACTTATAAATCGAATCAACAGTACCATCGGCCTGTTTGAAAATTTCAAGTGTGCTGATGTTTGTAAAATCGAAAGTATGTACGTATGTACGGGTATAACCAACAGGATTAGTTGTTGTGTCATCAGGGTTAGTTGTTGTATCGACTGGATTTTCGGTTGTGTCGATAGGATTTTCGGTAATATCAATAGGATTTACATCCTCTTTTTCACAACTAATGAAGAAAGTCATCCCAATTATCAGGGCTAAAATTAAAATTAAATTTTTTGTCGTTTTCATATTTGTATTTTTTAGTTTGTAATTATGAACCAAAAATAATGGATTTGTTTTTATAAAAAAAATCCTGTGAAAAAAATCTTCAAAATAATCAAAAATATTCAAAGAAATCTTCAAATTATATTTGAATCGTAGATTTTACGTGAGAATATGGAAAAAGTTACATAAGAAACCACGTTTTATTAATATATAAAAATAAAACCGTTATGTTAAAAGATTTCGATATAAAAATACACCCAACACATTTGGACATCAAATTTATAAATAAAACTAAAATATCTACTTATACATCGTTTGATGAATTTTATGATTTACTATATTTATCCTTAGATGATGAAATAAATGCAAGAACAGCACAGATATATTCATATTTATATTCTTTAAAAATAAAAGATGAAAATATTTTATTTGATAAAATCAAAGAAACTGATAATTGGAAAAGTATTCAAATGTTGAAAAATTTTAACTATGAAAAATTCATTCAAAATAACATTGAATCAGTTGGGTTGAATAGTTTTATAAAAATTACAAATGAAATCGTAGAAAAATTTAAAGACAAAGATTTAAATAGAAAAACAAAAATGTTATATTTTTTAGAACCTGTCAATAATTTGCAAGAATTGAATAAATTATATAAAAATTGGTCTAAATACTTTTTCAAAAAAGGTGTTTCTTGCATTGATAAATATAAATTTTTAATTAAAGAAGTTATAGAAGATTTAAACGGAAATAGACCTTGGAATGAAAATTTTAGATGTGATGACCCGATGATATATTGATATTTTTTGGTTAAATAATTGAATGTGAGTTTTTTGTTATTTAATAGTATTTGTTGTTTTATAATAGCTCGAAATTAATACTTTTTATTTCGTATTTTTCGTTTTGGCATATGAGAACACACACCATCTAACCAACAATTTCGTACACATTTTAGATATGCACCTTTTGATGAAATTTGAAAAGATGTTCTATTTTTATATTTTAATGCTTCTACTTTACATCTTTCGAATGTCCAATAATTATTTGGTTTTTTATTAATAACATTTACTCTTTTACCTATTGTTTTCATGTGAGAACAAATTTCTGGTATCCACCCTTTTCTATATGCCATATAATATAAGGCAGTATATTTAATTTTTAATTCTTTTATAGTATTATAATTTTTTGTTATATTATAACAGTCCGATTTTGAATATTTAGATAATCCTAAACGACCAATTTCACCCCCTTTTGATTTATTTAAAACGATAAAATATTTTTCATATTTTTTTATATAAAATTTTTCTAATTTTCTAATACTTTTTATATCTAAATAACCAGTCATTTGAATACAATTTCCAATATTAGTTTTTAATTTTTTATATACTTGAGATTCTTCATTTACTGTGTGGTTATATTTTCTTTTTTTAAAATTATGAGTGAGACCGATGTAAACACATTTATCATCAAAAAACCAAATATACAAACACCTATTAAAAACATTTCCAACTATATCCATATGACTACATATAGTATCTAACCATTTATTCTTAGCAGCCTTATTGTAAGCACTTCCAGAATTTTTACAAAAATCTATTCTTAATTTATATTTTAATGCTTCTACTTTACATCTTTCGAATGTCCAATAATTATTTGGTTTTTTGTTACGAATTAAATGATTACATATTATATTTGACCAATTATTTTTAAAAATTATATTATAAACAGTTTCATTATTCATTTTTAATTCTATAAATGTTTTATATTTTAATACTTCTTCTTTACATCTTTCAAATGTCCAATAATTAGGTATTTTTCTTTTTTCTATCATATGTGTACATATTTCATTTAGCCAGCCATTTTTATACGCTGCTGAATACGCACCACAAGATTTTCTTAAAAAATCGATTTTATTTTGATATTTTAAAGATTCTTCTTGACATTTTTCTTTTGTCCATTTTTTAATCATAAAATGACCTGTATTTTTTAATATATAATATTTTAATTTATATATTTAAATATATCGGTTCTAAAAAATATTTTTAATTAAGTATGAGTAATTTTCAAAAAAATTCTTTTGTATCCATCGCAGAGCAGGTTTCTTTACTGAATGCCAATGCCATCGAAATTCTAACAAAAATACAAGACGTTGTGTCATCCGAAGCTTCTGCTGTGGAAGTTAATCTCACGAATGAAGCTGGTGTTGAATCAACCTTTAACATGCCAACTGTTGGATTCCTCAAAAAAGAAATCGATATCGCAAACAACAATATTAAACGTCTTTCTCAATTTCAAGATAAGACTACATACATGATTGATGGTGAGTCAACCAAAAAAGTATATCAAGTTGATTTAAATAGAGAACCTAACGCAATTTCTAAATTAAACGTTGTTAGTCAATTTGTGCCAATTAACAACTGGTTTTTTGAATCTTTGATGAATCCACTTTTAAGTGTAGAAATTGACTTAACAGAATTGGTTGAAGAAGATGTTACAAAAGTGTTATCAAGAAGATATATTGTTAAATTCACAAAAGATGCTGATGGTAACTTAACATCCAAAGGTCAAGAATCGTTGGATGACTTACGCTCCACGTTCCTTGGTAGGAACGATGTGGACATTAATGATTTTCTGGACTGGTACAATAACCCAACAAATACTGGGGTTTTAAACAACGATTCTAACGATATAAATGACTATGATGAAGAATTATTCAATTTCGACTATAATACACTAACAAGTTTTGGTTTGTTTACTGTACTCAAGCAAGAAAAAGATACTCTGAATAATAAATTATGGTATCACTTAAACACTCTTACTTATTATGACACGGATGGAAATCCTAAAACGTTAGCGATAGGTGATGAACTTATTCTAAACAAGCAATCTTCTACTACCAGATATAAAGTTCATGAAGTTAACATAGCTGCTTCTAATTATAGAGTAATTTTAGAAAGAATTGAGGGTTATGACCCGGTAATTACGGGTACGAATACACTTAAATATTATAGCGGGGTGGAACTTAAAAAGACCGCCAAAATAACGATTGGTTTTGATGAGTATAATGTGATATTTTTAAAACCAATAAATGGTTCAAATAATGTTATATCATCATTATGGTCAAAAGGTTCATGTTTTTATTCCAATGATTTAAAATTAAATACGGATTCAAATATAACACTTTCGGAATATTATTTAGATACCGTTTTCGATTATGGTACATTGTTAAAAGACCTTGTTAAAAAAACAATTCCTTCTGATGTTGGTTTAGTCCCGAATATTCCAGTATTAAATAGTAATAATTTTAAAGTTGTTCAAATAAATAAACACTTAACCGAGACGGATGATGTTAAAAAAATAAAAGATTTACACTCTCAGAAAAATCAATCTAAAGCAAGAATTAATCAATTAAGTGATGCTGTTATATTAAAAAACACCGAATTAAAAACCAAACAATTCAAGTCTATCGCTGAGAGGTCTCAGAGTGAAAATGAGTTAAGTAAGTTAAATAAACAATTAGAGAGTGAAACTAAGACTTTAAATTCAATAACTACGCAGATTACGAGTAATAACACTACGAATTCAACAGTAGACCCTAAATATCGTTTACGTGGTTTTTGGGACATACCTGAAGCAAGACAGGTCTCCGGCTACCGTGACCAAGAATGTGTACAATTCAAAATCGAGTACCGTTATTCTTCAAAATCTGGTAAAGAAAACACGACTGAAGGTTATAGTTTAGTGTCAGATGCTGCAAAAACTGGTTATTTTTCAAACTGGACACCACTTACAACAGATGCAAGAAAACGTTACTATGATGAAACCACACAAGAATGGAAGTGGCAAATTGAGGATGTGTCTGATGCTGATACACCAAATATTAATCAATTAGATATTCCGATGACCGCAGGTGAAAAGGTGGAAGTTAGGGTTAAATCGATATCTGAAGTTGGGTGGCCGAATGCACCGCTTGAAAGTGACTGGTCAGAAATATTAACTGTTGAATTTCCAGATGAATTATCAATTGTTTCAGATAGTGAATATATATTGAAAGCCGCATCCGATGATGAATTAATCATTTCTTTCGAGGGAAGCCTTGATGCTAAGGGTTACACTAAACATATAAGTGAATCTTTTTATGTCAATGAAAAATATTATGCACATACAGATGATACGATTCAAACGTCATATGAAGATAGTAACGGGAACACATTATCATTAAAGCAGTATTTATCAGTAATCACGGATAAAATAAATTCTCTTGAAGAACTTGTCAAACGTTCTAAAGGTGAACTACAGGTACTTCTTTTTAGAAATACTGATGAGGTTACTATCAGCAACGGTGCTACTATTACACAAGTTGTAGAGCTTGAAGATTATGGTACAAAAAGTGGTTCTACTGGTAGGATTTATAAAAATGATATATATTTAATTTCCAGTTATTATGTTCGTGTGGATAATATTGCAACTGAGAATTCGTTGGGGTTGTTATCAGATAGAATTTATGAAAAGATGAACGCCACAAATGGTAATTCATTTTACCAAACAAACGCTTTAGCTGCATTAGTAGATAAAGATAATGATTTTTATAAACAAAATAGTAATCAATTCATCTGGATAGCAGATGGTATAGAATCTTTACCATTATATAATAGTGGTGGTACAAAAAACACCAATTTCAGTTCATCAGTTTACCCTTGGGCATTATCTGGAACCACTCAAAATATAGGATTGCAAACTGGCTATTCAAACCCATCAACACCTTGGAATTTAACAGATACATTTAATGGTGTTAATTGGTATGGTTATTCATCATCCGATATGTTAACCACAATACACCCTTTAGTTTCCGATATTTCCGATTTACAAGAAACTGGACAAGAAAAAACCAAATATATAGCACCGAGTGAATCGTTTGTCTTGCCTATTAATATTTATTTTAAACTTCAAGGTGGTGGTGTCGCAGGTGGTTTAACAACTGATTTCACAGGTGGAACGAGTCCGGTTATACACAATAAAAAATTAAAAATATTTATTGAGCCGACAAATTCGAATAGAGCGTTTGAGTTTACGATAGTTTTTAAGTTACGACAATATAAATTGGTTAATGTGACAAGCGGAAATTAGATTGTGGTTAACCTAACCATAGTGACCTACAATAGTAGGAATTTATATAGTGAATTAGACATATGATATCGGAATGTATGTCTCCAACCTACAATAGTAGGAATTTATATAGTGAATTAGACCAACAAACGTAGACCGTTTCAAATAACCTACAATAGTAGGAATTTATATAGTGAATTAGACAACTAACGATGAATGTAATAAACTTAACCTACAATAGTAGGAATTTATATAGTGAATTAGACTGTTCACTATATTAAAAAGTTTCAAAATGAAACTATATTTTAATTTATTTTTAAAAAATGTAATAAAAATCACGTATAATTCACTATAAATAATATTGATTGATTTATGAAAAAATACTTTTTTCAAATTAAGACTGAGGTTTGTATAAAAACCTACAATAGTAGATTCAAACCTCATTATAACCACTGAAAATAACAACATATCAAAGAACAGTTTGCATTTATATACAATATTATATAGAATGTTGAAACAAAGATATTATTTATTTTCGAATAAACAAACCAGTTTTAATATATAAAAAATAAAAAATTATATGTTAAAGGATTTCAAACATTTCAACAAGGAAGCTAATTTTTTTAATAAGTTTTTAAATTTAAGTATGAAAGAAGGATTGATTCTTTCAGTGTCATATAATATGTTCATCGAAAAATTAAAAAATTTATTATTAAAATATATTGATGAAGAATATTTTCATATAACGAATAATAAAGAAGAATATATTATTTTAAGTCTAATGATTTACAATCTAAATAAAAAGGATAGATACAAACTATCAAATGAATTATTTAGTTTACTAAACAACAATGGATATTTTATATCACAAGCGATTGATGAACTGGGTGATAAAATAGATTTAAAAACATTAATGCCGAGTAAAGGTGATGATATTTTTATTTATTTTAATAAAAAATTTGATGTTCCAATGGGCACACCAGATATCTTGTACCATGTAACAACCAAGACTAATTATGAAGAAAAGATTAAATCAGTTGGGATTGTTCCTAAAACACAAAAAATGGTATCTAATGATTTGGACAGGGTATATTTAATAGATGATATAAATAAGGCATATGATTTTTGTGTTGAAAAACGGCATTTTATAAAGAAAAAATATGGTATTAAAATTCAAAAATATGGTATCAATATTGATGATTGGGTGATATTAGGTGTTGATATGAAAGCTATAAATAAAATAAAGCTATATAAAGACACAAAAATGGACGATTCATATTACACATTTGAAAATATACCACCTTTTTCAATTCGAGTGGAAAAAGAGGTTAATTTAAAAAATAAAACATTATAATTATGTTTTTGGTAAGAACTTATATAGATAAAAGTGAGATTGATAATCTGGGTGTATTTGCTGACGAAGATATCTTAGAGGGAACTGTGATATGGAGATATAATTCATATATTGATATAATATTGGATGAAGAAACGATTGATAAATTAAATGATGTTGAAAAAGGATTTATTAAAAAATATGCTTTTTTAGATGCACAGACTAACAGGTATATTTTGTCGGCTGATAATGATAGATTCACCAATCACAGTAAAACCCCAAATTCGAGTCCGAATATAGAAGGTGATATAATATCAAATAAAGATATTAAAAAAGGTGAAGAAATAACCTCTAATTATTTTGAAATAGATAAATTTGCTAAAGAAAAATTTTCATAAAATGCTTCATAAATTCACTGAGTGGTTATACTTTCTATTTTGGATGTTAGGAATGTTTTTCATCTCTTGTCTGAAATTAAATTTTAAAGATGCAATAGAAACATCATATTGGATAAGAATACATTTTAAATATACTGGTCAGTGTGTAGGATACGAAAAACGGAGTATCTGGTATAAAATAATAAATGGCTTAATAGTATGTTTTGGTTTTGTTGTTACGATTATAATTATTTTTATAATGTTAAACATTTTAATTCAAAATCTACAATAGTAGAAATTACGCTACAAATGTAAAAATATTTTAATATAAATAAATAAAAAATGATATTTTTATTTTAAAAATCTCGTTTCTATTTTTAATATAAAATAAAAATATTAATTTAATATAGAAGGATATTAAGATATTTGAAAATTATACTGTTAGTATGTTTTGGTTTGGTTGTTACGATTTTAAATCAAACAAAATATTTGATAAATCTTCGCTGAAAGGGTTATGGCCGTTTGTGTCAAAATAAAGTCTTTCAAATCTTTTTGGATTTTTTTGTTTTAAACAGAAGAAAAAATGCTGTGGGTTACTTTTTACATTAGGTAGTTCTTTTAAAACTTCTATACTTACTTCTTGATAGGACTGCATGGTTTTTAATTTAAAATAATTATTTAGTTTTTTCAATAGAAACTGTTGTACCAGATGTGAATTTCAATAATTTTGAAACGCATTTTTTAATTGATTTGCAAATTTTTTAGCATTTTCCTCATTTAAGAATACTTCACATTCGTCTCTTGATTCGCTATTCAAATATCCATGACAACTTCTCCACCTGACAGTCCAATTTTCAAATGCTGTTAATTCCTCTTGTTGTCCATTAGGAATAAAAATCTTTTTAAGTCTAAAATTCATATTATCTTATGTTTTTATTATTTATATCATTTTAGTAAAAAAGTTTTATATTTTTAATATAAAATAAAAATATTAATTTAATATAGAAGGATATTATGAAATTTTGAAAATTATACTGAGGCAGAACGTGATAATGGTGTTGATTATAAAGGTAAACCTATTTCTGGTGCAGACAGATATCCAGAATTATATAAAATTGCACAGCAAATATCTAAAGAAGTAGTTGCTAAAATAAACACAGAAGCTGAAAAGGTAGAATCAAAAATGTTATATAAATCACAGTTTATATTAGAAGAACTTATAAAAATATTAGAGCAGTTAGTATAAAAATATTTTACCTTAATTACTTATAAAAAATATTTAAAAATTAATATATTATCATATTTAATTAATTACTATTTAATTAAAAACATTTTTTACTTGTTTATATTAAAATTATATTTACTTTTGTTTCAAATTGAAACAACGATGCTTATACTGGAAAACATAATATAATAATATGGGGAAAATAAATAACTGAAAAATACAATAAAACAGGTTGTGCAGACTCTGTATGAGATTAGAAATGAAAACTCGATAGTTTTTATTTATATCGAATGAAACCGTTCAAATTTTCCTTCTATTTTTAATGATTATTTGAAATGTGGTATCTGCAACTTTGGAACGTTGCTTACTTTAATTCTCATTCCATGACTTTTTGGATTTGGGCCAATCCAAAGAACAACATTTTCTATACCAGATTCATCATCAGTTATATTAGCCATTTCCAATAATTCCTGTTCTGATAAATCCTGATTATCTAAATACTCATTTATTTTAGTAATTATATGTTTTTTCATATTCTTATATATAATCTGACAAATGTATAAAATTATTTTCAAAATAAAAAAAGCTGTCAGAATAAATCCGACAGCCTTCTTCATTAATATAAAAAACTATGTTTATTTAGTTTTAGTTGTTTTAATTTCTTCTGTTTTAGCTTTTTCAACAGATATACTTTTACCTACGTACTTAGCTACTTCCAAACCAAGAAGTGCATCAATAGCACTACCACCGCCATTTTGACCACCACCAACAATAACATCAGGTGTAATTTTAATGTTACCAGATGATATAGCTTCGATTACTTTTAATTTAGCGAAGTTATCAGCTCCCATAGCGTCAACAGTTAATTGATAAGCTTCGGCAGTTGCTTTACCAATAGATAAAGTTACTTCTGCTTTTGCATTACCTTCCTGTGTGATTTTTTTAGCAGTAGCAGTAGCAGTTCTTTCGATAGCTTGTGCTTCACCTTCGGCCTGTAAAATTTTCGATTGTTTTGTACCTTCAGCTTCTTTAACTTTTTGAGAAGCCACGTTTTGAGAAATTAAAACGTTCTGGTCAGCTTCAACTAATCTTTGCTGCATATCCGCAATAGCTTTAGCTTTTTCGAAATCCTGACGGGTAGCTTGTGCGTCTTTCTGAGTAGTGAAAGTTGTTTTTTGTTCCTGTGCAATCTTTCTGTCAGTTAATGTTGTCATAAGGGCTTCTGGTGGTACGATATCACCAATAAGGGTATCAACAGCAGTAACATTATATTCAGCCAATACTTTTGAAATATGTACTTTAGCTTCTGTCTGACGTTCTCTACGTTCACCGAGGAATTGAATAACGTCACTATCTTGAGCTGAGTTACGGAAATAGTTACCGATAGTTGGTTCAAGAACCTGTGAAATAAGGTTTTGCATATTACCAAAACGGGCAATTACTTTTGATGCTTCTTTTGAAGGAACGTGAATAATCTGACTGATATCGAGATTGAAAGTAAAACCATCTTTTGAACGTACAGTAATAGTACATAATTTTTCATCCAGTTTATGACTTTCATTTTTACTATCTGCCCAGTTTAAAACTAAGTTAGTAGTTGGTACTATTTCAACTTTAGTTGTAAGTGGGTTGATTGGGTATTTACCTGGGTCAAGTGGTTCACTCCATACACCTTTTTGACCTTTTTTGACTATATTACCATGCTTAAATCCTTCACCAGTGAGGTCAACCCCTTCTTCACCAACATATGATATAACAACAGCAACATTACCAATAGGGACAATAGTCATATCAAATCTTTCAACTCTCACAAACCAAGGATTCAAATAATACATACCTGATTGAATAACTTGTGATTGTAATCCTTTAAAACCACCGTTTTTTAGAAAAATATCGGCATTTTGAAATGATTCATGACTTATTGCTAACTCTTTACTTGCAATTTCAGTTGCTGGTAGTGGTTTTCCATCAAGTGTTGTTACAACACCAACTTTATTTTGTTCAATAATAGTAGCATCAACGATTTTAACATTAAACAAAAAACTATTGATTTTATATATACCATTAGTCAATACTTTTGTTTGTTTACCTTTAATACCACCATTCTTTAAGAAATTGACAGCATTTTGAAAATTTTCACATTCAACATAAGTAGCTAAAATGTTACCTTCTGGAAGTGGTTTACCATCTTTTGCTTCAACTAAACCAACCTGATGTTGTTCAATTTTAACAAAATTTATCATTTCTATTTTATATTTCCAAGGCCACAGCCAAAAATGGACACCTGCTGATAAATATTCAGCTTGCATACCAGCTTCTTTATTTATGGCAATAATCCCGCTATCAATTTGAAGTGGGCCACCCCATAAACGGAATACTTTGTTGATAAGACCGATTTGGTCTTCTGGTATAATAATTATACCAAATAATCGCATTAATGGTTTATAAAAAACACCCATTAAAATGATAATAAATCCTCCTATAAAATAGGATAAATGTAACATAATAAAATCCATAAATTTATTTTTTAGTTAATATTAAAAATAATATTTTTTGCGGAATATTAAAAAAGATGTAATTTTTCATCTACTAACCAAAGTATGAAAACGACACCCTCTGTTGCCAGAATGAATCTGGAAAATCCACTCCACTCTGATAAATGTAAATTCCAATTACATAGTGATAGAAATAAAAATGTTGTGAAAAACACCAAAATCCATAACATGAGTTCTTTAAATTTCATAAATGTTTATTTTTTAAATCAACACCAAATGTAAAAATTATATTTGAATTGTAAAATAAAATATTAAAAATATTTAATTTTTTTATTCTAACATTTTGTATTTACTTAGCATTTTAATTTAAAATTATGCAAGAAAAAATATTTGAATATATTATAGATTATCAAACTGCTGGTTCGGGTGGAATGGCAATAATTTTACAAGTTAATAAAGAATTAACATATTTTCCATATATACCAAAGAAATATAAAAGTTCTTCTATTAATATAGGTGGTGGTTTCTCAAATCAAATCACTATTAATAAAGATTATTTGAATAATGTTGAAGAATTCTTAAAAACACAAAATATTGATAAATTTGATTTATTGATAAAATCTGATGATAGACTTGCTATGATACCTTCGGATATTATATCAAAACAATTACCGATTCAACCTGTAACATTATCATTAAAAAAAATAAACAATTATACCCATGTTAAATTTATATCAAATCCAAAAAGGAGTGATATAAAAGGAAATAATATCGGTTCAAATTGTTTTACTACTTGTAAAATCATTAATAAACAAGTGAAAGTTTTAAATAATTATACAACTGGACATCAGAATAAAGAATTATATTTTATAACATTTGTTACCGAAAATAATAATTCTAATTATGATAAAGGTTTTGTGTATCTAAATCCAGATTTAACTTTAAAATGTGGTTCATATAGCACACATTCGATAGATGCTTCTATTATTGGAAGTAACCCAAGGGACACTTATAGTAAATTTCAATTAATTGGAAATGAAAGATTGTTGAAAATTGAAGAAATATTGAGTGAATAAAGAATTACATTGAAGTGGCAACGTCTATAAAAAACCACCTTTCATTTCTTTTTAAGAAAGCAAAATTAATTAATCTTTGTTGACCTTTTGTTAATTTTTCAAATGTATCATCTGGTTGACAATACCATTTATAATTTACAGACATTTTATTATAATGAACAACCACACTACCAACTTCAACTTTTTGTGTATAATTAAGGCTATTCCACCAATTCTCGATACTTTTTTTTCTTGTTTTTAAAACTGGATATTTTTCTTTTACTTTGATAATTTTATTACCATTTAAATCATGTAATAACATCATCACGTCTAATATTCCACCAATCATATTTGTTTTTTTAAAAGACCAGCACTAATGCTGGTCTTTGAGTTTATAAAAGTGGTTAGGGTATTGTATAATTTAAATCTGGTACTAAATTAATTATTTTTATTTAATATCCAAACTATTTAATCAAAAATAGATTTTTTCACAAATAAAAACATAGTGTATATCAACAATGATAATATCAGAAGATATAGACTTAAAAATGAAAATACAAATAATTCAGTTCCGATTCCATCACAACTTGGACTCAAGTATGAACCTAAGAGCCATAATGCTTTAGTTAATCCGCTATGAGGAAAATATAAATTGAACAATATGAAAAATAAAACACTAACTAATAGATAGTTGTATATTTTTTGTTTAAATATATACATAATTATTCTGTTACTAAATTTCTATCTGAACCTAATGTTTCTTGGTTTGCATCTTGGATGATATCCAAAAATGAATAATTATTACCCGAAAAAGCATAACCCAACATTATATTTTCAAGACTCGAATTAATACTATAACTAAAACCTTGTAATTGAATAAATTCATTAATACCTGTTGGATTAAACTTAACCATTTTAGAAACGATTACTTTAGCGTTAGATGGTATGGTAACTTTAATTGGTATAGTAGAAACATAAGCAACTTTAACCAACGCACCTGTGCGATACCAACCTGGTGTATTTTGAATTGTTATTTCACCATTCAAGGAATTGTAAGCAATACCCACCTGATTTACACTGGTATGATTTAAACAAAATATCCAGAAAAAGAAGAAAAACAAAAAGGTTATACCGAATATACCTATAAAAATTCTCAATACAAGGTTTAATGTGTTATTCATGATTTTAATGTTTTATTTTTAAATAAGTGACAACAAATATATAAAATATATCAATATGTTGTTTCAAATTAAATAATAATTTTTATATTTCTTTTCCCATTCTTTTCCCATTCTTTTAACATTCTTGAAAAACTTTTTCCACTACTATATAATTCGTTTTGAACCACAATAATTGGTTTTTTTAATATAAAGGCCATTCCTAAATCAAAATGTAATCCTTTGGATTGATTATTATAAAAAATATGTATTTCATCAGCCTTCTTAATATATCTCATATTTTGTTGACATATTTCATAACCACTTTTATTCTGATTATCATCTTGATGGGGTAATTGAACAATAAATCCCTTAATTTTAAGTTCACTCACATAATTTTCCAGTTGTTGTTTAATGTCATCACTCATCACTCTCATATTACACAAAATGTATATTTTCTTCATTCATAAGATGTTTATTTTTAAGATTAATATTTAATCTTCAATATTTTTATAGCGTCAATAAAATATTTAGGAAGAAAATCACCACTAAAATTAATTATGTCACTTAAACAAGAATCTAAAATAATAGTGTCTGCGAAATCGACATCAGAACGAACACTTCGACCATATTGTTGAACTAAATCAACAATAGTTTTCCATTTATACCAATCTGGATTAGTTTGTTGTCTCTTTTTTATGAGTTTAGATTGGATATTCGGATATGGTATTTTCATTATTATCTGAAAACGACTCAGTTCATCCTTTAAATCAACACCCATCATCATACTCGGTGATATTATAACAGTAGGTTCATTACTGTTTATATGCTGGTTCAATTTATCATTTCTATTAGCAGTATCGTGTACAATGATTCTATCTTTAAACTCTGATTTACTTAAATCATTGTTCAACCATGTAGCCAGTTCATAATTGAACGTATGAATAATACCCTTATCATTTTTATATTTAGATAATGTTTTCTTTATATATTCCAAATGATATTGATAACTTGACTCTTTTTCCTTATAAGTCATTTTACCAGCTTTAATATAATATATTGGTCTATTCTGAACTGGAAATGGTGAGGGTATTTCATAATATTTTGTTATATTTTCATCCAACCCATTAATCGAACAAAATAATTTTTTATTTAAAATAGTAGCTGACATAAAAATAATATGGTCATATTGTTCCAAAGCATATTTTGGGATATATTCAGTCCCCCAAACTGGTTGTACAATTAAAGATTTATATTCACCATCTTCCTTTTTTCTTTTGTCTCGTTTATAAACTGTTTCTAAAATCCAATTTTCTGGATTGTTCTTAAATTCAGAAACAAATAATCCCAAGGAATTAAATTTAGATGTACATTCTCTTGTTTGAGCAGCCCATTTTTTATAAGTATCAATTGGGACTGATTTACCATGAGCCTCGGCATCAGTCATTTCATCTTTTAAGAATTTTATCCTTTTATCCAAATCTGGAAGAAATATTTTAATAATAGAGTCAATCAAAGATAAAATATCATTTGTTGAAGCAATTATATTTTTATATTCATTTATTTTTGTTTGTTCAAAACCACATTTTATAAAAACATTAATATTTAATTCAGTAGTCATATAACTACAAAACACTTGGTCAAAATCGGATGCTTCATCAACAATTAAAACATTACTTTCTCTGGCAGACTTAAAAGCAGTTGAAAATATATTTGCTATGTCAAACATATGAAAATTAGTCATAGACACACGACTACCAATAAAATTGGATAAAGCTATCATATATGGACAATTATCACATCTTTTTTTCTTAGCTGAACATATTTCCAATCCTTCATCACAATTTGTATTATATAAATCACATGGGTAGTTAGCTCGACCTTTTAGATTGCGTATATATGGAAATTCTTTTATATATTGTTCTTGGAGTAATTTAGAATTAGTCAAAACATCAAATTTAGCATTTTCATTAATATGGTTCAAATACCAATTTATGAACATAGTAGCCAAGAAACTCTTACCAACACCCGTTGGTAAATTTAATAACATATATTTATTTCCAGTTAATATCGCTTTTTTAATAAAATTAACCCCGTCTATTTGCTGTTGTCGGGGTTCATATTTCAAATCATAATAAAGTCGATATTTACCATCTTCGAATTCAACCATTATAAATTTTAGATTTTAGTTTTAAATGTATATACCAATTTAACCTTAATGTTTTAATTTTTTGTTTTTAATATATAAATAAAAAATTATGTCATCTATGGAGATTATTAAATCCTCATTTTTTCTAAATAAAATATAACAAGTATGCCAGAAAATCTTAATAATAGAAAGAATTTAAAAAACATGCGTCCTATATTCGACCCAATGTATCAATATTATTTTGATGGGGTGCAGAATGAATTAAAAGTTATCATTACTGGAGAACCATATAATATTTCACAGGATGAAGTTGATAATTTTAATGATGGGTTCTTTATGAATAAATATAATAATTTTGCTGATATAAAAGAAATAATTGAAGAATGTTGTGTCGGTAAAAAATCAACTGCTGATTGTGCAAAAATTTTATTAGATAAATATTTTAAAAAATTTATAAACAATTTTTATACTGTCGATACGATTTCAGATGTTGAACTCCAAATGGAAAGAACAATAATACCTTTTTCTACCCTTTTAAAAGAAAATAAAATGTTATTTGATGGTGAAAGAGCATTTGTCATATTATTAAAAATACTATCTGAATTCGATATTAAATTTATCAAACCAAAAGATAAATTATATTTGAATACTGGTAATTATAATTTATTCTTTAATACATTAAATATATCAGATTATACTCTATTAATCGATGAATTAAAAGATAAAGAATCTTTAACGACAACATATAATGCAATATCATCAAACAATAACATTCCAAACCTTGCTTTTTATTTCTCGGTGGAATCTTTTGTTTTGAAATATGGTTTGTATATTAACCATGAACATAAACTAATTCAAACAGGTCAATTTAAAACAACCTCTAAATTTTTGAAAACATTAAGTATGAATTCTACAATGTCAATCTATGGTGAATTACAAACAATAAATTTAAATAATCTCACATTTTTAGGAAAAATCAAAACTGAATTTAAAAATTTTCTAAAAGAAAAACCTGTTTACATTTTAAACAATAAAATTATTTACAAAAAATTTGAATATAACGATTTTAAAAATCCAAATACACCACACTTTCAATTTCTAACCGCATTAGAAAATTGGGTCTTAAAATATAATTGGAATTATCGTGTTGATTTCTATGTTGATATTAACCAAAAAGAAATAATTTTTTATATTAAACTGAAAGAAGATATTACTCAAAATACATCACGGTTTTAGTATATAAAAAATTTTATTATAAATAATTGATTATTAATACATTATGTTTTTGATTTTTCAAATATCGTCAAAAGGTACAACTTAATGATATTATATATAATATATATATTTCTTATTTTCTTTTTTTTCTCTTATTTTTTCTTATTTTTTCTTATTATTTTAAATAAATGAATGCAAATGTTATAGAAATTAAGTTTGTTCTTTATAATAAAAAAGGATATGAGTTATTATTAAGGGCAAAAAGTTTAGATATAAAAGTTACTACTGAATATAAGAAAAATTATATATGTTTACCTTATAATAAATTTCTCGATTTATTTGAAAGTATAAAATTTAATACAAATCTCATTAAATTCTATAATATAAATGATACCGACCTTGTTTATTTTAGAATAAATAATAAATACCGCATAGATTATCTTAAAATGTTTCATGTTATACCAACACTTACTAAGGTTGGTCATCATATATCCATCAGTTATGGTGTAAGTAAAGTTTATGATGGTAATATATTAAATTATGATATCAGGTATGGTAATAATATGGGATATTTTGAACATAATGTTAATGAATATTCATTCTTACAATTAATACCAAGTAATTATAATACCATAAAAGAAAATGTGAATTATCATAAATATAGAGTTTTTGAAATTGATTATTGTAATCAATTATCATTATTGTATAGTTCATAGAGATATTAAGTGTTCAATATATTTAACATTAATGTATGAGAGATATTTACATAATATAAAACAAACCTATTATCAGTGTTCTGATTCTAAATATCTTCCTATAATTAGAAAGATAAAAATATTTAATTTATTGGATGGTGATGTATAGATAATTTAAGATGTAATTTTATTATTTAAATTTTTAATATCAACTAACACTTTATTAATTTCAATATTGATTATATCTAATGGTGAATTTTTATATAATCTTATTTCAGATTCAGCGTCACCAAATAATAAATTCAAATTACATTTATATGTTTCTACCCAATCTACATATTTAATATCGACTATTGATTCTATAACAACTTTATTATTAAAGTCACCACCACCATCATATGTATCAGCACTATACTTATTAAATGTCCAATATATTCCAAGTTTACCACCGTTTGTTATAAGATTGTTATACCAATCATCAGGCACTTCTAATGCTCTCCAAATGGTGATTTTATTATTATTAATTTTAGAATTAATTCTATATTTTATATCTTCAAATCTATCTATTAAGTATTTTTTAAGCCATAAAGAAAAATCTGATTCATCGATTTCGTTTATATCAATATCAAGACCTTTTTTTTGTTTATATTCACCTACAATCCATTCATCTAATTCATTTTCTATTATATTTTGAATATAATCATCAGTGATAATTTCATTAGGTTGTAATTGAACGTTAGTATTTTCAACTAAATATTGAAAATATTTTTTTAAATAAATCATATTTATTATTTTATTTTTTCTAAAGATAACATTTTGATATTTATATCATCTTTTAAAACAATTTCATTTTCTATCCAGACCATATCTCGTTGAAATAAGCTTCTTGGTATGTTAATTTTATTTTCGGGTATTTCTGCTGTAATTAAATATAAATCAGGTGATATTAAATGTGACAATTGTTGTTTAAAATATGGGTGTGTAATTCTATTTGGATTAGAGAACCAAGAATATCCTAAATGTTCTGTGTTTAATTCTTCTGATGATTTTAAAACTATCATTCGATATATTTTAACTATTTTAGGTATATTATTAAAACCATCTGGAAATTCATCTTTAAGTAATAATTTAAATCCTTTAATCATTTCTTGTATAGCTTCTTCTAAATTATCGGCTACATCCCATACACCACTTGTTGAAAAGTCATTTTCTAATCCCCATTTAGCAATATCATATAAATCATGTTCTGTTAATTCGGAGAATGAATTATATTTTTGAGAATTAAATTGTTGATTTAACCATTCATTTAGGGATAATATGTTTTTATACTTTTTCATTTTAATTAAATAAGATTTAGTTTATAACCAGCAAAATATTTTAGATAATTTGAACATGGTACATCATTACCATCCTTATCATCTTTTTCACCATTAGAACCCAGAAATCTTTTAACAGCTTTTTGTCCAACTAAATGTGCAGCTGCTAACATACCAGATTCTGTTATTTCAATTCCGTTTATGGTTTGACCAATATATTTATAATAATTTCTTAGATAATACTTATTCTTTTTTAATAATTTTATTACATCTCTATTCTGTTCATCTTCTGGGTATAAATCGGGATTATTAACAAAAGTAGTAGAATCTATTGTGTTTTTTTTAATATCTTTAAAAGCATATTCACCGAATTGATATTTTCCTACATAACCTTTTTTAGCGGCTAACCAATTATTTCTCGACTCTCTATATGCTAATTTATCAAGAAATTTAAGTGTTTCATCAGAAACTGCGTCTGTATATGTTATATTTTTATCTGGAGTTAAACCAAAATTTATTAATTCATCAACATAAGCTTTAATTTCTGTTTCTACAAAATTAATTGTTTTTAAATCAGATGAAGCTATTTTTGTTGTTACTATTGATATTAAGAATATTAATAATAATTTTTTATAGGGTATTTTTGATTTAAAAATTTTAATAACAGTATATTTAAAAAAATCTTTTATTTGTGAAGGAGTTTTTAATTTATTAAACATAAATTTTATTTTTTCTTTCATAAATTCTAAGGTATTACTTCCTTCTAATATGATATCAAATTCTTGTAAATAATTCAATAATTCATTGTTTTCGTTAAAAGATTCCCAATTATGAATATAAGTCATTAAATAATATTTTTATTTCTATATATTATTTTTAAAATATATTAAATTAAAAATATAACTCAATTTAAAGAAGTTATTTCACAATTAATGTATGATTATTATAAATTTATAATCGAAAAATTTATTGTAAGTTATTAATTTACAAATATAATTTAACTTAAAGGTTTTTAATTTTTTAAAAAATCTATATAATCTTGTGAAGTTTTTGAATTTTTTGATGAATTTATTTTACGTTTTGTAATACATAAATTATTTATATCCGCAATTATTTCAGGTGTTAAATTATTATTATATCCATAAAAAATAGATATTTTATGGTCTATTGTGGGATAATTTTTATGATAGTGTTTATAAACACTAAAATTATTTTTAATGTATTCATTATCATAATAATCATAACCATCCCAATTTTCTAATAAAATTTTCTTATTTCTATTTGTTAATTTAGTAACATTTTGTTTATATATTTTCCATTCAGTAATTTCATGTTCATTATTCCAGAATCCATTTTTCATTAAAATTATCTTTAATTTTCTTTTTATTTCTTGATTTTGCATTGCTGATTCAAACCCATATTTTTCAATATTAGTTTTTTTTATTTTTTCTTTAACTTCTTCTATTTGAAATGTATTTTCTACACCATATAATTTTAAATTGGTATTTTTAATTTTTTTAACTCTTTCAATTGAATTATTAGTATTAATTATTTTTAATTTTTCTTTTATTTCTGGTGAGTGTGAAATATTATCAACATTATATTTTTCTTTTACTGTTATTTTTCTTTTTTCCTCACAACAATGAATACATAAATATTTATTTTTATTTTTAAAGCTTTCCAAATATTTTTTATATTCAATTTGTTTTACTGATTTACAATTATCACATACAGCAGTTATTAAACTATGTGAACCTTTGGATAAATCTTTTACTTTAACTTCTATTATTTCGTTGGTTGTGTTAAAAATATAACCCAAATTTTTTAAATAATGATAATTAGCACCATTAATTTTTACCTTAACCTCATCTTCTATAATCATTTAATTAATATTATTTATAATTATATATCATTTTAAGATGGTTCTATTAAACAAAATGATTTTTAATAACTATATATAATTAAAAATAAAATATTTTGAATGACTAAAAAAAAGAAGATTGAAGAACAGTATAAGAAACTTACACAGAGAGAACATGTATTACAACGTAGTGACACTTATATTGGTTCTATTAATTCAGAAAGAAGATTAGTATTTACAGTTGATGATATAAATAATTTTGAAAATATAAAAATAGTTAAGAAAGAAATAAATTATAATGCAGGTTTAATAAAGATATTCGATGAAATTATCACCAACGCTTCTGACCACAGCGTTAAGACTGGTAGAGTTAAATCGATTAAAGTTGAAATCGAAAATAATAGAATATCAGTATGGAACGATGGTGATGGTATACCTGTTGTCATTCATAAAGATGAAAAAGTGTATGTTCCAGAATTAATTTTTGGACATTTATTGACAGGAGAAAATTATGATGATAGTGAACAGCGTATAGGGGGTGGACGCAATGGAATTGGAAGTAAGGCATGTAATATATTTTCCAAGGAATTTATAGTTGAAACAGCCGATGGTAAAAATTATTATAAACAAGTATTTACAGATAATCTTTCAACAGATAAAAAAGGTAAACTTCCAAAGCCACATATTAGAGCGACTTCTAAAAAATTTACTAAAATATCTTTTCTTCCAGATTATGAACGATTTGGTTTTACTGACTTAACAGATGATATTAAATCTGTTATGATTAAAAGAATTATTGATATTGCTGCGTATAATCCTAATGTAAAGGTTTATTTCAATAATAATTTAATTAGTGTAAAATCATTTAAGGATTATATGAAATTTTTTATGTTAGATGAAAATGAAATTATTTATGAAAAAATAAATGATTTCTGGGAAGTGGGTATCATGAAAACCTTTTCAGATTCATTTGAACAAATTTCATTAGTCAATGGTTTAGCTACACTTCAAGGTGGTACACATGTAAATTATATTGTAAATCAAATAACAAATAAATTAAAGACATCACTTTCAAGAGGAAATAAATTTGAAATAAATCCGAACGATATTAAATCAAAAATATTTTTATTTTTAAATTCGAAATTATACAATCCAGAATTTGACAGTCAGGTCAAAGAAATATTAACAACAAAAATATCTAATTTTAAAGATATTGATATATCTGATAATTTTATCAAGAAAATATTGAAGTCTGATATTACTCAGGAAATCATAGATTATATTGAACTTAAAGAACAATTAGCTTTACAAAAAGCAGTTAAGAATAAGAATAATACTAATATTAGAATACCAAAATTGGTTGATGCTATAAAAGCTGGTACCAAGGAAAGTTTAAAATGTCATCTTTTTATTACTGAAGGTGATTCTGCAAGTTCTTTTGCTATTTCTGGGTTTAAATATACTGGGAGAGAATATTATGGTTCTTTTCCTATTCGAGGAAAAATATTGAACGTTAGAGATTTATCTTTATCTAAAATTAAAGATAATGCTGAAATAACTAATATTGCTAAAATATTAGGATTAGAATTTAATTCTAAAGTTGATGAATCTAAATTAAGATATGGAAAAATTGTATTGATGACTGACGCTGATACTGATGGTTATCATATAAAAGGTTTAATAATTAATTTTTTAGAATATTTTTTTCCAGAACTATTAGTAAATAATGTTTATGAATTTATTACACCAATCATAAAGGTTAGTAAAAATAATAATAATAAATATTTTTATAAAATAAAAGACTTCGAAAAATGGTGTAAAACTATAAATATTGAAAATTATAAAATAAAATATTTCAAAGGTTTAGGCGGTTTAACTAAAGATGAAATAGAATTGGTGTTTAAGGATATTGATAATCATTTAATAAAATTTAATTATAATAAATCAGAGGAAACTAAAAATTTAATAGATTTAGCTTTTAATAAAAAACGTTCAAATGATAGAAAAAATTGGTTAAGTAATTTTGTTGTAAATAAAAATTTTGATAAATTATCTCAAGAAACTACATATGAAAGTTTTTTTAATAATGAATTTATTGAATTTAGTTTTTCAGATAATATTAGAAGCATTCCGCATATAATGGATGGATTAAAACCCGTTCAAAGAAAAATATTATATTCCTTTTTTAAATTAAATACAAATGATGAAGTAAATGTCGGTGAATTATTCGGTCAAGTTAAATCAACAGCTAAATATCATCATAGTCCAGCAGCATTAGAGATGTCAATTATAAACATGGCACAAAATTTTATTGGCACAAATAATTATTCATTACTTAAACCAAATGGTAATTTTGGAACAAGATTACAAGGCGGTTTTGATGCTGCCGCACCAAGGTATATTCACACTGAAATAAATGATTTGACTAACAAAATTTTCAATAAAAATGATGTTAATTTAATTAAATATACAGAAATGGATGGTATAAAGGTAGAACCAGAATTTTATTTACCAATAATACCTATAGCTTTATTAAACGGTTGTAATGGAATAGGTACTGGTTGGAGTACCTATATTCCAAATTATAATATAAATGATATTATTCAATATATAGAAAATAAATTATTAAATAAAAGAAAAAATATAAAATTAAATCCATTTTATGACAAATTCAAAGGTGAAATAATTAACATTGAAGGAGACGAATCATTTATTACAAAGGGAATTATCAAAAAAATATCTGATTATAAGTTAAATATAACAGAATTACCGATTGGAGTTTGGAATGATAAATATTATGATTTTTTAGATACGTTAGTTGATGATAAAAAAATAAAAAGTTATATTAAATTATGTAATGATGAAGACGTTAATATTATAATAAATTTATATCCAGATAGTCTTATTAATAACGTAGATTTAATAAATTTTTTTAATTTATCTTCTAAATTTTATTTAACTAACATGCATTTGTTTGATATCAACAATAATATTAAAAAATATAATAATGTATATGAAATTATAAATGAATTTTATGATAATAGATTACCATATTATCAAAAAAGAAAAGATTTTATTTTAAGTGAGTTAGTTAATAAAAAGGAAAAATTAGATAATTTATATAAATTTTTAGCATTAGTGATATCTAAAAAAATTAAATTAAATAATGTTAAAATAATAGATATTAATAAATCATTAGAAAACTATGGATTTTCTAAAATAGACGATAGTTATAATTATTTATTAAATATTCCTCTAATTAGATTAACTGCTGATGAAATGATAAAAATTGAAAATAAACTTAATGAAATAAATAATGAAATTATTTATATTACAAATATTAGTGTTGAAAAAATGTGGTTAAACGATTTGAAAAATGTTAATAAGCAATTATCTTAAATCTTGTAATCATTTTTATAACCCTTAGATGAATTTATGTATCGTTTAGTGATGCATAAATTTTCATAAGCTCCGATTAATTCTGGTGACATTTTATTATTAAATCCATATAATATAGAAATTTTATGGTCGATTGTAGGATAAAAACGATGTGTATGTTTAAAATTTTTATATATTATAATATATTCATTATCATAATAATCATATCCATTCCAATCATTAAATAATAATTTTTTATGTTTTCTGGTTTCAGAAATAACTTTATTTCTATAAAGTGTGAATTCTTTTTTACTTATTTCAACTTTATAATTTTTATTATATAAACGTCTTATTGTGTTGACACTTTTTTCCCGTATTTCTAAATTAGTTAAGGCTGATTTAGAACCATATTTTTTAATATTAGTCTTTTCTTGCTTGTCTTTTATTATATCCAATTTTGATGGATTTGTAGTACCGTATTTTTTAAGAAACGTATTTACTTTTTTTGAATTATTACATATTTGAGAACAACAATATTCTAATGTTGAATTTTTTGTGTTTTTATTATATTTTGAATATGATAAATCTTTAATTTTTCCACACTTATCACACTTCACTTTAATTAATTTATGCGAATTTAATGGTAAATCTTTAATTTCAACATTGATAATATTTGTTGTAAATATATAGCCTTTATCTTCGTAGTATTTTATTATTCTATTAGATTTATATATTTTAACATGAGTTGATAAAATCATTAATTATTATATATATTTTAATGTATATATAAATAAAGAGTCGTTCTAAATGATATTATTATCATACTAATCTGATAAAATAAAAGAATTAGAAGAATATACTAATAAGACTATTCAGGAACTTTGGCTCGGTGATTTATCGGAGTTAAAAAGAGAACTTAAAAAATTAAATTAATTATTTTTTATAAAATAAAAACAATTTTCAAATTTATTAATATATGTATGTGATATCTTTTATAGTAAAATAAATAAATAAATTTAACAATGAAAAAACTTAAATCTTTATTCATCGCAATCATTATTATGGTTGCATCTGCCTTTACATTGAATGCACAAGTTTTCAATTTTACGGCTTATGAGTATAATTATCAGTATACTGGTTATAACTGGAATGGATGGGTAAACTGTAATGTACCCATATCCGTTAATTTGAATAATAGTACAATACGTATTTATAATGCCTTAAATCAATCTTTTACTTGTACAAATATTGAATATAATGGGTATGATAGTGATGGTGATTATAAATTAACTTTACGTTGTGTTGATAATAACTATATTAATTGTCGTATAAGGATAATTGACCGAAGTGATGTTAGTCAATTTTATGTAGATTATTCAGATGTGACGTATGTGTATAATTTAAAAGATTAAAAAAAATATTAAAAAAAACACGGTTTTAAACCGTGTTTTTTTTTATAAATTATCTTCTTGAACATCATCGATATATTGTTGGTACTTGGAATTAACAGAAATATTTATTTTTTTAGCAATATTTGGGTAATGCAGTAAGTCACCGTTATTTTCAGCATAAAATATTTTTTCAGCTTCGATTATATCTTGCATATCTTCTTCTCTTGTTGAAATTATATCTCCATTATAACCTCTGTAATATATATCATATACAGTTACATCATCTTCATTTTTAGAAGCTTTTGAAACTACTAATCCAACTAATCCATGACCACCCATATTTTTAGCCCAAATTAAATCACCTATTTGAAATTTTTCTGCAATAGTTGATATATTTTCTTTAGTCATTTCGATTATATTTAACGATATATTATTATCGTTGTTATTATTTTCTTTTGTATTGAATTCTTCAAATAATTTAATATGGTTCATATTGATAAAATATTTTTTATTATATATTAAATATTTATTAAAAAAAATAATTATCTTTGATTTTTATTTTTGTAGTAAAATAATAATATGAGTTATAATATTAGAACGCATAGTGACTTCAAAAAGTATTATGATACTAAGTATAAGCAAAATATTTGGGTATTGGGATATTTTGGTGGTGGTTCTATTAATATTATTGACGCTTATAAAATTTCAGTACAATTTGCTAAATCCGTTGGAGTACCATTAAACACTATTAATATAGATGAAATTTTTATTTCTCGAAGATATAAAGGATTTAAATATATATTTTCTTCTATTGATGACCAAAAATCTGAACCAGATTCTTATCAGATGGAAGATGTTCTTATTTGGTTAAGAGATTAAAAAACTTTATTATGAGTGATAATAACACGAACGACTTTGGACTTTCAAATGCATTAAAGGATTTTAAAAATAAATATCCCACTATAACAAGTGCAGATATGCAAACTTTTATTTTAGGTTGGCAAGCTGCCGAAAAAGTTTATAAAAAAACGAGTTGGTAATATAATCAAACAATAAAAACATGGAAGAAGAAAAAGTAATTAGTAAGATTAAAACGTCCAGAATTCATGGTGAAGATGGTTGCGTTATAATTTTTATTACCGATGATAATGTCGTTTATGAAGATAAGGTTATGATTAACTTTGAAGATGAACAACATTATTTTGAGGTTAATGATATTAAAATTACCGATGATAATAAACTTTTGGTTGAAGCTAATGAAGTTGGATATTGGGCATCAAAATTTAATAAAAAGAAAAATTTTGATTTACGGTCATTATCTGGAATTGATATATTATTAGTTAAAGATAAATCGGTTTTATCTAAAATTGATGAAATGTCTCTGAGATGTTAATTAATTTTTTATTAATAAATTTAGTTTTATATTTGAATAATTATTTAGATTATATAATTTCTACTTATGTAGATAAACGTTATAATTTATTATTCGTAACTATAAACAGTTCTTTTAAATTTTGTAAAACGACAGGTAGCTCAGTTGGTTCAGAGCGCACACTTCAATCTTAGCGGATTGGCCAGATGAAATAGTCTAATTATATTATTAAGGATAGAGTCAGTGTGTAATTGACACGGACAAATTCCTGAACATGTAAGGTGATTATTTCGGATGGTACTTGTGTGAGGTCGGTGGCTCGTATCCATCCTCGCTGACTAATAAAAAAAAACATGGAAAAAACCATTAGAAAAACGAGTATTGATGTTGTGAAACAAATTCTCAATGAATGTCGTTTTTCTGAGGGTTTTGACTGTATATCAATTTTAGAACCTTCTGCTGGTTCTGGCGATTTAATCGATGATATTTTAAAATTAAATTCTGGAATAGAGTTTGACATCGACTGTATTGAATTAAATCAGGAATTAAGAAATCAATTAAAACAAAAAGGTTATAACGTAGTTGGTGTGGATTTTTTTAAATTCGACACTAAAAAACGTTATGATTATATTATTGCTTGTCCGAATTTCAAAGATAACATTGATGTTGAACACATCATACATATGTATAAATTTTTGAAAATGGGTGGTAGTATCGTTTCTTTAACCCATCCAGCGTGGACTATTCAAAATTCAGAATGTCAAGTTAAATTTAGAAAATGGTTGGAAGATAAAAATTATTATTTGAAAATGTTGAAAGATAATTCTTTTGTTGAAAATTTTAAAACTCAACCATCAATGATTATTAGAATTGATAAACAAAAATTATGATTACTGAATATAATAAATTTAGGATTGATAGAATGAAAAAACCAAATGACGGTAATAGAACGTTATTTGAATCAATTATTCATATAGAGGTTATTAAAGCTTTAGAAGATTGGGTAAAACTTAATGTGAACAATTGTGTATTAATTAATGGAATAGCATTATCATATTATGTTACACCTCGAATGACACAAGATGTTGATATGTTATTTTTAACAAAAAATGATATACCACTATCATTAAAAGGGTTTAAAAAAACTCGTAATGGTGCATTTCAACATAATAAAACACATGTGGAAGTTGAAGTTATTATACCACAATCCATAAATCTTCGAGTTGATTTAGCAGAACAAATTTTTAAAACTGCCATTAAAAACGATAATATTTATGTTGCGTCACCAGAAGGTATAATTGTTTCTAAATTAGGTAGATTTAGTAAACAAGACCAAGCAGATATTGAGAATATATTGTTTTCTCAAAAAATAGATTTATCTATTTTTAATTTAACAGAAGAAGAATTAGAAAAATTCAACAAATTAAAAGAAGAAACTATTATATTAATGAAAAAATTAAAAATGAAAAAGATTAATTAAAGATTAATATTTTAATGAAAAAAACTAAAAATATGAAAAAGAAAGAGTCTGAAAGTAATTTATTAGCTTTATCGATTTTTTTATTTGGTTGTGTTGGTGTATTTTTTTCTTTATGTCTCGGTTACGAGATTGATATTAAAGTTGTTAAAAAGAAAATAAATACAACTTCCGAATGATGTGTTTCACGTACAATATTGAACCAACGAGTACAATAATTAAAGATTAATGAAAAAAATAATAGTATATAAAAATCATGATAAACATTTATTTGGAAAAATATTCCAGATAAGATTAAAAGAAGCATTGGGTCGTCCAGAGTGTCCATATTTATTTCGCTGGTCTTTAATTATTTTTGGTTTTACTATTCGTCTACATCATTGGATTAAATCTGATGACCGTAGGTTTTTTCACGACCACTCCTGTGATTTAATTTCGATTATTATCAAAGGATGGTATTATAATGTTATACCAGATGAAAATGGTAATCCAGTTAAACATTTAGCACAGGCATGGAAACCACGTAGAATGAAAGCTGAACAAAGACATTATCTTGATATTCCTAAAGGTGGTGCATGGACTATATTACTTTGTAGTCGGCCTTATCATAAATGGGGATTTTATGTGAATAATCATAAATGGAGACCTCTTCGGTACTTCAGTAAATACGGAATAATTCAAGATGAAAACTATCAATAATTGATAGTTTTTTGTTTTAATTATATTTACTCTATAATAATCTAATATTTTATTATATTTGTATTTAAGTTAAAACTGAAAAAATTATTCAAAGATGATAAAGAATTTTTTAGTTAACTAAAACTTTTTCAGTGTGTTTGAATATAAGAAAATAAAAAATAATATGGAATTTCCCTCTACTAAAAATGATTTTGGAACTGATTATTTAGATGCTAAAAAATATGAAAATTTAGCATTAGAATATTATAAAAACATAAAACATCTTAATATAGTTGAAAACCTAAACAAAGAGGATTTAAAATTTTTTGATTTAATTGTATATGATAAAAACGGTGAAATCGATTGTTATATAGAAGTTAAACATGATAAATATGTAGCATTAAATAATCATTTAGCAGTTGAATATGAATGTAGCGGGATACCCTCTGGTATAGAAACCACTAAAGCTGAGAAATTTATATTTATTAGTTCTGAACCACTAAGTGCTCAACATATAATGTATGTTTTCAAAACAAAAGAATTACGTGAATTTATAATAAATAATGAAGGTAAAAGACATTCTGATACTTGTCTTATGATTCAATATGGCACTGTTAGAAATAAAACTAAAGGGAAATTTTACAGAATTGATTTAAAATATCTCGAAAATATTTATGAAGAAATAGATGTGACTAAATATATCGAGTGTGGATTAATAACAAATCCTGATTTATAATTATTCATTAAAAATATATTCGAAGATGACCCAGATTTTGCAATTTAGAGGTGAATATAGATTTTTATCTAATTTTTATCCAGTTAATATAGAATATGAAGGTATTGAATATCCTTCCGTTGAACATGCTTATCAAGCTTGTAAATCTGTTGATGATAATATTCGGTTGGAAATTTCTAAAATGACTACTGGTAAAGCTAAAGAATTTGGAAAAACAATAAAATATCGAGAAGATTGGGTCGATGTTAAAGTCCCGCTAATGAAAAACCTTTTATTATTAAAATTTCAAAATGAAGAATTAAAACAAAAATTGATTTCAACTGGCGATGATTTTATAGTTGAAGGTAATGACTGGGGTGATACTTTTTGGGGAGTTTGTAATGGAAGAGGTCATAATATGCTTGGTGTTTTATTAATGTATGTGAGGTGGCACATTAAAATTTTATAATATGTTTAAAATTGAAAAATTTAAAGAGTACGAAATCAAATTAATGCCAAATTATTTTGATATTCCAAAATCAATTTTTACTATAAATAAAACTTATGATAATGGTAAAATATATCAAATTTATTTATCTTATTTTTTAAATGAAAAAGGTGAAATTGATATTATCAAATTAAATAAAATGTTGATTAATTTTATTGATTTGTCAAGACAAGGTTTTTATGGTACAAGTGAAGGTTATTTTTTAAATATATCATATATTAGTTTATATTATGCTAATTCTAATAAATCCGAAATTTATTTTGATAAACCATGTCGAGATGAAAATGTTGAAAAATTTCAGAAATATACAGATATAGTTTATTATGAACCAATTAATTTAATAGATTTAAAATGTGAATATAATCTCGCATTTAAGACATCGGATGAACAAGGATTTATGAAAATTTACAACATTGGTATAAAAAAAACCACACCATTTTATAAAGATGATGATGATAAGAATAAAATAATTTCATTATATGACGGTGTTTATCAATTAAAAGATTATGATAAGTATATTTTAAATGAAGAACGAAAAGCTAAAATAAAAGAAATAATTTCTTAATTAAGATATTTAAGAATGGTTAACGAATTAAGGTTATATGCTTATTATTTATCGGAAGAATTAAGAAAAATGAATTCTACTTATGGTGAGGTATATTATTCTTTAAGGACTTTTTACGAAAATGGTATTATCAATAATAAAATTTACAAACAAACTAAAAGAATAAATAAAATATTTTGGTTACAACACCAAAGATGTTTGATTATAAAATTTGCTGCTAATTATAATATGAATTTGAAATTAAAAACATTTGATGAATTTAATTTGTGTAAAATTCGACAGAAAAAAATAAAATCTATTCTTAATGAGTGATATTATATATTATGATAAATATACTGAAAAAGAATATAAAATTATTTCTATTAATAAACATCAGGTAACACTTAATCCAATAGATACTAATAAAAAAAAATATTTTGGTATCGAAGCGTTTCATAATAGATTTACAACAAGTAAACTTGAAATACGGAAATTAAAAATAAAAAAAATATTGGAAGATGTCTGTGACTGAATTGTTTCCGAATAAATTTTATAATATTAAAAATTTTAAAACGTATCATTTAATTAAGAGTGATGGGAATTTTGTTCTTTTAATTGAAGAAAAGTCAGATGTTGAGATACAAATAAATGTTTTAGAATTTATTAATTCATACACAAACAACATCAAAGAAATACGAAAACTTAAAATAGATGATATTTTAGAATAAAATATTTTAAACAAAAAATGTTTTTATGTATATAAGAAAATAAAAACATTATGACAGATTTGTCTTGTTTAAGTACTGAATATTGTAAAAGATTTTATGTTAGTGTATTACCTTCCAGTTTAAACTTAAATAATTTTCCTTCGGAAAGATATATGGTTGCTTTTCTAAATAAAGAAAGCGATAGTCTTGAAACTTATGTCGAATGTTTTAATGAATCTAACTTTACTTTAAATATTAAAGATATAGGCACTATAAAAAGAAATCATTTAAAATTAAACATATCTCAAAGCGAATTTGAAGTAATGTATGCTGTATCTAAACCCAAAGTGATACATTATACTCAATATACTTTAAATGACTCTAAAAACAATCCTATATCATTAATTAAATATGATAATCTTTATGAAGAGATAATGGTTGTTGAATATAAAAATAATATTATATCAGTTCAGGGTTATACACCAGACCCTTGGTTCAAGAATGATGTAACCAGTGATTATAGATACAGTCCAATTTTTTTATCTATAAATAAGAAAATTATTGGAGAAAAAATAATTAAATAAATATATTAAAACATTAAAAAAAAAATAATTAAAATGAATAAAACAATAAAAAAACGACCCTGTCTAATCGGTATTTCTGGTAAGATAGGGTCGGGTTAAATGGAAAAGATGCTTTTTCTGAAAAATTTATACAATATTCTGAAAAACAAGGTGTTAAATTTGAAAATAAAAAATTTGCATACGATTTAAAATTTATAGTTTCTTATTTAACAGGATTATCTATGGAAGAAACTATGTCAAGAGAAGGTAAATTGAAATTTCTACCAGAGTGGGGTATGACGGTCGGTGAAATGCAACAAAAAATAGGCACTGAAGCTATCAGGAATAATTTACATCATGATGCGTGGGTATTATCATTATTTTCGAAATATCATCCTGAAACAGATAACTGGATTGTTTCTGATGTTAGATTTAAAAACGAGGCCGATTATATCAAAAAAATGGGTGGTTTATTAATAAGATTAAATGGTGACCCAACAAGTTTAAGAGGAAATGACCAGCGAGATATGAATCATGCCTCGGAAGTAGAATTAGATAATTATGATGGTTTTGATTTAATATTTGAAAATAAACCACCGATTGAAAATTTAGACCGAATTATAAATGAGGTTGTTTTAACAATGAACCGTTTAAATAAATAAGTATATCATGGTAAATTTTGAAACTGAGAAAATATTCCTTAAAAGAATTAGGGATTTACAAGAAGATTTTGACAACAGGATTTTAGACTTGAAGAGGGAATTTTATACAAAAATATCTAAAGAAGAAATATCGAAAAATACTTCTAAAATAAATCCTATTATAAAATCTACCGAAAAACATGTTAAAATTGATACGATTGAAAATAATAAGGAAACAAATGATGATATTTTTGAAATATTAGATGAAGAATTATATAAAAATATGAAATTAGAATTTAATCAAGATGAAGATTTCATGTCGTATAATCATATAATTGGTTATTATTCAATTGAAGTTCAGAATAGAGAATATTGGTTTAAAAAGATTGTTTTTGACCATTTTAATAGGTTAAAGGAATTTTTTGAAAATAATGATTTATCTTTTCTTGATTATCAAACCATATTTGATAATATTGGAATAAAATTTATTAAATCTAAATCAGAAAGAAAAAATTATATTTACAAAACAATGTCCTTTGAAGAATTGGAGAGTAAGTTACATTATTATTATTCCACTAATAATAAAAAATGGTTTAGAAGATATTGGAAGAAAATTATTGAAGAAAATCCAGATAAAGTAAACGAATTAAAAATAGAATATAATCCTATGTTAACAACATTTAATATTATATAGTTCATGGTAGATTGTTATCATTATAAAGAACTTATTAAACATTTAAAACATGAATCGATTTACAGACCGTTGGTCGTCAAAATAGATAATATATATTATTTACTTGATATGTTAATATTTGAACCAAAAGCAGCGTTAAAATTATTTAAAATTGATATGGAAAAATTTGAATTAATAGAAGATTCAAAACTTATTTATGAATTAGTTGGGAATATTAATCCTAAATATCTTAAATTAGAGGAATTATATAAAATTATAATTCAACAAAGAAGAAAAGAAAAAATATCATCATTATATGAATAAATTTGTTATATTAAAAGTTGAAATTCCAAAAGAAATAACAGCTAATGAATTTGATGATTTTACCGAATATTATAAAAATATAGAAACAGAATTAAATCAAAATAAGGTCGATACAGAATTTAAAATGATTTTTATACCATCTGATAAATATAATATATCGATTTTATATCCAAATATGAATATATCAAAAAAAGAATTGAATAAAATATTGGATGAACAAAATGAGAATAAAAAAACATTGAATAATTTGGATGAAATGACAAGAAAATATCCAGAACTTAATAAAAATGTGAAACAGATTTTAAGAAAATTAAAAATAATCGAGATTTCGGATTTTTAATACTCGAATTTCTTTCTTGATATAAGGTAATAAATTTTCTAATGTATTTTCTTTTTTAATCATTCTATATTGACCTTGTGATATTTTAATCCATAGTGAATTAAAACGATTATTTGTTTCGATAAACATTATTCTCTCATTATTCACTTTTAAAATATATGAAACTGGACTTTCACAAGTAAAGCCCAGTTTATATAGTTCATTTACATTTTCATCCATTATATATTCTTCTGAAGATTATATTTTTTGAGGATTCTGTCTAAGTTTTTCTTAGCTTCATCTTTTGATATATTTAAATCAAAATTTGACAATGCTAAATAATTTGCAGATACAGTTTCGAAACCATCTTTTGGTTCAATTGTACAACCAGAATCTAAAAAATTTACTACGGTTGTAATACCGATATTGTGTGCCATAGCAACCAGACCACTATTTGTTATATAATGTGTTCTTATTACTTTATTAGAATATTCTTCAAAAATGTTTCTAACTTTAATTACACTATCTTCTTTTTCAATAAAATGTTCAAAACGATTATTAAGTATTGCAATATAATAAATCATAGCAGCATCTTGAAGTTCAGGATTATTTTTAAACTCATCCCATGAGATGTGGTCGATTTCTAAACATATCCTACAAGCTTCACCAAATTGATATCTTCCCCAATATTGTGACCATAGGGTGTCTCCATTTATTACTTCATTTGGTCGCCTTGCAGCGTAATTGGTAGCTGATTCAAATAAACTTAATTCATGAATAAATTTTTGGGCGTTTAAAAAATTTACTTCAACAGGTACATACTTCTCGGTTGGTACTTTTATTTGATAATATTGTACATCATTCGAGATGGAACTAAAAAATATAAAACCGATAATTATTACTAAACCAGTAATTATAGGTTTTAGTATTTCTCTGTTTTTTTGAAAAATTCTCATACGTTTTTAAATTAGTTTGGTTACAAAAATAATAATAATATTTAATATATAAAATAATATATACATTAAAATCAATTTATTCTTTATGGCTATATTATTAAAAGAGACTAAATTCAGTCAGTTAGCTGTACCAGAAGCTGGATATATTCTTCTTGGTCTTGATAGTGAAACTGGTAATATTAAATATATGGATTCAACAGGGGAAAGTCAAACCTTATCTATTGATGTTGGTGGTGATATAACTGGTGATTCGTCTGTTATTGGTTCGACTGCGAGTGGTGCAACATATGGTTTATATTATCTCGCAAATGGATTGAATGTTACACCAACTGGTAATTATTCTCATCCCGAAGGTAATCAAACAACTACACTTGCTGCTTATTCTCACGCTGAAGGTTATAAAACAACTGCAAGTGCTGTTTATGCACACTCCCAAGGTGAATACACTACGGCTGCTGGTATAGCCAGTTTAACGGGGGGTATAGGTTCTGCAACATATCTTGTTATTGCAAGTGGTTCTGCTGCGGTTAATATTTCATCAACAAATACACGAATGTCTGACATTACTGGTAGTAATAGTGCTATATTAGGTGGTGTTGATAATCTTATTGGTAATAGTACATCATCGGTTATTATAGGTGGTACTTTAAATACAATTAATGGTATTAGTAATAACGGTATATTTGCTGGTGTTTCTAATACAATAAATAATACATCACAAAATAGTGTAATATTAGGTGGTGATACTAATGTCATTAACACAGCTGGTATATGTGATGCAATAATAGCTTCTACTAATTCATCGATTGCTTCCAGTTCTTCTTATGTTTCTATCATTGGATTATCTGGATATACAGCTTCAAGTTTTAATAATGTTATATATATGCCTTCTATTGCTTTAGTTAATTCAACCGCATCACCTAATGTTAATGGTGCTATAAGATATAATGGTACAACATTTCAAGGTTATAAAAGTGGATGGATATCGTTAGAAAGACCAACTGATTATGTAACCACAGGTACAACCCAAAGTATATCAGGTGCTAAAACATTTAGTGCTGCTACAATATTTTCTTCAACAGCAGCGTTTTCTTCAACAACAACATTTAGTGGTAGAATGACATGTTCGAATGTTATTACTGAATCATCAGCATATCAAGCTTATAATTGGGGTGCTGATACAACTGTTACTTATATACCACCATTATGTAGGACACTTTCAATAAATATTACCCAAACTGCACAATATGTTGATAGTACATTATATATAGATTTAGATAATAATCAAATTACACCGACTGCTGGTAGTGTAGGGCATGTATTATTTGTAACTTTGACTATAACAACAGATAATGTTGGTACATCATATGTAATTTTTAGAGATTTTTCTAATAACACAATATTAACTTTAAATCAAATGGGTAGTCTAACAAGAACATATTCTGTAATTCTTATGTGGACTTCAACTTACGCTGTGACTTCAAAGTGGAATTATTTAAGTCAATATTATTAAAAAAAAATATTAAAATAATGAAGTGGTTTAAAAACGTTGATAAAATTTATTGTGTTAATTTATCTGGTGCAACTGAAAGAAAGGAATTAATTGTAAATGAATTTACAAAATTAAAGATATTAAATAATATAACATTTATAGATGGTGTATATAATGAAGATGGTGCATACGGCTCTGATAGAGCTAAAATTAATATTATAAAAGATGCTAAAGCTAATAATTATTCTAAAATATTAATATTAGAAGATGATATAGTTTTCAATGAATTAACTGGTGATTTAATAAATAATATATTTGATAATTTACCTGATAATTGGGATTTATTTTATTTGGGTGGGTTTCTACATAGAAATGTCGCATATGAAACAAAAGATGGAGAATCTATAAGTGATTATATGAACCGAAATCAATATACAAAAATTGCAGATAATATTTTTAAAGTAACAGGTGGACAGATAACTATGATGCACAGTGTGTGTATAAAAAATACAATGTTTGATTTAATATTAGATAAATTTGAAAAATTAGAAAAAATAACATGCACGACTGATGTTATTGAACATTGGGTAAACTGTTGTATTCAAAATTCAAATGATTATAACATATATTTTTCGATACCTTATATTTTTACACAACGTAATAATAATTATAGTTATATTTTAAAAGGTGAATTTAATTTAAATACATTTAACGATATATATCAGGAATTATTGAAATATTAAATGGAATTAAATTTTAAAAATCGTCAAATAGATGGTATTGAAATAGATATTACATATAAATGTAATTTTAAATGTTCAAATTGTAACCGTTCTTGTGATGTTATAAATTCTAACGAAGAAATGTCAATTAATCAAATTGAAAGTTTTATTAAAGAAACAATAATAAAAAATAAAATATGGAAATATATTAGATTAATAGGTGGTGAACCAACACTTCATTCAAAATTCTATGATATTTTAAATTTAATAATTGATTATAAAAAAGTTTATAATCCAAAATTAGAAATACATATGACTACTAATTATATTTCATCCGAAACAAAATCGATTGTAAATTCAGAAATTGTAAAAAATAATATTAAAGTTTATATTAGTGATAAATCAAATGAACGTATAGATTCATTTCATAAATTCTATATTGCTCCTGTTGACGTGGATTATTTTAAAAATGATATATTTGAAGATGGATGTATATTATATGAAAGTTGTGGTGTCGGTTTAAATTTATATGGTTATTATCCTTGTCCAATAGCAGCTAATATAGATAGAATTTTAGGTTTAGATGTTGGTTATAAATCAATACCAGAAGATAATGATGATATGAAACACATTTGTAAAGAATTATGTAAATATTGTGGCCATTATAAAAATAATAGATTACAAAAGGAAAACGAACCACCTATTATATTACATGAAAGTAAATTTAGTAACTCTTGGAAAAAAACATTAGAAAATTATTTTACAAATAAACCAAAATTAACAAAAATATATACTATAAAATAAATTTATTCAAATGACATTATTAGCAAGTGGTGATTTAAGTATATTATCAACAGCTGGTACAAATAGAAGTATATCTCAAGAAGTAGATAGGAATGTAACAGCACCTAAAACTTTAAACGGTTTGAGAGGTAATGGTTTAACAACTGCGTTACCAGTTCAAATGAGTGATTTTTATAGTCATACACAACCCTATATTGATTATGGTTCAATAACATATACTGTTAATTCATCAACACACGTAGATGCATATCGTCCTGTAAATTTAGTAAACAAACTTGGTTTACAATGGACTGTTATTTTATATGGTTATGTATTTAGTTTAGATTCAACCAGTACAACAGATTTATATTATAGGATAGCTGGTGGTTCTTGGATTAATTTTTTATCATTACCATCTGGTGGTGGTACTGATAATATTTATAAAACAATAACAATGACATCTTCAAATACATTAGATGTGAGAATAAATGTGAATAATGAAAATGCTAATGCAGCACGAGGTATTATTAATATATATAGTGTAGAAGATAATGGTTCGACACGTATTCCTTATATAGGAACTTTAAGTCTTTGGACTTCGGATATTTAAAATTACTTTAATAATTTTATTAAATCAGTCATCAAAATAGATATTAATTTTTTCCCTTCTATTTCAACATCTGGAATATTTTTTATTATAGAATATTTATCATTACCATCTATTTCTAATTTAGATAAATGTTCTTTTAAAATTGCGTGATGTGCATAATAATTTTTTAATTCGGATAAGAATTTAGTTAAATCAAATCCCTCTTTATTGTTATATTTAATCATCTTCAATTCATTATCTTGGTTTTCAACCATGATATACCATATACTTTTTTTAGAAATTTTTATATTCTCTAAAAAATTATATGCCTGTTGAGCCTTTGTATTTTTAGGAAATTTAGCGATTTTACCAATAAAATTTACATTCTTATCATTTGAATTTGACATATATTAATATTGTATGTTTTATTGTATATATTTAAAATAATTGGTCGTATTTGGAATATTTGTATTTTTTATACATTTAAAATATATTCTATATATCCAGAATTGAATATTTTTAATTTTTTATAATTTTGTGAAAGAAAACCACGAAATCTTCAGTTTCGTGGATGAATTTCACTTTTTAGTATATATTAACCTTGTTGCTCAATATATTTCCTAATAGTATCTGGATTTGCATCACCAATTGAACACACAAAGTAACCATCAGACCAGAAGGTGTGTTCTTTCAAAAAATGTTGTTGTAGATAATTTGGGTATAGTTTCCAGATATTAATAGTTGAAATTTGCTTTAATCTTCTTACAATTGAAGTTAATGATAATTTAGGTGAGTATGAAATTAAGAAATGTATATGATTTTTGTCGGTTTCCATAACTTCAATATCAAAATCAGATTTTGTTGATATATCCAACATAATTTGTTTTATGGTCGTATCCAAAGTACCAAATAACAGATGTTTCCTATATTTACACACAAATATTAAATGACATTTAATTATATACTTTGAATGATTTTCTCTGTAATATTTAGACATAATTAAAAATATTTACTAAATTTGACAACTTTTTTGTAAATATATATATATATATATAATAAGATATGAAAGTAATTAAAAAATCATACAAATTTGAATTAAAACCAACCAAACAACAAGAAATTTTGTTGAATAAACATTTTGGTTGTAACAGGTTCATATTTAATTATTTTTTAAATCAAAGAAAAGATGAATATTTAAAAGGTGACAAGAGTTTAAATTATTATAAACAAGCAGAATATTTAACGGAACTCAAAAAGAAAGAAGAATATATTTGGTTAAAAGATGTTAATAGTCAATCATTACAACATTCTTTAAGACATCTTGATACTGCATATATCAATTTCTTTAAAAAATTAGCCCAATTTCCAAGATTCAAATCCAGAAAAGATAAGAATTCGTTTCATATCCCTCAACACATTAAATTAATAGATAAAAAGGTTTACTTACCTAAATTTAAAGAAGGTATAAAAGTCAACCATAAAAATACTGAGATTTCTAATATAAGAAATTGTACTGTTTCAAAAACGTCAGTTGGTAAATACTATATAAGTTTTCTTTGTGAGGTTAATTATGAACCTAAACCAAAAACTGGTAAAGTTGTAGGGATAGATTTAGGAATAAAAGATTTTGTAATAACATCAGATGGAGTAAAATTTGAAAATCATAAATACACAATTAAATATCAAAAGAAATTAAAGAGAGAGCAACAACATTTAAGTAGAAAGAAAAAAGGAAGTAACAATAGAAATAAAGAAAGAAAAAAATTAGCAAAAATTCATGAGAAGATAACCAATTCTCGGAATGATATGCTGCATAAAGTAAGTTCTAATTTGATAAATAATTATGACATCATTTGTTGTGAGGATTTGAATATTAAAGGTATGTCAGCAAGATGTAAATCAAAACAAGATGAAAATGGTAGATATATCCCGAATGGTCAAGCTGCTAAATCAGGATTAAATAAATCAATTTTAGATGTTAGTTGGGGAAAATTCTTGACATATTTAGATTATAAATCTGATTGGAATGATAAACAAATAGTGAAAATAAGCAGGTGGTTTCCATCATCGAAAACATGTCATAATTGTAAATTCATTTTACAAGACTTACCAACAAATGTAAGACAATGGGTATGTCCTGTTTGTGGTGAAAAACATGATAGAGATATAAATGCTGCTAAAAATATTAAAATAGAAGGTTTAAATCTTCTCTCGACAGGAACTGTCGAGTACACCTATGGAGACGGAGGTTACGAAGTCTGTGAAGTAGGAAACCACTAAATCTTTTAGTTTAGCGGTGGTTCATATAATAATGAATAATTAATATTAGATTTTTTATATTTTTTTAAGTCGTTGTTATTAATGAATTTTTTAATTATTTTTTCATCATGTGTTTCTTTAATGATGCAGTCAATAATGTTTATTCTATCATTCATATTGAAAATATTTAAAATTTTTGATTTTATAATATCTTTTTTATATAACCAGTCATCTTCATATATATGAATTAATCTAATATTCTTAGATAAACATTTTTCCGTTTTATATTAATTGTTTCATTTTTAATCATTTAGTTCCTATGTTTATTGTAATACCTTGGCACTCCATAATTCCAAAAATTCCGCAGAACTAATGTGGATTCATGCATCCACACAGACATTTTTTCAAGTTTCATTAGAAACTCATTTGTGATTTCATTACCGAATATGTAGTGAGAAAATGTTTTCTTGTATAAATTATTCTCATAATCAAATCTTTCATCTGGATTATAATCGTGTCTATGGTTTAATTCATATAATTCTTTAATATGTATATTTTCATCAATCATAAAAGATTTTATTTTTTAATATATATTAAAAAATTAACACTTAAAAATGAAAACATTCTCTCAGTTTATAAATGAAAACAACAATGATTCTGAAAATGGTATATTAATGTTTCGTGCAGCTACTAAAGGTGGTAAGTATGCTATTGAAGTATATAAAAATAAAAATATGCATGGTGAATATTTTGATGTTAAAGATATTACAAATGGTAGTACAAGAGGTGGGGCTTCCAGAAATACTTTAGAAGAAATCAAAATTTATTTGGCAAATAGTATATGGAGTAGTAAAGCGATAGATGGTATAAATTATATTATATCGTTAGATAATATTGGTATAGATGAAGATTTGAAAGAAATCGAAGAAATTGAAACGGTGACACATTCACCAGAATTTAAACAGTGGATAGCTAACATGGGTGAAGATGATATTAAAAATTTGGAAATAGAAGCTCAGAAATTTTATAAAACTAATCCAAATAAAGCATCAATATTAAGAAGAAAATTTTTTGTTGATAAATTTAAAAATTTAAAAAATGTATCATAAATTATATGAAAACTAAATTCAAAGATTTTTTATTTGAAAAACGAGTTGTCCGTGAAGAAAGAATCGAAATATTAAAAGATGATAAATATATAGTCGTTGCACCATTATCCGAAGAAGCGAGTTGTAAATATGGTGCTTATACTCATTGGTGTACATCTAATCCACATTCTGGTGCTTGGTCAGATGATTATGTTAATGGTGAAAATCAAAACAAATTGATTTATATCATACAACGAAATTATAACATGACACCAGAAAACAAAGAGAAATCTGATGAATATTATTATCTAAGTAGAAAAATAGAAAATCAGGATTTTGAAAATGAAGAAGATGAAGAAAGAACCCAAGAAATATATGGTGATTTACATGATGATGAGAAATCATTAGATTTTTCGAAAATTGCCATTGAATATAATAAAAGAAATAATAATTTTGTTATTTGGAGTGCTAATAATATTCCAATATCGGAAACCAGATATTATACGATAGATAATCTTCCAATAGATGACTATATTATAGATAAAATAAAAGAATTTTGTAAAACATAAAACGTTTGTATTTTTATTTAATATAATAATATATTCATATCTTATTTTCTTTTGTTCATGTAATAAATATATTCATTAAAGTAAAAAATTATTTTTTATTAAATATTATCATTTACATTTGTGGAAATAATTCTAACTTAAACTTTTATGAAAAAATTTTTATTAATTTCCAATTTTATAGTTTTAACAACTGTACTTGGATTAACACAAGAAACTACTAATACTGATTTTGGAACATCATCAGTTTATTTAACTGGTGGAATATCACAAATAACAGGTTTTTTTGGTGCTGAAATCTATGATGGGACAAGTAGTCTCGATTTAGGTTTTGGTTCTATTACATCTCCAATAAACGGTGAATCAGCAACTACATTTGGAATGGGGGTTGAGTATTTATGGAAAACCCCAATATGAAAGTTCGATGTATGTTTCTTTTGGTTTTATGTCAAATGGTGTAGTGTATGATTATTGGGATAATATGGGTGGTCAGGAAACAAAATTCGAAACATCTTATACTTTGTTATGTGGTTATAGATTAGCTAGTGTGAAAATTGTTGAATTAAAAGGTGGTGTTGGATATTTTTGGGCTGCCGATTTAAACGGTCTAACTTATGAGTTGAAACTTGGTATAAGATTATGGCAAAAATAAATTAAGTTCTAATTAAATAAACAAACAAAAATTATGAAAAAGTTCTATCTTTTAATCGTAACTTTGATGATAGTGTTATCATCATGTGAACCCGTTGACACTACACCAGATTGTGAAAAAAACAATACTGGAATATTTGAAGTAAGAAATAATTCTTCTTTTTATTTGACAGTTTATTTGTATACAAATTCTGGTTATACAAATTCGTATCTAATATTACCAAACCATATACAGTCTTATGGCGATGTATCAGCAGGTTATATTGATATTATGGTAAATTTAGATGGTCAATTATTATCGTTCGAATCATATGTGGCACAATGCGATACTAAAACATTTACATTAACTAATTGATAAAAATGATATTTTGAATATTTAAAAAGTCCCTATATAACAGGGACTTTTTTGTTTTTAAAAATCAAAAGATTTGAACCCATATTTTTTTTTATATATAAAAATATGGGAAGACCACGAAAATATTTTTTAAATGAAGATTATTTTGAAAATATAGACACACAAAGTAAAGCATATATTTTAGGATTTATATATGCTGATGGTTCAGTTAGCGAAGAACATAAACTTACTATAACAATATCAGTTAAAGATAAAGATATTTTAAATTATATTAAAAATGAATTATGTTATACAGGTTATTTAAAATTTAAACCAAATTCAAGTAATAAATATATATGTTTATCAATATACTCTAAAAAAATAACTGATGATTTAATAAAATTAGGTATAATACCAAATAAAACATATTTTTCTAAAAAAATACCAAATTATGGTAATTTTTTTAAAGAATTTCTATTAGGTTTTTTTGATGGTGATGGTTCTATTTTCAAATCAAAATATAAAAACCGAAAGGATGAATACGTTGTTAATTTCTCATGCAATTTACAAGTTTTAACAGAAATTAAAAATAAATTATTAGATTATAATATATCATCCAATAATATAAGAAGAAGATATAAAAATAATGATATAGCTTGTATGTTAGATGTTAAAGGTAGTTTAAATATTGAAAAATTTTTTAATTTATTTTATGTTAATAACAATTCATTTCATTTACATAGAAAATATGATAGATTTTTAGATTTTATTGAATTAACTAAAACATTTGAAAAAAGAAAATTTAATTTGGATTGTATTAATATGATTAAAGATATGTATATTAGTGGGTTAAAACAATATGAAATAGCAAAACAATTAAATAAAAAATTTTCTTCCGTTAGATGTGTTGTTCAAAGATTAAGAAAAGAAGGTTTGGTAATATGATTTTTATTTAAAAATCAAAAGATTCGTTTATCATTTTTTGGAAAATTTTCTTTTCTTGTTTCCTTTGTTCAATACCAATTTCATTACCTTTCAATCCAGAATTCATTAATTCTTGACCTGATACTGTTAAATTATATTCAATGAATTTGTTGGTGAATTTTTTATCTAAATTATGTATTTCTGAAAATTCTTTTATAATATCTGAATTAATATCAAATTGGTTCTGTTTCTTTTTCATATCAAATACAGTCTCAACATTTCCAATATTATTATAAAATGATATTAGAAAACAAATAATATTAGCATAATCAGATGAGAATTTAAATTCCCTAATTAATCTTTTATTAAAATCACCATTCGGAATATTTTCTAAAAACAAATATGCATACATCTGAATTAAATCTAAATTATCAATGTTAATAACATCCTCATTAATAAGAGTGTTTTTAAACATTTGATTCCACATTTTAAATCCAGTTAAATATCTTAAATATAATTTCCAAGCTGATAAATCATTATTTTTAAAGGCGTATTCCCACATTTTCCATATTTCTTCCAGAATTCTTTCTTGTGAAACATCTTCTTCTGGTGATATACCACTTAGTTGGTTATCTTTTTTAATAGCGTTAGCTGTTTCTTCATCAATTTTAAAATGTGAACGGGCAGAAAATCTCATTACCCTCAAGATTCGAAGTCTATCTTCTTTAAAACGTTCTTCTGGATTACCGACAGCTCTTATAATTCCTTTTTTAATATCCTCAATACCACCAACTAAATCAATTATTTCTTTTTTACCAATATCATAAAATAATGCATTTTGAGTTATGTCTCTTCTTAGAACATCATCTTTAATAGTGATATGTGAACCTATTTCAACTTTCTGGTCATCACCTTTTGTATTTCTACCTGATGAAATATCACGCCTGTAAGAAGCTATTTCATAACCTTTTGGTTCATCATCGGTAAATACTCTTACAACACCAAAATGTGCTCCTTGTAAATCAGTTCTATAACCTTTTAATATTTTTTGAACAATATCAGGCGTAGCATTTGTTGTTAAATCATAATCATGTGGTGTTTTACCCATGATAAAATCACGAACAACACCTCCAACTAAAAATAAATCATATCCAGCATGAGAAAATAAGTCATAAAATTCTAATATATCTTCGGGTATAAACATTTCTGTGTTTGTATTAATATTATTTTCATAAACACCATGACCAATACCACGTTTGTTTTCAAATAAATCGTATCTGGCTATTAAATAATCCCCTGAAATAAAAAATGATTTAGCATTAATTACAGCAGAAAAAACATATGGTTTACCACTATTATTAGTCATTAGACTATATTTTTTTGCTGTTTCGTAATCAATTGCGAAAAAAGTTCCGCTTTTAAATTTACCTGATTTTAATATTTTTTTAAAATTAACTGGTGTTGTTCCATGATAAACCTGTAAGAATTTTTCCCCGTTTATATCATGAATTGTTACATTATTTCTGATTGCAAAATCTAAATTAATTTTTTTATAAAAATCTGAATCATTTTCGTTTGATTCATTTATATTAAATTCATTAAATTTTAAAACGTTTTCATATTGAGGTTTATCCTTTTTATCTATTAATTCTACACCTAATTCTTCAGTAAAATTGTGTAAAACATCTCTTATTCTTTCCCATCCTTTTTTTGAATATCCAGATGTTTCTAAACTGAAATTATTTTGTTTACAAAATTTAACCATAATCTCTATCATTTTTCTTGTATGATGTTGATTTTGATATTCTTCAGATATTGATAAATATTGTATCCAAAATAAATTATGTTGATAAGGGCTTTCTGCGAGTTTAGATAAACCTATAATATTTTTATTATCAAATAAAACTACAAAAAATATTCTTTGTTCATATTTTTCAAATGAATTATGAATAGGTTTTTGAAGGTCACGATAAAAAAAATATTTTATAATATTTTCTAAATCGGGTTGTATTGGTTGCCCATTTGGTTTATATATGATATTACTTAATTCTTCTCTGCTAAGTACAATTGTGTTAATCATTAAAATAAAAATATTTTATAACTATATATAAAAATATAAAGTAAAAAGAAATGATTACCATCTTTTTTTCTCATCATTTACCCTGAAATTGGATATTCTATCTAAATTGTCCTCGGTTGGTAACGGAGAAAAACCAAATCTTTTTTTAATACTATTTCTTCCTTCTGCCCAACTATAACTTTCTTCATCATCTTTTTTGACCGCATAAATCACACCACCTTTATCATTAGATGTCCAAACATAATAGGCATTTACATTCCATTTAACACCTTTATCATCTAACATATCGTAATAAGCTTCTTTAGTGTCATGTGAAAATGCACCAACACATAATGGATTATTAGTTGCAATTAAATAATCTTCATCTGTTACTATGATATCATCTTTTTCAAATTTATAATTCTTAGGCACAACGATAATATATTCATGTTCTTTTCTGTTGCTTACATAATCTTCTTGGTCAAATAAATCTTCAGTTAACTCAGAGGATATTATATTTACTTTCGAAGTTTCAACTCTAAGAATAAAACCATCTTTATTTGAAAAATATCTCGCAATAGGCATACTGGCTGTGAAAGAAATAAATTTACCATCAGTTAATTTGTGAATGCCATTTTTTATAATATAATCAAATAACAAATCATATTTTTCTTGCATGACTTTATTATGTTTAACTTTTGCTTCCGTATAAAGTTTGGTTAATTCTGACCATTCTTTACCAATAGCTTTTTCAGCTTTTGGCCACATGGTTCCTCTAATTCCCCTATAAAGATATTTTGGTAATTTATGAGTTTTTTCTTTAATACCTTTTTTCAAAATATAGTGATTATAAAATATATACAACCAAATATATTGTAAAATATTATTTACTTTTTTAATACTTTCTTCAGATTTAACTGTGTAAGCATCCGTACCTGCTACTAATGCGTATTTTTTCATCACTTCTTTATTTGTAAATCTATCTCGTTCTGTTTGTTTCGGGTCAGTGTTTTTTACTTTTTCTAAATCTCCAAATTTATTCAATAATCCAAGTCCATTAACAGACATATTTCCACCATATATATCCCTTGAATGATAACCAATCGATGTTAATATTAAAAATTGAGTTTGGGTTTTTAAATCTTTAAAGATATTTGTACCTTTCTTTGGTATTTTGTAGTTAAGTTCAGCTATTGAGTGAATTATACTTTGAGATACCGAATTTTTCCAATGTAATATCATATGCTCTTTAATCTTGGTATATGTTTCAATATTCATACTCATCAAAGAAAATAATTCTTCAATTGAATTAAACCCAGTTAATACAGCATTTCTTAATTTGTCTCTAAAATCTGACCAATCTGAATATTGAATATTACCTTCGAATTTACCAAATACAGATTCATTTATTGAATTGAAATCATTAAAACTGTGAATACGTTTCATTATAAAAATATATTTTTCTTTATATATTTAATTTAAAAAATATTTTTGGAATATTTAAAGCTCTATATCAGAAAAAATATCTAATATTTTTGTTTTTCTTTCAAAAGCTAATTTTGTTGTAGTATAGAAATTCTCATCACTCCAATATGCAAAATTTTTTAAGTTTACAACTTTATACATCCGTTCTTCAAACTTTATATAATAATTATTTCGACCAGTTCTATAAATATCAGCTTCTTTTCCATCGATAAATATATTGTCATCCCAACCATCTTTAAGATGAATGTATCTTAGAATTATATTTATTTCAACACCACTTGAATCATATATTTTTGAAATTATTTTGGTAGATACTTTTTTATTAAACATTTTTTTACCAGTGGATTCGAAGAATAAATAATAAATTTTATATTTTCGTTTTTTGTAATTAGTATGAACTTCAACATTTTTATATTTATATCTCACATAACCAAGTTTTTCTAATTCTCGCAATATTTTTATTTTACTGGTGTTTTTATAATGAAATCCCAGACCCTCTTTCTTTTTTTGATATAAAGAATATAGTTTACGATACATTTCTCGATGTGAGTCTGTTATTTCTATATTTGATTTTTTACTCATGATAATTCACCTTCCTCGAAAAATTTATTCAAAGTAGTAAGTCGTCTGCCTATATTTGGTGCAGTCCACAATTGTAAATTTGTTTTTAAAGATGTATTATAATCGTTGATATATCTAAACCAATTATTTTGATAAAATATATAACTACTCCATTTTGTTGTTATTAAGGATGAATATGTTTTATTATTAATACTTATTGTAGATTCTTCTAAATAAGAAAAAAGTTTTTTATTCTTCGTTAAGTCCAATGAAACTTCACCAAAAACATATTTTTTATTATTCATATCAAATAAAACCATATTAATTATTTTAAACAAAATTAATAAGATATAATGAGAGAAAAAAATCACAAGGAGCAATTCGGTCTCATATTTTTAAATATATAGATAAAAAATAACTATATAGAATGAGGAAATATTGGACTGATGATGAAATTAATTATTTAATTGAAAATTACAGTAATAAAAGAAATGATGAGTTATCGATTGAATTGAAAAAAACTCTTAAAAGTATTTATAAAAAGGCATATGTTTTAAGATTAAAAAAATCTAAAGAACATAAAAGTGAAATGATTGGGTTGAGAAATAAAATAGTTGGTCGAGATTTATCTTATGAAAATTTAAAAAATATAGCAAAAACGTATAAATCAAGAGGTGAATTTCAAAAATTAGATAGTTCCGCTTATTCAGTAGCAAGAACGATGGGGATTTTGAATGATATTTGTTCTCATATGATAAAACAAAGTTATAGTATACCACAATTATTGTTATTTGAAATATTGAAAATATTAATTTCACCATCTGATATAATTTATAACAGTCGGAAAATTATAAAACCATATGAACTGGATGTTTATATACCTGAATATAAAATAGCTTTTGAATATAATGGTAAAAGGTGGCATTTAAATAATGAAAACGATATTATTAAACAAATAAAATGTGACGAGTTGAATATAACATTAATAAAAATCGAAGAAAATAATAGAAAATATGTTGATGATATTAAGAAACAACTAATTAACAAATTAGATTGTATTAATAAGGTTTGTAAAATAAATTTAAAATCAGAAGACATATTAGATATTGATGAAAAAGATTTATACTTAAATATAAAGGATAGTATTTTAGATGAAAATGATGTGAAAAATATTATCAGTAAATATAAAACTCTTAAAGATTTTAGAATTAATGAAGAAAAATTGTATAAAAAATTATGTAAAATTAATATGTTAGATAATTATATAAATATTTTAGTAAAAACTAAAAATGCTTGGAGTGTTGACGATATAGAAATGATTAAAAGTGAGATATCTAAATATGAATATCTTTTAGATTTTATACAAAATTCAAGAAGTTGTTATACATATATAAAAAGACATGGTTTAAATCATTTACTTGTCGATTTGAAAAGAAATAATATTATATGGAATTTTAATAAAATTAAAGATTTAATAATAAAATATAATTATAACACAACAAATAAGATAAAAATAAATTATAGTAGTGTATTTATATATCTTAAAAAGCATAATTTAATTTCAGAATGTAGAGAATTTATGAAAAAGAACCAGAAATAATTCTGGTTCTTTTATCACTTTTAATATTTTTTCAATATTTCGGTTATTAATGGGTTTCTTACTACATCTTCATTGGTGAATTCGAAGAAACCAATTTTATCTATTCCTTGAAAACGCTCAAAAGCATCATATAAACCAGATTCTTCTTTTTTTCTAAATCTATCGGTTTGTTCCAAATCCCCAGAAAGCAAAAATTTGGCGTTATAACCGATTCTGGTAATGAGAGTCTTAAATTGACCTTTTGTGGTATTCTGCAATTCCTCCCCGATGAGTAGGCAATTTTCAAGATTGATTCCCCTTAAATATGCAAATGCAATGGGTTGTATTATTTCTTTTTCTACAAGCTTCTCTCTTGCTTGTTTACCAATTATCTTATCTATCAAATAAAATGTTGAGAATATAAAAGGGTCGATTTTAGATGCAACATCACCAGGGAGACTACCTAATTTCTCCTCTGATTCAACGGCTGGTGTAATGATATAAATCTTTTCGTATGAATTATCTGGTCTTTGTAATAATTTCAAAGCTTGAATTACTGATAAATATGATTTCCCAACACCAGCTGGTCCCTTACATATAATAATTTCCTTTTCTTCTATTAAGTTTATAAAATCTTTTTGTTTTTTGTTTTTACATTTCACAATTAATCTTTTCCCTATTAAGGCTTCTGATTTATGCTTATTTGTCAATTCAAGAATTTGTTCACCATTTGTTATGGTTTCTACATCACCACTAATTCTTGATTTTAAAACATTTGTGTTCAAAAATTGATAGTTGTTGTTTTTGCTGTTTTTCTTTGACATAATAAAAAATTGTTTTTTATTCCAGTTAAACTGGATAAATAAAATATTTAAAATGAAAAAGCACAGGGATAACCAATGTTTATAATCTTAATCCTGTTTTCAAACGAATTATTCGAAATAGTTCCGTTAAAACTTAGATTTATTTGGTATCCTGTGCTATTTTTAAATAATTTATGTCTTTCCATAATTACTTAATTATATATTAATAGTGCTATTGTGCTATTTTTCTAAGAAAAATAAAAATATTTTTTATACTATTGAATATCAACAAAATATTTTTTTAAGTATATAAAGGGTATAAAAAATATATTTTATATTTTAAAAAATAATTTTATATCAATGAATAGGAATATTATACTTTGTAAAATAATTGATGACGAACTCGACAAAAGATTTCTTAATTTAGATTTAAATGAAAATAAATACATAAAATGTATAGGTAAAAGTCGAGTCGATGGTAAAACGTTTATTTTAATTGATAATTCTACAATTAGAAGAATTAAATTAGATGAGGTTTTCTCAGATATGAGTATAATTAATATATCTGATGTTGAAAATGAAATTATAAAAGCTATTGAAAATAAAGATAAAGATAAAGTAGAATTTTTAATAATATAAAAAAAGCCACTTTTTAGTGGCTTTTTTTTTATATTATTTATCTTAATTTAATTAACTTCTGTTGTATCAGTAGTTTCTTTAATTCTTGTTTTATCATATAGTGATAAATATATCTTCCTGTCATCTTTTAAAACATTAACCACCTTTACACTAATTTTTTCGTTTTGTGTGAGATGTTTTTTATATTTATTCAGGTAACTTATCTGGATTAAACCTATTGTTTCATAATCGAGTTTAACTAACGCACCAAAAGGTTTTAAAGCTACAACTTCACCATCCAATATCATACCTACTTTAATTGTATCCCAAAGAGAGTCTTCTAATGTTTGGGTAAGAATGATTTTATCATTCTTCGTAATTTCCTTAATATAGAATACAATTTGAGTGCCAGCTTTAATTTCATGAATTCTATCTCGCCATTCTGAATTAACATTTGCTTTGTGAATCATACCAGTTAAACAACCATCAAATTGAACAAATACCCCAAATGGTGTAGTGCCAGTAACAACACCTTCATACACCTCATCAAAATCCAATTTACTCATTTTTTCAGGTATTAGAGTACGAAGATATTTTTTCCTACTTACAACATATACACCTTTTTCCTGTTGCATAGTTTCTAACATCACATTGATTTTTTTACCTAACAAAACATTGGGGTCATATATTCTATTTACATCAGCCAGTGTGTTAGGCATAAAAGCGTTAACTTTAACTTTATCAATTTCCATTGTAAGCATATAACCTGCTGGTATGATTTCATTGACAACTGCAATTATTGGGGTGTTTTCTTCGAAGCATGTTCGGATTTTGGTATCGACATTTCTTCTTAACAAATCCATGATTGAACCTTTAATCAAATAAATAGGTTTACTCTGGATTTCTTTAACCAAAACATCAACAACATCACCTTCTTTGAAAGATTGAAGAGTAGGCCAATCAGATAATTTATTTTCAACATAAATATAATCTTTATAATTGAAATCGATTTGCATTTCTCTTTTGGTCATATATCTAATTTGACCCGTCACTATTAATCCTTCTTCTACTTTCTTATCAAAAGAGTTTATTCCATCATATAATGATAGTTTATATTCTTGTTCTTTTGATAATTTAACATTATTTTTGTTTTTATGGCTGAAAATATGTTCTGTGCCATTTAAAACTGAATCCCAATCAAAATTTTCATTTCCTTCAACTTGATTGATTTTTTTTAGCTCACTGCTAATTTCTTCTTTTATTTTTTGTTCCATATACATGAATTAATTAATTTATTTTAATTCTTGTAGTACATGGAAATTTAAAAGTTTTTATTTTTAGGAAAAAAATTATATTCTGTGTTTTGTTTCTTTTATTGGTATATCAAAAATATTTTTTTCTGGTGTGTTAGGTTCATCACTAATTTTCCAATAAATATCGATAAAATTATATAAAAATGTTATAGAAAATGTTTTTTCGGATATATCCATTACATGATAACTCATTCTATTTTCAGAAATTGATTTTAATAAATTTTCTCTGAATACAACGGTATATGTAACATCACCGTTTTTATCCAATATATCTAAATTAAAAAGTGGTATATATTGCTTGTCGTTATTTAAAAAATATTCATTTAAAATTTCCATTAACATAAAATAATTAATATGTGCATCAACACTCCTGAATGTTATATCAAGTTCCCTTGTGAAATTATCAAACACAGACCCTGCATTTTTCCAATGTATTTCTTTACCTCTTTTTATTGTTTGTGTAGAAGTATTAAATTGGATAGATGGAAATGTTATTTCTTTTATTGTACTATTAATATAGTCTAATACACTATCATAAGGGATGAAATTTTTTTCCATGAAAATCATCATACGTTCTTCAATTTCTGTTGGAATGAAGTCATTTGGAAAATTAAATACAAATTGATTATTTTGTGATGATAATCTCATTCATTTTATTATTTTTTTTTACAATATATCTTTTAATTTTACCGTTGTCGTTACTCCATCGGAAATATATTTGATTGATGATGCTGAATTTTTTGTTGTTTGAGCACTGTTTAACTTATTGTATTTTTCAGAAATAGCTGTGTTCACTTGACTTTCGGTTATAGTGTTATTTGTTTTCGCACTTTGGTTTTGACCATCATATATATCTAATCTTATAATTTTACTAATATATTCAGTTTTCTTTTCTAATACATTAACTTTCAATATATGAACAGCAGATATATAATAAACATAATCGTTGTAAATCCATGTTTTAATACCTAATGTTTTAAGGTATGTTTCGAAATCTGTTTTAACGATTTTCTTTTTAATAAAAATTAAAAGATTAAAATAATTTTTATTATTTTTTATTTGATTATTTGCTGTTGTTAAAGGAACATTAGTTGTTTTAAACTGTGAATTTTCCGTTACTTTTCTATCTAATTCTAATTTTTTTATTTTTTCATTTAATAAACTGACAGTTTGGTTGTATTTTTTATTTGTTGCTTCCAGTTGTTTTTTATAAATATCTATTCCTACACCAGTACCACCAGATGAAACAGTTGAGGTAGTAGTTTTTTTAACATCAACAAATTTAATATTTTCATAAAAATCATATTTACCAGAATACAATAAAGTTTTACTATCATTGGCATAAAGTATTAAATAAAAATTTTTAAATTTTTTATTGTATATACTTTTTATTGTTGCGATATCACTCTCTTTAATTTTAAACACAATTTCACCGTTTTTAAAATCATTATCTGTCGATTGAGCAAAATAATCTATTTCAAGAGTTTTAGCATCCGATTTAAATACCAATTTGAGTTTTGCATTATTTGATATAGTGAATAAATCATATGGTAGCGGTTCACCAGTTTGATTATCAACAGCAGTCGCTAAGTTAAATTTAATAACATTATCAAACGGGGTTATAACAATATTCAATAGTCCATTGGATTTATACTCACTATTAATAGAAACGGTGCTGTTAACTAATAATTTATATTTATCATATAAAACAGGATATGGTACTTTTGTAATACTACTCGTGTCACTATTTGTTGTACCATTAATTATAATAGTTTCTGGTTTAGCTTTATATATTTTTGGTTTTAATACTGAGTCATCTAAATTTATTCTGGATAATGTTTTTCCATATTTAAATATATTTTTAGTTAATCCTATTGATGCGTATCGTTCAATTTGACTATTATTAACCAAATCTATAACACTCATTTGAACGTCAATAGCAGCTGTTGTATTAGAATAACGTATTATTGGCCTATATAAAAGTTTTTGTGAAAAATTTTCACTCACAACAAATGTTTGAGGATAACCACTTTGTATATTTTCTTCAAATAATGTAATTGTATATTCTATTTCAATTTTTTTACCTTTAGCCTCAATATCTTCAACAAAATCGTCCAAGTTTTCATTAGAATCTTTATATATTCCATAAATTTCAAAGAAATCACCCTGAGTTGATTCAATTATTTCGACCCCTAATGATTGGTATTCCGGTTGTTGAGGGACTGAAGTTTCAAAAGTTTCACCTAATCTGTAATATAATTTGTTTAGAACGACTTCACCAGTAACGATGTAAGAAAAATCTATAAAAATTGGAGCTGACTGACTTAAACCAATACTATTTGTTAAATTGTAATTTATGGTGTTTGGTGTTACAGTATTTGAAGTATCACTTATTATTCGGTCTTTAGCTATATGATAAATTGATGGTATTTCTAAAGTAATACTCTTACCCCATAATTTTTCATCATATGTAAAAGGTGTTTCTAAATCAATCATACCTATATTATCATCAAGTGCTATATCATAATAAAATTTACATAAAGAATGTACATTTTCATTTGCATAATCAAATGTGAAAACATCCAAGTAAAATCCTCTATATGTATTGAAAACATAATTAATAGGAAAATATATTTTTATTTTATCATATGATATAAGGTTGCCAGCATAATTTTGCTTTTTTAGAAAATTAAAAGATTCTGTATTAAATTGAGAATATTTTTTAATAACACTATCAACACAAAATAATGTATGGTCTTCACTATTAAGAGGAAGAAATGATACATAATCTCTTGTACCTAAGTTTAAATTGGATAAAACTGAATAATTTTCATTTTTTATATTATTATCATCGTATGTCCATTCAAGTAAAACATTAATGTCAAGTTTTATTCTTTTAGTAATAGCCATTATTTATTGGTTAATTTTTAATATATATTAAATTAGAATATCTACCTTATATATTAAAAAAATAATCCACAACATTTTTAATATATAAGTAAAAATAAAAATATTTTTATGGCACTTTTAGTAACATCAGGATTAACCATTTTTGGGAATATTACTTTGGAATCTCTTTATATCAGGTTAGATATCAATTTCATACATTCTGGAAATGAAATTTTAATGACACCACATGTATATACATCTAAAGAATCTTTTAAATCTAATAAAATATATAATGAATTAATTATAAAAGGATTTGACCCCGTTGCAGTTGAGTATAATTATGAAACTGATGGTGATATGTTAATTCATGCTCACAATAAATACATTGAATATATTAATACATATTTAACAAGAATAATACCAAATAAATCTACAACAGTTATTGATTTAAAATAAAATATTTTATCATGAAAGTAAAAACATTTGAAATATTTATAAATGAAAATATTGCTTCAATATTTAATTATACACGAACATATACTGATAATGTTAGTGGCGCATTAATTGATGTGATGATGAGAGCGAATAAGGTATCGGAAAAAGACTTTAGACGAGTTGATTCTATTATGGCAAATGTTAAAGAATTAATGACAAAAAATGATGAAGTTAAAGATATTATAGCTGAATTTGAAACAGAAAATAAGAGAGTTGAATTTTGTGCTGAGTATATATATCATTATATAATAAATAGAAGATAAAATATGTTAGGTTATAATAATTTTTTATTAGAAAAAAGAAATAGATATCAGGAAAATAAAAAATCTTTACATCTAAGTCGAAAGATATCCGATAAAATGAAAGAGTTAATAGAACCGTTAATGAATACTGGTTCTAAAGTCAGAAACGGTTTTGTAACTGGTCTTAAAAAACCTGATGGTTTGTCATCAAAAATGGACGGTATTGGTTTGGGTGCAGACAATGATGGTTTTTTTGTTTATACACATCGTGCAGCAAGTAAACGTTATGCTTCACCAGAAGCAATCCCTGAAAAGGATATAAAATTTATAGAAAGTACTGGATAATGGAAAAACTAAAATTTATAAAAACATTCGAAGCATATGTTCATTCTAACTATAATGTGGATATGAGTAACCCTATCGATTTATTAAAAGAATATCCAGATTTCTTTTATTCAGAACCTACCCCAGATTTGATAAAAGAATTTAGTAAAATAATAAATTCTCATAAAAATCAATATCAACCAAATATCAGACCAGTTAAATTATATCATGGTACATCGGCTAATATCGATATATTGAAAGATGGTTTATTAACTACTAAAATGAAAACTAAGAAATCATTACAATCCCAAACTGGTTTTGTTTATCTATCTATTTTTCCAGATATGGCTAAAACATTTGGTGAAATAGCATATCCATATGATGATGTTGTTGTTTATGAAGTCGTTGTACCTGTTTACTTATTACAAGCTGATAAAGACCAATTAAATAATCAACGAGCTTATGCTGGGAGAAATATGGGTGATTCATTAGCCGAAAGTGCATTATATGGACATGGTTTTAGAGTTAAAGGTGATATTCCACCTTATATGATTAAAGTATATGAAAAATATCCAAGGAAAAAATGATATCTAAACAAGAAGGTATAGAAAGTTTAATGGATAGTGCCAAAAGGCACGGATTTACTTTTCAGAAAGATACTAAGAATAATATTATTGTATATCACGGCACAAGTAACTTCGCTGCTAAACAAATAGAATCAACTAAACACTTTAAAGATGGTTTCTTTTTCCATACTGATGATGGTGAATATGGTGATGAATTTGATAATGTCTGGAATTATGCAACTATAAGAGCTGAACAAAAAGGTGAAAAAGGAAATGGTGAAGTTTTAACTATGATTGTTGACCCAAGATGTTTGTTGGTTAATGGTGCTGGTGAAACTGAATCAGACGGTGATTTGTATTTGGATACAGATGAAGTGTGGAAAACTAAAGAATATCTAAATAAAAATATAAAAGAGGTTTCTAAAAATCCCGAATTAAAAACAAAAGAAGAAATACAAAAGGTTATTGATGACGATTTAAATATTACTGTAACAGATAAATTTGCTGAATGGTTATTACAAACTGTTAGACATTATATTTATAATAAAAAAATATCATTAGATGGTGTTATCACAGCTATTAATGGTGATTTGAACTACTTTTATGATATAAGTTACGAATATAAAAATTTTCTTGATGACACTGACCCAGATTTAGTAGATGATATGGATAAAATAAATTCTTTTAAAGATTTTATGATAATATGGGGATATACAGATGAAAATTTTAAAGAATTGCAGAATATTTTATATATGTTAAAGGATGATTTAAAAATAAAACATATTACCAATATAATAACCGAGAATCTTAAACATATTAAACGTTTTAATGAATTTAAAAAATAAAAGGTTATATTAATTTATAACCTTTTTAATGAAAATTTATTTCAATGATTTTTTATAACCAACGATTATAACTTCGTCAAGGATAATAGTATCGTTTAAAACTGAATAATCTCGTATTGTATCAGTTTTTTCGGTTACTATTTTCAATGTTGGTTCTTGTTTAAATTCACGAAATGTTAATAATAGTATTATTACAAGTACAAAATAAATAACAATGGTTTTTTTCATTAGGGTTTGGATTATTTTTTAATTAAGATTATTAATCTCAATGAACCCTTTTATACTGTATTTACAAGAGAAAGGTTATGTTTATATCGATAAAAATAAAAAGGTCAGAAAAATTCTGACCTTTTACGTTTTAAAAGTATTACATGTTCGCAATTATTTAATAAAATCGGTGAAAACTGAGTCTGTTATAGTAGCTATGTTAGTATCTACTACATAATTAACTGAATCAACAGCGACACTATCTACATTTTCAGTTTTAACAGTAGACGAATTGTTACAAGCTAACACTAATACAATCGCAATAACAGATGTTAATAAAAATGATTTTTTCATAATAATTTATAATTTGTTTTTATTTTTTAATTCTTCTTATATATTATTTTATGTTTCTAATGTTTTAAAATTGAATTATTAAATTCTGTATAATTTTTATCTAAAATTAAAATGTAATTATAACCATGCTGTTTTACAACCTTTTCCTTTTCTAATATAATATCATAATCTCTGTTGTATAAATAAGAGTTTTTAATTTCTATGATTAAATTAATTTCTGGTAAATAAAAATCACTGTGGTATATTTTTAATTTATCTTTATGTGTATAATTGAAACTCAATCCGTTTAATATTTTAAAGTGGTTGTAATAGTTATCGAGAAAATCTAATTCATAAGAACCTTGGTAGTATAAATCTGTATTCTTATATTGTTTTATTGTTAATGCCGATTTTTTATTTTTATAAAATATATTTTTATTTTGTAATGGGTAATTTACACCATATTTATCATTATTTGTTTTTTTAATTTGTTCTTTTATTTTTTCATTTTGAAAAACATTTTTACAACCATATATCTTTTCATTGGTTCTTTCTGTTTTAAGTTTTATATGTATATTTTGTTGTGGATTTTCTACACCTAAGTTTTTAATGTTTGTTTTTTTAATTTCATCTTTTACACTTTCTAATTTAAATACATTAGTGATATTATATTTTTTTAATAGTGCAGTTTCTCTTTTTTTATTTATACATTCTCTTCGATTACAGAAATATGGTTCTGAATTATTTTTTGTGCATTTGTTATAAGCTTGATATCTCACTAATTTTTCAGTCCCACAATTGTCACATTTTACTAAAACATTTTCATGTGAGTTAATCGGTAATTCTTTAATCGGTATTTTGACTGTTTCTTCGATTTGAATATTTTGTAGATTGAATTTTTTTCTGATATATGTTAATTTAACTTTATTATGAATAGTAATATAAACAAAATTTGAAATTATCATAAAAATATATTAAACTTTTTTATTAGTCATGTCTATATATTAATAATTGTAAGTTCAGAGAATTTATAATAAAAAATAATTATAAGTGAATGTCAAATTTAAAAATATTAGTAATAAATGTCGATAATGACGGTGTTGGATATCATAGAGTATTAGCACCACACTCAATTTTAGATGAAGAAAATATTGATGTTGATATAAGAAATTTAAGTGACCACACACTTCCCATGTTAGATGAAAATTTCTTAAAACAGTATAACATCATTTTTTATAATAAAAAAATACCGTTTTCAGATGAAATAAAAAAAATAACTTTTAAAAACATTTTAAAGAAATATAATATTAAACTGGTTTTTGATATTGATGACCATTGGGATTTGGATAGTAGTCATGTAAATTATAAGAGTTGGGTTCAAAATAATGGTAAAGATTCTGTATTAAGTGAACTGAGAGGTGCTGATTATGTCACTACTACTACACCTATTTTTGCTGAAGAAATTAAAGAAATAAACCCAAATGTAATAGTAATGCCAAATGCTGTAAATTTAAAAGAATTTCAGTGGTTGGATAAAAAAGTTCAATCTAATAAAATTAGATTTTTATGGGGTGGTGGTATTACACATTTGCCAGATTTGAGATTATTACATCCTTCTTTTAAAAAATTCGACAAAGAATTTCTCGAAAAATGTCAGTTATACTTGTGTGGTTTTGATTTAAGAATGAGAACCAAAGAAGGTATGGCTAAATCTGATTGGAGAAGTAATCAGTGGACTTTTTTTGAAGATATATTTACCAACGATTTAAGATATATTAAAGATACTGAATATTTTCAATGGTTAAGAAAATATGAAGATGGTGGCAAAGATACTTATGGTGTTAATCCGAAATATATAAATGAATTTTACCAACGTAGGTGGACTAAACCCATTTTACTATATGGTACTCAATACAATGAAGCTGATGTTACATTAGCACCTATTAAATCTGGTGTTAAATTTAATTTTGTAAAAAGCGGTTTAAAGATAGTAGAGTCCGGTGCTCATAAATGTCCAATTATTGCTTCAAATTATGGTTCATATACATTAGATGATATCGAAGGAAAAAAAGATGGTAAGCCAAAAGGTTTTTTGATTGATGAAAATGATAAAGATGGTTGGTATCAGAAAATGAAATGGTTCTCACAAAACCCAGAAGCAGTTAAAGAATATGGTAACAATTTATATGAATATGTGAAAACTAATTATGATATGAGAGTTGTAAATAAAAAACGTGCGGATTTTTATAGAAGTATCGTTAAATAATAAGATTTAATTTTTCATAAATATTATCCAAATAAGAGATTCTAATTAATTTTATATTGTTGTTTTTACAATATTCGTCTTTAATAGAATCTCTTATTTTTACTATTTTTAAATTTTCTTCACCACCAAATCGTTTGCTTGCTCTGAAATGTTGTTGACCATCATATTCTATACAACAATTATAATCTGGTAAAAAGAAATCAAACCGTAAGACATTTATATATTTACAATCATTAAATTTATATTCTTTTACGTATTTAATATTATTATCATCTAAGTATTTTGAAATATTATAAACATTTTTACTTTCTAAACATTTTAAACAACCTCGACCTTGAATATGATATTTTGGTGTTACTTCAAAATCACCATGTTCTTTACATGTTACGATTATAATTTCATTTGTATTTTTGTATATAGTTTTTAAATAAGAATATTTATTATTATGTACAATATTACATTTATATATTAATTCTTCAGTATTATTTACTCTTCCAGAACAAAGAGGACAATTAACACCTTCTAATATATTTGATACAGTTCTTTTAAATTCATATTTATGTTTTTTACAAATAAGTGTAACTAAATCACTATTTTTCTTAAAAACAACCAATGAATAATCAAAAACATCACCATTTTTCTCAAATGACCTATTTATAAATTCTTTTTTTGTCATTCTAAAATTGTCATAAGCACACTCTGGACAACCTTCACCATTTAAATGATGTTTTGGTAATTGATGAAAAATTCCATGTGTTGGACATATAATAATTATATTTTCATGATTTGATTCATAATTAACTAATGAATAATCAAATTTGTTATTATGAATAATATTTGCTTCTTGTGCAAATTTTTCATTAGTTTTCTTAATATTTCCAGCACAGTATGGACAACCACATCCTTGTAAGTGGTCAGTTGGTCGTTGCTCAAAATCTCCATGTGTTTTACAAGTTATAATTAATTCAGTAGTATTATTAATATAAACAGATTTTTCATAAGAGTATTTATTTTTATGAATTTCATTAACTTTTGTTATAAATTCTAATGTTGTATATTTTTTCATTTAAAAACTAAAACTTTTTATTTAATATTTTATATATCATAAAATAATAATTGTTTTAATTTAATCTCGGAAAAGGAGATGGGGGTGCTGAATGGTTGCGAAACCTACTTAAAGACTTAAAACGGCTACCACAGGTAAATATCGAAGTCCAATAAATAACAGACAGAGTTGCTGTGTTCATGTGGAATAGAATATCCCTAAATTAAAACTTTTAAAAAACAAAAATATGGTTTGGAATTAAAACGTTGTATCAAATGTGGAATAGAATATCCTGTTACAATAGATTATTTTAGTAAATATACAAAATCTAAAGATGGATTTTATTCAATCTGTAAAACATGTAATAATTTAGAACACAAACATTATCGGGAAAAAAATGGTAGGAAATGGTATGAAAATATACTTACTTCGATTAGGTGTCGAAGTAAAACCTCAAATAAAGACAATGATATTGATAAAGAATTTTTGTTAGAATTAAAAGAAAAACAAAATGATTTATGTTATTGGTTAAAAATTCCAATTGATTTTTCATTGAATGATAAATTAAGAAGGCCAAGTATAGATAGGATAGACAATTCTGGTGGTTATACTAAAGATAATGTTGTATTGACAACACAATTTGCAAATCTTGGCAGACAATCAGAATTACCAGAAAATTTTCAATTATTTATTGAAAATTTTTTAAAAAATAATAAAATAAAAGAATGAAACAGTATTTAGATTTAATGAAAAAAATAAAAGATGAAGGTGTCCTCAAATCCAATCGTACAGGTGTTGATACATATGCTATATTTGGAGAAGCTTTAAAGTTTAATTTACAAGATGGATTCCCACTTGTTACAACGAAGCGCATACATTTAAAATCCGTCGTGCATGAGTTACTATGGTTTTTGGGTTGTCATATGAAAGATGAAAAATATTCAAATCTACCGATGACTAATATCAAATATTTAAAAGATAATGGGGTTTCAATTTGGAATGAGTGGTGTGACCCTGATGGTAATCTTGGTAAAGTATACGGGTATCTATGGACACACTGGGAAAAATATATTGAAGTTGAGAACGGACTTTATAAGAAAGTTTTTATCAATCAAATAGATGAATTAATTAATAAATTAATAAATAAACCAGAAGATAGAAGGATGATAGTAACAGCTTGGAATCCATCATTGTTAGAAGAAGCTAATCTTCCACCTTGCCACTATGGTTTTCAATGTTATAGTTCTTTATTGTCTGATGATAAAAGACAGGAGTTGTTTAAAAAATGGGTTAGTGAAAACAAAATAGATGATACAGGTATGAGTATTGAAGATGCGATGGAATATTTTAATTTTCCAAAACGTGTTTTGTCTTTAGCTTATAACCAAAGAAGTAATGATTACATGTTAGGAAATCCATTTAATTTTGCTTCCTATGCCTTCTTAACTCATATGTTGGCACACGTAACAAACCATGTAGTTGGTGAATTGACAACATTCATGGGTGATGTTCATTTATATGTTAACCATATTAAATATATCAATGAACAATTAACAAGAACACCCAGACCTCTACCACAACTTAAAATTAAAAGAAAAGTTGATAGTATATACGATTTTAAATATGAAGATTTTGAAATTGTTGGATATGACCCATATCCTAACTGGAAAAATGTTCCGATAGCAGTGTAAAGTATTAATAATATTCATATTAGAACCTCATTCTTTTAATATATAAATTGAAAAGAATGAGGTTTTTATGTTTAAATGTGGTATTTATAAAATAAAAAATAATGAAACAAATGATTTTTATATCGGGTCATCCTATCACATCGAAAAACGTTGGCAAAGACATATTTATGATTTAGATAGGAAAAAACATAATAATATTTATTTACAAAGAGTTTTTAATAAATATGGAATTGGTGTTTTTGAATTTGATATTATAGAATTATGTGAAAAAGAAAAACTTTTAATAAGAGAACAATTTTATTTAGATTCATTAAAACCAAAATATAACATAGCAAAAACAGCTAAAGGTGGTGATAATATATCAAACAATCCTAATAGAGAAATTATAGTACAAAATATATCAAATGCACTTATAAAGAGATATGAAAACATGTCTGAAGAAGAAAAACAAAAACGATGTTTATCATTATTAGGTGAAAAAAATCCCAACTATGGGAATAAGTGGACTGGTGAAAATAAGAGAATTTTAAGTAAAAAACTATTAGAATATTATGAAAGTCATTCTAATTATAAAAAAGGTAAAAAATTTGAAGATATATTCGATAAGGAAACTGTAAAAAAATTAAAAAATGACTTATCAAAAAATGCATCAGAAAGAACTGGAATTAAAAACCCGTTTTACGGGAAAAAGCATACAGAAGAATATAAGAAAAAATCGAGAGAAAGAATGTTGGGAAAGTATAATGGTAAACAAAATATACCAATTATCATTGATAATGTTGAGTATAAATCTTTAGGTGACGCTTCAAAAGTGTTAAATCTGCATGTGACTACGATACGTTGGAGAATTCTATCTAAAAATAAAAAATTTAACAATTATAGATATAAGAATTAAAACAATGTTTTATTTTTTATCTATATTAAAATAAAAAAATATATGAAACATCCTAATAAATTAATCCATTATCTGGTTAAAGTTGGAAAAATAATTCCGGTTGGTACACCACATTATGGTGGACAACAAATTACTTATCTCACAGAAGAAAAAAAATGGGGAGGAAATCTTAATTTGACAAATATAGGTGAAGTCATTTATAACATGACAGATGATGAGCTATTATTGTTTGTTAAAGCCATGAGAAAAAAGAAAACGGTAGAAGAATGACAAATTGAATTGTGTAATTATTACAAATGTTGATATAAAGACATAAACTTAATTTATAATTAATTTTATAATATTTTTAATTAATATATATCTAAAAAATATAAAATTATGAAATATATTAAAGTTTTTGAAAGATTTGATGACCATATTTTTGATAATATGAAAATATTAAATATTGGTACTAATGAAAAAATTGAAAAAATTCCAATAAATATAAAAATTTTTGATAAAGAATATGAATTAATTATTGTTTATACAACATATTCAGCTTCATCAGGGGTTGATGTAATAACAATAGATGAAGAACCATTACCGACTGAAATTGAAAATATGAAAGAAGAAATAATTACTCATTTCGAAAATGAACCTAAATAAATAACATTATTTTATAATCGATAAAAATTAATCATATTAAAAAATATGACAAACATAGACAAGAGTATTAGTTATTCAGAATATATAGCAGAAAATCTGGATAAGTTTATCAATTATTCGAAATATGTAGATGATAATCTCGACAAGATTATTGATTATTCAGAATATATCGCTGAACAGTTAGACCCTCATTATAAAGAAAAAAAGTTGAGAAAAGATAGATGTGAGAAGATAAAGGAAATATTTGAGGAAGTTGAAATGAAAAACACTGACGATATTAAAAAAGATTTAATATATGGATTTGATTTGATTTAAAATAAAAATATTAAATTTGTATTTAATAAAATATTTAAGAATGGAAGATAAAGATAACTTAAAAATAACAGATTCGTTATTGCATGATTCATCAATTTATTTAGATTATATCGATAAAATCGTAGATATGTCGTCTATTAAACCAGAGGTTATGGATTCGTTTAATAAAATGTTATCTGAATTGATTGTTAAACGTAAGGTATATAAACAACAAGTTGTTTGGTCGGATGGAGATAGATTAAGAGCTGAACGTAAAGCTAAAATCGAAGAAATTCTTGATAAAAATGATTTAATTTAAAATGGCTATAACTGGAACAACGTGGACATGGGATAATAGTGAAGCAGAAAGACTAATGAAAGAAAAACTTAGAAAAGAGCGCAAAGCTAAAATTGAAGAAATTCTGGATATAAAGAAAAAGAAACCTAAAAAATAAAGAGAGCTAATTTAGCTCTCTTTTTTAATTTCAAAATCATGAATCATTTCGATGATTTTATATTTTAATTCTTCTTTTCGAACTGGTTTTCTTAAAACATCATCTATTTGTTTATCTTTTGATAAATCAACAATATCATATGAAGTTACTGCTAATATAGGAACATTAGGTGACATATTCTTAATAGTTTTGGCTGCTTCAAGACCGTTCATAATTGGCATCATGATGTCGGTTAATATGATATCATATTTTTTTCTAAAAGCTAATGTTACTGCTTCTGAACCATTCATTGCCACATCAATTTCAAATTTCTTATCCACCAACATCGCTTTGACCATTGTTATTACGTTTGGGTCGTCTTCTACATACAATATTTTGTAAATTCTATCTACCATTAATTAAATCTTTTAATTTTACTGATGTTAACGATGAACCATCAAGTTTTGATATTTTTACGAATAAATCCGCTTCAGGGTTTTGTTTTTTGATATTTAAATATTCATCAGATTTTACAAAATCATCTTTGAAATTATATTCATTTTTATTACTCGACTTTGTAGTGGATGATAAAACGCCATGCATAGGATTTTCATCTTTTTTATTGTTATCATAAATTACTATTTTATATATATTATCATTCATTTTATATTCATAAGTTTTTGTTTTGCAATAATTTTCAAATAATTTGATGTATTTCATAATATAGAATCTATTTTTTTTATTATATATAAAATAATTTACTACCTTTTTTTGAATTTATGCATCTTTTAGTTATGACTAAATTATCAATTTTCCCCATTTCTTCCGGTGATATATTATTTTGAAAACCATAAAATATTGATATTTTATGGTCGATTGTTGGATAGCTTGGATTACTATTGTGTAATTTTAAGTTGTTGTTGATATATTCACCATCATAATAATCTAAACCGTTCCAATTTAGAAATAATTCTTCTTTATTCCTATTTGTGAATTTGTTAACTTGGTGTTTATATTTTTTAAATGCGGGAATTGAATTTTTTAAATTCCAATTTTTCTTTTCCTCATTAGTTTGTCTTCTATTAACCTTAACACAAACTGAACAATTATTATGAATATTCATTAAGTTTTCATATGAAACATAAAACGTGTTTACATCTTTATTACATTTTAAATATATTTTTGTTTTTTTATTTTTATAAATAAATGATTCCAACAATGTATAATTTTTTTCTTTGCATTTGGATAAAACATTTTCTTCTGCTTCATGTTGTGATGGTGAAGCTTTACCTGAACATTTTGGACAACTACTGTAAAAATTTGCAAATTTGTTGTACGATACATTCCAAGTATAATCATCTTTATTGCATCGTATACTCAATTTTGTATCACAGCCAGAATAAATAAAACATTCTAATAATGTATAATTATCTTTTATACAACGTTTGTTAACAATTTCTTCGGCTTCTTCTTGTGTTGGTCGGTAATGACCTGAACATTTTGGACAACCATTATTATTTCTCATGAAACATTCATATGTTACTGTCCAATCATAATCATCCTTATTACATTTTAAATATATTTCAGTTTTATGATTTTTGTAGACAAATTCTTCTAATAAAGTATAATCTTTTTCTTTGCATTTGGATAAAACGTTTTCAAGAGCTTCTTCTTGAGTTGGTGATGAAACACCAGCACATTTAGAACAACCACCTTTTCTATTTATAAAACAGGTATAACTAACAAACCATTCATAATCATCCTTATTACATTTTAAATGTATTTCAGTTTTATTATTTTTATAAATAAAAGGTTCTAACAGTGTATAATTTTTTTCTTTACATTTGGATAAAACATTTTCTTCTGCTTCTTCTTGAGTTGGAGGTACATTTCCATAACAGTTAGAACAACCTTTATTTTGACTTACAAAATTACTAAAAGATGATGTCCAATCATAACCATCCTTATTACATTTTAAATGTATTTCAGTTTTATTATTTTTATAAATAAAAGGTTCTAATAAAGTATAATTTTTTTCTTTACATTTAATTAAAACTCTTTTATTTGCTTCACGTTGTGTTAATTTTTTACACATAATTTTAAATAGAACCCATTTTTTATTATATATAAAAAATGAAATTTTATTCGAAAAAAATCGTATTTATTAATACAAGTAAAAAATAATGAATTAAACATGAAAGTATCAGTGATAATGGCTTCTTATTTACAATTTTACCAAGGTTGTGCAAAAAATTCTGATAAAAAATTTTTACGAGCTGTCAATTCTTTTAAAAAACAAACATATACAGATTGTGAGCTAATCATTATTAGTGATGGTTGTCAGATTACTAATGTTTTATATGACCAATATTTTTCAAAGGATGAAAATATAAAACTTATAAGAGCTAACAAATACCCCACATATGGTGGACTTAGACAAGAAGGGTTGCAAGTTGCAACTGGTGATATTATTGTCTACCTAGATTCTGACGATATTATAGCGAAATCTCATATTGAAACTATTGTAAATCAATTTACAGATGATGTTGACATGGTTTATTATAATGATTATATGGTTTTAAGTCCAGATTTTAAACAGTTATTCACAAGGGAAGTAGAACCAAGATGGGGGTCAATCGGGACGAGTTCAATAGCACATAGGAATTTTTATAATGAAAAATATAACTGGATGGTAACGAAACCAAAATGGTGTAATGGCTATGGACATGATTGGTTCTTTTTACTTCAGTGTGTTGGAAAAGGTTTACAATTTAAAAAATTAACTAAAACCCCGTCATATCTTGTTTGTCATTATTACAATGGAGATTTTTAAATAAAAATATTATATGGAATTAAATGAAATTTGGTTATCTATGAAAGGTTGGGAAGATTTGTATGAGGTTAGTAATTTCGGAAATGTAAAAAGTTTAAGAAAAAATATTATATTAAAAAAAAGTGTCGATAAAGATGGATATTTAATAATTCATTTAAGAAATGGTTTATTATCAAAAAATTATAAGATACACAGGTTAGTCGCAGAGGTTTTTATACCAAACCCTTTTAAGAAAAAAACAGTAAATCATATTGATTTAAATAAAAAAAATAATAATGTGAATAATTTAGAATGGACTACACATCTTGAAAATAATAATCATGCTATTGATAACGGTGTGTTAAACCATAACGGTGAATTCAATGGAAGAGCTAAATTAAGTGAATGTGAAGTTAAAGAAATAATAAAATTAAAAGGTTTAAAAACTCAAAAAGAAATCGCACAAATGTATAATGTTAGTAAATCATTAGTAGGGTGTATAATAAATAGAAAAAATTGGAAACACATAAACATATAAACATGTCAATAAAAAGCCGAAGTTGTAAGAATAAAGGTAAACGGTTACAAAATGAAATCGTTGAAATAATATTAGAATATTTTCCAGAATTAACTTCCGATGACGTTAAATCAAACGTGGGTAGTGAATCTGGTGTTGATATACAACTCTCAACAGCAGCTAAAAAATTATTTCCATATTCGATAGAAGCTAAAAACCAAGAAACTACTAAAATTTGGTCGTGGATTGAACAAACTGAGAAAAATTGTCATCCTGATACAACTCCACTTTTAATTTTCCGAAGAAATAGAAGCAAAACATATGTGACATTGAAAATTGAAGATTTTTTTAAATTATTAAAATAAAAATATTATATGAAATTACTTATGTGTTCAGAGTGTAATGATGTATTTAATCTGGATTATACACTTAAAACTTGTCGTTGTGGGAAAACTAAAGGTAAGTATTTATCTGATGAAGAATCCAAAAAACATGGAGTAGCAGAATATTCTGAAACTGGTATACCACTTGTTATTAAAAATAATTCATTGGTTCATATACTCAATGAAAAAGATGGTGACCAAGATGGAAAAAGTGTTATATGTTTTGTTGCCTCAAATAAATCGAGTTATTTCAGAAAAAATAATAATGTTGATTGATGTTTATTTCAATAAATATATTATTTTTGTGATATAGTTAAAGTGAGGTTTAAATGTCTAATCAGCAAATAAATTTAAATTTTATGATGCGGTAACATCTAAAACTACCATTAATATGATATATAGATTTTATGAGGTGCATACTCGGATGTTTAAACCCACTTTTTTAATTAAAATAAATTATCATGTCAAACGGTATTTCTAATTTAGATGCTTATTATCAATCATCGATTAATAAAAAATTTTTAAGTCCGGTTAGATTACCAAGGGGTGTTATTATATATTATTCATTTTTGATGATTTATTTTCCGTTTTCAGATAAAAAGAAAATTCAATATAATAAATTGAAATATAATCAAAAAGCTGGTTTTTTATTTCATTATATGTTAAAATGTGCTTATCAGGCACGAGTTCCTGAATCTTTGATTGATGATTTAATATCTACAAAAAAAAGTTATGATTTTATTCAAAAAGTTTACAATAATAAAAACCTTGATGACAATGATTTTTTGTTAGATAAAATAAAGAAAAGTACATTAAATGATATGAAGGAAGACATCGAAATCCTGTTAGAAAAGAATAAGTTAAAAGAAATATTTGAAAATAAAATTAAATTGATGGCCGATTTAATTTATTATATTATGTCTAATGAAAATGAAAGAAAAAGAAAAATAGAAGAAATCTTTGAAATAGATAAATAAAATATAATGGACGAATTTAAGATAATGGTTATTCAGGATAATAGTAATGAATTAGAAAAAAATAATGCTATTCGAAATAATATTTTATTAATTAAAAAATTGTTATTTTTTTAAAAAACTTTTAGGGGGGAGTTATTAGCTTACTATCCACTACCAGATAAAAAATTGAAAACTTTTCAAAAACTGAATTTACAACAAAAAAGAGGTTTTATTTCAAGATATATTATGGGTTGTGCGAGTAAATCAGGAATACCTGATGTTTATATCAAAGAATTTTCACGATTGAAATATCGTCAAAGGAACAAGTTGTACGTGGAATGTGATGAAAAATCAGTATTTAAGTCAAAAATATTATCAGAAGAAAGAAAATTGCTATTAGCAACTTTACAACAAGTCAAAAAAATATCTATAAGAAAACGAAAATTGGATGAGATATTTTTCAAATAAGTAAAAAACATTTTAATATATAAAAGGTGTATTCGGTTAATCTGGATACACCTTTTTTGTTTATAAAAATTCTAATATTTTAAATTGTCTATTTTATCAAAAAATATTGAAATACAATGGGTTCATAAAACCAAGGAGTTTTATGTGAATAAAGGTTATGAATTTACAAACTTTGGTGAATATTTTATTGTCGATGTTAGTGATTTACCACAAACTTCCACTTATAAAATAAAAGTTAAATGTGATGTGTGTGGAAAAGAAAGAGAATTAGAACTTCAATATTATAATAAAAATATTAAAAAACATGGTTTTTATACTTGTGGTGGTGCATGTTCAAAAGTTAAATGTGAAAAAACCTGTTTGTTAAAATATGGTGATAAAAATTATAACAATAAAGAAAAATGTAAAAAAACTTGTTTAGAAAGATATGGTGTTGATAATAGTTTAAAAAATATAGATATTATTGAAAAAAGAAATAAAACCAATTTAGAAAAGTTTGGATATATTAATGTTTTTCAAAATGAAAATATAAAAAATAAAATTAAAGAAACATTATTAAAAAAATATGATGTAACACATCCATCAAAATGTGAAATTTTTAGAGAAAAACGAAGAATTACTTGTATAGATAAATATGGTGTCATTAACCCTATGATGTGTGAAGAATTTAAAGAAAAACAGAAAAACACATGTATAGAAAGATATGGTACATTGTTTTTACATATAAATCCCAGATTTAATAAATCATCTATTTATTTTTTCGGATTAATTGAAAGAATGACTGGTTTAAATATACAACACGCTTTAAAAACAGAACATGAAAAAAGATTTAAAAGATATTCTGTTGATGGTTATATAGAAACTTTAAATGTAATTATTGAATGGGATGAAAATTATCATAAAAATAAAAAACAAATAGAAAAAGATATTAAAAGACAATTAGTTTTAGAAACTGAATATGGGTGTGATGTTTTCAGGATTAATCAAAGTAAAAATATTAAAGATATATACACATCTGTGTATAAATTATGTGATATTTTGATGATAATGAAGAAACAATATCGGATATCTTAAATGTATCTTTTATTTTTTTATATATAAAACAAAACTTAATTAAATTATTATGGCTACACCATTATATAAAAGTATGAAAAGTAAGGGTATTAGTTTTTATGCATTTCCTTCAGCTTCGGAAGATATAACAATATCATTTCAAAACACAGATTATAAAATAGATTTTTCAAAATTCGTATTATTAAATTTACCAAAACAAGATTTAATTAATAATGTTTTAGATTTCAGAGATTCTTTTTATACTGTTGACCCCAATACACCGTCGAAATATTCTGACCAATTAATAGAATCTTTAAGAAACTATGTAGCCAATCATGATGTTAATATTAGACAAACAAAGATAAATTCTAACACAGATTTCTATAATGTAGGTGAACCAAGAACTGTTGTTGAAAAAATATTTTGGAAATGGTTAAGAAAACTTGGTGTTCTTGATTTAGAACCAGCTGTGCATAAGTCAGACTGGGATAAAAATTTAACAGACTATAAAAACCCAAATGAAGACACGGTATCAAATAGTGATTATTTCAGAAAATATTTATGGAAAGAAAGAGAAGTTATAACTTATACTGTGCCATTTATAGAATATATTGGTTCTGAACAGTTTCAAATTGTAATAACTGAACAATGTAAATTTAGAACAGGGGATATGGTAACTTTTTCTGGTGATACGGGTGGACAGGTGTCTACTGGTACAACATACGAAATAGTTTCTTTAATAGTTGGTACTGGAAGTACAACTATAATAATGGAAGAACCTACTATTACAACAAGTTATACACCATCAAATTTAGTAATATCTTTAAATTATCAAAAAGTTATTCGGTATATAGGTGAAATAAATGCGATGTCAAAAGTTCAGAATTCAAAAAGTAATTTCACTGAAATAACTGCATTCATACCTCATCAGGCTGGTCAAACACCAACTGTTTTATTTGAAATAGATAATGATAACAATTACCGACCAACTATGGAATATCCTATTTTATCGAGTGATATACAGAATGAAATATTAGGGGCAGAAAATTTGAACTCACCTATTAGAACGAATCCGGGTAATTACCCAGGGTCGTTTTACGGGCAATTTGATACAACTGATAAAACTTATGTTACAAGTAATGGTGATAATTTAAGATTATCTGGCGATTATTATGGTGTTAAATTAACAAATAATGTTGGATTGGATGCTGAAGATTATTTTGAAAAATTGGATGATTTTGATTCTACTGATATAGATGGTTTAGTTCTTGATTTTACAACTAACCATTATTTGAAAATGAATCTTCCAGATTACATTTCGAAGAATTTTGATGAATTTAATGCTATGCCATTGAATGGTGAAGCACCAGAAGATTTTAATTTTAATGCTATATTGTGGTATTATACAATTGATGACGGGTCTGGTAATATTACTTCAAATCTTTATGGAATATCTTTTTTAAATAATCCAGAAAATGATGATGACGACAGTGACGTAGATAATACTTTAATTACACCATATTCAAAATATGTATCTAACGGCCAACAAGATGGCTTATCATATAGTTTTGATTTGAATCTTACATTCGAAGTTGATAATGACATGGTATCACCGAATTTTGACCCGTCTGCAATACATAATTTATTTGGTTTCGAATTATACAATAATGTTTTAAGTACTCTTGGAAAATTACAAGAAAATTTTATTAATATATCAAATGGATTTGTCAGGATAAATACTGAATTAAATGAAATACGAAGCTTGGTTTATTCTCAAACAGATTTGGATTATATTAAAAATCGTTTATCTAACATGGATGAATTATTACAAATGTATCAAACAAATCAACTTGTAAATTCAGAAACAGCTGAAATAGAAGTAGATTATACAGGTATTTATCCGGCTGTAAGTATTAATGTTGTTGACTTAGAATTTAAAGATATCGAAACGGTAACAACATCAACCGTGTATCTTTATAATGTAACTAATAGTGCAACAACATCATATAGTTATAATATTATTGTTCCAACCCATAATAAAAAACTATTATATATAATAAATGATGATTTAAATGGTGTTGATTTTCCTTTGAAAATTGTGTTAAATAATGATTTAAAATATAAACAGATGTTTGAAATTTTCATTACACCAAAGAAAGCATTATATAGTAAGAAACTTAATATTGCAATGAATTATGATAATGGTGTTGATGGTGTTATTGAAACTGATTTAATAACTGATATTGATATGCCGATAGATTTAGAAACTTACGACCAATCCACATCAGCAGTGACATATAACAGGTCATATTATTCTACTTCATCAGTACATCAATATGCAGAATTAGTTTTACCAACTGGTACTACATATGACCAGACAATTTTATATACAGCATCAAGTAACTTTTTTGAAATCGGTGAGTATGTTTATATTAGTAATTTTTTCTTTATTAGTGGTTCAACTACTATTGATTATAGTGGTTTATATCAAATTACTGATTCTAAACAACCATATATATTTATAGATTTAAATATTAATGGTTTAGAATTAGTTGGTGTCCCAAGAATTAGTTTATATAAGGGTTTTAAAATATCAATATTAAGAATAACTGAAGCTGATTCTGTGACAGGTATTGATACATCATCTATAACTGATAGGTATTTAATTGAAAAAGAAATAATTTAGAATGGATATATCATTAGATAATTTAGAAAATATTATAAATCGTTTGTTTGATGAATCTAAAGTATCATCTGTCGAAACTGTTTATGAAAAAACAGAAGATGGTAAAGGGTTGAAAATGGTTGTTTTTATTCATAATTTATTTTATAATAAAACAAATATTATTTATGCTAAATTATTATTTCTTGTTGATGACCAAAAAACAAAAGTATTGAAAAATCATTTTACTTATTTGTATGATATTAATTGTGATTATAGAAGGGTTAATTTTAATGATTTGGATGATTTAAAAGAAAAAATATCCAAAGTATTTTTATCAAGACTTTTTGGAAATGATATAAAAATATTATCTGATTTGATGACACACCCAGGTACGATTATCGATAAATGGTTTAAAGAAAATGATATGGGGGAATTTAGTGTATATAGCTTTAAATATGAACCAAAAATAAAAGTAATGCCATGTGAAAATTTGTTTTTTAATTTTGTTTTGAATTTAGATAACAAAGAAAATATTGAAATTGTGTTGATAAAAGAAGGTAAATCAGAATATAGTTTGAAATTTAAATGTAATGATATAGTTAAAGACTCAACTATTCAAAGTTTGGATGGTTTCGTGAACGAAATCGGAATTTATATTAAAGAAAATATAAAAAATAATTAATTAATTAATGGCTTTTTTCAATTTTATAGAATTAGAATATCAGAAGCTTTCCGACCAGATTAGAAACTGGTTACGTGGCGTATATAATAAGAGTGATTTGAATTTCACAAACGCATCACCTCATGGACAAATTGTTAGTGTACAGGAAGAATTGTTTCAACATACAATGTTACATTTAAAAAATTCCATCAATCAAATAGATATAGAGAATACTTTTAATGAGAAAGCAATTAGAAGTATAGCCAGAATAAGTGGACACAATGCAAGTCGGGCTGTTTCTGCCACAGGTGTTTTAAAACTTAGGATTAAATCAGGGGTTAACTTATTAGAAGATATAGGTACTACCAGTATTGTGATACCCAATGAAACGGTAATTAAAAATAATACAAATAGTTTAAACTATACTATATTATCGAATGATGAGTTTAGTTCTTATAATTTTGGTAGTTCAAAAGAAATTTATCTGAATATTATTCAAGGAAAATATGATATTAAACGTTTTACTGGTAATGGGTTACCACATCAGTCTTATAGTATTGAAGTGTCAAATCTTAAAAAAATTGATAATTTTGAAGTTTATGTGACTTATAATGGTATTCAAGTCACTTTGAAAGATAATTTATATGATTTACTTCCTTCATCATACGAATGTTATGTTAAAACTGGTATAAATGGTGGTGTAGATGTATATTTTGGTACAAATGGTTTTGGATTTATACCAGCCCAAGGTTCTCGAATAGAAATAAAATTCCTTTTAACAGATGGAATTGATGGGAATATAACCAATTTAACTTTGAATGATTTTAAATTTGTTGACGAAGTAACTTCATCCACTGGTGATGTTATTTCAGTGGAAGATTTCTTTGATATTATAATAGACAGAGAAATAAATTTTTCTTCAGATGGTGAAACTACATTGTTTACTAAGAATATATTACCTTATGTTTCGAGAAATTTTGTATTAGCCACACCAAATCAATTTATATTTCATCTTAAACGTTTAAACATTTTTTCAAAAGTTAATGCTTATAATTTATTAAATGATTATGATGAATTTAATAAAAATAAAATTATAAAAGATTTAAAAAATGATATTAACGATAATATTGTAAACAGTGTTAAAAGAGAAGATATTTTAAACAAAATTGCATATCTTGAAAATCTTAATATATCTAATGATGATAAAATATTTTTATATTTAGTTCCTGATATTACTCGTTTCTTCACAAGTGATGTTAATTATTTCAATGCGCCATTGAATGTGTTTTATTTAGACACTAATGAACAAAATAAAGTTATGACATATCTTAAAAAAATGGGTATTCTAATGTTGACAAGTGATGTAGAAATAGTACAACCTACTATAACAAGATATATTACTAATATTTATGTTAGAAGATATAGTGATACAGTTGAGGAAAATGTCAGAGAGGAAATAATAGAAAAGTTATCTAATTATTTTATAAATAACCAAAGGTTTGATAGAATTGTTAAGGCTGATATTATTAAAACATTAAAATATTCTAATAGTATAGATTCTGTCGATATATATTTTATTTCTGAAAAAAATGAAAATTATCATAAAGATGGTCAAAAAACTTATAATACAGCACCTAAAGAATTGGAAAAGGCATCTTTTACTAAAAATAATGTTTTGTATCAATTAAAAAAATATGATAAAACATTAGTTCTTGGTTTGGATTCATCTATGGGTGATATTGTAATAGAAAAAGATGAATTACCAATTATAAGAGGTGGTTGGTCAGATAGAAATGATATTTATTATAATGAAACACCTATGGAAAATGGACTTGGGCCAGTTAATATAATTTTTAAAGGAGTTAGTGAAAGAAAAACAAATAATAATTAATCATGGTTAAATTATATTATGAATTTTTATATGAGAAATTCAATAAGAATTTAATTGTGACTCCTATTTATCATTTCACCAGTATTTATTCTTTATATAAAATACTTAAAAATTATAAACCCAGTGGAGGATTATTTCTTTATAATACATATTCTAATCATGTGTCATTTTCGAGAAACTATGATATGAAGTCCACAGAGTTAAGAATTGATAAAAGAAGTTGTAGAATTAGTGTTGATTATAATAAATTAAAGAACAACTATAAAATAAACCCCTTTTTAGACCAAAATTTTCCAGATAAATTTGAAAGAGAAGAAAGAGTTTTCACAGGAAAATATAATATTGATATGGTGAGAGATTATATTGATGGTGTAAATATTGAGCCGTCATTGATTAATATTGAAATATTAAAGGATGCTCCTTATGAAGATGAATTAGATGATAGACTTAATACTCATCACCCAGAAGAAAATGTGTATTTGAATGATAAATTAGCTATTGATAAGATATATAATGAATATAAAAATAAGATTTATAATTTAAAATTAAAAATACCGATTATATTTGTTGATAAATATAAACCTGTACTATGAAAAAATTTGAAGAATTCAATAATAATTATAAAATATTTACATTCAAACCTTATGATTCTTTTGAAATAGAAAATCCAACTAATAAAATTTTTTATTATCAAGCGTATCATAAGATAAAAGAAATCGGTGGATTGTATCCCTATATGTTAAAAAAACTTGATGATACACGAGAAAAAATTATTTTGAATGTAATTATATTGGAGACTGATGATGAAACAGAACTGGTTGATGAATTAATTCGTAAAGGTAATGCTTTCAATGTGGATTTTGAATTGGACTTTCAATATATTTCTGAAACACAATGTGAAAAAATTATAATGAAAAAATTATCAAATTTGTATGAGCCGATATTTAACAAAGTTGTTAGTTTTGATTTTGATGGTGTATTACATAAGTCAATAATAAAAGGCACAATCCATCCTAAATATTATAACGATTATGATAATTTTGAACCAAATAAAGAACTCATTGATAAGATAAATTATTTATCAAAAACACATACTATTATCGTCGTAACATCAAGACAGAATTATGAAGTGTCTAATATCTGGAAATTCATACGAAATAATAATATTAATATACATGATGTGTTCACAACGAATGGTGATATAGTTAAAAAATCATACATTTTAAAAAATGTAAAAGCTCTGACACATTATGATGATAACATTCAGTTAAAGAGTGATATTGAAAGTGTCGGAACAATTTTTAATTTTGTTAATACAAATCAATATTTCAAGTAATTACAAACAATTATTAATTTTTGTATTATAAATAGAAAAATCAAATTCTATTTAATGAATAAAAATAACTATATTGATAAAAGTCTAAAAAAATCATACATATTCTTAAAAGACCCAAATATAAGATTCTTCGATGATGGCTATAAAATATTACATGTAACAAAGTATAACTTTAATAGAATGTTCAAAATGAAGGACATTTTTATTTATATAAATTATTATACTTTAAACAAATATTTGTTATTTAAAAATCTTTTAAATTATAAAGGTTCAAATGACCGGATTAAAAATATTGTTAAATTACTTGTAAATGATAATTCTAATAAAAGATTGAAAATTATCGATAGTATATTGAATGATAAATATCTTTTTAAGATAATATGTAAATACTATCCAGATAAAATTGATTATAATAAAGAAGAACGAAATCCAGATTTTTTAAATCATATATATGTTCATGCTGATAAAATATTCTCGGAAATTAACTTTATTAAATTATTAGACCGTGCTGAAACTATTACAACTTTTTCGAATGATGATAATTCTATTGGTAAATTAATAAACACTGGAATAATAAAAGGTATGGTTAGTAAAGAATCTACTTTAAATCAAAAAAAATTCGGGGTGGATTTAATAATGATGAATGAGATTAATAAAAGTGAATTTGGACTTAAAACTATAATATTAAATAAAAAAAGTGAATGGAATATTTTATATCTTGATGTTATAAAGGTTATATTTTCAGATGTAGATTCGGATATTTTTAATTTTAAAAGAGGTACTAACACTATGAAATACCAATTCATAGTCTTTCTATGTGATGATTGTCTTGGTTTTATAAATACATCAGAAATTCAGTTAATAGAAAATAAAAAAAATGATAAACTTGTTAAAATAGAATTTAGTAAAAATGTAACTAAATTAACATTAAACACTTACTTGAAAAAATATTCATTGGAAAAATAATATATAGTAATCTAAAATAAATTTAATTCCAACCAATGAAGAAATTTATTATTTTATTATTACTATTTTTTAGTAATAGTTTATTTTCCCAAAATGATTTAGATTCTAAATTATCAGATTCTTTAGGTATTATCATAATAGATAAAGAACGGGTTAAAAAATCTGAATTAGACCTTAATCTTTATGTGTATTATTACGCAGAGGCTAATCAAAATTATTACGCTGGAAATTATAAAAAAGCATATAAGATGTATTCTAAATTGTTTGATTATGACCCATATAATTATAATTTTAATTATAGAATGGGTCTATCTCTTTATAAGAGAGGTTTATATAATGAATCTTTATATTATTTGTTGTATGCAGCTGAATGTATAAATAAGAATTATTTAAATTCAGTGTATGAATATGAAACGCCACCTATTGTTTTCATGTATTTGGGTGATATATATTGTAATATGAATCTTGATTATCCAATGGAATTCTTTTATAAAAAATATCTCGAATATGTGAAAGATGAAACTATAAAAATTGATATAGAAACAAGAATTGAAAATTGCCATAGTCCATTCTGGCGTTAAAATATAGAAGAAATCATAAAATATTTATTTTTATCAATTAATTTAGAATAGGTTTTACGAACCCCTTGTTTTATTGTAATCTTTGGCATCCAATCCATTTTTATAATTTTCCGGTTATATTTTATATTTTTATAAGGATATTTATTTTCATCCAAGAAAATTATTTCACCTGTATAATTTAAACATTCTTTTATTAAATCTGCTAAACATTTCAAGTTTAAATTTGAACCCGTTCTTAAATCTACTATTCTATTTGTATCAAAATTATCTATAATATTTATTGTAGCATTTGCTAAATCATCACTATGTATAAAATTTCTTTTTCTATTATTCTCTATTTGTAAATAAATTATTGGATTATTATAAATATTAGACTCATGTATTTGTCTTAAAATATCTGCAAATACACTACAAGTTTCAAATTTGTAATTATCATTATCACCATAAACTTCATCTAACAGTATGGTGATTAAAGATTGTTCTTGAATTTTAGTATAATTGGATATATCATCGATATTTAAATAATTAACTATTTTTTTACAATGAATATTTATGAGATGATTTATTAATTTTTGTTCATAATCTTTTTCAATATTAGTTATAAAACAATATTCGGGCTTTGTAGCAAATATGAACTCTTTCAATTCATTATCATTCTTATAATTTAAATTACTCGAATCTATAATATTAAAATTATTAAATGTTAACTTGTGATAAATCGATGACCCGATAACATCTTCTTGATTAAGAATGAGAATCCTGTTATTCTTATTCATTAAATAATGAAAAAATTTTTTGTGTACTATTTGTAGATTTAATGGGTTTACCGTATAAAAAATTCTAACAAAATCTACAATTTTGTTAAAAATATTTCTTCTTGTTTCATACTCCCACTACTTTTTAGCAAGCCTTCACAGGCTGGGTCATCCATAGTTGGGAAGTCCACAAGCGTAAATTCGGCTGTACGGCAGCCTACTTGAAAGTCTTTAAACTGAAAGTTATCTATTCTATTTAAAATTCTTTTACCTTCATTTCTGATATTAATAGCAGCATTAAAATCCCGGTCGTGAACAATCCCACAGTTTGGACAAGTCCACTCTCTATCATTTAATTTTAAGTCTTTTTTCTTGAAACCACAGCAGCTACATAATTTTGATGAAGGAAACCATCTATCTATTTCAACCACAGTCCTGTCATACCAAGCAGATTTATAAAGTAAAATACTTTTAAATCTATAAAGACTAAGCTCTTGAATTGATTTAGCTAAATAATGATTTTTCAACATTCCTTTTACATTTAAGTTTTCCATCACTATAATTTGATTATCATTAAGTAACTGGTTAACAATGCTATGTAAATAATTTTCTTTCCTGTTATTTATTTTATCATATTTTTTAGCTAATTTAATCCTTGCTTTATTTCTATTTTTAGAGCCTATAACTTTTTTAGACAGTTGTTTTTGTAACTTAATTATTTGTTTCTCGTTGGCTCTTTGGGATTTAAGATTTTCGTGAACTGTTCCTTCGGAACTAATCACGAACGTCTTAATTCCCAAGTCTATCCCAGTTATTTCATTTTTTGGTTTAGGAAGTTGTTTTTCTATATTTCCATCAACTAAAATGCTTAAAAAATAATTACCAGAAACCGTTTTAGTAAGCGTAGCTGAACGAATATTATTTTTATATTTATCTAAATAATTTTTATAATTATCTGAACATTTGAATTTTATATCTTTAATTTGACTGGTTAAAGTTAATTTTCCAGACAAATAATTATTCTTTTTACTTATACTTTCTGCTGGAAACCTACAAGAAGATTTATTATCTTTTTTTGATTTAAAGTTAGGAAAACCAGTCCCGTTTATGAAAAACCTTTTATAAGCATCTAAAACATTAATGATTGCTTGTTTTAAAACCTTAGTATTGTGTTCTTTAAGAAAAACATATTCATCATTTTTAGTTAAATTTTGATGAAAATAATTTCCTAAATCTTTTAAACCAAGTGTTGTTTTATCTTCCAGATATTTATTTTTCTTTAGTTCAAGGCATTTGTTATATGTAAAGCGATAACAACCAAGTAGTTTATTTATATAAACTTCTTGATTTTTATTAGGATATAATCTTATTTTTATCGCTTTTAACATAAAAATATTTCAGAGTATTAATTTACTCTATATATTAAAAATAAAAGGTGTTGTTTTATTTTTTGTTAAAAAATTATAGATTTTGTTAAATTTTTGTTAGCAGTTGGTTAACCCACGAATATATATATAAAATAATATTGTTCTCTTTTAGAAATTGTTTATATTTTTCGATAAGAGAATCTATGGATTGAAAATTATAATCATCAGAGTTAGAATATTTGAAAAAGTCAATTTGTTCAAATATTAATTGTAAACGAATTTTACTTTCTAATATTTCACTTTCTAAAATCGATTTCTCATAATATTTATAATTTTTTAATTCTATAACATGTTCAATGTTTCCTTCGATTTCACTTTCCCAGAATACAAGTAAAGAAGAAAACGTTTTATCTTGTTTCATATTTTTTTATTTTTTTAATTTCTTCTTTCATGTCTTCTTCATAGAAATCAATTATAAAATCAAGATATTTTGGATTTATTTCCGAATTATATTTTAAAAATAAATCTATATCACCCTTGGTGAATTTTTTACTTTCTTTCTTTTCTACTTTTGTCCAGTACCAATATGGTATTGAAGTTGTTTTTTTGAAAATTTTAAACCATATATCTAAGGCTGAAGCACGATTTCCAAGTTTAGTATTTAAAAAGTTAGCTTCTTTTGGATATTGAGCCGAGAATTTTCTATTAATAATAAAAAAATTATTTTCTTTATCAGTATCTGATAATTTTAAATATTTATTTTTATTAACAAATAAATAATCTACAACTTTTATAAAATCAATTTTTTCTTCTGCCATGTTAAATAAAATTTATAAAACAATTATAAGTTCTTTCAAAAGCTTCTTGAACCTTTACCATTACTTCATTTGGTGTTTTACCATAAAAATATGATTCAGACAAACCAATATTAGCATCTTTTATATTTGAAAAATGAGCACAAAAATTATCAATTGTTGAAGGTACAACTGAACCTGCACAACCTTTTTGTTGTATTACTACTATTGGTATATTAATTTTTTTACCAAAAGTTTTATATTCGGGCATTGCTTTAGTTTTCATTGATATATAACCTATAATCATCCAACGATTATGTTCATCTGGTGTTGTATTTATAATATCTTCCTGTGAAACTTCACGACACTCTTCTAAATAACGATATTTCCATGATAATTTGGGATACAACACGACTAAGTTTTTTAATATTATATACAAAATTAAGAGTTTTGTTTTAAAAATTGTATAAATCATCTAAAGTTTCAATCGGAATGAAACTATTTAAATCCATAAGTTTACCAGTATATAAATAATAAATAAAGGCTGTTATTATTTTATTTTGTGAATATTTTTCTATCAAATTTTTTATTGTAAAATATTCACCATATTTTTCTGAATAATCGGTTTCAAACTGTAAAAGATATTCGTTAAATAACGTCAACGAGTTGTGTTGTATCTCTTCGTTATCAAGTTTATATTTTGGAATATCTTCAGCTTTTTGTTTATGTGTTTTAGCTTTTGTAGCTAAATCAACATTTTGGTATAACACTTGTTTTATTTCATCTGGAGATAAATCTTTTCTAACCTTGGCTAAATTATCAATAATTGCTTTTTCAATTTGTTGTGAAAATTGAGAATGTGAATTTTTTAAAACCTTAGTGAAATAATCTATTAAATTTTTTCTGAAAGTATTATTAAAATCTTCAAAATCTCTCTGTGCTTTTTCTATATTTCGAACATCACTTCTAACAACAGAAAAATTATCATCTTTCAATTTATATTTTTTATATCGAGATTCATTTTCTATGTCAATTAATAATTGTGTTAACGTGATACCTTCTCTTTCATTTTTTTCCCAATGGTCACCCCATTCACCAGTGTATTTAATATACCTGTCTATCAAATATAATTTTCTTTTATTTTCAATTGCCGAACAGTATACTTTTATTGAATCATCACCAACCTGAACAAATAAAATGTTTTTATTTTGCATTAATTCGGTTTTGATATCTTTTTTTAAAGAAAATTCAATCCATTCTGCATCTGGTCTTAATGCATAATCTTTTTGTATATTCTGCATTACTTCTTTTGGTACACCTAATGTAGTTAAAGAACTTTTCTCTAATATTTTTGTAATAAAGTATTTATAGGATGATATCATAAAAATTTTAATAATATTTTTATTTTGTAGTATATATAATTTTTAAATAATTAAAAATGTTAATCTACGATTTTTTTTCCTCATTATATCATTGTAAATTTGTTTCATAAACTAAAAATATACGGATATGATAAAATGGATAATAATAATAGTTGTAGCTATTATCATCTTGGGTTCTATAAAAGGGTTACTGGAATTTTTAGGACAATTTATAGTAACTTTTTTTAATATTTTAAAAAATACATTTGGAATATTTTTATTTTTATTATTAATAGTGGCTCTATATTTTCATGGAACAACCCCTGATAATAAAATATATTCCGACCTTTCTAAAGAAGAATTGGAAAATTATGACCCACATTTTAAATGTTCCATGTTAATAGTAGATTGTGAAGAAAAACTTTTGACTGTTAAATCCTTAATGGATGGTAAAATATATACCCATGAACAAAAAATGGATAAATCTATACACGTTGACCTTATTAATAAATATTCCAGAGTTGTTTTGAGAAATCCTAAATGTAAAGAATTTGAAGCTGATACATTCAAAATTGGTGAAATAATGTTTTTAGATAACCATACTTATATTGATTATAAGAGGGATGGTCAAATTTTCGAATATAGATAAATCTAAAATTTTAACATTCTATTTATAAAAAATTATTTGATGAAAATAAAAAAGTCCACTTAACAGTGAACTTTATAATAAAAAAGTCCACTGTTAAGTGGACTTTTTCGTATTTGTAGTTTTGAGGTTTTTTATTTACTTTCAACATTGAAAAAATCATCAACATTATCATCATCTTCTACTTTATCGAAAGAAAAATTATCACTTGAAGTGTTTTCTTCTTGTGGAGTATTGAATGTTTCTTTCGATGCTTTTCCAATAGATGATTTAGCACCAGCAATACCAGAACCATTAACTAAGGCGATAATCTTTTCAACTTTATCAGCTTCTACGTCTGTCCAAGGTTTTGCTTCATATTCATCCAAATCTACATCTCTTTTTAAAAGAAATTCTTGTAAACCCTTTTGAATTTTTTCGTTAGAAATAACTATTTTACCTGCTTCATTTTTTTCAACCGGAACTTTTTTACCGTTGATTTTAATAGGTGAAGCTTCAAGAAAACTACTTGCATCGTAGTTAGGGAAAACACCTTGTGGTGTTTTATTTTCCTTTATGATAAGACGAAAATCTTTACCGTTAGCAAGGTCAAAAACATTACTTTTTATACCATCAAGTTCACCCTTTTTCTGTGCGTTGATTTTTTCTTTAATTTTATATCCAAATGGATAAATTAAAATTTTACCTTCCAATTCTTTGTTATTTTCATCTTCGATTACTAAAATATAACTGTAATATTTAGTAGAACGTTTGATTAATTCTGCTTTTTCCTTGTCAGCAGCATTTTTAGAATTGAATAAATCCCAATATGTTACACATAATGGACAAGTGGTTTCACCCATATTCTTTTTACATTCGTAGTAACCTTTTAAATCAGGATTGTTTAAAAGTTTTGCATAGTGTAAATGTTTTTCGACTGCTGAAGCACCTACGGTACCATCTTTCTTAAAATTGGGAAGAAAACGGATAGTTGCTTTGTAACCTTCTTTTTTGTCAACTGCATCTGTAATTGCTGGGCGATAAATTCCATCTGCATTTCTTTTCTTTTCGTCTAAAAATCCCATTGTGCTGTCATCTTCTGACATGTCAAATAAATTGACTTTTTTTACTTGTTCGCTCATTTTGCTTATTTTTTTTTTTTTTGATGCTTTAAGTTGCCCTAAATGCATTTTTTGCTTTAAAAGCTAATTATTAATTATATATTGCTTTATTTAAAAAGTTTGAAAAACTTTATACTATATATTAAAAAATAAAAGTTTAAAAAATAAAAATCAAACCTTGTTTTTAATATATATGAATAAACAACCTGATTGTTTATATGATTTCTAATATTTCAAATGCTGTTAAAATTTTGCCTAAAATCGATAATAAGGATAGTTATGTTAAGTTGTATACTAATGTAAATAGTGATTTTGTCGTTGGTGATAAGGTATATATATTATCTTACAATACTGGCGACACTAATGCTGATTTGGATAACTATATATATTATATATCAAGAAGTGGTACAGCTAATGGTGAAATAACTTGTGAACAGTATTTACAAGGATATTCGGTAAAAGAAATAGATGTAGATAATAATTCTATCGTTATTAATCGATTATATTCATCTTTACCATCTACTATTAGTGGTGTGACAACTGATAATTTTTTTATTTCAAAAACTCTTATGTTAAACAGTGTAATAACGGGTGGTGATTTAAATGGTGTTGTGTTAAAAAATACAACAATAACAAACGTCTTAGGTGGTGTTAAATGGATTCAAGGAATTGTATTGGGTGGTGAATTAAACGATTTAATTCTAAATGATAAATATACAGATATAACTTTATCTTTAAATTCTATTGTCAATCAAAGCGATATATCTTCATACTATACATACAATAATGATACATATGGTTATAGTGTTTTTTCTGGGAAAACATCATCATTAGTAATAAATATGCCAACTATTTATAATGGTTATTTTTATAATAGTATAATAACAGGTTATGTTAGTAGTACACCTTCTAATTATCCAATATTATATAATGGTTATTATGAATTATGTGACTTTAATAATAATTTTAAAATAAATGATGGATATTATAAAAAATCTAAGTTTTACAGTGTTACATCACTCTGGAATTATGGTACATTAGACCCAGTTGATATATCTACTTATGTTTTTAACCCTGTAACATGGTCAAATGGTATTTGGGAATCGAGTAATACACCAGCCTCTTTAACGTGGGAAGCTGGTATATTCAATGGCGATACATTTACATCTACTTGTGAATGGCAAAATGGTACATTTAATGGAGTGAATTTTTTGGGAACTTGGGCTACGGGTACATTTAATAAAGGTTTATTTAATACATCACTGTGGACAGATGGTATATTTAACAATGGAATATTTTCACCAACCAGTCTTTGGTCTAAGGGAATATTCAATAATGGAACTTTTTATGGTACATGGACAAACGGTGTGTTTAATAATGGTACGGTTGGAACGGGTGCAACTTGGATAAATGGTGTATTTAATAATGGTGTATTTACTGGTTCAACATGGTCAAATGGTGTATGGAATAATGGTTTATTTGATAATTCAACTTGGTCATCTGGTAACTGGTATAACGGTACGATGTCAGAATCAGATTGGTATAATGGTAATTTTTATAATGGTATAATAAAATCTGATACAGTCTGGAATAATGGTGATTTTTATTTTGGTAATTTTAATGATAGTATATGGAAAGGTGGCATATGGCATAATGGACTTATGACTAATTCTGAGTTTCAGAGTGGTACTTGGTGGAATGGTGTATTTACTGGTGGAAATAATGGTTATATAGGAGATAATACCAGTGGTGGTTTGACAATAGTTTATTGGTATAATGGTAATTTTAACAACGGTCGTTTTTATGAATATTCTGTATGGTATAACGGGTCGTTCCATAATGGATATTTTTATGGGGAGTGGTATAACGGTACATTTTATAAAGGTGTATATCAGGGAAGTGGTGGAATTATACCTACTATTTTAAATAAATCATTCGAACCATATCAAAAACAAAAATTTGTTAGGAATCTGGGTAAACCTTTAAATATTAAAAAAAGAATAAAATAAAAAATAATAATTAATAAAATGTTAGAATTTTTGAAAAAAATCGTGAAATTCTTTAAAAATCCGAAAAATGAAAAAATAATTTATTATTTAACTATAATAATACTTTTCATTATCCTTTTAGCACAATGTAGTTCAAATAAAAAATTGAGAACTAATGCAACAATCAGTGAACATAATATAGCTGCATTAACCGATACTGTTACAACTGTTAAAAATAAAGTTGGTGAATTACAACAAGAAAAAATTATTTTAATTACTTCTAAAAAAACATTGGAAGATTTTAGTAAGGAATTAGCAACTGAACTGGAAAAACAAAAAGGTCGTGTTATTTATATTTCAAATATGTTAGCTCAACTGAAAACAGATAATGCATCCTTGAGAGCAGAAAATAAAACATTAAAAGATTCATTGGCTAACATTATTATTGATGGTACTAATATATCCTATTTATATTGGGATTTTTCAAAAGCATACGATTCATGTAATTATAGGGTAATAAAAGGATATACAGCTTTTACTATTGATACTAATATGAACGGAATTATATCAAAAGGCTCAGAGTTAACTGATTTTGGTTTAACTTTTAATATTGTTACGGGACTAAAGGAGGAAGAAAATAAATTAAGGATATTTGTAAAATCAAACTACCCAGATTTAAAATTCACAAATATAGAAGGTTCGTTGATTGACCCCCAAAAATCGGATATTATAAAAAAATTATTACCACAACATAAATGGACATTCGGGCCACAACTTGGTGTAGGTGCTGTTTATTATAGTGGTAACATAAAACCTTCTATATATTTCGGTTTTGGTGGACAATATACATTATTTGGATTTTAATATAAAAAATGAAAATTTTTTGTTGTTTGATAAAAATTTCCATTTTTATATATATGCTTAAAAAGAAGCATGAAAGTAGAAAAAAAATTATTTATTTTTTATTATTCTATAATAATCGTTTTATTATCTTTAACAATATTCTTATGTTATAGTTATTTTAATATTAAAATAGAATATAATAAAAATAAAAATATAATTAATGAGAACATCCAAGTTCTTCAAAATTATCAAAGTATAATACAAAATTCAACCGATTCCATTATATATCTTAATCATTTAAAAGATTCTTTAACTATTTATTTATATAATCAATTAGAATTTAACAGAAATCTTTATAAGTTTAATTGGGAAAATGTTTGTTACTGGGTCGAATTTTATCAAATAAAACACCCAGAAATTGTAAAAGGACAAATATTGTTAGAAACAAATTATTTAACTTCAGATGTTTGTATATATAATCATAATTTGTTTGGAATGAAATTACCCAACAATAAAAAAGGTCGGAAAGGAATTGGTATTTATAAAAACCACGCTGTCTATAATAATTATATTGAAAGTATTGAAGATTATAAAATATGGCAAGAAAGATATTACAAATATGATGAGGACTATTATAAATTTTTAAAAAGAATAGGTTACGCTAAAGATAAATATTATTTGAATAAATTGAAATATATTGTCAAACATGATGTTTTGTTAGAAAAATAAACAGGTGGAACGGTATTATATTAATATATAATCAAAAATTATATAAATAATTCATGAGATATTTCCCATATGGTTTTTGGAAAATTAAAGAAAATTGTCAAAAAGCTGCATTAAAGTGTAATGGTAGAACTGAATTAAGCAAAAAATATAGCGGTGCATATAATGTCGCTTGTGAAAATGGGTGGATGAATGAAATATGTTCTCATATGAAACCTATCGGAAATTCTAAAAAACGAATGATATATTGTGCAATATTTCCAGATAACCATGTTTATGTTGGTTTAACTTATAATTATGAAAAAAGAATTAATGACCATTTAAATAGTAAAAAGTATTCTGCGATTAAAACCCATATATTAAAAACTAATTTAACACCAAAATTTTTAAGATTGACTAATTACATCCCTGTTGATAACGCTATAAATGAAGAATCTGAATACGTGAATTTTCTATCTAAATTTTTTGTTATTTTAAACAAAACAAAAACTGGTGGTTTAGGTGGTAATACATATAAATGGTCACATGAGAAATGTGAAAAAATTGCTTTAAAATGTAAAGATAAAATGGATTTTAGAAAAAAACATCCAAATGTGGTGATGTCAGCGATGCGAAACGGTTGGTATGATAATATTACAAGCGGATATACAACTGATAGATTGTTTGTTTATTTTATCTTTAATGATGATAGTTTATCTAAAACATATTTACATATATCTGACGCACTGAAAGATGGTTTTACCAGTAGTAATATTAAATTGTGTGTGAGAGGTAAAATTGAAAAATATAAAGGTTTTTCGTGGTTTAGAATACCAAAAAATGAATATGATAAAAATAAGAATTATAATAATATTAAAATATTTAAAAAATGATTTTTAAAATTAATATATAAAGAAAAATATAAAAAATTAATATGGAAAATTTAACCGGATTTAATAGTTTTAAAGATAAAAAACATGGTTCTAAACTGAACGAAGGTGTTGTTAAAATTGGTAATGCATATGTAGTGAGTGACGTAGAAATACCAGTATCATTAGTAAATGCTTTTATTAAAAAAGTAAAAGATGAAAGTGGTCGTAATTTGAGGGAAATTTTTTCTGATAATGATGTAGCATACAGACTGCTAAAATATTGTGTTGAAAATAATATGATTATTGATAACTTACCAAGTAGCATAGTTCTTGGTGATGGTACTGGTAATGTTGAAGTTACTGACGATATGGGTGGACAAGTCCAACAATCAGGTCAAACACCACAAACACAAGCACAAGCACAAGCACAACCACAAACACAAACACAAGCCCAACCCGTAGTTCAAACACCCCCAGCCGCTCAACAGACTGCTCAAACTGGTGCTACTCAAACACAAAAAACTGTACAGGAAATTCCTGCGCAAGAAACTGGTGGAATACAGGAAATTTAAGAAGAAAGATTAAATTATTGAAATATTTGAATAAAAATCAACGAAAAGCCTATTTTCGTTGATTTTTTATTAAAAATGACTTTTAAATTAAAATATATAAATAAAAATAAATTATTATTTTGGCTATAATTAAGAGTTTTAACGATTTTAAAAGAACAACAGAAAGTCATAATATAAGTGAGCCTGTTGTTAAAGAACCTAAAGTACTTGAACCAAAAGAAAAAGAACCAAAGGTTAAAGAACCTATGGTTAAAAGAAAAGGTGCGTTTAATATTGAAATTCCTATAATTAACAAAGCTACAATAAAAGAACCCACTATAAAAAAAGAAAATATGGATAATACATTGGATAATTTATTTAATAATATAAAATTCATTAATAAAATTGCAATTTTCGAAAAGGTTATAAAAGCTCATGACGCTTTTTTATTTTTAGAAACTGCTAAAGTAGATAATAAAAAGTTGTGGTATTTCTTGATGGAAAGAAATGATACAACTCTGCAAATTGTTAAATATAACCCTAAAGAAGGCTTTAACTTAAAAGAATTGGTGGAAGGTGTCATCACACATTATAAATCATTAGAATCAATTAAAAAACACTTAAATGAAAACATTTCAGTTGATGGTTCTAAAGAGTATGTTGTGATATCAAATTTAACACCTATTATGAAAGCTATTATTAAGAACGATTTAATAAAATTGTTATCCAAGTAACATGACTTTTTCTGAAAAATGTTTTCTTAAAAGATTAACTATTTTTTCTTTTTTTATCATTAGCTGAATCCTTATAATCATCCAGTTCTTTATTAATAAGTCTAAGGTCAAATATTTTCACCTTTTCAGTTTGTTCTATTTCATGTGTAGTTTCTTCACCTGTATTGATATTAGAAAGTTCATCTTTTAATTCTTTGTAGAATTCTTTCATTCTTTTTTGTATATCGTATAACATTTTAATACTATCACGAATTTCTTTTTGAAATGTTCCAACTGCTTCATACATCTCTGGATGATTAACTCCACTGTCAATTTGTTCCATTAAATTAATTAAAGCTCTTTTAGACATCGACATTGAAAACTTCAAATCACATAGTGACTGTGCATCATTTTGAATTATATTATTAACATTTTTTCTGCTTACAATTTCATCTGTTAAATATAAACTTGATAAACAATTTAATGTCTCTTGACATTCTTCTCTGATTTTCTCTATTTCACCTTTATAATCAAATTGGGTGATATTTAAGTTAAGACCGGGTACTTCATCTGGAAAGAAATTATCTGGGTCAATGTTTATTTCAGTTATTTCTTGTTCTAATATTTCTATACTATCTCTAATTCTATCTTTTTCTTGATTTATTGAATCATCACCACTCATAATAATTTGTCTATTTTTATGTATATATTTAAATTTGAAAGTTCAATATTTATAAATATGATTTAATATATAGTTGTAAAAAGAAATTAGTTATTATGAAATTTTTAATGTTGTTCGAGGAATATTCAAGTTATCAAACAAAAGTACTTGATGATTTATTAGATAAAATTTCTAAATCTGGTATCGATTCTTTATCACCAGAAGAAAGAAAACAGTTAAAAAATATAGATGATGTTAAATCACCTGAAGTTCAGAAATTGTTAAAAAATGATGATGTAGAAACTGAACCTTCGAAAGCTTCTACGTTTGATGTTAAAAATATCATAAATAAAAAATATTTTGATTCAACAAAAGAAATATGTTTTTTATTAAAAAATATAGATGATACTGATGAATATGGTGTTCTTTACATGGGTGATATTTATTTTAGATATAAGGTGTATCATGGGTATATCGTTAAAGTTAAAGAAACAGAAAGTGCAGATTATAATTTTATAAGTGATAACAGTGAAATTTTTGAACCTTCAGAATATGATTTACATTATGAATTTGATGGATTAATAGAAGAAGTGTTCTATGATGAAAATATTAATAAAAATTTATTGAATTAAACATGAAAAATTATAAACAATTTCTTGAAAATATAGGTTCTGGTGCGTTTGCTTCGTTTACAAATGATGCTGGTGAAAATTTTTGGGGCAATGTCGGTGGGGGAGTATTACCAATTTGTACAGAAACTAAAAGAATATTATTGGCTTATCGTTCTGCTGATGTGAATGAACCTCATACTTATAATTTATGGGGAGGTAAGATAGATGAAGAATACGGACAGACCGAAGATGATATCATGGATGTTGTTAAAAGAGAATTTACAGAAGAATCTGGGTATGATGGTAATATTAAATTGATACCTGCATATATATTTGAAACGCCTTCAAAATCATTTAAATATTTTAATTTCATCGGTTTATTGGATGAAGAATTTGAACCAGAATTAAATTGGGAAACTGAAAGTTATAAATGGGTCACATTTGATGAATTAATTTCAATAAAACCAAAACATTTTGGTTTGGTTGGTTTGTTAAAACACGATTTAGATAAAATAAAACGTTATTGTAATGCTTAAAAATTTTTATTCTTTCATGAATGAAAGAAATAATTTTAATGAAAATTTTTGGATTTGGTTTGGGAATTCTAAAGTTATTGATAATTCTGGCAACCCATTAATTGTTTATCATGGGACTGAAAAATCTTTTAATACTTTTAAATTAAAAAATGTAAATACATATTCTAATAATGTTTTCGGATATTTTTTCACATCTAACCGAAAAATGGCTGATTTATATTCAAATCAATCAAAAAAAAGTATAGTTATGTCCGTCTTTTTAAAAATGGATAATCCATATTTAATGCCATCTTATGAATATCAATTATTTCAGAATTATAAAACTATTGAGGATTGTGAATTGTTTATAGAAAAATTAAAAAATGAAAACTTTGATGGTATTATATCAGGTGATAATTATATTGTTTTTGAATCAAATCAAATAAAATCAATTAATAATACTGGTTCATATAGTTTAAAATCTGATAATATAAATGAATATAAAAATATAGGTAATCTTTATCATATTGTTGATATCGAAAAACTTTTTTACATATTACGAAATAATAAAATTTCATCCAAATATTTTCAAAATATATCAACAACCAGAGATAAAATGATGGGTGGATACATAGGTGATTCTTCAACTTCAGTTTTTAAATTAGAATTTGATAGTGCAGTATTGTCCAATAATTATAAAATGAAACCGTTTTCATATAAAAGTCAGACAAATATTTACTTTGATGAAAAAGAAGAACAGATACAAACCAATGAAATAAAAAATATAAAAAAATATATTAATAAGATTATAATAAATAAAAAACGACTTGAGTATCTTAAAGATAGTGGTTGGTTTAATACTGACGGTGGATTTGTTGTTGGAAAAGGTAAAATATCATTTCCTGAAATATTTAAAGAATTAATAAACTTGATTGATGAAAATGGCTTACGTGATAAGTTATATGTTCAAACTGATTCTACTATTAAGAAAGATGATGAATATATTCAATCTGTGTTGGATTATTCTATACTAAAAATTCATCATGGTTATTGTTATTATATAAGAGGTTTTATAGAAGGAATTCATCCAAAATTTGGAATGAAAGTTCTTCAGGATGATATATTACCCGTTGATGATAGAAATAAAAAAATTGAAACTTTAGTAATTGGACATGATTATGAATATATGTGGCTGCATAAAAAATCATATCCTGTTGATGTAGAATTACCAGAAGGTTATAGTTTATATGAATTTGATTTTAAATATAAATTAGAAGATGTAATATCAGAAGATAATAATTTTATTTATCTTAAAACGACTATATTAAGACATATTAAAAAAATAAAAAGTTAATTTTGAAAAATTTATTAATAATTATATTTTTATTTTTAAGTTTAATATCTTATTCTCAAAAAATATATAGGACTGAGTGTAAAGATAGCGCACAATTTTGTATATATGAAAGTTTATTTAAAAGTGATACTACATATTCAGTATATATAGTAAAAGATTCATCTGAATTTGTTGGTTTGGGTAACTGGTATTTCATTTCAGACAAAAAACAAGCGGATTATATAATATATTTCACTAATAACAAAACAGAAGCTCAATATAGAGTATTTTATATCAAAAAGAAAAATATTAATGCTTATTGAAAAGGTGATTAAAAAATTTAAAATGTGACCGAATTAAAAAAATCTTTCATTTCTTTTACACTACCGATAACAATAAATTTTTCTTTAATTATTAATTTTTGATATTCAGCTGACTTAATATCTACAAATTTGTATTCATCTTCAGTATTAGAACATAATTGTTCAGTCACTTTTTTCAAAGCAAACAAATTTTCGTTGATAGTTGTAGGAAATTTAATATTGATTAAAGATTTTAGTATTTTCTGTTCTTTTTTTAACTGGTCAGAATATTTGATACCATTTTTCTTTAAGGTAATCTCATCAATTTTTTGAAATTGACTATAATTGGTAGTTGCCAGTGGGGATTTTAAAAATATACTAATATTCATTTTTTAAAAATAAAACAGGCAAATATAAATAAAAAAATTATTTTAACAAAATATTTTTAAATTTATTTTCAATCTTCTTTAAAAATATTCCTAATTTTACTTCTTCTGGCTAATTTGAGTGCTTCTGCTTGCCACTCAATCTTATCTTTAAAGTGTTTACCATTTATATAATATTGATTTATATCCGAATTCTTAAAATATAATATAGCAGCGTCAAATATATTATGATATTCTCCATTTAATTTGGATTCTATCCTATCTTTAAATCTGATTTTTATTATTTTATCTTGATAATCTTCAAAAAACCATTCGTTCAATTTAAATTTTTCAATTTGATGTTGTTCTAAACTCATTTTAAAAAGTTATTTGATTTGTAAAAGCTGTAATTAATTTATTAATAAATGTACCAGCTAATTGACCATAGAAAGAAGGAAATAATAACAACGATATTATAAATAAAAGTAATAATATTTTAATTTTATTAGAATTTAACATTTTTAAAAAAGTTGGTTTCTCGAACGATTTATTCATTCTTTCTTTCTGATATTTTAATCTTTGGTCGTCCATTGCATTTTTTACATTTTAATACTTATATATTTTTAAAATCAAAATGTTTTATTTATCTCATATGATAATCACATTTCTTTGTGGATATTTTTTAATATATACAAAAGAAATTATTCTATAAAATTATTTTTATTTAATGAGAGATATATGGAATCCGAAATACGAATGGTCACAAAACCCAAAATATACTGGGAAAAGTATTTTAAATTTTAAAGAAACTGGTGTTATATATAATAATTCGGGTAGTTCAGATATTCAAATTGCTTTACCTGATAATATCATCAACGATTTTTATTATGTAGATAATAAAATATATTTAGCGACGAATAGTGGTATTTGTATTTTAGATATTTCAACAAATAGCGGTCTTACAATCATTGATACTTCATATACACCAACTGAAGGTAGTGGTCTAACATCCAATATAATTTATACAATAACAGTTGATACATTAAATGACATTTTATATGCCACAACAAGTAATTGTATATGGAAATGGAATTTAATCACAGATAAAGGTTGGATAATAGATGAAACCTATATACCTGTTTATGGTGATTCACCACCATCGGGTGTTACTTATAATAAATGTAATATTGTTCATTTTAGAACTCCTTTTAACCATGATATTTTATATTTTGGTTACGAAACATTAGGTTTTTGGGAATGGGATGTTACAATTGATAAAGGTAAACGGTTAGATATGACAACACCAGTTGTTTTTGGTGATAAATTAATTTCAAATGAAATTTACCAGATAGCTGTTGATGTAAAATCGGAATTGGTATATGTAGCAACACCTTTAGGTGTGTGGAGATGGAGAAGAACGAATAATGAAGGTGTTATATTAAATGCTGGTTACACACCAACAACAGGAGATTCGTACCCTGTTGGTAACACCAGAACAGTTTTTTATGATAATACATATAATATTTTATATGTTGGATTTGATAATAATGGTTTTTGGGTTTTAGATACTCAATATGATATGGGTACACATTATAGTACAGCAACTCCTTTTACAACAAATGGTGTAGAATTACCAAGTGATAATGTATCTAAAATTTATAAAGATATTACGAATAACACATTATACACCACATCATTGACAAATGGTACATGGACTTATAACACTGGTACAGGTGCGGGTAAGATATTTAATTCTATTTCCGGTGTTACTTATGGTAATAATTTACCAAGTGAAATAGTTTCAAGTTTTTTTGTAACAGGTGAATATAAATTATTATATATTGGAAATGAATTGGGATTGTGGAAATTTAATTATGAAATAGAATATTATGATGCTTTATTGGGTGGTGAAATTATAAGAACAGACCGAGAACAATTGTGGAATGTTGAAAATTTAACTGATGTTTATTTTAGGATTCAGAAGTGTATATCTGGGGTTTCTTTTACATATATTGATAATCTCGATGATGTTTATAGATTTGGTGTTTTAACAAACGATGATGCTGATTCTTTATTTAATATGTATAACGAATATGAAATAATGAATAAATTCATCAAGAATTATATACAAGTGGATGTGGCTTCAACTACTAATGTCGATTTAACTCAACCACAATTTACAATAGATGGTGTTATATTAAAAGAAAATCATTTAGTTTTATTAAAAAATCAAGATAATACATATACTAATAATATTTATAAAGTAAATGAGAAAAGATATTTAATTCTAACTGATTATTTGTCAACCAGAAATAAATCGGATAGATTTAAAGCTTATGTTAAATTAGGGTCAACAAATAAAAATTTACAGTATTTTTTATTACCCGATGCTAATGATGTTTTTCCTATATCGGGTGAAGCAAAAATATTTGATGCTAGACACTCTTACATTTTAAAACACAGACTTTGTTATGATATCGATACTATACCAACAAACACTGGTAATACTCATAAATTAGTATTCGCTGATTATGATGTAGCAAGACATATGAATAATAAAAATTTCGAATTATATAGTGGGTTCACAATGTCATTAGGAACACTTGATACAGGACAAACTTTTGATATAGAACGCTATACAAAAGCTTATTCTATTCGATTTTCAAATACATATAACCCATTTGACGATTACACTAAATATACAACAGATTCTATACCAGCTATGACCTCTTATACATGTTCTTCTGGAACATGTTCATCTAATAGTTTTTATGCTTCTGGGTATGAAACGTGGAGAGCATTCGATAATAATCCAAGTACAAATTGGCGAGCTTTTACAACAAGTGGTTGGATTAAATTTACTTATAATGTTCCTATAATTATATGGAAATATAGTATAGAATGTAATGATTCACCTATTAGAAGTCCTAAAAATTGGATATTTCAAGCGTCTAATAATGATACTGATTGGGTTGATTTAGATACTCAAATAACTCAAATTGGTTGGTCAGCAAGAACTTATAGAGAATATATAATAGATAACACAGTTCCATATCTTTATTATAGACTTTATGTAACTACAAATAATGGTGGTTCGGTTCTTTCTATTAGTGAAATACAATTATTCAACATGATATTTAATACAGGTTCGACAACGTATGAGCCTTTTATAAGTGGAATATTTAAAAATGTTTTAATACCAGATTTATATTCTAAAAAATATGATACCATTATAGATAATTCAATTTTTTCTACTATACCTGTTAATATAGAAGATTATATTCGTATCGAAGTTAAAAAGGATGATGAACCTTATTTAACATTTGATACGTTCATAAAAAACATAACAACATCTGGATTAACTATCTCAGATTTAATTCCTGAATGGGTAATAAATGATTTAAATAGTAAAACTGATTTAACATGGATTATTAGAAATATACAATATTCAGATTTAACAGCTGGTAGTTTAGTGGTATCATTACAAAATTCTTTTCTAAGTAAATTTTTTAATGTAAACGATGTATCAACATCAGGTGAAACTTTATTATTATTTGAACCGAGAGAATATGAATATAATATGGAATTTGACTATGATGGTTTGAGGTTTAATTATAGTGGTTCAACTGGTATGTTTGAAACTCAAAATTCTTATATTAATTATAAATTATATGAATTTTTATCAGGTATAACCAATATTATTTTTACACCAAATATGATACTTTATAATGATGATGAAATAACTTCATTTTCTCAATTTTATTTAGATAAGAATATTATACAATTAAATGTTACGAATATTGATGATTTGACTAATTTTAAACCATATACATATGTCGAAATTTCTGGTACGACTACATATACGAAAACTCTAATACTTAATATATCAGGAAATACGGTTTTGTTGGAAAAACCTAATAGTTTTACTGGGATATTCCCATCAGGTGAACTTGTTTTAAAAATAAAAAATATAAAAGAATTACAGACTATTTCTGAGCTGTTATATGACGTATATAAAAATGAAGCATATGATTATTATATTCCAAAAAATGACTTCATAAGAAAAAATATATACTTATATTATGGAGAAATAATGAATGAAAATAATTATATAAAATTCTATGTACTTGGATTATTATCAGAAAGTTTGCCCAATACAAAAAATTTTATATTACGTCTTTATAAAATAGAGGATGATGATAATTTGTTTTATCGACCAATCGAAATTTTAGATATTGGTGTTGATAAAAAAACCATGATTCCTAAACAATTATTATATCCAGAATATTTTAATCAAACAGAAAGAATTGATGATTTTTATATTGGTGAATATGATGTATTAGATGGTAATGATATTTTAGTTTGGTTAGTGGCAGACCCGAATGATGAATCGGATTATATTATTGACCCAGATGTAATATTATTATAAAAAAGAAAATAAAATAGAATGACGAAATTAGTAAAAGGTGCGAGAATATTATTAAAAAGAAGTGATGTAGCTGGTGTTATACCAACGGTACCCGCTGTTGAAGACCATACTTTAGGGTGGTTAGAAACTGATATTTATAAAGGTGAATTTTTCCTTAATATGGCTGATTATAAATTATGGACAAGAACTAATACTGGTATCACTGAAATTCCTGTAATAGACCCCATTAGTGGTAAAATTCGAGTTTCGGATTTACCGTCTTCTATATTGGGTGGCGTAAAATATCAAGGTACATGGAATGCGAGTACGGGTAATCCACCGACAACAATACCATCAAATGGTTGGTATTATATAATTAATATATCTGGAACTACTGATTTAGATGGAATAAATGAATGGCAAGTTGGTGACTGGGCTATTTTTTGTGGTGAATTAAGTAGTGGTGGTACATGGGGTAAAGTCGATAATTCGAATAATTTAACATCCACTGAAATAAGTTATACTAATCCATCATATCCACTATATACAAATGTTCAAAAAGCTTTAGATGGATTACTTTATGTAACACCTGTTATCACAGCAACTATCAACACACCATCTGGTGGTGTTATTGAAATAGGTTCAACGATTACAACAGTTGGAGTTGGGTGGTCAACTAATAAAATTATGTCGTCTGTAACTATTACAGGTACTGGTTCACCAACAACTGATTATGCACCAGCAACATCTGGGGTAATATCAATAACTGGACTTAGTTTAACAACTGATACTACATATACAATGCATTGTACTGATTTAGAATCTGCAACAGACACGGGGTCAGCTAATGTTAGTTTTAGATATTCGAGATATTGGGGTGTGGGAACATTAACATCTTTGTCAGATTCTCAAATAAATGCTCTTACAAATGAATTATCGACATCACGGGTAAAAACTATAACTTATGTATGTGCTAATGAATATTTTTATTATATATACCCAGTAACGTGGGGCACATCAACATTCACTATTGGTGGTGTTGAGAATGTACCAACCGTTTCAACTATAACACATATAAATTCAAGTGGTAATAGTGCTTCATATTATTTTTATAGAAGTGTGAATTTACTTACTGGTACTATTACAGTTGTAATAACTTAAAAAAAGAAAGATATATAAATGGCAAAAAATACAGGAACATTAGTTGTTGATACAATTAAAACTTTTGATGATACAGATAAATATGCTGTTGTCAATTCAAGTGATATAAAAGGTGGACATCATGTTGTAAATTATGATACAGATAGAAACGATTTGGTATCTAATTATCCATTACGTACTGAAACAGGTATGTTAGTTACTGTTCGTTCATCTGCGGAAAGAGGAAACCAAATGACAACTTATCAACTTAGTGGAACATCTTGGATTAACTACGCTGATTATTTATCTTCTATTACTAATATATGGACAACTGGTTCAACTGGAAATATTTGGTATGCACCACCATCGGGTAATGTTGGTATAGGGTTAACTGGTAATACTATAACTGCTAAATTAACTGTTTCAGGTGATGGACATTTTTATGGTGGTGGTTATAGAATAACTGTTGACCCGTCTTATGCAAGTTTATATAATTATGATACATCGTTATCAATATTAGCACCATTTAGAATTGGTTCTAATGTTAATGGTAACGGTATAATTATAAGACCTGATTTGAGCAACACGGTGGGTGTTAATATTGATATACCAACAGCTACATTAGATATAAATGGTAGTACAAGAATTAGAACATCATTAACTGTTAATACCACTTCAACATTAAGTGGTATAACAACACATGCTGACAGGATTATAATAAATCATTTAGCCAGTAATGATACACCGGGACTTATTTTAGCTAACTCAGAAACAGATGAGGGTGGTTATTATGGTGTTTCTATGATGTATAAAGATTTTTCAACTTCAACTTCGAATTGGTATACAGGTGTTAATGATACAGGTGATTTTTTAATATCAAGAGGAACATATTTTACACAAAATAATTATTTTAGAATGGATGTTTCGGGTGAAACATATTTCTCAAGAACCCTACATATGGCAGCTTATTCAACATGGGATAGTACCACATTAAATATTGGTTCAACAACAAGTCCATTTAATGCGGTTGTTAGGGCTTTAAGTAATGACACTTATAAAGGTGGTTTCGAAGCTTATGGAAATAGTAACGGGAGTGGTTATGTATATGTTGGTAGTAACACAACAAAAGGTGGTGGTGTTATGTTTTGTGGTGATACAACACCTTCTATGTTAACACCTGTTGATAGTTTAATTTTTTATAGAAGAAATACATCTGATTCTGCGGTTTTTTATATACCATATAATTCATCTGATATTTATTTTAATGGAAATTTATATTTTTATAAAACATCAAATGCTTATATTTATCACAATGCTGTCAATTATGATTTATTTTTAAGAGGTGGGCCAGGTTTATCGGGTAGTAGTTCCAGTGGTACTTCATCAGGTGATATTACATTATTTACTGATACTGGTGGTACTGGTGCTTCTGGTGGTACTTATAGTGGTGCAATAAGTGGTAGTTTATCTTTTTATACAGGTACTGGAGGATATAGTCCAAATTCTGTTGTTGGTGCTAAGAGTGGTGATATAACTTTGTATACTGGTAATGGTGGTGCAAGCACCGATAATGATGGAGGTGATAGTGGTGCTATTTATATATACACAGGTAATGGTGGTGCTGGTTATAATTATGATGGGATTATGGGTGATATAATAATGCAATATTCAACAACATCAAGAGGAAACGTGTTAATAGGAACAGAAACAAATACTAATAGTAGACGTTTAAAAGTAAATGGTTATGGTGAAGCTACTGATTGGGTTTCAATATCAGATATAAGGGAAAAAGAAAATATTTTTCCTTTTGAAAACGCTTTAGATAAAGTAAATAAATTGAACACTGTATATTATAATTTTATAACTGATAATAAATCAAAAAAAATAGGATTGATTGCACAAGAAGTTGAAAATGTGATACCTGAATTGGTACCGCCTGTTATTGGTGATTCAACAAAAGGTATTTGTTATAATGCTCTAAGTGCAGTTTTAGTGAAAGCTATTCAGGAACAAAGTGTAATTATAGAAAATTTAAAAGAAGAAATAGAAAATTTAAAATTAAAAATTAATTAATAATAATGGCAGTTAATATAGCATTAGCTTTACAAAATGTAGATTTTAATAAAATTAATATAACTCTTGTTGATGGTTTATCTATCGATAAACTTAAAATAAGATATAATTGGATTTTTAATGCTTCTATTGAAGATGCTTTAATTGGTGAAGATGATTATGGATTGGTTTGGTATTCTGGAAATTGGATATGTGGTGACTGGTATGATGGTACATGGTATTCAGGTAACTTTGAAACGGGTACTTGGAAAAATGGTAAATTTTATAGTTATAAATTGAATAAATTTGATATATTAAATGGTAATTTTAATATAATAGATACTGGTAATCAATATTCTGTTATGGGTATAGGGGGTGGTTTTGTCGAATGGGAAGCTGGTAATTTTTATGGTGGAACATTCGGTACTAAAACTATTGATTGGTCTCTTTATACACCATACGACCCAAATAATCCACAAGGTGATAATGATATTACAAATAATACTGCTAAAACATGTGTATGGCGAGATGGAAATTTTTATGATGGTATAATTTATCATGCTATATGGTATAGTGGTAATTGGTATGATGGTTATATGGAAAACATACAGTGGATAAATGGTAAATTTTATAACGGTGAATTTAATGGTTATATTTGGTATAATGGTACGTTTTTAGGTGGCGATTTTATTAATGGTGAATGGGTAGACGGTATATTTACAACTTTCAATGGTGACATAAAATCAAGATTTGGAGTAGTGAAAAATGCAGAACCTTACGTAGAAACTATTACAGTTAGTGGGAATACTAATTTTGTTAAACCGTTAACATATACTGTTTTTACAGATGAAAATATATATTGGTTAAATTCGACATACACAGGTTTAGTTCAAGTAATTACCCAACAAATTCATCAAAATAGAACTATAAATTCTACTACAACCAGCCATTCTACAAGTGGATATACAAACACACTTTCGGTAAATGGGTGGAATTTTAATATACCTGAAACATCAATAATTAAAGGTATAGAAGTTTATATATCTTTATACGCATCTTATAATGATACAAGAAATTATAAAGTTTCAAATGTAACATTATCAAAATTTATAACTAATAATCCTCTTAATCAATCTGATAATTTGGCTAATAATGAACTTGTCGATTTATATCCTACGGGTTCACCTTATCCACCATTATATTATAATTATTTATATGGTAGTCCAACTAATACTTGGGGAATGAATTTTACAGCTGAAGATATAAATTCTCCATTATTTTCAGTGAATTTTAAAGTTTTTAAAAATAATCCAACATATAATACTTGTTATTTTGCTGGTTTAGTAGTTAATGTTTATTATACAACAGATATTTCATCATATAATTATGAACGTTGTGTGTGGAATAATGGTGAATTTAACAATGGTGAATTTCATTCAGGATTAAATGTAGATTCAAATGATAATATCACTGAATCGGGAAATCATAGAATTTCTATATGGAATAATGGAAATTTTAATAATGGAAAATGGTATGGTGGTTCATTTAAAGATGGTACATTTAATAATGGTGAATTTTTAGCTGGATATTTTGGAACTGATTCAACTTTACCAGTATGGAATAATGGGGTATTCACTAATGGTTTATGGAATAATGGGGTATTTAATAATGGTGAATTCCATAATGGAATTTGTAAGAATATTCAAATAAAAAATGGTAAAATAGGAGATTAAAATTATATTATTTTATCTTTTTTATATTTGAAATGTTCACTCATCTGAATGTATATCAACATCAATTTGTCCAATGTTGTGTCTACCCTTAATTTGAACTGTTCAATCACCAATGGTTGAAATTATGTAATGCATTATTAATGTTGGTGTTTACCTTCATTTTGAACTGTTCACCCACCAAATATAGCACAAATGAACAGCAACAACTTGTTGTGTTTACCTTCATTTTGAACTGTTCACCCACCATATCACTCACTAAATTATTAGCTTCCAAATTGTTAAGATGATATTTCAATGATAAAATTTGATAGATTTTATAAAAATCATAATATAAAGTATGATTTTTTGTATCGTAATTAAAATAAATATATTCATCTTTTTTCCCAACCAACCATATTTTATATTCCTCAGAACTAAACCACTCTATTTCTCTAACGATTTGCCATAAAAAATATTTTGGGTTTCTGACCTCTTGTATTTTTTGAATTAATATATCTATGTTTTCTTCCATTATTTAAAAGTAGCCATTTGTTTAATTATACAAATATATTGTTATTTTTTAATATATAAATAAAAACAATTATGAATATGAAAACGTTTTCTCAATATTATAACATAAATGAAAATCTTGATGACCAGTTAAAAGATAAATTATCTGAAAAATATTTATCTTTAAAACGTGGCGTGTTATTATTAATAGATGTTTCATTAGATGAAAATAAGAAAAAAGAAATCGTTAATGTTCAAAATTATTTATCCGACATCGAAAAAAATGGTGTCGATAATGTTAAAATTAATGGTTTCATAGAAGATTCAGATGTTCAAAATTTTTATTTGAAATATAAAAATGATATAGATATGCTTTTAAAAGATAAAGGATATTTTACGGATAAAATACCCTCTAATGTTTATAGTTTATACGACATTATGTTAAATGGTACAAAGAAAGCCGTACAATATATTGTTGAAATTTTAAATAAAGAATTATTCTAATAATATATTTAAAAATAATTTTTTTCAACAAAAAACAATTTATTAAAATGCTTATATAATTTATTAATATTAATTTTGTTTAAATTTTAATTCATGTTAGATATACAGGAAATTACTGAATATATATTTTGTAACAACAAAAAATTTTTAATAGATTTTTTTCGTGGACTATTTTGGGTTTCATAATTGTACCATTTATAATTTCTGAAAAATCTGGTGTGTGGAGTTTCTTTAATGGGTTTGTAATAATGGGAGAATTAGTTATTTTAATAAATTTAATTTTAATTTAATTTTTATGGGATTGATATCATCTGAACAAATTAAAAAAGAACTGGATAATTATTTAGAATTCGATTCTTCCTTGTTATTTAAAGATACTGATTATTTAGTTATATTCGGTGGTAGTTTGAGAGATATTATATCAAAAAATGTTATCAATGATATTGATATAGTATGTTTACCTAATTCTATGCAAACCGCTATAAATGTAATAACTGAAAATGGGTATTTTTTTATTGATTTATATTCCAAGGATATATTAAATATGTATGATGATATTCATGTTATATTTGAACCAAAAACGTTTATTAATTCCAAGGATATATTAAATATGTATGATGATATTCATGTTATATTTGAACCAAAAACGTTTATTAATTCCAATGGTAAAAAAATTCAGTTTATTCGACCATCACTTAAATTTTTAACACCACAAATAGTATCTAAATCTATTTCAAATTTTGATTCTATGAGTTATTCTTTTATTTCTTTATTAAAAAATGTTGATTTAAGTTGTTGTGGTATATTTTGGGACGGTGAAAATATATATGAATCATTTATTGGTAGTGTAATACATTGTGTAGAAAAAAAATTCATGGTACTTCCAAATAATACAATGTATAATAAAAAGCGAATAGAAGATAGAAAACGCAAAATGACACAAGAAAAATCATTTGATGAAATAATGAGTCAAAATTCTTCTAATATTAGACGAGAAAGACTTCTAAAATTGAACGAAATTTTCACTGAAGAAAAAAATATAGAAGATTATAAATTAAAAATTGGTTATAATCAAAAAAATGAATTTTATATTTTAAATAATTATTATCCAACTGAAACTGAAACGAATTTAGATGATTTACCATTTTAAGTCAAACTCATCCACGAAGAATCTGTTTTATCTACAATTGCAAATTGGTCATTTTTATTTATTGAACTATATAACCAAGGTTGATATTCCCAGTGCCATGTTTCACTTTTAACTGTTCTAACAAATCCATATTTTATAGCATTTTTAACTAACCATTTATAAGCTTTATTTTTACCATTATTGGTTTGAATATCAAATGCCGTACCATAGTGATGTAATGATTGTCCAGGACGACCCGTGTAAGGTGTGTAATTTGTTGAACTATTTGTTTCTAATTCTTTTGTTGTGAAATCTTTCTTTTTATTACGAACTCTTAAATTAAATTGTTCATCCCAAAAACGGAAAGCATCTACTAAAACTAAATTTATACCATCACTTTTAGCTGCATCAAACATTCTTTTTAATGGTTCGTAATATTTTTTAATGACTTTTTGATTTTGAAATTTAACATATTCTTCTTTAGATACTAATCTTCCTTTTAAATACACATCAACTTTTTCATAAATTATATTACCATTTTTATCAGTTAAAATATTACCATTTTTATCCTTCATCGGTACACCTGCTGGTGTATTAATAGGTTTAGTTGATTTATATTCATTAGTGACAGTATTTGATGTTATATAAGTTCCATAATTATCATCTTCAACGATAACCTCTTCATCATATGTTGTGATGTTTTCATCAGTAACAATTTGAGAACTAATTTCATCTGTATCTTCTGCTCCAATATAATCATTTTTTTCTTCATTTTGTAAGTCTTCATATGAAGATGGAGTCATATTACCATCATCATCAATCATATAAATAATATCTGTTGGAGCATCAGAATTATTTTCATGATAATCAACTTCATCTACTTTAGCTACACTGGATGGTTTGGTATCATTTAATTCTGTTTGGTCAGTATCTGTTTTTTCTTTTATATTTTCTTTAACGTCTTCTGTGAATAATTCAGAATTAACAGTAGTTTTTTGTGCGGGTACAAATGGGTCTTGCTCGTTTGTCTTTAAATCTTTATCATTTTCATCAACATTCGTTTCAATATCTCTTTGGACTTTTTCTATTTTATTGTTGTCTGGTAATTTAACATGTTTTGATAGAAACGTTGTTTTTTTGCTTTGATATTCTGCCATTAAAACATCTAATTCGGGTCTTAAAATTGGTGCTCCTAAATTTCCAAGTAAAGTTGTTGGTATAATAAGTTTATTTACAAATTTATCAAACCATTCAAAAAAATTCGTTCCTAATACAGCATCTTGATTAGCATTACTTGAACCCAGATTTAAAACTTGTGTATTATCTTTTAATCTAAATGAAATAGTTTCATCATTAATAAGAATTTGATTATATAAATAATCAATTCGTAATCCATTATTATCAATAAACATCTGAGTTTTATGGTCAAATAATATAGCTATAAAATTACAATAATCTTCTTCACTAAGATTTTCCAATTTTTTTTGTAAATTGATATTATAATGTTCAGTATAAATATAAGTAGGCGAATAAATATAACCATTTTCAAATACGACATTAACCAGTTTACCCAGTTGTGGTACTTGGAAGTTTTTTCCACCAAGACCTCTATATGGTGTTGCCCAAGGAATGTGTGTTATATCTATTTCTTCAAATACTGAAGCAACTTTGACTCTTATTCTACCCAATCTACGTGGGTCTTTAATATCAACTACTACACCTGAATATACTTTACCTGAATAAAAAGTATCCATTTAAAAATTAAAATCCTATTTTTTTATCAAATCCCGAAACAAGACTGTTCAAATTTAATTTACCATCATTTATAACACCTCTGGTATAATTATTTAAATCATTTATTACCTCATTTCTAAGACTTGTTATTACTTGTTCTTCTGCTAAATGTCTTGCATTTACATCTTCAGCATTGTAAACATTACCACCTTCGGGTACTTTTTTTATAAGAGTTCTCTGTTCAACCTGAGTTAAAAATCTATTTATTAAATCGTTTCGTACCTCTTTTATTTTTCTTACAAATGTATTTGTAACAGTGTTGACCAATGTATTTAGGTTATTTTCAATATTGCTTTTATTTAACAAAGATGTTGTACCATATTTTTTCTCAACTTCTGGTGGATTATATTTGAATAAATTCTGCATGTCATAATCAGCTAAATCCTGACCATTTTTTTGATTTTGAAAATATTTACTGTTATTTATATTATCTATTTCGTATAACGCCTTATCTTTATTATGTATTGAGAATGTGTTTGTTCTTAATTTTGGTTCTATACGCTTTGAAACAGATTTAAATATAATATCAAAACTTAATGATGACATAACTGGTATAGCAGCATTAAATCCAGCAACTGTTATGTCATTTGGAACATTTTTACTATTGAAAAAATTTAAATTACAGTCGTGTAAAATATAAACCATAACCGATTGATTATTTTGAAGAACATATGGGTTATTAGATTTACTTATACTATTTTCTTTTTTATAATCTGGATTTAGAGTTTTAAATTTCCTGATATCATTTATTTTAATATACATGTCGAATCTAAGTAAATGTTCAGGTATCATATACCTGTTATTTCTATAACAATAAATTAAATTATTATATAATTCACTTAAATATTGAACACGCATTGAAACATCTTCTGTTAATGTAATTGATATTTTATCTTCTGGATATTTTATAATTTTTTTAACAAGAGTGTCCATACCACTAATAGACGATATATAAAAATTCTTTCTACTATATGGTAATTTTTCTTCAACTGATAAAGGATTGAATAATTTAAAAAATTCACTTCTGAATTCGTTAAATAAATCAATTCTTTTAGCAATATCTGATATATTTTGATATAAATTTAAGAATTTCATCACTTTATTTTCATTCCCATAATAAAATGGTGACGATGTATCTGTATCATCAAAATATAATTCAAAACCAAGAATTGTCGGGTCTTCGTGTTGATAATCAGTTTTTTCTAAACCATATTTAAAATTATCTATATCATAATCCGACTGTTGTTGATTTCTTATGTAGTCATAAGTATCACCAATTTCTCTGGCTTGTATTTCCAAACCAGCTGATGCACGTTTTTCTTCAAGTATATTCATTTCTTCATAACCTGATATATAACCAGTATTGAGATTACGTTTCGGCCCATGTCGATTATCAGACACTTTATTATCAGCAGAACCTGCAACTGTTTCCACAGAAGATTTTACAAGTGTTTCTGCTTTTGTAGCAGCAGAACTTTTTTCAAGACCAGATATATTAACTAACGCCATTTTTAATTATTATAATTTTAATTTACTATCACCAAGTTCTCGACGAACTAAGTTTATTTCTTGTTGCCATCCACCATCAGCACTGAAAGTGTAATTAATACCAGATATCATCCAATTTCCAGATAATCTCTTATTCAATTTATCTTCATATATATTTTTATTTGCTAAGTCAATTCTGTTTTCAGTTGGTGTTACTCTCGTTTTACTATCCATCTCTTGCATCTTATATAGTTTAACATTAATCATTTGAAACCTATATAAATTGAAATTAGGTGTCGTAATTATTACTTTCATTCTAATTTTTTGGAAATATTTCATATTTCTTTCATTCTGTATTAATGAATAATAAAAATTCTTATGCATATTATCATTATCTACTCTTCCAAGATAATCGTTATTCCAGTTAGTATTATATAATGAGTCCGAATTATTACCATTTTCATTATTTGATTTTAAAACTATATCACCGTTATCCCCACTATTTGAAATAGTATCTATTAATAAACCTGCTAAATTTTTTTCAATTGTATTATAATATTTTATAAAATAGTTATATCCAATGTCAAGATTTGTTTTGGTTGATGAATTAACAATATTATATTTTGATATAAATAAAGATGACCCATAAGAATCGGGATGATTTGTTAAAAATAAAGAGGATGTATTATCAGCATCGTCCATTAAATATTTATTAGAGTTTATACCTTCTAAACCTTCAGTAGAATCCCCGAATTGTGTTTCTATATCTACATATGTTAAATTATAATAAAAATCAACATATGACCAAAGAAACGATTCATCATCTTTATATGAAGCCATTGTTATCATTTTAATAAAATCTAAATTTATATCGGCTGGATTTATCCATATCATTTTATCATTAGTACTTTGAATGTTTGTCGCAAACCCTAATCCCGTTGAATTAGCCAATTCTTTCATAATATTAAAAGAAGTATCTTCTTTGCTCCAATAGGGGGAATTATATAAACCGTTTACACTTAGTATTCCTTCTAATGAATAAATAGTTTCTTCATTATTTATATCATTTTTAACTGGATTAAATTCAGTCACTTTAAAATCCATCCTGACAGGCATTAAATTTTCTGATGGAGATTTTATAAAAATTGAAATTATTGTATCATCCAATGGAAATAGTTCATCTATAATTTTATTACTTAAATCCTTAAACTTCATTTCCAATTTTGGAAGAAACTGGTCATTTTTTAAAACAAAATTTAAAATATATCTATGTTCCAATATAAGACCGTTAATTATAACAAATGGATATAAACCGATTCTTGAAACAAAATCATTGGCATTTTTTTCTTGAACATCATCATTATATTTGATGTCTATTTTTTGTAATTCAATAGATGGTCTTGTTAATCGTGATATCATATTTAAGGTATTATATTTATTATTGAAAGTGTTTTATTTTCTTTATTCCACTCTACTTGTTTAGCATTAGTATCTTTAACTACAACAGGTACAGTTGTATTTTTTCTATTAGCATCTTTTCTTGTATTCTTAGCATTATTAATATTAACTGATGCCACTGTTTCATTTTCAATAGGTAAATGTGTAGATACAATATCACCTAATTCGGGATATAATATTTCATCCTTTTCGTTTATTGAATAAGGGTTGATTATGTTATTTATTTTCATTAATTCATCGACATATTCATTTGAACCATAAAGAGCAACTGATATTTTATCAAGTCTTCCAATATTTTCAGGTGGAACAATATATAAATATAATTTTATATTATTTATATCTTTATCTGTTACAGTGCTTCTGAATAAATCAAAAGGTGCACCTCTCACATTACTTTCTCTTTTTAATTTACAATCTTCAGTAAAAGAATATATTTTCATTTTTTTATTTTCATTTTTTTACCTTAAAGTTTTGGCGGTACAGTCTGGTCTTTTGGTTTTGTTTTATCTTTTGAACTTGAATCATTACTTGGTTTAGCATAAATTCTTTGATAACCATTATTGAATATTTTTTCAATTTCTTGAGACCCCATGTTTCGACCAAAACGTAAACTAATATTAGCATTAACAAAAATAGGCATATCATTAAACCCAAGTTCACCTTTAGATGATAAATCTATTTTATCGACTATCATATTTCCTGCTGATATAATAGGTGACCAAGGATTACCTATTGTTATATGCCAAGGTGCTGTGGGTTGTCCAGTCATTGCTCCAATTGAACCCCTAATAGGCCATCTATGTTTAGCAAAAGTTGAAGCCATAACAGATTTTAAGAATTTACCCATAGTAGTAGTTTCATCTAACATGCTTGATAATACTCCAACATTTTCAGCTGCTGCTTTAGCAAAACCAACGGTTTCATCCTTTTTAGCTTCATTTTCTTTAGCTTGGTCTATTTTCTGTTTTTCTGTAACAGTTCCTCTTAATGATTTATTTTCTTCTTCCAATTTATTATATTCTGCTCTATCTTTTTCAAACCAACCTGTTTCACCCTTAGATTTTAATGCTTCCATTTTACCTTCATTTATTTTAATTTGATTTTCTTCATCCATTTCTTCTTTTGGTTTTTCTTCAAAAGTTTTATTAATTTCTTCTGGATTTGAACCAAAAATGTCGGAAAAAGTTTCTTTGGTGGCATTGATGAAAGCTGTAACTATTTCTCTTACTACATCAGCCCAAGCATCCATATTATTACCTTTATTATTAACAGCGAGTGTTAATTTTTTAATTATTTCAGATTCAGCACTGAAAATAAAACGTGTTTTCGAAGTTCCCATATTCAATAAATTTCTAATAGTATCTAACATCGCAGTGGCTGGGTCTAATTCACCTATTATTTTTTGTTCATAAACTGTTTCAAATGATATATTCATCGTTGATTTTAACCCTTGTTTACTATAATCCCTATATGCAGCTTCTCTTAAAAGATTGGGGTCACCAAAAGGAATATCATAAGCATCTGACTCAGTAGTTAGACCCATGTTTTTTAAAAAACCAAATAATAATCCCTGTGTCCAACCTGGTGACGGTATTACTTTTTCAGCACCACCAACTTTAAATTCATTTTTTAAAATATCAGAAATTATTTCATGTAAATATTTAGTTTGAGTATCCCATTCTTCATTAAATGATAAATTAAATAAATCTAAATCTTCTTTTATCCACCCGATAACAACCGAAATAGGAGAAACCGATATTTGATTTAAATCATCTGTAACAACTACACCTTCTGAAAATCGTCTTAGAATGATTAATCTGTTTAATGGATAAACACCCAAATCTCTCAAATATGTGAAATCACTTGGCCTTAAAGATTTAGAACCACTTTGAAATTCTGGGTCTTTTAATAATTGTATATATGGGTTAGTATCGGTAGAATCATTATCATATATTTTTTCTTTTATATAATTTCTAATAGCACCATTTTGTCCCTTAAAAAAATTTTTATCTTTATAAACGACATATTGTTTATTTATATTAATTGTTCCTTTTAATGTGTTAGAATTTGACAGAGGAATACCATTGGTTCTCTGGGTATCAATTTTTAAATCCTTACTGAATAAAAAACTCATTTCATTATACATCGTGGTAAATAATAATTTTTATTAGAATAATCGTCTAATCGTATATATTAAAAAATAAAGTATATTTGTTATAAACTTTGATTAATGGAAGAAAATATTGACATACTAATTCAAAAAATACGAGAAGCAAGAAACCCAAAGTATTTTTTGTGGAATCTTATTAAAGATTTAGAATGGATTACTTCAAAAGATATAGTTTATAACTATTTTTTAATTGGTAATAAAAATAATATTAATTATTTTAGTTATGATTCATTAAATTATGTGTTGTATTATAACTACGATAACATATACAGGATTTTAAAATTAAAATATCATCTTGATGATTTAAAAATTAAAAAAATTGTTAAAGATGTAGTAAGTGAACAATTTAATTTGAAAATATTCAAAGCTTTTACCGGAAAAATTAAAATTTAATGAACTTACCATTATGAAATTAATTTTTAATAATCCTTTATTATCTGGGAAGTATTGAATTTATCAATATTTTCTATTATTGAATTATTTATATGGTTATCATTCTTAAATTCATCATGAAAAAATAAAACATTATATTTTATTTCTGAATTCTTTATCGTATCTGATACTTTGAATATTTCTTTTATATCAATATTTTCTTTTTCAAAATTGGGTAAATAATAAACATCTTTTCCTTTTTTGAAAGCATGTATAATTTTTGTGTAAATTATTACATCGAAATACTCTTTAAATTCTTCATAATCAATATCTTCCTGTTCTAATTGGTCTTTTATATCTATAATGACTTTATTTCTTATTCTATTAACTTTTACATACTTATCAAATTTTTTCCTGTTTTTACAAAATACTATATAAAAATTCATATTTAAACTATTATATTTTTTATGTATATATAACTTATAATTGGGTCTGTCGAATAATTTTTAGAATTATTTTGTAACTATCTGATTTTTTATAAAAAATAGTTTTTTGATTTATATATAATAATCACTTTTTAATTTTTTAAATAATTTAATTTTTTAAAAACTTTTTAGTTTTTTAATTATACAAGATTAAAAAGCATTTAATAAGCAATATTCGCTTAAATAGCTTTTATAGCATAAAAAACAATTTAAATTAAAATGGCAAAAAAAACTTCAACAAATGCATTTAGTGACATCTCTGGACTACTCGAATCAGCTTCAGACAAAACAGATGTTATCTTAGAAAATTCCAACATTAAAAGTACATTTATAAGCACAGACGTTCATATTTTGGATGCTTTACTTTCTACTCATGTAATTGGTGGTGGTATCGCAGATGATAGAATTACAGTGTTTGCAGGTGACCCTGGTACTGGAAAATCTTACATCTGTTATAATATTGCTCGTAATGCCCAAAAACAAGGATATTATGTTATATATATTGACACAGAAAACGCTTGTAATTTAAGTACATTCGAAGGTTTTGGTGTGGATGTTTCAAAACCAAACTTTCAACTTTTAAGAATAAAAGATGTTGAAACTATTAAAACAGTTATGGCAAAATTTCTTCAAAGTATGAGAGCTAAGAAAGAAGAAGGATTCGATATTAGAAAAACTATTATTTTTTATGATAGTATTGGTGGTACAGCTTCAAGAAAAGAAATTGAAGATGCAATCGAAGGTAAAAATAAACAAGATATGACAAGAGCTAAATCTTTAAAATCTTTGTTTAGAATTATCTCAGTTGAAATGGGCTATTTAAGGATGCCACTTGTGGCTACAAATCATATATACCTCACACAAGATCTGTTTCCACAAGCTGTTATGACTGGTGGCAAAGGGCTTGAATATTCAGCATCGGTTATTGTATATCTATCTTCAGCTAAATTAAAAAGTGAAAAAGAAGATGATATGTCAATAGGTCAGACTGGTATAATAGTTAGCGCAAAAGCTAAGAAAAATCGTTTAGCTAAATTGAAAAAAATAAAATTTGATATTGATGGTGAAAGTGGTACTAACAAATATGGTGGTTTAGATTTATTTTTATCAGCAGAAAATTTCGAAAAATTCGGTATTGCAAGAGGAAAAATGGTTAAAGGAGATGATGGAAAAATGGTGTTTGAGGCAGGTGGACAACGTTCTAAATGGTATGTTCGTCATTTAGACCAATCCTTTTATGATAAAGAATTATATACTTCTAAAATATTTACTAAAGATGTTTTAGAAAAATTAGAACCAGTTATAAGAGATTATTTCAGGTATTCATCATATGATGAAGCTCAAAAATATCAGGAACAATCATTAGATGCTCACCATAAGGCAGAAGAAAATGTTGTCGATGAAATAGATGATACTTTTAATATCGATGTTGACGGTGCAGAAACTAAACTTTTTGATTAAGTAATAATATAATAAAAAAATAAAAACATGTGAACTATACCTCACATGTTTTTTTATCTAAAAACAGTTTAAATAATATGGCTGGGGAAAAAGTTGCACCACAAACGGAATTATCGTTTTTTTCATATATACTGGCAAATCCATTACAATTTCAATTTGTAGAACCATCATTTTTTAAAGTTGATGAATTACAATTTGTTTATAAATTAATACATGATTATTATTTAGCAGCAAAAGTAAAACGAGTTCCATCCAATGACCAAATAGTTGGTATGGTTAAAATAAATGACCCTGAAAATAAAATTTCAGATAATGCATTAAGAACCATACTGAAAAATCAAAACGATACTATTGAAAAGGAGTGGATTGAAAATAGATTTAGAGCTTGGAAAATATCAAATGCCGTTAAAGAAAGAGTTTTTAAAAGTGTCGAATTAATAAGAAGTTTGGATGATATTAATATAACAAATGTACTTGGTGTAACTTCCGAATTAGAAAATCTATACAAAAATCTTTTAGTTATTGATAATACTGATGAAGATTTAGGTTCAGATTTTTATGACCCAGAATCTCATAAACAAAATGTTAATGTAAATAAAATTAAAACTGGATGGTCTTCACTGGATAATGTATTAACAGGTGGGTGGGATACAGCTACATTGAATGTGATCATGGGAGAAACAAATATTGGAAAAAGCATGTGGCTTCATAATATAGCATCCAATACAATTAAAGCTGGTCGGAATGTTTTGGTTTTAACTTTGGAAATGGCTGAATATAAATGTACCAAAAGAATGGGTTCTATGCTTCTTGGTATTCCACCAAGCCTTTATGAAGAAAAAAGTAACGATACTCAATATATGATAAATAAATTGAAATCGTTCAAAAATACAGCAATAACAAATAATTTATTCAATAGTAAAGTAGGGGAACTTTTTGTTAAGAAATTCAATACAAGTGATTGTACTGTTACTGACATTGATAATTATATAATGAAAGTTCAAGATAATAAACAATTTAAAGTTGACATGGTAATTGTTGATTATCTTAATATAATGAGTCTTGAAAAAGGTTTAGATATTAAAGGTAATTTATATCAAAAAGGAAAACATATAGCAGAAGGTCTGAGGTATTTGGCCGGAAAACATAATATCACGTTTATTACGGCTACACAAACTGATAGGGCAGTATGGGGGGCATCTGATATTAAAATGGATGCTGTACCAGAATCTAAAGCTATTGTTGAAACTGCTGATACTGTTTGGGCTATTATCAGAACAACAGAAATGAAAAGACAGAATCTTTATCGTCTGAAGAATTTAAAACTACGTGATGGTGAATGTAAAGAACAACAGGTTAAATTTACTTTTAAACCCGAAACTTTAACAATGGAAAATGACCTATTGGTTGTAGATTAAAAAATAATTTTTCTTTTATGAGTGATAAAAATAAAAATTTAAAAAACGAAGAAATTGAAAATCCAATATTCTTGGAAAACGATGATGAAAATGATGAGTATAATGAAATAAATTTAGGAAAGGATGAATTTGTAGAGGATACTTTTGAAGAAGTTGAAACTTACGATGAACCTTATGTTGATGTAATTGAAGATGATGAAGATTGTGACAACGATGAAGATTTAAGTATCAAAAATAGTGAAAATAAAAATAATTCTTCAAATAACCAAGGTGATTTAAATGCTATATATCGTTTTAACAATAATAAACATAAAAGAGAAGGTCGTCATTCTTTGAAACGGGATACTATTTTCAAGGGGAAAGAAAATAAAGGAGAAACAGCGGAAGATGATACTTCTGACCATCCAATTAATAAAGTCTATAAAATAGAATCTGGTAGTTTATTTGAACAAGAATCCAAAAATAATGAGGATTATGTAAATCAAAAAAATCTTTCAAATGATGTATTCGAAATTTTAGAAAAACACACTGAATTAGATTTTAAAAATAATAGAAGAAAACCAAATAAACAATCTTTTAATGATTATTATAGATTATTATTAGAACAGTTAAGTATTAAATATACACACTCAGAATTATTTGTCGAGTTGGCTTATTACTTTTCAGATAATATATTTAATATTTTTAAACTTCTTGATAAAAAATATGCTACAATAGTAATCAGAGAACTTAAATCCAAAGGTTATTTAAAAAATTTGGATAATATAAATTTTGTTTAATAAAAATGAATAATGCAATACCATTACATATTCTTATAGACCGTTTAAAACGTATTGATGATAAATATGATTATAGTTTAATCGATTATAAGAATATGCATAAAAAAGTTAAAGTTATATGTGAAAAACATGGTGAGTTTGAACAAACACCTATAAATTTATTAAATGTTTTTTTATGCAAAGAATGTAAAAAAGAAGAAAGAAATAATAAAAGAAAAATTGAAGTTTTAAAAAAATGCAACAAGATACATCTTAATAAATATGATTATTCGAAAGTAGAATATAAAACAATGAATGATTATGTTATTATAATATGCCCGATACATGGTGATTTTGAACAAACTTTAAATAATCATTTATACGGAAAGAAAGGTTGTCCGAAATGTTCTAAAACATATAAATTGACACAAAAACAATTTGTTGAAAGAAGTGAAAAAAAGCATAATTATTTTTATGGTTATAGTAAAGTGGATTTTAAACGTGTTAAAGAAAAAGTTATTGTAACATGCCCAATACATGGTGATTTTGAAATAACACCGAACAATCATTTAAATGGTATTGGTTGTCCTCATTGCTCTGAATCACATGGGGAGAAAAAAATTACAAATATCTTAATAGAAAATAATATCCGATTTATTAGACAACATAAATTTAATAAATGTAAAGATAAAAGAACATTACCTTTTGATTTTTATTTACCAGAACAAAACCTATGTATTGAATTTGATGGAAGACATCATTTTGAATCAATAAATAAATGGGGTGGACAAAAAAATTTAGAAAAAATTAAAAAACACGATTTAATAAAAGAACATTTTTGTAAACAAAATGATATTAAATTAATAAGAATATCATATTTACAAAATATAGAAGAAGAAATGAATAAATTTTGTTTAAAGCAAAATTAAAAAAATATCAAAATGAAAAATGCCAGAATTAATAAAGTACACAAGAGAAGAAGTATTAACAGAAACTTTAAAATATTTCAAAGGGGATGAATTAGCAGCTGAAGTATGGATAAATAAATATTGTTTAAAAGATTCATTTGGGAATTTATATGAGAAATCACCAGATGATATGCATAGAAGACTTTCAAGTGAACTTGCAAGAATTGAAAATAAATATAAGAACCCAATATCAGAAGATATTATATTTGAATCATTAAAGAATTTCGAAAGACTTGTTCCTCAAGGTAGTCCAATGTCTGGTATTGGTAATAATTTTCAAATAGTAAGTATTAGTAATTGTTTTGTTATAGGTAATAATATTGATTCTGATTCATATGGTGGTATTTTTAAACTTGACCAAGAAACAGCGCAACTTCAGAAAAGACGTGCCGGTGTGGGTTTTGACCTATCATTCATAAGACCAACTGGTTCACCTGTTAAAAACAGTGCATTAACTTCAACGGGTATTGTACCATTTATGGAAAGATATTCTAACACCACTCGTGAAGTCGCGCAGGATGGGAGAAGGGGAGCACTCCTCCTTTCAATGTCCATTAAACACCCAGATGTAGAAAAATTTATAGATGCTAAGCTTGAACGGGGTAAGGTTTCAGGTGCAAATATATCTGTGAAAATTGATGATGATTTTATGAATTCGGTGTTGAATGAAACATCATATTCTCAACAATTTCCAATAGATAGTGAAAATCCAATGGTGAAACAGGATGTTGATGCTAAAAGATTATGGAAAAAAATAATTTTTAATGCTTGGAAGTCTGCGGAACCAGGAATTTTATATTGGGATACCATTATCAGAGAATCTATTCCTGATTGTTATGCAGATTTGGGGTTTGAGACAGTATCGACAAATCCTTGTGTTGTTGGAGATACTTTAATTGCTGTTGCTGATGGTAGAAATTATGTTCCAATTAAACAATTAGCTGCTGAAGGTAATGACATACCTGTGTATGCTATGGATGAGAAAACTGGTAAATTAGTTATAAAAACTATGCGTAATCCAAGAATAACTGGTTTTAATCAACCAATATATAAAGTTACTATTCAAGGTAACCATACTATGAGAGTGACGGGGGAACATAAATTTATTTTAAAAGATGGAAGTATTAAAGAAGCTAAAAATTTAGTAAACGGTGATAGTTTAAATATACTAACAAAATGGGAAGCATCATTTGATGAAATATTTCCAAAATCGAATTCTAAAAGTATCGATTATATTTGGATTAATAATGGTAAATTTAAATCTACTATTTCTGAACATAGATTTATTTATGAACAGTTAAATAACATTAAAATAGATACTGGTAATGTTATTCATCATAAAGATTACAACAGTTTAAATAATAGTATTGATAATTTATTAATGATGACTAAAGAAAACCACGATTTTTTACATAAAGATAATATGTTTGGTGAAAAAAACCCTTATCATAAAATGACTGATGAATGGAAATATAATTTCGCTTCACATAAAGGGTCTACTAATCGTTTATATATTGATATATCTACTGATGATTTAAAAAATCATGCATTAAAATTGACTGAAAAATTGAACAGAAGATTTTCAAAAAATGATTGGTTATTATACGCAAAAGAAAATAATATTCCACAATCATTTTCACAATTTAGAATAGAAGAAATTAATTCTGGTGTAACAGCTTTGTCTAAATGGGCTGCATTAGAATCAAAAATTGAATTTGTAAATGAAGACCCAAGATTAGTTGTGACATATAAAAAAATGTTAGAAAATGGTTATAATTCAGAGATACGTGGTAATAAAGTTTTTGTTGAGAAAATTTGTGAAGAATGTGAAACACCATTTTGGGTTGAACATCGCCAAAGAGAAATTTCATTTTGTAGTAATACTTGTTCCAATTTATATGTAAATAGAATGTCTGATACAAATAATAGAAGAACTGAAACTATTAATGAAACTTTTAAAGTTAAATCAGAAAAAAATAAACAGAAACAATTAAAAATATTTTCTGATTTTAAATTTAAATTCGGTCGGTCACCTTTATTGAAAGAGTGGGAAACTGAGTGTAAAAAACAATATATACCTTTTAGATTAAAAACTAAATATGGTTTTGATAATTTTAAAGAATTAAAAGAAGAAGCTGAATTATATAATCATAAAGTGTTATCAGTTGAATTAGATGGTGTTGAAAATGTGTTTAATGGAACAGTAGATGAATTTCATAATTTTTACTCAGGTGGATTTGAAGAAAAAACTAAGAGTGGTAAACATAAGTACATCAATGTGTTATCACGTCAATGTGGGGAAATAACTCTTTGTAAATCAGACAGTTGTAGGCTTTTAGCATTAAATCTTTTTGGATATGTAAAAAATTCATTCACTAAAGAAGCATATTTTGATTTTGATTTATTTAAAAAAGATGTAATTCTTGCTGAAAGAATGATGGATGATATTGTTGATTTAGAACTTGAAAAAATTGACCAGATATTAGAAAAAATAGATAATGACCCAGAAGATGAATTTATAAAATTATATGAAAAAAATCTTTGGGTTGAAATTAAGAAAAAAGCTGAGATGGGTCGCAGAACAGGTCTTGGTATTACTGGAGAGGGTGATATGTTAGCAGCACTTAATTTGAGATATGGTACAAAAAACGCCACTGACTTTGCTGAAGAAATTCAAAAAAATTTAAAATTAGAAGCGTATCGTTCTTCTATGATAATGGCAAAAGAAAGAGGTTCATTCCCAATATACGATTCAAACCGTGAGTTGAACAACCCCTTTATATTAAGAATAAAAGAAGAAGACCCAGAATTATATACTGAAATGATTAAATATGGTCGTAGAAACATTGCATTATTAACAATTTCTCCAACAGGAACAGTTAGTTTAATGACTCAGACCACATCTGGTATTGAACCATGTTTTTTTCCAGTATATATGCGTAGACGTAAAATTAATCCACAAGAAAAAAATGTTCGTGTTGATTTCACAGATGATGAAGGAGTTGTGTGGCAAGAATATCCAGTTTTTCACCACAAATTTGAAACATGGCTTGAAGTGAATGGATTTGATATTGATGTAGTAAAAAATATGAAGAAAGAACAATTGGATGAAATTGTTAAACAATCACCATATTATAAAGCAACTGCTAATGATGTTGATTGGGTTGAGAAGGTGGAAATGCAGGGAAAAATACAAAAACATGTTGACCATTCAATTTCTGTTACTGTGAATTTACCAAATAATGTTACAGAAGAAATTGTAGCCAAAGTGTATGAAACTGGTTGGAAATGTGGTTGTAAAGGGTTGACGGTCTATCGTGATGGTTCTCGTTCTGGTGTATTAATTACAAAAAAAGAACAGAAAGAGAAAGAAAAACTTGATGCGTTTAAAGACCATAATGCACCTAAGAGACCGAAACGTTTAAAAGCGGATATTATTCGTTTTCAGAATGATTCTGAGAAATGGATTGCAGTGGTTGGTTTATTAGATGGTAGACCTTACGAACTCTTTACTGGTAAACTTGTTAATGGATTATCTTCTCTTTCACCTACTATTAAAGAGTGTGAAATTGTTAAAACAAAAATAGATGATGAAGATGGTAAGAAAATATCTCGTTATGACATGGAATATATTGATGTGGATGGTGAAAAGAAAACATATTTAGAATTAAATCATTCATTCAACCCGGAATTTTGGAACTATGCAAAATTAATTTCAAGTGTTTTGAGACATGGTATGCCACTTACATATGTTTACGGGTTAATAAATTCTTTAAATTTAAATGATGCTCATTTAAATACTTGGAAAGCGGGTGTTGAAAGAGTTATTAAGAAATACATTAAAGATGGTGAAAAAATAAAAGGTGTGTGTCAAGAATGTGGTAGTGAACATTTAGAATTTAAAGAAGGGTGCATGACATGCATGAGTTGCGGAAGTTCAAAGTGCTCATAATCAGATAGTTACGATAATTATAACGATGAAACTCTTTAGAATTTATATATAATTCTAAAGAGTTTTTATATATTTTTGAAAGTAAAACATGAAGTTTTCAGTTTGTGTAAAATAATTAAAAAGAAATAATCGCTTTTGATTTTCGATATCTATAAATCTTTTAGTTTAGAAATATTTTATAAAAAATAATACTTATGAGTGAAGAAAGAAGAATATATAGAATTTATTAAATTTGATAATAAAAGTGGTAAAAAGTGTAATGAGCATTGGTTAAAGAAAAATATTTCTGATATTTATAATGATATAATAAAATATACAAAACATTTAAATATCAATTTTAATGTTAGAGTATATCATTATGTAAATGATTTAAAAGAAATTCCAGAATGTTTAAATCCTGATTGCCATAACATAGTTAGGTTTAATTATAAAAACGGAAAAGGTTATGCTAAATATTGTTGTAGTAAATGTTCCAATAGTGATTTAGATAAAATAAATTTAACAAAAAATAATAATTTGATTAAATATGGAACAGTTTGCAATTTACAAACAGATGATTCATTAAATAAGTCTAAAAAAACATTACTTGAAAAATATAATGTTGAACATTATTCAAAAAGTGATGATTTTAAAGAAAAGATTAGAGAAACAAGTTTAGAAAGATATGGTGTATCCCACCCCACAAAGAGTAATGATATTAAGCAAAAAATTATAAATAGTTTTATCGAAAAATATGGTGTATCCAATCCAATGAAACTCGATGATATTAAAGAAAAATCGAAAAATACTTGTTTAAATAAATATGGTGTAGATAATCCAATGAAGCTTGATAAAATTAAAAATAAAATTAAAAATAATAATCTATTAAAATATAACGTTGACCATTTTAATAAAACTGAAGAAGGAAAAAATAGAATACGAAATGCGTTTTTAGAACATTTTGGTGAAACGTCTTTCTTTAAAACTAATATGTTTAAAGAAAATATGAAAGAAATGAATATTTCTAAATATAAAACAAAATATTCTAAATTATTAAATTTAAAAGAAGATGATATTTGCGTAGATGGTGTAAATGTAACTATAAATAATTATTGTCATAAACATCAATCTTTTGTTATTAATAAAAATAATTTGTATTATAGAAATCGTTTTAAAACACCTCTTTGTACAGAGTGTTATCCAATAAATGATTTTTCTTCTATAAAAGAAAGATATTTAAGAGAATGGTTAGAAGATAATAATATAGAATATATTACTAATAGTAGAAAAATTATACCAAGAATGGAATTGGATATTTATATTCCAGATAAAAATATCGCAATTGAATTTAATGGTTTGTATTGGCATTCCACATTATATAAAAATGAAAAATATCATTATAATAAATTTAAAATGTGTAAAGAATATAATATTATGTTAATACAAATATTCGAAGATGATTTATTTTTATATGAAAAAGAAATCAAAAAATTCATTTTACAGTTAATAAAAGAAGGTAATATTCAACTGGAACTTTTATTAAAAATGAATAAATTATTTAAATATGATGATTTTATTATAAGTGATAATAATTATCCATTATTTAATTGTAATGAATTAAAAATGTATCAAAATATAAAACCACAAATATGGTACATCGATAAACATGATATATTTAAGACAAAAGAATATAAGGATAACTATTTATCCTTATATGATTCTGGGTATACAGTTTATAAATCAATTTAAAATATCTTTTTAGGACGGTTAATATATCACATCCACTCTATATTAATCCAAAATTTTTCCTATGTGTTTGATAACTCATAATTGCCATGAATTCACCTTCCATTTCTCTTGATTTCAAACCAATTTCTTTACAAAAATTATTTTTTTCTTCCTCAGTAAGGTCGTCCCAATCTTTTTTCCAAAAATCGAATTTGTTTTCATTTACATCATTGAAACCTAAAAAAATGCTCATAATTGTATAAAATTTAATTTTTCTTTTAAATAAACCAAAAGTGGTTTTATTTCGGTTTTTCTAAATTTTGGTTTGGATGATAAATTGGATTAAAACCTAACAATTCAGTTATTTTGAAAATTTTTCCACGTTATTGTATATATATCTGCATTCTTCCTTAAAATTAGGTTCACAAGATAAAAATTTTACAATGTTTTTTTCGGATTTAGTAGTATTCGGGTATATTATTAATGAATATTTCTCTAATAAATTATTAATAATTAGACAACGGTCATTAAATGAATAAGAAAGTATTTCAGCTTTTATTCTTTCCATTTTTTTCTTTTCTCATATTTTCAAATACTGAGAAATCAAGAGATAAATCGGCTGCAACTAATTTTTTCATATTATTATTTTTTAATTATACAAAGCGAAAATAAAAACAATTTTTTATAAAAAAAATCAGCTAATTGGATTTAAATTCTTCAATTCATATTCATAATTATTCTTAATATTCCATTGTATTTTTTGCTTGGTAATACACGTAACGTTGCTTTACTGATTTTTCGTTTTGTTTTCCAAGAAAAGGTGCTTTAATGAATGAGCAAAAATCGGCTTTCTGCCCAAGTTCAAGGTCATCCCAGTTTTTATCCCAGAAATTAATATCAGATTCTTCTATTTGAATAATTTCTTCACCAAGCGGATTAAATTTACCAGTTTTTATCATAATTTTTAATTTTTAATAAAATATTATTCTTTAATATTCTTTAATAAATCAGTTTCGATGAAAATATGTTTTATAATAGCTAACTTTTCTTCATTATTATAATTTTCAAATATATCTTTATATTTATATTTAATAATTAAGTCATTTTTCGTGTTTTCATCTAATTCATTCCACGTTTTAATAATGGTGTTTTCTTCTTTTAGTTTTTCTCTATCCTTAAATAATTCTACGACACCATCCATTGTTGTAAAAATAACCCAAATTCTAAATTCTTTTTTAATATATTTTAATATAATCAGAATATTATTTGAAATGTTTTCATCTCCTGAATAATCGAACATATTACTTATTAATTCATGTAACTCAAAATCAGAGTATTTTAAAATTGAAGATAAAAATTCTTCCAATTTTTGTTCATTTAAATTATTATTTGATAATAATTCTAATAAATATTTATCTTTAATTTGTTCCATGACTTGCTTTTTTATAGTAGATTAAATTTACCATCTTTCTTTCCTCCAAATTAATTCTATTAAAAAGTCATTAGAAAGATGGTCATTTGTAAATGTATTATACTTTTTTTTAAGTTTAGTTCGATTTGTACGAGAAATTGTTTTCCACCAATCTTTTGCTATATCTATTCTTAACTCACGCATATCTGGTTCATTATAAATATATTCAAGAAATTTTTTCAGTTGTGGGACAATAAAAATATAATCTATGTTTTTATCAATTACTGTATTATTACAATAAGAATCAAATAAATGTTTTAGAATTATTATAATATCGTCATCAGAATAGTTCAAAATGTTTAATATAACATTATCTCTTTGTTTTTTGGAAAAATTACCTTTTATAATATTATCCAAATCCGATAAAAAAATATTTAGTTCCATATTTTTAATTTTTTCAAATATAATATTTTTAAACTTCTTCATCTTCGAATTTAAATTCTAATTCTGTGTCACTTAAAAACATGAATAAATTCTGTAAATGACTAACTGAATGAACAAAACAAAGTAGTTCACCTTTGGGGTAATATATCGGTCAACTACGACAATTTTTTTGTTATAGCCAATTAAACTGAATACTCAATGTCAGGTTTTTGCATTTTAGTAATCCATCTTTTGGCTTCTTCTAAAGTGTTGAAATGTGCAGGTTCATACATTCCCTTATATGCAACATTCCATTTTTCAATCATTTTGAATTTAAATAGAGAAAATACTTTATAAGCATAAAAAACTATAAATATTTCGTGCCTTTCGATTATTTTATATTTGTCCATTTTGATAAAATTAACTGGCTATATAACACACAATAAAAAATATATGGGTGTTTGTGCCAAATTGTGCAGTTATACCTTTATTTTAGTTCGGTGTATGCGGACAGTTACTGCTTCTAAATCCCATACATTTCTTATTGCCACCGTTATAATTATCTGTATTTAGGTCGAGTTCATCTGACCATACAACATTACCAATATTTATCCGTTTTATATTCATATTTCGTTAAAAATTATTTTAGAATGAAACGACAACTTCCAAATGTTGTCCTGTTACCGTCATCATCAATCAACCAAAAATTCGAACCTTCAACATCAACAATTGAGTATTTGTGACCAATAGTAACATTTGGTGTACCAAATCTTAACTGTGGCATCTTTTTTAGTTCCAGCTCTTGACCGATATATTGTTTCAGTTCGTACATATTATTTATCCAGTTCACTTATGTTTCCATTCTCATTTTTCTTCATATCTTCATACGGACTTGCAACGGTTCTGTAAAATTCCATTTTAGCACAATCAATAGCACCCATGATGTTATTCATATTTTGGTATTGAATACCTCTTTTTCTGAGTATTTGGTGCATTAACATTGAAACACAATAATTCAAATCACCATCTGTTTCAATGTTTTCAACAAGTTCGTGTAATGGTTCTTCGAATTTCAGTCGGTTTTTCTTGGCTATATAGGGCATATGTTTATAATTAGTTAAAAAATAAAATTAATTTCTTTTTGAATATAAGGAACAGCTTCACCGTCTACTATTTCAAAATATCGGTCAGTGAATTCGATGGTATTTAAATTGTGATATGAAAAATATTCGTAATTTTTCTTAGAACAGGGAATTATTACACGTTTATCAAATTTAGCTTTCCAATTTGTATATTCTGCTTGGTTTGGAATAATTTTTTCTGAATCTTCGCAAACACAACAAGGTACACAATCTCTCCAACACGAAGATTGGGTGCATTCATATTCCACTGGTTCATCACCAACGTATTCAAATAAATAAAAACGTTTTTCTACGTTATTATATTCAATTTTATATTGCATGTTATTAAACTAAAAGTTTTCTCTGAGTTAGTTGGTCAGCAGAACCAACTTCCATAAATTGTCTGGTACCAGTTAACCAGAATTTTTTGGTTTGGCCAATCATATGTTCTTTTTGCCACTTTTGACCATCTTCATCAACTTGGGACTTTCCCCAAGATTTTTGATGAACAGGAAAAAACATATCAGTAATTTTAATTGTCATCTGAGATTTAGTTGTATGAGTTATTTCACCGATAAGTCCACCGTTGGTAATAATACCACCAGTTGTTCTTACTTCTTGTCCGATTTTAAAATTTCTCATATCTGTATATTTTAGTTTGTAATGTTTTTAAAACAAAGTCTGGCTTATTCTATATTTGCAGGTTACGTATATCTTATATAGTTTCATCTATTATTCATAGATTTCTATTATAGAAACAGGCACTTATCCAGACTCCACGCTTTCGGCTTTCGGCCTACTAACGCATCAAGTTTTTAACCATAGGTGAAGGTAACAGGATTCGAACCTGTGTGGGTTAAAATACCCAACCGTTTATTAAAATACCTCCTTGTTCAAAGAACTTTATTGGACAAATATAATAGAAATAAAAATATTAAAAAAATTATATAAGGTAATTTTATTTTAAAAAATAAAGGGATAATTAAATTTTAATTATCCCTTTTAAAAATAAATAATACAACTATTTAAATCATAATTCTACGAGCAGTATATTTTATAATTGCATTTGAATCTGATGGTGTTGTAGTCCACACAAGATATATAATATTTCCAACTATAAGTTTAGAAAATGATACTCCGGTGTCATCAAAATCACTATCATTAATTAAATCATTGTTTAATTTATCATTTAATCGTATAGTACCTTGTTCAGTTAATCCAGAACGTTTTATAACATATTCTATAAATATAGCAGAATTTTGTGTTATATTACCAACATCTGTTAATCCTGAACTACTGTTTGTTAAAGTTAAGGTACAGCCTGTACTTATTTCCGGGTAAAGCGTGGGGTAATATATAATCACATTTCTTGTTGGGTCAATATAACTTATTGGTTTGTTTCGCAAAGCTTTTAAATTATTAGCAATACCAGCCCATGTTCCACCAGTTGCTGGAACAAACCATTCTTGTAATGGTGCAATATCACCTGCTAATCTATCAGCTGGAAAATAAATATGAATATTATCCGTAGCACCGTTCATTGAATACATATAATTTACATTGTAAATGTAAAGTTTATGAGTACCATACCATTCACCGAAAATCATTTTAGCACCAGAGTTTGTTAATCTGAAAACACATCCAATATTTTCAAAGACATTTGGATAATGTCCATATTTTAAAGATAACTCACTATTACCTTGATATTCAATACCATAAGCATAACCATGAATATATAAACGTTGAAGTATAATTGATGAATCGTTTATTACGATAGCTGGGCTGGTATTACCACTATTTGTATTATATAAAAATAAACTAACTAACTTAACTGTTTCGGTTTCCGTTATTCTTAATAATTCCATTGTATCTGAAGTTGTATGTATAAAACTGTGATTAAGTGTGACGTTACCTTGTAAGTTAATTTTATAATTGTGAGCCGCATTAATTTTGACATTTTCAAACAAATATGTTGATTCGTTAGAATTGAATAATTTACTGTGTGTGTTATCTGGTAAAGTTATTTGTAAATCACAGTTTTTAAAATTAGCTGAACCCTCTATTGATTTTGGTGATTTACCATCAACATATATTAAATTTGTTGAATAATTATATATAGCACCAACCCAATAACCATCTGGAGTTAAAGTTGAAGATATATTATTGGTTTCATGTACACCAATTGGTGACCACTTATATGCTGGTGCGTAATTATCGTGTCTTGCACAATAACCTGTATATTGATTATTATAATCCCAAGTTGCACCAGACACTAATCTTTTATATGGATTACCAGATGGGTCAATTACTTTAGCTGTAAATCCAGATACAACTAAGTCTAATTGACCTTTTATAGAAAGCGGTTTTAATAACATGAATTCAGAAATTATATTTAAACAAGCTGTTGTCATATAATAATCACCAGAACCCAATTGAATAGTAGTAAAATCTTTGATGTTTTTAGGTATAGCTCTTAATGCGTGTTCTAATGAATACCAAGGTAATTCGATACTTCCATCACCCAGTTCATCAGACCCAGACAAATTAACATAATATGTAATAGCTGATGTTGTTGTTTGACCAGATAAATACATAATAGCATTATCTACATAATTTATTAAATCAATGCGATTAGTATTAATTTGAGTGTTTAAATTTTCAATAGAATTGGAAAATGTCGATGAAATTCCAGATATGGACGTGTCTACATAATTGGAAATAGTATTAATAGAATTGGAAAATGTTGAAGACACACCAGATATGGCTTGATTTATTTGATTAGTAAGATGTCCTTTATCAATTAAAGACCTGTCTGTATAATTTGTTGAATAGTCCTCAGCATACTCTAAACCGACAGAATTTACACCTCTTAAATCAGTGAATGTGATACCAGTATCAAAAGATAAAGAACCTAAATCATTTTGGATTCTTATCGAATCAGTAGATTTGATACTAATTTCATCAACATTAACATTTAAATGAGTTTTGTTGTCATCAGTGAGATTAACATTAAAAAATTTTGAAATTTCAGTCATATTTTTTATTTTGTATATATAAAATAAAAATATAACCTTATATGATTAAAAATAACAAAAATATTTGGTTTTGTTATGATTTCTGACCTAAAATAAAAAAAAATTAAATAAAAAATACACTTTGATGAAATACGATTGAAATTATAAAAGATTATCACAAGAAACCGATAAATATTTAATTTAACAATAGTTCACCAAGTCAATATTTTGGTACATACATCCATTTAATGACATCAATACTATATGATAATTCGGAATTGTCATCAACAGTTTTCCAACAATGGTCACCGTAATTTCCATATTTTATGATAGCTGGAACTTGTTTACCACTTAACCATTGTAAAATTGCTACCACAGGTTTTTCTTGCTCTGGTGCATTTGTATATTTTCCATCTTTTAGTTCCAAAATAGTCCAAGGGGATGTTGGTTCTTCAACAACTTTAAGTTCAGGTGTCGATGTTGGTATAGGTGCGGTTTTGGGTTTAGGTTCGCTTACATCTTTTTCAGAATTTGGAATTCTTTCACCATTTTTATATGTGGGTAATTTTTCAAGACCCATAGCATCTACGGATACTGATTTTGTTTTTACGGTTTTACCATATGGTGTTAAAATATAATTAAAATTTATTTCTTTACCACCTTGATATATCAAGTCCATATTAATTAATTTTAAAAACAATCCATTATTAATATGAAACTGATAATTCATATTACATACCCAAGCTCCTTTCACTTCCATATCTGTAATCAATTCCCAACCATTCTGAAGTAGATATATTACAGCATTTTGTTTGAGTGTTAATTTTATATCTTTTGTTATATTATTCATTTTATTCACATTTAATTATATTACTTTCAAAAATAAGATTTTAAATATTATTAAAAAAATTGTGGAAATATATTTTAAAAAATGAAGAAATTTTTCAATTTTTCAATTTTTATACTCGATATAATAATTTAATAACTCACTTTCTGTGAGATATTTATAATAACCTTTAACATCATACATTAATTTTCCACCACGTATAGTTGTACATTGATTATCTTTCCATTCTAAAAATGAAATTATGGTATTTTTAGATATTACACACAATATTTTAGATGTTGATTCTTGTGCTGGTGATATATCGAATAAATTTTTTGGTATCATAATATATTTTTAAATAAATTTCTTACTAAAATATGCTATAATAACGATTATAATCATTAACACAAATATGTAAATCATTAAAATTATAAACGAAATTGTACTATTTATGAATTTATTTATAAAGATTTTAAACTTATTATCTGCTCCGTTTTTGAATATGTTGATATTGAATAAATTACCACAGAAAAGTTTTGATAAAAAGGTTGGTTTGGGTATTTTCACTGGTTTGTTTTCAACTACGCATCTTTGTCTTTCTTTAGATAATGAAACAGTTTTCAACCACAATATAAATATAATTAACTGGATTGTTATAGTTGTTAATATAAATTCAGAATGCAAAACAAAGAAAAATAATAACCAGAGTACGATTGAAAATCCTAAATTAGAATATAAAAGACTTTTACGGAATTTTTTCTCTGTTTCAATGAATTGTTCTGGTGTTTTCGGTATTTTTGTTTTCATAAAAATATTTTTATTAAAACCCAAAATTAATAAAATTTTTTATATTTAAAAACCTTTTTCTTTATAATACTGTTCTTTTGTTATTTTTCTTTTTCGTATTGCAGCAAGGTCATTTAAACCTAATGGTGGTCGTCCACCATTTTTTAAGGTGATACAATCTAAACATATATTTTCGAATGTCCACTTCGTTTCCATGTATCCGTTTTTTTCTTCTGCATCTTTCCAAAACCACATAAATTCCCGACCGCACTTCGGACAGAATTCTCCACTACCAGATTTATGATGAATTTTTTCCATTTTTGTATTTAATATAAACTTAGTGAATTCCATTTAACATCACCATTAGTAAAATAATTAATACCTTCTTCTGTATTGGTATAGTCACAGAGTTTTCCACATTTTGTACAATATGTTCCCACTACTGCAACTACATCTGTTATACCTAATACGAAATGACCATGAATGTCTGGTCGAGAAGTCATATTATAATAACCAACTCTTGTTTCGGCTTGACAACAAATAGATTTTATCATGATATTATTTTTTAAAATTATTTTGCTATAAAAATAATTATTTTTTATTTAATAAAAAAATCGTGTGTATATAAAATAAAAAATACACGACTGCGTTAGTTTTGCAATCGTACATTTTCAGATATATTATATTTTTTTTAATTACTTTACATATTCTACAATTTCATCTCTTAACTGTTCAATAGTATCACTATTATCATCAGTGTGTAAAAATGGGACAAGTGCTTCTTCATGTTCCAACTCCATTCCAGATATATCTTCATAAATACTATCTGCTAAACCGTTAACTTCAGCTACCAAAAGAACTAATTTATTCATTTTTTTTAATGTATCTTTAGATATATTAAAATCCTCTTGTGAATAACCTTCAAATGTTTTTAAATTTTTCATATTATATTATATTATATTATATTTTTTAATGACCCCAAGATGAATATACGCCCTGTTCACCACTTGTATAAGGATGTAATGGATAACGACCACCTATATGTGGTTTTTCAGCATAAGTTGAAATTACTAAAGGTTTATATATTTCTTCACCTTGAAAATCATCTTTTATAGGTCTTACATCCGAACTATCATGACTTTGTGTGTTTGGGACTTGCTCACCTGCAATTGGTCTAACCCAAACAGATTTATCACCAACTTTAGTTACTTGATAGAAATCAACATTAGTTTGGTCATAACCCCAAGAACTATATAGTAAATCACCAACTTTATATGGATTTACCATTTCTTTTCTTTTTTGTTGTTTTAGATTTTTTTCTTCTTCTTTTCTTTGAATCCAAGAATTTTCATTTGTTATAAAATCTGTTAAAACTTGTAATATTCTTTCTGGTTTATTATATCTATAATTTTGTTTAATTTTATAACCAGAATATTTACCTTTTGGTGTTAATTTTAAAATACCCATAGTGAGTTTTTCCATGTTGATAGAAATAAGATAATCCATGAATCTAAAATCGTAAACACCTTCATCTAATAATTTTTTAGCTTCTTCTATATCTTTTACAACAGGTATAGTATCTTTTTTTTGATATATATCAAGAATACTCTCTGTAAGTAATTTATAGTCGGTAAATGTTTGTAAATGTTTCATATTATTTTTATTTATTTGAATTGATTAATTTAAGCATTAAATCATCTAAATCCTGTTCAGATAATTTATATGCATATTTATGTAAAAGTGCTAATTTTTCACGTTTAGAAGCTCTTACACCTGATGGTATCGGTTTTTCTGTCGATGGTTCATCTTCTAAAACGGAAGCAGCTTTAAACATTCTTGATGTCCTTGGGTCTTTTAATAAACTACTAAGTAACATTTTTTCGTCAGAAAAAGTGGGTTTCCAATTATTTCTACTAAAAGGTCTACCTGCGCTTGATTTTTCGTGACTGAATTTTTTAAGATTATCTTGAATAGTTTTAATATCAGGTTTATTAATAGTCCCAACATTTCCTTCATAAAGTACATTTGTTACTTTACCTGCACCTATTCCACTTTTAACATGAACATGTACAATTTTTAAAATTAGATTACCAATATTATTCATATAAAGAAAAGCATATTTATAATCGGTATCATATTCCCAACCCCAATAAGACTCGTTTGTAGCAATTAAACTGTAACCTTCTGGTTTATATTTTTGTGCACATTCAGATTCGAATGTAGCACTTTCGTTTATTGACATGAATGATTTAATAAATTTCATATTATTGAATGTTTTTTTGTATATATTAAAAATAAAAATATTATTTATTTCATTTAGAAATATTTTAAACATTTTTACTTATCATATAAAAAATAAAAGTAATTTTCCAACTGTTGTTCGTTTTGAAAATATAAAATATTTTCTGGTTTATAATTTACCATTTCACGACCTTTTATTATTATACCATCATAACCGAGTTTCATCATCTCAGCTTCAATAGTGGTTTTATCCGAAAAATCTCGTTTATCTGGATATTCTTTTCCTTGTTCTTTGGAAAATTTAAAAACTAATGTATTATAAAACCACACTTCCCAATCATTCAATGTGTTGAATATTTTGGGTTTTTTAGGGATGGCATTAAGAACAAATTGTACAGTGCCATATTGTTTTGCAAGAGCTTTATTTGATAAAGCTGCTGTATATAAACCTCTACCTAACATAGCTGAACCACCATTATCTTCAGCATAAACATCTCTTATTCCTCTTATAGTTACATTTTTTCGTTTCCAAGTAAGATAATCAGAATGAGATACATTTTCGTTTATGAATTCATTATATTTTAACATTAATCTAAATAATATTTTTATTTATATATTAAAAATAAAAAATTATAGTTTTTTTATAATTAATATTCATTTTTTATTTTATATTTGTAGATTATTTTTAGTAATATTCCAGTTATGAAATAGAGTAGTACTGGACAGTAGTAATTTAATAATTAAAATAATGATTGAGTTTAACAAACTAATTCAAGCACAATTTAATAAAATGTGCGAATCGGGTAAGTTATTTCGTAGTTCGTTGACTGGTCAACAAGTATGGGATTTGTATATTAAAAGTTTTCCAAAGGAACACAATCCTATTTTTAGAGACCCAAACAGTACTATGCATAACTGTAACCACTGTAATAACTTTGTTCGTAGATATGGAAACATTGTTACCATAGATGAAGATTTAAATGTTGTTACGATGTTTGATGTTGACGCAGATGAAGAATACAGTGTAGTAACTAAAGTTTTGAGTGAAAAACTAAAATCAGTTCCAATTGCAGAAGTTTTCTTTGAAACTTTTAACGAGTTAAATTATTTACCTTATGAAAAATGTTCAAAAATCAATGAACTTTTTCAACTTGGGGTGGATAAAAATGTTAAACAGTATACAAAAGAAGAAGCTGAAAAATATGGGGTTGTCAAACCCAGTGAAATTAGAACATTCAATCATTTACATCTTTATCTTCCAAAGTTATTTGTGGATATGGGAAGTAAATCTATTGAAGCTATTATGGCTGAATATAGAGATGCAAAAAATGTTTTTCAGCGAGCTATGTTAGAAATACCACTTGACACACTCAATCTGGTAAAAGACCTTATTAATCAAGGTTCACTTTTGGATGGCCAGACCCATTTGTATAAACTACAACAAATTATTCCATTAAAGGAACGATACGATAAATTGTCTGAAAATAAAAAAGATAATTGGTGTTGGGTTAATAGCTATAAATTATCATTTGCCAAATTCAAAAACGAATTGATTGGTGTTTTGTGTACTGAATTAGCAGAAGGTGAAGAACTAAATAAAGCTTGTCAATCTTGGAATAAAAGAGTTGACCCGATTAACTATATGAAAACTACTGCTCCTATAACTAAGAAGCAGATTGAAGAAGCTAAAGTTTTTGTAGAAGAAAATGGTTATACTGAATCCTTCAATAGACGATTTGCTACAATAGACGATATTAAAGTTTCGGAAATTAAACATATCAATGTTGGTGATGGTAAGATAAAATCCGTTTCAATTTTCGATAATGTTAAATCTACTTCCACGAGACACAAAAGAAGTGAATTTGACAACGTGGAAGAAGTAACTATTGAAAAATTTATGTCAGATATACTTCCCACTTGTACATCAGTTGAAGCATTTCTGACCAATAAACATGATGGTAATATGGTGTCGCTTACAACTGCTAATATCAAAGAAAGTAGACCAATTTTTAAATGGTCTAATAATTATTCATGGACTTTCAATGGTAATTTGGCTGGTAAGTCACAAATCAAAGAAGCTGTTAAGACAGCAGGTGGAAAAGTTGATGGAATATTAAGATTTTCTATTTCTTGGAATGAAGATGGTAAAAGTATTTGTGATTTCGATGCTCATGCGATTGAACCTAATGGTACTGAGATTGCCTTTAATACTTATAAAGGACGTAAAACTCCAATGTCAGGTATGTTAGATGTTGATATGATTAGACCCAGAAATCAAGGAGTTGAAAATATTACTTGGACAACACTATCACAAATGCGAGATGGAATTTATAAATTCTTTATTAGAAATTATGATAGAGGTAATAATACTGGTTTTAAGGCTGAGATAGAATTTAATGGTGAAATATATTCTTATGAATATAATAATCCAGCTTTTAATGATACCAAAGTAGCTGAAATCACTTTAAAAGGAGGCGAATTCACTATCAATCATTTATTACCTGAAACTACTTCTTCTAAAGAACTTTATGGTTTACAAACAAATGAATTTCATAAAGTTAATTTGGTTTGTTTAAGTCCAAATCATTGGGAAGAAAATAATGTGGGTAATAAACATTATTTTTTCATGCTTGATGATTGTAAATGTCCGGTTAATATTCGTAGTTTTCATAACGAAAATTTGATACCAGAACTGGCACAACATCGTAAAGTTCTCGAAGTATTAGGAAATACTACTATGATTGAATCTACGGATAAACAATTATCTGGTTTAGGGTTTAATAGTACTGTTTCTGAGTGTGTAATTTTAAAAATTTCTGGCTCATTTAAACGAGTAATAAAAATAAAATTTTAAAAATTAAGTATAACAATTAACAATTAAAAATTAAAACGTATGTACAAACACGCTTCTAAATTAGGATTAAGAATCGCAACTGGTAAAGGAAATTTATCAGTGGAACAACTTTGGGATTTATCTCAAATTGAACTTTCAAATGCTATAAAAGCAGTTAAAAAGGTGTTGAAAAAGACTGATGATGATGAATTATCATTCTTGGAAGATACCAAGGTCGTTGATGTTGAAAACCAACTTCGCTTTGATATTTTAAAAGATGTATATCTTACTAAAAAGAAAGAAGCTGAAGATTTGAGAACAGCTAAAGAAGTTAAAGCTCGTAACCAGAAAATTATTGAAATCATTGCTGAAAAAGAAGAAGGTGCGCTTAAAGATAAGAGCATCGATGAACTGAAAACTCTTATTCAGTAATAATATTTAATAGTTTAGATAATAAAAAAGGTGGGGATTATTCCCCACTTTTTTTGTTTAATTCGTGTACTTTTTTTAAATCTCGTTCGACTGACTTTATTGTAACTTTGAAGTCGTTAATTTCTTTTAGACAACGGATGTCATAAAGTTTTTCACTATCTTCTAATACCTTATAAAAATTTGTTGTTAACTCTTTTAAAACTTTTGTGAACTCTTTTTTGTTGTACTTTGGTGTTGTTGATGTTGTTTCATGACTGGCCTTTTTAGATGTGTTTTTTCTTTGTTGAAACTCATCTGTCATTTCTGTGTAATTAGCTTTTCCTGAAATATTATCCATAAATATAATTTAAATTTGTTTATATTATATATGCGATTTTCTTCAAATAGTTTTGTGAAACCTCAGATTTAATTTGTTTTTTTATATTAGGTAATAGTTTATTATCAATCCAGAATCCACATACAGTGTCATTTCTTTGACCATTCATCCGACAACGTAGTTCCATTGATTTATACCGTTGTTCTATCTGTTCGGGGTTGTTTTTATCAATCTCTGTAACACCTTCTACACCTTCATCATCTACAATACCCATGTGAAGTGTATGAGTTCTTTCGAATTCAACACGTTCATCGGATTTGTTTAATTCGTGTATTTTTACGTATCTTTCAAGTTTTTTATCCATATCGTTCATTTTCTGGTTTAGCCCACCAATTCAAATAATATTCTACTTGTTCATCTAACAAAATTGGTTTATCATTTAATTTTCGATGATAAGACACCATGATAATAGTAGACATATCATCAGCGTGGTGTAATCCCAATGATTGAAACCATTTAGCTACTTCACTATCATGCCAAAGATTTAAATCATTACGTAATCTTCCACCAAGAGTGTGATGAAGACCAACAATATCTTTATCTGAAAGTTCTTTAAACCATTTCAAATCACCATCTTTAAGATATGAATTAATTTGTGCAAAGCATAATTCTAATACTTTTTCATCTGTTGAGTTCATTTTGAATTTATTAATTTATTAATTTGAAATATTCACTCACATTTAAAATGGTAATATAATCAAAAATGGTCGTTGTGTCCACCCTCAGTTTTAAATGTTCACTCACCTATATAAAATAATATTGAGAAGCAGTTTCGGTTGTGTTTACCCTTAAATTGAAATGTTCACTCACCTGCGGGCTAAAATGCCAAAGTATATTTTTCGTTGTGTTTACCTTTAATTTGAAATGTTCACTCACCATACCACTCACTAATTCGTTAGCTTTCACTTCATTAAGATGATATTTCGACGATAAAATTTGATAAATTTTATAATAACTATAATATAAAATGTGATTTTTTATATCGTAATTAAAATAAACTTCGTCATCTTTTTTCCCAACTAACCAGCCATTATAAATTTTAGAAGTGAAAAATTTAACATTCTTAATAATATTCCACAAAAAATACTTTGGATTTCGTACTTCTTGTATTTTTTGAATTATATCTAAAATATTTTCTTCCATTATAAAATTAAGATAAAAAAGCCAAACACTTATTTTTAGCCTCAGTTATTTCGATAAATTTATCTTTATTCCCGCCTTTATCTGGGTGATGTAACATTGATAATTTGCGGTATGCCCCTTTAACATCTTCCAAAGTAGCATCAGAATTTAATTCTAATGCTTGAAAACTGGATAATGGTTTTTGTTTTGAGAATAAAGAATGTAAAAAGAAACCAAATATCCAAGAATCCTCTTCCTGTTCCATTCTCTTCCATTCTTCTTTTCTTCTCTTCCGTTCTTTTTCTTCCATTCTTCTTTTTTCCATTTCTTCTGGAAATAACTCTTCCCGTAATTTAGCTATTACAGAACCGAAAAAATAATTCCAGAGTTTTTCTGGTAACCGACCTGCTGTTTTTTTGTCAATACCATCCCATTTCATCCGAATGGCGTTAACAGCGTTATTGTAACCTTTGAAATTACCCCGTGCATTACCTACTTCTAAAAGGGTAATGAAATCAAATGTCAAATCTGATATAAATTCATTGTGGTTGAAATTTACACCTTGGTCAAGATTATATTTTTTTACGTATTCGAGTGGTTTCATATTATTCACTTATTAAATTAAATTCACCATTGAAAATTTCATCGAGTTTAGCTTTACGCTCTTTACGCTTATTTTCTTTAAAAATATTCATACTACCACTAATATCTTCCACCAATGTGTCATATTTGTCACATACAAATATATTTTCAAATGTATCATAATGTGATTCATGAGTAAACATTTTTTCTTCTTTCATAAAAATATCATTTATAATTGACAAAAATAATCATTAAATTTAATAAAAAAAATTGTAAACTAATAAACTAAACCCTAAATATATAATATATAAACAAAAATAATACAATAAAAATGTTAAAAACCTGTTTAAATCTCATATTAGAACATAAAAAGTTAACTGAATATCATCCTAAAATTCATACATTAATCAATCAATTCGGTGATGAACAACTTGCATATATGTTACAAAGAGGTGCAATAATTGACCAAAATTCTTCTATTATGTTAAATTTCATACCCAATGTCGGATTTAGATGTACAAATCTTAACAACACAAGGATTGGTAAACTTCCTATATGTGGTCAATTGGAAGAATTATTAAACACAAAATATTTGGAACTTGTTCTACCAAAAAAAGAAGAATAATATTCTTTTTCAAAAATAAAATTATTTAATGATTTTACCAATATACACCTATGGTGAACCTATACTTATACAACAACCAAGAACAATTGATTTAACAAAAGAAAAAAATGAAATACAAGACTTAATAAAAAATATGTTTGAAACCCTTAATGTAGCTAAGGGTGTTGGGTTAGCTGCTCATCAAGTTGGTGTACCTATAAAATTATTTATCGTAGATACGACTGGTGACCTCGATGGTGATTCTTTTTTCGGATTCAAAGAAGCATTCATAAACCCAATTATAATTGAAAGAAGTGATAATAAAAGTATAACAATGGAAGGTTGTTTAAGCTTTCCTAATTTAATGAATAACATAACACGTTCTGATGATATAACTATTGAGTATTTAAATTCTAATTTTGAAAAGAAAACTGTCGATTATAATGGTATTATAGCCAAAATAATACAACATGAGTATGACCATATTTTTGGAACTTTATTCATAAAACGTTTTGATATTAAAACTTTAAAGCAAATAAATAAAACTTTAACTGAAATTGAGAATAAAAAGATAAAAAGTAATTATTTAATTATTTGATATGATTGTTAAAAAATATGCTATTTATAAAATAGTAATGACAAGTTTTATTAAAAATCTTAATATACATTCAAATGATTTAAATTGTGATGAGATATCATTTAAATTTAATTCTATTCTTGAAAATGGAAGTATTTGTAAATATATTCCTAAATCTACCTTAATAATCAAATTATCTGACGATGATAATTCTGAATTTTTTGATACAGAATTAGATGCTATTAAATCATTGGAACTTAATGCGTTTACAAACGATATTGAAATGGATAATTTTCAAACTCGAATTACAATATTACCTATATATGTAAATGTTGTTGATGCTCAAGAAATAAGACGATTAAAAATAAAAGATATATTACAAGATGGTGGAAAAGAATGATATTTTTAGTATATGGTGGAAAGAAAACGAAGAAAATATTCACCAATCTCACACTGATTTAGAAGCGGTTTCATATACTGCTTTTATAGCTGGAGCTAAAGCAATGGAATCTTTTATGGAAAAACATTTTGATAATTCAAATAATAAAAAGAATTTTATTAAAAAACATTTTTGGGATTTGATTTAATATTTTTTTATCTTATTTTAATTTAAATTTGTAAATAATCATTTGTTGAGAGTTTTGTGTGGTTCTATTATAAATATAGTTATCTACATAAGAATAATTTGATAATATTTTCTTAATATGTGTTAAAGTTGGATTTGGTAAATGACCATATCTACGCCTTAATGAATTTGCAAACGAACCATGATTTCTTATATTTTTAATATTCATTAGATTTAAACATAGAATATTAGTTGTTTTGTAATTGTTGATTAATTGTAAATCATTTGAAATATATTCGCACAAATATCCCATAGAATCATAAAAAAATATATCAACTTTTTTTTCAGTATGTAGAAATTCTGTAACTGTACAATTGTAGTTGTTTGTTTTTAAACCTAATTTACAATAGTTATCAAATATATTTTTATCTTTTTCAATATTATGTATTATAGAATTTTTATTTATTTTAAGAATGTATTGAACATCTAAACCATGTTCACCAGCTAATGTAATAATTTTTGGTTTTGATAATTTTTTTATAGAATCAAAAACATATTCTCGTGATTTTTGTTTGTGTATAGTATCATATGATATGTTTTCGTTTAAAGTTAGTCCTTGTTTTTCAACATATTCTTTTCTAATAATTCTGGCCGGATTATTTGAATTTTTAGAAATATAATACCAATTAGATTTAAACCAATCTTCTTTTAAAAATTTATCTCTTGCCAAGCCAAATGAAGAACCACGTACCGACTCATAAGAGTGACCAGTTTCGTTTGCAGTTTGTTTTAAAATATTAGATAAATAAATCACATCTTCTGTTGAATTATTTAATATTTTTTGAATGCAGGATTTTACAGTCATAATTTTTTGATATAAAACATTACTGTAAAAATAATATTTTTAATAATTCAAACTAAATATTTTTTCAATTCTTTTTTCTTTATTATTATTTTTATTTCTTATATCTGTTTTTGTTTCTATTTCTAAAACATATTTAAAATCGGGTGGTGCAGTGTATTCCGAAACTATAACAGTATTTTTTTCTGACCATTTTCTCATAATATTCCAAAATTTATTCGTGTCAAAATGTCCACAGTAATCATACTTGGTTGTTGCACCATATGGCGGGTCGCAATATATGAAACAATTTTCCATGTCAGTAAATTGAGTATAGTCTTGATTTAAAAATATTACATCAGATAAATTTTCAAATTTTTTCATTAAACTGTTTTTTGCGTTCATAGCATAATTTCGACCTTCTGTACTTGCAAATCCACCATACCACTTACCAGCAAAACTACAACCGAATCCTAAAAAAGCGGTTAGATTTGAATCCAATTCACCTTTTTTACCTTTCATATATAATTCCTTATCTACGTTAGTGGGTGGAATCCAACTATTTTGCATCGAACAATATAAATCTATTAGAGGTTTACACAAATCTGAACCAATTCTTTTTCGTTCATTATTAATTCTGTACATAATCCATGCACCACCAACAAAAGGTTCAACGTATGTTTGGTTTTCCTTTAAATTATTATTAATAAAATTAGCTATTTCTTTACCAATCCTTGCTTTACCACCAAAATATCTCATTTTAATATTATTTATTTTTAACATATATAATAAAAAATGATATTTGTTTTCATTCATATCATTCTAAATATTGAAAATATTTTTAAAAAAATTTAAAACTTATTTTTTAATATTAATATAATGTATAATAATTAAAAACATTTTTCATGAAAGTAACAGACACACATATTTTCTTTTTAAAAGAATGGTTAAGTAATTTTAAATTTTGTACTATAAAATCTGGTAAACATACATTTAATAACACCGAACAAATGTTCATGTACCACAAAGCATTATTTTTCGAAGATTTCGAAATAGCTGATGAAATACTCAAAACATCAATTCCTTATGAAGCTAAAGCTCTTGGTAGAAAAGTTAAGAATTATAATGATGAAGAATGGTCAACAATTAGATATGATATTATGTATGAAGCAAATCTTCTTAAATACAGTCAAAACGAAGAATTAAAAACAAAATTATTGGATACTGGTGATAAAATATTAGTCGAAGTGAATCCAAGAGATAATATTTGGGGAATAGGGATGGATGAAAACAATCCAGATATTCATGATGAAACAAAATGGAAAGGTCAGAACTTACTCGGAAAAGTTTTGATGGATGTTAGAAAGATATTGAGAGAAAATAAATATTAAAAAAAAATAATGAAATATACTAAAATGCTTATTTATAATTTTAGTGAAAGAAAAACCACTAAATCTTCAGTTTTATGGCTGAATTTAAAAATTAGTAAAAATAGTTTAAAAATTATAAAACTTTACTTAAAATATATACTATATATCAAAAGAAAAATATTTTTTATTTGAAAATAATAAAATATACATATAAATTTAGGTTGCAGCCAAACGAAGAACAAAAAATTCTTCTCAGTAAACATTTCGGTTCGACAAGATTTATATTTAATTATTTTTTAAACCAAAGAAAAGATGAATATTTAAATAACAAGAAATCAATAACATATAATAAACAAGCAGCATTTCTAACACAGTTAAAGAAAGAAGATAAAACGGTTTGGTTAAAAGAAATAAATGCACAAACTTTACAGTACGCTTTAAAATGTTTAGACCAGTCTTATCAAAATTTCTTTAATAAAAAATCAAAATTTCCAAAATTTAAGTCAAAACGTGATAAAAACACATTTACTGTTCCTCAGAGTGTTAAAATATCTAAAAATGAATTGATTATACCAAAATTTAATGCAGGTATAAAAATGATTTGTGAGAGAAAAGTTGAAGGTTTAATTAAAAAATGTAGCATAACAAAAACACCAACTGGTAAGTATTTTGTATCAATATTGGTTGAAAGAGAATACATATCAGCACAAAAAACAAATAAAAAAGTAGGAATCGACTTAGGAATAAAAGATTTTTTAATAACGTCTGACGGTTTGAAAATCAAAAATCACAGGTTTGTTAAAAAATATGAAAAGAATTTAGTTCAAAGTCAAAAATCTTTGTCAAGAAAAGAAAAAGGTTCTGTTAGTTATAAGAAACAAAGGTTAAAAGTAGGAAAGATTTATGAAAAAATATCAAATTCAAGGAATGACTTGCTACACAAGACAACAAAAATGTTGATTGATAATTATGATGAAATTTATCTGGAAGATTTAAATGTCAAAGGATTGTCATCAAGGTGTAAGCCAAAACAAGATGAAAATGGTAGATATTTACCTAACGGACAGTCAGCTAAATCTGCTTTAAATAAAGCTATTTTAGACGTTTCTTGGAGTAAATTCGTTGAAATATTAAGTTATAAAGCTGAATGGAATGACAAAAAAATCATAAAAATTAATAGATTTTTTCCTTCCAGTAAAACATGTAATTGTTGTGGTTATATTAATCATAACTTAACTTTAAATGATAGAAACTGGGTTTGTCCTTCTTGTAATACTTTAATTGATAGAGATTTAAACGCAGCAAAAAATATCTTAGATGAAGGTTTAAGATTAAATACATCAGTTGGAACGACTGATTACGGGTGTGGAGATGAAATAAGACTTAATTTATTAAGCACAGTCTGTGAAGCACTTAAAGAGATAGAAACTTTTTAGTTTCTTGAAACCACTAATTCTTTTAGTTTAGTGGTAGTTCATGGCGATTATATTCATGTAGATGATTTAGTGCCTGAAAAACCTGTTTTTAAAGAAATTGGTATATTAGTATCGATACCCATTGCGACAATATGTTTAATTGGAATTACAGGAACAATACCATTAAGTTTATTATATGACAGTTACCGACATGTAAAATATCAACATATTCTGCATATGAAACATAAAAGAAATCATCCCGTATTTACAAATTAAAATAATTATTTATATGTTTTTAGCTGGTTGTACCACTATTACTTGTACTACTACTGTATTCTTCCACAATCCAAAGACTACCATCATCTTCTATAATATAATAACCCTCATTTGTTCCAATTCTTGGGTAATATTTATAACGGAAATTATTATTAATTAAATAATAATTTTTTGGTTCATCAAAATTAAATAATTCAGTATTCCTATAACCAACGCCATAATCGCCATAATAAGCAGTTTCTATATAAATATATGGGTCAATATTTTTATCGATATTAAAATTAAAAGGTTCAAGGTCGGTTTTAAATACTTTAAAATATTGAACTGGTATTAATTTACCATTGGAATCTTTTGAGAATGTTTTAATAATTAATTCAAAATGGTCAGGTACGAAACCTGTAATTGTATAAAAATGTATTGTAAATAAATAGTTTGTACTAAAATTTAAAGTTGTTATGTAATTGAAATTTATTACAACACCAGTTTTTTCAGTTCGGAATTTTGTAACTTGGTTAGAAGTATCATGAACCAAATAATTTGAAGCTGGTATTTTACCTGACCCAGTTATATCAACTATGTTAGATGAAAGAGGTATAATATTTTCTCTTAACCACAATTTCAATTTTTGAAGTTTTATTTGAACTTCTTTTAATGAATATAAACTCAGGTTATAACCATCTTCATCAGTTATTTGATAAGTTAGATTGAAAAGGTTAGTTTTAACATAATTGTTTCTATTACCTTTGTTCTTTATAAAATCCACTTCATTCCAACCGTCTATTGTAGTATCAAAAATATCTGGTATATGTATTCTCATATACTTTTTATAAAATGGCGAACTTGAATTTACATTCTTATAATATTCATAGACTGATAAATCATTATAACCAAAGAAATTAATAGCACCCATTAGTGATTTATAAGCACCTATGTAATTATAAATTTGAGGATACATTATTAGCATTTCTTTTCTTTTCTGATTTAATAACGTATAATCAATTCCATTTTCTTCAATATCTGAATCCTTAAATATCATTTCTTCTTCTTTATTAATTCTGATACCCAAGTTTTTTAAATTAATATCAAAACGTTCATCTTCAATTTCAGTTTCACCATATATTGAAAATTGTCCTATTTCTTTCGGTTGGACACTAACTGAAAAATTGTAAGTTTTACCGGAAGAATTAAAATATTCAAAATTACCTTCAATATTATCAATATTAACTGTTATTTTATTTTTTGTGACACTGGTGATTGTATAAGTTTCATAATTTTTAAATATTGTTTGGTCATATGGATTTGTATCCGTTAATGTTATTAATATTGGTTGTCCTACTTCGAAACCTAAATTAATAAAACCATCAAATAAATTAGATTTATATTCAATCGTTCCATCAGTATTAAAAATAAAATAATTATCTAAAACACCAGTTGTGCCACTGAAAATAATAGTTTCCACTTTTTCAAGTTTCATTATATTATAATTCACCCCTTCATTTGGTGAGTTGTAACCTATAAATATTTCAAAAGGTTTTGGTAAATAATTAAATTCATCATCTGAGTCCAATTGTGGTAATAAAAAATTTAATTCAGAAAATATTGTTTGTTGATATTTTGGATTAGATATATGTTCTAATTTTGTATTAGGTTCTTTATTTAACCTGATAACATTTTGTTGTCTATAATCCCAAAGTGGTGTTTGACCAATATAACGTAATTTTTCAATATAATTACCAGCAGAATCTGTTGGTGGTTGTAATTGGTCACCAGATATATCATAAAAAAATATCGATTCATCGATAGAATGTTCATCAGATGATATCCAAGATAATCTAAAATATATATCTTTATCATAAGATAATCTTGGCTTACGAATATATTCTCTTGAATCTATATCCAAAATTACATTATTTTCATCGAAAAATGCCCCCTGATATGATAGTTGTATTGACGTTTGAGATAATCCAAGTATATTATATTCCTTTTCATTTTCATTATAAGAACTACCTGAAACACTTATTATCATACCAGTCGATAAACCAGTAGAATATAAATCAGTAGTACCCACCACATCTAATTGATTTCCTGATATGATAATACCTTCTGTTCTCGATTCATTTTCTGTTTGATACAATATTTCATATGTAGAAAATAAATTAACTTTCACTTTTAAACTTGTTATTGCGATATCTGAGTATAATGTTTCGACATATAATTTGTTGTCAATAGTTGAACCCGTGTATACTTCAATACCTTTACTATGTAAAGCTGTGTAATATTTGTCTACAAAATCTTTAACAGTTTCTTGAGTTTTATTAGTTGTACCAGTATTATCGTTGAAATTAATAAAATATTCAACATCATTTAATGTAAGACAGAAACCATAATCTAATATATCATTTTCTAAATCGAAAAGAATTTCTTCATAATAATTTTTTGATAATTTACCAGTTTCATATAAATAAATCTTTTCATTATATAATTTTTCTTCAGTGAAAATATAATGAATATCTGAAACATTTGAAACTGAATATGTGTTTTGGTTTGGTATTGTACTTACAGTTAGCCCACTTTCTTCTAAATATAAAGTTGCTGTAAAATATGGCGAATAACTATAATCATACAATCCTTCAATAAACAACTTTTCATTCAATAAATAAGAATTAATTCCCAATTTATTTAAATCATTATTATAATTTTCAACAAAAGCATTTATTGTTTCATAATATGATGAATAACCAGAGGCTGCTGGTAAAATATTTTGTTTATAATTCAATATATTCGTGGTTAAGAAACAATTTCCAGAAATCGATTGGTATTGTGCTGTTCCGGTTGCATCAAACGTGTTGTATTCATAAAATCTTAAACGTTTAATAATAGATATGTTTGTAACATTTTCTTCATGTACATATTGTTCTAATTGAATATATGTATAACCATCTTCGATATAAGTATCTAAAACCTTAAAATCTTTTTTAAGATTTAAAGAACCAGTTCCATCAAAATAAATTATATCATTTGCAACTAACGATACACCGAGGGTGGATGTAGTTCTAACATAATATTCGGTTTCATCTGTTGCATTTTCATCATAATATTCATAAAATTCTAAGGCAATACCCGTATTGACGGTTACATTATTATAAATATTATTAATTGTATATTGATAACCGTTTAATAATTGTTCACCATTATAATCTTCAAATATTATATTTTGTCCAATATTAAAAGAATTTCCAAATGGTTCGTTGAATGTGAATTTATTTCCATTAACAGTAACCAAACCACTATGTAGTAATATTCTATCAGTTAATAATGTTATTTCTAAATTCAATTTATTGTTTGTTGTTCCAGATATTTGATAATCATAAATATTTCTTTTTAAAATTTCACGGTCAGAAACTTCAACAACACCCGAATTTTTATCAGAATTTATTATCGATAATTGTTTTCCAACATATATTTTTGATGCGAAATAAGCACTATATCCTTGATTATAATCTGGATATTTTATTACATCACAACTATAAATCTTACCAGATATATAAGAAAATGAAATGAACATATCATTAGTGGTTGTTGTCTGCACTAAAATTTCATTTCTTCTTGTTTCTAAAACATTAAAATATAATGAATCAGCAAAATCTGTATAGTTTGCGCCACTTAATACAAAACGAATCACTGTACCTTCAGGGAATAATTGATGAAACCCTTTACCTTTTATCCATTTAGTTCTGAATGCTGATGAATTATTTGATTTTTTAATACTTTCAATATCCAATCCTTGTTTAGTTGAACCTTTTAAAATTATACCACTATCATTATACAACTCGAATTTATTAAAATTAAAATATTCAGCAAAAGATATTGGTTCTACATGTTCAAATAAATAGATGCCAATAGTTTTATATAAATCGCTACTATTTGGGTCAAATAATATTTTACCTTCCCATTTATCACTGTCGGTATTATATTGAAAGTTATATGGGTATCCTTCTTTATTGTAAAATCTGAGATTCTTCACTAAGCTTGAAAGTATTATTTTTTAGAATTTCTTTTATATATTAAAATTTATAACATCTAAAAATAAAATATTACATTTGGTGTATGAAAAATAATAAATTTATAGGAACTTTTAACAATGAAAAATTATTCGGACTGGTTAAAATAATTAATAATTATAAATATAGTATCACATTCAATTTAGCTGACGCTTATAATGGTAACATAGAAACACACCCAAGTATGCTCATACATTATGAAGTATTAAAGAGAGATTTAAGAGAGATTTAAGAGAGATTTATTAGGAATCGACACTAAAAATCTTTGGAAGAGTATTGAAAAAAATTATTATGAGGATATTTTTGTAAAAACTGTATTAAAATATGATATCGGTTCAGTTTATATTAAAATGATTTCATATAATGAAATAAGAAAATTAAAACTACAACAATTATTCAATGATGACATATAAAATGTATATTTAAATATATTATATTATGTATTACATTGCTATATATTATAATGATGAATTTTTTGGTTTTGTTAATAGTTATAATATGAGAAATATTAAAATATCTCAACATCTTTCTGACGTACCTAAATATGATATCATTGAAAAAGCTAAAGCTGTCAAATTAGATATAGAAATTGATTTTAAAATTTATAAACCATTAAGCGATGAATTTGTGACTATTTGTATTGAAAGATTTGATAATTTTAATCCTGAAAATTTTAAATTTATGATTAAGAATTTATACCAAGAACGAAAAAATAAAATTTTAGATATCTTAGATAAATTATGAGCACTTATTATCTGATATTTTATAGTTATGAAAATAATTTTATATGTTATTTGGAGAATATTAGTGGCGAATGTATAAAATTCACTTATGATTTCAAAGAAGCTGGTTATAGTGAACATAAAGAAGTTTTTAATTATATAGTATCGTTAATAGGTATTCAAAGTTTACACGGAACATTAAAACAAGTTAAAAGTAATATATCTGAAACGGATTTCAAACTATTAGAATCTGGTAGTTTTAAAACAAAAATTTTAACAAGCAGTGAAATACGAAAATGGAAAATAAAAAAATTATTTGATGAATAAATATTATACAATCATTACGTATAATGATAATTTTTTATGTTTTGTTGATAAAAATAGTTCAACAGACGGTCATATCGGATTTACTCGTGTTATTGAAGCTGCAAGTGTGTGTAACTTCAAATTTGAAAGATGGTATTATTTAAAATTTATAAAAAAACTTGAAAATACTTTCAGAGATTACGATGAATTACTTGCTCATCCAAACACCGTTATAATGAAAGGAAAAACATATGAGGATATTCGATATTTTAAAGATAGAGTGACTTTATTTAATATTAGTATTTTTTTTGAAGGTTATGATACAAAAAAGCTTAGAGTGGAATATAATATTTCAAATGCTAATTTACGAAAATGGAAAATAAAAAAATTATTTGATGAATAAATATTATATTTTTGACAATCTTCCTAAAACTGTTTGTTTTTTATCGTTATAAGTGTCGTGTTTCTTTATTTCAGCAGTAAAACTAACCACACTATCTACTACAACTTCAGTTCCAGAAACTAAAAATTTATCGGGTATGTCACCAAATCTTGTAAATTGATTTCCATCTTTATCTTCTAATTTGAAAATAGATGTCCAACCCCATTGACCTTCGAAACCTGAAACATGAACTATTTTTAGATTTTCAAGTTTTACTTTTTCACCAACTGTACCAACCCAATTTGATTCTTTCTGTTCTTCTTTTGATTTATTTTTAAAATCTTCATAAGATATCTTACCTTGAAACATTGAGCAAGCACCAATTATATAACTGATATACTTAAAATCAACAACACCATTATTTATAAAATTATGTACGTTAAAAAGGAAATTATTTGTTTTATATTCAGTTTCAACAAAAGGAACTAATTTGTTATAAAAATCATCATTTTCTTTTGAAATAATGTCAGTTACTTTAATTACTTCTTCCATCCACGAATCATAAGCTTCTTTTGTTCTTGATGGTGGTGAATTCACAAATGATAATGTATTTGACACTATATTTCCAGTTGACGAAACCATTTTAGGTTCTATATCACCACCAAAAGATTTTTCTTGTTTTTCAGTATTTATTTTCTCAGCACTACTTTTTGATATATAACCATGTTTTTTTACATACCAAGAAAAATATTTAACACAATCTTTAACATCTACCTGTGTTTGAATATATCGACTACCATTACTATAAACACCTTCAAATTCATCATAAATATCATTTGACATGTTATTAAAACTGGTTACAAATAACTGTAAATCCGATAAATAATTTAAAATATGTTCATATTTATAACCAAGATAATATTTAATACAAGAACCACCCACCCTGATAGTCTTACTATCTTTTAAATTTTTAATATAAACAGTTTTATTTCTTGTTCTCTCGGTGTTACAGTGGTCACAAGTGCAAGAATTATGTAAATCAGCAGGTATTAAATCAAATGGAATTTGTTGGTTTGGTGCAGCTTTTATTATACCATCAATATGGTCAATAACACCTAATATAACCCATTCATCTTGGGGTTTTATTTCAGCAACTATTTCAATAGTTTTTGGATAAACTTCGGTTGATATTATTTGGAAATTAGTTTTAGGTGATTTGTTTTTATATTCAATTTGTAAATCGGTAATCTTTTTATCATCATCAGTAATGGTTTCTTTATAAAATGATGTTTTACGATTTAAATCATAATCCAATGATAGACTTGTTAATATATAATATTTTTTTGTAGGTAAATCTTTTATAACAGGCGTTGGTAAGCCGATTTGTTTGGAATAACGTTTAATATTTTTTATTAATTTATCAAACGTGGCAAGTTTATTTTGAGATAATTCTATATTAAATGTTTTTATTTCATATGAAAGTTTTACATCTACATTATTTTGTATGTTATCCTTCTGTATATTTTCGTTTATGAATGCTTTATATGATTTCATATATTATTATATTTTCTTATACAAATAAACCATTTTTTATATTCTAAAAAAAATTATGCAACATAATTATATATTAAAACTAATAAAAAGTATTATGAATTTGGAAATATGATATTTTTTTTGTAATTTTATTCAAAAATTTTCGTATTTGAATATAAACGAAAATTTTTGTTATGGATATAGAACTTCAAAACAATCTTGTTTATAAGCCTATAAAAACAAAAAAGGAGCTAAGAGAATATATTCTGAATCTATTATTTGATAGTCAACTCGATAAAGTTGTCTATAAAGGTATACCACAAGATATCAACTATAAAATGTTGAAAAAAATTCTTGTTTCTAAAGAAGAAATTAAAACTACTAAAAGATATATCAATCCAGATATAGTAAGAAATGAATATTATGATATAATAAATCGCTGTAACATGCCATATTGTGTCATAATGAAAAAATAAACAATATGAATGAATAAAATAGGATTAGATATATCACCTACATCTACTGCAATGACATTACAATCAAACAATAAAATTCAAATTTTCAGTTATTCTACCACAAGTCCAGAAAATAAATGGGTTAAAGAGATAGATAAAATAATATTATTTCGTCATATTAAATATCATGAAGAAGTTGATACGTATTCAGAACGTGAAGTGAATAAATTGTTAGATTTCGAAAATGTTTCTGATTTAATTTTAAATGATATATTACAAAATATAGACCCAAATAAAGATACAGTTACTAATATAGAAGGATATTCTTTTAATAATAAAAATACTAATTCATTAATTGATATAGTGGGGTTTTCTACTTTAATAAGACAAAAAATTATGGTTTTTGTACCAAATTCACATTTAAATATTTATTCTCCAAATACTGTTAAGTTACAAACTTGTATAAAAACGTATGGTTATTTACCTGCTCCTATTGGTAAAAAGGGGCAAACATTAAAAGACCCAAAAATTTCTATGAGTCCATATGGAATAAAAGGTGGTGATTTTGAAAAATCTGATATGTTAAAAGCGATGTTAGATGCTAATATTCAAACACCCATATTTGATTATGTAAAGTTGAATAAAGAAATATTATTGGGTATGAAAAAAATACCCAAGCCCTTTGACGATATAATCGATTCTATTCATATTTTGAATATGAATTAAAAACAAAAAGGTTTATAACCAAGAATATTTTCGATAAATTCTTTTGCTGATACAAAGTTCACTTCTTTATAACCAGCGTCTTTTACACAAGAACTACATTCTTCAGAAATTGTGTCCACTGTCGTTTTATGATGTCCATATTTTCTACCACAACCTGGACAAGCTATTTCTTTAATCGGTACACCGTAAATTTTATCAATTTCATACATAAATATGACATTTGTTGGTGATTAATATCATCCAAAGATATATTATTTAAATAAAAAAATGTTTTATTTTTGAATATAAAAAATTCAATATTATGATATCACTTAGATGTATATTATTTAATAATCATGATATTATTGAGAAAAAAGAATATAAAGATAATAACATGATAGAAACCACGTTTGTTTGTTCAAGATGTGGTAAAAACGAAAATGATATTATAAAAAGTTATAATCTCACTTCTGAAAAAGATTTTTTAAAAATGTTAAAAAAATCTATATAATTTAAATCAATTTAAATATTTTTCATTATTTTTGTGTTATTAAAACTCTTTAAATAATGAAAAACTTTTCTTATTATTTTTTACTTTTTTTATTAATAATTATTTTATTATCATTAATTTCGAGCTGTTATTCCACCCGAACTTCTCAGACTAATGTAATAGAAATCGTAGTCTTAAAAGATACAACACCTAAAATAATTTGTGATACTATGAATACTGGTTATGTAAAGTATTCCACAGTTTTTAATGGTTATTGGAACGATACAATCACAACAACTTTTATACTTACTGAAGAATATACTTTTTCAATACTTGGTGCATACGAAATACCAGATAGTGCCAAGGGATATATTTTTGTTTTTAATAATGACCGTAGAACTGCATGTTTTACTTGGGATGGTGATACTACATTACATAAAATTTTAAAATAAACAATTATATGACAAGAGAAGAACAAAAACAGTGGATTATATCCAGAGATAAAGAATATCGGGATGGTAATCAAACAGTATCTGATGCTGAATATGATGAAATTTATTATGATTTTATTAATAAATATCCAGATGATGATGATATTACTCCCGATGGTATTATAGAACAACCATTGGAAGATGCAGAATTACTTCCAATTAAAATGTATTCCTTGGATAAATTACACAGCATCGATGAAATTAAATCGTGGTGTAAAAGTAAAAGTATACCAGATGATACTATTTTTATAGCAACTGGTAAATATGATGGACTTTCTCTTTGTACAAAAGAAATTATCAAAAAATGTTGGACAAGAGGAAAAGGTGTTACTGGCGAAATTAAAGATGACCATTATTTAATAATAAAAACTGGTAAAAAGGTATCAGATTTTTTAACAGAAAATGATGTTACGTATGGTGAGTGTATCATTTCTAAAAAAGATTGGAAGGATAATTTTGAAGGAAAGATAAACCCAAGAGATGGTAAACCTTTTAAAGCAGCAAGAAATACTATCGCTGGTCAAATAAATACTAAAAAATCTATAAACACTGAACTCCTTAAACACGGAACATATGTTCGTTATGGTGTTGAAAATATTGACGGTACATGTTTGAATAAATCTGACCAGTTAGATTTAGTAAATCAAATAAATGAAATTCCAGTTTATTATGAATTGATGAAACTGGAAGATTTTACACTTGAAAATTTCAATAGATTATATAATCAAATAAGTGAAATGTTCGAGATTGATGGTTTGGTAATCGAAATTGATGATAATAATCTTCGTGAAGAATTGGGAAGAGAAAGAAATAATAATCCAGTTTATGCTCGTGCATTAAAATTACCAGAATGGTCTACAAAAGTTAAAGTTCCATGTAAATCATTAAGAATTGGTGTATCTAAACAAGGAAAACTTAAACCTGTTGCTCAGATTGAACCAACAATAGTTACCAATGTTGAAGTTTCTAATTTCACTTGTTACAATATGAATTATGTTTTTGAAAACAATATTGCTGCTGGTTCAATAGTTGAAATTACCCGTTCTGGTGATGTTATCCCAAAACATCTTAAAACATTTACCCACGACCAAAGTGAGATAGATAAACTAAGAGAACAATTAAAAAAATGTCCATGCTGCGGTTCTGATACCTATTGGGATGAAACTCACACCGAATTGATGTGTAATAACTTAAAGTGTCCAGAACGATTGCTTAATAAACAAATATCTTTTTTTACCAATATAAAAATTGATAATTTTGGAGAAAAGGAAATAGAAAAATTATTCAATGCTGGATATAATACACCCAAAAAATTATTGGAAATAACTTATGATGAACTTTATAAATTTGAAGGTTGGGCTGACAAATCAATATCCAAATTATTAGCTCAATTTGATAAACTTCATCGTGACGGTTTACCATTAGCAAAGATTATTCATGCCCTCGATTTATTTGAAGGAAAACTTGGTGAAAAAGATGCACAAAGAATATTTGATAATTTTAAAGGTGATTTCGATAATTCGAATGTAATTGAACAACTTTGTGAAATAGAAGGAATTGGAGAAATTAAAGCCAAAGCTTTTTTTGTTGGACTTAAAGAGTATAATCTGTATCATCAGGATTTACCAATCAAAGTGGCTTATGCTGAATCACCTAAAGTAGAATTGAAAAGTAATAAATATGATGGTTTCAATGTTTGTATGACTGGTTTCAGAGATGCTGAATTATCTAAGATGATTGAAGAAAACGGTGGTAAAAACGCTTCTGGTGTTTCTAAAAACACAACACATCTTTTGGTAAAAGATAAAAATAGTGGTTCGAGTAAATTGGAAAAAGCTATACAACTTGGTATTCCAATTATGTTTAAAAATGAATTTTTAGAAGCATACTAATATGATAACTTTAGATTTTTCAATTAAAAACGAATTCATTACTATTATGGATGATGATGGTCGAGTAACCATTCAGATGAAAAAATGTGATGTTACTAATGTTGTTAATGCATTTGATAAATTTATTCAATTGAAAGAAGATTCAAGTCAAACTATTAATATAAATGATGGTATCTTAGATTTAAATCTGGAGTTCTATGACGATGATTTTTGTATCAATGGTAGATTATCAGATAAAGGTGATACTAATTCATCATATTTTCATGACTTTGAACTCGAATCTGTCGATATCAAAACTTGGAACGAAATAGTTTCTTTTATCAATAACAACTAATGTGTTACACTGGTAGGTGTATTTGGGAAGATTATATGGGTGGGTGTGTATATCCACACCCACTCCACAAATTTCGTAAGATTTTTCCAACCCCACTATGTTATAAAGGTGAAGAAGGTGAAGATTCTTATTATGTTAAAAAAGTTAAAATAGCACAAGAGTGCTATAAGCTTATTTTACAAGAAAATAGAAATTCTGAAAAAGAAGATATCATACTTAAACAAGCTGAAAGAAAACTAAAAATATTAAAATTATTTGAGGAATAATTCTTTTAAAATTTAAATTATATGGGACAAATCAAAGAATTGCAACAAAAAATTAATGAAGTTTTCATCGAACATTTTTCTAAAACTGTTTTAAACGAACGTTTAAAAGATATATTAAATGAATCAATGGAGTTATCGAGATTTACAGATATAAAAAATCTTAAAGAAGAAGCAGGGGATTTGTTATGCTCGGTTATACAACTTTGTAATGAATCGGAATTTGATGTAGAAGATGTTATAAATGGTTGTTTAGAAAAAATTAAAAGAAGAAAACTACAATATAAAAGTTTAGGTAGAAAGTATAAAGTGGCATTACTCGGTATTAGTGGTAATCCGCCAACAATAGGACATATTCAGATATGTAAATATGTACTTAATGTGTGTTCTAAAGAATTTGATGAGGTTTGGATAATGCCTAATTATTCTTCTATTACTGGTAAAAACATTATATCATTTGAACATAGATATAATATGTGTAAATTATCTATTGATGATAGTAGAATAAAAGTGTTTGATTATGAAAATGAACATCAATTAGCAGGTGAAACATACCATTTAGTGAAAAAATTGATGAATGACCCATTATATGAAAATTACAATTTTTCATTTATTCTTGGTCAAGATAATGCGAATATTTTCAACACTTTTGTGAATTTTGATGAATTGGAAAAATTAATTCGTTTCATTATAGTTCCACGCAAAGGGTATGAACCAACAACAGATATTTGGTACACTAAATTCCCCCATATTTATCTCAATGGTAAAAATGAAATTATACCAGTTATAGAAGTTTCATCAACTGAGGTCAGAGAATTATTAATAAAATATTATAAAGAATCTCATCCAGACGATGAAAAGAATTTATTGACTAAAATATCACCTGATGTGTATCAGTATATTTTGAAAAATAAATTATATACAGAAATATAAAAAATTATTATCAAACTTTTAAACGAAATTTAACTATAATAATATTATCAATCAAAAAATTAAAAATGAAAATAAAATGGAAGATTTAAAAGAACAAACAGAACAATTAACTGGGGCGTTTTACAGTTCATTAAAACGCAATAACAAACAGATACGTGATGACCGTGCGCTTGCTATTGTTGAAGATACCCAGATGATTTACAAACGTAAAATCGAGGATTTGGAAACATCTGTAAAAAGGATGAAAAGAGAACTCGAAAATATGCTTGACTTATCTCCAACTAACACGCAGTCTCTCATTCTCGCAACGGATTTCAAGAGTATTGAATTTGTTGACAAAGACCTAAAACTGGGTGTGGAAATTCGCAACACTGAAATCATGTTGGAAATTGCCAAAAAACGTTATGATTTCTTATTTGGGGGAAATGAATAATGGGTGACGGTAAATATTCATCATTTGCTCGTTCAATAAGAGCTGAAGATTTAGGATACAAAACTAAATCTACACATGAGATTTTCAAACAGCGTTCAATTAATAATGCTATGAATCCTCATGGTGTTGCTATCAGAGAATCGAGAGATTCAAATGAACATCCAAATTCAATTTCAATAATTTTGGGTTTAGATGTAACAGGTTCGATGGGGTCAATTCCCCACTTTCTTGTAAAAGAAGGACTTCCTCATATTATGGGTAATATTATTCAAGGTGGGGTAGCTGACCCACAATTATTATTTCTTGCTGTTGGTGACCACGAAGAAGACAGGTCACCGTTACAAGTAGCACAGTTTGAATCAAGTGATGAATTACTTGATAAATGGTTGACTGATGTATGGCTTGAAGGTGGTGGTGGTGGAAATGAAGGTGAGAGTTATTTACTTGCATGGTATTTTGCTGCTTTTCACACTTCTATTGATTGTTATGAAAAAAGAAAAAATAAAGGGTTTTTGTTTACAATTGGTGATGAACCAACATTAAGAAATTTACCAAAAAATGTTATTAAAGATTTAATGGGTGAAGGCCAATACAGTGATTATACTTCTGATTTTCTTTTAGAAAAAGCAAGGGAAAAATACCACGTTTTTCATTTACATATCAAACAGACAGGTGCAGGCAGTCGTCAAACTACAATAAATGAGTGGAAACAACTCATGGGTGATGGTTTAATCATAGTTGAAGATAAGAATGATGTGGCTGCTATAATTGCTGACACTATTCTTAAAATAGAAAATGTTAAAGAACAATTAGTTGACACTAAAATTGAAATTAACACTGCTGGTGATAGTTATAAACCACATGATTGGAGTAATACCAATATTTTATAATATTAATAATAAATGAGCAGTAAAGCTGTGGTGGGCATTGGGTATGGGGATGAGGGTAAGGGAATAACAACCGATTACCTTTGTTCCCATTCTAATAATATATTAGTAGTAAGATTTTCAGGTGGTCAACAATCTGGTCATACTGTAAATTTTAATGGTATCAGACACGTATTTTCAAATTTAGGTTCTGGTACACTACGTGGTGTACCATCTTATTGGGCAAAATACTGTACTGTTGACCCAGTTGGTTTAATAAATGAATTGGATGTTTTAATTGGAAATGGTGTAAATCCTTTACTTTATATTGATGAAAGATGTCCTATAACAACACCATTTGATATTTGTTATAATCAAGAATTGGAAAAGATTAATCATCATGGTAGTGTTGGTGTCGGTGTTGGTGCAACAATAAATAGAGAAGAAAAATTTTATTCTTTACAATTTGGTGATTTATTTCATGAACCAGTTATGAAAATAAAATTAAATGAAATAAAAAAGTTCTACAATTTAAATTTTGAAATTAATTTAGATAGATTCTTCCAAAGTGTGGGAAGAATTTTAGCTTGTAATAATATAAAACCACAATATGGTTTTCCAGATGGTTATAAATATATATTTGAAGGTTCACAAGGTCTATTATTAGACCCAAATATTGGGTTTTTCCCCCATGTAACCAGAAGTTGTGTCAGTACTAAAAATATATTAGACGCTGGTTTTAAACCAGAATTATATTTAGTTACAAGAGCTTATCAAACAAGACATGGTAATGGTGCTATGGTTGGTGAAGATATATCACATAATATTTTAATAAACCCAAATGAAACCAATGTAACACATCCTCACCAAGGTGAATTTAGACGAGCATTACTTAATTTAGATTTATTATTATATAGTATAAATAAAGACCCGTATATTCGTTTTTCTGAAAATAAAACACTTGTTATAACGTGTCTTGACCACATTATAGATGAATATAGATTTACATATAAGAATAATATAATTTATTCTTCAAATGAAGATGATTTTATTCGGAAAATAAGTAATATTTTAAATATTAAAAACGTTTTGATTAGTAACTCTGACGAATCCAAAAATATAATAAAATGGAACTAAGTAAAATTTATAAAATATTCACATCCGAAGATGGTGATTGGAATGTAGCTTCTAAAATAGAAGATGGTAATGTGAGTGTACTACACGAAGGTCATGACCGAGAGCGTTGTTATAAAGCAATTTTAGATGACCTCGGTTTTGATATTAAAATCTTACATGTGATTATGAAAAGTGGTAGTTACACACCAACAATATGGGATTTTGAATAATGGAAGAAGATATATTAAATATTATATATAAAATTCAGGAAATAAGAAGTCCAAAATTATTTCTTTGGAAAAATTATTAAAAATGTTGAATTTTTTGTTGCTAAATATAATTCTAATATTTTAGTTGGGAAAAAAGATGACGAAGTTTATTTTAATTACGATGAAAAAAATCACGTTTTATATTATGATTTTTATAAAATATATCAAATTTTGTCATCGAAATATAATCTTAATGAAGTGAAAATTAATGAGTTAGTAAAGGATATGGTGAGTGAACATTTCAAATTAAGGGTGGACACAACAGGAATCAAGTGGTGAATACGTAACTAAAAGGTGAGTGAACATTTCAAAATAAGGGTGGACACAACGTATTTACGGGAAAGGATGTATTCCTTTTAGGTGAGTGAACATTTCAAATTAAGGGTGGACACCAGAAGTTTAAATATATAACAAAATATGATAAATAGATTTATTAATAGGATGATTTATAGATTTTTTCACATTGAAGAAATTATATTTTTTAATAAACCCTATAAAATTAAAGGATTTGATTCGATGGAAAAAACTGATATATGGTTGAGTAACTATAATAAACCATTAAATCTAATTAGAATGTGTAAATTATCAGAAATAACTGAAGAAGATGCTGAAGAATATGTGAAATGTAGCGATGCTGGATTTTTTTATAGTCTACAAAGTCCTTATTATGGTAAAGCTACGAGAGCTTTAAAAGATGCAATTAAATACGAATATTGTATTATTTATATTTAAAATAAAATATTAAATTATGGTATATTATATTGTCGAAAAACGAAAAGAACATAGTGTAATTGATATAGCTAATTGTTATTTGTCTGAATCAATTGACAAGATTAAAGATTGGATAAATAATAATAAAGATTTCGATACCCGTGATAATTTTTGGTACTGGGCTGTTTTAAAAATTATCACAGATGATGAATTCGGTGCTGAAATATTCACATATTTTGATTGGGATGGTAAAGAATCGGAAAATGTACCAAAAAAACAAATTGAAGATGTTTTTAAATGTTTTTCAGATGAAAAATTTATTTTTAATGTTTGTCTAAGTTACCGTCACGATTTTGGATTATTATCAAAAGATGAACAAAATGTTTTGATATTTGAATGTAAAGGATGGATAAGAGCTATAAAAAATAATTATAAAACCTAATACCAATGAATTCGAGAAGTAAAATTTCTGCCAGAGGTTTAGTTATTAAAATCTATTTAGAAGATTTAATTATTTCAGAATTATTTAGTGTAGGTGATAAATTAAAAGAAAAAATTCAATCGATTTTGGATAAAAAATTATCATTCAAAACTACGGTATCTGATATACAAAATGAAAATTGTTATTTATATGGTAACGTTTCCTTTACAAGTGAATATGGTGATGACAGAGTGATAGATTTTACGGTTGCACCGAAGAAAATAGAATTTGCATGAAATTAGAAACTTTTATTTCTAATGGAGCTAAATTTGATGTCGTTAAGAATTTTTATAAAGTTTTAAAATTATTAATATGTCGAAAATTTTTATAATTGGTAATAGTACATTCGGATATAAAGAATATTTTGATTTAAATAAATCATTATTTGAATCTGGAAAATATTATTTTGATTATCTAATACCATTTATTAAAAAATATAAAAAAGACACAGATTGTTTGATTCATATTGGAAATTTATTCAATCGGAACGAAAATATTAATATTAAAACTATTAACCAAGTTATTTCAATATTTGAACAACTATCAAATTTATTACCAGTTTTTATATTACTTTCTAAACATGATACCTACGGGAACTTAAATAGCTTATCAGTTCTTAAAAATATTAAAAATGTTTATGTTATAGATAAGTCGGCTACTTTATACGATAATAAAGTACAACTATATGGTTATCAGAAAGATATAGATAAAGAAATTAAAAATAAAAATATTTTTTTAAATCATTTCAACAAATTATTAGAACCTGTCGAAAAACTCGAACACTATTCTGAAAGTGAATATTTGTTTTTAAATAACGAGATTTCTGGTCTTAATTTCAATTCTGAATTTAAAAAGATTTACACTGGTGTTAAAAATGAAATCGGTGATAATGTTAAATACATTGAATCACCATATCCACTAAATTTCAATTCAAAAAATAATGGTATTTGGGTCTTAGATGTTGAAACAGGACAAGAAAGATTTATCCCTAATACAATTAATACAAAATTTGAAATTAAAAATATTAAATCTATTGATGATTTAAGTACGTTAACTGATGAATATCTTAATAATAATTTTGTAGATTTGAATATAAATTCCGAACTTTCTGAAAATTTAGAGTTTCAAATGAAACTATCTCAGTTAAATGTAAAGTCTATACACTACACTAAGAAAGATATAGAAGAAAACCCTGAAGAAGAAAAGACTTACGATATATTTGATTTAGACGCTATTATTACTGAGAACATCGTTTCTGACACAGTGAAAAACGAATTTGATAATGTAAAACGGATTTACAACCAATAATGACAACACAAAAAATAAGCAATGAAATTCTAAATGTTAAACATTTGATTGTTCATAAAAATATAACAATCTATATAATAAATATACCACATGAAAAAAATTTTAAAATCATTAATGCATATTTGTATTCAATCGCTAAAAGAAATAGAAAATATTTATTAAATCATCATATTTTTTTAAAGTTTTATGTCGATAGAATAGAAATGAGTATAGAAAAATCCTTTTTTAATATACGCCCTTTCTTTTTTGAACACTTAGTAATATCAAATAAAACACTCTTTATTCCCGACACTGAATCGGATATAACAATTATTAAAAGTTTACTACGAAAAGAAAAAATTAAAGAAATTTTAGAAGTGTGAGTTTATTCATACATGAAATAGTGGCCAAACCACAGGAAAATGGTTTATATGGTATGCCATTTTCAGTAAAGTCGTATAAAATGACTTATCCAATGTGGGAATATGAATTCTTAATATCTGCTTCTATAATGGTATTATCGGAAGTTAAACCAAATATTAAATTTGGTGTTGAAGTTTTAGAAAATAAACTTTTAATAGATAATTATACAGAAAGTCATATAAGTTATATATACTTAAAATATGCATATATCAAAGATGGTATTTATTATTATGCAGATAAATTTCATCAAGATGAAATAAAAGAATTAACCCAAATAAAACGTAAACATAAAATTGAAAATATATTAGAATAGTAAAACCGTTACATTTTTATATATAATAAAAATGTGATGTTTTTATGAAAAAAGTTAATAAACCAATGTATTATTGGACTTTTGAAAAAGTTAAAGAAGAAGCCCTAAAATATAAATATAAAAAAGATTTTAAAAAATTTAGCAGTGGGGCATATGACGCCGCATTAAAAAATAATTGGTATTATATCGTCTGTCAACATATGAAATTGTTGGGTAATAAAGAAAAACGTTGCATTTATGTGTGGGAATTTGAAGATAAAACAGCTTATATTGGTTTAACATATAATTTTGAAGAACGAAAATATAACCATACAATAGATAAAAGAAGTTCAGTTTATAAACAGTTAACTCTATGTTCTGGCATCTGTTATAAATTAACTGAATACGTCGATAAAAAAGAAGCACAGAAATTAGAAACGTTTTATATTGAAAAATATAAAAGTGATGACTGGTTTGTTTTAAACAGAGCTAAAGCTGGTGCATTAGGTGGAAGTGAGATAAAATACACATTTGAAATTATTGCAGAAGAAGCTCTAAAATATAACCATAGAATCGAATTCAAAAATAAAAATAAAAATTTTTATCAAGCTGCTTTAAACAATAAGTGGTTAAACGATGTTTGTTCACACATGACAAGATTAAAACCTTATAATTATAAATGGGATTTTGAAAATATTAAAAAAGAAGCATTAAAATATAATTATAGAAGTGAATTTAAATCTAAAAGCCAAGGTGCTTACGATGCTGCTATAACAAATAAATGGTTAGATATTGTATGTTCACATATGATACAGGTTAGAAAAACTAAAAATTTTTGGCAAAATTATAACAATTGTTTGGATGCTGCACTTAAATGTAAAACAAAAAAAGATTTTCATTCTAAATATAGTAGAGCATATATTGTATCTTTGAAAAATAATTGGTTAAATAAAATATGTTCACATATGAAATAAAAATTTAATATATAATAAAAAATAATAATTTGAATGTTATTACAAGATTCTATTCGACCACATTTTATTAATGATATTAAATATGATGAATTTTATACGTTAAAGAATACACTTAATGAAGATGTTATACAAGGTGTAAATATTGATAAATTCATACCAGATTTCCCAGTAAACACCCCAATTAAGTTTGACCGTGATAAAATGATTAAAGCCATTGAGTATGGAATGTTAATTCGCATATTATACTCTGGTGATCAAGATAAATGGAAAGGGGGTAGAGAAAGAGTTATAGCACCACTGGTGATGGGTATAAATAAAAATACTGGTAATTTACTTATCAGGGCATTTCATATGGATGGTTATTCAATAAAAGAAAGAAAAAATACTAAGAAGGTTTGGCGTTTATTCAAAGCTTCTAACATAAAGAGTATGACGTTCTTGGGGGATTTTTTTAGATTACCGCCTAAAGGATATAAGATGAATGACCGAGTAATGACCGAAACTACAATAGCCAGAGCAGATTTCAATAAAATAAGAAAAAATCAATATAAATTAATACAAGCTGATAAAATTCAAAAAGCTGAAGAACAGGAAATAACTGGTAAATCAAATGCTTTAGCAACAGCAATTGATGTTAAGAACACTGATACCATATTGAATATGAAAAATATGTGGGAAAACACATTATTAGATAAAAAACAATCCAAAAATTTAAAGATTACATTTTTGAAAAGTGTGTTTGGAAATGAATATATAGCTATTGCTGGTGCTTTAGGTACACCCGGTAGAACAGTTAAACTTTTTGAAGATAAAAAATTATTGGGTTCGTATAAGACTATATTTTCATCTTTTGCTTCTGAACTCACATATAAAAAAAATATAAAAGGTCAGGTTGAGTTTCAACTTTATAATTTCGTTGGTAAACGTTAATATCTTTTTCTAAGTTGTACCATATGTGTACTTATTTCATCTAACCAACCCATTTTTAATGACTTAGAATAAGATGTTTTATATTTCTTTTGAAATTCGCCTCTACTTTGACATTTAAGAGCACATTCATAACATTTTTCTTTAGTTAATGAATTAGGCTTATTTCTTTTATTTTCACCAAATATAACATCTAACAAATTACTATTTTTTAAAATAAAATATGCCTGATAATATTTTTTCTTTAATTCACATCTGTTTGAACATGTTTTAGCTGTTTCTAAACTTTTTTCTATTGACCAGAATTTATGATGCTTTTTAATTTCGATAAAATGTGTTGTTATATCATTAAACCATTTTTTCTTTCTGGATATAACATAAGCACTTGGGTATTTTAATTCAAATTCTTTATTATTTTTACATTTTAGTGCAACGTCATGACATCTTTCTTTTGACCAATAACCAGAATCATGTTTAGAATATTTTAAATGTTCAAATAGTGTTTTATAAATATCTACTGCTACACTATAATTATAATATTTTTTATACTTCTTTTGAAATTCTGCCTTTGTTCTGCATAAAAGAGCATATTTTACACAATCTTCAACCGTGCATTCAAAGGACGATGAACCAACACCACCTCCTTTATTTTTATTTAAAACGTTCCAATCTTTTTTATATTTCTCTATAAAAAATATTTCACTTTTGATTGCATCTTTAATGGGAATGTAACCTGTTAATTGTTTACAGAAACCGTTTACATATTTTAATTTTTCATAAACTGGACTATTTTTTTCTGATGTGTGTTCTTTTTTTCTTTTGATTATATTATATGTTAACCCGATATAAGCGGACTTATCATCAAATTCCCACACATATATACATCTAAAAAATTTGTTTCCGATTTTGTTCATATGAGAACAAATTTCATCTAACCAACCATTTTTAATCGCTGAATTATAAGCACTTCTACAATTTTTTCTAAAATCTTTTTTATAATTATATTTTAAAGCTTCAATTTTAATATTTTCATAATTCCATTTCATACAATATAATTAATTTTTTTTATATATTATTTTTAACTATATTCGTCAAATTTTAAATATTTATGCTGAATTTAATATTTTCAACCACATTAATAGACCAAATTTTGGTGAGTTTATCTTTTAAACCACTTGAAGAACGTATAACACAATTAAGTGATTTAATAGGGTATAACCATTTATATTCATATGAATTCATGAATATGTGTTTGAGTTCTAAAACAAATGATGATTTAATTGAATATATTTATTTACAATCATATACCAATGAAAATATTTTAAAGAAAGATATTGGTTATATAGATGCAGAAAAATATATTTTACGAGAATTTAATAATACACGAGAAATAAGAAACACTATTAATGATAACCTGTGGGATTTATTTAAAATAGCTATGAAACATGATAAATCCTTTTTGGTTAAATTAATTTTAAATGATGAACGTTTTGAATTAATTGACAATAATTGTCATACACAGATTTTTGATTTTTTAATAGATAAAGAAGAACCAAGTGATATATTAGATGTTTTGTTTTTGAGTAATAGACTTTCAAAAAAATCTAAAACGGATTATATTGAAGAACTTTTTAAAGAAAATAAATTCCCAATTTTAAAATATATTATTGATAAAAAAGAATTATTTAATAAAGAAAATGTAATTATCAACAAAACAATTATCACTAAATTTGTTTCGAGAGCTACATATTATGATAATATACAAGCATTTTCTTATTTATTTGAAAATGAAAAAATATTTAAACTCATAAATATAGACAAAGTAACAAATTGGGCTATTATAAATAATGACAGTTCAAAATGTTTTACTTACTTAGTTGAAAAAGAATTAATTGACTTATCAAATAATTATGCCACATATACTGTATTATGTGCGAAAACACACTCGTTTCAAATTTTAACAAAAATTCTTTCATATAAATATGTATCGGGTAATATAATATTTGATATTTTAAAACCTCACATGAATAGCGAGAATATTAATGGTATTATAGATGTTTTTATATTATCTGGAAAGGTTGATATATATCAGGATGATTATTATTTGTTTTGTAAATTTGCAAAAGATTTATATAAGGATACTTTAAAAAATATTTTACAAAATACTGTTTTTAAAGTTGATGAAGCATCTAAAAATATTATTCGGAAAAAAATATTTAGAACCGACCCTAATGATGAAGGATTGATATACGATTATATAGCAAATGAAGGTTTTGATGATAGAGATTGTGTAGCTGCTGAAGCTATAATGGCTTCTAAAACTGATTATATTGATAAATTGTTTCTGTTATATCCAGAATATAAATTTCCAGATGATATATATTATTTACAAATTTTATCTGAAAGTAAATTGAACACCATTATATATTGCATTGATAAATCTCTATTTAATGTTAAAAAGTGGTCTCATTATATAATAATTAAATTATTGGAAAAAAACCGAGATAGTGACTCATTAATAGTAATGAAACATAAAAAAACTACAATGACAGACGAAACAATATCATATATTAATAAACATATAAATAAAAGTAGAAATTATACTGAAGATTTTATCAAAGAAGTTAAAATAGCAATAAGAATGAAAAAACTTGCTGATATAATCTCTTAAATTTCTTGTGATTTAGTATCATTTAGTTTACACTGCGTCATTTACTGCGTCAAACCAATATTTGAAAAAATAAAAATTATTTTTTTCAATAGTATATTTTTCATCTTTATACATTAAGACTAAATATGGATTACCATCATTATCTATATCATAACCTAATATTCTAATGGTAGCACCTTCTTTTAAGAACACGTTTTCCCCCATATTACTTCGAATATTGAGGTCTTTTTTCAAATTTTTATAAAAACCTTTATCTGGTATAAACCAGTTATAAACTATTTTATAGATATAATTATTTAATTTTAAATAATATTCTCTATCGATATGTCTATATTTTATATCTGTAAACAAATCAGACGTGATTTTAGGTGGTTTATTCAGTCCATTAAAATCTTTATATTTAGCAAAATATTCTTCACCTTGGAATTCAAATGATAAATATATATCGATAAGATTTTTATCGTTTACAAAAATTCTAAGTATTTTAAAATTAGTATATTCATCTATTTCTTCGATAAACATATCAATAGACATAGATTTAGCGATGATTCCACCCATACTATTTAAAATACGAGAAATATCATTAGCCATTTGAGATGTTCTGGAATAATTATCACGATATGGTGATGAATCATCAGAATATATTGAAATCTGTGGGTCTGAAGCAAAACCATAACCCGCCCCCAAACCATGTGGTTCTACTCCAAATTGATATTGATTAAATTCTGAATCTTCATTAAGAAATTCATAATTTTCTTTTAAATATGAATATTTATTATAACTTATTATTTTCATATTCTTATATATTAAAAATAACACCATATTTTTTAATATATACAAAAATAAATATTATTCTATAAAAATGGCGAAAAAGATAGTTAAAGAAGAAGAAGTGAAGATACCTTCAAAGAAAATCATAGTCAAAGAAGAATTTGTTAATTTTTTGGATGAAAATAAAAATGTTATTAAGACACCTATTCAAGTTATAGTTGAAGAAAAAACTATTAATGAAGAAGTTGAACAAAAAATTGTTACTAAAACTAAACTTGAAAATTTTACAACTATTGATTTCGAGATAGATAATACTTTAAATAATTCTTTTATGGAAATAGAAGCTGAAGTAATGAAAGAAGATGATGACGATGATATATTTACAGAACCAGTTATCAAAAGAAAAAAAGAAAATAAAAATATTATTAACAATAATGTTGAAGAAAAAAATGAATTATCAGAGGTAATAAATGAAGAAAAACCGAAAGACGTTCAAAATAAAAATATAAAATCAGAAGATGTTAAAATAATACAATATACACCATCTGTACCACTTCAGAAAGAAATATTGACGGAAGTTTTTCATTATAATGCATCTGATAAGGAAAAATTAATACAGGATAAACCGTCTGTACCACTTCAAGCAGAAGGATTAACTGGAAAAAAATTATACGATAGTTATTTAGGAAAAAAATATGTTATGTATTACAATGGAGAATTATTATATGATAGTGAAAAATCATATTATTTTCCAGTTTTTCATAACGATTTTTTTGAATTATATTCAATTAAATATTCTTATAGAGGATTAAGAATAAAAATTAAAGATTAAACAATGGAATTTAAAAATTTAATAAGTTATAAAGGATTTTTACAGATAAAGGAAGCTAAAGAATTTACGAATGATACAACTTGGAGTGAGAGTTTATTGGGAAAAGCTGTTGGTAGTTTGTTGAAACTTTTTGGTAATGGATTATCTAATGCTGTATTTTTACATTCAATAAGAAATATTAAAGGAGTTATTTTAGAAGGAGTTGAAACTTATCTATCTGGTGGCACTTCAAATATAACCAACACAACAACGGTTAAACCGTCAGATGAAACAACATCTGATATAAATACTGGTGATATATCAATTTTGCCTGATAAAGAGACTGGTGTGGTCAATGGTGATAAAACAACAGCATTAAATTTACAATTTAAATTTGGAGATGAAAACCTTGAATTGAAAAAAATAGAAATAACTAATGAAGATGGCACAAAAAGTTATATAGATGTGGATAAGAGAGGTCAAGAAGTATTAGCACAATTAAAAGATTCTAAAGAAGTTAAAAGTGTTATTAATAATGATTTTTTTAATGATGTTATTAATAATTCCTCTATTAGTGAAATATCAAGAAAAATAAATGAAACAATAAAAATATATCAAAAAAATGCTGACGAAATAAAAAAAATTGAAGCAACTAACCCAAAAGATAAAAAGGTATTGAACGATTTAGAACTTAAAAAGAATAAACTTAAATCTTTGAAATTACAAATTATATACGATAAAGCTGATTTAATGTTATTGAAATTTAAATTTGTTAAATTGAGAGAAACTGTAAAAAAATTAGGTGGTCAACTTTCTGATTATGGTGAATTATTTATTAATGGACAAAGAGTTGATTTTGAAACTTTGCAACCATTAATAAAACCAGACTCTGATAATGTAGAAGGTTCTGAAGATAAAAAAAGTGTCGATACTGAATTTAATGATGTAAAAAATGGTAAAATAATAAAGAAAAAGAAAGAATTAGAAAATAGTGGTAAAATTGGTGAAACCTTTTTTTATTTAGAAGATGAGATAATTAATGAAGCCCTTTTAGGTGGTTTTACCAGATATAATAAAAAAATAGAAGAACTCACAATTCAACATAAAAATAAAATTGATAAAGAAGCGGCTACTAAAAAAATAAATCTAAGTAAATTATATGCTTATCATTTATTAGCTGACAGACAAATTATAAAAAATGATGGGACACGTGATGCTAAATTAGAAAATATATGGAAACAAGACATGTATAAAGCTTTATCAAGATTTAACGATTTAATTAATGTTGAAAGAGTAAATCCATTTTCACCAAGTTTTGCTTTAAACAAAGAACAAAAAGATAATATAGAAAAAGAAACGAAAGATAAAGTTGAGGCTACAAATACAGCTCTTGGAACTGGTAATAATGTTGCTGAAAGAGTTAAACGAATAGGTTTATCAGAAAATCAAGTTCCAGCTGAATATTTAAAAGGAAAGGGTATAAATGATTTGTATATGTTAAATTTTAAATGGGCAACCAGAGGTAAAACAACAACTGAATTCGAAGCTATGGTTGCAGTTAAATATATAAATATTGGTGGGTTTGATGCTTTATGTATGATTGATACATATAGTAAAGAATTCATGGATAGTTATGATATTTCTAAAAATAAAATAAAAAATGTAAAAGATATTAATTTAATAACATTTTTAATCGGAACATCTTTCAATATGGAATCCGGTGGAACTCAAAGTATAAAATCTGCCAGTGATTATACACCATGTTTTATTTTTAAAAATAAATTAAAATTCCCAATTACTACATTATTTATAACAAATGAAGTTCATGTATTTAATATTTTAAAAGTGAACGATAAAGATGACGTGTTTATACCAACTTTAACCACTAAACATCAAGAGACTACTACATCTGATACTATAAAAAAAGCTGTTATGAATGATAATTTATATAAAAAGAAATTAAACATTATATCAGTAGATATATATCCGGTATTTGGTATTCCAAAAGAGACAAGTGGTGAATACGTAACTAAAAATAAAATTGATATTAATATTATCAATAATTATGCTAATGAAATAAAAGCTTATTTCCAAAAATTAAGTTTAATATAATGATAAAGAATTTTAGAAAATTTATAAACGAAAATATTGCTGATAAAGTTAAAGATGATTTGGCACAGGTTATTGATATCAATAAACAAAAAAAAGATATTGAAAATATTCAGTTGAAAATAGAAGATGCAAAAAAACAAATCGAAACTAAAAAAACTGAAATGCAGACCGAAGTGGAAAGAATGGAAAAAATTGAAACTGAAGATTACAGTGAAGAAAATCAAAAACTTCTAAAAGATAAAATAGAAAAATTTAAAACTGATATTGCAAGTCTTGAACAATCTATTGCACTATTTGATGTTGAATTAAAAAAATTAAAAACATAATTTATTTATGTCTAAACTTGACGAAAAATATATTTTAAATTTACAAAATTTGAGTGATGCCTTAGAATCTTTAGTAGATATACTAAAAGAACAATACAAAGAAGGTGGACAAGCTGGTGGTACAGACACAGTTAATACTATGTTGGGTAACATGGATACTGAAAAATATAATAAAATCGTTGAAGATTTAGATGAAATAAAATCATCAAATATAAGAATAGAGAATAATACAGAAAAGATATTAAAAGAAGTAAAAGATGCCAGAACTGCTAAAGAATCTGGTATGTTTGATAAAATAGAAGACCCTAAGAATAAGTCTAAAATAGTTGATGGTATAAAAGTTGTTACTTTAATAGCTGGTGGTGTATTAGCCATAGGTTTAGCTTTCAAATTAGTTGGAAAAGTAGATTTCCTTTCTGTTATAGGATTGAGTGCAGCTCTATATATTATGGCTAAAACATATTCTGAAATGTCAAAATTAAAGGGATTAACATGGGTAAATGCTGTAATTATAAACGCTATACTAATTTCAATGTCATTATCCCTTTTAGCATCAAGTAAGATTCTTGAATCTATGCCACAATTATCACCCATGCAATTAATAACTGCTGTTGCATTAGGTGTAACAATGGGTGTTGTTACGTGGGGATTAATGAAAGGTCTTGGTTCATTTGACCCTAAAAATATGTGGATGGTTAGTATAATACCCGTTTTAATACCAGCGATTGCATTAGGTATTGCTGGAGCAGCTAAAGAATTAACATTTATAAAACCATTATCTATTGGACAACTTATAACTGCTGCTTTAGTTGGAATTGCATTAATACCAATAACTTTTGCTTTTTCTTTAATGGCAAAGGGATTGAAAGGTGCTGATTGGAAATCAATTTTATTTACAACATTAGCTGTTCCATTGTTGGTCGCAACAATAGTTGGGGCAAGTATTTTATTTCAGTCTATGCAAATGTTAAAAGACCCAGTTGGTGTTGTATTAACAAGTTTAGCTATTGGTGTGTCAGTTTTAGCATTAGTTCCAGCATTTTTCTTATTATCTAAATTGAAATTAGATATGAAATCCATGTTGTTGGGTGCATTAACAATTGTGGTGGTTTCAGGTGTTATCATGTTAGCCAGTCATATATTATCATTAGGTAAATATGATAAGTATCCATCAGTTGATTGGGCTGCTGGTGTTGGTTTATCATTGATATCATTTGTACCAGCGGTTGCGGTTCTTGGATTAATTGCGTCATCAGGTATTGGTTTAGCTATAATAGGTCTCGGATTATTATCAGTAATAGGTGTAGCAGGTACTATGCTTGCTGTAAGTTATATTTTAGGAATGGGTAAATGGGGAAATTATCCTTCAGTTGGTTGGGCTGCTGGTGTTGGTTTGTCAATGTTAGCTTTCATAGTTCCTATGATTACACTTGGTACATTAATAACTGCTACACTTGGTATAGGTGGTTTATTATTATTAGCTGGTGCTGGGGCTATAATGGGTATCGTAAATATGATGGTAGACATATCAAAAATATTTTCATCAAACACATTCGAATCTTATCCTTCAATTAGTTGGGTAGAGGGTGTAACTGGAGCATTAAATTCTTTTGGTTCATTTATAACTAATATGCCAGTAGGACTTTTTGATATGGTTAAAGTGTTATTGTTAGGAAAAGCTATTGTTAGCATGGCAGAACTTTTTAATAAAAATGCTAATTTATTTAATGAACCAAATGTTACTTGGATTGATAATATTAAAAATCTTTTAAGCGTTTTCGAGATGTTACCAGATAAAGATAAAGCTGACGGTTTAAATGCTATTACAGATAGTCTTAATAAAATGGCTATGCTTGGTGCTGTAAATATAATACCAATATTATTATTAGCTGGTACTATAAGAAAATTAAGCGGTGCGTTAGACGAATTAAATGAAAAAAATGTTGATAAATTAGCTCAACTTTCAAAAGGTGTTATGATATTATCTATTATAGATGATACTCGATTAGCTAATGTAATTGAAACATTAAATGATAAAAAGAAAGAATTATCAATGGTATTTGATGATAAAGGTTCTTCTTTTATTCAAGATATTTTAAATGCAAAAAATGCTGGTGTATCTACTTCACCAATTGGTGGTACTGCTGTCAAATCTCCAACAGCACCAGTAATGGAAGAAGATAAAAGTATTGCAATATTAAAAGAAATAAGTGATAAAATGGATACACTAATAACTAAAATAGAAAAAGTTGATAAAGCAACCAGTGTCAATTCATCTTTGGGTATTTAAAAATTTTAAAACAATTTATTATTTTTTAAATATAAATATAAAAACCTATTTTTAATATGAATAATTTAGTATACTCAAAAGCAAGTAAAGGAATTAAAGCATCTAAAAAGAGAGAGTTATATCGACAATATAAAAAAATAATAAAATCTAATGAAGATGTTTTTTTAAATAAACACAATCTTAGGATTGATTGGATTAATAGATTGTGGAAAGTTTATAACGTACCCGCAGATGAACATGCAAACATTTATCAATATGGGAGTAAGTATTTAAATGAGTTAGTTAAAAAAGATTTAGCAAGTATTGATAAAACTTTCATGTTAATGGGATTATTAGAGTTATCAGCCCTTATAGAAACTGTGGTTATTGATGATTATAATGTTAAGATAGTAATTAGTTATAAACATTTTGACCTATTAAAAAGAATCAAAAAAAGAATCATAATTTTTTCTTCATTTATATTTATAGTAATTATTTTATCAATTTTATTTATAATTTTCTAAACTTTTCAATTTAATGCTTATATAAGCATAAAAAACATTTTATATGGATACTGGAAAATTTAAAGAATTAGACAAAGAGATTATAGATTTCATTGAAGGAATTGAATCTAATCTCAACTTACCTATTGAAATCAAATATCAATACTTAACTTCATCCAAACAAAAAGAATTAATTAAAATTGTTAAAATTGCTGACCCATTTTCTTTTTTATTAAAATCTGAAATTTTGGTTATTGTTAATACAGAGTATTTTGATGCACTACCAGATGATATTAAAATCATTCTTGTTGAAAGAGAACTCGATAAAATAACTGTTAACCATAACACAGGTGCTATTAAGTTTTCTAAACCATCTATTCAGGTTTCGGCTGGTCTGGTGACTAAACATGGTTATGAAAATGTAGAAAGAGCTTTGGAATCTCAGCGTTCTTTACAAACAAAGAAAGAAGAACAATAAAAAATAAAAATAAAAATATAAAAAATGAGTGAATTTAAAGAAAAAATAGAACAATTAGAAAAATTTGATTTTGCGTCAACGGAATCATTTGACATTGATAAGAATTTCGATTTCATTAATGGATTAGAATTCGAGAGAAGTCAATTAAAAAATTTAGAAGCTGAAACTTTTGTTAAGGCTAATGGTGAAAAATATCTTGATAAAATTGTCCTCGATGATTTTTTTGCTAAAAGAGAAAATTTGGTAAATTTAATTAGACGTTATTCTTCTGACAAAGAAGAATTGAAAGTTTTAACAGATGAAGTTGGTGGTGGTAGGGATAAGCTTTATAAAATAGCCAATTTTCTTTACAATTCATTTTCACTTCATTTAAATGAAATGAAATATAAAGTCACATTCACTTATGATGAATATGATTTTATTTTCAAAACATTGAATCGTAAAACAAAATATGGTTCAGATGAAGTTTTTCAATATTTGAGATTATTTGAAGATGGTCTTAATAAATATGATAATATTTATAAAGCTTCCAAAAAAAATGAAGATATTGTAACGGAACTCACAATTGCTAATATTATATTGTTATATCATCTAATAAATAAATATCAAGCTGTTGGTGTTAATAATGAATTCAGGATTTTCTCGACTGTTTTAAATAAAATAGGTGAAGCTAATCAAATATATAATTCTATCGTTATCATTCGGGATAGACTTAATGAACAATTCCAAACTTGGACTACTTCAATCACACCAATTGAAACAAAAGGTGAAATTAAACCAGATGTTAAATCATCTCTTAAAGTAGTTCCTGTAACTGAGGCTGATTAAAAATGCACATACAAATATGGGTTAGAGAAACCCGCTTTTTTCCTCACTTTATTTTAAAGTGAGGTTTTTTCCTCACTTTATTTTAAAGTGAGTTTTTTTATTTTAAAACAAAATGTTATTTTTGTGATATATAATAATATATTTTTAAATAATGACAGACAAATCAATAAATAATAAAAGTAAATTTCTCGCTTACATTCTAAGGCATAAACCGGAACAAGCTAATTTAAAATTAGACAAAGATGGTTGGGTATCAGTATATGACCTTATAAATAATACTGATATTTCATTACTCGAATTAGAAGAAATTGTTAAAACAGATGATAAACAAAGATATTCTTTTAACTCAAATAGGACTATGATAAAAGCGAATCAAGGCCATAGCACTAATGTTGTTATTAAATTCACAAAAAAAACACCACCTGCAATATTATATCATGGTACATCATCAAGATTCTGGGAATCTATTCAAAAAATAGGTTTAGATAAAATGAATCGACAATATGTTCATCTTTCAATAGATGAAGAAACTGCATATAAAGTCGGGATACGACACGGTGAACCAATAATACTACAAATAAATTGTTTAGCTATGGTTAAAGATGGATATGATTTTTTCATATCTGATAATGGTGTGTGGTTGACTGATAATGTACCACCTAAGTATATAACTAAAAAATAAAATTATTAAATAATGGATTTAAATTTATTATTAGATTATCTCAAAACAGATTCTCCATCCACATATGAGATTGAAGCGCAAAAATTGTGGAAGATGGAAGTAATGAAATATACAAATGAAGTAATAACAGATAATTATGGTAATGTTGCAGCTATTGTACGTGGAACATGTGAAAACAAACCCAAAAAAGTAGTTATTGACGCTCATTGTGATGAGATAGGCTGGATTGTTAAATCAATAAATGATGATGGATATATTAGTGTAGTTAGAAATGGCGGTACAGATAATGACATAACTATTGGACAAAAAATAAAAATATTAACTAACCAAAGATATGATGGTGGAAAGATTAAAAAAGTAAATGGATTTTTTGGGTGGATACCTATTCATTTAAAGAAAAAAGATAATCCAGATAAACCTACTGAAGATAATTTATTTATCGATTTAGGTGTTACCAATAAAAAAGATGTAGAAGAACTTGGTGTAGAAATAGGTAATTTCATCGTTGTTGATAGAGAACCAGAAATTTTAAATGATAAATATGTCATTGGAAAATCACTTGACGATAAAGTTGGAGGATTTATTCTTTTAAATATTTTAAAAGAATTATCTGAACAAAACATTAAATTACCATATGATTTATACATTGTTAATTCAGTTCAGGAAGAAATTGGACTTCGTGGTGCAGCAATGATAACAGATACAATTAAACCAGATATAGCTATTTGTTTTGATGTGTGTTTTGATACATCAACACCTTTGATTGATAAATCAAAATATGGTACATTTAAAATTGGTGATGGTTTAGTATTCAATCAAGGTTCAGATGTGCATCATGGTTTGTTAAATCTAATGAAAAACGTTGCTAAGAAAAACGAAATAAAACATCAAATAGATATTCATCGGGCTGGTGGAACGAACACATATAGCTATTATATTTCAAATGGTGGGGTCGTATCTGGTACAGTAGCCTTTCCATTAAGATATATGCACACACCTAATGAAATGGTTGCAATATCTGATATTGAATTAGCAATAAAGTACTACATTCACTTATTACAAGAAATAGAAGAAAACCATAATTTTAAAATGTTTTAAATAAAATGAAATTTTTTATAATTTTAATAGGTAGTCAGTCATGGAAGAAAATATTGACATACTAATTCAAAAAATACAGGAAGCACGAAGCCCTAAATATTTTTTATGGCAAATTGTTAAAAATATTGAGTGGTTTGCTTCTAAGGAATATAAAAATTGGTTGATTGGTAAGAAAGATGATATAGTTTATTTTAATTACGATGAAAAAAATCATACTTTATATTATAGTGATGAAAAAATCTATCAAATTTTATTATCGAAATATCATCTTAACGAATTGAAAGTTAATGAATTAGTAATGGATATGGTGAGTGAACATTTCAAATTAAGGGTGGACACAACTTCATATGCTTGGGGGCTTATGCTGGGATAGGTGAGTGAACATTTCAAATTAAGGGTGGACACAACTTTATTGTTACATAGGTAGCATCCTTTCTTGGTGAGTGAACATTTCAAATTAAGGGTGGACACAACCTTCGTTGCGTTTACAAACATCCGGTCGTAGGTGAGTGAACATTTCAAATTAAGGGTGGACACAACCTTCGTTGCGTTTACAAACATCCGGTCGTAGGTGAGTGAACATTTCAAATTAAGGGTGGACACAACTTGGCCGTAAATGGGAGTTTACTTTTACTATGTGAGTGAACATTCAAATTGAAGGTAGACACAACTCGAAATGAATACCAACTTATGGATTTACAAGGTGAAAGTAAATTGTTAAAATTGAGGGTAGACCATAAATAAAAATATATAATAATTATAAAAATTATTTAAAACATATGAAACAAAATAATAACATATTAAATCGGTTTAATATAGATTTTTTCGAATTTTCTTTCTTAGTCGAAGCTTGTATCCCACCCAGACCGATAGCGAGAATGACGTTTTGGTTTGATGTGTGTGACAAATATTATCATGTATTAACACAAGAAGAAAGGTCTAAATTATTTGAATGGATTCAAAGAAATCCATCTTTTGATTTAAAAAATGAAGATTGTAAATTATTTTACGATAGATACAACCCAGATAATCAATATTCCGTCACAACTAATTATAAAAATGAAATTAAAGATGTAAAATGTTTTTTACATAACAATAAATATCATACAAAATCTAATACATCAATTAATGAAGAATATATAAAAGAAATTAAAAATTATTATGAAAATTAGTGATAAATTAAATGAAACTTTGATTATTAGTAATTTAAAAAATAAATAATATTATGAAAAAATTAGTAAGAAAAAACGATAATTATATAGCAGGTGTGTGTTCAGGATTAGCTGATTATTTTAATATTGATGTTACAATAGTTCGTCTAATCTTTGCTTTTGGTTCTATCTTCACCTGCGTTGGTTTTGGATTAACATATTTAATTTTATGGTTGGTCGTTCCCGAAGAATAATATAAAGAAAAGATTATATATTTTATATTATATAAAAATGTTTTAAATTGAAAACATTATATTTATTATTTAATATAAGAATAAAAACAACGTATTTTTAATGAAAAAACATTTTGATTTTGAAGATATAAATTTGATACCAAAGAAGTGTATTGTTAATTCACGTTCAGAATGCAATACAGGGGTCAAATTAGGACGTTTTACTTTTAATATACCAGTTGTGCCAGCTAACATGGAATCCGTTATAAACGAAGAATTATGCGTCAAATTGGCATCTAAGGGTTATTTCTATATTATGCACCGTTTTGGTGTTGATAATGTAGCATTTGTGGAATATATGAAGAAATTGGGTTTATATTCTTCAATATCAATTGGTGTAAATGGAGATTCACATCCAACATTGGAAAAACTATTGGAAAAAAACCTTATACCAGACTTCATTACAGTAGATATAGCACATGGACACGCTATAAAGATGAAAGAAATGTTGAAATATTTAAAAGAAAATTTTAAAGATTCTTTTATTATAGCTGGAAATGTTTCAACTGCCGAAGGTGTTATGGACTTGGAAAAATGGGGTGCTGATGCAGTTAAATGTGGAATTTCATCTGGTTCGGCATGTACAACCGCCCCAACTACGGGTTTTGGTTCTCGTGACTCACAAGCTTCTACTATAAACACCTGTTCTATTAGTAGTATTGTACCTATTATAGCTGATGGTGGTATAAAAGTTCCAGCCGATATAGCTAAATCTATGGTATTAGGTGCTACTATATGTATGGTAGGTGGTATGTTGTCATCTCACTCCGATTCACCGGGTCGGACAGTAGAACAAAATGGTATAAGATATAAAGAATTCTATGGGTCTGCTTCAGCTAAACAAAGTAATAAGAAAAACAGGATTGAGGGTACAGTTAAATTAAACACGTTGAAAGATACTTCCTTAATTGAATATTTAGAATATCTGGAAGAATGTTTACAGAGTTCTATTTCTTATGGTGGTGGAAACCAACTGGAAGATTTGAAATTAGTAGATTGGTACGTAAAATAATATGATAATTATATCAAAGATAAGAGTAAAAAAATTGCTCTAAAAACCAACTTTACCGAGTTGGTTTTTTTATATATAATATATTGTAAAAAACTTCTAATTATATGATAAACATTTTAATAGTTGATGATATTAGCTCTAATAGAAAAGATTTAAAAGAACGATTAAAAACATTGAATTTCGAAGTTAATTTTTTTGAATCAATGAATGAAAAAACAACTTTTGAAATTTTAGATAACAACAATATTGATGTTATGTTATTGGACATTATTTTAAATAATGAATCAGGAATTGATATTTGTAAAAAAATACGTAGTGATAAAAAAACAGAAAATATTATAGTTATCATGATTACTGCTTATGGTGAAATTTCAGATTTAAAAGAACAAGTATTAAAAGTTGGTGCAGACTCATATATAACTCGTCCTTTTGATACATTTGAATTAGTTTCCAGAATAAATATTGCAATTAGATTAAAAAAGGCTGAAGATTCTTTGCGTTCAGAAAAGAAAATGTTAGAATATGGTTTATCACTAAGTGAAAAGAAATATAAAGATTTGTTTACTACTATGACCAGTGCATTTGCTTTACACGAAATAGTATTTAATAAAAATGGTGAAGCGTGTGATTATAGATTTATAGAAATTAATACAGCCTTTGAAAAAGCAACTGGTTTAAAATCTACTGATATTATTGGTAAGTTAGCATCTGATATATATCCGAATTTTTTTAAAAACTGGTTAAATTTATATTTGGAAGTTGTTAAAGAAAAAAAGACAAAAAGTATTGTTGAATATATCCAAAATTCTAATAAATGGATAGAAGTGTTTATCTATGCACAATCTAAAAAATTTTTCATATCAGTTTTCAATGATGTAACCGAATCGATAGAAAATAATAAAAAAATAAATAAAATTCATAAGGAATTAGACCAAGTATTAAATGCTTCATCACCACTCTGTGTGGTAAATAAAGAATGTAAATTAATATTAGTTAATGATTCATTTTGTTCTTTGTTTAAAGTTGATAGAGATGTAGTCTTAGGGGATTCTTGTCAAAAAGTTTTAAGTTCAAATACTTGTAAAACATGTCCCATAAAACGAATAATGGCTGGCACTAAAAAATCGAGTTTTGAAATTAATACTAAAATCGATAAAAGTAAAAATTTAAAATGTCTGGTTACAGCTAAACCATATGAAAATGACCATAATAAGATTATCGGGATGGTATCATCTTTTACTGATATAACACGATTAAAGAAAATTGAAAAAAAACTTATTAAAGCTAAAGACCAAGCCGAAGAATCTGATAGACTAAAATCAGCTTTTTTAGCTAATATGTCACATGAAATTAGAACTCCTATGAATTCAATCATCGGATTTTCTGATTTATTAAATGAAGATTATATTGAAAAAAATATCAGAGAAAATTATTTAAATATTATTCAAAATGCTGGAAATGATTTATTAAAATTAATAGATGACATTATAGACATTGCCAAGATAGAAGCCGGACAAATAAAATTAAAAGCAGAAAACTTTTCTTTAAAAAAAATGATGACAGATTTATATGTTTTATATAAAAGAAATCCTAATTTGTTAGCCAATCATGTGAATTTTAGTTTTAAAACCAATGACATTAAATGTGATAATATATTTGCCGATGAACTACGATTAAAACAAATTGTTATTAATTTATTAAACAATGCTATCAAATTTACACATGAAGGTGAAATAGAATTTGGTTATTATTTAGATGGTGCTTTTATTCAATTTTTTGTTAAAGATACGGGTATTGGTTTAACGAAAGAACAAATAAAAGTAATATGGGAAAGATTTCGTCAAGCTGATAACTCTACTACTAAAAAATATGGTGGGGCTGGTCTGGGATTATCTATTTCAGATGGTATTGTAAAATTGTTCGGTGGGAAAATATGGGCTGAATCTGAAATATGTAAAGGAACAACGTTTTATTTTACTATTCCATATATACAATCAAATATAGATTTTTTAAATTCAGAAGAAAATTCACAAAAAGTTATATACAACTGGGAGAAAAAAACTATATTAATAGCTGAAGATGTGGATTTAAATTATCAATTAATTGAAAAATATCTTGACGATACGAATGTTGATTTAATAAGGGCAAAAAATGGTATTGAAGCAATTAAATTATATAAACAGCACAAAAATATTATTGATGTTATATTGATGGATATTCAAATGCCAGATATGAATGGTTATGAAGCCACTCGAAAAATTAAAAAAATAAATAAAGAAATACCAATAATTGCACAAACAGCATACGCTATGAATGATGAGATAAAGAAATGTTATGAAGTAGGATGTTTTGATGTTATAAAAAAACCTATTATTAAAAAAAATATGGTTGAAATTATAAATAAATATATCAATATTCGAAAAAATGAATAATTTTTTATTTTAATTTATTATTTGAATATTTATATATACTGTAAAATAAAAATAAAAATATG